CTTGCTTGACCAGTTGGTCCTGTACATCCTGTCGGTCCTGTACTTGCTTCACCAGTTGGGCCTGTACATCCAGTTGGGCCTGTACTTGCTTGACCAGTTGGTCCTGTACATCCTGTCGGTCCTGTACTTGCTTGACCAGTTGGTCCTGTACATCCTGTCGGTCCTGTACTTGCTTCACCAGTTGGGCCTGTACATCCTGTCGGTCCTGTACTTGCTTCACCAGTTGGGCCTGTACATCCAGTTGGGCCTGTACTTGCTTGACCAGTTGGTCCTGTATAACCAGTTGGTCCTGTACTTGCTTCACCAGTTGGTCCTGTATAACCAGTTGGTCCTGTACTTGCTTCACCAGTTGGTCCTGTACATCCTGTCGGTCCTGTACTTGCTTGACCAGTTGGTCCTGTACATCCTGTCGGTCCTGTACTTGCTTGACCAGTTGGTCCTGTACATCCTGTCGGTCCTGTACTTGCTTCACCAGTTGGGCCTGTACATCCAGTTGGGCCTGTACTTGCTTGACCAGTTGGTCCTGTACATCCTGTCGGTCCTGTACATCCAGTTGGGCCTGTACTTGCTTGACCAGTTGGGCCTGTACTTGTATCATTTGTTGTGTTAGTTCCTAAATTTGAATATGGAAATAAAGGTTTAGAATAACTCATATATTTTTACAAATATAAAAATATATAATTTTTTATGTAATACAATAACTACATTATAAGGTTAAGTAATTTTTTTATATCAATGCATATTTTGTATAAGCATTTAATAAGATCAATTTGTTACAACAATTTTTATCATTTAAAAAATAACTGTAACTATTATAATATTTCGAAATATTATTACTACAACACCTTCCATTTCCTAAGTTAACAACATTATTATTATTAACTGATCCACATAATTTATTACAACATCTTTTGTTATACAAATAATCATTATAGTCTCTATAAAAGCTACTTATGTTTGTAAGATAAATATTTTTTTTCTCTAAACAATTAGACATTATATTACAATAGTGTAATATTATAATTATGAAGATGGTAAAGGTGCTAAACATAGCTTAATACTACCTAAACTTGCGACATCATATTTGACAACTAAAGGTAAATCATTTTCTAAATAAACTTCTATTTGATTACATAAATTGGTACATTTTATAAAATATCCTAGATTTTTCAAAGAAAATTCTCCTTGAATAACTTTTGAAGAGTCTTGTTTCAAAATAAAACCCATACTACCATCTGTTTCTGCTCGATGTATTTCAGCAGAAGCAAATTGTCCAGAGCATTTAAATATTAATTCATTTCCTACTGATTTAATTTCCAACTTTTCAGAAATACACGACAAATCTCTTATTATTTTTTGAAAGTCAGTAGAGGGTAAATTGATAATAGATGAAAACTTCACATCAGGATATTCTAATTCTTCAGGTTCAGGTTCAATCAACCGAAGTTTTTGTGTTTTACATTGCTTAATTTCACCATTTTCAAATTTTAATGCTAAATGAGAAACAATACCATCTACATAATCCGATTTTTCAATGTAAATTGTAAGAGTATCATCATTATCAATTGAATTGATTAATTTAAATAAATGAAACATATTAACACCAATTACTATTTTACTTTTTTTACATTCATAAAATTCAAAGTTTTGGGCAGCCAAAAATAAATGTGCTAAAATTGTATGGGACTTGTCCATATTTATTATTCGAATGCCATCTGGTTGAAATGTTATGTTTGTTTCTAATAAAATATCTTTCAACGCAGTCATTAGTGTTCTAAATGGGGCAATTTGTACTGTTTTAATAGTCAAAACATTATTTTCATTAAACGACTTATCTAAAGAACACTTTTGATTTTTATCTACAAGGTTTGACATTATACTTGTTTTTTTGTAATAATCTTTAAATACTTATGAAACTAAATAATTTTTTGAAAAAATAAACGCAACAATTATTGTAAAAATATAAATATTACTATTTTTACAATAGTTTCACTTTTGGTACACGGCGCGTTCCACGACCATATTTTCGCTGTGCTTTTTTTGCTAATTGTAAAGCTTTGCTATTCGGTTTACAACCTTTTTCTAAAATTCCATAGTCTACCGCTGCAGCTTTTCCTGAAGTAATCGCGCTTGCTAGTCTTGCTATACCCCAAGATTGTCCTGTTTGATTAGGTCTAGAACCAGACGAATAGTATGCACCTTCCCCTTTTCTTATGATTTGTGACAATGCACTTTTCGAACAACCTGTTGCTTTTGATAACTCATTTGTAGGACCTATATGATCGACCTTATACATTTTTTTTGCGTTTAAAACATGATTTGATGGTTTACTTTTAAATGAGGCAACAGGTTTTCTTGTATAATATTTACCACGTTTATACATTTTTCTTGATTTCATTAGCATTTTCGACTGAAGCATTTTGTCTTTTTTAGTAAGTCTCTTTGGTAAATAACGTAAATTTACTTTTCTAGTATTGCGTTTTGTCATCTATATGTTAAATTATTATTATATTATTATTAAAAATTATTATTTAAAATAGTAATAACAAATAATTATTATGTCTGAAATTGAAACCAAACCCAAAACAGAAACCAAAACAGAAACCAAAACAGAAACCAAAAATATAAGTCAATTACAAGACAATTGTATAGTATCTATAAAGGAATTGTTTGATTTTTATGAAAATGATGAATATATGTTACAAAGAATATGTACACATATTCACAATTATTTACCAAATACTCTTAAAAATGAAAAACTTAATCATGAAAAAAGACTTACAAGAACTCATTATTTATCCAATGAACAACAAATTTTTATTCAATTATTCTTAAATAAAAATAATTTTTTTTATTTATCGAATAATGGATTTTTTTATGAATATGATGGCAAAAATTATTCTATTGTTAAAGAAGACGATATTATTCACAAACTTCTCTCTTCTATTTCTAAAGAAAGAGTATTACTCGATTGGAAACACAAAACAAAATTAAATGTTATAAAGCTGATTAAAGAGAGAAGTTTATTTGACTCTATCCCTGAAACAGATACCATACAAAATGTATTACACTTTTTATATCCTGCATTGTTTTCATGTAAAAATCAAGCTAAATATTTTTTAACCATAATAGGCGATAATATATTAAAAAAAAATTCGCAATTACTATTTTTTATTAGTCAAAATATGAAAAAATTAATGGTTGACTTGGATAGTGTTTCTTACTTATCCATTGGAAACACGAATACAACCCATAACTTTGTAACAAAATACCATGAAAACAACTCTTATGAAAATTATCGATTACTTAAAATGAATGACACGTACTCCAATGAGTTATGGAAAGAACAATTAAAAAAGTATGGTCTTGATTTATTATGTGTTGCAATCCATTATTCTAAAAGATATGAAAATTCTGACAAATTTTTAGAAAATAAGTCAGATGAAGACTTCAAAAATTTTGCATTTTATTTGCGTTCTAACAGTCAACAAAAAATAATAGAATGTTTTTGTGAAAAATATTTGAATAAAGTAGACGATAATAAAAGTACTATTCATTGGAAAAATTTACACTTTATTTGGAAACAATTTTTATCTAGTAATCAACTTCCAAACATGATTTATTCTAATTCTTTAAAAAATTGCTTGAAAGAAATTTATAAGTATGAAGAAGATAATGATTGTTTTATTAATTTAACAAGTAAATACTTGCCAATTGAAAGTGATTTTATTAAATTTTGGGAAAAAACTATTCAAGTTATTAGTAATACATATGAAAGTACAGAAACATGTGATAGTTATGATGAACTAGAAATTGATGAAATATGTATGTTATTTAAATTATGGACACAAAATGGCACATCTGAAAAGTTGATTTCTAATGGAAATATCAATGAAGAAAATGTATTGAAAATATTAAAACATTTTTTTCCAGATGTTGAAATTATTGAAAATAAATATGTTTTAAATGTTTCATGTAGTATTTGGAACAAAAAACATAGTATAGAAAAATCATTTGATTATATTAAAAATGAAGTGAAAAAAAGTCATACATTAGCTCTCATTTCATTTGATGATGCATATAATTATTATTATAAATATTGTAATAGTATAGTCAACAAATTAGTTGTCAGTAAACGTTATTTTGAAAAATTTCTCTATACAAAGATATCAAAATATATTGTATATGAAAAATTTATTGAAACTGCCTGGGTCCACGTCAACCTTTCCACTTTTTAGAAACCCACCTTTTCTAAAGGTGGAGCCAAAGCAACTTTTATAAAAAGTTGCGCAAAACTAATTTTTTTTTTTACCATATTATTCATTATTTTTTTTTGGAATACGTCTCTGGTGGTACTTTTTCTACAGGCGAGCAAAGGGAAATGGCACCATCTTTTTTAATTTTATCTACATATTTTTTAGGTGCTTTTTCATAAAAATTATCTTTTAAAACGTCTGTTTTGTTTCCAAAAATTTTTTTTCTTTGTTCTTCAAAAATTTTTATTAGTTGGTTATTTTTTCCAAAATGTTCATAGTAGTAAGGCGGTAATTTTTCACCTGGTTCAAGAATTGTGTTTTTACAACCTGGATTACAATATGATTTAGTGAATACGGTATCCGTAACTCTCTCTATTTTTTTATCTGGTTTTGTAAATTTTCGAATATTATCCAATTTTTCTTTCAATTCTTTTGGGTTGTTTGCAAATTTTTCACGAGCTTGTTTTTCCAACATGTTTTTTAATTTTTTTATTACTTCTGAACGTTCTTTTTGCATTTTTTTTAAAAAGGTTAACTTGCAATTTTTCACATCACTAGATATGGATCCACCTCTTCTCTTTCGTGTCATTCTAGTCTTTTTATATATTCTTCTTGTTGATTGTCCTTTTTTTCTTGTATTCTTAGTCATATATTTATAATAGAAAATAAAACTATTTGAAAAAAATTAAATATAAATAACAATAATATGAACGATATAATTAGAATTATTTTAACTTCTATTTTAGGAATAATATCAGGTATTATTGGTGCAGCTTTAGGACTAGGCGTTACTACTCTAGCTATTCCTGGTTTTTTATTTTTAGGTTTAGTTCCAAATACTAAAACTTCAATAGGAACAACGCTAGTTGCTTCGCCATCAAGCTGGCCTGCAGCATATGAATACTATAAAAAAGGTTATTCAGATGTAAAACTAGGAGTAACATATTTTTTATTTTATCTAGCATTTTCTTACTTTGGTGCAAAATTAAACAGTAAATTTAGTGAAACTGTCACAAGCTACCTAGTCAGCGCAGTTCATTTTTTGATTTCATTATATTTTTTGTATCAAGCTACGAAATCAAGTAAGCCAAATAGACTTTCTGGTTTATTCCATCCACTCGATTTTTAACTCAATTTCCTTAATTTTAAAAAATCATCTACGTAACTTTATGAATTTTTTCATTGTATGTCTTTTTTTCTTGTATTTTTAGTCATATATTTATATTTATATTTATATAAATATAAATATAAAAATATAAAAATTGTTTCAAAAACAAATATAATATTATGAAATATAAATGTCCTTTTTGTTCATTAGATCCATTATCGCATTCATTAATGGAACTAACAGAACACAAGAATACAATGTACTACTATACTTGTCCATCAAAGGCGAAATTGTATTTTGATGTAAAGAGTATATTACAACATTATGATGGTGTTTTGAGTGAAATTCCAGAAGATAAACAATGGATATGGATTTTTGACTCAACCGATTTCAATATGAAACATTTATTACAAGTAAATGTTGGAATTGAGTTAGCAAAACTGATTTCATCAAAATTTAGTAGAAATCTACAAAAAATAATTGTTATTAATCCAAATATATATATTTCATCTGTTTATAAATTAATATACCCTTTTTTGAATGAAAAAATAAAATCTATCATTGAAATAAATTATGATTACAAAACCATAAATGATGTTATTGTATATTTTTCTTAATTAATTGCCTTGGCCAGCAGCAAATTGAACTCCAAGAGAATCTCCTAATCCTTGTCCTTTACCAGCATAAAAAGATGGATTTAAAGGATAGTTTACTCCACTACCACCTTTATGGCGTCTACGACTTCGACTACCACGACGTCCGCGTGACATGCGTTTGCCAGTTTTACCCATCATGACAAAACCAAATTTGCCTTTCTTGGTTCCATACCCTGCTTTAACTAAACGTCGTTCTTTTTTAGCAGTATTGTGTTTACTTTTTGAAACAATACGACCTGCCTTGTTTTGCATTAAATAGTTTTTTGTTAAACCACCAGAAGTTTTATATGCAGTTCCGTGCCATACTTGTGCACGTGAACCCATCAACATTTCGTAACTTTTTCCTTGAACAACATATTTACCAGACGCAGTTTTTGAATATCGTGTCATTATATATTTTAAGAGAGAAAAAATTATTTTTTGTCAGTTAGTTCTAAATATATAATAAAATAACCAATGTCTTTTATTGTTCAAAATTTATTTTTAATGGGTTCCCCACTTCCACCTGGCATTCCTTCACTACGTCCTAAATAATTGTATTCAAATCCACGAAATGTTCCTAAATAACTGTTACCAAATTGTATTCGGCCTCCTGAATATGTATTAATTGTACTGGCAACTCTAATATTTCGTGAATTATAAGCGCTATAAGGTTGACACGATTGTTTTTTATATATTTCTGGTTTACAATCACATTTTTCATAGTCTAAAAAAGGTGCATAATCTATTAACTGTTTGAATATTTTTTTGGGAGGACATTTATTCATTAAATAATTCATTTTATATTTTTACTATATTATATTTTTACTATATTTTAAAATAAAAATGAAATAAAATTTAAACATTTTGTATATTAACATACAATACGATACACAAAATGAGTTCAACTAATAATGACACTGTACTTGCTAATAAATATCAGCAAAAAACTGATAAACAACACATTCTTGATAATCCAGATACATACATTGGCTCTGTTGAAGAAGTCGATAGTAATTTGTGGATTGTTAATGATAGTAGTTCAAATGTAAATGATAATAAAATTGTTGAAAAAAATATCAAATATATTCCTGGATTATTCAAGTTATTTGATGAAGGTATTGTCAACTGTAGAGATCACGTTGTGAGAATGAAACAAGCTATTGCCAATGGTGTTGTGAATTCTTTACCTGTTTCTTATATTGACATTTCTATTCAAGGTGATGGTACCATTATTATGATAAATGATGGCAACGGCATTGATGTAGCTCAACATCCTGAATATAAAATATGGATCCCTGAACTAATTTTTGGTCACCTTAGAACTTCTACCAATTATGATAAAACCGAAAAAAAAATTGTTGGTGGTAAAAATGGGTTTGGATTTAAACTTGTCTTGATTTGGTCAACTTATGGTTCCATTGAAACTGTTGATCATGTACGCGGTCTAAAATATACTCAAGAATTCAAACATAATTTACATGATATTTGCAAACCTGTTATTACTAAATGCAAAACAAAACCATACACTAAAATAACATTTAAACCTGATTACATACGTTTGGGTTTAGCTTCAGGAGAAGATGGTTTTGCATTTTCATCTGACTTATTAGCATTATTGAAAAAAAGAGTATACGACGTAGCAGCTGTCACTGATAAATCATTAAAAGTAAAATATAATTCTAGTGTTATTCCTGTTAAAAATTTCCAGCAATATATCGACATGTATATTGGTGATAAAAATGAAAGCCAACGGGTTTACGAAGAACACGGTGAACGATGGGAATATGCAGTTGCATTGACACCAAGCAATGAATTTATTCAGGTTTCTTTTGTCAATGGTATTCATACTGCAAAAGGAGGTAAACATGTAGAATATATTTTAAATCAAATCACTAGAAAATTGGTTGAATACATTGAAAAAAAGAAGAAAACAAAAGTAAATCCAAATAGTATTAAAGAACAACTGGTTTTGTTTTTGAGATGTGACATTGAAAATCCAGCATTTGATAGTCAAACGAAGGATTTTATGAATACACCATCATCCAAATTTGGATCGAAATGTGAAGTCAGTGATAAATTCATTGAAAAAGTAGCTAAAATGGGTGTTATGGAAGCGGCATGTGCTTTAACTGAAGTAAAAGAAAATAAAGCAGCCAAAAAAACCGATGGTACAAAAACCAAAAGTATTCGTGGAATTCCAAAGTTGACTGATGCCAACTGGGCTGGAACCGAAAAATCAAAAGATTGTATCATCATATTTTGTGAAGGTGACTCAGCAAAGGCAGGTATTATTTCTGGCCTCTCTTCCGAAGACAGAAATATTATTGGTGTTTATCCGATGAAAGGTAAGATCCTCAATGTTCGCGGTGAAGGTATTAAAAAAATTTCTGAAAACAAAGAAATTACTGAAATTAAAAAAATTTTGGGTTTAGAAACTGGGAAAATATACGAAACAATAGATGACGTTAATAAAAACTTGAGATATGGTAAAGTATTGTTTATGACGGATCAAGATTTAGATGGTAGTCATATTAAAGGTCTTGGAATTAACTTATTCCAATCCGAGTGGCCTACTTTGACAGAAATTCCTGAATTTATTGGTTTTATGAATACACCTATTTTGAAAGCACGAAAAGGTGATAAAGAACTAATGTTTTATAACGAAGGAGAATACGAAATATGGAAAACACAAAATGGTTTGGATCAAAACGAATTCAAAGGATGGAAAATCAAATATTATAAAGGTTTAGGTACAAGTACAGGCAAAGAATTCCGCGAATATTTCGAGAAAAAAAAAATAGTCGGTTTTGAACACAATGGTAAACATAGTGATGACATCATTGACATGGTATTTAATAAAAAACGTGCTGATGACAGAAAAGAATGGTTAGAAAAATATGATCGTAAATCTTATTTAAATACTAGCGACTCAAAAGTAAGTTATGAAGAATTTATCAACAAAGAGTTAATTCACTTTTCAAAATATGACTGTGATAGAAGTATTCCAAACTTAATGGATGGATTGAAAATCAGTTTGCGTAAGATTTTGTATTCAGCGTTTAAAAAAAACTTGGTTTCTGAAATTAAAGTAGCTCAATTTAGTGGTTATGTTTCAGAGCATTCTGGTTATCATCACGGTGAAGCCAGTTTGAATGCTGCTATTGTAGGAATGGCGCAAAATTTCGTCGGTTCAAACAATATCAATTTGTTTATGCCAAATGGTCAATTTGGTACTCGTTTGCAAGGCGGTAAAGATAGTGCATCGGAAAGATATATATTCACATGTTTGAATAAAATTACTAGAACATTGTATCCTGTTATGGACGATGCTATTTTACACTATTTAAACGATGATGGATTATTGGTTGAACCAGTTTATTATGCACCAATTATTCCTATGATCCTCGTAAATGGAAGTAAAGGAATTGGTACTGGATTTAGTACAGATATTATGTGTTATAATCCGTTGGATATCATCGATTATCTAAAATCAAAATTAAATAGTACAGGGTCAAACTCTGTTGACTTCATTCCTTATTATGAGGGTTTTAAGGGAACTATTAGCAAAATTTCCAACGGTAAGTTCTTGATAAAAGGTTGTTATGAAAAAATTGGAGTTGACAAAATTAAAGTCACTGAATTACCTGTTGGATATTGGACCGAAGATTTCAAAGAATTATTAGAAAATTTAATTGAACCAGGTCTTGATAAAGAAGGTAAAAAAATAAATGCTATAATAAAAGATTATGATGATATGAGCAAAGATACTAATGTTGATTTTACGATTAGTTTTGCGAAAGGAAAATTATGTGAGCTTGAAAATGTTGCATTAGATCATGGATGCAACGGTGTTGATAAATTATTAAAATTATTTACAACCAATACAACTAGTAACATGCATTTATTTGATGCAGAAGACAAATTAAAAAAGTATGAAAACGTGGAAACTATTATTGATGACTATTATGAAACTCGATTAAAACTCTATCAAACAAGAAAAGATTATATGATTAAAGCATTGGAAAAAGAATTGCTTGTTTTGTCCAATAAATCAAAATATATTACAGAAATTTTAGAAGGAACCATTGATTTGAGAAAAAAGACGAGTACACAAGTTTCACAAATGTTAAAAGAAAAGGGTTTTTGTACAATTGATAATAAGAATGATGATAATGATGATAACAGCGACAATGCACAAGTTAGCGGTGATTTTAAATATTTGACAAGAATGCCTATGGACAGCGTAACGGAAGAAAATGTTGATAAATTAAACAAAGAACATGAAAGCAAGCAATGCGAATTAAATAGTGTTAAAATTACCACTATTTACCAAATGTGGACAAATGAATTAGAATTGTTGAAAGAACAATATTTGGAATACAAAGAAAATCGTGAACGTTTGATGAGTGGTTTAGTTGGACCAGAAAAAGCAGGTTCATCTAAATCAAAAAAGAAAGTGATTTCAAAAGGTCCATTGAAATCAAAAAATAATTTGTTAGTAGTATAATAGAGTAGAATATAGTAGAATTATTGTAATTTATTGTTTTTGTAAAAAAAATTGATTTCTTTTTTACTTTACAATTAAAATTAAAATTAAATTAAAATACTAACAACATAGAAATGTATGCTGCAGTTTATTTTACAGATTATCGTAAAGACAACAGATTTGAAGTAGTAGATACTACAGAGGACATTGAATATGCAAAAAAACTAGCATTTCAATTTGCCAAAAAAGAACTATCCAGAATGAGAAACACGGAAAATTCGGTTTTTAAAATAACAACAAAAACAGAGGATTATGAATATGAATATTTACATCCACTAAATAAAATAATTATTGCTTATAAAATTATTGAATTAGTAAAATACAAAAAAGGATTGAAAATAGCATCTTCTAATACAAGCGTATATGCTGTCATTGAATTGGACAAAACAGAGATAACGGAAAAATTAGATGAAATAGAACCATCATTAATTTGTGATAATTATTATTCTTATGATCATTACGATAGTGATAGTGATGATAATTAAAATATGTAATGTATTAACTAAACTAGTGTTTTTTTGTTTTTATAAATAAATTAACCAATCACATCACCCCAATTAGTTTTATTACCAAACCATGTTTTCAATTCTAAAGTTCTATCTGTGTTACTTGCCATTACTGGAGGAGCGATTGGTACCACAAGTGTACTAGCGTCATCTATATATTTTAAATATCCTTGCGCCTCTCCATATACTTGTTGTATGCAATAATTTAAGACAATTTTATTCAGTTCTTCAATTTGCTGTGTAACGTGTGTTGGCTGATTTGCTGAATATTGTAAGTATACACTTCGCATTATTATTTTCAATGGATCACAATCTTGCGGACCTACTAAATATTGACCATTTGATCGTTTATACACTCCTGCTCTTATTCCATTTTGCAGTATCTGAATGTTTTGTTGAGAGAAAAAAGCTAGCGATAAAGTTGTTTCATCCCATAAACCTTCTGTAGGATTTCTAAATGTAACACACTGGTTGGCTGGTATTTTATCATATAACGCAAAAAGATTTGATGTATCTGGACTTTTAATATCCACTCTACCATTATTTATTCTATTCATTTATATTAGTAAAATAGAAAAAATAATTTTTTTTATTTTATAGTTCTATTTTATATAGTTATTAATATAAATGAACTCCTTTCAAAAAATTATTTTAATCATTGCTTTTATTATTTTATTAATAAGCTTGTTTTTTATTGGAATAGCTTTGTATTATTCAAAATATAATAACTGGCCACCTATGGTACCTAACTGTCCTGATTATTGGGTTAATGAAGGCACTGGCAAAAATTCTACTTGCGTCAATGTTCAAGATTTAGGCGTTTGTAGTGCAACTTCTGGTGATAGTCACTTAACTATGAATTTTAATAATGCTCCTTATATTGGCGCAAATGGTAATTGTGCAAAATATACTTGGGCTAATAACTGTAAAATAGCATGGGATGGTCTTACTTATGGAGTAGCAAATCCATGTGTTTCTCAGTCATCATCAAGTTAAATACGTCATAGTCAAAAAACAAATTATAGTATAATAATAATAATAATAATAATAATATGATAAAATTTAAACCTATATTTATTATATAATAAATATGGAATTAAATAAGTTAAATAAGTTACCAGAAGATGTAATATCTATTATTGAATTATATATTCCGTCTTCTTCACTTATTTTTGTAAATAAAAATTATTATGAAAAATATCATTATCTTATTAAATATTTAATACCCAAAAATCAATTTGAAAATTATATTCGTCATATTGTTCGTCGAGATTGCGACTTTGTATTTTTACAAATTTTAAATGATAATTTTAGAAAATGGTTGAAAATAAAACAATATGTATACAAAAATATAATGTACAAAAACTATCTTTATTTTTTAAGTGACTATATTATTCATAATAGTTCTTCAAAATGTAGAAATGTAATGAATGAATTTTTAAAAGAACATGGATTGTGTCAAAATCGACATAAAAAGAATAGTTATATACATATAAGATGGAAAAATTAGATATTAATAAAATATTAAAGAGAGAAGATAAAGTGCAATATGTGAAAGAAATACTTACTACTTTTGAAGCTAATAAAAATAATTTGTTGTTTAAAAAAGGTATTTATATTTATGGAGAACCTGGTACTGGTAAAACAAAATTTATAACAAATATCTTAAAAGAATTAAATTACGATATTATTAAATATGATGCTGGTGATATTAGAAACAAGTCCGTTATTGATGAAATTACAAAACATAACATGTCTGACAAAAATATTATGAGTATTTTTAATAATAAGATCAAAAAAATAGCAATCATTATGGATGAAATTGATGGAATGAATAGTGGCGATAAAGGTGGTATAAATACATTAATCAAATTAATCAGACCTAAGAAAACAAAAAAGCAAAAAATGGAAGAAATAACTATGAACCCAATTATTTGTATTGGAAATTATAAAATAGATAAAAAAATTAAAGAATTGATGAAAGTTTGTAATGTAGTTGAATTGAATAATCCAAACAACACACAAATGTTGTCATTGGTAGAGCAAATGTTTCCAAAACAGGTCCCCATTATTAATAATAAAATTGTTGATTATGTACAATATGATTTAAGAAAATTAAATAATATTTATAATATTTATTTGAATAAACCTGATTTTTTCTCTAGCAATATTATTAATAATATTTTTCAAATTAAATCGTATAATGATGATACAAAAAAAATAACTCATAATTTGTTATATGAATATCATGGAATTGAAAAACATAATAACATAATGAATGAAACCGATAGAACAAGTGTAGGACTATTGTGGCATGAAAATATAGTCGATACTATTGAAAAAATTGACAAGAGAAAATCAATACCTTTTTACATACAACAATTGGATAATATTTGTTTAGCGGATTATATTGATAGGATTACATTTCAAAAACAAATATGGCAGTTTAATGAAATGAGTAGTTTGATTAAAACTATGAAAAATAATAAGTCATATCATAATTTTTTAACAAATATTAGTAAAGATAAACTATGTAGTTCCAAAAAAAATAAACAAATCGCTGCAAATGATATTAGATTTACAAAGGTATTAACAAAATATTCCACGGAATATAATAATTCAATTTTTATTCAAGAGTTATGTCAAAAATTGTCTATGGATAAAAAAGATTTACTTGGATTTTTCATGTTAATTAGAAATTCATATGAAGAAAATACATTAATTAATTTATTTGATAATTATGAAATAAGTAAATTAGATGTAAATAGAATATATCGTTATATAGATAAGTATATCAAAGAAGATGCTCCTGACACTGTGGATAAAGAAATTGATTTGGATGTAGAACAGGAACTAGACTTGGATTTAGAATTATAATCATATTTGTTTCAAAAAACTTCTGTTATGTTGTTGTTGTTGTCGAAAGATGTAAATTCGTTGAATAAGTTTCCTCCAGTTAGATCAATTCCTGCAATTCTATTGTTGCCGCTAGTGCTAAAGTTATAGTCTTTTAAATAAAAATCAATTATGTTTAATTTATTTTGTATACTAATAGTGTCACTATTAAGTACATCTAGTATTTCTTTGTTGACTATATGAGTTTTGATTTTTTTCAACAAATTTATGTCAATATCATTTGTCTTGTTAAATCGCTCATCATTACCTGCTACTAGACGTTTACTATATCGCATTTCTTTTTCATTATACAACATAATCGTTTTTAAATTATATGGAACTAGTAAAAAAATTGAAAATAATTTTGTATTGAACATAATTATAAATATATAATTTATAATTATTAAAAAATTTGTTATTAAAAAAAAAAAGAAATTTATTTCAGGTGGTTCTGCTCCTTTACCGGAAACTGTTACTTGATCTCCTGCTTTTACAGCAATTAACTGTTTTGGCATAGAAATTGCTGGAAACACTTGCATCAGGTGTAATAACTGAACTAACAACGCCTTTTCCTTTACTTTCATTATGTTTTTTTGCAATGTCTATCACTAGTTTTTCAACTTCGTTTGTTTTGTTATTTATGATAATAAATATTAACTCGTAATGCGTAATATTACCGTGGTTGTAGCTTTTAATGTCGCCAATAATTTTAAGTTTTTTAAGATCAGCCCCTAAAAATTCTGAAACTTTTTTAATTTTAATAGTACCATCGCTTTTTTCAGGTAACACATCATCAAAGATAACTGTTATTTTTTTCTTTTGATTATTAACGATGGATTTAGAAACGTCATCGGATTTTGTCATTTTATACTCTTGATGAAGAAAAAAATTTTACAGAAATTTTAACGCATTTTTCTTTTCATGCCAAGTTTGTTTTATAGTTTGACTAACTTCATCATCTAAATGCTTTTCATATTGTTCTGGGCTATCATAAAAAAGTACATTGGAACCATTCTTTGTTTTTAATTCACCGGTTGATAAAGCAACCTTGAAAAATAAACCTTCTTCTTTTGAACCAACTTTGTATTTATAAAAATTTCCAGTTTCTGCGTTTCTTATGCAACTTCCAGTATCACCTGAAGCATAACAATCTATTCTCGATCTCACAATTTTTCCATTTACTATTTGTTTTTTTCTATAAACATAACCATATCCCTTATCATATGATTTTATGTTATTTAATTCCTTTTTTTGAATGTCATTTTCTTCGTTAGGATCAAACTTGTCTTCAAAGTACATACAGTAATTTATACCAAATTTATAGTTATAGTATTTACAATATCTTTAAGTTTGTTACTTTTTGTTTATTCTAAAATTGTCATATTTTTGTCTTTTTATTGCCTTTTTATTGCCTTTTTATTGATTTTTTCTCTTTTCTTCAATTTGTTGTTTTATTATTTTTGTAATTTTTTCCTCCAAATAAGCCACTTTATTTTTCAGTGTCTTATTTTCTAACAACAATTCTTCTAGCATGAGCGTCATTTCATTTATTTTATCATTATTGTTATTATATTTCTCTAATTTATCATTATTTTGTTTTATGATTTGTTCTCTTTTTTTACTTATTTCATCCATTTGTTTCAAGACGTCAGGTTTATGTTCGGGTTTTCCATATTCATAAGCATCCAATAAACTATCAATGTCTCTCATAAAAAACTCCTTGAATTCTTTTTCTTTGATAAAATCATTTACTGAAACACTACTTTCTTTTACATAATTATTTGGCACTCCCTTTAACAATGTTTTTTTGTCAAATGAATTATGATTATGTGAAAATACCAATATCGATTTTAATGGGTCTAACTGCGCAAAAGGAACTGTGTAATTTTTCAAGAACTTTTTCTCTTCCGCTAAACATGCATCATTATCGAAACTAGTTTCATGCAACAATTCTTTTCTAAATGCGAAAGTAGCAGCTGTTGAATGGTTAGGGCCATAAGGACCAAATTGATACATTTTTGTAATATGTTTAAAATATATATACATCACACTTGAACCAACACATAACGCATGAGGATTATTTTGCAAAGTTTCGACTGCGTGACTTATGCGTTCAGGTGGATAATAGTCATCGTCATCCATGTACGCTATTATATCACCGCTACATTTCTCATGTGCTAAGTTTCGTTTTTTACCCAAGGTCATTTTTTCGTCGTATTTAAAATATTTGATATTGTAGACATCAAAAAAAGGTGCGAAAACATCTTCTACTTTATCTGTGCCATCATCGATAATAATCCATTCCATTCTCTCTTTTGGATAAGTTTGAAGCTCAAAACATTTTATAATATAATGTAAAAATGGGCGCCTATTGAATGTGGGTGTACAAATACTTACCAAGGGATATGTTTTTTTGCATTCTCTCGTTGTCATATTTATTTTATTAAAATGTATTTATTTTTTTATATAATAATAGTAAACTATTATTATTATTATAAAGCAAGTTGTATTTACTATGGAAATAACTTAAAGTTTTCATACTATAAATATTTATATCCACGTGAGTAAACATGTATTTACTTCTATTGTTATGTATATTTTTATCTTGTTATTCCACTAAAATGAATTCAAAACAAAACCCAAAACTAAAGTTTTGTGTAGACTGCAAGTATTTTGTTCCAGAAGAATTAAATAGAACTCAATATGGTACGTGTAGTTTGTTCTTAAGGAGCAGTTCTGAGTTGTTAGTTACTGGAATAAAAAATAGTAATCATTTCCATTATTGTTCTACTGCAAGAAGTATTGATGATATGTGTGGTAAAAATGCGACAAAATATAAAAAACTAAGAAAGAGTAAGAAACCTAACAATGAAACAAGTGAAGAACCTGTAAATTAGCTTTGCATTTTTTTGCTTAGTTTTTTCAGTTCTTTTGTTAACCTACCTCCTTTTTGAATGTCAAAAAAATTCTGCATATTATTTAAAAATGATTTAGGTTTTGTTGAAACCGCACTACATTTTTTTTGAGCTTGTTCGTAACTAGTTACAGGAGTTAAATTAGAAGGTTTGTATGCTTCAAATATTTTGATGGGTATAATATTAAAATAAATCAAAACCAATGTTATTATGGAGAAAACACCTGCGGTTGTACCTAGGTTACTAAAAGCAAACAATAATATAAAAATAGTAAAAATAATCATTATTGTCAACTTGTAATGTTTGAAAATATTTTTAATAATATGACCTAATGATACTTTTTCATTGTTTATTTCACCTTTATATCCAAGAGAAAAAAAGAAGCACATATAAAAAACTATGAAGGGAATTAATGGCATAAAAGTAAATAACAACACCCAAAACAAAATAAAGAATACAAAAACTAAAAACCAGGAAGACCCATATCGAAATGGTTCCAATAAGTTTATATCTTTCCAGTTTGCATTATTATTTGAATTTGTATTTACATTTTCTTTAAAAAACCACTTCATTGATGAAAAATAGTAATAAATAATAACAAATAAACCTACAAATGGTACAACACAAAAATAAAATAACGAAATGATTGGACCTAACAAAACAATAAATAATTCAGGCGTTCCATTTAACAAATTATAGTAACTATTCAGTGCATTGTTACTAAAATTAATTAAACCTTCGAAAATGGATATAAAATAATTTAAAAAAAAACTTGAATTTGATTTTTCTTTGTATTTACGGAGCATGTCTAACACCATATTTTTAGAGTTATATTTATCATAAGGAAAACTCAATTTAACTGACTCTTGTGGATCAGTGTTTGTTATGAAAATATTCGTTACAATTTGTTGTATTTGAGGTCGTGTTTCTGTGTAGGGATAACATTCTAAATCAGTCGGTAAAATATTGGATTGCGCTAATTTACATTCGTATAAAGTTATTGCACCAAATATAAAATAAATTATTATTGTAATAACTACAGATACTATTGAAGTTATATAACTACCAAGACCACCAACACTGCTAGTATTTTGAGATGATGATGACGATAATAATGATGATGACGATTTATTAGAATTATTTTTTTTTGCATCTAAATTTTGTGTATCATTTAAATTTATAGTTGTATTTGTATTTGACATTCTTTACACTTATATTTAAATGATATAATATTATATGAAATAAATTAAAATATTAAAATATATTATGAAACTAAATAAAAATAATTATATAGTAATTATTTTAGCACTAATATCATTAATTCTTTTATTTTTAGTATTAAACTATAGTGAGTTTTTATTTAAACATGGTTATTTTACAGAATGTTTTACTTCCAATGTTGCACTTTATAAAGATAGAGGTTCATCTACTACCAGTCATTCAGTAGACTTACCATTAACAACTACATATAGTTGCCGAAATTTTTGTGCTCCTGCCACTGCACGTTGTGCAATCACTGGTACACAATGTATGGCTGATATTGATTGCATGGGTTGTAATCCCTATAATTCTAGACGTGATGGTACTAGTAAAAATATTCCTGGTGATAATGATGCTGGTAAACTAACTTGGGGAGTTACACCAACATATTCAACGTTAACTACAGATATAGGAACACAAGCTAAATTATTTACATCCAATAAAAAACTATTTGATAAACCAGCCATGGCAAATTTTGGTGTAAACACTTGGACAAAAAAATTTAATGGAAGTCAAAAATTATTTGATGAGAGATACAAACCAGCTGGTTTACAATTTATGCCTAATTATCCTAAAAGATATTCCGCTACAGGTCAATTTGTAGATGACGGACCACTTGCATCCAATGCGTATTTGAGTTAACTTTTGTCAATGGTTACTTGTTTTGCAATTTTCTTAATGATTTTAGTATCTTTTTCATAATCATTATCGCCTTTCCCACCCATGGCTTCATAAACAATCTTATTGTATTGACTATTTTTATTAGAGTCATATTCTTCGCAATCTGGATATTTCTCTCGAAAGTCTTTAAACATACATATATTTTTATGAGCAATCATTCGAATTGCTTTTCGTAATTTTTTATTGTTCTCATCTTCTTTTTCCCAAATATTTTGGTCTTTGACATACATGACTTCCCTTTTTTGATCAGTACAATGAACTGGTCGTTTTTCAACATCTAATGCTTTTAAATTTTTAATGATTATATTGGATATTCCTTCAATATAACCAACCTTTCCAATATTTTCCAAGTCAGAAACTTGCAGTTTAATAGATTCCACAAAGTCACTAATGTTCATAGCGTCTTTACACGTTTCATTTAAAAACACTTGTAAATTGAATGTTTTATTATTCGAATTGTTGTTATAATTGATAGTATTGTTAGTTCCGTTTGTTCCATTTTTGACAATCTCTATTAGCTCTTTGTTTTGATTTATTAACATAATGATTAATTCTTTGTCACTAACAGTACTAACACTACTATCACTTTTAATGTCCGTTTTGCTTATGGTTTCTTGACATTTTTGTTTATGATACCATAATCCGTTTCGTCCTTTATAGTCTTTTCCACATATATCACATTTAAAATTATGAGTTTGGCATGATTTTAGTTCAAAATCGTTCAAATTTTTGTTGAACACATGTTTACCTGTGGTTAAATGCTGTTTATAATTACTAAGTTTGCTGCATCTAAAGTCACAATTTTTACATTCAAATATTTTGGCTGTTTTCTTGTTCATTTTGTTCAATATATTATGAACAGAAAAAAATGCCTTAATTCTTTCTTAAAAAATATTTAAAAATTTGCATAACAAAATGAAAATTATTTTTTTTGCGCCCTTATGCTAAATTTCAATTATGGTCACAACGATAACCTTTTCCCAAGACTTTTTTGGGATTTTCAAAAATGGACAAAAAAAATGTCCAAAATCGAAAAGTGAAAATACTTTTGGATCCACTTTTTCGTTAATAATATAATAAATTCCCAAAAACAACTTAAAGAAAAATTCTATTGTGTTTCGTCGGACCTTTTATGTGGACTTTTCGATTATTTTTATTTTCAAAAAAAAATGAGACGATAATGCATAACAAAGTTGGAAGTATTAAAACAAAATGATAAGAGCATCCGAAATTTATGAGAGATTACAAAATAAAGTTCAACCTTATTTTGAAATAATGAAACCGTATTTGGGTTTATGTCAAAGTGTTTGCGGAATATATTTGTTATGGGTTGTAATACATTTTATATCAGTACATATGTATATGCGTTTTTGTACTCCTACTACACTTACGGGGTTTTTAATGTCGCCTTTTATGGCTGCTGCACCACATTGCCAAGCATTACGTTGGTCTATTTACAATGGAGGTAATAATATCGTTTCTATGTGGGTGACATTGGGTATATGGTTAATGGGATATTTCCCTTTGTTTCATCAAAAAATAGATAATACCACAGATAGAAAAACGGAAAAGGTAGAATAAAGCAACTTTTCGAAAAAGTTGCGCAAAAACAACCTTTTCCGCCTTTAGAAAAGGTGGATTAAACTTCATAAATACGCAATACAGCTTTTTCAGTAACTGTATTTGTTTTTAAAACAGCATATTTATCTTGCCATTTTTTATATTCTCCTAGTCCTAGAGTAATGACACCATCATAAATGGTAATATTTTTACCTGGATTTAATGAACCCATTTTAACACCGTCGAAAATAAATCTGCTCTTTAAAACTCCAATATTTAATTCATTAGCGAGTTTTATGTTAGGGGTTTTGTAATTTTTTACAGCTAATGCTACAGCTGTCAATCCGTCTTCAGTTGCAATTTGTCTTTCTACTTCTTGAAATTTATCTGGTATTACATAAGAAGGGTGATTAGTAGTCGTACTGCCAACAGTGACTACCCTTGCGTCTTTATTGATAGTCTTGTCAATTAAACGTCCTTTAAAACTACCTAAAACAATCTGACTTCTGGATGTATCGAATGCCTGAGTTGCACTCAATGTACGAGTAGAACTAGAAAGTGCATCAAATTTGAGAACTGCTAGTAAAATAGGGGATGTTTCTGTCTTGGACATATTATATTTATTCTAAATATAATATATTTTACAGAAATTTTAAATCAACCTTTTGGGAAAGGTTGAGCCAAAACAACTTTTCAAAAAAGTTGTGCAAAATGTTTGGCGCAACCTTTCCCAAAGGTTGTTTTGGCTCCACCTTTTTGAAAGGTGGAAAAGGTTGATTAGGTAGCATACATGAGACCCGCATTTCCACCAATAAAGACTACCATATTTATTCGTTCTTCCAAAATATATAAATTATAATTATATTCATAAATTCTCCATGTTGGTTTATTTATTCCTACTATTTCATTTGTTTCCGGATCGCATATTGTTAACACTTGTGCAAGAGGATCCAATGCAGGAATGATTGTTGTAAACTCCAATTGTATATGTGTAAAACGGTTCATATTAATGGCACCAGAAGGTTGCAAGTCGTATGGTGATGTATTTAAACAAAAATTATAACAATACAACCCTTCTGGAGCAGCGCCAGCAGTTCTAGTATATTTTTCAATGTAATTAAACACACCAGCAGGTAATAAATTTTCTCGATATTGACCGTCTAATAATATACCCATACCAACTAATATTTCCTTTAAATTTTGCATAGTATATGTTCCTGATAACATATAACCTGTTAATGTTCCATCTGGATTAACACCTGGTCCAATAGTTGTACCATTATTTAATGGATATGTACCAGAAGTCGGTGCAGGTAATACATCCGATGGTAAATAGTTATATGGCCAATTGGTATAATTGGTCCATTCATTTCGCAAATTAGCATCACTTCTCTGAAAATAAAACATCCAACTTGATACTAGTCCTATTGAATCTAAGTCCACTTTATTAGGCCCAGTTACATTATAATAAACGCTTTCATTGACTTGCTTAAATAAATATTTTTGCTCATTTTTCGCAAATATTCGCGATTCATCATTCGAGAGAAAACAAAAGGTTGACATTAAATGAATGTCTGGAAACCATACACTTCGTTGATCTAAATAGGAAGTAATACCCAAAGTAGTGTCAGGAGGGGTTTGTAAAAAACGATACATTTGATTTTGAAATTGATTGAAATTAGGTGCCACATATGGATATTTATTCACATAATCTAAAACATCTCTTATTTTAAACAGTTCGCCAATAGGTCGGAAAGTCACATAAATTTGTAACTCATTGTATTGCAAAGAAACCAAAGGAAATGCCATTTGAGTTTTTAATGAAAACCATGAACCTAAAGGAATATATAATTGTCTTCCTCGAATAGAAGGTTCAGCACCTGCTAAATTTTCTGTAAAATAGGCGTTAGGATAAGAATTAACCCGACTATTTGCATTTGCTGGGTCAACTAATTCAGGAACATGTCCAATCATTTCATCAAACAGTTTCAATTTTTGCCCGTTAAAGTCTCTACGCGCCATATTCAAAATATAGGATCCAGAGTAGTCTTGCAATTTTTGGTTACCGCAATTGATTGTTATGTTGGCAATCATCATTGCACCAATATAGTCTATCCATTTGAACTCATAAGGTGCCCAATCAGTATAAGATGTAGTTCCGTCAGCATTTGTATATTCTTGTGGCGGTAAAATAGGGCTCCATATGGAAGGTAAATTGACTACTATATAAGTGTCCATTAATAAATCCGCATACCTTGGCACTTTAAATTGAAAAGTAGATGTTTCTGATAAACGCAAGGAAGTCGAACCTTCAAAGTCAATACGAAACTTTTGTAAACCAAAATTAGTATATTTTAGATAGGCTGCTTTCCAGAAAGTTTTTGAAGGATTTCCATTTAATATTACATTTTGTTGACCGCTTGATACTAAATTTAATAAACCACCAGCCATATTTTTACTTTATATATATATTTGATTTTAAATTATAATATTTTGTTTTATTTTTTGGTTGATCGCTTGCTCTTTCTACGTCCTCTTCCGTGGCTTTTTCTGTGGCTTTTTCTGCGAGCTTTTCTAGTCCTTCGACGTTTTATAGTTTTTCTGTAACCTTTACCGCCTTCTTTTTTATCATTATTTTTATTTTCACTAGTATTCATACGAGTTAATGCGCGGTTTTCTAAACCTTCTCCTTCTATGATAGTTTTGTATTGATAATCACGAGCAAGTTCATTGGATATTTGCATGTTTTTTGAAATATAGTCGTCCAAACTGTCATATTGATCACCATTTATAGTCATTGGAAATTGTTGACTTAAAGTATCAGTTAAATTGTTTTCTTTATATTTTTTTAGTAAAAAATCACGCATATTTTTCAACCAGTTAATTTCTATAGAATATTTTTTAAATGCAGTTTGACCTACATTTTCAATTGCATATTCTAATAACATGTTAACATAGTCTAATTGTTGTTGTGGAGTTGCCATTGTACTTTCACAGCAATACTTTCCATTTGTATATTTTGGATATTGATCTGGATCACAACCTAAAGTCCCTGGTTTGGTCATATTAGATACATATTCAGTGAATGGAAGAACCTTTTTGCTGAATAGCACATTTGGGCCAGGAATGCAGTTTTTTTGCCTATTGATTTCTTCTTCATCAAAATGTATTGAACGTGCAGACATTGGATTTAATAAAGGTGGTTGTGGCGTTTCTGAAAATTCTGCCATATTTGTATTATATGTATATGTATTATATATATACAGTTATTTTTTTTACAAATTAGAAATAAAATATATATATATTTTTTAAATAATATTATATATTAAGTATGATACATTCAAAAACAAATACATTAGGTTCTAAATTAAATTTACTTAACAACATGCATGAAGATTTTGCTTCGTTTTTGATTTTAGCACTAATAATAATAATAGTTATTGCATATATTTCATATTCTATTTATATGACGCAACTTGAAACAAAAGAGTGCAACTATTTAAATACATTATATCCTTCTATAGATGGCAATATCAAGTCAATTTCACCGACTATAAGTGACTGCAGTGGTAACTTGTATGACTATTATATTAAAACAGCTTTTAATGCTTGTAGTGGCGGTAGTTATAAAAATGATTATGTAGATATTTGTGTATTAAAAAGTATATTAAAACAAGGTGTACGTTGTTTAGACTTTGAAATTTTCAATATAAATAACAATCCAGTTGTGTCAAGTAGCACAACAAATAGTTATTTTGTAAAAGAAACATTTAATTACGTTAGCTTTAGTGACGTCATGAGCACCATTTCTAACTATGCTTTTTCAGGAGGTACGGTTCCCAATCCTACAGACCCTTTAATAATTCATTTAAGAACAAAAAGTAATGAACAAGCTGTGTATACAAATTTAGCAAATATTTTCAAGTCTTATGATAAACTTATGTTGGGAAAAAGTTATAGTTATGAAAATTATGGACAAAATATTGCCGCTCAACCATTGACATCTTTTATGAATAAAATAATTTTGATTGTCGACAAGTCAAATAATGCTGGATTTGAAAACAAAGATTTTATGGAATATGTCAATTTAACAAGTAATTCAGTATTTATGCGAGCTTTATCATATTATGATGTCAAGAACACACCTGATATAAATGAGTTAGAACAGTTCAATCAACGTTGTATGACTATTGTATATCCAGATGTTGGAACTAATCCAAGTAACCCTAGTTCTGTTACATGTAGAGCAGCAGGGTGTCAGATGGTTGCAATGCGTTATCAATATGTTGATAATTATTTGGAAGAAAATGCAATATTCTTTGACGAAGGTGGTTTTGCATTTGTATTGAAACCTGCTAATTTAAGATATCAAGAAGTAACAATTCCTACACCTACTCCACAAAATCCAGATTATTCTTACCAAACCAGAAATGTAACGACCGATTATTATAGCTTTAACTACTAAATCCACCTTTGAGAAAGGTGGAGCCAAAACCCTTTTGCACAACTTTTTCTAAAAGTTGTTTGGTTTAACCTTTTCTAAAGGTTAATTTGCGCAAAATAACCATAATAATTTATTATGCTTATTTGTCAATGTATTTTTTATGCTTAAAAGGTTGAAGTTTTGCACAACTTTTTTGAAAAGTTGTTTGGCTCCACCTTTTCTAAAAGTTGTTTGGATCAACACTACCTTTCAAAAAAGTGGTGCAAAAGAGTTTGGCTCCACCTTTTCTAAAGGTGGAAAAGGTGGAAAAGGTGGATTTATTCGTCTTCGTAAATCCGCAACACACCCTTTCCAGTAGTTGTATTTAATTTCAAAACAGCATACTTTCCTTGCCATTTTCTATAGTCACCTGTTGCTACAGAAATGCCTCCATAGAAAGTCGTATTAGGGTTAGTTGCTTTAGATTTTAATAGACCTGGTGTATTCGCTTCAAATGCTGCGTAACCAGCGGAACCAGTGAAACTCGCAAAATTCCAAAAATTTCCGTTACCGCCCTTGCGGTCCAACGTTCCTCCTTTTAGAGATAGTTCCGCAGTTCTGGCTTTTAGAGATAGTTCCGCAGTTCTGGTACCTGCGGGCATTTCATAAAGAGAAGAATTTCTTTGCTCCATATCAAGAATCTGAGCTCCATATGCTATTAAACCTACATTGGCTGCTCTTAAACCTACATCGGCACTTGAACCTATTGGCTGAGTATAACTTTTTACCGCAGCACTTTTATCAACTAATCTTCCTGTAGCACTAGCTAAAGTTATTCCACTTGAGGTTTTGTCGTATGCCTGAGTTGCATTCAATGTACGACTTGATTTAGAAGGTATAGTAAACCGAAGAATTGCTAACAAACGAGAAGAAGTGTTTGTCTTGGACATTTATATTTTTTCTAAAGAAAATATAATTTACAGAAATTTTAATTCTTTCCACCTTTAGAAAAGGTGGAATAATTATCAAGTGAATAATCAATTTCGTTCAAACAACGTACAACCTTTTCATGATCACCAACAACGTTACTTCCTATAGTACTTTCATTGCCTTCTTGGATTATTAGCCATGGGAAATAGCTGTATGAATTCCCTAATAATTGTAGTCGAGATGTCATCCAATCACTTGCTGCAAAATTATCATGAAACATACTAAGCACATTATTTACGCCTTTCTGTGAAATAATATAACCAGCAGTTAAATATTGTTCTGTAACTTTAACCCATTGATTTTTAACATCTATAGGTTCAGAACAGTTTAATAGAATTAAATCCCAATTATAATCTGTTTCATAAAAATTGTGTAATTTATTTTTCCAATCTTTATCAAAACAAGCATCATCCTCCAGAATTAAAGCATACTTTATTTCTGGATTTTGTTGAATGTGACGCCAAATATTCACATGAGACTGTGCACACGCTTTTTGAGTAGGACTTAGGTAATCATAAAAATTATCTTTAATGTCTGCCGTATTAGCGACACTAGCAGGCCATTTTGTTACTTTTAGTTGTGTTGTATCAAAACGTTTAACCATTTTATCCCATCTCACTGAATTTGTTTCCAATGATATACAAAATGTATTTTTTTCATTAAATTCCATTGTTTTTTATAAATAATGGAATATAAAACCTTTAAATTTGTTTCCAATGATATACAAAGTAGATAAAAATAATATATTTAGTAAATGTATAATGGATTTCTTTTTTGGCAAACCAAAAACAAAAAGAAGAAGAGGAAGTAGAAAAGGTACAAGATCAAAAACACATCCTGGTAGATTGAATTACACTACCAAAAAAGGTGATAAAGTTTATCATGAAAATGGTCATTATGTAAGAAAAGGTCACAGACCTTATGGTCATTTTAAGGGAACTAGATCCAAAACTCATAAAGGAAGACTAAACTACACAACTAAAAAAGGCGATAAAGTTTTTCATCGTAAAGGACATTATGTGAGAAAAAGTAGAAAACCATATATGTAATCAACCCTTTAGAAAAGATTGATTTGCGTAAACATTTATTATTTATTAAATCAATTAAAATTTCTGTAAAAATTTTAATATTTAGGTATTTTTATAAAATGTCACCAATTGAACGCAGTTATTTTTACGTTGGGTCTAGCAGTGATGTAGACAAAAATCTTCTATTAAAAATGGCAAATGGTAGTAGTGAAGAGAGTTCAAGAGATCTATATTTTGATGAAAGATTGACAAAAAAAAGCAGGAACCTTATTCTTACGTATAACAAAAATTAATAATAATGGAAAAATACCACTAGTTGAAGTAGAAGCGACTGCTTCAACACATGAAGGTAGTTTTAATTTCTTATATATTCGCGGTAGTTATCAAAAAATAACAGTTAACACACAAGCAACAAGTGGAATATTTACAGTAGGAATCGTAAAAAGAGAGTATAAAAAAGAAAAAGCATTATTTAGAGTACGTGAATTAACTTACACATCAAAAAAATAAAACAACCTTTTTAAAAGGTTGAAAAGGTTGAAAATAAAAAACTATCCAAATCCACGTCGTCTATTAAATATTTATCTTTCACTTGATCAGCTAATAATTTATATACAATATTTCGTTTATACTGCCTTATTTTATTTAATTCATCTATAAACATACGCAATTTTATAGCAGGAGACCAATTGTATTTACATGTCAAAGAAGAACAACATAAACATGTTTTATTAATAAATTTTTTTAAAAGTTCTGAAAATCGTTGAGATGGCATTCTTAGATAATGTGAATAAGGTTCGTTATTGTAGTAAAAATTGGGTGAGTGAAACGGATAGCCTTTAACAACAATAAATTTAAATGTATCTTTTTCGTCATCTTTAACTAGTTCTTGAATTTCAATGAGAACGTTATTTAATTCGTTGTCCCATACTATTTTTATATTCTTATATTTTTTAGATAATTCTTTGTATTCATTTTTAATGCGACTTTTCAAACATTTATGAGTTATTAAATCTATTTGTTCAACATTATTTACGTCCATTATATTGTATTAAATAATTAATTTTAATACAAAATATATAAATAATAATTTAGTAAAAATTTTTTATGTTATTATATCTTATAAATGTCTCCGCATACTGAAACATTTTACTATTCAAGTCATAGTAAAGAAGAGGCTGTAAAGTTAATTAACTCCAATAATCCAGGTCATACATTAAAGGGAATACTTTCGTTGTATCATGATGAACAGCTAACAAAAAAAGCAGGAAATTTATTTTATAATATTATATTGCTTGATAATCGTAAAAACCCACCATTAGTTTATGCAGAGGACATAATTAGCACTAATAAAGGTACTATTAAATACAAATCCATTCGTGATAGTTACAAAGTAAAAACAATGGAAACAGAAGAAACATCGGGATTATATAAAAAAGGAATTATAACAAGATTTTATATAACCCCTGATAAATCAATTCGTAAATTAGTTTATAAGCCGCTTTAATAAATCCACCTTTTAGAAAGGTGGAGCCAAATCTTCAATCTTTTTGGTTTAACCTTTTTAAAGGTTAATTTGCACAACTTTTAGGAAAAGTAGTTTTGGCTCAACCTTTTCCAAAGGTTGAAAAGGTTGCTTTGGCTCAACCTTTTCCAAAGGTTGAAAAGGTTGTTTTGCACCACTTTTTAAAAGTGGAAAGGTTGATGAAATGTTTTATCACTATAATATAAGAGATAAATAAAATATGAAAAACGAAAAACAGAACAAAAATATTTGCAAAGGTTTAACATTTCAAGATTGTGAATTAGCCATATTGCGTATGGCAGTTGACAAAGCAGAAGAAAAAATTGCAAAACGCGTTGTCAATTCGGATGATATTAAAAAAATGATCGCTATTGTAGAAGACTTTATTAAGGTGAAAAACTTGATATGTTATGGAGGAACAGCAATTAATAATATATTACCTGTAGAAGATCAATTTTATGACAAAGATGTAGAAATTCCTGACTATGATTTCTTCACACCTGATGCACTCAATGATGCAAAAGAATTAGCAAATATCTACTACAAAAATGGTTATACCGATGTAGAAGCTAAGTCAGGACAACATCATGGAACCTACAAAGTATTTGTCAATTTTATTCCTGTTGCCGATTTAACGCAATTTCCCAAAGAAATATACAATGCTTTGAAAAAAGATGCAATACGAGTTTCAGGAATATTGTATGCACCTCCCAATTTTTTAAGAATGTCAATGTATTTAGAACTTTCAAGACCAGCCGGAGATACTTCTCGATGGGAAAAAGTGTTAAAACGTCTGACACTTTTAAACAAAAATCATCCTTTAACATCAATCAACTGCAATGATATAGACTTTCAGAGAGAAATGTCAAACAAAGAAAAGTCGCATGAAATATATGAGAGTGTAAGATCTTCATTAGTAAATCAAGGAGTAGTGTTTTTTGGTGGTTACGCGATTTCACTATATTCGCAATACATGCCAAAACATTTGCAAAAAAAAATCGAAGACATAGCTGATTTTGATGTTTTATCTCACAACCCGAAAACAACTGCGGATATTGTTGTTGAAAGACTAAAAGATATTCATATTAAAGCAAAAATTGTTTATCATAAACCCATTGGTGAAATCATACCAGAACATTACGAAATCAAAATAGGCAATGACACAATTGCTTTTATTTACAAACCAGTTGCATGCCATAGTTACAACGTACTCAAAATTCATGGACAAAGTGTGAAAATAGCCACTATTGATACTATGTTGAGTTTCTATCTCTCTTTTTTGTATACAGATCGTGATTATTATAAAGAATTTTCAGATAGAATTCTTTGTATGGCAAAATTTCTATTTGATGTGCAACAAAAAAATCGATTACAACAAAAAGGACTACTTAGACGATTTAGTATTATATGCTATGGTCATCAAGATTCAATAGAAGAAATGCGCGCTGAAAAAGCGAAAAAATTCAAAGAACTTCAAACCAAGAAAGGAAGTCCAGAATACGAAGAATGGTTTTTAAACTATAAGCCAGGTGTTGAAAGTGATAAAAAAAAGTTAAAACCCACAGTTATGAAAACTAGCAAAACTAGCAAAACTAGCAAAACTAGCAAAACCAAAAAAAGACATAAAAAACAGTCATCTAAAAAAAGGAAGTCACCATTTTATTTTTAAATATTTAGAACTTTTATAAAATTATTATATTATAATATTTTATAAACATGGTCAAAACTCGTAGTATGACTCGCACCAGAAAACAAATTTATCGCAAACGCGTTAAGAATTCTTCATGTCGTGGAAAATCATTTACTAAATGCAGACGTAGATATGGTTGCAAAAGAACCAGAGGCAAAAAAAGAAAGTCTTATTGTAGAAAGTTGAGTAATCGTCGCGCATAAACTAAATACAATAATTATCCAAAAATAAAACCAATATTTGTTTGCCATATGCTGTTAATACATCATATGATAAGTTACTTTGAACAGCTTGTAATATATTGTTACTAGAAATATAATTTAATAAAAACACAATATAGACAATAATTTTTTCTATTAAATAACGAAAATATATATACACGTGATCAGAAATGCTCCAGTGATTGACATAACTGCACATACGAGTAGAACTACCTTTAATAAAAAACACATGTATATCTAACATTCCAGAGAGAATTCTATGCAAGTTTGTTTTTTCATTTTTAACGTTGATGGACCCTAATATCTTATCCAAACTATTCAAATTCATGAATAATACCTTTTTGGTAGGGTTTGTTGAATTGATTTTGAAAAAATGTGGATTTAACCCATCTATATATCTTCCCTTGTAAACAATATTTCCATCAATCAACCCTGGTATAAAACACGACTTGATAATGCAGTCTATTATTTCATCCATATTTTTGTACGTTTTTTTGACGATTTTTTTGCGTTTCTTCACATTGGTGAATGAAATATAAAATTTATTATCAACTATACTGCACACGTCGCCAGGTATTTTATGATGTAGTCTCTCTTTCAGTGTTTTAATAAAGGTAAGATTATGTTTCTTTTTGAAATCAGCCAACAACATTTCATACAAAGAAGATGCTTCATCTAAAGCATCAATAAAATAGAGAAACCCTATGATTGAACCAATGCTAGAACCCGAAATTCGCTTCACTTTTACATAACCACGCTGTTCCATTTCTTTAATAAAATACAATGCGCCAACTAAATAACTTCCATTGAATAATCCACCGTCTAATACTAGGTCCAGTTGTAAGGGTGATCCTGGATTTTTAATCATATCAGGTAAATTGTCTATTAATTTGTTGATATAATGTTTGATCATTGAAGTATGGAAATAAATTATATAAATAATCCTTAACTTAAATATAATTTTAATATTATTCCTATGAATAATCATAACTATGCGGACTGTACATTAGTTACGTGTTGTTATGACACCAGTAAATTTAATTCACATGCTTTGTCGCCAGAACAAATACTCAAACGTATAGATGTTGTATTACAATTGCCTGTATATCTTATTATATTTACAGATAATGAGTTTAAAGACCATATTTTAGAAGTCAGGAAAACTCTTGGTTTTGGTGATATAACCCGTGTTGTTGTTCAAGAACTGAAAGAAATATGGTCTTTTAACTACTTAGAAAAAGTAAAGAAAAATAGAGAAATATATTGGCCTTCAAGAGATTTAAGAACAGGTGCAGAATCGCATGTTATTACTTGCAATAAATTTGATTTTGTTTTGCAAGGGATTACATTAAATCCATTTAATACCACTAAATTTGGTTGGGTAGATTCTTTTCTTTCAAATGAAGCAGGTAACGGATTAAGAATATGCGAAGACTATACATTGGATAAATTTTTGTATGTAATAAATAATATCACTGAAAAGTTTCATATTCAAATATTAAATGTGTGTGATAAAAAGTATAAAAATGAAAGTTTGAAACATGATTACTATAGTTGTTATCGTTATGTCGTATGTGGTAGTTTTTTTACGTGTGGAATAGAAATTGGAGTAAAAATATTGTCTAGATTAAAAGAAATTTTTGTTAAAACTACAGAACTAGGGTATGGTCATGGAGAAGAAATGCTTTATTTAGAAATTTTAGATGAATTTTATGACGATATTGAAAAGGGTTATGGTGACTATGGACAAATAATTAATAATATATTATACCCGACTAAAAATTTGCATTATGTTTTACATCTAATTGTTTACAATTATTTAAATTATGGATACTATAGAGAATGTTATGATTGTTGTAAAAAAATAATTTACTCCATTGAACAACTAAGTACGCTAGTAGATAATGATTTTTATGTAAATGTATTATTATCTTATTTAAGTGCAACCTATTATTATAAAAAAGACGAAGCGTTACAAGTTTTAAATAAAATAGATACAATTGTTACAACAAATAATGAAATGAAAGTTGTATACGATAATTTAAAAAACAATTATAATGGAATAGTAGAAACTGTGAATTCTTTGAAACAGAATTATGATTTAATTTTTTGTGTATTCGGATGTGCAACAAAAGAAGCTTACAAAAACCAAATATTGAAAATAAATGAAACATGGGGTAAAGATGTATACAATTATGCAAACGCCAAACTGTTGTTTTTTTTAGGAGAAGAAAAAACAGATTTAATTGACAATAGTAGATATATTTATTTAGATAATGTTGATAATGACTATTTGTCGGCTTCTTATAAACAAAACTTGGGTTTAAAATATATATATGAAAATTTTAATTTTAACTATGTTTTTATTTGTGGAACAGATACTTTTATCAATATTCCGAAAATAGTTGATTACGTATGCAGTATTCCTGATGACAAGTTGTACATTGGACCAGGTGGAGATTATAAATATATTGAAGATAGAAACTATTTTTTTCAGACGGGATCAGGGTTTATATTAACCAAATCATGTATTCAATATTTATATCCTACTTTACATGAAATAACTGAACAATGGATAGACGTTTGTAATAAGTCAAATGTAACGCATTTAATACCTGGTTGTGATGTTGCAATAGGATACTATTTACAAAAAGATGATTTTATTAAAGAAGAAAATATATTAATTGATGAAGAATTATTTTTAATACATAATTTTAGAGGAAAATGCAATTATATTGATAATAATTCTTTAACATTAAAAAATGAAAATGAAGTAAATGTAAATAAAATTATTACTTGTCATTTTATGAATTTACAGGATTTTGATGATTTTTATGATTTATTACAAAAAAATAATTATTTTATTGAAACCAAACACGAAGTTCACCCCAAATACAATTACATTTTGAATAAATACAAAAAATTATGCAATATTCAAAGTGATATTAACGAACATTTACCAACATTATATGAGTATGCTTTACAATGCGAAAGTATATTAGAGTTAGGGGTTAGAGGAGTTAGAGGAGTTATTAGTAGTTGGGCTTTTTTAAATGGATTAATAAATAATAATAAAAATAAAAAAGAATTGTTTTTTAATGACATAGACACTTGCGACATAAATGAATTATTGACTTATTCTAAAAATACGAATGTTATTATTGAATATGAATGGATAGATGATTTAAAATTGGAGTTCGATGACAATCGTACTTTTGACATGGTTTTTATTGATACGTGGCACGTGTACGCACAATTAAAAAGAGAACTCGAAAAATATAGTAAAATTACTAACAAGTATATTATTATGCATTACACAGAAGTAGATGCAATATTCGGCGAAACTGTACGCAACAGTTGGAATGCGAATGAACAATCTGAAACTACTGGATTTAGTGTAGACGAAATCAACTGTGGACTAAACAAAGCAGTTTATAATTTTTTGTATGAAAATAAAAATTGGAGAATGTTAAAACACTATGTTAATAACAATGGTCTTACTATATTGGAAAAAATAAGTTAGATCGAATAAAAAGAACAATGATTAAATATATATTATATATTAAATACATGTTAATATATATTATAACTAAACTATGACAGTTACAATAGTAAGTTCGTTTATAAATAACTTGCATCCAGAACGCAAAGATAAAAGTATTGAAATATATTTTCAACTTGGAACTTTATTAATGAAATCAAATGTTCCGAAAATAATATTTGTAGACGAAACTATGTATGAAAAAATTAAAGATTATCAAAACCATAATACAAAAATTATATTGGTTGATAAAAAAAATTACTACTTGTACTCTTATCTTAATACAGAACATTTACAAAATTTTTATTTAAACTCAGACAATCCAATAAAAGACACAGTAGCATATATGATTACAATATGTCTTAAAACTGAATGGATGAGAGAAGCAGTTGATATTAATCCTTTTGGTTCAGATCATTTTGTATGGGTTGACTTTGGTATTCGACATGTATTTAATTGTGATGATACTGCTTTTATAAACACACTAGAAACATTAACACATAGACCACACGATAAAATACGTATAGCTTCTATATGGAATTTACAGCAAAATACGAACAAAAACGTTTACGAAGAAATATTATGGTATTTTGCAGGAGGTGTTTTTGGAGGCAGTAAAGAAAAAATACTTACTTTTGCTGATTTAATGAGAGAAAAATGCTTGCAAATTATTCATGAAAAGCAAACCCTTATGTGGGAAGTAAATATATGGTATTTAATTTACTTGGAGAACAAAGAGCTTTTTGATTGTTACTATTGCGATCATAATAATACAATTATTACCAACTATTAGATCGTCTGTAGAGTGCAAACTAAAACTTTCCAAAATGCATGTTAACTTTGTTCAACAAATAATAAAAAATTCCGAACAAACAACTCATGAATATGTAACCGTTTAAATTTAAATTCCCATCTTTTGAAAAAAGAACTGGTAAATAGGAAAACAAAAATTTTCTGAAAAAAGGCAATTGAAATAAAAAATACAATACAGCCAGAAGAAGTGGGACTTGAATTTCACTGTACATATCATCTAATGCATTACTGCGTTCAATGTTCGCATTGTAATCATTGATAATATTACCAGCTTGTTCATAATTTTTAATGTAGTCGGTGGTATTTTGTGGTGGAGGCGGAATATAGTTAGGTTGAATATTGACATCATGCGTTAAATTGCTGGTTGTCATTGGAATATCTCTGGAGGGTAATTGTGTGGCACCAGTTGCACTGGCTTGTTGAAGACCATTGACAATTTGATTGATAGTAGTTTGATCAAGAGTGATGGAACTAGCGGGGCCCGCATTCATTTCAGGTTGCATTCCTTGTTGCATACCTTGTTGCATAGTATTTTGCACAACACTTTGTCGTTCATTTCCACCACTTGGGTCAGTAGGTAAATCAAAAATACTTGTTGTCGCGTCAGACATGTTTTGTTCTTATTATGTATAACAAAGAATGATTGATTTTACTAAATACGCAAATACGCAAATAACAATACAACTGCTAAAAGTCAATAATTTTTTTACTTTTATCACATGTCGTTGCTTTACTAATGTATTTATAACATTTATCATCATGTTTATAGATTTTATCTTTTAATTCTTCTAAAGGAGGTGCATGAAATATAATACAATCTTTGTCTTTACATATTGCTCTAAATAAGGAAGCTAAACCAAACCCTAGAAGTATCGACATAATTATTTTTCCATTTTGACTATGAACAAGTCTACCTAGATTTAATGACATATTATTATTAATTTATATTTATATTATAATTAGTAAATATAAATTCATGGAGAGCCTAAAAACCCTGTAAAAACAACAACACTTAGTTTTGTATAGGTATTAAACCCAACAAGGATGTATCTTTTGGACAATCAACTTCTACTGGTTCAAAAGCAAAACAATTATCGGCTTTGTCTTTGAAAATAATTCTGTCTACATTTTCAGGAGTTGGATAAATAAAAATAGTTTTCATTTCAGGGCCGTAAATATAAACAAAAAATATTCCAATGGCGAAACTGATAATAAAAATGGGAAATGAAATGTAATCTAATATCATTGTATATGTATTTTATTATAATAAAATAAAATAAATATACACGTTTTATTCATAGTCATTTATTTCTCATATTCTATAGTTAGTTTGGTTTCACCAGTCTTTCCATTTACTACTTTTTGTGTTAGAGAAACAACTTTACCAGCATACTTACCAGTAACAGATGTAGCTATTGAAGTTGGGTCATCAGATCTCACTATTATACCACTGGAATTTTCTTTATATATGTATGCATTGTTATAACTAAGACTACCTAATATACTATTGATGTCTAATGAATTATTTTTTGTCATAAAAATAACTCCTGTTTCATATATCAGTTGAGTATTATTAGAACCGTCATTGAGTGGATCATATCTTGCCTGACCACAAAGTGCTATGTAACCTACCTGTGTTTTTTTGTCACTACTATATAATTTAATTAAAGGTTCATTCCATACCTCTGATTGACTTGCAGTTGTTGCAGAGGAAATAGGAGCTTGTGGAGTGTAGTTATACTTGTTAGTAGTATAAGTGTAGAAGTAAACTTCGCTAACGGGAGCCATTTTATAATATTACTAAAGAAAATAATTTTATAAAACCCGCCTAAATTTAAACGCAACAAATTAATTTTCATATTCAAAAATTAGTTTTCTATCTCTATCGCTTGGTCTTTTTATAGTAACAGTGACATCTTTTCCAGCATATCTACCGCCTGTTGAAATTGATTTAGTTATTGTGTTTTTTGATGTAATACCGTTGTTACTAGACCATCTTAAAGTCATGACATAAGAACCATCGTCAAATAAATATACTGAATTAGTAACAGATCCATTTGTATTATTTTCAAAATTATTTTCACTACGATTGGCTATAAATTTTCCAACAGGGTTTTTTTTATTATTATATAAAGTATATATATATATCGTTTTCAATTACAGCAGTGTTTGTCAATGTAGTACCAATACTACTAGATGGAGGAGCTAATGGTATGCTTGCAGAACCGCCTGGAGAAGTAGTGTAGTTATAAACTTCACGAACTTTAACCATTTTATAATATTACTAAAGAAAATAATTTTATAAAAATCGTCTAAATTTAAACGCACTTTTACAAATAAGTATTAAAACCCAGTTGTTGTTTTACCATATTATTCACTGTATCTAGCAACATAGTATAGTCGCGTTGCCCATTTTTCTCACTGTAAAGTGTCAAAAGAGTATTTAAATATGACTTGTCCAGTTTATTAAATATATTATTATAAACATTGTTGCCAAAATTATAGGTACCATCACTTTGAACTTGCGGTGGAATGATTAAATTAGCAGGAGCCACAAAAACCACAGGTTTATTTTCTTTTTTGTATTGTACATATTTGTCCATTGTTTCTAATAACCAATCGCGGTTACCATCACTCAACAAAGCTTTCTTGTATGATAACGGTAATTTATTCCAAATATTTTGATATTCTGTATTTTCCCAACGAATTGTTCCATCGTCATTATAAACAGGCATATTTCTAGACTGCAATGGTTCCATGTTGTCAAACTGATCTTCGTCATCCACAACAATATTCACCTTTTGTTTTGGTTTGATCTTGCCCTTTGTAGGTACACTATAAACATCGCCATAAACAAATGATATTACAGATGGTTCGACATAATTATCTTCTAAAGTAGCTATACTAGTTTTCTTTTGTATTAAGTGATAAGTTCCATTACTTTCATCATATTCAACTAGATTTACTTTGTACTTCAATTGTAGCAGCTCATCCATTTTAGGACGCATTTGATTGATGTAGATTTCTACTGCATCTCGTGCAAATTGTACATTGGTAGTAGTATTAAATTTACTCATGGACTGCTTTATTTCAGCAATAAAAAAATAAATTTCTTCTTTCAATTTTTTAATGCTTTCATTTTCACTTTTGTTGTCTACAATTTCAAAATATTGTTCATAGTTAAAATTCAATAAAAAATGAATATCATTGATGGCGTCTTTTGTTTTATCAAATTTTTCTACTGCTGCTTCTGTTGTTGTGTAACCAAATAACAATTTATTTTTATATTCAATAATTTCATTTTTATAGTCTTCATTATCCTTTTCTAATTCTTTTATATGAGTCATAATATTATAAGTAACTCCAGGATTGATAGTAATGTTTAAATTACATGGTTCACTAAAACTGCCACAAATTGCCTTCAGTTCTCGTGTGTCTTCATTTTCTTTTCCTAGATGTTTTACGGAAAAAATGGTTCCTACAGGTCGTTTGCAATTTATGCATTTTGGTTTCAGTTGTTTGTATTCATTCCTCTTTTCCTTCCAACTGAAAGCCTTATTTTTAATTATTTTTTGTTTGTCTTTATTGTAATCACTTTCATATTTGCTCTTTAATTTATAAAATTCATTTAGTGCTTCATTAACTGACATAGGGTTTCTTGAAGTAGTATTTGCTACATTTGCCATATTCAATATACAATTTATATATATTGAATATTTAATATTTGTTATCAATAAACAATTTTATTATTAAAAGTTTCATTTTCGGTTTCCCAATTAGGTAGTCCAGTTATTAATTCTTGATGTGCACGTTTTTTCGCAATCTGGAACTTTTGTACCTTGGATAAAATATATTGTTGTTTTTCTCTGTCTTTTTTTTGCTTTTCCAAAGGCGACAATTTTCCTTTGTATTTATAAATTAAAATAAGTGCTAAAATGAAAATAAATACAAAAAAAAGTCCCATATTAAATAGAAAATTTTGATACTTTGTCTTAAAATTATGACATTGTTTGAGTGTTTCATTTAAAAAATATTTAACTCCATTTTCTACTAATCGTGGATTTTCAGGAGCAATTTCATAATCCATACTAAATAATAATGTTATAATTTAAAATTAAATTATACACAATATTTATATGGCATCAAGTTTTTTAAATATTGGGGGGTTTATGTTTACAACATTAATATATTATTTGGCTTTAAAACCTAAATTGACTTACGATGACATGACAAATCCAGATAAGTACAAGAGTTATTTAAATAATGAAAAGATATATTTAGCAGTGTATTTCCTTGCTATTTTAATTATACAGTTTGTTATTAATGCATATGTTGTAACACAAGCATGTGGAGGAAGTATTACACAAAATATTGCTGCATCAGGTGGATACACATTTATACCTTGGACAATTCTTTTTGGTATTGTGATTGTAGTAATTATGATATTTCCTGGTTTCAAAAGTGCTTTTTCTGATGTTGTCGGTTATTTTTATGTAGCAGGATCAGCAAATAAGTTATTAACAGATTTGTTAATTAATGACAAAGTAAATGATCAAATAGTGAAAGCTACAGGTGGAGAAAATGTAAATCAACCTCAAGTTGTACCATCTGCTCCTATGGAACCGACAAAAACACCTGCTACGCCTCAAGGAAATGTAAGATTAGTAGGAGGAACATCAAAACAAGAGCTAGAAAAGGCAGCGGATTTGATTGTTAAAATATGTGGTAACACTTCTATTTTAATCAATCAAATTGTCCCATCTAATTTTGTTGAATATTGGAATATATTGAAACCTTTAATGAAATCTCAATATCAAAATGATGGACCTTTAGCAAATGAAAAAAGGAATGAACTATTTGAACTGGTAGTAACGAGAGATAATGTGGGTGAGGCAATGTGGTACATATACACAGGGTTTTTGATTGCATCAGTAGTTCAACTGAAAATTACAACTCGTGGTTGCGCAGTAAATCCAACACAAATGGCAAAGAATTATCAAAATTATGTAGCTGAACAAGAAAAATCAGAACAACAGCAACAACAAGCCACAAGTACAGTATATACAATCACAAATTAATATTTCAAATTACTACACATATACGATATAAGCAGGAATGTCCCATTTTTTTTCTATTTGATAAGCAGCCAATCTATGCATTCCATCTAAAATTGTATATTGATAGTTGTTATTGTTACTTTTATTAATAATTCAAATAGGAAGAGTTTTTATATTTGATTTAATTAGTGATTGTTGGTATTCTACTGACGAAATATATTTCACGCCGCGAGGTCTATTATGAGGAGGATATGCTTCACAAGCATTTGTAAAAGCTTCTCTATAAGCAAATTTATTTTTCCATTGTAAAAAATCAATAGTAATTAACTTTTTATTAAATACAAAATATTCAATGCATTCAAAAACATCATTGAAAAATTTATAAAAAATTGCTGAATTTACAGCTTTAAGCATTATGTTATTGTTTTTTTTTGTTTTGTTAAAATCTATAATTAAAATTTTCATATTTTTATCAAAAAAATTTAATATATATTCAGTTTTGGTAGTTTTATCTTTATCATATATTTTTTTTACATAATCAAGTATATAAATATATTCCAGATGTTCGTTTTGTTTATAATCTTTACATTTTTTAAGTTCTTGTGAGAACTTTGGTAATAGTTTTTTACACAATTCGATTAATTTGTTTCTATTAGTCATATTGAAGTTACTTAATATAAATATATTAACATAAAAATATTTATATTAGTATAGATTATTCTGGTTCAATAAAAACCCCAATTGATGCATTGTTTCGCCCATCCCAATTTATTTTTTCTCTACCTAAATGCTTCACATATAAATCCAAAGTTACTTTATTTGGAAATAAATCTCTAAAATTATTATCACATTCACTACAATTATATGAATTGTTATATTTATATGTAAATTGTTTATATAATTGAAAAAATCCAATAAATGTTTGACTAGATTGACTATAATGTCCGTTTTCGTTATTCAAAAAATCATTTAGTGACCAAAAGTCACGTCTTTCTCTAACTCCATATAATGTATTATCTTCAAAATTTTTAGGTATTTTTTCCAAAAAATTATCAGGTAAATAAATATCGGAATCCAAAATTAAAATAGTTTGCGTTTTATTATTGCTATTCAAATTAATATTATTTTCTATATGTTGTTGTGCAAATCTTACAGCACCTCCTTTATTAAATTTGGCATTGTTATAAAAATCATTATAAATTAAAATTTTAACATTTGATAAATGTTTATTTTTTATAAAATTAATTGTGTTAGTATCTTCAGGAGAAGTTACAATATACCATAGTTTGAAAAACAGTGCATTATGTTCTAATATATGACTTAATATATCATGGTAATTTACACAAACAGTAATTGCAAAAATTTCTATATTATTTTTATAATCTACAATATGATTTTTATAAAAATCATCCATTGTTAATCCTGACTTTTCAAATTGATCTTTATAAAAAAATGATTTCTCATATTCTGTTTGATAATTTATATCAATATTATTTATAGAACCTATTTTATATTCTCTTATTGAATACATTGCATAAGGAAATTCCTTTATAATGTGAAGCATATTATTTTGTTCCAAATGTAAATGTATTACTTTTTGTAAATTCCAAAAATTCTGTTCGTTCATTTTTAAATAATATTTATTTGACTTCATAATAAAACCTTGTAATACGTTCAAATATTTTTTAACATGTTTTCTTGATAAAACAACATGTCTATCCGTATATCCGCCATAATGCTCACAGTTTGGAAACCATATATAATTTTCATTCATGTATTCTACTTTAGGATGTGGCAACTGATAAATAAAGTCGCTTCTTGTAACAATAAATCTATCATATTTACTTATTAAATCATCTTCAATAAGTTTTTGTAATAAAAACCATCTCAAAAAAATAAGTTTACTACCAAAACCATAATGTTGATTTTCATTATTATTAATTCCTCCTAGAAAATAACCTTTGACTTTTAGAAACTCACTCCAATGTTTATGTTTTTTATATGTAACTATATTTTTTTGTTTTACTAAAGTAGTGTTATCAGTTTTTTTAATTCCATATACTTTATTTCTCCAAAATTCATTTTCTAAATTATTTTTATGAATTATAATTTCATCATCTTGAAACTCATCAAAATTATTAATGTCTTCAATGTAACCGTAAAAAGTAATATTATTATTATTATTGTTATTATGATTTTGATCTATTTTACCCCATAAGGCATTTTTATTATCGAGTTTTTCGTATTTAGGTCTATTATTTATTTCTATATTATAAGCATATTCAAATGGATCTCTAAAGTCTTCTGATGACTTGTAGAAGTATTTAAACTTAGAAAGTTGATAAAACGGATTATTATCATAATTGTCATCACTTGTTATACAACTACACAAACATAAATCGGCATTTAATTCATCAATAACATTTTTTTTAAAACTATCAAATGCTATTTTGTAATCACATATTTCAGATAATATTACTACAAGTGTTTTGGACATTTTACACGTTATATATATATATATCATACAAAATATATAATTTATATGTAATAAGCTTATTCAATAAGAGAGTTAAATAACTTTATAATTTCAAATTTTCTTCCTTCACTAAAATATTGAATGTGCATGAAATCTTTTTTATTTAATTTAATTTTATTTTTAATTTTATATTTTATTTCACTAAAAATATAATCATTATCAATTTTATTATTTTGTTCAGTACTATAGATAATATCATAGTCAAAAATAAAATCTAAATCAGAATCTAAATCTGATAATTCGTTAGAAAGTATATTTTGTTCTAATTTGTCATCATCGTCATTATCATAGTATCTATTGTAGCTAAAACCACTAAACTGACTTAAATTATCGTCTTCTTCCGTATTAAGTACTTCGTTTTTCACATAATTTAAATTATTATCTCCATAAACTTGAATGTATTTGATAGTATTATCATTCAAACTATTATTACTATCGATACTCATAATGTTACTATTAGTAAAACTATTATTAAAATGATTAGAAGTACTCATTATAATAATATATATATATATTATACTAAGAATTATAACAATTTTGGACTTGCTAAGTAAAACATTACTATTAAGTAACTTAAAATTCCTAAAATTAATGATAATAACCAAATTGGTAAAATTGTTTTGTTTTTATACCCTATTCCAAACTCCCTGATACTTCCATCTTTATTGTATAAAAATGATGGTTTTAACATTATAATAAATCCAAATAAAAATACAAATAAAATAATTGATATTAATGTAATATTTTCCCTTATATAAGTTTTATTCATAAACATTACAATAGTTGTTATTATTCTATTATAATATTCTATTATTAATAATTTTTAATAATTATTAATAAAATTTTAACAACAATCATGTTCAACCATTTCTTTTACTAAATCTTCAAAGTTATATTTTGACTTCCAACCCAACTCAGTTCTTGCTTTTGTAGAGTCGCCTAATAATTCTTCTACTTCAGCTGCTCTAAAATAACATTCATCGATAAAAATCAGTTCTTTTCCTGTATTTTTATCATAACCAATTTCATTAATTCCTTGACCTTTCCAACCAATATCAAAACCTCTTAAGCCAAATGCCTTTTCAATAAATTCACGAACTGAGTGAAACTCGTTTGTACTTAACACATAATCTTGTGGAACATCTGCTTGTAACATTAACCACATACCTTCTACATAATCTTTTGCATGACCCCAGTCACGTTTTGCATTTATATTTCCCATTACTAACTTATCTCGTTCACCCTTCAAAATCATTTGTAATCCTTTGGTAATTTTACGTGTTACGAATGTAGGTCCACGTCGAGGACTTTCGTGATTAAATAATATACCGTTGACAGCAAACATATTATAAGATTCACGATAATTTTTGGTAATCCAAAATCCATATAGTTTAGCTACACCATAAGGAGATCGTGGATAAAAAGGAGTTGTTTCTTTTTGTGGAACTTCTTGTACAAATCCATATAATTCTGAAGTAGATGCTTGATAAAATCGTATTTTATCTTGAATACCTGAACTTCTTACTGCTTCTAATAATTTTAATACACCAACTCCATCAGCTTCTGCTGAATATTCTGGCATTTCAAAAGAAACTTTTACATGACTCATTGCTGCTAGATTATAAATTTCTAAACGTTCTAAATCTTCGCCATAAGTTTCTTTAATTTGATACAACAAATGTAACAAGTTAGAACCGTCTGTTATATCACCATATTTTATAGTTAAGTTTTTATTATAATATAGATGCTCAATGCGATGTGTATTAATATCCGAAGCTCGACGAATAATTCCCCAAACCTTATATTCCTTTTCCAATAAAAATTCAGCCATATAAGATCCATCTTGTCCAGTTATACCAGTAACTAATGCAACTTTCATATTATTATTATTATTATTGTTGTTATATTTTTAATATTGTAAAAATACGAGTAACTTTATTTTATAATTTTTAAGTAAATTTATTCTAAACTTCTTTATATAATTAATTATAATTTCACTAAGAATAAACTAACTAAGAGTCATAATCATAATAGTGATCATTATCTACATCATCGCCTTCATATACACCATCCATAAAGTCTTCTGTAATACCTGCAATGTCATACGCTTCATCTTCTATTTCTTGTTCTCTCTCCATTTCTTCAATAAAGTCATCTAATCCTGGGTCTAAATTAGTATTAATCTGTCTTTTTTGTGCTTTTTTCTCATATTGTAACATTTGCTCTATAAATTCGCGTTCTTCATCATAAGTTTCTTTAACATATGTAGTTAGACCTTTTTGTAAACCCTTACTCCAAATACCTAACTTATTTATTTTTAAAATAGTGTCAGCGTCTCTGTCTTCATCTGTCATATCTTTTAATCTATCAGTAACAATATTTTTCTCTTTTTCTTTTAATCGAAATACTTTATCTTGAATTTTCTCATAAGAAACGTCTACTATTTCTTTATAGTTCTCCATAATAAGTAAAAAATCAATTAATAAATTGGCAACTTTTTGTTGCAAGTGTTTTTTATTTCCACTTATTAAATTAGTATCAAACTCAATTCTATTGTCATATTCAACATTCATATCTATAACAGTATTTGTTTCTTCTAAGTAATCTACTGAAAATATATCTTGAGTATCAACAATATTTGTTTTTTGTATTTCTCTGACAATCATATTTTCTTGACTTGATAAATGAATGTATTCATTTACTATTTTTAAAAAGTAATATTCATATAAAAATTTACTTGTACGTTCATCAAAAATAGGCTTCAACTCTTTTACATCACCACCTTCTTTCGTAGCAGTTTTTATTGTTATAAACGTAGGAGTAGAATTTGATAATTTTACTACACTTTCACAAGAACGTTGTATTTTTTGTAATACATTACTAATTGCGGGCACATCATAAAATACACGTAAACTTTCATAATAATCACTTATTATTTTTTTAACATTTTTTTCATGATTTTTTGACAATCCCAAATATTTTGGTATATGATTTTCTTTATAGTCTACTTTGTTTAAAATAATATTAGGAAAAATGTTTACAAAATTATCTATAAAGGTTTTAAAAAAATTAATATAATTGTACACTGAATCATTATGTATTTTGTTATTATTTCTTTGCGACTTATCAGATGACCAATGAGACAACGTGTTAATGAAATTTTTAACTTCATTAAATTTACTTCGTGTTACATCTCTTCCTTTATTTTTATCGATAAAATCCAAAAGGTTCATTGTCATTCTCTCTATTTCTTTGATTAAATAGTTATTAATATCTTTTACTTGTGGTGTTATAGTATCGGATGCTATATCAAATGTATCCATTGCATTATTAAAAAGGTCAATTAATGTTTCTTGAACTAATCGGTCTTTTTGACTTTCTTTCTGGTTTTCCATTTTAATTTCTTCTAATACATAATTAAATTTTCTCAATGACGATATTAAAATGTTATTACTTTCAAGATTAATAATATTATTTCTAGAAATAATTTGTAACATTCTTAAAAATGACTCCAAAGAATAATGAACGCCACTTTCCTTTAATTTTTTTATTATTTCGTCCACATTATCGATACTACTAATTAAATCATAAGGTTTCTCATTACAAAATGGTAGTATATTTTCAGGAATAGGAAGTAATGATCTGAAATTACAATAATATATAAATGCTTTATAAATAGTATTTTCACTGAAGTCTTTTTTGATAGGAGGATATATATTTTTTGTATTGATTGGACTATATAATAGTATAGCAGTTGAATACCCAATGATATCGCTTATAATATTTGAAAGATTATTAACTATTTGATTATATTCACTAATTCTACTATCTTCTTTTTCAAAATAAGCAATTGTTGTAGATGATGCACTATTTTTTTCATCACAACACGAATTTTCCAAATAATATTCATTATTGAGTTTACTCAAAATCAAATCCTTCTTTTTAACAATATCTTGTATATACTCTTGAATAGCAAGAGAATATTGAATTATTTTGGATTGAACCACTAAAATCTGTTCATCTTGAGCTTTAAATCCAGATTTAAGATTTGATAACAAACTTTTCTTGAATTCACTCGAAATATTAACTAAATTTTTAATTTTAAAAGGAACTAGTGGTGGTAAAAATTGCGTCCAATTGGTAACATCATACTCTTTTGGAATTACTTCTTCAGGATTAGTCAATAAAAATTCATTCTTTTCATCCATTTTTCGTTTTACATCAGATAATTTCAGTAAATTTTCATTGATTGCCATGATTATTTTTTTTTCAATAAATTCTTCTTTGGTGTTTTTTAATACATACCAAGGTTTTGCAATATTTTTTCTGATTTGAAAACAAATACATGTTAAATAACGAACACTTGTCATATCTCCTGCACCATCAAACGGAAACCCAGTAAATGATCTAACACAACCAGGAAAAGTTTTTCTGGTTTTTATAGATGGAATACTGGTTTGAACGGCTATTAAAAACATTCCTAATGTGTAATACAAAATGCTTGTATAATATAGATCTTCATAACTCATCGGTGGTTTCGATCCTGGTTTATTCGAAAGTTCTTTAATTCGTTTTTTATAATCTTCTTCATTGGGTAATGAAACTCGCAATACTTCTTTTACACAATTAATTATAAATTCTTTTTGATATTCTATATTAATACCCATTGCAACAGATAATGTAGTTACAATATTGGAAATCATGATTGATTCTGGATTATCTAACTTTAAGGTTTTATCTTGAACAGTAGTTTTTGATTTTATTTTATTTCCAATATCTTCTTCTAAAATTCCACGAGTAGAAATTTTAAATCCAGATTCATAACCTTCTTCAACATCAGGATCAATATATTTTATCATATAACCACTATTTTTATCAACCCATTTATCACCATCATCACTTAAAACTCCTATTTTTTTGATTATTTGATCCATTATATCATTGTAATTGGAATTATCATTTATATAAGCACTTGCTAAATTGAATTTGAATGTTGGTAATAATTCTACATTCGTTTCAATACAATACAACCAATGAGGAGTTTCTTTATTACCTAATGGTCCTAAACCATCTTCAATAAAAGAACGGCAACAAATATTTACAAATTTAATAATATCATGTTGTTTTTTGATAAAGTCAATTTGACCTAAAATTAAATCTCTATACTTTACAAATGGAGATATAACAATAGAATTAATGAATTCAGCTCCATCACCTTTATCAATATTATAACCTAATTTATATTTTTGATTATTATATTTCATCGCATGTTCATGTTTAATTTTTGCAGCAATTTTTATAATTTCAGATAAATAACTGTATTTTCTCTCAACCTTTGCAGTAAACTCTTCTTTTGTTTCGTTGTATTGTTTATCAAATTCTTTCATAATATCATTTAATGCATTACTTTGTAACTCGGTACTATCTAACACCAAACTTTTACATTTATCATCTTGTTTTTCAGGAACACTAATGCATTTCTCTTGTAAATTACAAAGTAAATTATTATCGCCAATACCATCCAATCCATTCGGTTCAAAACTTGCATCTAGTTCCCATTGATTATTTTTACGTACATAATATTCAAACGTTATTTCTTTATTAATAATATTTTTTAATATTGCATATTGCCCATTAATTACTTTTTTGTAGCCACTTATTAGAGTATATGCCAAATAATCCGCATCTTCGTCATTTAATTTATAAATAGTTTTTAATTTATTTGTTAAAAACATTATAAACTCTTCTGGTGATTTTGAGAACATTTCTTTTTCATAGTCATCTAATATACCATAATTCGTTTCATCATATTTTTTATCAAAATAAATTTGTTTATCATTATCATTTAATAAATCTTCTCTATTAAAATACAATTTTGCTATTATTTTTTTATTACATAATTTTGAACTAGCATCAGTTTCTTCACTGATAGTTTTGTTCAATCTATTTTTTTCACTATCAAGTAATTCATTAAATTGATCTAGATATCTTAAATGTATATTTTGTTTTACAAGAGTGATTGCATAAAGTTTTGAATCATCTTTTAATATAAGTTTTTTTAAAATTTCATTGTTAGAAAATATTTTTAAACTAGGATCAATATCAATATCATAGTCGTCAAAAAGCTCGCGACGCACACTATTTTTATCATTTACAATATTTACTACTGGAAAAGCTTCTAATGGAATTATTTTGGAAGACATATTTAAATTTTTTAAACTATAAAAAGACTTGGATTTTTCGGTGAAATTTTTATTATATAGAGAGATCTTTTCATCAATAAATTTGATAATATCTCTGTATTGTTGGTATGTCAAATTATTTGTATAAATTAAAAAAGGTTCTAAATAACTAACCACATCAACAAGAGTAAATTTACCATTTATATATTTTTTCATTAAATTGAATAATATTCGTATTTTTGGGACAATAATATCGATAAATTTTTCATACACTTCATCTTTTGTTAACTCTTTTTTATTGTCTTCAGAAAGATTAATAATGAAATTTTTAATATTATTAACAAAATTATTTTCATTGTAGTCAATATTATCATTGGTACTATTTACACTAACAACTTCAACATTTGTGTTTTTTTGTAACAACTGCCAATAATTAATGAAAATACTGTTTAAATTTGCACGTGTTAAAATAGTAGTACCTGGTAAATTAATTTGTGAATATCGAATAAATGGTTCTGGTAATGTTAGTATAGAACTTAAATACATTTCATCGGAAGATGTCATTTTAACTCTAAGTGCTTCAAGACGGCTTCCTTTTAAATTTGTAGCATCTAATTTAGTGAGACCCAAGTTGTATTTTTGAATAACAAATCGTTGAGTATTTAATAAGTTTTTAGAAAATACACTTGAATAAAAATCTCCAAGATTATCAATTAAGACGTTTAAATTTGAGTTTACCATTTTTTCATTTATTATGTCATATAATTGCTCATCATTTTTATTTTCAAATGGTGTAAAATATGGATTAAGTTCTTTGTAAAGTGAAGAATATTTATTTTGTTCATTTGGTAAGTTATTTGTTTTATAATCTTCAATCAATGATTGAATTTTGTCCAAATCTTCATTTATATTTACATTAATAATATCTGAATATTCATCTTCAGTTAATAAAGAATTATCCACATAAGTTTTTTTGATATTTTTTACAACTGGTAAAATCCATAAAAGACTTTGATTAAAGTTATTAAAATAATTGACAAGAGGTTTAAAGTCTGGTTTAAACACAATGGATCCACTAACATTACCATATTCATCGAAACTAGAAAACTGTTCTCGTAATTGTACAAATCTTTCAATTACATTATGAATATTGTTAAGAACTCGTGAGGTTCTCTCTGAATTAGGAATTGTAGACAATAATTCGTCTAATAAATCATTTGTTTGAGTTTCAATGCTGTATCTCTGTGATTTACCATAAACATTAACAAATTGTACCACAGGCCCAAGAACTTCATTTCCGAATTGAATTTGATCGGCTTTTATTACAAATTCTCTAATTTGGTTTTTAACTTCATTTAATGGTACTTGTAGTTGTATTGGTTGTGTAATAACTTGTTTTTCATCCACAAGATCTGGAATGAGATCTTCAAATAGTTCCTTTTTTTCAGTAGTTTCACTAACTTCACCATGTTCATCAGCTTTTGAAACACATGGTTTATCTCTAATTTCAAATTTTTCAATTGGTAAATCCTCTGGTATACCCTTATAATCAAAGTTAATATAAATAACATCTCCGTCTACCGTAGTTATTTCTATCATATCACTTTCTAAATTGGTTATTTCACCTGTGATAATTACAGGTAAGTCACCGCCAAAATAAATATTCAAACAAGTACCAGGTAATAAATTATTTTGTCTAGCATAACCTTTTTCATTACTTTTACTTTTGATTATTATTTTTTTAATAGAAGGATCACTTAATGTTCCATCTTCTTCAATTTTAATTTTAACTGTTTCTAATGTATTTACATTCACTAGTATCATTTTATTTTTATCGATATAGTCAATAAAAAATGTTTGTTCATTTATCTTTTCATTGTTAGGTGCATATATTTGAATAATATACCCTAATTCAAGTTGTATCGTTTTTTTTTCTTCCATATTTTTGTCATTATTTGTAATATTTTCTTTTGATTTATCAAGTATATTTAACATAGTAGTGTTGTTCTATAATTATGTAAGATATTTTTATGCTTAAGTAAAAACTATAATATTATAGTTTAAAGATATTTTGTTATACTACAATAAATTATAAAATGTCTAGTTCACTGCACGTAATTTTAAGTAATATTAAAGGTTTTAATGATTTACTCTATGATGATAAAAATGAAACTTTAAATATTCTTAAATTAAATAAATTAGAATGTAGAACAGAAAATAATCAACATTACAAAATAATATCTTATGACAAACAATTTTTGAATTATGAATTAGCAGATACATATGGATTGTGTAGATCAGTAATAGTAAATAGTGAAAATAATGTTGTAGGTTTTGCACCTCCTAAATCATTGCAAGCAGATACTTTTTTGAAGTTATATCCTGAAAAAACAAACGATATAGTTGCCGAAGAATTTGTGGAAGGAACAATGATCAATGTCTTTTTTGACCCAACTATAGGTTTAACTGGTGGTTGGGAAATTTCCACTCGAAACATAGTAGGTGCTACTTGTGGATTTTATAAAAATACTAGTTCTGAAAATCCTACTCTTAGTACAAAAAAGTCTTTTAGAACAATGTTTTTAGAAACAGCAAAAACAAACGATTTACTTTTGGAAAATTTAAATAAAAATTTATGTTACAGTTTTGTATTACAACACCCAGATAATCGAATTGTTATACCAGTAAAAAAACCAACGCTGTATTTAGTTTCAATTTATAGCATTGACAATAGTGACAAAAATAATATAAAAGTATATTACTACGATATGGAAGATATAAAAAATTCTTTCTGGGGTGATGCTACAATTAAATTTCCTGAAGTATATGATTGTAATGATTATTCAAAACTAATAGATACTTATGCTTCAATGAATACACCTTATGATAAGATGGGTTTAATTTTATTTAATAAAAAAACTGGACATAGAACAAAAATTCGAAATCCTGTTTATGAAGAAGTAAGACAGCTACGCGGAAATCAAACGAAACTGCAATATCAATATTTGTCTTTGAGAAAAGATGGAAAAGTCAAAGAATTTTTAAAGTATTTTCCTGATAATAAGAAAGAATTATCGTTTTTCAGAGATCAGTTACATTTATTTACAACTACATTGTATGAGAATTACATAGCTTGTTATATTAAAAAGGAAAAACCATTAAAAGAATTTTCACCTCAGTTTAGAACACATATGTTTTATGTTCATCAAAAATATCTTACTGAATTAAAAGAAAAAAAATTACATATGACATATAAAGAAGTAATAAACTATGTAAATTCAATTGAAATAAAGTTATTGATGCATAGTTTAAATTATAATATTAAAAAACACAACGATGATGTTGTCAATATATCCAATATTGTATAAATAATTTAAAATTTAAAAACAATGTAATAAACTATTTAATTATATATTTTTATAATATGGAATTTATATTTAGTTACTTACCAAAGGATATAATAAATAATATACTTTTATATGATGAACATTTTATTATGAGAAAAGGAGAGCTTATATCTATTATTCCAAAAACAGATGATAGATATAAATTATTAAGTTATATTACATGTAGTCCTGAATATGTTGAAAAAAATGGTAACACATATGTTTGTAAGTATTTTTTTAAAAATTTGTACAACTATGATGGTAGAAAAAGTAATAATTCTGACCTTATTCACATAAAATTAACAGAATATGAACATAGTGTTAAATATGAGTTTTGGATTGGAAGACAATATCCAAAGGCAATTAGTTCTGAATTTGGTAAAAAACAAATCTATCTTATAGAAGATCCAATGCAGTATAATTGGGTTTATACTAATTTTGGATTTATAAGATATGAATATATAATAAAATAATTTTATTCAAAATGTTTATTAAGTTTATTATAACTATCTAAATTATTTAATTTACATATTTTATGTGTATCTCCACTATTACCACCAGAACAACCAATTGATCTAGTGCAAACTTCCAAACATTCACTCATTTTTTTTACCCATCTTATTTGTTTTTCATTTAAAATTTTGTTATCATCTGTTTTAAGATATGACGTATCATTGTTTTCCGTTATAATATGACGTATCATTGTTTTCTATTATAAATTTATATATTGTTATAGTTTTATGTTAGTTTTGTATCATTTAATTATATTTATATAATAAAATGATATTTCAATTTAATACTATTCCAACAGATTTATTGTCTTTAGTATTAGAATATGATGGAAGAATTAAATATAAAAATGGTAAATATGTAAACATTATACATAAAAAGGATGAAAGATATAATATTATTCAAAAAATTATAGTAAAAAAAATAGAAATAATAAAAAAAAATCTAGATATTGTACACGATAATTTTTATTTTGAAGTTAGTTTTGATTTAGATAATAAAGTAGGATTATATTACGACTATAATCTTGGTAATAACAATAGATTTTTAATAGGTTATTATGATTCAAGAAATAATGATTATTTACACTTTAGAACATATTTATAAAATAATTAAATGTATATATATATAATGCCATTTATTAGTAGTTATAATGGAGCAATGAAACTATTATCAGAAATAGGCACTGGTAAATGCAAAGGCACTTGTAAATCGTCATGGATCCGTAATTTTAAGTATGCGTTAAAAACAAAAACAAATCCTTTGAAGTTAAATAAAAAACAACGTGAAAATATGTCAAAAAAATTAAGAAGTGTATCTGGAAGAGATGCTATAAACAAACATAGTAAAACATTAAAAAAATATAAAAATAGGAAATCACCCCCATATCCAGCAAATGAAAATTGTAATAAGAAAATGAATGGTAATGATGGAAATATATATATATCTAAACCAAATAAAAATAATATTTGTTCTTGGAAAAAAATAATTTAGAGAAATTTTACTATATGTGTATAATACAATATGAGATTTTTTCGATTTCTATTAGCTTCCGTTGCTGTATTTTTGTCGAATTCAACTGGGTTTGTAAATGGAATTCATGGTGAAACTTGTGAAATGGATAAAAGTGTATCTAGTGCAAATAACTGCATTCAATTCAGTGTAACCTCAGGAACTGGATGTGCTTGGATGTGTAATTATTGTGCTAATCAGTTAGCCACAAACAATTATTATTTTACAGATGGCGTGTGCACGTACCAAGAAGGTCAAGGATGCGTAGGAAATCCAATTGCCGGAAAAACATATAGCTGTTGTGCTGTATAATATTAGAAATAAAAAAGATGATATTTTATTTGTAGTATTCAAATAAAATTATTAGTTAAAATTATATAGTATTTTAACTAATTCAATATTCTATTTAATTTTTATGAGATGATTATCTATTTATAAAATGGATTTATTTTTTAACAAACTCTTTTTTAATCTTGTTGAATACAAGTAAGGCATCATGAATACACTCTTTTAAATATCCTTTAATACTTGAAATATCGACTGGTTGTTTAAATGCAATACGAATAATACTTTCAATATCATGAGGATGAAATTTCTTAAAACCAACAAAAGATACAATTTTAGTACCTTCAAAGAATTTATCATATAAAATAAATTCCAACACTTTTCCAATAGTATAATCTTCATTTTGTAATAAAATATCATAACAATTAGACATAGTATTTAATGAATTTTTAATTTCAATTTCATCTGTATCAATCAATGTATCCAAATCAGTAAAACGTTTTTCTATTATTTCACATGCTTTTACAAGAAGTTCATTATTAGTATAAACGCCTATTGTTTGTACAATAAAATCAAAACTATTTTTTTTAACAATTCGTAATCCATCCAATAATTTCCAATTTTTACTCTCAAAATCAATTTCTTTTTCATTTTTACCTTCGTCTTTCCATCCTTGAATTTTTTTACCTAGTTCACGGTCAATTGCAACATCATCTGGTGTAAATCCATAAGAACATGTAGACGCAACATTAAACATTCCATCATCTTTAGCATTTGATAATGAAAATTCACAAGTAAAATTAATTTTTTCACCAGGAATATCATCTGAAATTTTTGGTCGTAGTCTAACAAAATCAATAAAATTATTTGTATAATCATTGGGTGGAAATATATTTCGTGTATCCTTTTCACTTAAATAACTATCAGTCAATAGATTTTTAATTTTGAAGTCTTGTGTAGTAACATACATCATTGTATCTGTTGTATTTTCAACATTCACCTCTAACAAATAATTTTTTAGATTTATATTATCATAATCAGTAATATGAATAGGAATGCAACTTAAACGTTGCTTCAAAATTTCGTTATTTAAACGTGTAGTATTTGTTATTATATTTGCTTTACATTCTTCATAGGGTGAAGTTTTAAATACAACTGTAGGAATATCGGATAAAATAGTTCTACGAATTGCATTGGCAATACTAACGTTAACACCTTCTAATGTAAATGTTAAAGTTTCTGCTTTAGTATTTTTTTGTTCGACAATATGAGGGTTCATTATTTATTATAATAGTTTATATTTATATTACTATTTATATTGAATTTATTTATCATTTTTTTTAAAAATAAGTTAAAAATTACTTAAATAAATTCAATATAAATAGTAATAAATTATGAGTACAATATTATATTATAGCAATTTTTGCGAACATTCGAGAAAACTTTTACAAACATTATCTAAATCGGATATTAAGAAAGACATTCATTTTATTTGCATAGACAAAAGAGTAAAGGACAACAGTAATAAAACATTTATTGTACTTGAAAATGGTAATAAAATTTTAATGCCAGAAAATATTAGTAGGGTTCCTGCATTATTATTATTAACTCAAGGATACAATGTATTATACGGAGATGCCATTTTACAACATTTTGGACCTACTCAAGAAAAAATGGTAAAACAAGCAACACAAAATAATATGGAACCAATGGCATTTTCATTTGGAAGCGGAGGTGGTTTTGGCGATGTAATTTCAGATCAATATAGTTTTTTAGATATGGACGCGGAATCAATGACAGCAAAAGGAAATGGAGGAATGCGTCAAATGCATAACTATGTTGACTTAAACATGACTAATCAAATGGGGATACAGTGTCCTACTGATGACTTTGATTATAAAAAATCGAATAAAATGCCGGAAGGACTTACTGTGGAACAGTTACAACAACAAAGAGAACAAGATTTTCAAAAATTAACAGGAGGTCGACCTCCTATGGGTATATAAATTTATGGTGTGGTAAATTTTATGGAAACGAAATATTTTGAAACCAAATATCATACCAATATATTTTATTATTAAAAACAACTTAAAGCTATATTATCATTTAATATTATATAATAAGTAAAGTATGTCATGTCAATGCATATGCCAATTAAAAGAAAATTATAATTTAAATCCTAATGATATTGAAAATGAGTCGCCAGAAAGAAAAGCTGTTCGTGAATTTGCTCAAAATCATGCTATGTATACTTTTGGTGGACCACAAGCAGAACATATTTTGAATGCAATTGTAGATGGATTTTTCTTATTTAATTTACGTAAAGATAAATATATGTTAAAAAGTAAAGATGAACTGTTACAATATTGTAAAGATGAAAGTGTTTCATTTCAAGAAAAATTGTATTTCTGGGATATTTTTCTTTTTAACCAAAGACCCGATTTTTTAAGTGATGATGAACATGAATATATTAGGTCATGTGGAGACCTTGATGGTTACACACCACCACGTTATGAAAGACCATCAGGATTTATGAAGCCAATTATTGTCAGTGATGAGCTAGCACAATTCCTTGACAAGCCTAGTGGAACTGTAATGCTGCGCTATGATGTAGGTAAGGAAATAAATGCATATATTACAGCTAATGGTCTTGGAAATGGACGCAAAATAAATCCCGACGAAAAGCTTAAAAATCTGCTTAGACTAAGCGAGGGAGACGAACTAACTTACTTTAACCTTCAAAGATACATGAAGCATCACTTTCATAAAGTAGAATGAGAAAAGGTGTAACAATTGATTGTTTTTATTAATTTATTAGATAAATTAATAAAAACTGATTTAAATATAAATTAAAAACTATAGTAATGACAAGTCAATCTACTATTTTATCAAAATTTAACGAACACTTTGTAGAATTTATAACGGACGTTCAAGAAGTATTTCCAGATGATGTTGATATACTAAGTGCTAAAAATTCATTGTTAATGATTAAAAGAGCTAATCCTAAATTAATAATTAAAATTTGGAAAACACATATTGTTGATAAATATGCGTCAAAAATAGAAAAAGGCGACATTTCATTTTTTATAAATAAAGATTATTCAGAAGATTTATCAACAAATTATTCTTCTAGTAAAATAATGGATGGAATAGACAGATTAAGAGGACCTATTAAAGAAATGAGTGCGGAGAACCAGGGAAAAACAATGAAATATATACAAAATTTGACAAAACTGTCTATGTTATATGAAAATTAAAATCAAAATCAAAAGTTTTTAAATATAAAAAAAAAGTTTTGATTTAAATAAATAAAATTATATACAAAATATAGATATTATGAGTGATCAAACTACCAACACAGAAACAGATGTACCAGTTGAATTTACAAAGGTAATAAAGGACTTTGTAAATGATATCAAGTCTACATTTCCAGAATATGCACCAATAATTAATAAATGGTGGAAAGATCCATCTAACTTTGATTATATAGAAGAACAAGAGGAGAGAAACAAGGCAATTGAAGAAAGTGAAATTTCTAGTACAAAAATTTTATTTTCTTTTTGTCAAAAAAAATATCCGCTGAAGTTTTTTGAAATACTTTATCAAAATGATGATATTTTTAAAGAAGAATCTACAAGTGACACAGAGTTTTTACCACATATTCATTTTAAAGATTTATGGCAATTTGATATTACAAATAAAACAAGAGAAACAATTTGGAAATATTTACAGTTAATTTTGTTTTCTATTATTAATACATTAGATAATAAAGATGCTTTTGGGGATACAGCAAAAATGTTTGAAGCAATTAACGAAGGTGATTTTAAGAGTAAATTAGAAGAAACATTGAGTAAAATGCAAGAAATTTTTAATAATAGTACAGATAGTTCAACAAATGACGACACTTCTAACTTCGGTTCAAAATTAAACTCAGAAGATTTACCAAATCCAGCTGATTTACATGAACATATTTCAGGTATTTTGGAAGGAAAATTGGGTAAATTAGCAAAAGAAATAGCAGAAGAAACTGCTGAAAATTTGGATTTAGGTATAGATATGGATGGTTCTGGTGATATGAAAGACGTTTTAAATAAATTGGTTAAGAACCCTGGGAAGTTAATGGGACTAGTAAAAAATGTTGGTGAAAAGTTGGACACAAGAATTAAATCTGGTGAAATAAAAGAAAGTGAGTTAATTGCTGAAGCTACCGAAATAATGAATAAAATGAAGAATATGCCTGGTATGGATGGTATTCAATCGATGTTGAGTAAAATGGGAATGGGTGGTTTAGGAAAAGGTGGTAAGGTAAATTATGGTGCAATGGAAGCCGAATTAAATAAAAAAATGCGTAATGCTAAAATGAAGGAACGCATGAAGGCAAAAGCAGAAATGAATAAATTAGCAAAGAATATGCAAGAACAACAACAAGCAGAACAAGCATCTCAAAAACCAGCTATTTCTGAAGAAGAACTAATTGCATTATTTAGTAAAGGTGAAAAAGCAGTGAAAACACCGAGAAATGCAAATGCAAATCAGAATAAAACCCAAGACCAACCACCAAATCTTGATAATCAACAACAAATAAATAAACCAAAAAAAAATAAGAAAAAAAATAAAAAATAAAGTATTATATATTTGTTAACAAATATAAATATAAAAATCGTATAAACATTATATAATTTTATATAATGTTTGAAGATGCAAATACATCCGGAAAGCATTTAATATGTGACTTCAAAAAAATAGCTAATACTGAATTATTAAATAATAAATTAGGATTAAAACTATTATGTAAAAATTTATGTATTGAAAATAATTTTACAATTATAGGTGAAACAGATCATGATTTTCACCCTCAAGGATGTAGTTTTATTTTTTTATTATCAGAATCTCATTTATCAGTTCATACATTTCCTGAAAAAAATCATATTTCATTTGACTTATATACATGTAGACAATATGATAATAATGATGTTTACTTAAATATATTTTTTGATTTATGTAAAAAGTTGAACACTAAACCAGAAACATGTAATTACAAAATAGTTGATAGATACTTTTAAAGCAACTTTTAGAAAAAGTTGCGCAAATCTACTTTTTATAAAAGTAGAGCAAAACACTTTGGTTCAACCTTTAAGAAAGGTTGCGCAAAAAACTTTGGTACAACCTTTCTTAAAGGTTGTTTTATACAAATTATTATTTTCTAAGTACTGAGAAATTGTCTTTAAACCATTGAACAGAGTTTTGAATACCAATATTTATATTTGTGAATTCAAAATTTGGATATAGTTTTGTGAGTTTACTATTATCTGCCGTTTTTTTATATTGGCCATCTGAATAAGAAGTATCAAATACTAAGTGATCTTCATAATTAAACTCGCGTGCAATTTTTTTTGCAATTACTTCTATACTTATTTCATCATTTTCATTTACTGATAATATAATTGGTTCTTTTTCATTATATTCTAACAATGACCACATAATTAACTTAGCTAAATCTATAGAATAAATAAATTGACGTAAAGGTTTGCCTGATCCACATACCACAAAGGGTTCATTGTTTTGTTTTGCTGAATAACATTTATGTATTAAAGCTGGAATTACGTGACCATCTTCAATTGAATAATTATCATGTTCACCATATATATTTGTAGGTATTACACATATAAAATTATCACCATATTGTTGTTGATAAGCATTACTTTGAACCTCTAACATTCTTTTAGCATATGCATATGCATCATTTGATGAATGAGGAGGACCATTATGCAACATAGTTTCATTGATAGGATAAGTAGACTTATCTGGAAAAATACATGTAGATAAACAACTAACTACTTTTTGTACTTTATAGTCGTGACAACATTTTAAAACATTATAATTTATAATAGTATTTTTCTCATACATGTCGACTTTATAACTCATATTTTTGAATAAACCACCTACACATGCTGCTAAATGAATTACAAAATCTGGTTTTTCTTTTTCAAATAAATTGTGAACTTGTTTTAAATCTAATAAGTCGCAATCTTTAGAACTTAAAAAAATAAATTCATGGTCATAATTTTTACAAATAGACTGAATTCCATGCCCAACTAAACCGGTACCTCCAGTGACTAGTATTTTCATTATATATAATCCACTTTTAAAAAAAGTGGAGCAAAACGAGTTAAAGTATATAAAAATTTGTATTTCATCTACTTTAAAAAAAAGTAGATTTAAAAGTGAAAGTTAAAGTGTTTTTGCTCGACTTTTTTTAAAAGTGGATATATATAAGAATGACAAATATTCAGTTTTGGACTAATGATCCGACAATACTATTTAATAAAGACTATATTTTTGAATTGTGGCCTACATCAAAAATGTGTTACGAACAAAAGATAAATGCTATATCGCGTCTTATAATTTTAATAACAATTTTAGGATATATTTTAACACAAAGTATTCGAATTTTACTAGTTGGATTAGTAACTTTAGCTTTACTATTTATCATGTATAAAATGCGAAAACCCAAACTAACGAAAGATATGATGAATATTAATGAAGGTTTTGTGGTAAATGGAAATGAAGTAACAGGATTGTTTGACAATAAGCAAAAAACAATTACTAATCCAGTTACTTTAGAAAGTGTTTTAAGTACAGAATTTAAAGAAGGTAACAAAAAAAACCCATTTAGTAATGTTCTTCTTACTGATATCATGGATGATCCTAATAGAAAAGCAGCACCTCCAAGTTTTAATCCTGATGTAGAGGAAAAAATTACAAAGGATGTCAAAAAATCTGTACAGTTCATGAACCCAGGAATTAACAATACAAATAAGCAATTATATAGTAGTTTATGGGATAACTTTGAATTAGATCAATCAAATAGACTTTTTTATAGTACAGCAAATACGCGAGTAACAAATGATCAAGGTGCTTTCGGCGATTTCTTGTATGGTTATATGCCTAGTTCCAAGGAATCTAATCAAGATGCTGCTATGGAACGTGTTAAAGATAGTTACAGATATACATTGTATTAATTTATTTTTTGAATTATATTTATATAATATATATTAATGTTAACTGAAAAATCTAAAGAAGAAATAGAAAAAGAAAAAAATCTTGTTTTTGAAGAAGAAAAAACAAATCTTCTTAATTTGCTTTATGAAATATTTAAAATTTTTGATAAAGAAATAAATAAAGATAATTTTAATAAAATTAGTGACTATATAATATCTATAACAAGTTTATTATTAATAATAGAAAAAAACAATTTTATTAGTGTTGATGAAGTCGATCAAAAATTAGATAAATCTACAACTTATAAAACATTCAAAACAAAAAATGCTTCTATGAAATTAATAAAAAATGCAAATATTAATTTAAATAAGACCAATTATAATTTAAATGGCGGTGGATTTCTTCAACTAGCAATTTTAGGTGTTGGTATTGCGTCAACTTTAGTAAATTTAACATCTGCTGCCATAGGTACAACAGTAGGTGCTTTAAAGGAAGATAGAATGGTAAAAGGGTTTGAAGGTTCTTTGGAAAAAGCGAAAGCATTTAAAACTGCAATGGAAAATAGAGGAGGTAGTTGTGCTTTCAATAGTGAATTGCAAACAAAAGATAAAAATGAGTTTAATAAAACGGTTGGTGTTTTTAAATACACACATGCACCAGAATTTGTGGCACAGGATATAGATGATTATGTTAAGAAAAATCCAGGAGCAATATACGAAGATTATATACCAGGTTCACATAGATATAATACAAGAGGAATAAACCAATATAATAGTGAATATAATATTACTCAAAATGTAATGGGTAACGACTACATCATGAGGTATGGCCATAAATTTTTTATTGCTCATAATGAGCAAAATTTCATTAAAAATTGGGAATATACATTGGAAATTACAAAAATGATTTCTAAAAACGTTTATTCAAATTGGGAGACTTCTACAAATGCAAAACCTGGAGATATTTGTATATTTTTTATGGCATTTAGGGAATACGACGGAGGTCATGCTTTTAATGGGCTTGTGCGGAAAATAAATGAAGAGTATAAAGTAGGAGCAATAGATAGCAATGATTATACAAACCTTATTGATATTGATAGCAATGATAATATTGTTCCTGGTAAAGCCTATAAAAGAGGTTGGATAAGAGTTGAAGAAGGTTTTTTTACACCAGAAGAAGAAAAAGAATTAGGTGATGCTATTATTAAAACAGATAATCCTTTACTTTCTGTATTTGATAGGTATAAAGAAGAGGTAAGTTTATTTGGTTATAATTTATATAAATATAGAGATTGGAATAATCCAACTTCTGAGTTTTCAATAACATTTGAAAACAATGTGGCGGAAGAAAACTATGGTAATTTCCCTACACCTACAACAGGTAACATGGCTATTGTTGATTTTGGGGTAGCAGAATTTCAGGCTTTCATTGAAGCGAAAAATATGGTTAACAATATAGCAACTAGTTATTTTGAAGCTATAGAAAAACACCCTGGTTCTACTTTTAACGATTATATTGTAAATGATAATTTTTTTCAACACAAAACTACATTTGGTGGTAAAAAAACAACTAAGAAAAGAACTAAAAAAACAACTAAGAAAAAAACTAAGAAAAGAACTAAGAAAAGAACTAAAAGAACTAAAATAACAACTAAGAAATAACGAAACTGATATAAATAAAAAATTGAATATTATATTATTAATAATATTAATATAATAAATAAAATAGACATGGATATTAATACTTTGAATAAACAAGAGTTATTAAATAAATGCAAAGAACTTGGATTAAAAAATTATAGTTCTAAAAATAAATCACAGTTAATAGAAATTATTAACTGTTCCAAAAATGATAACTGTAACGTTGAAAATGTAATTATTTCGAATGTACAAGAAACTCCACAACTGAAACAACTGAAACAATTGAAACAATTAAAACCATTGGTTAAATGGAGCGGCGGAAAAGGGGACGAAATAAAACAATTTGAAAAATATTTTCCATCTGACTATGATACCTATATTGAACCTTTTATAGGTGGTGGCTCTGTATACTTTAACTTGTCACCAAAAAAAGCAGTAATTAGCGATGTCCATAGTGAATTAGTGGATTTCTACCAGTGCATTAGTGATGGAAAATCAAAAGAAATATATGATTTTATGGTTGACACTCCTAATGACGAAGAAACTTATTATAAAATTAGAGATAAAATGACCATTACGAGTGAGTTGGATAATGCCAAACGATTTTATTATCAAAGAAAAACATGTTTTCGAGGTATGTTACGATATAACAAAGAAGGTAAATTTAATATACCATTTGGTAAGTATAAAACAATTAACTACAGTGAACTTGTAAACCCTGATTATGAAGACTTGTTAAAAAGAACGGAAATACTAAATACTAGTTTTGAATATATATTTGAACACTATAATGATGAAAACAATTTCATGTTTTTAGACCCTCCATATGATAGTGAATTTACGGACTATGGATATTGTCAATTTGGGAAAGACGAGCAAAAAAAACTTGCTCAACTGTTCAAGGAAACAAAAATAAAATGTTTAATGGTAATAGGAAAAACGAAATTCATCGAAGAATTGTACAAAGATTATATTGTAGATGAATATGACAAAAAGTATAAATTTAAAATATATGCAGGACGCATTGGTAGCGAGATCAATACAAAACATCTAATTATCAAAAATTATTAAATTACACTGGGAATACATTAGTATAAAGGTGTATTCCCCAAACTAAATTCTTTTGTTATATTATTAAAATCAGATAAAGCTCTATTTTTACAAGTATGTAAAAAATAAAGAGGTCTAAAATGATAATGTGTTTCAGGTAACATTAATAAATGAGGATATAAAAAATATTTTTGATTAGGAGATTTGTAGTCATTGATTTTCATCCATTCCCTGCCAACCATACTCCAAATATACAATGGTTTTATATATATTCCTTGAATGATGCCTTCGCTAGATCTTTGTGTATGTACAATACCTATAAAAGTAGTTTCGATTTTAAATATAGTATCAATAATTTCATTTTTAATATGATTATAATATGCTCCAGTATATTCAACTACATCACCATCGTTAATGTTGACTTCCGATTCATCATCTTTTACTAATACGCGATAGTTGTTATTTTTAATTATAATTTTCATGACTACTTATAGTTAAAACTTTGTTTCTATATAGTTATACTTTATATAAATTAAAAAAATGGGATAATTCCCAATTTTTTCTATTTTTATAAGATTTAATGCATGTAAAACAGTAAGTTACTTTTCAAAATGAGTACGAATTGTAGTTCCAATTTCTCTAAAATAAGAATAAAAGTCATCTTCACTCCAAACAACATTTATTATTTTTAAGAAGTCGTGCATATGGTCTACTTTCACACCGCCTTTTTCAAATGTTTTAATATGCGATAATCCAGCAGATAAAATTTCTCTGTTATAAACACTCCAATTTAGTATTCCAAAATTAATGACATAATCTGAATATGTAGATTTTAATGAATTTTCTATTTCTTTGCATTTATTGATAGTTGCAGGTAATTTTTCAGTATCCAGTTCAATGTTACCCTTTAGTTCACGATAATAAATTGTTTTTGTTTTTATATTTTTAAAAATTAAATCGACGTCTTTTTTTTTATTGTTTATTTGTTGAACACCGCAATGCAAGAGCTCTAACTCATCATTTGTTTTGATTAATTCTTTTGAAATAAACTCTCCAAGATGCCCTAATTTAATATTAATTGATTGTTCACTTGGTTTCGCACCATATAATAAATAGGATATTGATCCATGCTTCGTCAATGTTAATTCACCCTTTAATATTTGTTCAACCCATACATTGCATTTATTTTTTAAATCTTCAATGACTGATTTATTTTGTGACATGATTTTCCTTAGTATATTTAGAATGTTATTATTTATAAACACTAAGGAAAATCAATTCAATTTTTTTTTTATTTACCACATAAAATTGAATAAGCACTTTATTTTATATAGTTAAAATAAATATATTTATATAATTATATAAATATATTTTCATAATGTCACAACTTGTACAAATAATTAATAATACAATTAAAACACCTACCATAGTAAATGATACAAGTAACTTTGTTGTAGTAACATATTGGTGGGGACGAAATAATTTAAATCAAAATACCGCGCGTCCTTGCATAGCTTTTTATGAAGATCTTATAAGAAAAGTAATAAAATTTTTTATTGATATGATAAATACTGTTACAAAAGATATACAAAATAAAGATGCAATACCAGTTATTATTACAAATATTTTAAAAGGTTATAAAGAAGACAAAAAAACTTTGCCTTATGTTAGACTTATATCAAGAAATGCTACTTCTTATATGAATTCTATATATGAATATTGTAATATAGATAACAGACTTACTGAACAAGAAAAAAATGAAAAAGCATTAGCAATATTGGAAAAATTAAAAAGCACAGGTAAAACACCTCAAGATTTTGAATTTAAAGATAGAACCTATGTTGAAAACATATTATTTTTAATTATTAAATACGTTATACTATCAAATGAAACTGAAATTATACAACTATATTTAATCAATGATGAAATCTTAAAATTACAAAAACAATTTGTTGAAACGAGAGAACAAGAACAAGATTATAGTATGTTAAAGTCTCAAATAAAAGAAATTCAAGATAAAAAAAATAGTATAAATAATAAAATAAAAGCAAATTTGCGAGTAAAAAAAAATCACGACGAAAGCAGTGGATTTAGCGATCCTAAATACAATAACACAAATATTTTTGATATTTTAAATATGGAGTTACGATATTTAAACCCACTTACATTTGAACAAATGATAGATAAATGGGAAAATGCATGTAGAATTATGAATTGCAATTTTTTATCGGTTGAATATCCTGAATTTGCACAACCAGGCGGTTATCAAATGGCAATTAATGCAAAACCACTATTTATTAAAAAGGCACTTGAACTATGTGGCAACAGAGGTGTATTGTATATAGATGGTGATATGTATATTAGAAAATACCCAGGAATTTTTGATATGAAAGACGTTGATTTTATGGCAAGAGGATGGTGGATAGACCCACGTTCTAGTTGGAAAATGGATGAAAGTATTACTTATGACCCATATACATTTGAAACATCTGGAGGCACAATGTTTTTCTCTCAGTCACATGAATCAAAAATATTGGCAGACAAATGGATAACTGAATCAGCTAAGCCATACAATGTGGGAAAAGCGGATGATAGAATTTTATCATTGATTTTTAATACCAATAAATTTTTATGTAATATGAAAATTATTCAGTTACCTATTGAATATTTGTGGTTAACATTAGACTATGATGAACGTTTATTAGAGCTATTATATGATTATGATGTAACTAGAATGACCGAAACAATATTTATAGAACATCCTGAATGTTTAACAAGTGAAGATACGGCTGCTGGCGCAGGTGCGTCAAATGATAGAACACCAAAGTTTTATTCCTTTTTAGAAAATTTAAATGCTGTATCAGAACTTTTCCATGAGTACATCTTTTTTCCTGATAAAGAAATGACAAATGCATTTAAGAGTTATTTAGATTACATGAAAAATGTTACTTATTTGGATGATGGTAATGAAGAATTGGTCAAAAAAGGTTTTGTGGATAAATTAAATCCTACAAACAATGAACAACCCTTGTATATTATAGACTACGATGATAGATATGGTAATAAAAAATATGTAAGTGATCCAGAAGTAACAATCAATCAAGTTGCAGTCATTAACTTAGATAGAGCTCAAAGTATGAATATAGAAGGGTTGAACTTAATTGCAGCTGGTGATAATATGGTCGAAATACAAAACACAGATAATTCAATTGATGACGCTAAAATGATTTCTTTGTTTATTAAATTGTTAAATCAAGGAAAATATGTTATATATAATCCAGTAAATAAACCTGGTTACGACGCACGTTATTATGATACGTTAAAATCCAAATTAGAATTATATAAATCATTAGAATTTGTATTTGTTCCAGAAATAAAATCCTATGATTTTGGTGATTTTTTTAAACCAGCTATTAAGACAAATATGCCTATGTTATTTGGTCCAGGAAATGATATATTAATTAAAAGTTTATCCATGTTTTTATCTTTAGATGACTTGTCTGAATATATTAACAATGGTTCTTATGAAATTATATCAAGGTTACGTATTGGGTATATATTTCCTTCTAAAAATATACAACCCTTAGGTAACCAGATTACTAGTGGGGGTGGATTAAATGAATATATGGATGATTATGAAAATGGATTAGAAGATATGTATGGAAATAAAATGACAGGAGGTATTAAAACGAAGCACAAAAAAACGTACAGAAGAAAAAAACATAATAAAAATAAAACAATTCGTCGTAAGCATAGAAAGTAAGCTGGTTAATTTTGTTACATTTTTATTTATAATTTGGGTTCCATTCACATGCTCCTTTTATAAATTTTGTAATAAATGGATCTACTTGATCCATTGTTTCATTTGAAAATAATTTACTGTGTTCAAAGTCAATCAAATACATTTTTTCTTTATAATATATAAAATTATAACCAGTAATATCAGGATATTCTATTCCAGAATAGTATAACTTTTTTATTATTTCTTGCATCATTTTAAACAATTTTTTAGGAACATTTTTAACATCTTCTCCATATTCATCGGATATATTCATATTCATTATTTTTTCCATAACCATTATTTTTTTCGATTTATCATACTTGTAAATTTTTGGGACATCAATAATGTTTAAATTATAAATCATTTTGTGCATTTTGTATTCATTTTCTTCAACATTATGTTTAGTAAAACACATTGTTTTTTCAAATTCTTCTTCAGTCATAGGTTTTTTCATTTGCAATGAAAATAGTTTTCTAATAGTATAATTTATAAATATAATAAAATAACAACTCATTTTTATATTTAAACGTGTAAAGATACAAGTAAATAAGCCTAGATAAAGACATAGAAAGCCCTATTTAGAAGGTTTATAAAACAATTATTTTTAAATATTAAAATTGTTTTATATAATATATATAATATAGTATATACGATGTCAAATGTATCAAATTACTTGTTTGATAATATGGGAAGGATTGGTTTAGATCCATGTTGCAAATCACAAGAAGATATACAAAATGTAGAATATGCAAATTATATGTTACAAAATTATTTTTCATCTGATTGCTCTATGAAAAACCCAAAAGCTTTAGCAACATCTCAACCAGGCATTTTTTATAATGGAGGTTATGGAAGTGGTGCAGGTGGGTGTAATATTGATGATTCTTCTAATCTTTTGATTGGATCTATTCAAACACACCCTAGATGTCACATCGATTTATTTCAACGTCCTTTTGCGACTGTTCCATATTTAGGAAGAGGTTCTGTAAACCCAGTTGTTGAATCTCAAATATTACAAGGTGAACAAATTGTAAATAAAAAAAGTGTAACAAATTTAAGTGAGAAAAGTTATGTAAATTACCACTCTACACCTTTGTTGCCTGCAATTAAAGAACAAATTAATAATCCTGCAAATTGTGTAGAAGGGGTTGCATCGGAAGGGTGGATACGCGGAGGTGTACCATCGCGTGAGCTAACTCGTGATGCAGACTACTTTAATAAACATACACAGTATCAATATGTATAATCAACCTTTAGAAAAGGTTGAGCCAAAGCAACTTTTATAAAAAGGTTATTTTGAACCACTTTTTCGAAAAGTGGTAAGGTTGAGCCAAAGCAACTTTTATAAAAAGTTGCGCAAAATAATTTTTTCTTTTGAACTAATTTTTATTTAAAAATAATTATAGTAATGTAAAGTATTATAATTATTTTATGACTGATTTTATTAAAATAGGACATGTAGTTACATACAACGACCCAAATTTATTTGAAAAGTTTCATATAATAAAAGACAAAGAAGAACAACAACAATTTAGAAATATTATATACAACTATGACTTACTTATGATCTTTAATTTAGAAGATTTTCTAGAAGAAGTAATTAATGAAAAAATTAATAAACTTTACAAAATAATGATAAAAAATGGAGAAATCAAACAAATAGTTACAGAATTAACTAATTCATTAAATCAAACCGATACTATGGTAGGGTTTATGTTATTGTTCTCATATGATAATTTAGCTTTGTTTTATCCATGCTTATGTGAATTTTTAGAAAAAGGAAGTATAAGTTTTGATAAATTAGAAAGTATAAAAAATAATATATTTTAATATTATAAAATAGATAATAATGGCATCAACACGTAATAAAAATACACAAGGTAATTATTGTTTAGAACAAAGAGAATATGCTCATTCAGAAAATTATACGTTATATCCTAATTCACAATATGGTGCTGCTTATGACACTAGAATGCCTGGCACTGGTTTATTACCTGCTCAAATTCCTGGCAATAAGATGTCTTATAATGCACCAGATATTGAATCGTTTTTATTTGGTATAAATTCAACAAATTTGGTAAATCCTGCTCCTGTTTTTGTACCTGAAATAAAAGATTTGTGCTGGGCAAATGTTTTCAAAAAAGGACCTATATATATACCTGAACCTTTAGTAATTGAAAGAAATCAACGACCATTTCCTGTACCAAATTAATTTTGTTTTACTATATAATATATATATTAAATAATAAAAGTTCGAATTTCAATTATTTTACAACATATTTAATATTGTGGTGTGGGGAATTATATAAACTTATATGTAATCTTTTAAAATTATATAAATTGACATAATTATCCCATAAATAACGCAAATTATCAAATTCATAATCATTCAGTATTATTATAGTTCCTTGTTTAGATAATCTATATGAGTTTATAATATCACTAGCAGCAAATTCAGTTGAAATACTTCCATCTATATGTATTAAATCATAAATATCATTTATATTTGGTAATGTATACGCAGTGTTACCAATTATTAAATTTATTCTGTTAGAAAAAGTTTCTTTTAATTTTTCATAGCAAGGTAATGTATATTTATGCTCTACTAAGTCAAAACAAGTTACTGTTATATTTGGATTTGATAATAACATTAACAATGCAGAAAACCCTGAATTAAACCCAATTTCCATAACATGTTTAATGTTTTTATTTAATAGTACATTACTTATATTTTTTGCTTTATTAATATACATATCATTGAAATCAGTTGTATGATGTACCATAAAAATATTACCTTCTAATAACTCATCACAATTTTTAATTATTGGTAATAAATTATCAATTATATATATTTTTGTTTTTTCAATATTTGTACAAATAGTAAAATCTTTACTATTTTTTAAAAAATTATTCATAGTTACTAACTTATGTTCATAACAACCTGGACCCCCTGGAAAATGATGAATTACTTTGTCACTATAAATATTGTTATCATTATTTACTACAAATAATTTTAATATTTTGTTATCATACAAATTATATTTGAAAGCATTATATATTATATAAGGTTGATCATGAAAAAAATGATATCTATTAGATATGTCCTCATTTATTTTATTAAATAAATCTTTCATTTTTTGACAATTATTAAACAACATTATTCCACTTGTAAATGATGATTTATCGTGATAATTATATATTTCATCTCCGAATAATGATTTTCCATGGTAGTCATGATCATCATCAATTTGTCCCTCTTCTAAAACATATAAAGTATCTCTTTTACATACATCAAAAACTTTGTTTAAATCATCTTTTATTAATATATCTGTATCTAAATATAGAATTTTATCATAAAAATTAATAGAATGTAATTTAAATAAATCAAGTCGCGCCTTACACGCTTGATCAACACTATTATATGAATCATTAATTTCAAAAAAAATTTTTTTGCTAAATAAATGACTATTTTTTATCATATTCATAAATTGTGTACATGTATAGACTAATATATGAGTTTTATTGTCTAAGTTTCCGTATATTAATATACTTTCTAAAAGTAAATAAAACATTTCAACATATTTTTCTTGATTAAATATACAAATAAAAATACAATTCATCATGTATTATGGTAATATTATATTTTAGTTTTTTCAAACTAAAAAATATTTTCATATATAATTATGTATGTGAAAATATTTATCAATTTTAATATTCTGGTGCATGTTTTTTAAATAAGCAGCCTTGTGATACTAAGCCTTTTAATTCACTTGTAACGACAGCAGGGTCTTGATTTGAACAATCAGACATCCAAATTTTAATAATACAAAAATTTTTTTTAGGAGAAATAGTAACTCCTGTAACTTTATTTACATAACTATCACGATTACTAATAGTACATCCTACAGTTACGTAAGTTAATTCTTTCCATATTTTAGATACATTTTTATTTGCAATTTTATAAGAGAAACAACCTCCATTTCTATTTTGTGGATCTTCCCAGGTAGGTTTAATACCTTCTTTCATAAGAAACAACATACAATTTTCAATAAGTACTGATGGTATTGTTTCAGTAATGGCTATTGTTTCTTCTACAGATGTAAATGTATAAATTGGTATATAACTTTTAATACTCCAATCTGTATTATGTGGTAAATGTGCCCAAAGTGTCCATTTATCTGATAAAATATGAATATCATCCTTTTTATTTATTGTTGCTTCAGTTTCAGCCATTATTGTTATTTGTTGTTGGGTTTCCATTCTGTAAGTTATTATTTCATTTTTTTTTTAAATTCTTTATCCATATTAATATTTTATTATATTTGTTTTTTCAAGTTTCACTATTTCACAACTATTAAAGTAATAAGTATTAATAATATTATCTATTATTTTCACTAAATAGTCATCTGTAATATCAATATCATAATACTTTTTCATAAAATAGTTAAAAAAATACTTATTTAAACAACTATTCAAAACCAAATAGTTATAACCTTTTGTATCATCACATAAACTAAATTTTATTACTTTATCATTTATAATAAATTCACATAATATAGGGTTATATTTCAATGGTTCTATTTCAAACATGTTATCTATATCATTAGTATTTTCTTTCTCAATAGTATTTTTAATAATAACTTTTTTCATATTATTTTCGCCATTCACAATAATAAAATCATAATCAAAAATATCACTACACTTAGTTGTAGTATTTAAGTTAAAATTATCCAAAAAATCTTTTTTTTCAAAAGTTACTACTATTTCATTATTTAAAATAAAGTCTAGTGTTATTTTATCATTATTGGAAGTTGTATAAAATTTTGAAACAATGTTAGTATTAATATTATCATAAATTAATTTAATTTTATTGCATAATAATTTATAATTGTTATTTTTATTCAAAATTATTTGTAACTTACTATATAAATAAATAAAATTGTATGTTATAAATATTAAAACATCTTGCGTTTGTTCAGGAAACTTGTAACTAAAATAATTATATAACACATAAAAATAAAAAAAGTAATTTGTAAATGTATTAAAGTACATATATGTAGTAAATATATGAGTTTAATTTTATATTGTTTATTTTTATATTATTTTTTTTTACATAAAATAGTATAATAACTGTTAATACTAATTCGATGGTGAAGACGATGGTTTAGGTACTATAATATTTGGTGATTGATAATAAACTGGATTTTGCTTTGGATTATAATAAGGATCGTATATTAAAATATTTCCTTGTGAATCTATTTGTATATTATCATTGTTAGGACACTCATAATTTATAGTACCAGTTTTAGGATTTAATCCGAATAAATATAATAACATTGTTACAATAACTGACATTAATATAAATGGAATAAATACAATGATCCAAGAAATAATATTTAATCCGCGTTCACATAATATTTGTAAAAGAAATGTTATTAATATTGTAACTACTATTTTCATAAGAGCAGTATTGTACATTCCCTTAAATGTGTCTATAAGTACTTGTGATATAGAAAATATTAAATATATAATTGCAGGAGGACACAAGTCAATCATTTACTATTATCTAATTAGATTTTAATTTTTAATTTTTTGAATTAATCAAAATAAGCTTCTCCGTCTTTTAAATAACCTACCTTTTCACCAACATTACCCTCTTCATCTAGTTTATATATTATACCATTATCTTCATCATTAGTACAATAAGTTGTATCATCGATTTCAATCTCAAATAATTCTTCTTCTAGTTCTTCTGGTTCTTCTTTTGTTTCTGTTTCAATAGATTTAATATCTTCTTCCAATTCTTCTTCCAATTCTTCTTCCAATTCTTCTTCCAATTCTTCTTCCAATTCTTCTTCCAATTCTTCTTCCAATTCTTCTTCTAATTCTTCTTCCAATTCTTCTTCTAAATGTTTTGTTTTAATTTCAGGAGAAGTAACTTCTTCAATTTCTAATTTTATATTTTCTTTTTCATTGTTTTTTAAATTTTTAATTTCATTTTTTAATTCACCAATTTCAAAAATTAATTTATTGACTAAGTCATTTGTATTTTTAAAATACAAAGTCATTTTCTCTTCTATAGTAGACAATAACTGATTGTTATCACATGAACACTTACATTCATCCACTGCTACTTTGTTATCAAAAAAAGATTTTACACTTGGTAAATCAATAAGTTTTTTGTGTGTTTCTTCTAGTAAGTTGTTTCTTTCAATCAAATCTTTTAACTTATTTTGAATACTGTTATTTATAATATTATTTAATTCATTTAATAAAGGTTGTGTATCAATACTATTGTTCATATATTAATAATTATATATATTACTATTCGTTTAATATGATTTAAAAAATAATTTATTTTATTCATATATGACAGACGCAATATCTTTTATTGACAATGATCAACTACAAGAAAAAATACAAATCATCATGAGGCAAACTGATTATAATGAAGATACTGTAAAAGAAAAGTTAATTGAATTTAATTATGATCATATAGAAGTAATTAAATCTTTTTTAGGTGTAACTTCGAAAAAGGAAGAACCTGTTAAAAATGTAAGTCAAGAAATATATAGACAAATACGATATAAACTAGATGCAAATATGAGAGAATATAATCAAAGAAAAGAGGCAGAAGAAAAAAGTAAACAAAAACTATAAACAAAATCGATGTTTGAATTTATGTTTACTATAATAAAAATAAATTATAGTTATTATAATAGATTATGAATTTATTTGTTTTATTTTTTTTAATTGAAATTGGACTAGTAATAATAGTATCAATAGAAGTTGTCAAAAAATACAATAGTATGGTGATTGAAAAGTTTACTTATTTAAAAAACAAAATGGATCATTTAGAAATTCAAATTGAAAAAGTGAGTAAAATAAATAAAAATAAAAATAAAATAAATAAAAAGAAAAATAAATAGTTTATTATATAATTTTTTAATACAATAAATAAATAATTATACAATGAAAAATGAAAACATATTTCGTAATATATCAAAAAATATAAATAATTTTTTGAAAACCAATAACATATCAATGAAAATTGTGGGTTATTATTATCAATTTATTCATTACATTATTATTGTTTTAATTGGAATTGTCATGTTATTCAATAACAATCCACTTTATCTTACTCTTTTATTAATTGTGATTTCTCTTGATGCTTTTTCAATAGTAATATTACACAATTGTCCACTTACTATTTTAGAAGAAAAATATTTGAAAACTAGTTTAGTAAAAGACCGTATGAAAAATTTAAGAAAATCAAAAATTATGTATAAATGCAATCATGTTTATGAACAACAAATTGAGTTATTAATAAATGTTTGGTGTCTAGTAGCTTGTAAAATTTTATTCATATTAACAATGAAGACAATTAATAAAAATATAATATTTCAAGTAAGTAATTAATATAATAATGTTGATTAATGCAAAAAAAATAGCAACTGAACGACTAATACATTGTTATAATTCTATTTTATTAAATTATAAATCATGGTTTTTATTGTTAGTTTCGTTATTTTTTATAGATAAAAATGTTATTTCTTGTTTTGTTTCATTTATTTTAATGCTTTTTGTTGGACATATTGCTCATTACTGCAATCATATTGATACGAGTTATCCTTTTAATATTGTACACTTATATCATCATTCACATAATAATATGTTTTCCCATTTAATTCAAATATTATTAGAATTTAATTCATTATTATTTGTTCTATTTTTAAAATATGTAATAATATTTCAATATAATATAAATGTTTTATTTTTTATAAATGATTGGGCTATAGTATTTTTTTATTTTTTTTATACTACAGTTCACAATATAAACTATTCTATTTTTCATGTAAATCATATTCATGAATTACATCATAAAAATTATATACAAAATATTGGTCCTGATATAGCAGATATTATGTTAGGAACTAAATCAGATCCCAATACAGATTTAGAAAATACTGACCATTATGTTTTTAATATAACATTATCAACATTCGTAGTTTTACTTTTAAAGTTTTTATTTAATAAAATACCTTTTTTAAATTATTTATTTTTTATAAGTTATTTAATAGGATTGATCATTTTAATATATTTTACAATTGATTTATTTATTAAAGATATGGATGATTATATTAAAAAAGAAGTTGATATTTTTTGTAATAAAGTGTAAACATTGAACTATGATTTTTTTGATTTCAATTTTTTGTGTTTTAAATGTGTTTGTAAACCTGAACTTTGTTGTTGAGTATGACTAGTAGGTGGCATTCCAGGAACAAAATTACTCACTCCAAATTTAGAAGCATTAAAAAAATATAATTTTTCTACAAAAAATATTATTATAATTGTTAAAACTAATAAAATTATTTGTTTATAGTAACAATTAAAGTACTTTAAAATGGTTCTAAATGGGTTTGATGAAAAATTGTCATTTATATAACAAATAGTATTGATATTATTACATTGATAATATCCATTTATATTATCTAATAATATGATAGGATACTTACTATTACTTGATGTTTCTATTTCTTGCAACGAAGTATCAAAAGCCATTTTAATTTGTTCTTGAGATGTAGAAAACATAAGTTTTTCTAAAACTGTATTCCAAATTGGATGTTGTATATCCATTGCCATAAAGGACGAACTGTACTTTGTTTTATTCAATGAAATAAAATAATATAACAGATCGTTTTTTTCACTAGCTACATATATTGTTTTATTAGTTTGTTTTGTTTCTGTTTTCTCTTCTTTATCTGTTTCATTAAATAATATATCAAACGAGTTATTACAGTTATATTCTATGTCAAAATAAAGTCCACCATATTCTTTTAATATAATATATCTTGCAATGTAACTTTTTATTGTGTTTGTATTATTTCCATATTTTGAAGCATTTTTATACATATTGTGTATTTTTGGATATTTTTTTAAAAGTTTTTCAATCAAAACATTATCCCAAATAATAAACTCCCAGTCTGTATTTATTTTTTTAATATTATTATGTTTTATTTTAATTGTATTAGGTAAATTATCATAACCCTGTAGCCATATATTATGAATAATTTTTGGTATCATATTATAATAAAATAAAATAATTATAGTTATTTTATTTTAACGTTACAATCCAAATTTTTCATTTAGTATTGTATTTTTGTTTTGTTTTTGTACCATTTTTCTTTTAATTTGATACGTATTTGACGGAATAATTTTATTATTAATGATAAAATCGTCATTTTCTTCGTGTAATTCAGGTAATATTCTAGTTAAAGGTTTATCAACTACTAAAAATAATCTATCATTTTTTAATAAAGATCTATATTCTTGAATGCTTAAGTTTCCATAAAATTTTTCCAACATATAATGTGGTTTTGGTGCAGGTTTAATATTTTTTTTATAATCATATATCTTTGAATAAATATGATTTAAAAGATGATAACGCTCAAATCTAGATGAACTGTCAATATTTTCTTCCATTAAAAATGCTGTTGCACATTCTGGACTACAGAAACAACCATACACATGATATGTATCTTTAATAAAATGTTTTGGTATGTAAATTGGAGGATTATCAAATTCATATGTACACCAAAAACATGCTGATTTTTTATCAGATATGTTGTTAACATGTAGATTATGTTGTAATAATTTTAATTTTTTCCATATATCCTTAGTTTCATTAGGATTTTGTGTTTCTTCATCCATACTATACGATTTAATGTGATTATTTTGCATATATACTTCGTCATCTTGCATGTTAATATTAAATGTTGATATAATGTTTTGTTTTTGATTTATTTGACTTGATTTTGATGTTTTATCATAGTTATTTTTAAAATCTAGACTATTATTATTTGAAATAATTTCATATGACATTTCATTGTTTTTTGTAAATATATCATATCCATTTAAATTATTATCTAGTAAGTTTGTTTTTAAATCCTTAAGCGAACATTTTAAATGTAAAATTACATTGGGTTTAGTTTCTTTAAAATCCAATAAATTTGATGTTTGTAATATTATTTTTCCACCCTTTGGTTTTCTTCCTCTTTTTTTAATAACAACATTTACTTCTTGAACTTCATTAGTTTCAATTAATATTTCTTCGTTTTGAGACAAAACTATATTTTCATTTGCAGCAGCACTATTATTTATCATTTCTAATTCTTTTTTTGATTTTCTACCTCGCTTTGATTTATATTGTATTTCTGAAGAAGTGGTTGTATTTTCTATTGTTTGTTCATTGTTAGTTATAACATTTTCAACTGTAGTTACAACTGTAGTCTGAACTGATGAAATATCAGAAACATTTTTTTTTATACGTGGCATTTAAAAAATTATAAGTAAATAATCATTTATAAATTTAAATTGTTTTAATATATATATTTTGTTAAATTTTTTTATCGTAACATTTTCTACAAACTGGTAAATAATTTTCTGAACCGATAACAGTTTGTTGGGTTTCCTTTGAAATTCTCATTGAAAATATTCCAGGTGTACCATTTTTACAAATAGAGCATAAAGAAGATAACTTGATTATATTATCACATAAAGGTATTAGGTCTAAAATTTGTCCAAATTTTTTTCTCTCAAAGTCTCCGTCCAATCCACAAATATAAACAATTTTTTTGTTTTTCAACATATCATGTACAACATTATATAAGTTGTCAAAGAATTGTCCTTCGTTTATAAGTATTACATTTGAACTTCTAATTTTTTTATAATTTTCATTATTAAATTGGTCATTTAAGTCAATCATTCCATCATTAAACCATAAACTATGTAAATTATTTGTGTTTAAACATGGTATCATTATTTTATCATGACTGGAAAGCATTGTATCATGATAACGTTTATCCAACGAATGATTTATAACACAAACAGACATTTCACAAAATTTACATTGTTTGTATATTTCTAGTAACTTACTTGTTTTACCACTATACATAGGCCCTATAATTAACTCTAAATAACCGTTTGTATTAAAGGATGAAGTCATTGGGGTTGAAATAATATATTTATTAAAGTTGTGAATATTTTAATTCATTTTTTTATTATTAAAATATTGAAAAATGTAAAATAATAAAGAAACCACTACAAATAACTTATAATGTCGCACAGTAAAGAGTTTATTCCTTTTTGCGAAAAATATAGACCCAATCGTTTCGAAGATATTGTTTTAGATCCTTTAAATAAAAAGATATTGCAAAATATTATAGAAACTTTATATTTTCCAAATTTATTATTTTATGGTCCTCCTGGTACAGGTAAAACAACAACAATTATTAATTTGATAAATGCGTATCAAACAAAATTAAATATTAAAAATAAAGATTTGGTTATACATTTAAATGCTTCTGATGAACGCGGAATTGATATAATTAGAAATCAAATTAATTATTTTGTTAATTCAAAACCTCTTTTTAATAATGGAATAAAATTTGTAATCTTAGATGAAGTTGACTATATGACAAAAAATGCCCAACAAGCTTTGAGATACTTATTACAGAATTATAAAGGTTCAGTACGTTTTTGTTTAATATGCAACTATATAAGTAGAATAGATGAAGGACTACAAAATGAATTCATTCGTTTACGATTTAACCAACTACCCAAAGAAGATATAATTAAATTTTTGAGGAACATTTGTGAATTGGAAAAATTGAATATTAATGATGAATCGTTAAGTTACATTCAAAAATTATTTAAATCTGATTTGAGAAGTATGATTAATTTTATACAGTCAAATCAAAATGTTGTTACAATGTACAATAATTCATGTAAATTATTAAAAATAATAGAATGCAAAGAATGGGAAAATATATTGTTTAAAATAAAGTCAAATGAAAATATACACGATATAAAAAATTATATATCTTCTATTAGTAATAAATATAATATTGATAAAAAAAATATAATTAAGGATTTTATAAATTATATTATTCGAAATAAAAAAATAGAAATAACTAATAAATTCTTAAATTTTGTAGAAAATATAATGCATTCGCAAAATACAAATAATAACAATGTATTAATAAATTATTTATTATCAAAAATGTCTATGTTTTTAACTGATTTTTCATAGTTAGATAATCTTATATATAGTTTTTTCATAAAAATATTAGGTGGGGAACTTTTTGCAGGATCAAAAAAATTTTGAGTTAGACTATATTGATGTGTATTAACTATATTATTAGGTATTGGTATAATGTTACTCTTTTTGCCATTATTGTGCAAGTTTTGATACTGCATTTATCTTTATATTATATATTAAAGAAAATAATTGAAATAAAAATAATATAAAGAACTTAAAGAATAAGTGAATTATTATTATAATGGATGTTTTAAATAATATTGATGAAGAATGGAAAAATTTTATTACAACTAATGATGATTATATCAGTGACAGTTATGACGATGATTTTGAAAATATGAATATAAATATTGAAGAAGAAAAAATTATTTCGGCAAATTTATATAAAGATTTGAATTTACATAATTCACATCTTAATGATATTCCTAAATCAACTAATATATACATATCAACAAAAACAAAAATAGCATTTTTAAATCAGCCAATTAATTTGAAAGAAATGTTTTGGATCATTCCTGTTTTACAATATATGGAACCAAAAAATGGTGTAATTAAAAAACAAATTAAATTTAATTCTATAACTGAAGAAGAGTTACAAGATATAAAAAATAGATTACAACATGAAAAACATTATGATGACCAAATAATTACAAGTATTAATAATCCAAATGGTAGAATTAAATTTAAGGATATTAGAAAAGTAACAATTGGAATATCAAAAAAAGACATTATGAGTTATAGATCAAAAAAAAAGAGCGCTTTTTATAACTGTTTTGTGTTAATATTACGAATGAAAGTAGAAAATACATTTAAAGAAATTCATGTAAAAGTTTTTAATACAGGAAAGCTTGAAATACCTGGTATACAAAATGATGTAGTTTTTCAAAAAGTGTTGGATTTAGTAATAGAAATTTTACAACCAAATATGAAGGAAAAATTATGTTATAAAGAAAATACTTGCGAAACAGTTTTAATTAATTCAAATTTTAATTGCGGGTTCTATATTAATAGAGAAACTTTATATGATATATTAAGATATAAATATAACATACAAGCAATATATGATCCTTGTTCTTATCCTGGAATTCAATGCAAATTTTATTTTAATCCAGATGTAGAGTTACAGAATGGATGTCAAATATCACAAGAAAATAAAGATTTATATAAAAATGTAAAACAGGTGTCATTTATGATTTTCAGAACAGGAAGTGTTTTAATCGTAGGAAAATGTGATGAAAATGTATTAATGTTAATTTATGAATTTTTAAAAAAAATATTTATTTTGGAATATACAAAAATATGTCAAAAAAATTCTACTTTTGATTTGAATGATATAAATAAATTAAAAATAGATAAAGAAAAAAAAATTAGAAAAAAGAATATAATAGTAACTTTTTCAGAATAATTTATATTTTTGAAATTAATAAAGTTATATTATTTTTATATTTAGCATATTTTGTTACGATATTAATAAGTAACTTATAATACTCATTTAAAATATTTTTATATGAATTATGGTAACAATCAAGTAATGACTTGTTTATTTTTTCAATGAAATTATACATAATATCACAATGTTCTATTTTAATTTGTAAATCAATTATTTTTTCATAAATTTTTTTTATATAATCATTATTAATAATATTTAAATTTTCTTCACTAAATAATAAATTTTCAATGACAAAAACAAAAATATTGTTAAAGATTTTAATATGTTTATCAATAGTTGTTAATATTTGTTTTAATTCATTTGAATAAAGTTGGGTTTTTATTTTTTTATCGTGCAATAGATCTGAAAATATTTTTTTATATACATAAGAAATTGCATCTTTTGATGTAAGTTGTAAAAAAATATGTTGCTCGTCTGTTATTTGTTCTATGAATTCAACATAATAATAATATGCTTTTTGACAATGATAAAATGTTAAATCCAAGTTTTTGGTATAATATAAAAGAATATTAAATACATTCGTTATAGTATCATATCCCCTAATAATAATAAATTTAAAATAAGTATTATTATTTTTTACTTTAGTTTTTTCTAAAATAAATTTTAAGTATTCGTTAACTATTATTGTATATTTCTTTAAAATTTTATTTTCGTCATAATCTAATATTTCATTGTAGTTTATAATTTCAAGTAATGAATAATTGTTTTCTTTCATATTAATTTATGTTATATATTAAAATTATTTTTTTTTAAATAAGTATTTAAAGATTAATAATTTAAAATTATATAAATGTCAGAATTAAAAACCGCTACAAAAACTAGTGAATCTAATTATAGATTACCTTCAGACATTACTTTGAAACATGCTTGTAAATTATCCATCGTAGAAGATAAACCGATAATGATGGATTATTGGACTTCTTCATTAGATAAAAAGGCTTTAGTTGGTGCAAAAACTACTGGTGAAAAATTATTAGTTAAATCAGAAGATGAATATACTTCAGGCATTTCTAAATTTTATAAAAGTGCAGAGGAATATATTATTATTACTGAAAATTCTATCTATATAGTTTCATCTGATATACCTACACGCAAAATATCTTAATTGTTTTATTTAATTATAAATAATGAAATTATAATATTATATTAAATATATTATAATTATATATGTCATACTTTAAAGGTTTTGGTAATGGAAGTAACTCAAATGGACAATTTTGGTACGGACGACCACAAAATTTTCCTGGATTTTTATTTAAAAAAAATACTGGTGTAGGTGGTAGAAAAAATCCACTATATGGTTTAATATGTAACAAGCCAACTTACATTTATAATAAATTTAAACCTGGTACTGGAGGTGTTGGAGCACAAAATAAAGCAAATAGAAGGGCTCAAAATGCTAGAGCGACAGTTTGTGTTGATCATAACTGTAGTAGGTTTTACAACTATTTAGGTTTATATCCAAGGTATTCTTACAAGTCTATTGACGGATATTTTCCGTTTCCGTTACCAGATTTAGTAGATTATAACTCAACTAGTTTATCTATTTATGATGGAAGAGTTAAAACATCTACTAACTATGATAATTTTACACCATATCAAGTTAACATAAATTATTAGTCTTGCTATATATTTTATTGTATAGTATATAATAATGAAAGTATTATACAATAATTCTGAAGTTAAAAATGGTATTTTTCTCACAACTTTTGAAACGCGTATAGAACCAAAAGTATACTTTAAGGCAAATACAAATAAATTATATATGTTAGTAATGCACGATCCTGACGCAGTTGTTGGTAATTATTTTCATTGGTTAGTAGTAAATGTACAAGGTGATAAAATAAATAATGGAGATAAAATATTTGATTACAAAGGTCCAGCTCCGCCAAAAGGAAGTGGAATACATAGATATATATTTCTGTTGTATGAACAACCAGAGAATATAAATGTACACTTTACTAATAGAATGATGACTATGGATGATTTTTATGAAAAAATTCGTGTAAATTTAAAACCTATTACTAGTGTTTATTTTACAAGTAAAAATCACGATGGTGGAAAAAATTGTTTGGATCTACCTTTTCTAAAGGTGGAAAAAAAGACAAAACGAACTAAAACGAAAGAAAAAAGAAAAAAAAATAGTACTAGACGTAGGAAAATATAAATGCAACCTTACCACTTTTCAAAAGGTTGTTTTGCGCAACTTTTATAAAAAGTTGCTTTGGATCTACTTTTGTGAAAAGTAGAGCAAAAACTTTTGCGCAACTTTTATAAAAAGTTGCTTTGGAAAATTATCTACCAGTCCATACTTTAATAACTCCTTTGGGAAGTTTTTTTCTAATTGTTAAATCATATTTATATTTATCAAAAGTATAATCAAATCCACCATTATATTGATGAATGTTTCCAAAAAGTGATTTGTGTTTTTTTGTTATTTTAGATTCCAAATTAAAAACTATCCCAAAAATGCGTTCTAAACAGCATCTATCAGGTCTAGACTTTACTTTTTCTAACAAAACAAATAAATTATATTTACTTGCAATTTTAACTAAAAAATCATGATTTATATAACTTTGTACACCAAAACAACCACACCATTCTTGTTGTCTTCCAAGTATAAACATATCACTTAATGATAAATTCTTATATAATAAAAAGTTGTTTCTTAGTTTTGAAATTAAAAACAATGAATTTTGTAAATTTTCTTTATCTTGATTGAAGTGCCACAGTGGTAAAACATCAATGTATTTAAGATGTTCAAAATTAATTCTTCTATGAATAAAAATACTATCATGAATAATAATAGCATTTTCAAAAAATTTTTTTTTATAAAAATAGTAATATGGCAATAATTCTCCCCTCCCTTTAAATTCTGATTGAATTATTTCCACATTTTTATAATCATGATCAGCTTTTACAAAGTTGTAATTACTGTTGTCATCAATAACAACTATTTTTGAACTAGGGTACAATTTTTTAATACATTTTATACATTGGTTCCAATAGTTATTTGTAGTAATAGAATTAACATGTCTTGTCAATATAAATCCAAAGTTAAATGTAGTCATTTATAGTAGTTTTATATTATTATTAATTATTATAACAATATAAAAAAATTAACATAAAATTGGTATTTTATCTATATTAATATCAATTTCATTTTCGTTGCTATTTTGAACAATAAATTGACTAAATTCTGGTCTTTCTAATTGTGACTGTGGTGTATGATTGTGTACATGTCGCGCAATCATTTTATATAACTTAAAATCAGGATAACGTTCATCTCCATTATTTTTATATAATAAGTTAATACCTTTATCATCTAGGCACCATTCAACAATTATTTTTTTTACAGGGTCTGTTATTTTTGTCATATCTTTAATTTCATCTAAATCTTCCACTAAATAATCAAAAATGGAACAAGCTAATCTTGATAAGTCGAAACTAAAATTTGGCTCTAAACGTGGTTTTTTATCATCAAAGTAAGGCTCTGTATTATATTGTGATGCTGCATCATTTCCCATTTGAAAACTATCACTGCAAAATAGCTTACCTTGAAATTTATAAATACTTCTTCCAAAGTCAATTATTTTGAATATTCTTCCGAATGTAGGTATTTTATAGACAGTTTTATTAAAACAATAAGTAATATATTTTTTGGATGTTTCATTGTACATAATATTATTTGTATGTAAATCATTGTGTGTAAATGAATATACTTTTTGATATGTTATTAAAATCATGATTATTTGCATTAATGCAGAAAACCACTCATCTTTTTCCAAATCATTTTTATAAACTAACTCGTCTAATGTTTTTTCACAGTTTTCCATACAAATCAGTTGAACAGGGAACTTAGGGATTGTAACATTTATTTCTTCTTCGATAGTATCGTCTTCAGAATTGGAACTTTCATAGTCACTTCCGTTTTCAGTGTCACTACAAGCGCCATTGTCACTTCCATCGTCGTTTTCATTACTATTGCTATATTCATTAATATTATCATTGTAATTATCATCATCATCGTAACTTTGATCATCACTTAATTCACTGTTAGTATAAGAAATTCTAGATGAACAAGTAGAACTTGTTTTAAGGGTAGTAATATTGGTATTATTATCATACTTGTTATCCATGTCGAGGTCTAGTTCAAAATTAGAAACTTCTACATTATCAACATTTATAGGTTCACAGTTATTTTCTGTTTCAACAAATAAATTGTCATATATTTCATTGTTTATTGAGTTAATTGTTAAATCTGATTTTGCTGTTGAATTATAATTGATTTTAATAGATTTTAATTTTTGTTTTTCATTTTTAAATAAATGTGTATAGTCATCAATTTTAAAGAGAATGTTTTTGTTTTTATTAAAATAATCAGAATTATGTAAGTATTCTAAATCATCAAAAATATTCAGTACATAGTTTTTTTTTACTGCTAAATAAGACCCAAAAAAATCCAAACCGTGATTAAACTTGAAATCATTTTTTAAAATAGATGTTAAATAAACAAAGAACCCATCCACATAAGCTGAATTATTCATATCTAGTAACTTTTCATGACAAACCCTGCTAGATGAATTTAAGGAAGGTAATGTACACAATTTTTCGTCACTTATATTATTATATTTACCGACTAAAAATTTGAAGGGGTCTAATAAGGGAGCTTGTTTAATAAAAATATTTTTGTCTTTTACTTTATCGTTTTTATTGTTTTTAATTCTACACTGAAATAAATTTTTCGAACTTTCCATCTTATTTTTTATATTTTGCAAATAACAATTATGATTTAAATTTATATTGTTAAAGTTTGTGTCATTTAACGAGAAAAAACGATTGTAAATAGGAATATAATTTTGTGGGTTCGAGAGAAAAAGAATGTCAGGTTTTTCTAAACTTTTAAAAAGTTCTGTGTTTTTCCTTTTTTGATAAAATATAGCACTATTACTAGAAATAGAAGTTGACATATTATTAGGTATTGAATATATTAAATAAGTTGACTTTTTAACTTATTTAATATTTATCTTGCATAAATAGTTAATCTAGCTTTTCCAGTAGCAGAATCATATTGTAAACGACCTTGTTTGTTAAACAAATGTGCACAATCTCCTGTGCCAACATTGACTGTTCCAAACCATTCAAATGTAGTTCTTGGACTTGGTGTACCACGCTCATCAGGAAGAGGTGTTACGCTAATTCCTGCGAAGCAAAATGCATCTCTAGGTTCGTAGTGATCTTTCTTTTTATCACCATGACTACACCATAACGAAACACTAGTTGGGACACCAATTTCAAAAGTGCCAAAAGCTTGTTTATTTCCGTTTCTAGATATGCCTGCGACTACTAGACCTCCAAATGATGTAAATTGTGCCGCGACAGTTGCTGGCTCTTTATTACTACCATCATCTTTCTTTCCATCTCTTTTTTTCAGTTTTCCTGGGGCACTTCCTAATGTTATTCTTGATTGAGCAACATCACCAAGTTGAGTTGCAGTTAAGGAGCGAGTATCTTCTGGACGTAGTTTAAACGTAACTTCTGCTAAAACGGATTGTTGTTTAGTCATTATAATTTATATAAATAAATAATTTTTTACAAAAATTATAATTAAGCGCGCATAAACGTAACTAAATATGGGTTTAATTCATGTGCACCAGCACCACCGTCATTATTTCTATCAGCTCCAGCTTTACCGCCTTTTTGTCTATAAGTTATAACAACATTACTACCAAGATATTTTCGTAAAGTACCATCAGCAGAGTCCGCTCTGGTAGTAGCAGTTGCGCAATTTTCACAGGCTACACCAACCTTTGGTGTTAATGTTCCAAAAATACCAGTAGTTAAGATACCAATAATTGTACCTCTATCATTTAAATGAGTAACAGTTAAAGCTCTATTACCAAGTGTCTGTCTTCCACTTAAGTCAGTAGCGACATCTTGACTTTCTGTGATAGTAAATTGAGCATCTCTATCTAGTTCCATTCCTGAAGATTTTTTAGCTGCTGGTTTTTTACCATCCCATGCTTGAATTCTTGAACTTTTTCTACCAGTACAGTCAACAGTAGCGGCATCGCTAAGCTTTGCTCCAACACGTAATACCCATGGAGCGGCAGAGCCAGCGCCAGGGGCACGGGTATTTTCAGGGTGATGTGAAGGCATATTATACTTATAAAGAATAAATTTTTTTTTACAGAAATTTTAATTCTGTCTACTTTTTCTAAAAGTTTTCTAAAAGTAGAGCAAAAACTTTGGCACAACCTTTCTTAAAGGTTGTTTTTCTAAACTTTTTTGAAAAGATAACATTTAACTTTATACTCAAAAAATAAAGTTAAAGATTATTATTTTTTTTTTGGCTGCTATTTCAACTCTTTTAAGATCAGGGTCACGGTTTTTTGCACCAGCACCACCACCATAAACTACTCTAGCCTTTCTACCCTTTAAAGGTCTAAGTACACCATCACCACTCTCCATTATGGTAGTAGCAGTTGTACAATATCGTTCAGGACCACAGTCACCAAGACCAGCTTTTTTTAGTGTTGCATAATCCTGACTAGTTGCTGACCCAATAACGTTATTATGTCGATCAAGTGCAGTAACAGTAAACATTCTAGTACGATGTGTGGGTCTACCAGTTAAGTCCACACCACTATCTAGTGTGTCTGTTAAAGTAAGCCTATCACTTTTACGAAGAGATAAACCCGTTCCAGATCGTATAGCAGCTTTAGCGTCATGTGATCGAGTTCTTGTACTTTCGTCACCATTACAATTAGTAACAGTGCTATCTTGAAGCTTAGCTTCAGCAGTTAAAGTCAAAGCGCCAGGAGCGCCAGCAGAGGCAGAGGGAGCGTCATTACGAGGCAGCATATTATACTTACAAAGAATAAATTTTTTTTTACAGAAATTTTAATTCTGTCTACTTTTTCTAAAAGTAGAGAAAAAACTTTGGTACAACCTTTCTTAAAGGTTGTTTTTCTAAAGGTGGAATTCGTAAAATAAAAATAAATATTATTTATAAAATAAATAACAATGACTTTAGAACTTAAAAAATTTGATATGAAAAGTATTAGTTTCAAATCCAATGAATCAAAAGGTCCTGTTATCGTATTAATCGGAAAACGTGATACAGGTAAAAGTTTTTTGGTAAGAGACTTACTATATTATCATCAAGATATACCCATTGGTACAGTTATTTCAGGAACAGAAGAAGGTAATGGGTTTTACGGAAAAATGGTTCCGCGATTATTTATACACAATGAATACAATACAGCTATCATTGAGAATATATTAAAAAGACAAAGAAATGTTTTGAAACAAATTAAAAAAGAAATGGAAACATATAAACGAACAACAATCGATCCTCGCGCATTTGTAATTTTAGATGATTGTTTATATGATAATACATGGTCACGAGATAAAATGATGCGCCTTCTTTTTATGAATGGCAGACATTGGAAAATAATGTTAATCATTACTATGCAATATCCACTAGGTATTCCACCTACTCTTCGTACAAATATTGATTATGTTTTCATATTAAGAGAGAACTATATAGCAAATAGAAGACGCATTTATGATAATTATGCAGGTATGTTTCCTACTTTTGAATCATTTTGCCAAGTAATGGATCAATGCACAGAAAACTATGAATGTTTAGTAATTAATAATAATGTTAAATCAAATAAATTACAAGATCAAGTTTTTTGGTATAAAGCAGAAAATCACAATGATTTCCGTTTAGGATCAAAAGAATTCTGGGAATTATCAAAAAATTATAATTCTGATGACGAAGATGAAAAATATGATCCAAACGCAAATAAAAAACGAGGTACTGGACAAAAAATTAGTGTAAAAAAAACGAAATGGTAAAAAAATATAAAATATCAAATTATATTACAATATAAAAAAATAATATAATAATACAATAATGATAATATTAGTTGGTTTACCAAAATCTGGAACATCTTCTTTTCAAGAATTATTTAAGCAACTTAATTTTACCACATATCATTGGAAAAAAAATGGTGAATATATCGGTTCATTAATAAAAACAAATAAATTAAATAATAGACCGCTATTAAATGATTTTAGTTATACTGACTGTATAACGCAAATGGATATATGTAACCATGAATGCAGCTACTGGCCTCAAATAGTCGACTATAAACAAATATATTATGAAAATCCTGACGCAATTTTTATTTTAAATAAACGCGACCCTAATAAGTTGTTAAAATCTTTTAAAGAATGGCAAGGATTATATACAAGATTACATAAATATAGCCCTGAGTTAATACATGATAAAACAGATGAAGGTTTTATAAATTTTGTTTCAAAATATTACTTTGAAATTGAGAATTTTTTTAATTCTAAAAAAGATGTTAAATTTATTGTTTACGATATAGAAAAAGATACTATTGATAAATTAAAAAAATATATAGATATTAAAAATATAAGTGTAATGCCACATTCAAATAAAAATATGAATAATAAATAATTCTAGTTCTGAAAATTTAAATTATGATAATCGATAGAAGTATTTTTTATACAAATTTTATATAAAAATAATTTATATAAAATTAACAACACTACTTTTCAAAAAAAATGGTGCAAATTAACCTTTAGAAAAGGTGGAGCAAAATAACCTTTTAGAAAGGTTATACCAAAATTTTTTGCTATACTTTTGAGAAAAGTATATATATAGAATTAAAATTTTTGTAAAAAATAATTTATTCTTTATAAGTATAATATGCCTCTTAAAGAAGATGCCTCTGGCGCTGACACTAACGCTGTTTTAGCTTTAGTTACTAAAGCTCAGCTTCAAAATAGCTTTGTTACTAGTTGTAGTTGTGACCAAATGTTAAGAACTCGAGCATGGAATGCTAAAAGAGCTTCAGGAATGAATTTAGGTCAAGATACTAAGTTAACTATAACAGAAAAACGAGAATATGGTTTTGACTTAGCAGGTAAACACACACATGATATTAGAAATGTTGTTGTTACTGCATTAGATAATAATGGTAAAGTTATTGGTACAGCAACTAGTAGTGCTTATGGAACATTATTGCAAGGAAGTAGTCGTCTTGGTTTTAGTGCAAATCCAACTTCAGAAAATTCTTATCCAATTTATGCTACTACCAAAATAACAGCTTGTGATGGTATGTTAAAAATGTTTGAAGGTCGTAAGGTGAATGTATTTTATAATGATGAAGCAGACCCTGCACTTAAAGCACTTGAAATAGCAGCCAAAAAAAAATAATAATCTTTAACTTTATTTTTTGAGTATAAAGTTAAATGTTATCTTTTCAAAAAAGTGGCTTTGGCTCAACCTTTTTTAAAGGTTGAGAAGGTTGAGCGAATGGACCACTTATCAACTCACTTTGTCCATAATCAGTCTTACCCATAACAACATTATCACTTTCAAATAATTCCGCACGAATATCTGCTACAGATATTTCTTTATTGTTATCATTTTCATTATTTGAAAACGACATTTCCTTGGTACTTGCATTGTTAATGCCAATAAGATTTCCTTCTTCATCAATAGTTTGTGTCAAAATATTACCACTTTTTTCAGCTTTCTTAATATTTTCTTCAATAGCTTTTTGCTTGGTTTCTTTTACTCTTTGTTCAAAACTTTGTTTCGCATTAGCTTCGTTCTTTTGTTTTTCATGCATCAGTTGGTTCAACTCTTCTTCCATATATTCAACTCGTCCTGTTTTGTAGGCTTCAGGATCCCATGGCATCCATAAACCAACTGGACCTACAAATACGTCATGATTAGGATCAACTTCTCTCAACATTTTACATCTAATTTCGGCTTCTTCCATAGTAGGATAAACACCACGTATTTTAATTCCTCTTGTACTTGTTTGGAAGTTATGATTAATGCCAAATAGTTTATCTAATTCTTCTTCGTTGTTGTCTAAAAATGTTTTATAGTCATCCTCTAACGATGACACTGCAATCAAATTATTCTTTTCTTCTTTTACAAAATCCTTAAAGTCATTAGAAAGGTCTTCGAATGATAAGTGATATTTATATGATAGATAATTTAGGAATTGTATAAATTTTTCCATGGATTTATTAAAATCCCATTTCTTTAGGAATTCTTCAAAGTAAAATAGTTCCTTTTGTTTGATAATTTTTTCTGGTGACACAAATGAAATACATGCGAATTTTTGATTTGCAATAGGTTTATCTTCTTCTAGTAAGTCAACATACTTACTATTCGGCATATTGTTATTGTCCAATTTTCTTTCAAATTTAATTGGTTTTGTTGATTTGGATGACTTTTCTTTCGAATTTTTACTCATTTAATTATTTATATTTATAAACTTTAAGTTTTTTTAAAATAATACATTAATTTTTTTCTTATTATTTAATATAATGAACGGATTAATTAACATAGGCGAATTAGTTAAAAGAATTATTAAGTATTTAGTAGAAGGTTTGATGGTTGCTATTGCTGCTTTTGCAATTCCAAAACGTTCTTTAGATATAGAGGAAATTATTTTAATTGCTCTTACCGCAGCTGCTACATTTAGTATTTTAGATACTTATATTCCAAGTATGGGTGTAACAGCACGTTCTGGCGCTGGTTTCGGTATAGGTGCTAACTTGGTAAAATTCCCTGGTGGATTTTAGTCAACCTTTTCCACCTTTAGAAAAGGTGGAGCCAAAGCAACTTTTATAAAAAGTTGCGCAAAACTGATTTTGGTTTAACCTTTTCTAAAAGGTAAATTTTTTTAAAAGTGATAAGGTATATAATTATAATATATCAAGTAATATTATATATATATTATAATTATGCGTAGGACTATGAAAAGAAATACATTACACAAAATAAATGATACCATCTTCCAAGTTGTGTTATTATATAAACTTAAACTTAAACAAAAACAATGAAAAGTAATATGTTCATTTTATTATATCATTTTATTATATCATAATAAAATGAATAATCCTTTATTTTGGAAATTTGTTATTGATAATAAAATAAATAATAAAGAAAAACATGAATTAATTTTCATACATACACCAAAATGTGGAGGGACTTATGCTCAACAAATTTTGAAAGATTTAAAAGTAACTATTAAAGGACATAAACAAGCTATCAAGAATGAGGGAATTAACTTTACTATTATAAGAGATCCAGTTGAAAGATTTGAAAGTTTATTAAACTACAGGTTAGGCGAAACTGAGGCGAGACGTGACTGGCCTGAACATTTACAATATGTATATAATGACAAAAGTATTAGTTTAAATAAAATAGTTAGTAAAATGACTGATGATGAAATATTGAATTTTAAACCATACAATAGTTTGGTATTTTGGTCAAAAAATATAGATATATTTATTACAATAGAACAGTTACATGAATTTTTACATTTTTTCGGATACAAATATGATAAAAATAGTTATAACAAAAAAAATGTTTCAAATAATATAAGAGGTAAATTAAATAAGAAAACGTGTTTACGGATAAGTAAACTATACAATGATGATGTTGTACTATTTAAAAGGGTTATAAAATAATTTATAAAATAATTTATAATATAGCTATATTATATATCTTTTATACTACTACATGAGAGATAAATATAAAAGTAAAAGAAAAACAATTAAAAAACGAACTATACGAAAAATATACAAAAGAAAACCTTACACAAAAAAACATTATTTTAAAGGAGGTAATTTTGGCGGACATTGTCCTGACCCATTTAACTATTCCATATACAACTCCAGTATGTTGAAATTATTTCCTTATTCACCTTCAACCTTTGGAAAAGGTTGAGCCAAAGCAACTTTTCAAAAAAGTTGCGCAAAAATGTTTTATATCACTTTTTTGAAAAGTGGTATAAAATGCGTAAAAATTCGAAAGACTAAAAAAAAATTCTTTAGAATAAGTATAAATGTCTGATTTAACTAAGTCAAGCAAAAAACTTGTTCGTGAAGTATATACATATACTTTTGATGAAAATTCATCAACTACTTACAGTATAGGAAGTAATGCAAGTATAGGTAATGGGATATATACTTTATATAATAAAGATATGAATGAAATAGGTCGTATTATGTTTACAAGTAACTATAGAACTGTAACTAATTATAATAATTTATCATTAATAGATAGTTATCAAAACCGTCAGTTTGGAATATTTTTTAATAATAATGATAATATTTGTACTAGCTATAATGAAATTACCGATAACGGTAAATCTAGAGAGAATACTGAAATTTCAGTCAAAGCAACTTATGGTAGTGGTAAATACAAAAATAAAGACGTCCATGTTAAAATTAAATTTTTAAAAAATTCCAAAAGACGTGTCTTTATAACATATAAAGAATAACTTCAACCTTTGGAAAAGATCAACCTTTGAAAAAGGTTGAGCCAAAGATTTTGAGCAACTTTTATAAAAAGTTGCTTAGATGGTAGGTATAAACTCCCAGTCCAATTCAGCACAAATTTTTTTCCAAATAGTATCTTGTTCAACACGTTTTTCCTTGTCTTTTAACATTGGAAAGTGTTGTAAATAATGTGTTTCACCCAACAATTCACAGAGTTTATATGCAGTGTAATAGTAATTCAAAAAATTAACGCGGTCATCAGGGCAAAACTTAGAATAAGGCGACTGTAATTCAACAAATAAATTGCAAAGTGTTTCTTCTAAGTCCGCGCTCATAATGGGTGGTTTTATTCCTAGTTTATCTTTAATAAATGGTATATGTTCATAGTATTTATTATAGCCCAATTTTTTGAGTATTTCTTTCGTTTTTAAATTCGTAATTTCACCAATATCAATTCTCTCTTTTTTAATTTGTAATTTAATATTTTCAATGACTTCCGCTGGTATTTGCGTTGTTTCCTTTCCTTGAAATTGAGCCAAAATTTCTTTAAAATGATTTATTCTTTTATAAGCGTAAAAACAAACTTCTTTAGGAGGTTCCTTATAAGAAGGTTTTTCATTTTCTATTAAATAAGGAATATTTCGAAAACAAGAATTACACATTAAAATCCCTTCATCTTCTAAGGGTACTAATTCACCTTTATTACAATACTTACAAATATCTGTTTGATATACATACGAGTTAATATCCAAAAACAAATCATCAATATTGGATAAATACTTTTTTACTATATTATTGCTATTATACAACTCACTAGGATTATCACTTTCAGTATTATCTTTTATTTTAAAAAATTTATTTAATATTGCACTTTTATTTTTAACATTACTATCATTGGCATTTGAAACGTCATTTAAATGACAATTCGAAATATTTTTTTTATTCTCAAAATATTCAAAAATAAATTTTGAGTTATCTAAATAATACTCTTTTTTTTTTAACTTTAAATCGTGTATTTTATTATTTATTTCTTTTAATTTATCCATTAACTCTAGTTTTTGTTCAATATTATTTTGCACATTATTTAATGCATTTTTAATTTCTTTTCTCTCATTTTGCAATTCAGGTATTCTATTTGTTTCATCTTTTGCAAATTCATTAATAAACTCTTTGTGTTTGCTGTCTAACGTAACAGCATTTTTTTTGTTATATTTAATTTTTTTAATAGTTTTCGGTTTAAAAGAAGGCATTAAGTTATAACTGTTTAAATTAAATCATATTATTTATTTAATTTAAAATTATATAAAACATATTAATTTAAAAAAATAGTAAAATATATTTTTTTCAAGTTTAAACCAATATATAGTTTTCTTCAAAATAATTAATGGATTTAACAATTAATATAGAAGAATATTTAGAAAATAACAAAATTAAAATAAACACAATAACATTTCAAAAAATGAACTTGTTATATAATGCTCTAGACGATGGATGGAGCATAAAAAAAAAAGAAAATTCGTATATTTTTACGAAGAAACATGAGAATAAGAAAGAAATTATAGAAGATACATATTTATTAAAATTTATGAAAACTAACCTGGATATGAATAAGGTTATTGATAAATAGTTTATAATTATAATGATTTAATTATTTTTCTATTATAACTGAATTAATTAATTAATTTATTTATTTAATTAATTTAAATACTTGAAAATTTTTTTCTTTAGCAATAGTATAAAAAAATGGGAGGTGGATTAATGCAACTGGTCGCCTATGGCGCACAAGACGTTTACCTAACTGGTAATCCTCAAATTACTTTTTGGAAAGTAACCTATCGTAGATACACTAACTTTGCTATTGAATCAATTGAGCAAACTTTCAACGGTCAAGCCGATTTCGGTCGTCGTGTCCAATGTATTATTAGTAGAAACGGTGACTTAGCTTACCGCACCTATCTTCAAGTAACACTTCCTGAAATTAACCAACTTATGGGTCTAGGTGCCTTTGTCTTAAATCAAGGTCAAGGTGTTTATGCTCGTTGGTTAGATTATCCTGGTGAGCAACTGGTTGCTCAAGTTGAAGTCGAAATTGGCGGTCAAAGAATTGATCGTCAATACGGTGACTGGATGCATATCTGGAACCAACTTACTATGACTTCAGAACAAATTCGTGGTTATTTCAAGATGATTGGTAATGTCACTCAACTTACATTTATAACCGATCCATCTTTCTCTGATGTCGATGGTCCTTGTGACTCTTTAGCACCACGTCAAGTTTGTGCTCCAAGAAATGCTCTTCCTGAAACTACTCTATACGTTCCTCTTCAATTTTGGTTTTGCACCAATCCAGGTCTAGCACTTCCTTTAATTGCTCTTCAATACCACGAAGTCAAAATTAACCTTGATATTCGTCCTATTGATGAATGTTTATGGGCTGTTACTACTTTATCATGTAACGATAACAGTGTTCCTGCAACCAATCCTAACTATTCAAACAATCAATATACTCCAGGTCGTCCAGTGCCAGCCACTATTGCTTACAATCAATCTTTAGTTGCTGCATCACTTTACGTTGATTATGTTTTCCTTGATACTGATGAACGTAGAAGAATGGCACAAAACCCTCATGAGTACTTAATTACTCAGCTACAATTCACTGGTGATGAATCCGTTGGTTCATCTTCCAACAAGATTAAACTTAACTTCAACCATCCTGTTAAGGAATTAATCTGGGTTGTCCAACCTGATCAAAACGTTGATTACTGTTCATCCCTTGTCTGTGATGCTCTTCTTTTCAAAGTTCTTGGTGCCCAACCATTCAACTACACTGACGCCATTGATGCCCTTCCAAATGCCATCCATGCTTTCGGTGGTCCACAAGCTCTTGCTCGTGACTCAAGAGCATACATTGATGTTAGAGGCTTATTTAATGATGCTGGTGCTCAAGATGCTTACTTCCCAGATGGTTTTACTGGTTACTGGAACGGACCTAATGATCCTTACAATGAACCAAATCTAGGTGGACCTGCTATTAAATTTCCTCCAGGTGTCACTCAAGACATCCTTGATACTTACGGTGCTTATGTTGACAGCAGTAACCACTATGGTCATGAATCAACCGTTTCCGATGCTGGTACTTTCGTTCTTTCAGAAACTTCCCTTGACATGCATTGTTGGGGTCTAAATCCAGTTGTTACTGCCAAGTTACAACTTAACGGCCAAGATCGTTTCTCTGAGCGTGAAGGATCTTACTTCTCATGGGTACAACCATACCAATCACACACCAGAAACCCTGATGAAGGTATCAATGTTTACTCATTTGCCTTGAGACCTGAAGAGCATCAACCAAGCGGCACTTGCAACTTCTCAAGAATTGATAACGCAACTCTTCAACTAGTCCTTTCCAACGCCACTGTTGAAGGTACTAAGACTGCCAAGGTCAGAGTTTATGCTACCAATTATAACGTTTTAAGAATTATGAGTGGCATGGGTGGGTTGGCATACTCAAATTAAAAATATTGTTACGATATATCGTGTCATTATATTTTCATTATTTTCATAATATTTAATAATTAATTATTGCATTTTAATTATTAAAGCAAAAAACAATATAGAAGTAATATATAAATTATTGCTTTGCCACTTGGCAAAGCAATGTGAGAATAGGAATTATGGTTTTGTAAAAATATTGAAACGCGCTTCATCTACCACCCTACTCATTTTTATCATTTGTATTATCTCTATAAAACGTTTCTATATGATATACTGTTACTCTCTCATATGGCAAATTTTCAAACAAAGAAACAGACAATTGTTTTTGTATTACATTACGCCTATGTATCAAGTGCATCCATCTCTACATACTGATTATCTTTCCAAATGACTTTATTGCTGTTAAACAATAAATTCATATTAATAATTTCTGGTTTATCAGCTTCAGCAGTAAATATTTTCATAATTTGTTCGTCATCTCTAAAACGCAATGAATATGTTTGTTGAATATTGTTTCGTCCAATTCGTCCCATAGCTTGAATAATTTTTTCCTGGGTTAAATTCATACCTTTACTAATGTACCCATGACAAAATTGATAATTAGTTCCGTAAATATAATCACTTGATGCAATAATAAGATACAATTTTTGCTCATCAGCCATTTTTTTCATAATTTCAGTGTATCGAATATTTTCATGATTAATAAAAACACCAATACCCATCATTAACAGTATTTTCCAAGAATCTTCAATGCCATTTAATAACATAATCTCATTGATTACACTTTCTTCAATATTACTTGTAAACGATTTTTGTGTGTCCAAATTTTCGGACCATTTTTTAACATGATGAAGTTTATTTGGTATGAAAGTTTCATTTAAATTAACGGGTTTTATCATAGCTCGATAGGTTTCAATTTCACGAATTAATTTTGATACTTGACTTTTACTGGTATCTACGTTATCCGCTTCTCTGTTAAATTTTCGCACATTTTTTAATGACCCCAAACCTGTATTTGACAACTTGCACTCTTCTTGTTCTTTCAAATAATCCAAATCTTTTTCAAATTCAGATATTTTTTTATTCAACACATTATTGTATTCAATTTTCTTTAGTAAATCATCCATAACTGCTGACGGAATATTCGCTTGTTGGATACAAAATTTGGCTATTTTTTCAATATCGTCACAAATAAATATTGTAGGTCCATCTGTTAAACTGTAAGCGTCTTTGGTTGTTACATAAATTGCAGAGGTTCCATTTACTAGTGGTTTATCTTTAATGCTATTTTTTTCAACATCATTAACTGTTAAACTTCTTTTCAATGGTTTACCCGCTAATTCTGAATTGTCTGATATATTTTTAAAACGATTGTCACTAGACCCAGGACCAATACTATTTGATTTTAAAGTCAGTTTGTTTCCTTTTACATCTACACTACTATTTTCAATTAGTTTTGGTGCTCGATTATCCTTAAAATGATCATATATATGTTTCCATTTTTCAGGTTGAATACTTTTCAAACATTTTATATAATAAATTTTTATATTTTTCATATTGATGTCATCCAAAGTTTCAAAATAGTTCTCTATTTTTAGTCTCTCAGAAATAAATCCGCGTTTATTTATAAAAACAACAAATTTAGTTACTTCATCCAAATCTAAGTACCGTAAAAGCGTCAAGTAATTTTCACAGTGTTGTGCTATTTTCAAAATTAAGTCATAATCATTGCTCAAAAAGTGTGGTAAATCCACAAACCCATCTTTGTTGATAATGGGTATAGATTTTTTACAATCATGACTAATAATACTGTATATTTCACCATATACAAATTTATTTTTAAAATCCACAATTGTTTCTGTTAATTCATGTTCTTTAGGTAATGTTGCAGATGATAATACAATAGTAGGAATTTTATTTTCACTCCAGTTTTGTTTAATAATGCTGTGAAAACTGTGTTCATTATAATCCAACGTAATTGTTGGTTCATCCCAATATACCATCAAATTTTCGTCTTGATTGAATGCACGCATGTAATACATTGCAGGAACAAATGATTTGATGTCACTAATAATTATTTCAACATTAATACCATTCGAGTTGTCCACTTTTTTAATTCCACCTGTTTTTTTATTAACAGTATAATCTTTTGCAGCAAAATAATGTAGACGAATATCATCTGCGCTTTCACAACCAAATGCAAATGCAATTTTTTTATTTACTGAAATAGCTGCTCTGGCTAATGCCAATCCAACATGTCGAGCAGCACATACAAATACTATTCTGTATTTTTCTGACAAACCAATGGGAGTTAATGTTTTTCCAGTACCTGTTGGCGCCGTATATAAAATCAATTTGACACCAGGATTTTTACAAATAGTAAATATTTCTTTTTGATGATCGTATAAAACATGATCATTGTACTTCAACAAGTTAGTATTTTTTTCAATTAATTCAACTGAATTTTCAATTACATTCAAAATATTAAGTTCACTACTAAATATTTGTATAATCACTTCACAAAAAGTAACTACATGTCGATTGATTTTAACTATATTATTTTTTAGCAATTTATACAATGTATAGTAGTGTAACACGAATAAATTTTTATCTTGTTTTTTTTTTGTGTCTAATAATTGTGCTATTGTTTCTAATAATATGTATTCATATATAGAATTACTCTTAAAATTTTCGATACTATTTTTTTCTAATCTAATTTTATCTGCTGATTTTATTTGAATATCACTATTTACATTTATTTTTATATTAAATTTTTCAAAATATAGTTTATTATTTTCAATAATTGTTTCTACGTTTTCTCTCAAATATTTATTATAAATATAATCCTCCATTTTTGTTGAATATTCTATTTTTAAAAAGGTGAAAATGGATTCATTTTTGTTAATTTTAATATTGACATCATGAAATCCTTTTATGATTAAATTCAAAATATCAATTTCCTCTTTTAAAACTGGGATTTCAATGGAATCCCATTCTGATTTGATTAATTTTCGTTGATGTAAATCCATTTTAAATTACAAGTTGTAAATATTTTATATATTAATAGTTCTTTAAATGAATTTAATAATCAATTTTATTTAAAACTTAAATAAAATGTAAAAAAATTTAATTATATTTACAAAATAAATGTTTATGTTTTTTGTTCTTCTTGCATGTTATTCAATGTTTCTTTTATTACTTCATTAATCATTTCTATTGGTAATCTTTTTACAATATTTTGCAATTCGATTACGTCTGATAAATGATGTTTGTATTTCTCATATAATTCGTAAGAAACATCTCCTTCTTTAAAAGACAGAATTGAATTTAACGTACGTCGAAGTGTATTATTATGTCCTTTTGCTATTTCACTATTAACCAAATATCTTTTCATTCTATCTTCTTTGCGTAATTCATATTTTGACTTGACAACGACTGGTTCGCTTGTTTGTATAGTTGTTGTATTGTTTTGGTCCATGGTAGTCAGTTTGTTTTATTATAAATAGTTTAATAATTACTGCAATATTTAGCATAAAAAGAAATCAATTTTATTTTTTGCTTTAAAATAAAAATTGAAAGAATATTAACAAATTTAAAGATTTCAAAATAACAACTACTATAATGGCTCACATTATATCTATTGAAGGAAATATTGGCTCAGGAAAATCAACCCTTCTAGCTCATTTGAGAGAAAAATATAAAACCAATCCAAGCATATTGTTTTTGAGAGAACCAGTGGACGAGTGGGAGAACATTAAAGATGAAAATGGAGTTACTATATTACAGAAATTTTATAGTGATCAAAAAACCTACTCTTTTCCTTTTCAAATGATGGCTTATATTTCAAGATTAGCTTTGTTAAAAGAGGCTATAAAAAACAATCCTGACGCAATTATTATTACTGAACGTAGTTTAGTTACAGATAAAATGGTATTTGCAAAAATGCTTTACGATGCAGGAAACATTGAAGAAGTAAATTATCAAATTTACTCAAAATGGTTTGAATGTTTTGCATGTGAATATCCTATTAAAAAGGTGATTTATGTTAATTCGTCCCCTGAAGTTTGTTATCAAAGAATTCATGAAAGAGCACGATTAGGCGAATCCATAATTCCTTTAGACTATTTAAATACATGTCATAATTATCATTCACATATGATAAACACATTTAGAGAAAATAAAAACGAAATTTTAGAATTAAATGGAAATACAAACATTAAAATAAAAGAAAATGAACATATATTTGAACAATGGTTAGAAGATATTGATGCGTTTATTTTAGATGTATAAAATGTAAATACAATTTGATATATTTATATTTATAAAAAAAAATTGATATACTTTTTTAATGCTATTAATATTAGTAATAAAATAACAAAGCATTAAAATGGAAAACACTACAATGGAAAACACTACAATGGAAAAGACAAATTACAACAATAATACTAACAATCCTAATCTAATTAGGTCTTGTGGTAGTATTAACGAAGCAGGTTTTATTAACTCATTGGATAAACAAGGGTTTACTTTAACTAAATGTTGTTCTGAACGAATAGCAAATTGTATTGATGCATACGCAACTGAAGTTAAATTTCAAATTACTTCACAACATATTAAAATAATTGATAATGGAATTGGTATGACATGTGATAAGTTAGATTTCATGTGTGATGCTAATAGAGAAAATCATAGAAATGATAAATCAATTGGTATATCAGGAATTGGTGGACTTATTTCAAGCTATCAATTATCTAAAATAAATGGTAAACCAAGTATTGTTTATGTTTATACAAAAAATGAAGAAGATATGTATTTAAAATGTATTTTACCTTGGAATGAAATTTTCGAAACAAAAAAATATTTTGGAAAATGTATAATACAACCTATGGATGAGAATGAAATAATTGAATTTAACAAAGAGAGAAACAATAATTCAAATTCTACTGGAACTACATTTAAATTTCCTTACACAGAAGCTTTCGAAAATTTATTGAAAGAACAGTTTGTTCCTATGCAAACAGATTGTTCAAAACTGGACACTTGGTGGCCTGTTATATTTGGAAAGTACAAAACATCTATTTTGTTAGAAAACTTTTGCAATGATCAAAAAATTGAACCTATTTCTTTGAGTAAATATGACTATTTTAGTTTACATGATACAGAGTATTATTGTGGAAAATTTAACCATGAAATTTTATATTTAAAAGATAACGGCGTAGATAGATATATTACTTTGGATCCTACAAAAAATAATCAGGAATATATTGAATATCCTAAAGGTAATGAAACAAAACCAAAACGTGTTAAAATTAATCCAAAACTAATCGAAAAAACCGAAATAATCAATTTTACTAGTGGAATGATAAAAGATAATCGTGTTTTTAATATTGAAAACCCACAAATGCCATCTTCTGCAACATTTTATTTGAATACGTATGACTCACGATTTATGAGTTTAGACCAGCAAAAAGATATAGTTAAAGATTTTTATTCCAAAAAAGGTATATACAGAAATGATCAAAGAATAACTAGTGTAACGAGTGAAGGTACAAAGTCTAGTAGTGGACGAGCAAATGCACTGTCATTAATAAAAAATATTCTTCATAGATGTGATTTATCTTATGAAACTTTCTCAAGTCAAGAAAATGTGTTGGATTTGCAACATGGTGTCCAACAAAACAAAAACCAACATCAAAATGAGTTTTCAAAATCATATATGAAATTAGTCCAATATTTAAAGGATTATGACTACGATCGTCATATTAAGTATTTTGAAGACATTATCAATTCTTCTAATGAAAAAAAAGAGTATCAAAAAAAAATAAATGAAATAACTCTACCTCAAAGTGTTGAAGATATTTCAATTAAATCTGACGGAGAAACAACAACACAAGAACTTCAAAATAAAACTGAGACTGACAGTAAAATTACAGAAAACATTTCAATTGAAAACATTACAAAATCCAAAGAATTTTTAAAACTTGCATCAAAAGCTCTAATAGAATATTCTGAAAAAAAAGATTATAATAAAATAAATGGTGAAGACATCTATAAAAAAGTTTTAGATATTATTAATAGTAATTAACTATTTTAACTGGTTTAGTCATTATGTATTGTAAACAGGTTAAGTAACTTGTTTTTTTGTTTCGTAAAAATTGACTTCATATCATCTATGCCTCGCTCTTTCTGAATTTTTTTTATATTCTTATGTTTTTACAATTAAAAAAAAATTGATAAGTTTTTAATTATTTTTTATGGATTAAATAATTTCTACATGAAAGTAATGAATTTAGTAACTCTTATTAACCAAGCATTCAGATTTGTTATTCAAACAAGTCAAGAATACAATATTGATGAGTCGCATTCGCTTAAACACAGTATGGAAGTTTTTAACTACGCCAATTCTATTTATGAAAGTGAATTGTTGAAAAATCCCAACTTAGAAACTCATAGAAAAATTATTTATTTATCAGCTATTGTTCACGATATGTGTGATAAAAAATATATGGATGAAGAATATGGAATAGAAAATATGAACAAATTTATGAAAGACTATATATCCGACGAAGAATTGATAGTTGTTTCAAATATTATTAAAACTATGTCTTATTCGAAAGTTAAGATAAATGGATACCCTGATTTTAAGGAACATCAATCTGCTTATCATATTGTGAGGGAAGCTGACCTTCTGGCTGGTTATGACTTAAATAGATGTATTATTTATAAAATGATGCGTGATAAGTTTAATTATACTGACGCATTAATAGAGTCAAAAAATTTATTTGAAACAAGAGTTCTCAACTATCGCAAAGATAACTTATTTATTACAAATTATTCAAAAAATAAATCTCTTTTACTACATAAAAATGCATTAAATGATATGGAACATTTAAATTCTTTACTTAAAATATTGCAAGTTACTGGAATATAAAAATTTAATTAAATAATAGTAAAAATTAAAATTGATATATTTTTATTTAATTAAATATAAGTTAAAGTAAATATATAATGTCGTTAATAATGAAATCCAGTTTTGGCAATATAAGTGCAATTTTACAAAAATCTTCTAAAAACAAAATATTTCCAAAATTAGAATATTTATTAAAATTTGATGGTTGTAGTAAAGGCAATCCAGGATTAGCTGCATGTGGCGCGGTACTCTACCAAAATGAAGTCGAAATTTGGTCAGGTTCAAAATTTTTAGGTTACAATGAAACCAATAATTATGCCGAATATATGGGTCTAATTATTGGATTGCAAAAAGCAGTTGAATTAAATATTAAAGAATTGGCTGTTGAAGGAGACTCTTTAATAGTTATTAAACAAATAAATGGACAATACAAAGTAAATTCTAGTAACTTAATTGAACTTCATAAAAAAGTAATACAATTAAAGTCCAACTTCAATATTATTACTTTTAATCATATTTATAGAGTGAATAACAAAAGGTCGGACGAACTGTGTAATAGAGAAATTGAAAACTTACAAACTAATAATACTCGAGTATAAAATTATGTGTTGCTCTAATACTCTAATAAGTGAACGTTTAATTTTTTTTGTGGTTTGAATTTCAAAATATCTAGTTCCTTTTTTGAAGTTGGAAACTCTTTCTCTCCATAAATATCTTGAAGCATCAACCATTCAAATAATCCTCCAACATAAAGATAAATATTATAGAACCCAAGTGACTGTAGTTGTTGATATTTTTTGTAAATTTTATCATCATTACAGTTTTTACCATAAATAATAATTTTTATATTTTTATTACCATTTCTTAATAAATTATTAATAATATTTATTTCTTTCTCAGGTGTTATTGTCATTGGTATTATACATTCTTGTTCGTTTTCTGATAATGTATTTATTATTAAAATAGCATCTTTTTGACTTAATGAATACTGAATATCTTCAAAATTGATTTTATTCATGGAAGCAGCATTTCCCATAAAGTAATTATTTTTATAGCTTATTTTTATGAATAAAAATATATTTAAACTTATATAATTTTAATTATATTTTAATGAAACTGAACAACAATTTCTACTTCTTCTTTTTTGATACTCTTGGTTGCCGAAATTGATAGCTCTTCGCGCTTCTTTCGTGTTTTAGTATTTTCTAGTTTCAACTCTTTACGTTTTGATGTACTATTTCTACTATTCATATCTTTTTCAATTGTTTCATAATTTTCTTCAATAAAGTCAATCACTTTATTTTCTATTGCCCATTTAAAAAAATTGAGCTGTCCAATAGTGGTTTCAATGAATTTATCGTCTTTGTACGGAATACTAATGCGATCCCATCTACAAAAAGGATCAAAACGACGCTTGCTATATGCTTTTAATTTCAATTTATAGTCAAAATAAACCTTGAAACGTTTTAAATTACCAAAATCATCTTCTATGTTGTATAACGTATAATATTTTTTAGCATAGTTTGTCGCAAACCAATCCACAATTCGTAATGAAATTTTAGAATCCCCAGTTATTATTTTCAACATTCTTTCTAATAAATCTTCCTTTTTATAAAAATCCATTAAATTATTCAATAATAAATCATTTTGTGTTGTATATGTTGAAGATATTGTAGTCATAATTTATTTATTAGTTATTTATTTAATTTTTAGATATAATTTTTAAGTTGTTTCATAATTAAAACATAATTTATAATAACAATTAATTAAAATCTTAAAAATAAATTTACATATTATAATGAGTTTAGTTGAAATAGGAACTTTAACATTATGTGAAATAGTAGGAGATTTTGGATATCAATATTTTGCAAATAATGGTGGTACTATACCTTTTATAATTGGAACATCAGGATACATAGGTGTTGTTTATTATTTAATAAAATCACTACAAGGTTCGACTATTTTATTAGTAAATGGTGCATGGGATGGAATTAGTGCCATTGTTGAATCACTTGCAGCGATGATTTTTCTGGGACAATATTTTGAAAGTATTTACCAATATATAGGATTAACACTTATCATAGTAGGACTTTTTTTCTTACGAATACCAATAACAAGAAAAAAAAAATTCAAGTTTCCTTCCATTTTTGGATATCCAATCAAAAATTTTAGTATCATACGATAAATATTATCATCATTCTTTAAATAATTTGAATATTCAATATTTATATCCTAACCAAATCGTTTTTTGCCAGTTTATAAATACTGAAGAACTGTCTTTTGAAATAATTTCTTTAGTGTATTTTGTTAAACAAACCTCTATTTGACATTGATATCTTTTATATTTTGTTTTTTCATTCATATAAGGTTGTTCCGATTTATGTTTTGCATCAAAACGTTCAATTCTATAGTTTTCAGAGTTATGTTGTAAATTACTGTTGAATATTCTAATATTTTCTAAAGTAAATTCTTGGTTAATTTTTCTCTCTTTAAAATTTACTAGTTTACCAGTTGGGTCATATATATCTGCAACGCCATTATGATACATGTTATTCATTAAATTAAATAAGTAAGTTCGCATAGTTGCATCTCTTTTTGGATTTTCTGTTAAAATTTTTCGGAATTCAATATAATTATCATCATCAGTATCATTAATTTCAAATTTAACAGGTATAGCTATATTACTTCCATCAAAACTAATATCATCTTCTTCATTAAAATCAATGCTGTCATTATCATGTATTATTTCATTATTAATAATAATATTATCATCATCATTTGTTCCAATTTGTTTTAACATATCAACCCTATCATCATTTTCTTTTTCAATGTTAATTGCAGCATTTATATGATTTTCATAACCAATGATAAATTTCGGTTGCATTGTAAAAAGGTTGTCTTTTTCTTTAAATTTATCTGTATTAGTATTAAATCTTGAGCCAGCTTGATTGTCTCTAGATTTACTAGTAGTAAGTTCGGGTAAAATTGTTACAGCTCGTACAGTTCCATATTTGTAATTAACAAATGTTATCGACTCACCTACATTTTTATAATTTCCAAAAATAATAAATGGTACATTGACATTAACATTTTTACTTTTTAAATATTCTATAATTTCATAAATTTTTTCATTTGTCTCTTTCTTCTTGTCATCCTTTTTGATTTCTTGCTCGTAAGAAATAGTTATAATGCTATTAATTTCTTTGTACCATATATGTATTTTTGTTGTTTTACCATTTTCATCGCATCTACTATATAAACCTATGCATATTGGTTGATATTCTTGTTCTAAAGCATATTTAATTACTGCAACATTAAATATTACTCTATTCGGAGTTCTAATTATATAAATATTGAATTCGCATGGTTTTATTATTTGTTCATTGGATATAATATCATTCCCATATTCATAATCTCCTATAATATAATAATTATCTAACACATTCTTACATAAATTTAACGCATCACTTTCATGACGCATGAAATTATGATGCTCTATTTTACGTTTTTTTTGAATTGTATCAATGTTTTCTTCAGTTGGATAACAATATTTATATAATTCTTCTGAAAATTCAACATCATTATATTCTGTATAATTATTATGTTGTTTTATTTCTTCAAAAGTTATTTGTCCAGCGTCTTGTAGTGATGAATAATTATCCGAATTAGATTTAATATCACAATATATTGTATAATTTATTGCATTTTTATCTAAAATATTTTTATGCCAAAAATAGTTATTTTTGGGATGTTTATAACTTTTTTTAAGTGATTTTTCAGTAAATTCATATAAATCTGACATAGTAGCTGTCATTGGAACTATTTTACCAATACTAGGATATATCAACATATTTTCAACATAATATCTATGAGCAGGTATACCTTCTTCTGGATTATGAGCTTCATCAATATAAATATCAAATATTTTCTTTTGTGAATCCTGTAAGTTTTCATTTAAGTCAACTATTTCAATTATATCTTTGTATCTAGTTGAATTAGAACATATAAATAATATTCTAAATGAATTATCTTTTTTTACTAACTGATGTATTAATTTACTAATATTTTTAAAATGAGTTGCTTGTCCATTCAAGTCACTTTTTTCACTTGTCAAAACAGCTATAAGTTGATTTAATTTTTTATTAGGATATTCTTTTTTTAAATCATAAACTAATCGTATAAACCATTGTTCATTTGCAAATAGTGTATTTTTTGTAATTGCAACTACAAATTTATCACTAATAAGTGACTTCATTATTTCTATATTACAAATTGCAGTTTTATTTGCCTGACAATGTTTATAAATTCCTTTTATTATTTCTCTTCTATTTTTAATTATATATTTTTTTTCATCTCTAGATAGCTGATCGCCACATAACTTAAGTAACTCATACATGTATAATTTTTTATCTTTCCTGTTTAAAAATTTATACTTATTTCTTAACTCTTTTTTAACATGTGGTTCTGATACTATATATTTTTCTAATAAATTGTTTGTTTTTTCTTTACTAATTTCATATGCCTTTTTTATAATGATATTAATTTGATCAATATCGATGTTTTCTGCAATATCATCTGAAACTTCAGATATATTATCGTCACTAAAATTAGAACTATAAATACTAATATTACTATCATCATTGTCATCAATAATAAGAATATTATTGGAAGTTGTTGTCATTTGTTATTTTATTACAAGGTAAATTATTTAAGTTTTAAATAAAATAAATTAATTTTCTCATTTTTTTTTAATTTTCTGTTATTTCTGTCATTTCTGTTTCATAATTAGTTGACACTGGTTTTAAAAATTTATCTTGATTGGATAAGTCTTGTACGTAAGTATTATTTGTCAAGTAAGGGTTCATATTAACTTGACACATCATTTGTCGTTCAGATAATTTTTTATCTGTATCTTCTCGTTTATTAAACTGTACAAAATCTTTATCAAACAAATTTTTATTCATAATTTCCCATGTATTTTCATCGTGATTTAAAGATGAAGTATATGCTGAATTTTCAATAATTTTATTAAAGTTATCATCCATATCAGCTTTGTTTATTCTTCTAGATCTGTCATAATTTAATCCTTTGCTCCATTTCCATGTAACTTTATTTTCTTCCATTTTATTTAATTTATTTAATGATTATATTTTTAAAAATATAATTTATTTAATATAAAATAAATTTAATAATCTATTATATATATATTATATATTTAAAATGACTGTTATAAATGGCATAGAAATTGATGACATTAACTATAAAACAAATGAACTTAAATTGGTACTGAACAATAATGAACAAATAGAAGATAAATTAAATGTAATCATTGTTATTTCAAACCCATGTTTATATGCAAGGCGATATCAGTTGTGTAATCAATTTATAAGTAGAATGAATGAAGAACAAAATGTAAGATTGTATGTAGTAGAATTAGCCTATAAGAACCAAAAATTTGTAGTTACTAAATCTAATAACAGAAATCATTTACAAATTAGAACAGAAACACCATTATGGCACAAAGAAAATATGGTAAACTTAGCAGTTAAAAAATTATTGCCAGAAAACTACAAGGCTTTTGCATGGATAGATGCTGATATTGAATTTGAAAATAATACATGGGTATTAGATACATTAAAAATATTAAATGGTTATAAAGATATTGTTCAATTATTTAGTCATGCAATTGATATGGATAAAGATGAAACTTCATTAAACATTTTCTCAAGTTTTGCATACAACTTTTGTAAAAATAAAAAATTTAATAATAAAAAACTTTTTGATTTTTGGCATCCTGGTTATGCATGGGCTATAACACGTAGGGCCTATGAAAAAATTGAATGTTTATATGATAAAGGAATTTTGGGTTCAGGAGATAATATTATGGCATATTCTTTGATTAATAAATGTGAACATTATACTAGAGATAAATACCATGATGATTATAATAAAAGCATGTTGCTTTTTCAAGAAAAAGCAAAAAATTTACGTTTGGGATACGTACCAGGAATAATTCGACACTATTTTCATGGTAAAAAGAAAAATAGATATTATCACGAAAGAACAGAGATTTTGATAAGACATCAATATTCACCATATGTAGATATAAATTATGATATAAATGGTATAATTATACCTAAAGATAATTTCTCACAAGAATTCAAAGATGATATAATGAAATATTTTAAAGAACGAAAAGAAGATGAATAATAAAATGATATTTTTCTTAAAAAAAAATATTATTAATAATTATAATAATAATTATGAATTTAATTTATACTTGTGTTTTTCATCAGGAGAATTATATTAATTTATTAAAATTACTTATATCATCATTGATTAAAAGAGGAAATTTTAATCATTTAACTACAGAAATACTAATTATTACATCTGCAGCATTTCAATCAATTATACATCAAGAATTATCATGTTTTAATTTACAAATAAAGTATTATATTTTAGAACTGAATACATTATTTGAAGCAAATTGTGCAAGACTAAACATTTTTAACTATGAAAATATAAATAATTATGATAAAATACTTTTTTTGAATACAGATGTATTAATTAATAATGATATAAATATTTTATTTGATATTGAAATAACAAATAAATTGTATGCTTTAGAAGAAGGATATATAGGACATGAACTTTGGGGAGCTCAATTTTTTGACTTTTCAAAATATGATATGAACCAATCAGCATTTACAACGGGGATATTATATTTTCGTAATGAAACAATAATTAAAAATTTATTTGAAACAATCAATTTACATATTGTAGATTATATTTATAAAAATAGTAATGATATACCAATTTGTCTAGAACAACCTTTTATTGTTTATAATACAATTGTAAGTAATAATTATGATAATATACTAATGAAAAATTATAGCATAAGTAATCCTAATTCAGTATCTAGTGGAAAAATATTTTATCAATTTCCTGGAGGTCAATGTAATTATTATAGTAAATATGACAAAATGAGTAAATTTATTGAAAAAATGTCTTTATTTTGGGAAATGAAAGATAACATAAGTTTCATAACTTTAACCAATTCAGGTTATATTAATTATACATTAAACTGTTTGGAAAGTATTAAAAATATAAATTTAAATATACCATTACATTGTTATTGTATAGGTAAAAAGGGTCATGATAGATTGTTAAATAAAGGTTATAAATGTACTTTAATTGATAAAGAAGAAAATAGTAATTTTACAACATATAAAAACGGAAATTGGTCAGAGATAACATTCAATAAATTTAAAATAATACATGAAAATTTATTAAAATATAAATATGTATGTTACACGGATGGAGACGTTGTATATGAAAATAATGAATTTTTTGGTTATTTAATAGAAAAAATAGGAGACTATGAAATGTTAATTCAAAATAATTGTGAAGGAGTAAATGCAGTTTCCACTGGTTTTATGTTTATAAAATCAAATGAGAATATGATATCTTTATTTGACCCATTGTATATTCAGAGAAATTACAGAATATCTAATGACTTGGATATTAATGATTATTTAGAAAGCATAAAATATAAAATATCCTACAAACTATTACCTCTTTCATTATTTCCATATGGTAATTTTTACTTTAATAATCATTTTAGTATATCACCTTATTTAATACATTTTAACTGGGTAGTTGGTCATGAAAAAAGAAATAAAATGATACATTATAAAAAATGGTATAATAAAATTAAAATTTGCCACAGTGGTAATGGTAGTTTTGCTAGTCAGTTAGAAGGTATATTACGATTAATATCACATTCTTTAAACAATAAAGTTATATATGAATATAATTACAAAAAACAATTTTCTTTTGAAGAAAACCTTTGTTATCAACAAAACTTACAAGAATATTTAATTGCTGGACTAAACTTGTTATCAAAAAATAGTAAAATACATAATGAAATATACAATGAAATTTATAATGACACACGAATATACAACACAATCAATGACGTAGATGAATGTATTCAGAAAATTTATCTGTATGATTGTATTAGTTATGGAAGTGAAATTCCACCTAATTTTGAAAATAGTAACGAAATAACGCAATCACTTCCTATATTAAGAAATGCATTTGTATTTAAAAATCCTTTTTTACCAAAACCTTCATATGATAATACAAAAATAAATGTATGTTGTCATATTCGTTTAAGTGATGCACTTGGTAGAAGAATTTCTGATAATGAAAATCTATGTGACATAGTAAAATATTTTCAAAAATATAATAAATATCATGTTGTTATTTATAGTGATGATAATATTGAACATTTAAAATCAGAAAATACATTGTTAAGTGATACAAAAACAAATATTTTACAAACATTAAGCGATTTTGTTCATGCTGATATTTTTCTTATGAATTACTCATCATTATCAATTGCTTCACATCTTTTAGGTAAACCAACACAAAAAGTATTTTGTCCTAATAAAGCTAGTATAAGATTTCATAGTAGAATATTAAATAAGTCTATTAAAGCAAAAGATTTTTACACAGTTTTCCCACAAAGTTAAAATTTAACCTTTTTTAACTAAATTTAATTGTTTTGTAAATAAAAATTTATCAGAATTTAGATTTCGTCTTTTAATATTGCAACTTAAACATGAAATAACAAAATTATCATTATTATGTCCAAGCGAATTATCAATTCTGTCAACACTCCATTGATTTAGTTCTCTCACATTCTCATAAAGAACGTACACTTCACATTTACAATAAAAACATAACATATCACACTCGACTAGTTTTTTTAAAATAATTTGCATTGTAATTAATTCTAGTTCATTATATATTTTTTTAATAATATCTTGTTGTTTATAACATTTAATCTTTTTATCTAATTCTTGTTTAATTATTGATTTTTCACGTATGTTACTATATTCATTTCTTTTAAAATAAATATCTTTCATTAATTCTATTTGTTTAGTATAATCCAAAAATATTGATGAAATATTATACTTACTCATTATTTCTCTCTTTTTAATTTCGTTTCTAACTCGATTTGCACGTTTTATTAAATACCTATTATTTGTTCCTGATATAATAATATTTTTTTTATCGTTATTTGTATTTGTATCATCTAGTATATTTATCTCATTGTTTGTACAATCCATTTATATATACATATAAATATTTATAATTTATTTAGTTTTAATATAAATACAAATAATATAATATATATTTTATAAAAAAGAGTTAAACTTAAATATACATATAATTATATAGAATGCAATTAAATACAGATATAGATACACATGAAAATATCATTGTTAATACAGATGAAAACACTATAAAAAATGAAGAATGTATTGAATTAAAAAATATTAAATATAAAACAATGTTAATAAATGGCGTTTCAATAAGTGAAACAAAATCATCACAAAGTTTACAAAAGTTAGATCAATTTCTACAAGATGAAAAAAATACAAACGAAAATGAACCGTGGTGTAAATTAAACAAAACAATCAAAATTAAAAAAATTCTTGATTTTATAGAAACTTATAAAAAAAATAAGGATTTATCAGATGAACAAACAAATAAACTTACTATTTTTCTAAAAGATTGTTTAGATAGAAAAAAATTACAACGTATTAAAGATGTAATTTATGATAAAGAAAAAGGTACTATAAATGATATTCCAACACTAACTTATATAAAAGCAAACAAACACTTTACATTAAAAAATATTGAAAAACGTGTATCCACTTTAAAATCATTACCACAAAAAAAAACTAATACGCATCATACGATTAAGAATAAACATAATAATAATGACGATGATTGTAATTCATCGGATGATGAATAAAAAAATGTTAATGTGAATATTTTTTATATTAATATAAAAAGTAACTATTATATTAATATATAAAAAAAATATAAAAACTAATATAATGTATTTTATAAATGATTTAGATAGTCTAGTTAATATATTAGATTTTTTAGAATTTGAAGAAGAACCATCTATATTAGATGAAACAAATACTTTGGAATTAATAGAAAGCGCATTACATGTTATGGAGGATTATATGAATGAAAATCCTACAGCAATTAGCGAACCTGATTTTGATGAAAATTTATTAGAAGATATAAAAGAATTATACTACACACAATTCGAAGAAGAAATATTGAATAGTGAATATGTAGAAGATGATATTAATGATTTATTAGAAGACGTAGTAAATATATTTATAACAACTTTTTATCCAGAACGCTCAGTTAACATTGAAGAAATAAATACTACACAATGTGATTTAAGTATAATAGATTTATCAGAAAAACATAATAAAAATAAAATTATTCAAAATAAAATTGAACTTTTAAAACAAAAACCGCAACCTGATCAACGAACTGAAGAGTGGTATACTTTTCGTCACAATTTAATAACTGCAAGTAATGCTTACAAAGCTTTTGAAAGCCAAAATACAATAAATCAACTTATATATGAAAAATGTCAGCCACTAAAAAATAAAGAAGATGATAAAAATAAAATGGTAAACGTTAACACAACATTTCATTGGGGTCAAAAATATGAACCGTTATCTGTAATGTTATATGAACAAATGTATAACACAAAGGTGGCTGACTTTGGTTGTATACAACATGACAAGCATAAATTTTTAGGTGCTTCGCCTGATGGTATCAATGTAGATATGAATTCAGAACGATACGGTCGTATGTTAGAAATTAAAAATATTGTAAATCGCGAAATAAATGGTATCCCGAAAAAAGAATATTGGATACAAATGCAAATGCAAATGGAAGTTTGCGATTTAAATGAATGTGATTTTTTAGAAACAAAGTTTGTCGAATATGAAAATTCACATAAATTTTTTTGTGACTTACAAGAAGATCAAGACAAATGCGATAAAAAAGAGGTACTTGATACTAAAGGATTAATATTATATTTTCATAATAGCAAAGAAGCAAAACCATTTTATGTTTATAAACCATTAAATATAGTTAAAAAGAATGATATTTTGACATGGGAAGAAGAAACCATTGAATTATATCAGACACCAGAAAAAAATTTACTTTATATACAAACTATTTATTGGAAATTAGAAAAATTAAGTTGCGTTTTAGTATCGCGAAATGAAAACTGGTTTAAAAATAATATTCAATCCTTACAAAATGTATGGAATATTATTGAAAAAGAGAGAATAACAGGATATGAACATCGTGCTCCAAATAAAAAAACAAAAAATAATGACACTATAAATAGTAAGACATCAACTATGGATAGTTTTTTTAACGGTAAAAATGGTTGTTTAATAAAAATTGATAAAATACAATAAATTATTTGAAAGGTTGTTTATATTTTCGCCGTTTTGTATTTTTTCGCCGTTTTGTACGTCGGTGTTGTTTCCGTCGACGCCGTCCACCCTTTACAGTTTTCAAAATATTTCTTCGAATACTACGAATTTTTCTCGGATTTTCTATATTTTCGTCACCAGTTTCATTATTTTCTTCATCATCATCAATATCACCTAGTCTTGATTGAGGTCCTGATGTTGTTTCTACAAAATTAGAACAAGACAAGTCTAAAAATATAATATTTTCCACGCCATCATTTTTAAGATAATTTACTATTTCTTCAAAAGTAACGTAGCTATTTTCGTCTTGATTATTTCTTCCATGTATTTCTCGTATGACATCTGGAACACCGAGTTTATTCATGACAAGTATTTTAAAATTCCATACACTCTCATTTTGTTCTGTTCGATTGTTGCGTGAAAATTCTTTATTAATTAAATTATCTCCTTGTTTATAAGAACGTAATACATAACTTTTATTATGATGATAAATAAACTGTTCTTCATCTGGATCGTATTCGTTGTCTTTATTTTTTTGTTTTTTATATAAATCATTTATCATTTTAACATCATAACCTTTTAGTATTTCTACTAGTGAATTTATAAAAACATTTGGGTTTTCTCTCAAGATTTTAATTTCTTCTTTATTTTTTAATTTTATCAATAATTTTTTTGCGAAATCATTTGTGTCATCTGTATCCCAGAAGTTACAAACGCCTGGTGTTACTGCATTTAATAGTGTAATTGACGTATTTTCTGGTATAGTAAAAGTATACGGTTGCTGTGTGTTAGGATTAATTTTAACTGTTCCATGACTTGTTACTAAAATAATTGCAACATCTGGATATGTCTCCATATATTATTACTTTTTATAATATAGAAATAAAATATAAATTAGAAATCTTATATAAAATTATATTTTTTATAAAATCAATACAAAATATTTGGTACATCGGTTCTGAAAGGTAATAAATTTATATCAGTAGTAAAATAACCAATCCGTGTACCACAATTAGGATTTATTGGAGGTAATGGAGTTACGTAATTAGTTTTTAGTTGTTTCTCTTTGTATAATGCACCACAAATACTGGCAGGCATACAAGTACCTTCATCTGGATTATTTGGATATCTAATATTATTTGTAATTTGATCATAAGAACCTAATTCAAAAATAGGATAATGCCACCAAATATTAATCGCATTATTATTCGAAATACCTTTTCGACCAGTCGGTGGATAAGTATCTTCTACAAGAAGATCTGACTGTGGAAATGGATAGTCTCCTAAACCTGAATTACTGGTAGTATTATAATTTGTATATTTTTCCATGATTTTTATAGAATTAAACATATTATAAAATAATGGTAGTCCCAATACTATTATTATTATAATTATTAAAAATATTATATATTTTTTCATATAATTGTTAATATATATAATTATATATTTTATATATTTTTATTTTTTTGAAAATATTCAATTAAATGAATGAAAGATATTTAAAAATATCCTATTATAATAATATATAATATGTATAATAACAATGATATGCGTGTAACAAAACGGGACGGTAACTTAGAGGATATGTCATTTGATAAAATATTAAATCGTATTAAAAAATTAGGCCAAGAAGTTGGAATTCAAATTAACTATTCTGCCTTGGTGATGAAAGTTATTGATCAATTATATGATAAAATAGAAACTACTAAAATTGATGAATTGGCTGCTGAACAATGCGCATCTCTTTCAACGCAACATATAGACTATGGTATTCTTGCGGGCAGAATTGTCGTATCAAACCATCAAAAAAATACTCAATCGTCTTTTTCAAAAGTAATGCGAACATTGTATGATTTTAAAGATAGTCACGGTAATAATAAACCACTCATAGCAAAAAACATATGGAATTTTATTATAAAACATTCAAATGAACTCGATGAAATAATTGAACATAGTAGAGATTATTTAATTGATTTTTTTGGTTTCAAAACATTAGAAAGAGCCTATTTATTCAGAGTAAATTCGCGTATAGTAGAACGAATACAACATATGTGGTTACGTGTAGCTGTTGGAATTCATGCCAATTTAAAAAATTCAGAAAGTATAGAACTTATAAAAGAAACATATGATTTGATGTCACAGAAATATTTCACACATGCTACTCCAACACTTTTTAATGCTGGAACTCCGCGACCTCAAATGAGTTCATGTTATTTAGTTGCATTAGAAGACGATAGTTTAGATGGTATTTTTAATACATTAAAAGATTGTGCGCACATTTCTAAATGGGCTGGTGGCGTAGGATTGCATATTCACAACTTGCGTGCGAAGGGTAGTCATATACATGGAACGAATGGAAGTTCTAATGGAGTTGTACCCATGTTACGTGTGTTCAATAATACTGCTCGTTACATTGACCAAGGAGGCAACAAGAGAAACGGTTCTTTCGCGATTTATTTGGAACCTTGGCATCCAGATATTGAAGATTTCTTAGAAATGAAAAAAAATCATGGCGACGAAGACCTGAAAGCACGCGATTTATTTTATGCATTATGGATTTGTGATCTATTTATGGAACGCGTAAAAGAAAATGGTAAATGGTCATTATTTTGTCCAGATGAATGTGGAGGTTTATCCGATGTTTATGGTGAAAAATTTGTTGAACTATATACTCAATATGAAACATCTGGAAAAGCACGCAAAACGATGAATGCTCGTGATTTATGGTTTAAAATTTTGGACGCGCAAATGGAAACAGGGACGCCTTATTTACTTTATAAAGATGCTGTGAATAGGAAAACAAATCAACAAAATCTTGGTACGATAAAGTCGTCTAATCTTTGCTGTGAAGTTACAGAATACTCTGACGATAAAGAAACGGCTGTTTGTAACTTGGCATCAATTGCTCTTCCTAGTTTTGTAAATGAAAAAACAAAGCAATTTGATTATGAGAAATTACATGAAGTTACAAAAGTAGTAACCAATAACTTAAATAAAGTGATTGATATTAATTTTTATCCTACACCGAAAACAGAACGCAGTAATATGCTTCATAGACCTATTGGTATTGGAGTACAAGGATTAGCAGATACATTTATTTTAATGGATATACCATTTCATAGTAATGAAGCCAAAGAAATTAACAAATTAATTTTTGAAACAATTTATCATGCATCTTTAGAAAAAAGTAATGAAATTGCTAAATCTATTAAAGAAAGTTATTTATCACAAGTTGAATTATCTGACCATACAGTTTTATATGAAACTAAATATACAAATGGTTTAAAATTTGGTCTCCAACCAAAACACATAGGGTCGTATCAATCTTTTGAAGAATCGCCAGCATCAAAAGGCATACTACAATTTGATATGTGGGGCATTGAACCAACCTCAAATCGATATGATTGGGATGATCTTAAACAATCAATCATGGAACACGGTATTCGTAATTCGTTATTGGTAGCACCTATGCCAACTGCATCAACGTCACAAATATTAGGTTTTAACGAGTGTTTTGAACCATATACTAGTAATTTATATAGTCGTCGCACATTAGCAGGAGAATTTGTTGTTGTCAATAAATATTTAATGAAAGAACTTATTGATTTAGGATTATGGAATGAACAAATAAAAAACAATATTGTTGCAAATAAAGGAAGTGTACAACAACTGACAATGCTGTCAGAACACATTCGAAATAAATATAAAATTGTATGGGAAATACCCATGAAACATATTATTGATATGGCTGCTGACCGAGGTGCATTTATTTGCCAAAGTCAGTCGATGAATTTATGGGTTGAAGATCCTACGTACAATACTTTGACTTCAATGCATTTTTATTCATGGAAAAAAGGATTAAAAACTGGTATTTATTATTTAAGACGAAAAGGAAAACATCAAGCACAACAGTTTACTATAGAACCTGAAAAGAAAAATGTTGTTGAGGAACGCGATGAAATATGTGAAATGTGTTCTGCCTAGTTCAACCTTTGAGAAAGGTTGAGCCAAAGTTTTGTACCACTTTTTCGAAAAGTTGTTTGGTTTAACCTTTTCTAAAGGTTAATTTGTATCACTTTTGTGAAAAGTTGCTCAAGTTTTTGCTTTTTTTAGTTTAGCAATTCGTTTTGATCTTCTTCTTCTCGTTTTTGAGTTTATATTTTTTTTACCTCCTTTTTTTCTTTTAGTAATATTGTTAGAACTCGTTATCGTGGATGTAGTTGTGATTTCATCGCTAAAAGGCTCTATAATTTCTAATTTTATATTTTCGATGTCAGTTTGTTTAATTTCTGCTTTATCTAAATTGAAAACATATCCTTCAGGAGAAATATCTTTGATATAATCTGTAATTATTGTGTTTTTACCAAAAATATCTTCATTGTATTTGTATTTCATAAAAACTCGTAAACACAAAATTACATCAATTAAAGCATCATGTAGCGATACTCCACTAGGTTCATAACCAAAATAATATTGATAAGTTTCTATTAACCTTGGACTTTTCACCTTATAAAATACTTTATCTTCGCCTGTTTTTTTATCTTTATAATTGATTGCCATTTGTATATTACATATAGGTGCAGTTGCATCCATAGTACATGTAAAATTTTTATTATTCATGAGAAATTCTAATTGTTTTTGAATATCTGAATTTGTACCCAGTCGTAATAATTCAGATATAATCATTTTACGATCAAATTGCACATTATGACCTACAACAGTAACAACGTTAGGATCCATAATATCGTGCATAAATTCTGCAACTACCTCGGATATTAGTGCTTTTTTTTCAGTTGGCTCCTGGCTTATTTTCTCTCTAGTTATATGATGAATAGCAATTGAACTTTCAGAAATCACTACATTTTCAGGAATTTTAATATACTTATTAAAAATTTTTGAATTTTCAGGATTTTCAGTATCATAAATAATATAACTTAACTGAATAATACTAGGCCATAATGGTAAGAGCTGTTTCCACATTGATGCAGGTTTTGTTAAGTCATCATATTGTAACAACTTGGCATCGTTCGCACTTTTTTCATTCCAATCTTTACCGGGTAGTTGTGGAGGTACATCTGTTGTTTCCGTATCAAATACACAAATTTTTACCATGATTAATAATTTTATTTTGTCATAGTGCAAATTTATGAAAAAATAAATCAATTTTATTTTTCCACATTTTCAACCTTTACACTATAAATCTTATTCAAAAAAATGTATCTTATCTAACTTTAACACACAGTGCTTAATTTGGAAGAGCCTTTACTATAATAAAAATTTTATTTTTCAGCACCAAACTTAGTAATACTTGTTTTTCTTTTTATTGGGTTTTCTTTTTTTAGTTTTACTTTTTTTCCTTTTATTTATTTTTCTTTTTCTGTTTGTCTTTCTCTTCTTTTTTCGTTTTCCTCCTTTTTGAAGACTTTTTTCAAGTTTAATAAATATATTATATAGTTCTTTTCTTTCATCATTATCTAAATCCAAATGCTCATTTGGATCATATGAAATGAAGTTGTTATATTGATTTCGTTCTTTTATGTATAAATAATCTTCGTCATCAAAGTCATCTTCTTGATCATCCATATCTACATCTGTTTCTTTAGGCTCCTCAAAAATATTTTCGTCACATGGAACTTTTACTATGTCTTGTTGATCACTGGGTGCTATAGCTTTGATGTAACAATCGCCATGATAAATAGTTTTGTATATTCTTGCTGGTTCATCAAAATAACGCCCTGTAATAACATACCAATTACCATTTTTTATGTTTTCAAAAGACAAGTCTCCCATTGTAATATAGAGAGAAATAAAAATGAAATATATACACAAGAAACTTATTTTAGAATTGATATTGTTTACAAATACCAAAGCTGCGTCTGTGCCATATTGAAATTCCGTATTCTTTTATTCCATCTAAATGTCGTTTTGCGCCATATCCTTTATTTTGATCAATTCCATATTTTTCAATTAATTCTGGATTTTCTTTGCACAAATCTTCAATATATTTATCACGTTCTACTTTTGCCAATATAGATGCAGCTGCTATTGCACTGTACTTGTCATCACCACCTTCAATACATGAATACGGTATTATTTCTATTTTGTTACTTTTTTTGTTATAAACGGTTAATGGATTAAAATAGTTTCCATCAATTAGTAAATGAAATTGAACACCTGTTTTTTCTCTACATTGATAACGTACATTCAAAATGCAACTATGCATTGCTTTTTGTGTTGCTTGTAATATATTAACTTCGTCGATTACCTTTTCATCTTCAAAACTAACGTACCAAGCTACTGCATTTTGTTTTATATACTCTGCAACTTCTTCTATTTGTTTTTTAGAATGAAACTTTTTACTATCTTTCATTTTAGAATGATCAAAACTATTGTCTTTAGGTAATATTACAGCTGCACTATAAACTCTTCCTAAAAGAGGACCTCTACCTGCTTCATCGACACCTATTTCTAAAATACTAATATCATCACTGTAAAACGTATTTAATAGTGTATGTGTTCTCACTCTTGACTTTTTAATTTTTGTTTTAGTTTCCATAATAAACTGCATTTTTAAGTGTAAATAATTACTGTATATATATTTTATTAAATTTAAATTCAATTATTTTTTAAACTTTTTTCACACTATAAATTATACAATGAAACTAGAAGCATTATTTCTATTTTTAATAATATTATTAGGTTTAGTATTATGTTCATTTTTAGGAGGAAATTGTAGTAGAGAAAATTTTATAGGAACATCAAATAATCAAAATCAACCAAATAGTAATACTAGTAACAACACAAATAGTAGTAATAACACAAATAGTAATAATAACAATTATGACAACTATAATCATTATTCTGGTTCATCGTCTCAGTTACAAAATGGGGCTACATTTTACAATCAAAATGGCGGTTCAATTCAAGTTAGCATGTTAAGTAATGGTCAACCAACACTTAAAATTACAACTGCTCAAGGTCAAAAACCACTTACATTTACAACAAATCCTACTTCTAGTAGTTCAAATACAAACACAAATTCAATAACAAATCCTTTTTCCTCTTCTGTTGAAAGTTATACTAATTTTAATTCTTCTGGATCAAGTTCGACTAGTTTAAAATTTTATGGACCAAATGGTGAAACTGCTTTAGTAATAAATCATAATGGTCAACGTGCTATAAAAGTTAATACAAATAGTGGAAGCTATATTTACACAACCAGTTCACCATCTTCATCTTCGTCGTCATCATCATCATCATCATCATCATCATCGTCGCCTTATAATCCAAATTACACAACTTATAATAATACTCCTGCTACTTATTATGGAAGTACTGGTGTAAATGGTTCCAACACAAACAATAGTAATGAAGCTTATACAGGAACTTCAACAACTACATCAACATCTTATCCATCGTCATCTTATCCATCGTCATCTTATCCATCGTCATCTTCATCACCTTCTTCCTCTTATAATTACAGCAGTTCATTACCACAAGGCATTCCAAGAAGTCAAATACCACCAGGTCAAGAAGATTTATACATATTAAAATCAGAAATAGTTCCACCGGTTTGTCCTGCTTGTCCAACATCTGCAGCATGTCCACGTGAAGAAAAATGTCCGCCTTGTCCTGCATGCGCAAGATGTCCTGAACCTGCTTTTGAATGCAAAAAAGTGCCTAATTATAATTCCATTAATGAAGAATATTTACCAGTACCTGTTTTGAATGATTTTTCTACGTTTGGTATGTAATCTAAAATAATTATAATATTTTGAGAATTTTGTAATATTATAATCTATATGTTTATTTACGGTTGTTTATAAGTTCTTGTTTTTGATTTTCTCCCTTTCTTTGTTGTTTTATTCTTGAGGCTGTAGTTTTTTTTACCCTTAGTATTCCTCTTTTTACGATAATTTTTTTTATAAGTTTTATGTTTATTACCTCCACGTTCACCTCTAAGATTTAATAAAGCATTAACATCTTCATCTATATTTTCATTTGGTTGTGGATTTTCATTTGGTTGTGCTACTGGTATTGGATTTTCATTTGGTTGATCATTTCCAAGATTTAATAAAGCATTTGCCGCATCTTCCTGATTATTTTCATTTCCTATTGGTACTGCTACTGGTATTGGATTTTCATTTGGTTGGATATTTTCATTTTCTATTGGTACTGCTACTGGTATTGGATTTTCATTTGGTTGAGGAGCTTCACCATTAAAGTTTATTATACATTGTCTTAGTAAATCTGGAAAAGCTAGTGCGTAGTTATTTATTACTGGATCAATAACTGCATTATATTCTTTTGGAATAATAGCGGAATTAGGACCAGGAGTTTGAATTAAAATAGTATTTTGGGGTGTAATTCCTCTATATTTACCACAAAGCATAAAATTTGGTGGGTCATTATAAAATATAATCTTGTTATTATCATTAACATTTTCAAAATATTGTATTATATTCAATAATCTTACTCCACTATCTTCGTCTACAAAATAAACACCAAAAAAAGCTTGAAACTGATTATTTTGTCGCATATTAATACGTGTAATTAATCCTCTTTGTCCGTTTCCTAAATTAAAAATTAAAAATTGTTCGCCTTGTTGTGGTTGGCCTGGTTGTGGTACGCCTGGTTGTGGTTGGCCTGGTTGTTGTACGCCTGGTTGACCTGGTTGGACTGGTTGTTGTTCACCTGGTTGTTGTACGCCTGGTTGGACTGGTTGTTCACCTGGTTGTTGTTGGGCTGGTTGTGGTTGGCCTGGCAGTACAACACGTGTAACTCTCGAAGCCATCATTCTAGCATTTATATACCAGTAAATGCCATATATTGTTATACCACCTCCACCAATAGCTACTAATGTAGCTAAAATTTTCAATATTTCCCAAAGAGGTCCTGATAAAGTACCAGTCCAGTTACCAATTTGGATAAATCCAGTGTTCACTACTTCACCAGTTGCGTTTACCGCTACCTTTGCCCCTTCAGCTGCTACACCTAGCGTTCCTTCTACAAAATTTCTTAATTGACCCTTACTTATTTCAGTTGCGTTTCTGTCAATTTCTAAATTTTCCTTTTGTCTATTCAAATCTTGTATAGTGTATTCTTTTTCTGCTTCATGTAAAATTTTCTCTTGTTCTGTTTTTTGTGCAGTTATTTCAGCTTCTCTTTTTTTTTCTTCTATATTTCCTCTATAAGAAATAGGTTCTACTATATTAAATAGTGTATTTAAATCTTCAACATTTGTTTTTAAAGTCTTTACTTCAGAAATTTTATTATTAAACTCTTCTTCATTACCAAAATAATAAACTGCTGTTTTAGAAATATCAATAATATCAAGTAACACTTGAGTTTTTTCTGTAATATCTTTTAATGTTAAATAATTAAAATCCTCTTTTGAATATGATTTTTTTTCTAATTCTACATTTATTTTTGTTTGTATTTCCATCAATACTGGTACAAATTTATCAAACTCATCCATTTGCATATTTGTTTGTAAACTATCCATAAATGGCAAAAAATCACTAAACCCTGATAATTTAGTTTGTATACCTGTTTTATCTTGTGCGTTTTTAAAAAGTGTAACATAAGGATCAAACAATGTTTCACAAAAGTAAATAGCATCTTTTTGTAACCCTTCTTTTTCTTTATAAGCCGCAATTTCTTTATTAGTCATAGCATTTTGTACAATAGAATTTAGTGTTGTTTTATTATTATTTATTACATTTGAAATTGGCATCATTTCAGCGGTTGTATTACTTTGCATTGTCTCATTATTCATTGTCTCATTTTTGGTATTTGTATCACTACTACTCCAAAACCAACCACTAAATATAGAAGAAGTATCTTCATCTTCCGTTTCAGTTGAATTTACTTGTTGATGTTTACTAGGGTCAAAATATCCAGAACTTGCAAATCGATTAACTAATTTTTTACAATTTTTTTTTGTATCTTGGTATGTTTTTTTAAATTCCTCATTTATATCATAAATTTGGTCACGCATTTCTTCCAATATTTGTTCTTCTGTTTTTGGTTTTATCATTAAAGCTGCAAACATGTTTGACGCTTCCTTCTTTAATTTTTTTACTTTGCGTTCTTGTTCAATCCTAAAACCTTCAGGTAAACCAAATTCTAATTTTTTATTAACTGTACCGACTTGAAAATCGTTCTCTCCATTTATTGTAAATTGTTTCAAATTTGGCTTTTCATTAGTTTTACCACTTCTTTCTACGTTAATATCTTCCATAAAGTTAGTATCGGTGTCATCTATATTCTCTTCTAAAACTTCTCGTAGAAATTCTTCATTATAATCATAAGTTTTATCTGTTTGTTGTGATTTAATAGGAACTGTTATACTTGCTAATAACATTAACAAAATAATTAATTTACAAAATAAACTACCTGCTCCACCACCACGCATATTGTTTTCATCACTACTCATACCCATTAATGTCTCTTTCATTACTTGCACTAACTTAATTAAGTTAGGATCGTCAGTTGAAACAGCATTTTCAAGAATTTGCCTTGTAAATTCTTTATCCAGCTCTTTTAGTGACTTGAAAACACATAAAGCATTTAATATATTTTCCTGTAAAATAACGTTCATTTCAACAATTTTTTTATAAAAATCTTTCATTTCTTCATCAATAGCATCTTCTTCCGTAAATTTATAAAATGGAATTATCCTTAAAAACTGATAAGCATACTCTAAATCACGTATTGTTTTATCAGTTAATTCGTGATAATTTTCTAAAAAATAATTTTTTTCTAAATAATAATTTTTTACAATTTTATCATCCATTACTTATTATATTTTGTATATATAAAAATATAGTAAATAGTGTATTTATTACACTACTTATTCACGTGTTTTAATACATTTTTTATCTATTTGAATACTAGGACCTTTTTCTTCTTGTGGAACTATGTTGATAATACATTTTGATTTTTTCCCATACAGAGGTTCTGTACAGCCTTTTTCTCTCTTCTTCTTTGTTTTGTTATGTTGAAACTTAAATAGTTTAGGTTTTTCATCTGTACATCTTGCTCTAAAGTGTTCGTATCTTTCTCTCACATCACAATAAGTTAGGTTAGATTTTTTGTGCAACATTTTATTTACCAATTCGTGCAAATTATAAATATACCGTGAAAATGTTTCACGATTTTTCATAGAACACATTTTTAATGGCAACTGTTTGAAATTTGTTTTTAAATTTATTCTACAATATTTGCATGGTAAGACATATTTTAGACTTTCTACAAAATGCATATAATGCTTCTTTTCTTCCAACGTAGGATTAACAGGATAATTAAAACTCATTGTATGGAGATAATGCCATAATGGTGGCCCCCATACACTTGTAATCATTCCATCACCTGCATTATAATCTTTTTTTGTAAAAACCCTACGTTTTTTTGTCTTGTTCTTATTATATCTTTTTTTAATAGTGCTATTTTTTTGCATTATAATTGTGTATTAATTTTATATACTATAATACAATATTAATATTTTGTAGAATTTTTAAACAATATTTATAAACTTACAAATTTTACTGATTTGTTGCGTATCAGAAGAAGTTATTATATTGTCATTAAATATTTCTTTAATTATTGAATTTTTATTATTTAACTTATTTAGATTTTTGACTTCTTTACTACATTTAGTAAATTCTTCTTGTAGTTTCATTATTTTTTCATAATAAATCGTATCATTAGGATAATCATATTTGTTTATTTCTATTAGTTCACCTTTACTATTTCTAAAAATCATTACACTACTTAATTTATATAATAATCTTTAAATAATATTCGTTTAACAACAACGTTAATTTCTTTTTATTAATATATATGAATAATAATTTTGCAAATATTAATAAAATGAATAGTATGAACAATTCATATTCAAGAACGAATATTACTGGCAGCGGTAGTTCAAATAGTTATTTATCGAAAGTTACATCTAGTGTAAAAAAAATGTCATCAAAAACAATACTTATAATAATAGCTATTATATTTTTTATTATTTTAGCAATTTATTATTATTATTATTATGTTTCTCCAAAATTAAAAACATCGTATCATGCTAATGCTGAAGGAGTTGGTAATGCATCATCATCGTCTTCCAGTAATGGACCAAGTAAACAAGCCGAACTAATGTTATTTTATGCTGATTGGTGTCCTCATTGTAAAACAGCAAAACCTATTTGGAATGACTTAAAAACACAGTATCAAAATAAAACAATCAATGGTTATCAAGTAATATTTACTGAGATTAACTGTACAACAGAAAGCGCAGAAACAGAGCAAATGATGAATAAATACAATATTGAAGGTTTCCCTACTATTAAACTATTAAAAGATGGGCAAATAATTGAATATGATGCAAAACCTACTCGTGAAACTTTGAATGAGTTTTTAAATACTGTTCTCTAAATTTACCTTTTAGAAAAAGGTAAAACCAAAACATCAACCTTTCTCAAAGGTTGATGTTTTGGCTCAACCTTTCTCAAAGGTTGATGTGACAAAGTCCTTTGCCTTTTCAGTTCCTTTTTGATAAATTTCTTTTCTCATTTCCTTAGAACTTATTGCCAATTTTAAATAATGTAAACTTATATATTTCACATCAAAAATAATTTCATACTTTATTTTTGGATTTACAAAATTAGAACTTAAGTTGTCGAATGTTTTGAAAAATAAACACAAAACAAAATCTAATAAAGTAGAATCATTATCAATATAATTTTTTTGTTGACAATCATATTGATTACAAAATCCTAGTACTTCATCTTCATTTTCCACATTATCAATGCAATATTTTAATGGATAATTAGCACAAACACCACCATCTATATAACATTTATTTTCTATTATAACTGGTGTAAATAATAACGGAATACTAGAAGACATTATAATTGCGTCTACTAATGAAATATTTGGATGCGTTAAATAGGAAACATCTTCTGTTTTAAATTGATTGATTTCAAATGAAAAAAAGTGAATTTCAATTTTAGAATATTCATAAAAATCTTTTAATGTAATATCTATGGAAATATCTTTAGCATCCAACAAAGGTTTAAAAACTTTTTCAACAATTTTTTTATTATAAATACCTCTATTTTTATAGGCATCGAAAATGTAATTGATTTTTAAATGAAACAATTCGTGCCATGGTCGTTGAATTATATAATCATTTAATGTTTCCCAATCATATTTTAAAGCCAATAATACTGCAACAATACTACCTGCAGATGTACCATAAATACTGTAAATATTATTCAAGTCTAGTACATTATTTTCACTTAAATATTGAATAGCCGATATATATTGTAGCATAGCAGGACCACCTCCAGAAATAACCAAATGTTTAATATTCATTGTAATAATTTTATATAGTTAACGTGTTAGATTTATATCAAATTTATATAAAATTTATATTACATTTATTTCTACAAGTTTTTTTCTATGAATGTTTTAATGGCAAGTATTTTTACATTAGAAAACATTGATGATTTTTCAGAAAAATTAAATATGGATGAGCTTTATGAAAAAAAAAGACAATATGATTTGAGTAAATTGACGCTTTATAATAAAATATTAAATCGTATACATGTTAGAATAAAAACTACTTCTAGACAAAAAATAGATGAGCAATTTTGTTGGTTTGTTGTTCCTGAAGTAATTATTGGTGTGCCAAAATATGACCAAGCTTCATGTATCGCATATTTAATGGATAAATTAAAAGACAATGGTTTTAACATACGATATGTACACCCTAACACACTGTTTATATCTTGGGTACACTGGGTACCTTCTTATGTAAGAACTGAATTGAAGAAAAAAACAGGAATTGTTATTAATGAATATGGTCACAAAGTTGATGATAATGGTAACTCAAATTCAAATATCAATACAAATGTATTGCGTTTAGAAGATAAAAACCCAAATGATTTGATATTTAATTTTAAAAAATCAGATAGTTCTGATCACATCGATAAACCTAAGAAAACATATACACCAATTACATCTTATAAACCATCTGGAAATTTTGTATACAATGATGAACTATTAAATAAAATAGAGGATAAATTATAATATATTATAATTTTATGATTACAAAAAAAAATAATAAAAATAAATATAAAAAAACTTTAAAAAAAAAAAATATTAAAAAAGAAAATAATACTTCAATAACATGTAGAAACCCTTCTTTTAATAATTATACATCATTTGAAACAAAAATTGAAGAGGTTTTCAAAAAAAATAAAATCGATTTTATGTCAATAAATTACAATTTAGAAAAAGAGATTATTAAAAATTTGAAACAAGCTTCAGAATCTAAAAATAAAATTAAACCTCAAAACGACTTTTACTCATATATAAATGAAAGATGGTTACAGTCATATAATCCTAATAAAGACCAAAAATATTTTGTTGAATACGATGATTTTAGACTAGTACAAGATAAAGTTTTTAGAGAACTACTTATTATTATTGAAGACTATATCAAACAAAATAAAAATATTAAAACACCATTTAATATTTCACTTATTAATTTTTACAAATCTACTATACCAAAGTACAATATGAAATCAATTCTATTTAACCATGCAAATAATAATTTAAATAATATTGATGATCTCATAAAAGAAAATAATTTATGGAAACTTTTAGCGTATATTAATCAAAGTGAAATTGTAAATTGGGGATCTCCTTTAATATGGACATTAAATGCTGATAATAAAGATCCTACTATTTTTAGGTCTTATATAAATGGTCCAACCTTATCATTGTTAGATATAAATGTTTATTTTAATGATGGTACAAATGTAGAATATAAAAAAAAATATATAAAAGAATATATTAAATATTTAAACAATTTATTTATATTTTTTTTTGGAGAAAAACATGACTTTAATGTAGAAGATATTTTTAATGTAGAAGTTAAAATTGCAAATGCATTTTCTTGTAGTATTTTAAAACCTAAAAAATTAGATCCTAGTTACAATAAAATTACTACAAAAGAAGCAATGGATCATTTTCAATTTAATTGGGAAGAATTTTCCAAAGAATTAGGATTTAAAAAAACCCCAGATTTTTTTATTACACCTGACTTAAATTATTTATTATGTATCACACAATTACTTTTAAAAGAATGGAATACAAAACAGTGGAGAACTTTTTGGATTTATTTATTTATTAAGAATATAGTGCGGTTTTCTTATAAAGGCCATAATATATTTTTTAGTTTTCACGGAAAATTTGAAAGAGGAATTCAAGAAGCAGCTGGCATTAACCTATATAAAATATTTGTATGTTGTTTTGCATTTAATACATTTTTATCGAAACAATATATAATAAAATACAAAAATGATCAATATGTTGATTATGTTAGAACTATGGCAGAAGATTTAAAAACTGTATTTATTCGAATTATTAAAAGAAATAAATGGATGCAACCTAAAACAAGAGAAACTGCATTAAAAAAATTGTATAATTTTACATTTCAAATAGGTGAACCTAATAAATTAGAACCAGATCCAATATTAAATTACATAGATAATGATATATGGGGAAATTTAATAAAAATTTGTAAATGGAGACATAATAAAGCAATTTCATTAGAAGGAAAAAAAATTATTGACTTTCCTGTAGTCGATTGGTCACAAATACCTATTAAGTTTGTATCTACACAATCATATGTTGTGAACGCATCATATACACCTTCAAAAAATGGTATTTATGTACCTTTAGGATATATTCAAAAACCTTTTATTGACTTAGATCAAAGAGGTATAGAATATAACTTGGCGTTTATCGGTTTTACATTATCACATGAAATGTCTCATGCTTTAGATGATTGGGGAAGTCAATATGATGAAAATGGTAAATTAAATAACTGGTGGACCCCTGAAGATAAAAAACATTTTAGGAAAATTCAAGAAGATGTAGTTAAACAATATGAAACATTTGCATCTTATGACAAAATAAAATTAAATGCATGGCCTACCATTGGCGAAGATTTAGCAGATATTTCAGGAATAACAATATGTAGAGAATATCTAAGAGATATTCAATTAAAAAATGAAAATATATTACCCATTCAAGACTTATCATTTAGAACATTTTTTGTATACTTTGCTTTTCAACAACGACAAAAAATAGGCAAAACTGCTATTAATGCTCAACTTAAAACTAATCCACATCCTTTAGACAAATATAGATGTAATGTACCATTATCTCGGTTAGTTTCATTTAGAGTTATTTATAATGTTAAAAAAGGTGATAAAATGTGGTGGCATTCTACAAATAAAATTTGGAATAATTAAATTTTTTAATAAATTTAGTGTATTTAGAATTATTTTTTAAATGTTTATATTTTTTTTATATGATATATATATATATATATAAAATGGCTTATACTCGTCGTAATCGCCGCAATCGTTCAATGGCTCGTGGTCGTTCAATGGCTCGTGGTCGCGCTCGTGCTGCTGCTCGTGGTGCTTCTGCTGCCGCTAGTCGCGCCGCATCTGCTTCAAGAATGGCTTCCGCCGCCGCTAGTCGTGCCGCATCAGCCTCAAGACAAATGTCTGCTGCTCGTTCAGCATCTGCATCAAGAATGGCCGCCGCCGCTGCTAGTCGTGCCGCATCTGCCTCTCGTGCAGCTTCTGCCGCTGCTGCTCGTGCTGCTGCTGCTTCTCGTGCTCGTGCTTAAATAGTTTTTACACCTTTTAACATTTCAAATGCCGATTAAGTTTTCTTTTTTCTTAAATTACAATCTCTACACAATATTTGAAAATTACAATTTTTATTATGATAATCAATCCAATCATTTTTAAAATCTTCGTCTTCGTCTTTAAAAATAGTTAATTTATATATTTTACAATCCCCAAATGATAATGGTATTTGTTTTTTTGTTAATTTTAAAAAATTATCCTTTAATGTTTGAAATGATGGATTGTGGTGGTCTACGTGGTAATTTTCGTAAAGTTCATTTTCGGTTTTACAAAAATTACAAACTAATTTACTTTGTTTTTGTTTATATTTAATTGTATCATATTTAATTGCTTCTCTCATTGCCCTTAACAAATCATCACTCGTATTTCGTTCTTTAAATTGACAACAATAAACCCAACTAAAATCTATTTCGCTTCCATCTAATCTTTTTATCATCGTTTGATAATATTTTCTAACTAAGGAATTAGGTTGAATATAAAAATAATCTATACCAATACCCTTTTTATCATAGCATTCTGGATGATTTTGAATTAAATTATCAAAAAAACTAAAATGCGTATGGTCTTTATTTATTATACAACAACCTAAATCATTAATTATATTTCTTGTATAATTTTCACACTCTTTTTTTGTTTTAAATTCTAATTCGCCAATATAATATTTTTGCTTCATTAATGATAGATATTATATTGTTATTTTTAAATTATTTTGTTATACATAATCGGCGTTTGAAATGTTAAAAGGTGTAAATAAAACTACTATTTGTAAATAACATATTTAGTTAATTTTTATTAAAAATAAATAAATATTAATATACTATATAAAAGTGAAATATGAAAACAAAAAATAGACGTAATAAACATAGAAATAAAACTCAAAAAAAATATCAAAAAGCTGGTAAAAAATGGCAAACAGCATTAACAGTAGCAAAGAAAACACTTGAAAAAACAGGTTCTCTAGAAAAAGCAAAAATAGCATTGAAAAAACAAGCTTTATTCAATGCACGTAAACTTTTTGGTTCTGTTTAAATAATTTATGTAAATAACCAATAAACACTTTACATAAATTATTTGTTTTGCATTTTAATCTAGTTTAACTGGTTGTTGCATTGGTGGTTGCATAGCTGGTTGTTGCATAGCTGGTGGTTGCATCGGAGCTGGTTGTTGCATTGGTGGTTGCATAGCTGGTGGTTGCATCGGAGCTGGAATATTTTCTTCTGTAATTTTAGGTTTAATTTGGTTATTAACTTCACTTTGATTTGCAATTTTTTGGTTTGTTTCTGTTAAAATTGTATTTGCTTTTTTTTCTAAATTATCAATTTGTTTTTTTGTAGTTTCTAAAATCTTTCTCTCCACAATTGCTTCATAAACCTTTAAATTTCCAACAAAATCCATTTCACATTTTACGTATAACTCAATAATTATAGTACGTGTTTTTTCTACAATTGCTTGTAATTTATCTTCCGTTAATGATGGGTTCACACGTATTTTTTTCTTATCACTATACGGATCACTTACAAAAGTAAATAAATCATTAATAACGGATAATAGTTCATTTTGTTTGTTTGCAGCAGTTTGTATCATCGTTTTTATATTCTTAGCATATTCAACAAACAGTTTATCATTATTTGAAAGCGTATAATTTTGCTTAAACACTGGGTTCTCCCCTTGACAACTATTTTTATTGTTGTAATCTTTTAATTTAATATCACTAAATTTAGTAATTTCTGGGGGCATGATTTCATTGCCTGTAAATGCAGTGTAAAATGTTTTCAAGTCTTTTTGAAACTGTTTTTTAGTAGTTTCACTCATTCCTGTAAATGTACCATTGGAATAATCATAGTTATCATCTAAATATAATGCCATTAATTCTGTCATTCCAGGTTCTTCAGCTAATGTTTTAACACTACCATCTTTGTTTAGATTCATAGTACATATTTTTGGATGTAAATTGACTTCTTTTGTTTCGTCATTTACAACTATTTCATTTAAGTTTCGTATTCTGTTATCACAAATATTTAGTTTATATAACTTGATGTCTTTTCTATTTACATTTTCAGGTATTTTATCTTTTTCCAACAAACCAACTTCTACAGCATTACCATTACTATCTTTATAAATATAAACAGGATTAATTGTCTTTACAATAGCAGCAAAAGTATGTGCTATTTTTACATAAAATTTAGCAATTCCGATACATACTCTTTTTTTCTTAATTGATTTTTTTGCATCATTTTGAATATCCAAACTTTCAAGTTTGTCTTTGTTAACAAACATGACATTTTCTTTAGACAACTCATTTACTTCTTCACCATTTTTAATTCTTTGAGCTAAATAAGTAATTTGTAAATCATTAAAATAATTTTTAATTATATCAGAAGTTATGACAACCAATTTATCACAATATTCTTTATTAGATAAATTAGTTAAACTCTTAAAATCCATTGTTAAAATATAGTATGTTGCAATATAGTCCACTACTTTATAAAAATTATCAAAATCTTTATTTAGATCATTTGTTTTACCATTTTTTGTATTAGAATTTGTCGAAGGTATATTTCCCATATATCATAAATATATAAAATAAAAATGAATTAAAAATATATTATATAATGAAAAGAAAGTAAATGAGTAATAAAGAAGGAAGTAAAAGGAAAAAAATTACTCTTGTTAATAAAAAAGAATTATGGAGTATTTTCGATAATGAAATAAATAGTATTGATAATGGAATAAATCATGTTAAAACACCTTTAGAATGTATATATAGAGCATCAGGAAACAGAGATTTTTGTGAATATTGCGAAACAATTTTAGCATTCTCTGATGAAGGTTTCTTAACTTGTACAAATAAATCTTGTGGTATTATTTATAAAGATATAGTAGACCATTCTGCAGAATGGAGATATTATGGCGCAGATGATAATCAAAACTCAGACCCTACTAGATGTGGTATGCCAATAAATCCTCTTTTACAAGAATCTTCTTATGGTTGTAAAGTTTTATGTAACGGTCCTATGAGTTATGAAATGAGAAAAATAAGACGGTATACTGAATGGCAGTCTATGCCTTATAAAGAAAAGTCACAATATGATGAATTTCAATTTATTACAATTATGGCACAAAATGCAGGAATGCCTAAAATGATCATTGACGATGCAATGAGATACCATAAAAAAATATCTGAATATGAGTTAACATTTCGAGGTGATAATAGAGATGGTATTATAGCAGCATCAATCTATATTTCATGTAGGATTAATAACTTTCCTAGAACGGCTAAAGAAATTGCAAATATATTTCACTTAGACGTAACCAGTGCTACAAAAGGTTGTAAAAATGCATTGGCTATAATTAATAACCTTGAAAAAGATATGACAAATAAAGATAAGACCAGTTTTTGTAAAACAAAACCAGAAGCTTTTATAGAGCGTTTTTGTAGCAAGTTAAATATTAATAATGAATTAACAAAATTATGTCAGTTTATATCCATGAAAATTGAAAGGTTAAATATAATGCCAGAAAATACACCACATTCTATTGCTGCTGGTGTAGTTTATTTTATAGCACAATTTTGCAAGTTAAATGTCTGTAAACGTGATGTAAAAAATGTTAGTGAAATTAGTGAAGTTACTATAAATAAATGCTATAAAAAATTAGAAAAAATTAAAGATCAACTTATACCAGAAGTAATATTTAAAAAATATACATAGTCACAATAATTACATTTCATTGTTTTCATTGTGAACTTGTCTTAAAAATAAACTATATTCATACAAAAGTTTTTTTACACTAGTTTCATTATTCAAAGTTGTATTATTGTCAATCAATTTTTCAGTATAATAAAACCCAGAGGCTCCACACAAGCTTTCATTGTTTCTAGTGGTTACGGTTAGTTCATAAATAAAAGACGAATTATTTTCTTTTATGTCAAGAGGAAATATTCTACAAAAGCCAAAATTATGTTGCTGGGTTTTTTTAAATGGAATGAAGTATTTACAAGTTCTACAACTTTTGTAGTCTGCAATTATTTCATAATAATAGAAATAAATCAAAATCAAAAAAACTTTCAACATCTTTCCAAAAGGTTTGTTGTATTTTACTATTATTATTTATTTAAGTAAATTTAACTAGGTTTTAAATTTACTTAACATTAAAAATGGTGTAAAACTAATTGATAGAAACAAATTTTATGAAATTGGAAAATCACCAATCATTTCCCATGATGAAAATAGTAAAATCATTTATCATTTTCATTATATCTATATTCAAATTTACTTCATATTCATTTACAGTATGATCTTTTTCATATAAAGTGTCATTTTTTTTTTCTACCAAAATAATTTCTTGGTCTATTTTTTCAAATAATAGACCTGTATTTCTACATAAATTATTATTATTTTTATAATGATTTTCAAAATGATACATTATTTTATTATTATTATTTAGATAAGATAAACTATTGTTTATTAAAATCATAAACAATACATTTAGAAAAACACTTTGTAACATATTTTATATTATAATATAATATTTTACTATTTCTATATATTTTATTAAATGATTTTAATAAATCGTCTAATTTAAAAAAATAAAAACTAGATGATTAAGTAAATGAGTAAAACTTCTGATACATTCGAAAAATCAATACCAAAAAGAGTTTTTATTGTTCCCTACAGAAATCGTATACAACATAAATTTTTTTTTAGTAAATATATGACGTTTTTATTAGAAGATAATAAAGATTACGAAATTTATTTCTCTCACCAATGTGATGCTAGAACATTTAATAGGGGTGCTGTAAAAAATATAGGATTTCTTGCTATTAAAAACAAATATCCAGACCACTATAAAAATATAACTTTTATATTTAATGATATAGATACAATTCCATTTCAAAAAATATTTGATTATCAAACATATCATGGAACTGTCAAACATTATTATGGTTTTAAATACGCATTAGGCGGCATAGTAGTTATGAAGGGAGCTGATTTTGAAAAAATAAATGGTTTTCCTTGTTACTGGGGTTGGGGTATGGAAGACAATACATTACAAAAAAGATGTGAAAGACATAGATTAATAATTGATAGAAGTAATTTTTATGAAATTGGTAAACCACAAATATTACAATTATTTGATGGTATTTCAAGAATAATTAGTAAAAAAGATCCATGGCGAAGTGAAAAAGATGATGGCATTGATGGTTTGCGTACTATGACAAAATTAATGTACACTATAGACAATTTGTCGGAAAACCCAAATGATAATATATTTCATTTTGAAGATCCGTTAATTTTTTATATTAATATAAAAACATTTTTAACTCGCGTAAGATACGAAAATGATGAATATTTTAATTATGATTTGAGAGAACCAAGACGAAAAATAATACATCCAGATAAGTTATTACAACGTACAAATAAATTAGTAACAAGTACAGATGACTGGTCAAATATTCCATACTATCCTACAACTAAAGAACGAAGAGAACAAACTGTAGAGTATTTGCTTAAAAGTGGCAAACAAGTACCATTAACTTTGTTACAACAAATAAAAAAAGACAAAGAAGAACTTATTCGCCAAGATGTTTTTAATAATACTATTATAGACTATGGTAATGGTAATGATAATATTTCTAATATTCCTGTAAATAATCATCATTTTATTCAACAAAATATACAAAGACAAAATTACAATCAAAAACATTATCATAATAAACAGCAAAATCCACCGCATTTGTATTCACCCGAGTATGCACATTACGTTGGTGCACGACCTCCAGCCGCTCCAAGTGCAAGAATTAGATTGGGAGGTGTTTATTAAATAAATGTCCTTTTTTGTTCCATTTTATCGTCTCTAAAGTCAAAATAACATATTTCAAATCTATCACTATACGACCAATTAAAATCATAACATAATCCCATATTAGACATACTTGAAAAATTAAACTCAAAGTAAAATCTTGTACCATGTATGTCTGTTTCTTTCAAAATTTCTAATTTTTTAATTATGATAGGATGAATGATAGAGTATCGATCATCATTTTTTCTTATTATATCTACATAAGTACCTTTTCTATATTTTATTCTTCCGTCGTATTCTAATATAATATGAAGTATATCATTTGGAATATGATTTTTAAACATAAATTATATTTTATATATAAATAATATATAAAATACTTTTATTATTATTATTATTATTATTATTATTATTATTATATTATTATTAAACTAAACTTTGTACCAAACATAAACTATTTCATCATAGTTATTCTGTCTTTTTGATTTTTTATATGGATAAATATCATGTGCTGGACCAAATATTGACATACATACATTTTCATAAACTTCTTTATTAATATTTAAAGCATAAACCCCATTTAATTGTAAATTTTTATATGTATTTGTAAATAAAGGTACATAGAATTTTTCATCCATTTCTTTTTTTGATTTATATTCAGGGTTATTTTCATATTTTTGAATAAAATAATAAGGTGGTGATGTAAAAACAAAATCATATTGTAAAGTACTATAATCTACTAGTAACGCATCGTTGAAAATCATATGAATATTAGTTTTACTTTTTTCTTTCAAAAAATCAATAAGGTTACTATAAGGTGTTTTCAAAGTATGGTTAATTTCAATTCCAATATAGTTTTCTATGTTTAATGCTGATGCAGCAACTGCCGCTCCACCCCATCCTGCACAAAAATCCAGTATACATTTTGGCTTGTATTTAGTATATATTTCCATATAAACAATAGGACGTATAATATTAATCGCACTTATGCAAATATTATATACTTCTTTTAATACAGTATAATAATTCTTTTTTTTGTTTTTATTTTTTACGGTATTATAATATTCTAGCATATTTTGAATAAATTTTTTTTTTTTAAATTCATCTATGTTTATTATGAATTCATAAAAATTGATATTATATTTTCCTTTTGTATTCAATCTTTGAGAGAAAGTAAAATAGTCCACTATGTTGTTTCCAATTCTTGACCTGGAAGATATGGTAGATGCGTTTTCACCTATTTCTATTAGTTTATTCATTTCTTTAATTATATCTTTTTTTGCTATGTTTTTAATTTGATTTGCAATTTCCACTTTTTCTTCTGGTGAAAAAGTTTCTTTAATCATTTTATATACAATTTTATATTTTAAAATGATTAAAATAACTATTTATTTCCTGGACTTGCGTGATTTTTTCGTCTTTCTCGATTTACGAGACTTTCGTGATTTTCGATGTTTACGTGATTTTCTTCCTTTTTTACCACCTTTGTTCACTCTTTTTGGGTCTTGTAATTGCACTAATCCCATTGCGACTTGTTTTTCGTCTCTTCTTCTTGCTGCTTCTTGATTAGTTTGAATTGTATTATTAACGGCATCTTGCGTTGTTCTTGGCGCATTTATCATAGTATCATTAAATGCAGGTGTCCTAGAATAAAATTGGTCATAACTAGCCATGTATATAATAATAAGTATATTATATTTTATTTATAGCTAAATATTTCCAAATAACTATTTTGTGTTTAAGTATTTAAAATTAAATTGTTATATATTTTAAAACATGAATATAAATTCTATAGAAAATATTAAACATGCATTTTATATAAATTTAGAAACGAGACCTGATAGAAGACAACACGTAGAAACACAACTACATAACATTGGAATTGCAGCTACTAGATTTAATGCAATTAAACTTAACAATGGAGCAATTGGTTGCAGTATGAGCCACTTAAAATGTTTAGAAATAGCAAAAGAAAATAACTGGGACCACGTTATGATTGTCGAAGATGATATTCTTTTTTTAAATCCAAATGTTTTTAAAAATCAACTGAACAAATTTTTAAAAAACAACAAAGACTTTGATGTAGTGTTAATTGCAGGAAATAATGTACCACCTTATCAAAAAATTGATGATAGTTGTGTTAAAGTATATCGTTGCCAAACTACTACTGGATATATTGTACAAAAACATTATTATGACACACTAATAAATAATATTAAAGAAGGAGTAAAACAATTAATTAACAATCCTGACCAGCATGTTATTTACGCTATTGATAAATACTGGTTTCGGTTGCAAGAAAAAGATAACTGGTTCTTGATCACACCTTTAACAGTGACCCAGAGAGAAGATTATAGTGACATAGAAAAAAGACCAACTAACTACACTAGAGTTATGACAGATTTAGATAAAGAATGGATGTTTAAATCACTTCATAACCAAAATAAACAAAATTTAAATATAATGAAATTTAATTGAAACTAATTAGTCCTTTATATTTTATTTTCTTCTAATAATTTTGGAAAATCAGATAATTCAATATCAGTGAAAATTTTATTTGTTGAAATATTTAAGATGTTACTCTTGAATGCTTCATCTAAATTGTAACCAATTGCATAATCTTCAAAATATTCCTTTATTATGTTTTCTTTTTTATTAAGCAAATCATCTATTGCATCTTTAGAAAGAAAATAGAACCTACCACTACAATATTTTGTAGGATACAAAATTAAATTTCTTGGTAACTCAGGATGAATTACATAGTATTGAGATAAAAATGGGTTTTTAACATCTACTATATACCCACCATAGTGCAATTTTGGTTTCGCATTTTTAATCAATTTTGTAATTGTATCAAAAAAAAGTGGTTTAACTAAAATTTGATCATCGTCTGTTTTTAAAATATATTTATAATTAAATGTTTTTGTTATAGCATTATATGCAGTCATTACTTTTTTTGGTAACGAATTATAATCATCCAATGTTTTAACCCATAAAATTCTCTCTTCTTCATTAAATTCATAATCATTTTCCAAATTTTCATTTCCAATAACGTGATAATATACAAGATTAGATGGTATAGTTTTTAACCATGTCATTTTTTGATACAATGCTTTTTTAATATATTTTTTACAATTCATAATTAAAAGTATAAATTCTTGATCAAGCATAGTATGTAAATAGTAATTATAATATTTATTTAAATTTTAATTTAAAAATATATAATACTAATAAAATAGTAGTTATTGTACGCACTTATAGCTCAATTGGTTAGAGCATTGGTCTTATGAGCCAAAGGTTTTGGGTTCGATTCCCAATTAGTGCAGTTAATTATATAATAATTACTTATTATTATATAATAATTACTTATATTTGTTTTTAAATGTCCATAACTTTTTCCACTTGTTTTTATATTTTGAAATCAAAATTTAGCCATTTTGTTTATATTGAGTGGATGAATAATTTCATTTCTATTGTTAATAATTTTAACTTAGTTATTTATACAGATGAAAACAGTTCAAAATATATTGATACAAAAAAAAATCCATATATAAAAGTAATAATAAAACCTTTGCAAAGTTTTTACAATTATAAATATAAACCATATTGGATTAAAAATCATAATAATAATATTTTACTTAAATACAAAATAGACTGGTCTGTTAATATGTTATGGAATGAAAAAATATGGTTTGTAAATGAAACTATACAAAATAACTATTTTGATAGTGAGTTATACGGGTGGTGTGATATTGGATATTTTCGAAATCGAAACGTAGACTTACATACAATGTTTCTCTCTAGTTGGCCAGATAAGGAAAAACTTTATGGTTTTAATAAAGAGAAAATATATTACGCTTGTATTAATAATAATAATGGTCAATTGAAATATTTGCATAAACTTATAAATAATAAAGATGTCAATGGTTTACCAATAAAACCAATTCCATCAAATCAACAGTCTATTGCAGGTGGTTTCTTCATTTTACATAAAGATAAAATACCATGGTGGAGAGAAAAATATGACGCTACATTGTCAAATTATTTCAAAAATAATTATTTAGTAAAAGACGATCAAATTATTTTGGCTCACTGTATTTTTTCAAATATGGAGCAGTTTAACTTGATAAAAGAAAATGATAGAAATTACGATAATTGGTTTTTATTTCAACGATTTTTGTTATAATCGTTAGTTTACACTGTTATTTTAGTCCATTCAAAAGGAAATAAATCATTTGTATCATTGTTTTCCATTTTAGGTCCAAACCACATGGATGGATAACATATTATCTTATTGCTATTTGCGTTTAAATATGCACCCCACCAACTAAATGAGCTATTGGCAATGATATTATGATTGCAACACGACATAAGCAACAGTTGCTTCCAATCATCCAATTCATTTGATGCTCTTTCAAATTCAATCATAGGAAAATCGTTTTTTAATAATTGAATAGTTTTATTTACATCTACTAGGTCAGTATCTTCACAAAAATATAATACATTGGGAGTATATTCTAACTCATCTATAATGTATTGCAGTGATTTTTTATAATATTCTAGTTGCATAATTGGATGACATTCAGGTATTTTCTTATAATCACCTAATCGAAAATGCATAGAAACACTTTTTTCTAAAAAGTCATTACTATGATATTGTTTCATAACTTCACATAATACATCCAATTTTAATTCATATATATTCAACATACGGCAAATTGTATCCATATTTTCATGAAAATATTTGTAACTTTGAAAATATCCATACAACAATACATTTGTTGATGTTTTCGTTTTTGAATTGTAACTATCTTTCAAATAACCACTTGGTATTTCTTCAAATGAAAATTGTTTTTCTTTATAAATAATATCAAAATGTGGAAACTTATCAAGTAAAAATCCAGATAGTCTAAATAAAAATGACTTCCAATATGTTTTTCGTTTCGTTGTTTCTCCTGTACCTAAAAATTCTGAATTAAGAAATTTAAACATATGTTTGTACTTTATAGAATAGGAAATTACAGTAAATATTTGAAAAAGTTGATTACCCAGTCCACCCATTAAATTACAAGTCAACATTTTTAGTTTTTAATAAGTATAATCTTTTATTTTTATATTTTATTAATTTCAATTTTATTAAAATTAAAAAATTGATATTAACAAGTAGTGTTATATTTATTGTATAACTATAAGATAAATAAATGTTAACGGATAAATACAAACCACAAGTTTTGGAAAATATAGTGGGTAACAAATTGTGTATAGAGAGCATACAAAAATGGTTTGAAAATTGGAGTTCAGAAAAAAACAGTAAAAAAGACAAAACTATTTGTGCATTATTATTTGGACCTAGTGGAATTGGAAAAACATTGTGTGTAGATTTATTTATCAAAAAGTATGATCTAAATTCAATTGAATTAAATCCTCACGACAAAATTGATAAAGAATACATTATTAAAACAATATTGCCTTCTTTGCAAGTTACAAAATCGTTTTCAAAAAAACAAAATATTTTTATCATTCATGATATTGATTGTTATGATGACTATGGTTTTGTAACATGTATTGTAAATTGTTTAAAAGAAACCAAAATTCCTGTAATTACTACTTGTAATAACCGATATGATCAGTCACTCAAACCTATTATACCCTATTGTTTAGATATTAAATTCCAGAAACCTTCTATGAATGATACAGTACAGTTTTTGAAATCTATTATCAAAATAGAAAATATCAAAATTAATGAAATAAAATTAAAACAATTGATTGAAGATTTTGATTATGATATACGTAGTATTTTAAATAATTTACAATTTTATAATTCTAAAACCAGTAATACTAATACTAATATTTCTGGAAATAAAGATAAAACAAACTCCAATATTTTTGAAATTACCAAATTATTTATGTGTCAAAACATTGAAATCGCGGACAAACAAATTTTATTTTGGTTAAACAATGATTTACTTCCTTTAATGTTGCATGAAAATTATCCATGTAACAATATTAAAATGAAAAATGATGTAATTTATTTAAATAATATTGCATCTTCTGCTTCTAGTTTAAGTGATTTGGATTTATTTGAAAAAGAAATACACACAAATAGTAGCTGGGAATTATTGCCATACACATCATGGTTTTCTATAAAATCTGTAACTAATTGTCATGCAAAAACTCAAATTAAATTTACTTCTTTCTTTGAAAAAAATGCAATTAAAAAACAAAATATGAATAAAAATATAGTCAACGAAAACAAAAGTGAAAATAAAAACATAACCGTTGTCAAGCCAAAAAATAGTAAGAAAACTTCTGAAAAAACACCAAAAACACCAAAAACACCAAAAACACCAAAAACGCCAAAAACGCCAAAAACGCCAAAAACGACAAAGGTCAAGAAAAATAAAGATGAAACTATAAAATCTCAAGAAAAACCTACAATTGTTAAGAAAAAAAAGGTAAAACAACTCACTATAGAAGAATAATAATTAATGTATAAAATTAATTAGTTGTTATTGTTAAATACGTTCTTCAACAGTAATTGGCTTCTCTAGAACTACAGCTACAGGAGTTTCAATTTCTAATGGATCTTTTAAATGTTCTTCGAAAGACTCTTTAATATTTTCTAACTTCACTTCACTAGAAACAGGATCTTGTGTAATAACTGATTTGTCAACATCTTCTACGTTTAATCTTTCAATTTCAACAGGCTCATATATTTTTTCTATTGTGTTTGTAGTACATGACATCCATTTTATAATCTTGGTATTTACATATAATAGTTTCTCTTTTATTAAATTATATAGTTTACCCCTTAAAGTGACATTTACATGAATACCTTCATTATCCATTGTAATATCATTGTCTTTGACTTCATCTTTTAATTCGTTAATGAATTCTTTTTCTAAAACTTTACCATGGGTACTAATATCCATTTATATTATAGAAATAAAAAATTTTTATAATTTTAACTGTTACATAACTGTTACATTTTTTAGTAATATGTTTTCAAATAAAAAATTATACTTCATCATCATCATGTATTCTTCTAGCTACTCTTCTTTCATTATTATTCACATTCATCGGTTCAGCAAGTTCGTCTTCGGCACCTTCAACACTATCATCACTATCATTACCAACAAGAGCTTCGTCAATACTGTCATCATACATGGAGGCAAAGGTATGATCATCATCATTATCATTATAATTGTTATCATTATCACTAATATCATCAACATCATCATCTGGTTGTCTATCATATATCTCTCTATTTTTTTGATCTAACCTGCTTGTAGCGAGTGCTTTATTTTTAAAAGCCCATACATCAGTACATTGATCAGATTTTTCAGTGTTTAAATCTTTTCTACACATAGGACAAATCTGTGGATTACCCCTACGTTCATTTTTTATACAATACTTATTCAAACAATTATTATGAAAGACATGACCACAATCAGTTTTATAAACTGCTTGGTCTGGAGTTTCACTAAAATCATCAAAACAAATTGGGCACATAGTTTCTGGTAAGTCATCATTTTCTACTACCCATTTACCACCACCTCTAAAAGTCTTATTTTTTCTGGATTTTTTAGATTTTCTTTTACTTTGTTTTGTTTTTCTTTTAGTATTTTTTTTTGTTTTCTGTTTTTTAAGTTTCTTTTTACTTTTATTTTGTTTTGTTTTTTGATTATATTTTTCAGTGTATTTTATGGATCTACGTTTTTCCATTATATATATATATAAATTAATATAATAGTTGCACAACATCCATAAAATACACAAAATATACATGTTTTTATTATGTTAAAAATCTTCACTTAGTTCAAAAGTACTATCATCTTTCGTTTTTGTAGCCAATGCATAAGAATCATTATAACGTTCAAAAAAATTGACTTTACCTTCTAAACTAATCAATTCCATAAAATCAAATGGATTAGAAACATTGTATATTTTATCATAACCAAGTTGTACACATAAACGATCAGCACAATATTGAATGTATTGTGACATCATTTGTGAGTTCATTCCTATCAAACGACATGGTAATGCTTCACATATAAATTCCATTTCAATATCAACTGCTTCTCGTATAATTTCATAAACGCGTGACTTTTTTACTTTATTTACAAGTTTACTATACAACAAAACAGCAAATTCACAATGCAATGCTTCATCACGCGATATAAGCTCATTTGAGAATGTCAATCCAGGCATCAAACCACGTTTTTTCAACCAAAAAATACTGCAAAATGCTCCACTGAAAAAAATTCCTTCGACGCATGCAAACGCAATTAATCTTGTTGCAAAATTACTTCTATTGTCTTTAATCCACTTCTGTGCCCAGTCTGCTTTTTTTTTGATACAAGAAAAATTTTCTAACGCATTAAACAGTTTGTTTTTTTCATTATTGTTTTTAATATAGGTTTCAATTAATAAACTATATGTTTGACTATGTATGTTTTCCATTGCTATTTGAAACCCATAAAATGCTCTTGCCTCAGAAATTTGAACATCATTCATAAAACGTAGTGCCAAATTTTCTAATACAATTCCATCGCTTGCAGCAAAAAAAGCCAAAATCATTGAGAGAAAATACTGTTCTTCTTGTGTTAAGCTGTCCCAATGTTTTAAATCTTTTGTTAAATCAATTTCTTCAGCACGCCAAAAACAATCTACTTGTTTTTTATACATTTGCCATATGTCATCATACTTTATTGGGAACATTACAAATCTACTATCGTCAGAGGTTAGCAAAGGTTCTATTATGTTTTTGGACATCCTAAATAATATATAGGAAATATTTTAAATTTTTATTTTAAATATAAAATATTTTCTTATTTTAAGAAAACTATATAAAATGGAAATAATAGCATTTAATAAACCAATAGAAATATATAATCCAGTACAAATAAATGAAGACGAATATTTACAATTACAAAATATTATTGAATATAAAAGAAACTTGTTAATTAAAAAACAAAAACAACTTAAACGCATAGCAAAACACAATATACTTTTGGAACAAATTAGAAATGATTATTCAAAATACAATAACTATATTGTAAAACAAAAACAAGAACAAATTGCTGCTCTTAATTTATTAAATAATTACATTAGTGATTTAACCCGTTCAAGTAAATTAAGTAAACATAATATTCAAGATGCAAAAATGGAACAACGTAAAATAGTGAAAGAATTAAGTTCAATAAAACATGGTTTAGATAAAATTATGAATGATGTTGATTATATAAATAATAAATTGCAAACATAAAAATAATTATTTACAACTATTTATATTTTATAAAATATTTATATATATTATAGTAAATTATATAAATATGGCAAATATATTACCAGACAATAGTGCTCATTTACAAGCATTTCAAGCCAGTCTCGATAAATTAAATACAATTAATAATATTATAGCACAAAATAATCAAAACAGAGATAAATTTAGAGGATTTGTTCTTGATAAATTACAAGTTATACGTGATAAAATACAACAACTTGTAGGTAAAATTGGTGACATAAGAAAGCAGCTTGATGCATTAGAAGGACAAGTAAACACTAATAGTGGCGATATTCAGTCGAAAACTGCTGAAATTACTGCTCTACAAACTCAAATACAACAATTAACTGACCAGAACAATCAACTTACTGCTCAGTTAACTGAATCAAACAGGCTCGCTGGTGAAAAACAAACTCAGATTGACCAACACGAAGCACAAATTCGGGATTTAACTGCACAAATGGCTAATTTAAATGCACAACTAACCACCTTAACTAACGAGCGAGATGCTTTGCAAGCACAAATAGGAGCTCAAGGCGATGCTCAATCTCAACAACATGCTGCTGAAATCCAACGTTTGACCGATGAAAATGCTGCAGCGTTGCAAAGACAAACACAAGAAAGTCAAGCACAAATGCAAGATGCTCAACGAGAAATTGCAGAAAGAACACAACAAATTGCTCAACTTCAACAAGAACAACAAGCAAGTGCTCAAAATGTACAAGATTTGCAACAACAAATTGCTCAAAAAGATGCTGAAATTGCTCAACTTCAACAAGAACAACAAGCAAATGCCCAAACTATACAAGACTTGCAACAACAAATTGCACAAAAAGATGCTGAAATAAGTGGTCATCAAAATAATGCTAATAATGCACAAGCACAACAACAACAACATGCATCTGACATTGCTAGTGCCAATGACCAAATTGCTCAACTTCAACAACAAATAAATGGTTTACAAGCACAGAACAATGACTTAATTGAACGAATTAAAGCGGCGACTACTGCAATCAATCAAGCAACAGACTATTTAGGCCAGTTAACAGACCCAAGTTTTTATCAACAAAGTGAAGTTTCTGTAAATCAAATTGTAGGTGAAATTGAAGCTTTGTTAGAACAGATTAGTGCAAGTATACAGAGAGGACCATCAGTACCACCACTAAGAGTACCTGGAGGGCCTGGAGGAATTGGAGGACCTGGAGGACCTGGAGGACCTGGAGGACCTGGAGGACCTGGAGGACAAACTCCAAAAACTCCAAGTCATTCCAATCCAAGACAAAGAAGTGTCATCATTACAATTAATGGATATCAAACAAGCGTTGGAGACTTATTACAAAATTTAAGACGTAAAAGTTCACAAATTAGAACTGACCCAATAAACAATAAGTATATTAAAGCCTACACTGATATTGATTGGAATTTGGCTTCCAGTCCACCAGACGTTGAAACTATGGTTAAATCTGTGTTAAATAAATATGGTGTAGTTGTAACTAATACTGGTGTGCTTAAAGGTGGTAATACACGCAAACATAAAAAATATTTACATAAACAACAAAGTAAAAGCAAAAAGATACAAAGAGGAGGATTTTTATACGGAAAAAATAAAAGTACTAATTCTGTATCAACACAACCAACTGCTTCGCTATCAAGCTCTACCAAGACCAATTATAGTAAAAAACAAAACTCGCTTAAAAAAGGGAAAAAAAATAGAGCACATGGTGTTAGTAAAAGAAGCAAACGGTAATTTTTCATGTTACAATAACATACCGCGTATAGAAGGCATATACTTACAATCGTCAGGCCATTTTGCTGTTATTTGTCTATATAAAAGAGACGTTGGATTACATCTTTTTTGATATATAATTTTTCTTTGCTGATAAATTTTTTTCCAAGCACGTTGTATTAATTTTAACCAAAATGTTTTAATTACACAAACACATTCATCCCCTTTTAAATAATATACTTGTCCTATTTCAACATTTAAAAATAATTTATTTGTTATTATATTTTTGTAATTTTTAATTAGATCATGATTCAACCCACGAAAATTTCTTAAATAATATTTTTTATAAAAATTGCTCATGCTGTTAGTGTAATTAAATAATTCGACTATTTTATTTTCATTTGAATTATTATAATTAAACGATTGAAGTACCATGAACTGGCCATTTATATTTGGGTCACTATCCATTGTTTTTCCATGTATGTATTTGTTATATAGTTCTGGTATTACTAATCTGTAACCATTAAAATTTCGGATTGAAACATTTAAAGCGTCATAAATAAAATCTTCATAATTTATATCGGAGTAATTTGTTGAATTTGATGCAGTAGTTGCAGTACTTACATTTGAATCTGAATCATAATCATAATAATTTGACATATATGTTTTAATATACATTTATTTTTTTAATTAATTATTAATCATTTTTTTTTTAGATTTAATATTTATATAATACATATACAATGAAATTCATGAAATTTAAATCCAAATTTGAAAAATTTCTCTCCAATAAAATATTATTGTATGTTGTCATGATAATTACTTTTTTAAATTTAATTGGATATGTAATGTTACAAAAAACAATTGCTATTGTATACTTTATTTTGATAGGAGTACTAACATCATTCTTTAGTAAAAATATGACAATTGTTTTAGTTGTTCCTTTAATTTTAGTTAATTTGTTTGTTGCAAATTCAAATGAATGGTCACAGAGTATGAATTATAACCGCGAAGGATTAGAAAATAATTCATCCGATGAAAAAAAGCTTGAAGAGAAAAAAAAGCATGAAGAGAAAAAAAAGCTTGAAGATAAAAAAACCACTTCATCATCTGTTAATACTAAAACTTCAACTACTACTACTTCTTCACAGGGTTTACCAATGACTATCACTCCGCTACAACATGATAGTGAAATGGATACTAATTTTAATAATAATAATATGGATAATTCCACAGGTGAATCATTTGAAGTAGGAAGAAGTAAAAAAAATGCAAAAGGTTATAATATTGATTATGCTTCAACTGTAGAAGATGCATATGATGAATTAAATAAAATTTTAGGAAGTGATGGAATTAAAAGGCTAACAAGTGACACCCAAAGTTTAATGAAGCAACAATTACAACTAGCTGAATCAATGAAAAGTATGCAACCAATGATCGCTAGTATGGCTCCTTTAATGCAACAAGCTCAAGGATTATTAGGAAACATGGGCGACAACGGAAATTTAAATAATTTGGCAAACATAGCTAAAAAATTCAGCGATTCTTTCGTTAATAACAATACTAATAAATAAAACAAATTGAAAATCAAATAAATTTTTTATAATATTATTTAATTAAAAATATTATATTATTATAAATGAAAAAATGTCCACCAGGTGTTATTTGTATTGAAAATATTACAATGGTAGTTGCATTTATATTTATTATTTTAATCATATATTTTATGTATTCTGTACTATTTAGACAAAAAATTCATATTACAAACAATAATAATACAAATGTTTCAGATAAACTATACTCCAAAGAGAGAAGTATTCACAATGGTTTTGGAATGGGATCAGGATTAGGATTTTTCTCTCAGATACCCAGTTATCCCTATAACAATCTTCCACCAATGGTTCCAGGAGATGTTTTATTGAACCCATACGTACCACCTTTAAGAGATGAACGTTATTTTTTACCTCAAATAAATTATCTTCCACCAAATAGTATTCCTATTAATATTTCTACTAATGTTGGTGCAGTAGATACTAATTACCGTCAAGTTGGTATTTTGAACCCAACTAATAAACCAAACAAAGACAATATATTATCCTTAATGGGTCGACCAGTTTTTACAAATAGAGATAAATGGCAGTATTATACGATAAGTAATCAACACAATAATGTTAAGCTACCCGTAATTGTTAAAGGTCGCAGTGGTTCCAATGAATATGGTGTAGATCGATTAAACAACGGAGACACTGTTTATATTGAAGGAATGAATGATGTTTATAGAGTTACTATATATGATAATGACACTATAAAATATTTACCTTTTATTTAGTTAGCGTTTGTTATTCTAACTTTGTATGTGATCTTTGAAAATATATTTAAATTTACTAGTTGGTGCAAAACCATTAAAATTTGCACTGGAAGCACTTAGTGTGTAACTTCCAAAATTTTCCACATATAAACTATCACCTATCGATAATTCTGGTAATAAAACTTCATTTGAAATTACATCAACTGAATCACAACTTTGTCCAAAAATTTTACTTTTAAAACAAATTTCTTTTTGTTCATTAAACGGTAATAATAATGGTTGATAATGATCATTTTGTATACAATTAAATGATCCATATGTTCCTTCATTCAAATAATAAACATTAACTTTTTCTTTTGTTTCTTCATCATGTACAATTTTTTTACCAATAACATTTACGACTAATGTATGTGTTTTTTGAGCAAAATATCGTCCTGGTTCTGCAATAAATTGAATTTTTTTTGAATTATTTTCTTCATAAAAAAAATCCTTAATACCGTCATTTATTCTATTTGCAATATCTTCAAAACGAATATTTTTATCAACCCCTGGAAAACCACCTCCTATGTCTATCATTGAAATATCAAAACCCAACTTACATGCAATATCAGTTGCTTTTCTGCAATCATTAATAGCGTTATAAAAAGGTTCAACTGATAAACAACTACTGCCTACATGAAAACTAAAACCAATTATATTTAATTTAAGGGTTTTTGCGATTGTTAATAACTCTTCTACTTCATTTAGTTTTGAACCAAATTTACAGTTAAAACGACACATACTATGACTATCATCCACTGCTAAACGTAAGATTAACTTAGCATTTGGATGAAATAATTTTATTTTAAATAATTCATATTCACTATCAAAAACTAATATATCTACATCATTACTACGTGCAAAACGTATCTTACTACTCATTTTAATTGGATTTGCAAATATAATTCTAGAAGGATCCTTTGTTATATCAATTATAGTACGTATTTCTTTTTCACTAGCACAATCAAAATTTGCACCTAATTCAGATAATGCTTCTAATATAACTGGATTTGGATTACATTTAACAGCGTAAAATGGTTTTACATCAGGTAATAATCGCGTCCAATTATTATAAGATTTCACTATTTCCCCCAAATCAATAATATAAAACGCTTCTTCGCTTTGGTTTTCTTGTAAAAAATCATTAATAATATCATAATTATCTTTATCTGACCCATATAATTTCACATCATATTTTTGCAAAAATCCATTATCAATTGTTTTCATTTCCGTATACTTTGTTTCATTAAAATTTATACGAATATCATTTAGTTTTATTTCATTACTTGTTGAACGAGTTTCGCGAGTTTCACTCATTTTATAGGTTATATAAGTAATTACTGTTTAATATAAATTATTAATAAATTTAGTTTCTGTCAATTTATCACGAAGTAATTGTTTTATTTTTGTTAGTTTCATTTGAATATTCCCTTTTGATAAACCTATTATTTGAGATATTTCTTTATCCGATCTAATTTTTTTAAATTCTTTATTATACTTAAGTACAAATATTTCTTTCATTAAAGAATTAGGGGTTGAATTTGATGATATAAATAATAATACATCATTCCATATATTCTCTTTTTCTTCTTCTTGAACGATATTTTCAAGAACATTTACACTATTCATTGAAATCATACTTAAAAATTCTGGCGACGTAATACTTTCATAAATTACATTCAGTTTATTTTGCAAAGAGTAATACTTGTCCAAACTAAATTTAGGGTTTTTACCTGAAAATCCCTTTCTAAGTGTTGTTTTTGATATAGGTGCAATACTATTATAATTTGTCAGTGCAGTTAATAATTCATTTTTTACATGTAATGAGCTGTAATAATAAAAAGAACTATTACCATTATAATTTTTTGATGCTTTCATTAATCCAAACTCAGCTGCTGATTTCAAGTCATTAATATGAATATTCCGACATTTGTATTTATGAATATATTTAAAATAGGACGCTTTTTTATGAGCACATTCTTTATAAGCTTCAAAAAGCACATTATTTATTTTATCTCTCTCTATGAGTGAAAGTTTATTATTTAGAATTAAGGTTTTTATAGTTTTTTCTTGAATTTTATTTAAATACAATGTATTTACTTGCAAAATAGTAAATAATAAAAATGTGTAAAAGATTATATATATTGTAACCATTATACAATATGTATAGTTATCTTTAATAGTTTTCTTAATTGTTTTTACGTTTTTTTGTCAAACGAAATTTCTTACGTTTTTTTCCTCCTTTTGTCATTTGTTCAGTTGCTTCATTTACAGCATTAAAACCATTTTGCATATTGGATGTTTCACTATTATTATTAGATAAGTTAATATCATTTTTAATTTTATCAGCTATTTTAGACGATACATAGTCTACAACATCATTTAAAGATTTGGAAATGTCATTTGGTAATTCATTTGAAGTTGGGGTTTCTGTTGTCATTGGTGGCATTGCTGACATTGCTGGTTCTGTTGGAGTTTCTGTTGTCATTGGTGGCATTGCTGACATTGCTGGTTCTGTTGGAGTTTCTGTTGTCATTGGTGGCATTGCTGACATTGCTGGTTCTGTTGGAGTTTCTGTTGTTATTGGCGGCATTGCTGACATTGCTGGTTCTGTTGGAGTTTCTGTTGTCATTGGTGGCATTGCTGACATTGCTGGTTCTGTTGGGGTTTCTGTTGGTATTGGTGGCATTTCTGATGACATTGCTGGTTCCGTTGGATTTTCTGATGTTATTGCTGGTTCTATTGGATTTTCTGATGTTATTGGTGGTATTTCTGATGACACTGCTGGTTCTGTTAGGCTTTCTGATGTTATTGCTGGTTCTGTTGGAGTTTCTGTTGGTATTGGTGGCATTTCTGATGTTATTGCTGGTTCTGTTGGAGTTTCTGTTGGTATTGGTGGCATTTCTGATGACATTGCTGGTTCCGTTGGAGTTTCTGTTGGTATTGGTGGCATTTCTGATGTTATTGCTGGTTCTGTTGGAGTTTCTGTTGGTATTGGTGGCATTTCTGATGACATTGCTGGTTCCGTTGGAGTTTCTGTTGGTATTGGTGGCATTTCTGATGACACTGCTGGTTCCGTTGGATTTTCTGATGTTATTGCTGGTTCTGTTGGAGTTTCTGATGTTATTGGTGGTATTTCTGATGACACTGCTGGTTCTGTTGGATTTTCTGTTGTTATTGCTGGTTCTGTTGGGCTTTCTGTTGTTATTGATGGCATTTCTGATGACACTGCTGGTTCTATTGGATTTTCTGATGGTATTGTTGGCATTTCTGATGACACTGCTGGTTCTGTTGGGGTTTCTGTTGTTATTGGTGGTATTGCTGGTTCAATTGACTTTTCAAGTGGTGATATTGATGGCTCTATTGGCTTTTCACCTCTCTCTATTTCATAAGGAGTTTTTAATGTATTTTCTGTTATATTTTCGGATGAAACAACACCTCCCTTTTTATAATATTTTCTTCTTTTTAATGTTTTATTAGCTAAATTTAATTTATGTTTTTTTCTAAATGTTCTATTTCTTTTGCTATTTTTATTTTTTGTCTTATATTTTTTTTTACTTTGTTTATTTTTTTTTAGTATTTTAGATATTTTACCTTTAGATAATTTCATTTCCTATATAATTAAATTAATATTTTTATTTATATAGTTATATTAATGACATCAAATAATCAACCTCAAACAATTAATATATCTTCACAAAATATTTACGGTAGCTGTGATTTAAAATGTTCATATAACTATAAATACGAAGATAGTAATTCAACTGCAACTAATAATGAATTTTTTATTTCACTTACATATGACAAAGGAACTACTAGTCCAGTAGTGTACAATGCTCAAAATTATTTTGTATCAAAAATTAATATGTATTCACCATCAATACATATGTTTAATGATAATTTAGTGAATGGTGAACTAGTAATTGAACATGCACCTGAAACTGGCGGTGAAATATTATATGTTTGTATCCCACTATTTGAATCTACTAATTCATCAGATGCTTCAAATATTTTAACAGAAATAATTGAAAGTGTTTCTAATAATGCTCCAAGTGTAAATGAAAGTACTAACTTAAACATTAGTAATTTCAACTTAGATACAGTTGTACCAAAAAAACCATTTTTTTCTTATTCTGGTACTGTTGGTTTAACTGGACAAGTTATTGTTTTTGGAGTTAACTATGCAATACCACTAAACAATAGTTTATTAACAAATTTAGCAAAAATTATAAAACCTTATCCTATAACAATTAGCGGTGGAAATTTGTTTTTTAATAGCAAAGGACCTAATAGTACACAAGTAAGTAGTGAAGGAATTTATATTTCATGTCAACCAACTGGTTCATCAGCTGAAGAAACACAAGTTACTTATAATAATAAAAATCCTGTTAACTATAACATGAATTCTATACTTAATAATCCAACATTCATTAAAATTATACAAATTTTGATTGGTTGCATTGTTTTTATTTTAATATTTTTGATTTTAAACTATGGTTACAACTTTTTAACTTCTACACCACAAAAATTACCTGCTATTAAAATGCCCAAAATGAATTTTACATAATAAAATTATTATTATTATTATATCAATAATTTTATTACATGTGTTAATTAGATGAATTAACATAGGAAGCACCATATAAGTTTTCTAACATTGGATGGAAACTAGCTTTTTTTAGTACAGATCCAGATTGAACTATTGGAGCCATTTTTTTTACAACTTCTTGTTCTAAAGTATAAGGAAATTGATTAAAAGCAGTAAATTGGTTCATTTTATTTTCTTCTGAAGGAATATAACTTTGTATTAAATTATTATCAACAGTCATTGATGAACGTCTCATTAAATCAAAAGCAACAAACAATGCAATAACCGCTAAAATTGGGTTTGTATACAAAAACATATAAATAACTATAATAAAAATGACAATCTTACCAACTATACTATCTACTAGAAATGCTAGTGGTTGTGGTGTTTTATAACCTAAAATTAAATATATTATAAAAATAATTATTAAAATTAGTTCACCCCTATGTTCTTTTTTAAATAAACTTGAAAAACTATTCATATATCATAATAATAGATTTTATTTATTGTAGTTGTTAAAAGTTATAAATACAAAGACTAAAAAAAAATGATATAAATAATACTCTTTACTTTTACTAAATATAACAGATTATAGTAACAAGATACAATGGAAAATTATACCTTAAACTTAAATTCGTATTTAGGGCAAAAAGGATATACACTTTTAAAAAAAGAACTTACTATCGAACAGCAAAAACAAATACGAAATGATCTAACAATTAAACCGTACACTGGAAACATTGGTGCTAACAGTAGTAATCCTATAACGTATCCTGCTTATAGAGAATCAGATAAAAAATTTTATGTTCCACATTATTACGGTCTAGAGAATTTTGGCAAACCTAAAGAATATAAAATTAGTGAAGGCGAAAATATTGAGCTTGATTTTGTTGGTATGCTTCGTGATTATCAAGAACCTGTTGTCAAAAAATATGTTGACTGTGTTACGAATGGCGGTAGTGGTGGTGGTGGTGGTGGTTTGCTTGAACTCCCGTGTGCGTTTGGAAAAACTAGCATATCTTTATATATTTTATCTCAATTGAAAAAAAAAACACTTGTCATTGTTCACAAAGAATTCTTGTTGAACCAGTGGGTAGAACGGATCCAACAGTTTTTACCAACTGCTCGCGTCGGTAGAATACAAGGGCAAATCATTGATATTGAAAACAAAGACATTGTTATTGGTATGTTGCAAAGTTTATCAATGAAAGAATATCCTGCTTCGGTATTTGAAAGTTTTGGTTTCACAATTATTGATGAAGTCCATCATATATCAAGTCAAACCTTTTCAAACGCACTTTTCAAAATAATAACCAAATATATGTTGGGATTGTCTGCTACAATGAATAGAAAAGATGGTACTACCAGAGTATTCAAAATGTTTTTAGGAGATGTAATCTTTAAAGGAAAAAGAGATGAAGAGAGAAATGTTGAAGTGAGAGCGATTACTTATAAAGTAAATGATGACGAATTTAATGATACAATTTTAGATTATAGAGGTAATCCTCAAAATAGTTCTATGATTTCCAAATTGTGTGAATACAATCGTCGCAGCGAGTTCATAATAAAAACGGTGTGTGACTTTATTAAAGTAGATAATGTTGATGATAAAACTATCACAAATCATAAATTATTAATGGATAGTCAAGTTCCTAATTGTGAGATGTGTAATAAAAATAATAATTATTTAGTTCGTAACACTTGCTGTGATTGTGTTAAATATTGTCTAACTTGTATTGAAAATATTGATTTGCACTCACAAACACATTCAAATTCAAATGAAAAAACTTCAAAAAAAACTAGAACAAAATGTCCAAATTGTAAAAAAATATTAAAGTATGAGCAAAATTATATAGAAAATCCATATGTTAAACCGTTAGAACAAAATCATACAATAATAATGTCACACAATTTAAATATTTTACATTACATGTATAAGAAATTTGTTTGTAAAAACTTGGCTAGTGTAGGATATTATATTGGAGGTATGAGTGAAGATGAACTCAAAAAAAGTGGAACAAAACAGGTTATATTTTCTAGTTATTCAATGTCGAGTGAGGGGCTAGATATTCCCACACTAAATTCACAATTCTTGATAACACCTAAAAGCGACATCGTGCAAATAGTAGGAAGAATTTTACGTGCAAAACATACATTTTCACACCCAATTATTTATGATTTTATAGATACACATGATATATTTCAAAGACAATGGTTCAAAAGAAAATCATATTATAAATCACAAAATTATAAAATTATTGGTTCGAACAGTATAGATTATAATGATAATTTTAATACATGGAAAACAATTTATGAACCGAATATTGAAAAAAAGAATAAACCAGCTTGTAATCTTAATAAAGGGACAAAAAAACAAATATCAAGTAAAAGTAATAGTTCTAGTGATAAAAGTATAGCAGTTGACTCTGATGAATCGGACGATGAAGAAGAAAAGTTAAAAAGAAACAATAGTCTAACTGGAAAATGCTTTATCAGTATAAAAAAATAAGATTAAGTAAATATTTCAACTCTATTACCCTTAGTATCATATACCCATATTTCGTATTCATATCCCAATTTTTTTCCTGCTTCTTGTTTTTCAAAAATGTTCGATTTCGTTTTTTTTAGGGTCCACGTAGATTTAACTTCAATGCATTTATTTTGACTATATACAAATATATCAACATAATGCCTGTGTTTCTTACCAAGCATATCACAATACCAAATAGTCGGAACATTTTTACAACCTGTTATAATATCATCTTCATCAATATTTTTAATTAAATCGTCTAATGCGAATGGTTCATATCCTTGACATTGTATTTCTTTACCCGATGGATAAATATATGTTTTTGTCGTAAAACTTTTTTTTGATGATTTATGTGCAACTTCTTGATTTTGCATAGGGTTTTCTGTACCATAATTTTTTATAAAAGTTTTTACAATCTTTTCTCTAATTTGTTTACTTTGTGAAGGATACTCAACACCGTACCTCATTAACATAGTTTCTTTGAATTTTTCAATATTTTCTTTTATCTGCATTGCATTCTCTACACCATATTTTTTAATAAAAGTCATTACTGTTTTTTCTTTAATTTCTTTATTTTGTAAAGGGTGTTCAACGCCATACTTTATCAACATAGTTTGTTTCATTTTTGCTTGACTATCAGGATGCTTACCAGCGTTTTCTAGACCGTATTTTTTTAAATTAGTATTTTTCACAAGTTCTCTTATTTCTTTATTTTGCAAACAGCATGCAACACCATATTTTTCCAAATTAGTATTTATCATTTTTTCTTTCGAACTTTCATTATGAACAATGTATTCAACACCATACCTTTCCAAATTAGTTTTCTTTTGTTTATCTTTAACTTCTTGTAATTTTGATGGATTAGTAACCCCATATTTCGCAACGTATCCACTTACAATTTTATCTTTGATTTCTTGTGATTGTGATGGGTGTTCAACCCCATATTTTTCTAACATTGTAGCTTTCATTTTAGGTAAAGATTCAATTGTAACACAACGTTTACAAAGTGTATTTCTTTTGATTAAATATGTGAAACATTTCACATTCACATTATCACATTTAGTGCAATTATACATAATTTTGGTTGAACCAAATAATTGTTCTTCTGAATAATCATGAGCTAATTTAACATTGTTTTTAGCACAAAACGAATTAAGTAACTCAAATGAATATTTGATGGGCATTTATGTTTATACATTTACTAAACAATATATTTTTAAGTAAAAAAACGCTAAATATCTTGAGTATCTGTTTTTTTCTTAAGATAATATTTTTTGTTATATTCTTTTCTTTTTTCTGATGGTATTGGGTTCTCCTTCATTTTTTGTAACAGTTCTTCTTTATGATTTTCATAAAATTTTTTATTTCTTTTAGGTGCAGTATATTTTTTAAGATGTTCTTTTGTTTTTTCTAATTCTTCTTCAAGCTTAACAATTGTTTTTTCTAATTCTTTTATCTTTTCTTTATCATCCATTATGATACTGTATATAATATAAAATATTTATATATTTATATTATATTTATTGTTTGACACTTTCAATACCTAAACAATTTTTTTCACATAACGACTAAAATGTTGGCAGTTGTGATTATACAAGTTCATATAAGGTGACCATGCAAATGCTCTATTGACTATATTTTTTATTTGTTTATCATCTATTTTTTTATATACACTTTTACTTAGTTGCGTGGAAGCATATTCATCCATATTGATCATAGTACTCCATTTGTCTAAAATTGTTTCATTATTTTCCATATTTGTTTCTACATATCGCAAACGAACTTCCGCTGGTACATTACGTGCAAATAATAGTTTTAATAATGTTGATGTACGTGTTTGATTGACTGGCGTAAAATCTAACATATAAACATGCTGTTTTGGTTTTTCCGATAGCAAAACAATATGATGTAACTTAATAGATGGAGCAAAATGAAGGATCGAAGACTGCAAAATCCGAAATGTAATATGGGTTTGATATGATGTTATGTATAACAAAAAAAATATTATTTTTAAATATAAAAATAAGATTATCATTATAGTATAATAAAATAATAATATTCTAAAATTTTACTATAAATTCTGGTGCTGTATGTTTTAACATTTTTTCTGATTGTTCTCTTGATAGACCTAATGCTCCAGAAGCAACATTACTAGATAATGACTGTATACCATGTAGCAGTGTAATTTCATTTGTATCTCCTGACATAAATGCTTCATAAAATTCTAAATCTTCATTTTTTATGTTTAACAGACAATGAAAAAAACCAGTTGGTAACGCAAGTACGTGTCCTTTTTCTAAAATAAAATTATATGACTTTTCACTAGAACCATCTCCAATAGAATCTAACATAGAAACAAATGCGCTTCCTTTATTTACATATAAAATAACATTTGAATTTGTATACCAATGAGGCAAACGAAGCGATCCTGGTTTAAGAATTGTTTTTTGCCAAGCCATATTTTTCATATTTATTGTATTTTTTGGATCAATTCTTCTTATTTCTCCTAAATTGGTATGATACACAGGATGTGTTAAATAAAAATTATTTGAAAATGTACTATATATATTTTTTTTACTATTTAAATGAGTTGTTGGTTCAAATTTGCTTAACCGACGTCTTAATTGTTGTTTACTAATAATATTTGTTTCTTCTTTTGATAAATATGTAGATGCACTAAGAATATCATTAGGTAACGATGCCCATGCATCTAAAAAATCTCTGTCCGCACAATTTGGATTATTATAAGAAACTAGAAAAGAAGTTTTTTCTACACTAACATTTTCTAAACAATGCAGTGTTCCTCTGGGAATGAACCAAGAACCCATTGTCTCTGCTGTAAACATTTGTTTTTCATTTTCAACCCCATTCCAAATTGTCACGCGTATCTTTCCATTTAATACTAAACCTATTTCATCTCCATCTGAGTGCCAATGTGGAACTCTCATCGCATTATCAACTAAGTCATAAAAAAATAACTGACCAAAGTCTGCCTTAATTTGACTTCCATTTTCTGAAATTCTCATACCAGCATCATTTGCACTTTTCGAACCGTCCTTAAGTAAGTTCATTTTATATGGACATTTGTTGTTAAATTTTCCACGCATACTACGTAAAAAGTTATTAATTTTATTATCTGGAATATGATACTTAAGTTTTCGTGTATGTTGCATATATCTTGATAAATTTTTTTTTGTTTTCATTTTATATATTTAATATATATATAATATATATAATATATCCATTAAAAATATCTTTGGGTTTATTTAATGCCCCGGTGATGGGAAACCTTTTCCAGTAAAATGATTATAATTATCTACACAGTTTACACAATTTGGTAATACTTTAATAGGCGGTGGATTAGCTAAACCCAATTGACTTGCAGGCAACACTCCACCGACGGAATAAGTAGGTGTATTTGGAAAATTATTATAGTATTGACTGTAACCACCCTTTTGTTTGTATCGTCTGCGACTACGTTTACGTCTGGCACCAGCAGACATTCTAGATCTTCCCATAGTTCTACTTCTACTTCTACTTCTACTTCTGCTTCTTGAAGCAGAAGCATACTTTGCCTTAATCTTTGATTTTATAGAACGCATATATTTTTTCCCTCCCTTCATACTTTTATACTTTCTAGTAATATTTTTTATTTTTCTTTTTAATTTTTTATAACCACCCTTATATACCGCAATTCCTTTGACAATACCAGCTGCCGCGTTTACATTATTAATAGCACCATGTAAACCAGGCAGTCCAGGAACCTCATTAGATCCAAAATTAGCAGGATTATTAGAGCTCCATTTATTAACAAATACTGGATTGACGTTTGAACCATATGGGTTCAATCCTCCATACCCCAAATTAGAATTATCTGAACCTGCTGACATATATATAGTTAAGATTTTGTTTTTGTATTGTTATAGTTTTTATTTTTTTTATTTTGAAATGTTTTTTCGTAGTTTAATAATTCTTCTTTTTTAACAATAATATCTTCTGGTTTCAATTTACAATTTGTAGTATCAAATAATTTGACAGGAAACCATTTTTTAAACTTATAGTTGTATCTACATACAAAGAAAAATGATTTACTCATATCAACAAACCTATCTATATTTTCATTTTGAAACTCTTCTTCATCATCACTTTCTTCTAATAAGTCTAAGTTGTCGTTTTCTTTTATATTTCTAAATAATTTATTCATCATAACACTTGTTTTATAATCTGGTATATATGCAATATTATAAACTATTTCTTCTTGATTTTCTATACAATACAAATTATAAATATCATTTTGAATATCAGGTTTTATATTAAACACAATTTCTTTACATTTTTTTATTGACACATTACTTTGAGTTTGTAACGACTGTTTCAGATTATTATTTATTTCTTTTTTCAGTTGTGTTTGAACTAACGAGTGATTTTGTATTGTTGGTTGTAATTGTTTTTTTTCATATTTTATGATATTCACATCCAAATTTGAATATGGTATTACAGTTACACTATTTATATCATTAAAACATTGTAAGTATATGTTATAAATTTTGTACTTAACATCATTGATTAATATTTTTAACTCTGTCAAATTTCGTGCAACTAACGGCAATCCAAATACCATAAAACTTTTATTATACGTTATTTGTTTAATATCATTTTTGAAAATATTCGAAAAAATATTGAATTTATAAAACCAGTTATAGTTTTTTACATTTTCTCCTTTCCAATAAAAAACATCTTCTATCGTAAAAAAACTTTCCAAAGTTTTGTTGTTTAATTTTGTACAAAAATAATATTGAAAAAATGTACCATAAAATATGGTTCCAAAATCACCGTATACCAAATCATTATTAAAAACACAGTTTACGATTTTTATATCATTAATATGTTTGTTGTTGCTTAATTCTAAAATTAGACATACATTTTTGTTTTGAATATGGGTAAACCATGCAAAACATTTTTTACCACAAGGTATGGCTAAACATACATCAAAATTAGGTTTAATTGTATCATTTTTAAAATCAACTTTGTTATGTTTTAAATTATCATAACAAAGTTTAATATTTGGAAAAGTTGATAATATTTCTTGTTTATCTTCTAAATTTAACATTTATACTATTAAGTATTATTGTATCTTTATATCAATTGTATAATATTTTTATAAATATACTATAAAAAGTACTAAAATTGTCAAAAGAAATTCAAAATTATTATGTAAGTAAAAATAAACCAGATAAATATATGAAACAAATTACACTAAAAATAAGAACTAAAATTGTCAAAAGATATTCAAAATTTTCTTGTGTTGTAGGCGGATTTGTTTTATTAAACTTTTTATTAAAATCTATTATACGTAATATTGAATAAATAATTAAAAATAAGAAAAGTAGAACAAACAACTTACTTTGTTTAAAAATAATTAATATATATAAATTTGTTAACATAATATAAAAAAATAATAATACTACTAATATTAAAAATACTCTATAAAACAAATGATAATAATCAACCTTTCCATTTGTGCTCGGCACAAAAATATCTGTAAAAGCTGCTTCTATTTTAGAAAAAAACATTTATATATTATAGAATAATAAAAAAATATATAAATAAAGTAGAATTAAATCAGAACTAACTTTAATTCTACTTGATTTGTATGTTCTGAATATTAGTTAAAATATCTAGCATTGAATATGCTAGTAATGTATTTTATAAATTATTATTTAATTGTTTTTTAATAAAATTTTTTAATTCTGTTTTCATATTTGGTAAGTTATCAGTAGGAATAATTTCTTCCAAATTATATTTTATATTGTTATTAATATTATTATCGATTATCTCATTTGACGATATTACATCGTAAATATCCTTATATTTTTGTTTTGGTCTATTTACTAAATCCTTAATTTTAGGTACTGTTAGTACACTTGTAAAAAAATTTAACAAATGATGAATTATGAATATTAAAATAGTCGAAACTATTGTTATTTGTATTATCCAGCTCCAAGTTAACATAATATATTATTATATTAGTTTAACAATGATAAAAACACATTAATATCATGAATTGGTATTACATTGTTTTCTACATTGTATTCAAAATAATAATTGATTGGTCTAATTTCTATATTTTTATCAGTATCATACAAAGTCTCGATTACTAATTTTAAATTTTTATTATAGTTATTTACATAACTAGTAACTTTTAAAGGAATACAGACATGTTCATATGGTATTTGAAATGTTATATATTTTTCAATTTTAGAATTATCTATTAATAAAGTGTATTCATTGTTATCAAAATTCAATTTTTTTTTTTCTACTTTATCTGAAAGTAATTTTAAATTATATAATTTACTATTACTAATTTCATAAAATCCTTGTTTGGAGTAAATTTTATTTATTATTTGGCAATGTTCTAAATATTTTTCAAATTTTTGTACTACTTTTGTACTTAAATCTAATTTTTTTAAAATTTCATTATTTTTATCTTCAACATATATTTTCATTTTATTAAATAATATTGTAAACTATTTAAACCTATTCACAAAACATTATTAAAAGAAATGACCACTATTCAACCTTTGGATATAATTATTGTGGAAAAAAATGCATCATTAAAATTATTATGCGTCAAAGATTTTAAGGAAGAAGAATTATATAAAAAATGTGGATTTAAAAAAGCAGATGACTTTACAAAACAAACAGAATGGAAAGTTAAAATATTTGGAAGTAAATATTTAGTTCAAGTATATGCTAAAACTGAGGGACGTGCTAATAATGAAAACAAATACGATTTTCCACCTCCAATAGACACAAAATTATTTTTTGGTAACTGTGCTATTATAGCCAAAACAGAAACATCAGAAAAAAATTACCAACATGTCAATATTTCTTTATATTTATGGAATAAAATATATGAAAAATTATTTGGAGGTTTTGAAGATTTAAATGCTACTGCAGAAGAAGACGAAAATGAAATCGATGAACTAGAACTTATACCAAAAGAAAAGAAAACAAAAAGTGGATATTTAAAAGATGGGTTTGTAGTGGATGATAAAGAAGAAGATGAAATAGATGTAGATGACTACGTATATGATGAAACTTCTGATAATTATGATACTGATAGTGATACTAGTGAAAATGACGATAAAGAGGGGTCTGAATTAAACCTTGAAGAATGTGGTTCAGAGCTAAGTGAAGAAGATTATGATTATAACTCTGATAACGATGATGAAAATGAAATAATAAATAAAATTAAATAAAATTGAAATTTATTTAAATATAATATTTTATAAATATTTAAATAATAATGTCACATTTAATGCGAAAAATAGAAAATTCTGATAAATTTCGTTGTAACATAAGAGCAAAGTTAAATGAGATACTTCAAAATGAAAAAAACAGTAATAATTTAGAGAAAGGTATTTTCAATTATTCATTAAACGAAGCAAAGAATAGAAAAGTGGTGAAGAAGTGGGATAATCCTTATTTTGTTCAAATCTACATAGACAGATTACGAAGTATTTTCATAAACTTAGATAACAAAAAATTATTAGAACAGTTAAATTCAGGAGCTATTAAAGCACATAGTATTGCATTTATGACGCATCAAGAAATGTTTCCTGAAAAATGGGATACTTTAATTACAGCTAAAAGTAAAAGGGATCAAAATAAATTTGAAAGCAATTTAGAAGCCGCAACTGACACATTCACATGTCGTAAATGCAAGTCTCAAAAATGTACGTATTATGCTTTACAAACTAGATCAAGTGATGAACCAATGACAATTTTTGTAACTTGTTTAGATTGTGGTCAACGATGGAAAACTAGTTAAATTTCATAGTTACTCTATTTGCCAATAAATCATATTTCTCTTGTAGACAATAAAATTTGTTTTATTTTATCTTCATTCAAATATTCTAAACAACCAATAAACTGAAACAGTTGTATCATATGTTGTTTGTTATACATTTTTTCCAAAGTATTCAAAAAACAAAATTCTTGATTATTTTTACAAAAAGCAAGAATTTCAATCGTCTCTTTTTTAATTTTTTGAAAAGCTGTTGGATCTTTTTCAAACCAAGAACTTTTAGCTTGTTTTTGAATATTCTCTCTAATATTCAATATCACTTTTGTTTGAGGAAATAGTTCACGAAATTCTTTCAATAATTCTAACTTACCATTATACCGTATTTCTTTAAAACCCCAGACATTTGTAGTATTATTTTTTTTAAACATTGATAGTATCATATTACGAACGCTTTGTTTAACTTGCTCAAAATCACAACTATTAAACCATGCAGGTTTAATACGTTTTTGAAAAATATTAGAAATATCTTTTCTTTCATCATTGTTTAGAAGTGAAAATTCAGTGTTCACCATATGTTGTGTGTATTTGATTTGCTTATAAAATTCTAACAAAGAATTTATTGCACCATTATTCTCTCCACAAATATTAGAATTTGGTATTGTGTTTAATATCAACTGAAGAGTTGTTGATCCACTTCTTCCAATAGCACAAATCAAAACAATTTTGTCATCTTTATAATTATTATTCATTTAAGTTAAAAGTGTAAAATATAGTATTGAAAAATATAAAAAAAAACCAAAAAGAACTAAATTTATAATAGGTTTTATCCATATTGTTAATTGATAGCTAATTTGCTTACTAGGGTAATTCTTATGATAAATATAGTTTCTTAATATTTCGTTTGGAAATGACGGATGGATTTTTCGAATAAACATGACAAACTCGTTATCTTTCAAAAATTTATCAATAAAAACTATATCATCTGGCGATCCTTCTTTAAACATATGTGGACTTGTGGGACTTGACATTCTAAACCAGTCTGCCATATGGGTAGTTTTTGAAATCACGTTTTCAATTTTGTTATAATGTGTGAATATAATAGAAAATAAACTTTCATTTGCTAAACCGCCATTGCAAATAATATTGCACATTTTTGGTTCATTTACAACAAAATTCATAATGTCAATTGCATTTTCTCTCGTCAATACAAACCAAGGATCATTTGCTAAATGATAAATCTTTGGAAGCAATGCTAAATTTGCTCGCTGATGGAAATCAATATTCCAGTGAGCTTTCGAGTAAGGCATGATTGTTTGATTTTTATATTTTTGAAATAATTTTCTAAATTTACTTGGAGTTATAATAGGACAACAAGATTCAGTTAAATAACAAAACCATTTATTTTTTTTATCATGTTTTAATGCAAAATTCAAAATTGCAATATACGCAGGAATTACTTGATAATAAGATGTATGACAAATATTTTTTTTTGGTATAGCATGTTGATAAATCCATTTTGATTTAATTTTTTTTAAATCTTTATAAAAAAAATATACATTTATTATATCTTTATTAGGTTCTATCCAGTCTTTCCATAAATCTTCTTTGTATAATATATGCTCATAACTAATTATAAAACAAAGCGCTATTTTTTCCATATTTTTATATTGTTAAATTTTATATAATTTTTGTATAATAAATTTAAATAATTATCATATTATAATAATATAAATTTATTGTATGTTTTTTTTATTCAATATGTTTTTATGGACATTCGTTTTATATATTCATTTTATAAACAGTGGTCGTATTGTAGGAAATATTATTAGACGACATAATTCATTAGAAGGTACAAAACTGAGAGAAAGTGTTGATGAATTTACAAAAGTTATTTCAAATTTCAATGCAAAAATAAACGAGCAATTAATAATTGCAAATAAGAACAACTTGGTTTATTGTGAAAAAGATAAAGAACTTTTTTTAGAAGATAATGAATTCATTAAAAACAAAAAATTAATCTCAATATCTCCTGGTGGTTTAAAGGGATTTTATGAATTAGGTGTTTTGTCGTACATCAAAGATAACTATAATATGGAAAATTACATATTTTCAGGTGCATCAGCTGGCTCGTGGAATGCGTTATTTATGTGTTTTAAGAATGACACAAAGGTCTTCGTTTTCAATTTATTAAGTGATTACAAATTATTACAAGTAAAAAATATAAATGAACTTGAATATTATTTAAAATACAAATTACTTACAAAATATAATTCGAATGATTTTGACTTACGACGTTTATTTATAGGTGTTACAACATTAAAAAATTTTAAACCAGTTACAAATATTTTTTCCGATTTTAATAGCTTAGAAGATGCAATCAATTGTTGTATTGCAAGTTCACATATTCCATTAATAACAGGCGGAATAACAAACCGATATCATAACAAATATGCGTTTGATGGTGGATTTAGTACATATCCTTATTTAAATTTTACCGAAAATGTTTTACACATAACACCAGGAATGTGGAAAAAATTAAATGATCAAGGCAACAAATTTTTTAATAAATTTGCATCGTTGGATATTATTATAGAATTATTTTTAATTGCAAAGAAAAAAAATTATATGCAATTATTTGACTATGGTTACCAAGATGCAAAAATAAACAAAATTTTATTGGATGACATATTTTTAGATACTATAGAAACCAAACCAAAAGAGTTGAATGATACAAATTTTTCAAAAGATAATAATAGTTACTAATATTATATTATTATAATTTAAAACTTTCACATTTTTTAAATTTTAAACCCATGATTGTTCTGTTCGATTTCTGTTATAAAAAATAGGGAAATGATCTAGACTATGCTTAGTAGAAAAAATATCAAATTTTTTTGTTAATAAACTAAATATTGATTGATCATGTCTATGTTCAATAAAACAGTCAAATTCTTCCTGTAAAATAGATGGGCTATCATCAATCAAATGATAATCACAACATAAATCATACCAAATATTAACAAAATTTCTGGTCTCATTACAAACATAAAATAATATTTCTCCTGCTTGTCGCTGAGGACTATTATGTAAATATTTGTCATGTATCATATCTAATTTTAACAATAAATCTTTTTTACACCAATCTTTTTCATGATGAGTAGTAGTTCCAACAATTAAATCTCTTTTAGCAATATCAAACAAGTTAGAAAATTGTTCTAAATTATGTTTACCTATTTCAGAACCACTATCCAGATATAATAAATAATCTCCATCTTTCATATTTTCCATTGCTTTTTTAATAATGTATGGTTTCCATATCCAATAACCATAACCTCTACTATTATTATTAATAAACATTTTATGTTTCGCCCAAAAATCATGATCATTTTTCAAAAAATTTTCATTATATGAAATGATTATATCAAAAATTCTAGATTCATTTGCTTGACGTAATAATCTTGAACTAGCCCCTATATATTTGTCGCTTCCAAAAGTTATTAAATATTTCATATATAAAATACTAGTTTTTTTTTTACTAAATTTACTTTATTTTAAACTATTTTTATCAAATTTACATTATAAACTTTTTTCGCAATTTTAACAAACCCAGACGTATGATTATAAACACTATAACTTTTTATATTTTGTGAAGTTGTTGCTAAAAAAAATTCAAATAATGTATCTCTTATAGAATTAATATCACTATTTAAACCAGTATGAGTTATTTTTAAATCAAGTTGAAAAATATTAGGATATGTATTTTTAATATAATTTTTAAAATCTTTTGAATCGCTTATTAAAATATCATTTTTTTCATAATTTTTATTTATTAATTCTTTTAAATGTGTAAATTCATTTTGTTGATTTCTTATAAGTAAATTGTCTCCTAAACGAAAATGTAAAATATTATATTTACTAGGAATTTCAAATTGTTTAATTGTATCATCAATATATTCTTTGAATTTTTTATTAGGCATTAAAATATTTTTAATAAATGTTTGGCAATCATCTGATATTCCATCCCTATAGTAATCATTTGTAAAAAAATACATTAGGTTATCATTATTATTCAAAATGTAATTTTCTGCATTTTGTACAAATACTATATTATCTTTATTTCTAAATATATAGTCTTTATATTTATGTTTAATAGGATTTAATAATTCTCCAATCGAATGAAGTTGATAATCCACAATTAAATTAAAATTATGTTTTTTTGATAATTGATATACACTTATTAATCCTCTTATCATATCGCCTATACCCCAAAAATTGTTTATTTTATCTGTAGTTAAATTACATACTTTATGTGTAAATACAAAAATAACTGTTTTACGATGTTCAATGTAATCATGTGTGTTATTTTCATAATAATTTGACAAATAATATTCACTTGAGTAGTTCTCACAATAATCTATTAAAAAATTATGACCAGTAAATATATTTTTATACTCTTCTGGAAATGGTTTAAATAAATCAAAACAAAATTTATCACTTTTAATTTGACAAAAATCTTCATAAGTATGATTATAAACTTCTTTAAAATAAATACTTGCTTCCTGTAAACTATTTTTTGTAAATAAAAACGGCTTCACGTTACTATCATATTTATATAAATCATCCCAGTTTATTTTATCGTCAACTATATAGTTATTAAAATTTATCGGTTCAGTAAATAAAGTATTACAATCAAATAACGCAATATATTTTGTATCAATTGTTTCATATGAATTACATCCAACAACTTTTTGTTTTAAATATCCATGAAAATTATAATGTAAGGGAATAATTCTACAACTTATAACATGATTTATTTTTAGTCTTTCTATTAAATCATATGTTTCATTTTGAATTCTATTGTGAATATAAATAATTATTTCATGAATATCATTTAAATTTACAAACATTAATAATGATAACAAACTTTTTTCTAAGTTTACTAAATCATCTTCATCATTTGTATAAACTATTGTAATAGAATTTAAGTCGGTATATTTTTTTATTGTATTTAATTCACGCAATTTAATAAGGTCAGGATATTTATTTGTTAAATAACTCCATTCGTCTTCATCTAAATAATTATAACAATTATGAACACCAAAAGGAGATTTATTAAATACTGTTTCTACTGAAAATTGTTGTGCATTTGTAAAACTTGGACAATACAAATCAACTACATTTTGTAATGAAAAATATTCATCTTCATTTTTTTTAAAATTTGGATCTACTTTTTCTATTATTTCTAATATTTTACTTTTTTTTCTCAAAGATAATCCACCATTTCCAACTTTTTCATTTTTCCAAGGAGCACCAACATAATCATAATTTAAAAAATCATTTATTATATGTTTATTTTCCTTAATTATTAATGCATCTATTTGAAATGTCAAAAATATTTCGGTTTCTATATTATGATAAAAATATTTACATTTCATTATTTGATTATATTGTCGATTTGTTAAATTATCTACATTAAGATTGACAAGTTTTACTATTCTTTTTTTATATATTTCTAATTCATTATTAATTATATTTTCTAAAAAAGATTTATTACTATAACCATGATATATTATAAATCCCCACTCGTCTGACAAGTTTTCACAAAAATTTGATAACACAAAAGAAAGTCCTTCATGACATCTAGGTTCAACAATAACAGCTGTATATTTGTATTTTTTATTACTATAGTTTGTATTTGTTACTGTAAAATTTGTAATATGTTTATTAATATTATGTACATACAATGCATTATATTCAAATAATTTTATATCTATATTATTTATTAAATTTGTATTTTTTTTTATACCTACAAAATATAAATCACTTGTTTCTGAATTATAATAACTATTCCAAGATGAAAATAATTCATTTAAATTTAATACATTATGTAAATCATTAATATTCATCAAACCTTTAACTATCTTTTCTATATTTTCAATACTTTGAATGCTAGAAATAGCACCACGGAATAATTCAGTATTTAAACTAAGAATATTTTTTTTTGTAATAATTGTGGATGCAGATGTAAATAAAAATAATCCATTAGGTTTTAACATATCATATATTTTTTTTAATGATTCTTTATAATTAAAATCCAAATGAAAATGGTGTCTTGATATAATAGTATCAAAAGTTTCATCTGAAAAATCAAGATCTTTGGTTTGTGATACAACTGTAACATTTTGAGACTGTATTAAATCATTACATTGATATACGCAATTATCAAATAAAAATTTATTATTTGTATCTTCGTGTCCAGAACCTACGTCCAATACAGTTTTATTTGTAAAATATTCTCCTAAAATACTCTTTACAAAAGTTAAAAACAATTTTGATTGTTCGTGCATATAATATATAAATTATTTTTTTTTAATTAGAATATAATTATTTTATTCTAATTAAACTTCAATCATATAATCATCTAAGTCGCATAGTTCACAATACTTACAATTTAATTTATCTATAGTAATTTCTTCTTTTTCTATGCTTTCTATATTTGGTTTTGTTCTGAATGAAAGTAACATAAAAAAATTATATATTTTTTGTATAATATTATAACATTTATCATAACAAAGTTTAGTCATTAATGTTTTATATTTATATATTGTTATATAAATATATTTTTATATAAATATATTTTATTTATATAGTATTTTCTATTTTTACTACTACACAACTATTACTTTGCTTTTATATGTTGAAACTGTCCCAACAATATTTGTTTTTTTTATATTTTCTATTTTTGCATATATAATTTCAATATTTTTCATTGATTTTAATCGACTAAATTGTTTGCATATAAGTGCTCCTTGTTTAACAATTTGTTGTTTTTGTTTTTTTCCCAATTCATCAAAATTTAAATCATAACAATTCGGCATATCATCATCCAAAGTTGTATATGTTATATTTTTTAAACAAGCAATTATATGACAAGAACTTTGGTTTTTTACATGAAACCACATATCATGTTTATGTGCTGCATCTATTAATTCAAAATTATTTTTAGCATCACTTCCTATTTTATATACAATACTTTTTTTTAAACTAGGAATATATTTGGTAACAACACGTTTCATATCTACTTTACTTATCATATTTGTATATTATTATTTTTACATATAATTTTAATTTATAAGGAAGTTAATTTCAATTTTTTTTCATTCTATTTTATCACTAACATTGTCATTGTCATTAGAGTTAAACGGTTTACTACTAATAATATATATTGTTCGTGAACCTAAATTTTTCAAAAACACATTTTCTTTTTTTTCAAAATACACATTCATGTCAAAATTGGTTTCTTGGGCTATTTCATAAATATGTGTGCTTATTTGTATAGTATTAGGTTCAGCATTCGTTTGCAATCTATTTGCAACATTGACAGTATTTCCTATTACGCATAATCGAGGAATTTCAATACCTAATACACCTACTACTACTTTTCCCAGATTAATTCCAATACGTAATTGTAATGGTTTACCATCGGGTGTTTGTATTGTTTTTATTGCATTTAATAAATCAAATGCGAAAAGTATCATATTCTTAACATTATTTTTTTCATCATTTGTGTATATATCGCTTACGACCATATACGCATCGCCTATTGTTTCTATTTTCTGTAAATTTCCATAACAATTTACAATAGAATCAAATCGAGTATACACTTCATTCAATAAATTATATATAACATCTGCATCATATTTTTTTGCAAGTTCTGTGTAAGACACTATATCCGTAAATAAAACGCAAATAAAATTATATGGCTTATACTCTTTTGTATGTTTCAAGTAATCATCTTCTAATTCTAAAGGCAATATTTTTTTTAATAATTCTACTTTTAACATTGTTTTATCTATTGGAATAAACGATGTTATTCTATTATTAACTATATCAAGAACCATTTTACATTTAGGTGTAATATTAACATTGTTTTCAAATTGTTTTAATGTTTTTTTAATACTTGTTAATAAAGATATGCCTTGTAAATCAACATTGTTTTTTATATGATAAGTTTGTTCTTCATAATCATTTACAACTAACATAATGGTGAATTTTGCAATCATATCGCTTAACAAATAAAAAGTTTGAATATCTTGTGTAGTAAATATATTCGTTAATTCAATAATATTCATAAATGAAAATAAACACCAAATAAATATGACAAAATGTGTGTATCTTTGATGTTTTAATTCAAATAGTTTATAAATAAAATAACCTTCCCCTAGTGTTAATACTAATACGATTAAATTATTATAATGTTTTTTATAAAAAAAAAATAAAACAACGTGAAAAAAATTACTTACAACATGATATTGTGAATTTATAGATATAAAATTCATGTTATTAATATCACAATATACGCTCAAAATTAACGGTGTAGTAAAGAACCACATAACTGTTCTTCTAAATTCATATTGATAAATACCAATCTTGTTATCATCAAGAATATTATCTATTGTGTATTTCATATAAATTAAAGCCATAGAATAAATAGTATAGTTTTTAATTTTAGAAAAAAGAAATAAATTTGCAGTATAAATAATGAAAATATATAATATGAAAATATTTGCTGACTTTATTACTGAATTAAATATAATAGGTTCTTCTTTTAAAAAATCAATATTATTATACACAACTTTTTTCAGAATATCATTAATTTCATAATAAATTAACGTAATTGTAAAAAGACATATTTCTTTATTATTCATAACTTATATATGTTTATAAAATATTATTTATCTATAATAATATAATGTTATAACCTTATACTTTTTTAATATATACTTAATATATATTTCACTTACTATATAAAACATGGTTAATAAAAAAAACAACATTACAAATTATATTAGTTCATTTTTAATGATGATAATAATAGTAGTAGTATCTTTTTTTATATATGTAATATTTTTTGACAAAGAAAAATTAAGTTCAAATACAACTTACAGTTTACAAAATGATGGTTTATGTATATTAAAAAACACATTTAGTGCAAGTGACCTTACATTTTTTAAAAATGAATGCAATAATGATAACTATAAAATAGTAAAGGAGAGAATTATAGCAAACCCAAAAATGCGATCTATTATTAAAAATAAAATAGGCCCTGGTTACACTTTCCAGGACTACATTTTCATTATAAAAAAATCCGCCATTCATACATGCCATAGAGACGGTAATGGAGATTTTTTCAATGACAAACAAAAACACCCGTCCTATACTATGTTACTTTTTCTAGAAGACATGGATAAATGTTTAGGTGTCATTCCACAAAGTCATAAAGATGTTAATTCCTTTAATTTTAATTTTACTGAAAGTGTAACGAATGTAGTATGTAATAAAGGTGACATTATTTTGTTTAATGCAAATCTAATTCATGTAGGTGCACTCAATTCGAGAGACGATAATTTACGTATTCAAATGAAAATAACGCATAAAGAAGACTTAGGTGCAATCGACTTTTACAATAATTATAATAAAATTTTAAATGAAAATAACAACATGCCATTTTATGTACGAAAAATGCAGCAAAAAATATCGTGTATGTTTCCTATATTATCTAATTACACACAAAATGAAATTCAAACTACTTCTGAACAAGCAAAAACAACAAAAGATATTAGTATTATTCAAAAAATATATTCTTATTTAGTTTACGGAAATTCTAATTTTTATAATTTACCTAATGCTTTTTAGTATATGAATATTTTATGCAGTTTTATCAATTCCAACAACATTCGCAATTTTCTTAATGATTTTAGTGTCTTTTTCATAATCATTATCTCCTTTTCCTCCCATGGCTTCATAAACAATCTTATTATATTGACTATTTTTATTGGAATCATATTCTTCACAATCAGGATATTTCTCTCGAAACTCCTTCAACATACAAATATTTTTATGTGCTATTGTACGAATTGCTTTCCTCAACTTCTTATTGTTTTCATCTTCCTTCTCCCAAATATTTTCATCTTTCACATACATAACTTCTCTCTTTTTATCTGTACAATGAACAGGTCGTTTTTCTACATCTAAAGCTTTCAAGTTTTTAATGATTATATTGGATATTCCTTCAATATAACCAATCTTTCCCACATTTTCTAAATCAGATACTTGTAATTTAACTGACTCAACAAAATCAGTAATATTCATCGCATCTTTGCATGTCTCATTTAAAAATACTTGTAAATTGAAAGTTTTATTATGAGAATTAATAATATTGGTTGAATTATTATCACCAATTTTATCTTTCATAAATTCAAACATTTGTTTCTGCAAATCTAAAAACATTTCTTTTTGAAATTCTTGATTTTTTTTTACTAGCTCCAATACTATATTCGTGTCAAAATTTGTCGAAGTTAAATTATTATTAGTTTCGTTACTAGTTACATCGTCGTGTTTGTTTATTAAAAAACATGTTTTTTTATGTCTCCATAATCCAGTTCGGTCATTATATTCTTTATTACAATTTTCGCATAAAAATACATTGCTTTCTTTTTTGAGTATTTCAGTGTTGCTAAATGTTGCTGTTTTGTTGCGTGAATGTTTTAGGGTTGAAAGATGTCTATTATAATCATTCTTATTGCACGATACAAAGTCACAAATTTTACACATATATTTCATTGAGTTTTTTTGAGTTTTTTCTGTTGCCATTTACTTCTAAATTAGCAACATAAAAAAACTCAAGAAATTATACTTGAAAAATTTATCGTAACAAAATGAAAATTATTTTTTTTGAGCCCTTATGCTAAAATTCAATTATGGTCACAACGATAACCTTTTCCCAAGACTTTTTTGGTATTTTCAAAAATGGACAAAAAAAATGTCCAAAATCGAAAAGTGAAAATACTTTTGGATCCACTTTTTCGTTAATAATATAATAAATTCCCAAAATAACTTAAAGAACCTACCTCAAAAAGTTTTAGATGAAAAAATAATTTATTTAATTACATTTTTATATACTTCTGTTTGATAAAAATCCAAATATATCATCATTTTCTATTTTTACATAATGGGTATAACTTTGACGTTTAATAATAATAAAATAGATAGTTTCATCACGCGACTTATATAAACCATAACAATTATAACCTGAACCAAAAAGTTCATAGCTAGGATTTATGTCCTTCTTCATTTTGTTATATATTTTTTTACCTTCACTTAAATCACCACAAGATATTTGAAACTGATATATGTTATCAGTTGCGTTTGTTTCTGATATAAATTTATCTAATATATCATATACTTTTTGTTTACAAATTTCACTATTATGTTCAGCGTTAAGTTGTAACACTACTCTATCTAAACCATATGTCTCTAATATACGATCCTCCTCTTCATAAATAGCTTTTAATCTTCTTTTATCTCTATATCTTCGTCTTTGCTTTTGGTTGCGTGTTAGTGGTTTATTATCTGGAACGTTGGTATTAGTATTAGTAATAGCGTTCATATTGAAATTGGTATTGGTATTGATATTGGTATTGTTATTGTTATTGGTTTTAATATTTAATTACTACTAAACATTAAAAATAAATTTCAATTTTTTTTTACCATTATACTTTTCAACCCTTTACATTTTTTTTATTTTTAAAATTTTGAAATAGACAAATGAATATGCTTAATCAATTTCCTCTATTTTCGGTTCAAAAGTATCTTTTTCTCTAGAAATAGGTTCTGATGATGAAGGCTCGTTAAAATTATTGCCGCTAGCAGCCATTACTTTCATGACAAAATCTTGTAACTCTTTTTGCTTAGTCTCATATTCACTTTTTTGATAAGATGAATTGAAACTCCATTCTTCAATTTCATTAATTTTATCTGTTACATTTTTTTTATCGTCTTCACTCATTTTGCAATCAGCACCATTCATCATATTTTTTACTTGATAAAGCTGTGCCTCTAAATTATTCTTTGCCTCTATTTTTTCACGCATTTCTTCATCTTCATTTTTGTATTTTTCTGCTTCTGCGACCATGCGTTCAATTTCTTCCTTACTTAAACGTCCCTTATCATTGGTAATAGCAATTTTATTGGACTTTCCTGTTGATTTTTCAGAAGCAGACACATTTAAAATACCGTTTGAGTCAATATCAAACACAACCTCAACTTGTGGAACCCCTCTTGGCATAGGAGGTATTCCGTCCAATTGAAACTTGCCTAACAAAGTGTTATCTTTTGTTAAGGTACGTTCACCTTCAAAAACTTGAATTAAAACACCTGGTTGATTATCCGCATAAGTTGAAAAAATTTGTGACTTTTTAGCAGGTACAGTAGTATTTCTATTGATTATTTTTGTCATAACACCACCAGCTGTTTCTAAACCAAGACTTAAAGGGCATACATCTAATAATAAAAGTTCAGAAATTTTTTCATCTTTAGATCCGCTTAAAATTGCGGCTTGTACAGCTGCACCATAAGCAACACATTCATCAGGATTGATTGATTTGCACAATTCTTTTCCGTTAAAATATTCGGACAATAATTGTTGAATTTTAGGAATGCGTGTACTACCACCAACTAATACAATCTCATTGATTTCACTTTTTGATAACTTGGAGTCGCGTAATACTTGTTCGACTGGATCCATTGTTTTTCTAAACAAATCTTCACAAATATTTTCAAACTTGGCTCTTGTAATTGTGCTATTAAAATCAATGCCTTCAAATAAACTATCTAACTCAATAGTTGCCACAGTAGAAGATGATAATGTACGTTTAGCATTTTCGCATGTTGTTCTTAAACGACGCAGTGATTTCTTACTAGACGAAATGTCTTTCTTATGCTTTCGTTTAAATTCTTCTACAAAATATTCTACCATTCTACTATCAAAATCTTCTCCACCTAAGTGAGTATCTCCTGCAGTAGCTTTTACCTCAAAAATTGCTTCTTCTATTGTTAAAATTGACACGTCAAAAGTGCCACCGCCGCAATCAAAGATTAAAACATTTTTTTCTTTATTACTTTTCTTATCTAAACCGTAAGCAATTGCTGCTGCCGTTGGTTCATTTATAATACGCAATACATTTAACCCTGCAATAGCCCCAGCATCTTTTGTCGCTTGTCTCTGTGAGTCGTTAAAATATGCAGGAACAGTAATAACTGCATCAGTTACTGTTGAACCCAAAAAAGCTTCAGCAATTTCCTTCATTTTAGAAAGAACCATAGAACTAATTTCTTCTGGCGCGAAGACCTTTTTCTCTCCTTTGTATTCAACTTCAATATATGGTTTATTTTCTTTATCAATAACTTTATATGTAAAATGTTTCATATCCGATTGAACATTACGGTCACTAAATTTTTGACCGATTAACCTTTTTGCGTCAAACACGGTGTTATTTGGATTTTGGGCAACACATGATTTGGCTGCATCACCGATAAGACGCTCTTCAGATGTAAAAGAAACATAGGATGGAGTAGTTCGATTACCTTGGTCATTGGCAATAATTTCAACGTGGTCATTTTGCCATACACCTACACAAGAATAGGTTGTACCCAAGTCAATGCCAATTGCAACTGTCATTATAAAATAAATATTACATATAATTTTAAATCTTTTTATTATAATATTAAAATTACAATAAAAAAATATAGCTTATAATATTTTACAATTCTAAAACGCAATCATTTCTAAATCTTTCAAGTTCCAATATTCACAACTGCCATTGGGTATGGGTCTTCTAATGATAAACGGAATTTTCTTTTGTTCTAATTCTAATTTAGCAATGATATAACTATCTATTATATTTTCAGGAACTTTTACAAGAGGTTTTGCACCACATTCAATTTGTTTCGCACGTTGACCTAATATTCGCGCTTGCTCGTATTTTGTTAAAAATGGCAGTGTTTTATGTAATGGATCTATAACTATATTATTTTCATCTCGTGTCACAATAGATAAAGACTTAATTTCATCATAATTGTGATTTAAACATTCAGGATGAAAATCCATAATGTAATTTTTTGTCAACTCTTTATCAAATTTTTGTAAATAGTTTTCATTAAGTTCTTCATCGTCATCTATATCGTCATAATCATTTTGAACTTCTAAAGAAATATTTGTTTGTTTTTTCTCTTTAGTGACTGTATTTTTAGTTTTACTACCTCCATGCTTATAGTCTTCTTCATTATCATCAAGTTCTCCTTCTAAATCATCAGTTTCTTCATCACTATCAATTTCATCATCTTCGTCTTCATTATCAACGTTTATTTCATTTTCAGCAAAGTCATCATCATCATTTACAACATCTTCTTCCATATTATCCTTTATATTTTCATTTTCACTATTATCATCACCATCATCATCATCATCATCATCATCACCATCATCATTATCATCATCATCATAATCTTGAATAGTAGGTTTAGCACGTATATTTTTTTTTACTATTTTATTTTGTTTAAACTCCATTTCGCTATCACTACCATCATTATCGCTCATAATAGAATAATCTTCAATATCACTCATATTTTATGTTATATAATTATAAATATATAATTTTAAATTATTTCAATTTTATTTACAATATAAATATAATTTTTATAAAAATTGTTAACTATGTGTGCGGAATATTTGCTTTCCAAACTGTATTACAAGTTGAACATAAATAGATATATTTCATATTTGTATCATCATATCGAATATAAATAATTTCACGTTCACTACCTTTTGTATTTGTATCACAATCAGGGTTTGGACATAATATGGTATTAATTCTAGGAAGAGTTGGATCTAACTTAGTATACTCATTAATAATATGAGTGAAAGATAATTCGTCTTTTTTAATTTGAATTTTTGAAATACCTACATCATGGTGAGATAATGTATCATCTTCATTTCCGCAATTTCGACAATAATATACCAATTTATTAGGATCATCTTCGTTAATACGTATATAATACATATTTTCACACTTATTACAAAAATGCATTTTTGTTACTATATATAATATAATAACAAGATGTTTATTTATTTCAATTTTGTTTTAAATAATAAAATAAAATAAAAGTAGATTACAAAATGAAAAAAATATTCGTAATAGGATTTAATAAAACTGCGACATCAACATTCCATGAATTATTTTTAAAGAATTGTTTAAAATCACAACATGACACATTTTGGCAAACAAATGATTATGATTGTTTCTCAGACAATGGTAATTTGAATAATTTTAAACAATTAGATAACGATTATCCTAATTCTATTTTTATATTAAATACAAGAAGTTTAGATAAATGGTTAATTAGTAGATTTCAACATGGTGTTGCAGAAAATAAGATGAATGGTTTAGAAACAAATTGGGCATATCCTTGCTCTAGTAAATTGTGTAATGAATGGATAAATGAACGTGAAATATATTATTTAGATGTTCTTGAATATTTCAAAAATAATCCTGATAAGTTAATTATTGTAAATATAGAAAATGACAACTGGTTACAATTTATATCTTCAAAACTTGATTTTACTCTGGATTGGGTAAAGTCTGAAAATATTAGCAATAAAAACACAAAAAAAAAAGAATTTATTAAAATAACAAAAATAGTGGAAGGTGCTTTTGCTGAATTGAATTATAATGATAAAGAAAAAACAAATATTTTATTTAGGAATAACTCTAAAACAAAAAAGTACTTAAAAATTTATAGTAACAATATTTTATAAATGTTATTCATTACCTAACGTATTTTGAATATTTTTGTTTGAATACAATGAAGTTATTTTTTCTTTTAATTTCGGATAATCAATTGTAACCGTCATATTATAAAACCCACTTTTAGTAAAAGTTATTACCTTGTCTTTATTTTCGTGTATTTTTGTATCAATAAATTTCAAAATATCATCATATTTTTTTTGAAAATTTTCCAAAATAATGTGATAAAAACTATCAAAAAAAGGAAGATACAATCCTTGTTTTTTGTTAATAACATCACATATTGCAACATCAATATTTGAATATTCTATTATTTTTGTATAATTATTAAACTCATTGTGATTTCTCGTTACACCAGGTTCATTCAACAATGGATCTTTACATAATAATGTACACAGAGTTAATAAAACAGTAGAAATAGTTTGACATGATGTCCATTGATCACCAGTCCAAGTATTCAATAAAGATACACAAACTTTTCCACATTTGTATAAATTAGGATTAAAACGCACACCATTACCATTTGTACAATAAGTAACTTTTGGGGGACTATGGGGATAATCATTTGGATATGTAAATTCAAAAAAATAATTACCAGCAAAATAGGGTGTTTCAGAAGGTCCTATTATCAAAGCATATCCTTTTAAAATATCTGTATCGTCATGAATATAATAAATACCATTTTCTGTTAATGGATGTTTAATTATTTGTTTTACATCGTTTAATAATCGTGCAATGGTTTCTTTTGTTATAAATGTCGACATATTAAAAACAATAACCTATTATTTAACTATTAATTTATATTTATATATTTTAATACTAAAATAGATAATATATAAAAATATATAGTCGTTTGATTATTATATTTTAACGGTTCATTTTTTTATTATAAAAAAATGAAATAAAAAAATAACTTTATAATATATTATATTTATATGAATGTATTTAACATGAACCACTCACAATTTAAAGACCTAAGTGAATTCTTATATAAGCATTGTGCTAAGACAACTGAAGATAGTAATTCAGGTACAACATATACCCATACTAGAATTCCAGATAAAGATTTGAATATTTATCCTGGCTCTTACATAATACCCAAAGAAAGTTTACCAGAGTTTTATGCTTTATATTATGATCATATTTTTGTAAAAAAAAAGAAGGAATATTTAACTGAAAAACAATTAGATAAAGATGGTCCATTAGTAGTCGATTTTGATTTCAAATATGCTTATGATGTTGAAATCCGACAACATACAAGAGAGAATATATTGGACATGATTTTGTTATATTTAGAAGAATTGAAAAATTATTTCATTTTTGAGGAAAATAAACCGTTTGACATATTCATTTTTGAAAAACCAAATGTAAATAGGTTAGAAGATAAAAGTATGACAAAAGATGGCATTCATATGATGATTTGTTTTCAAGTTGATCATACAATTCAAATGATGTTGCGTGATAAAATAATAGATAAGATCCAAGAAGTATGGGAGTTACAGTTGATTAATAGTTGGGATGCCGTTTTGGATAAAGGCATTACTACAGGTAAAACCAATTGGCAGTTATTTGGTTCAAGAAAACCACATAATGAAGCATATGAATTAACAAATCATTTTATCGTAACTTTTGATAAAAATGATGGTGAATTTATGATGGATGAGATGAAAGCAGAACAATTTGATGTGAAACAAAATTTCTATAAACTATCTGCACAAAATAATAAAATCCCTGCCTTTGAATTAAACCCAAAAATAGTAGATGAATACAACAAACAACTTGATAATAAAAGTAAAATTAAAAAGCCTACTAGTAAAACTAAATTAAATCTTATAGTAGATGATAACAATGATGATGAAGATGAATATATTTCATTAAATGAAGTTGTCAATAAAGAAACATTGAATAAAGCAATGGATTTAATTTTAAAAAAATTAAAACCAAATGAGTATGAAGTTAAAGAAACACATATGTATACACAAATATTACCTGCAAAATATTATGAACCAGGATCTCATTTATTAAACAGACAAGTAGCGTTTGCGTTGAAACATACAGATGAACGATTGTTCTTATCTTGGGTTATGCTAAGAAGTAAAGCAACTGATTTTGATTACTCAACTATTCCAAACTTGTATAATGATTGGAAAAAATATTTTAATACATCAAAAACAGGTGTTACAAGAAAATCAATTTTGTATTGGGCCAAACAAGACGCATTTGAAGACTATGAGAAAGTATTAGAAACAACCATAGAATTTTACATTGAAGAATCTATAGAATCGCAAACAGAATTTGATATTGCACAAGTATTATTTCAAAAATATAAAGATAGATATGTCTGTGTTAGTTACGATAAAAAAGGTATATGGTATGTATTTAAAAATCATAGATGGGAACCAGATCGAGGTTTAAGTTTGCGTCTTGCAATTTCAAAAGAAATTCATAATTTGTATTCAAATCGCAGAACCAATTTAGAAAATGAATTTCATCATTATGAACAAGGTGATGATAGAGCCGAATATATCAAAAAGAAAATGAAATTAATGTCAGATATTATGCAAAAATTGAAAAAAACAAATGATAAAGATCACATAATGCGAGAAGCCATGGAATTGTTTTATGATAAAGAATTTATTAAAAGCATGGACACAAACAAACATTTATTATGCTTTAACAATGGTGTCATTGATTTTAATACAAAAGAATTTCGCGATGGTTATCCACAGGATTATATTACGAAAACAACTAGAATTAATTATGTACCATTTGATATGATTAACAATGAAACTTATCCTGATACTGTAAACCAAATTCATGATTTCATGAATAAGTTATTTCCAATTCAAGAACTAAATAAATACATGTGGAACCATCTTGCGTCATGTTTAATAGGGACCAATAAAAACCAAACATTTAATGTCTATCATGGTAGTGGTAGTAATGGAAAATCAATGTTGACAGATTTAATGACGCATGCTTTAGGTGATTACAAGGGAACAGTTCCAATTACTTTAGTAACAGAAAAACGTAATGCAATTGGTGGAACATCATCTGAAATTATACAATTAAAAGGTATTAGGTACGCAGTCATGCAAGAACCAACTAAAGGTGTGAAATTGAATGAAGGTATTATGAAAGAGTTGACTGGCGGTGATCCAATTCAAGGTAGAGCACTTTATTCAGAAAGTGAAACATTTGAACCGCAGTTTAATCTTGTAGTATGCACAAATAATTTATTTGATATTGAAAGTAATGATGATGGTACTTGGAGAAGAATTAGAAAATGTGATTTTGTCTCCAAATTTATGTCTGAGGATGAAGCGCATACTGATGAAACACCATATATTTTTGAAAAAGACAAAGATTTGAAACATAAACTACCCATATTTGCACCTATATTTGCAAGTATGCTTGTCAATATCGCTTTTGAAACAGATGGCAACGTTCCGGATTGTCAATACGTTTTAAATGCATCCAATAAATATAGAATTGGTCAAGATCATATTGCTGCATTTGTTATGGAAAATATATTAAAAACTGGCAACAACAAAGATAGAATAAAGAAACAAGAACTAGCCAATCATTTCAAATATTGGTTTACACAAGAACAGGGCAACAAAAAAATGCCAAAGGGCGAAGAGTTGTATATGTATATGGACAAGAAATTTGGATTTCATAAACCAACAGGTTGGCATGGAGTGAAAATATTATACCCAGATGATAATATTGACCAAATTGATGATTTATAAATATAAATAAAATAAAAATTGAATTATATTTTTTTATTTACATCAATTTAAAAATATAATATATATTAAATAACTTATAGACAAATGTATTCAATATGGAATAATTACAAAAAAAAATATAAACAAGTGCGATTTCATAACTTAATCCAAATAGTATTAATTCCAAAAGTAAGTGAATTATATGATACGATCGATATATGGTGGTCAGAACGAGATAAAGTAAACGCATATAAAACTATGTATGATGAAATACAAGTTTTACAAAAAAGACATCCTTCTATGACATTAAAACAAGCAATGAAGTTATTATATCAACCAAATAATTTACGATATTATGATCCTAGTAACTTTGTAAAATAAAGTCCATATCTTTATTATAATGTACGGTAAGCATTACTAGGAAAATAACTTTTAATCTTATTATATATTTTATATAAAAAATAGAAAAATCCATAACATATAAATGGATAGATTATCATTATAATCAAAATAAATATACGTATACTTATTTTTACATTAGTTTTTACCAAAAAAATAGATAACAAAAACACAACTACAAAAAATGCATAAATAACTATTAAAAAATAATAAAAAGAGTTTAATTTAATAATGCCTTGATCTTCATAATATGTTTTTCTATCATTTGTTAAAATGTCTGATGATTTATTTTTTAAGTTGTTTTCTAACATTTCATTTTCATTTTTGTATTTATTGTATAAGTCAAGAATATTATTAAAATTAACAAGTAGTCCTTGATAAGTCTCTATTTTTGATGATATAGTAACTATATCACCATCAATTTTATTTTTATAAGTATTTGCAATTGTATTTGCTTTTTCTTGTAACTCATTGGTAATAAAATCATTATAACCACTTTCACCTTGAGTATAAGTATAATATGATTTTTGAGCATTAAATAACTGTTGTGGAGCACTCTCCAAATTTGTTTCTGCATCTAAATAATTTTGTCTTAATTGTGTTTCTGTTTGGTTTTGTTGACATGACGGACCACAAGCGATTTCTTGATTTGCTTGACTTATTAGATCATTAAAATTATTTAAATTAAAATTTGACATTATATTATAGTTATATTATAATTATATTATAATTTTATACTAGAAATAAATAATAACACTAAAAATTACTTGGATATACATAACTATTGAGTACAACATCAGGTTTTTTATATAAACTAGATTTTTTTGTAAAAATATTATTCATAAAACTTTCATTCATATCAAGAGTACGACTGTTATGACTGTTATTATTATTATTATTTGTTCCTGAAGAACAAGAAGAAACACATTGATTAGTAGTAGTATTAAAAGTCATTCCACTTGCACAACAATTGTCTCCTATACATGTACCAAGTAAACTGTTATTTGAAAGCCAAGGATCATTATTATTACTGTTATTTATTGTTGATGGTGCATCTTTTGCATTAAATGACCATGAATATGCCTGATAGTTCATATTATCACGATTCCAAATAGATAATAGTCGATAAACAATAAAAATACAACCAATTATAGCAATAATTCCTAATAATATATAGTAAATCATTTTAGGTAATAAACCTTTATTAAATAAAAAAGTAATAATTATAATCGGTATCATCATAAAGATAATGTATTTCATCAAACTACTATGTTCACTATATTTTTCACCATAATAATCATTAATTTCTATAAGACGTAATTTATTATTTTGTTCTGTTTCCAATAATGATAGTTTTTGTTTTGCTTGGTTTAATTGATTTTCGACAATATCAATAATTTGTGTTTGTTCACTTAATGATCCTCGAGAATTTACTAATGCACTTTCATATAAACTTGATAAATTACCTAATGTTTGATACAAATTAATTCTCATTTTAGTAATTAAATTAATTTTAATAATTATTTGTTGTTGTTGTTGAGTTGTTAAATTACCATCATTATCTAAAGTATCAATTAATTCTTGTTCAAGTGTTTGTAGAGATTGAATATCATTTAGAACTAGTTGTTCATTTGAATTTTGTCCTGATGAGTGTCCAGAACCAGAAGGTATTCCAAAAGGTAAATTAGATGGTATTCCAAAAGGTAAATTAGATGGTAAATTAGATGGTAAATTAGATGGTAAATTAGATGGTAAATTAGATGGTAAATTAGATGGTAAATTAGAAGGTAAATTAGAAGGTAAATTAGATGGTAAATTAGAAGGTAAATTAGATGGTAAATTAGATGGTAAATTAGAAGGTAAATTAGAAGGTAAATTAGATGGTAAATTAGATGGTAAATTAAAAGGTAAGTTAGATGGTAAATTAAAAGGTAAGTTAGATGGTAAATTAGATGGTAAATTAGATGGTAAATTAAAAGGTAAGTTAGATGGTAAATTAAAAGGTAAGTTAGATGGTAAATTAAAAGGTAAGTTAGATGGTAATCCAGAACCAGAAGGTAATCCAGAACCAGAAGGTAATCCAGAACCAGATGGTAATCCAGAACCAGAAGGTAATCCAGAACCAGAAGGTAATCCAGAACCAGAAGGTAATCCAGAACCAGAAGGTAATCCAGAACCAGAAGGTAATCCAGAACCAGAAGGTAATCCAGAACCAGAAGGTAATCCAGAACCAGATGGTAATCCAGAACCAGAAGGTAATCCAGAACCAGAAGGTAATCCAGAACCAGAAGGTAATCCAGGAAATTGATTGGATGATACTTGTGAAGGTATTATTGAATTAAAAGACATACTTAATATTATAAAATATTATTATAATTTTATCAATGAATTTTATAATAATAATAACCTATTTATTAATTCCAATTTTAATTGCAACAAGTACTAATGTAGCTGCTAAAATAGTCAACGCAATATATGCATAATTTTTTTGTATTATTTTAATATTTGTATCATATAAAATGTTATTTAAATTAGTATCTAAATTATTAAATCCTTCTATCTTATTAATTTGTGCATTAACTATGTCAGTTTCATCAACATATTTATCAAAAGATGCTATATCTCTTTTCATTTGTTTATTTACTTGAGAATTAATATTTGAATAATTGTTAGCAATATTATTTATTTGTAAAGAAAGTTTATTCAATTTTTCTTGTAATTTTTGTAACTGTTGTTTTTGACTTTGATCAACATTTGAAAAGTCATTTGATGATTGTTGCATACTTCCAGTTCCATCAGGATAATTTTCATATTGAAGTGAATTTATGTTATTTACAACATTGCTAATACCTGATGGTAATTGCAAAATTGTTTTATCGCGTATATATGTTGTTGTATTCATAGTAGGTGTAAATGTATTAGAAGAATAAATAGTAGTCGTATTTTTTGGAAAACAAGAGGGAGTTGGAGTAGAAGTATCATATACAAAACTATTACAAGTATCATTTTTATTACAAGCTTCCATACAGTCACTTACATTAGTACAATTGCTAAAAGAAGCACCCTGAATATTATTTCCTTGTATGTTGAAATTTTGCAATACTGTACTATAAGTATTACCATATGTTGTATTTGATGATGGATAAGGATACAGTTGTGAGTCAGGATTAACATATGCAACTTGCCCCATATTTGCATTTATACCAACATTTCCTATGTTGTACAAAGCATTTGCATCAACCCCTCCACCAAATTCATTGTCTGATATTTGTTGACAATTTGGTTGATTAGTAAAAGTATACAAAACTAGATTTCCATCGCTCTGCATAATTAAAGCAATATAACCACTAGGAGAACCAACAAAATCACCTGCAGCCAAAGTCGAACCACTGGAAATCCAATTCTGTCCATATTTTCCATTTGCTGCTACATAGGCAGGATTTATATCCTGTTGCTGTCCTGATGTATTTGATTGCCAAATCAATCCTTGATTATCACTTGGACTAGTTCCTCTAGTTATCATCATATTGCCATTATCTTCTAGAATTAAAACATAGTTACTTTGTGGTAAAGTTGTGTTATACACTGCATTAGACCATCCACCACCAGACCATGTTCCGTCACTTATTTGAGTACAGTTTCCTGCTGGACCGTATTCACTCGTTTGTGCCCAGTTACTACTAAGCGCACATTGTGCATTTGTTCCTGAAGTAGAATCTTGTAATGCATAATAAGTCGCACCATTTTGTTCTGCAATTTGCTGACATTGTTGTAAATTATATTGTTGTGATCCTCCATTATACATAGACATTGCACGCGTAGGATTATCACCATAACAACCAAGATAACTACTAGGTTGTGCATTAGAATTTGATGTACTAAAAACTGATGTACCACTTGAATTTATTACTGATAGAGCGCCAGTAACCGTTAAAGTTGCACTGTTTCCAGTTTGTCCTCCAGTACTAGATGACCATAAAGTAGTTGTTCCAGTAGGAACATAAGCGTTTCCATATTGTGTGCTAGATGTTTCACTGTTACTTACTGCACAATAACCCATACCACTTGTAGTGTTTACATTTTGTAAAGCAAAATATTGATAGCCTCCCATAACTGCAGCTTCTTGACATTGAGAGAAACTATAAGTTCCACTTGCTGTTCCATCGGAAGTTGGTGTTCCACCAACAAAAGTCATTGATGGTGTTGTACTATTATCTTGATAACATCCAACATAAGATGCATTCGGTTTGGATAACATAGTACTTACAAAAACATTGGTACCTTCATTTCCACAACTTTCATTCATAGCCATATTTGTTCCGATAACTAATGGTGGAGTAGTAGGTAGTTGAGTGCCTGGAACACTATAGTCGTTTGACCAAGGTATTTTGATATCAACGTAACTTGCTGATCCAGTACTAGTCGGACAACCATTCTCTTCAGTTAAACTATTTAAAATATCGGTAGTTGGTATATATTTTGCAACACCTTGATTTGTAACATAAAAAATTTGCCCAGTAGTAAATTTAATGTATTTATTCAAATATGGATTACTACTACTTATACGATCAACATAATTTGTATAACTTTGTGAAACTTGATTACTCAACTGTGTATACTGCTGTAATGTTTTAGTATATTCTTGCTGTAACTTTGCAAGTTTTTTTTGCTCAGGTGGTGATGTGCTTATTTTTACTTTCTTTAACAATGCATTTGACTGCTGTGCCATATTATTATTATTATTATTGTTTGTAAATCCTTCATTAACTATTTTGTAATCTTTTTTAGTTAAAAAATTTTTTTCATTACTATTAACAGTAGTAATAATTTTATTTTGATACTTTTTAAATTTATAACCTTGTTGTAACGAAGGATTAGGAGTTTCTTTTGTATATTTATGTTTTGTATAAGCAAGTGAATTGTTTATTCTTTTATTAATAATATTATTTTCACTATTAACTACTTTATTTGTTTTTTTTAATATATCTAAATTAAATAAATTATCTATTATTGTATTCATTTATATAAATAAATACAATAAATTATTTTAAATATTATAATTATTTCAAATATTATAGTCTAAAAAAAATTTAGTTGTCTTCTTTGAAAAATTGCTACTATCATGAAAACTACAAACATAAGAATAAAAATTACAAAAATAAGAGCAAACACATTCATATTTGCTTCTTTTTTATCATTATCAGAAGTTATAACAATTCTACTTACAAAAAATATACAAAGTATTACTAAAAACAATAATAAAATATAAGTAGAATAATTTTTCGTAACAGTTAATTCACTTTGTAATTGTATTTCATTTAATGATTGAAACTGCGATAATTCAGTTGCTATCTTAATTCTCTCTTTATCTAATTGTTCAAAATTTTGTTGTAGTACTTTATATTTTTCTAAGCTATCATTATTTTGTGTTGAAAATAATGTACTATTTTTTTGAATATAATTGTTTATTTCGTTGTTTATTTGCATTAACTGTGCATTTAATTTTTGCAATGTCAGTAAGTATTCCTTACTTTTTGGAACAATAGCATACTGACTAGTTGTACCTGCAATAACATCGCCATCACCACTTCGTAAAAAACAATTGTTTTGCGTACCTGAATTAGAATTATAAGTTGCTCCAGTACAACCAGTTGTAGTACTACACAATGCACTACATTGTCCAACATTAGAAACGTTACTACTTGAAATTCCAGAAGTACCCCAAAACGTACTGCCTTTGATACTTACTAACTGTGGATTACTTGAATTTGTTTGAGTTTGACTTGTTGTAACATTTACTTTTAAAAAATTCATATAATCGGTTTGAACTTGAGTATATTGTATTAAAACTATATCATATTGCTTAATTAAACTTTCTAAATGCAATATGTCTGAATTATTTTGATTTTCATTAGACATTTATACGTATATTATATATATTATATATGTATAAAAATTAACATTGTTATTTTTTAATGTAAATATTAAAATAATATAACAAAGAAAGTGAAATAATAGAAGAGCCTCCTAGAAATGCTAAAATAAATGAAATATTTTTTGCATTAATAATTTCTTTTTTTTTAATAATTTTTTTGCAGTCATCATATTCATCATAATTATCTTTATAATTTTTACTTATATCGCAAAAATCAAATTCATAGTCACTTATATGCTGTTTAATCATTTTTTTTAAAGTATTATTTTTATTAAATGTTTCAGTTATTTTTTTAGTACTATTTTCATTCACTTTTTTAATATAACTTTGTAAGTCATTTTTTATAAAAGGTTTATTAAAGTTAATATTGAACATATTAAATTTATACTTTATTATTATTATAAATTATAAGTTTAATTTTAAAACCAATAGAATAAAATTATTTTATTTTATTAACATATTTTTTTGTAGTAGATCTCTTGTTTTTATATTTTTTTGTAAGTTTTCTATGTTTTTTATATTTATAAGTTCTATGCTTATTTTTGCCTTTACATTTAGTTTTATTTTTATACCTACCTCCCTTATTAACGCTAGTAGCATTATCCACTTCACCAATAGTACATAACTGAATATTGTCATCGTATTTTTTTACATAAATATCTAAATTCTTTCGTTTCATACATTTAGGTGCAAATATTGTTTCACTATCAAATGCATCATCAATTTCCTCGTCGTCACAACCATCAATATCATTTATCAAATTATTTGTTATGTTTGTTAATTCATAAAATATGTTATCGTCGATGGCTTTTTCTAATAATTCATGTGTTAATGGCTCACGTTGTTTTGTTTCACCAAATGGAGCAAACGCTTGTACGAGTATACTATTACTTACATTTGTATCATGACACACATTTCCAAACCGATCATCTACAAGAAATGTATTGAATTTATTAAATCTTGTATTAAATTTTGGATCATCCCATATTTTTGTTAAAGATTTTGGTATATTATCATCTTCAATATCTTCTGCACCGTATTTAAAAATAAATGTATCATATGGTAGTTCAAATTTATCGCAAATAAACGTTGCAATATCATTTGCATATTCTCTTTCTGAATAAGTCCATATTGCTGCTTTAACTCTTCCGCTATCTCTTGCCATTTCTAGAAATTCTTTCAAACCTGGTCTAAAAAAAATAACTTGTTTTTTCTCTTCGCCTAAATCTAGATATTGTAAATGATTATTTATTATTCGTTTTTGTTCATGTGTAATTTCTTGCCAATAATGATATGCATTTTTATTAATAAATTGAATTAATGTTTCGTCTATATCAAAAACAACGAGAATATCTCGTTTACTCATTATATATAAGTTTTTATAATTATTTTTTTACACTTACATTAGTAATAGTAGTATTTTGTTTTGTAAAAACTTTTGCTATTATTATGCCATTCACAATAATTCCTAGCAAAATAAAAACATTATTCATGAATTTTTGATTATAGATTTGTTTGTATTCACTAATCATTACGTTTGAACTATTGTAATTATTATTTATTTTATTATATATATTTTTTAATCTTTTATTTTTAATTTTTTCATAGGTTATTAATTTGTTTATTTCTGTAAAATTTTTACTAATAGAATTTATATTTTTTTCTACACTATTCATTATTTTAAATAAATCAGAACTAATTGAACTTAAATTTGATTTTATATTTTCAAACATAGTTTGATACTCACTATACGTTGGATTTTTGTTATAAAATACATAATATTTTTTAAAGTCATCTAAAATAGATGGTAATCTTTCTTGTATAACATTTATTTCATTTAAATAGGACAGTTCATTTTTTAAATATTCAAACTTAGAATTATTTGGAGGAGCAGGCGCAGGACTAGGAGCAGGCGCAGGAGCAGGAGCAGGAGCAGGAGCAGGAGCAGGCGCAGGAGCAGGAGCAGGAGCAGGAGCAGGATAAGGTATTGGTATAGGTATTGGTGGATTTGGTAAATTATAAGGCATATGATTAATATATAGAGTTAAAATAATATTAAAAAACCAATTAAAAATCAAATGAAGTCAATTTATCTAAATATTTAAAAACTTCATCGTATCCACCTACAAACTTACCATTATGAAAAACCATAGGAAATATTTTCCATTCAGTTTTAGAATAACTTTGAATAAATGATAAAAAAATTTCTTTATTTTCCAATAAATAATCGTCACAATCAACTGTTTCATAATCAAAATTATTTTTTTTCAATAAGTCTTTTACTTTTCTACAATTAATACAACCACTTTTACTATATATTGTAAATTTGTCTTCGCATGGTAATTCAAATATCATTATAATAACAACTATTATATATTATAATTATATCAAACTATTTTTAATACTTTAATTTACTAACTATATAAATTATATACAAATACGATAGTAAAGCGTTTTAATTGCTGTTTTACTTGGACGTGTTATTTTACATATATCACCTGGTCGTAAACCTATAACTCGTGCAACAGGATCAAATCTAGATATTTCTGGAAACTCTATTTTATGTTTAATATTATATTTTTGCATAACTTCTTCAACTTCTTTATCATTCATGATTTCATGATTTGGTACTAAAATATGATTTAAAATATTATATTGCAAACGCTTAATATTTTCAATAACAATAAAAATTCCCTCTTGTTCCCAAATATGTTTCAATTCATTAATAATAGTTTCATTCATTTCATCCTTTGTAATTATTAAAAGTGTGTCATCTTTTGTTAATATTTCTTCTAAATTAAATAGGTCATCAATCATTTCTTGAATGTTAGCAGGTCGTATCATTTTTGTTAAATAAAAACGTATGTATATTTTACGATTATTTTTTACACTACCAGTTTCATCAGGTTTTTTTTCAAGAAGCATATCTAATTGATTATTTTGTTTCATAGAATTTACTTCATTAATACTAAAATTGTTATAATCACTTATATTATATCCTTGTTTCTCCATTAATTCAAGTATGATTTTACGTGCTTTATATATGTATGAAATTAAACTACTATGATTTTGACTTTGCATAATAAATAATTATATAATATTATTAAACAATACTATTTATATTACTTTCATTTTTATTTTTTAACTTCATTTGAATTAGTACTAGTATTATCAATATTTTCTGAAGTTATGATAATTTTTTTTTCATTATTATTATTATTATTATTATTGGTAACATTTTCATCTGTGTTTTCACTATCCAATTCATTTGGTTCTTTTTCTTCCACTTCAAGAATAGACGGTTCATTATCTTTAGATGATGGGGGTTGTGGCTGATTTACAGTAACTTCTTTACTATTCATTTTTTTTTTAATTAAAATTGGCGAAGAACCTGGTTGATAAGGTGGTGAAGAACCTTGATCAAAAGATGAAGAGTTCTCATTTTCATATGCAGGTGATCCAGGAGCATAAGGAATAGTTTCATTGCTGTCGTTCGTTCCACTTGTTTCATTTGGTGATAACTGTTGTATATTGATAGGTATAAAAGGTAGGCCGTCATTTTCTTCCTGTTGAGGCAGTTGATTTTCTTGAGTTTCTTGAGTTTCTTGAATTTTTTCATTGCCTTCATTGTCTTCATTCTCATCATTTTTATCAATCATTACCTTCGTTTCTGGTTTAGTTAAAATGTCTTTAATATCTGTTTTTAATTTCATAATACTTCGTTTTAAATTTAAATTAAAAGTTTCATCATCTTCACCAACATTATCAGATGAAAGTTGTAATAATTCATTAATATTATTTGAAAATGATAAACTTAATAATTGATCAACATTCTCATCTGTAATAATTCGCATTTGAATATTCATGATTTGCAATTCTTGAATTAATAATTTAAATGAATATGGTATTCTCAATACACTAAAAGATCTGCCAAACTGAGATATATTTTTAATATTCATTGTTCCGTCAGGATTTGTATGAAATTGAATAGGACCATCAGCAAACGGACTTAAAAATAGATTTTTCACTTCATTGTATATTGCAATGGCGCCTGTTTTATTACAAACTGCCATATAATATTCATCTCCTCTTATCATAAATGATTCATTCAAAAAATAAGACATACCATGAGCAAGAACACCATCACGTTCCATTTCACCAATTCTTAAACCACCGTCATTTGCCCGACCTTGTACAGTTTGTCTAGTTAAATTTGTTCTAGGACCAGTAGCACGATAGTTTATTTTGTCTTTCACCATATGTTTTAAACGCATATAATAAGTAGGTCCAATATAGATGTCAGATTGAATTTGCTCTCCTGACATACCATTGTACAATATTTGATTGCCAGTACAATTAAATCCAGCTTTTACTAAAAGTGGTGCATAAGTAGAATAATTAGATCCTTTTACTTGAAAAGCAGTACAATCTCCAAAAGCACCATAACTAGTGCATAATTTACCAAATAAACTTTCAACAATTTGACCAATGGTCATACGAGATGGTATTGCATGTGGATTAATTATTAAGTCAGGGCGAATTCCGTCAGCAGTAAAAGGCATGTCTTCTTCTGGAATAATGATACCTATTGTTCCTTTTTGTCCACTACGAGAAGCCATCTTATCTCCGATTGCAGGTATTCTCTCTTCACGAATTCTCACTTTTGCAATATTAAAACCTTCTTCCCCTTGTGTGATAAAAGATTTATCTACAAATCCTAATTGTCCTTTTTTAGGTTTAACAGAATCATCCACAAATCGATCTTTGTTTTCTAAGTCACTTGTAATTTTTCCGATTAAAACAATTTTATCATTTAAAGGAGTGTTCTCTCTAATCATTCCATGATCATCTAATAAACTATAGTCATAACCAGGTTTAATCCTAACTACATTGTTTTTTTCTATATTTGCAAAACGCGAATTAACCATTCCTGACACTTTTGAACTTTCTTCTCGTGCCTCATACATCGAAAAATAGGTTGTCCTGAATATTCCTCGTTGTACAGCACCTTCATTGATTAAAATTGCATCTTCTACATTGTACCCAGTATAACACATTATAGCAACAATTGCATTAACACCATACGGTATTTCCTCATTGTTGATATATTTTAAATATCTTGACTTAATTAATGGTATTTGACCATAATTTAAAATTACTCCCATTTTATCAATACGTACTTGATAATTCGTATGATACATAGAAACAGCTTGCTTGCTTTGACCACATGAAAAAGAGTTACGTGTTACTGGATTATGTTCTGGATAAATAATAAGATTTCCCATGACACCTAAAATTAAAGAAGGATCGATTTCAATATGAGTATAATATTTATTTTTTTTATTATCATCTCCATTACTAGCAATCAACGCAGCCTCTTCTTCCGACACATCCAAATAGTCAACAACAGATTTATATTTTTGTAATTCATGATACACTTTTATGAAATTATCATTATCACTCCCATTATCGCGTGGATTAAATTGTAAATCATTATACAATTCATTGATTTCGTACACTTTATTTGATTTAAAATAAAAATTTTCATCATTTTTACTCTTGAAACCACTCACAATTTGCTGCCATGTAATTTTTTCTTCTTGTATCATTTCTAAAACGCCTTTCCTGTCATAACTTTTTTCATTTTTGTCAATATAATAAATTGGTCTTGTTAAACGTCCAGAATCAGTATAAATATTTATTTCATTGTGTTCATAGTCAAATGAAATACTGGTAAACACTGGAATAATTCCATTTCTTCTATATAGTTTCAATAAATCAACTAATCCAACTTCATTTTTATCTTTTAATATAGATATAGGTTTTTCAACAATACCAATCCAGTTACCATTTACAAAAACTTTTGTAGTATTTGATAAATATTCAGTGTTACACTCTAAAATTAACTTTAATGGAGTATTTACTCGTAACCATTTAATAATTGGAACTGAAGAACTACCACTTGTAATATGCGTTGCTATAGCTAAATGTTTATGAAGACCAATGTTTCCACCATCTGGCGTGTCAATAGGATCAATCAATCCCCATTGAGAACAATTTAATAACCGAGGTCCAACTACTTTTGCACTAGCATCAAGAGGTAAATTAATTTTCCTTAAATGAGAAATATAAGTATAATAACTTAACCTATTTAAATCTTGTACAACACCTAACCTTTTTGTATGTGTTTCCGATCCCCAATTTCCTTTAAATGCCTTTTTAAATCCCATTTCAACATCTCTCTCTTTAAAAAATTCTTTATAATTATTTTCAATCAATCCCACAAAATTGTCTTTATACTTATTAACTTCAGTGTGTTTATCTTTTTTACTAGAAAAATTTTCTTCAACTAATATTTCATTTTCTTTATATTCACCTTTGTGATAATAATATTCTTTATCTATTTTTCTTGAAATATTACGTTTTTGTATTAAATAATATTCACGAAACAAGTCATAAATAAGTGATCCAGTAAGTTCAACTCTTTTAAAACGAAAATTATCTCTATCGGTTGGTTTTTCTTGTAACGTATATACTTTTAATAATCTATATGTCATATAACCCAAAAAATATGCTTTGTCTAAAAAATTAATCTCTCCAATATGTGGTAAAAAATAATCGGAAAGGATTTCAATTACACTAGAAACAGTTCCTCTTTTTGTAAAAGTAGCTATATATTTTAAAGCTGTTTCTTGATTAAAAATTTTATTGGCATCGTGAACACTTGGAATAAATAAGTCAATTAAACTTTTGTTCTTTTCTAAATCTAAAAGACATGTTTTTATTATTTCTTTATCTGATTTAATACCTAATGCTCTCATTAATATAAACAACGGAACTGGTTTACGAACATTAGGGACAGCGACAACAATTTGATTATTGGATAAAGTTGGTGAAGGAGCTACAACTTTAACTGCCGTAGTACGAATTGGCTTAGAAGCATCTTCTGAAACAGAACGTATCTCTGCTGAATAACTATAAATATCATCATCTTTGTTTTTTCTAATGTAAAGCATATTATCGGCAAATTTTTCTTGAGGAATGACAACTTTTTCTTTTCCATCAATAATAAAATATCCTCCATAATCATTTTTACATTCACCCATATTAAATCTCACGTCTTTATTGAGTGAATTTAATATACATAAATCAGACTGCAACATAATTGGAAAACGACCAAGATATATTTTATTCAACGTAATAGAGTGCTCTATTTTTTCATCGCCTTTATAATAAATGAAATCTATGTCAACATCATAATGAATTGTAGCGCCATAAGTCATGTTTCTTAAGCGTGCATCATTTGGATACATATAATGTGCATGATTATCATCATAAATAATAGGTTTACCAAAATAAATTTTGCTGCCATCTTTACCACCTAAAAACAACATACACTCGTTTCTTTTCGAAGTATCTTTGCTATCTGTTTCATCTTCTCTCTCAATAAAGCGAATAGGATTGTTTTCACGAAATATTCGATTGATACCATTGTTAAAAAATTCATTATATGATTCTAAATGATGGGCTACTAAATTATTTGGGTTGTCGTTGAAATATTTGTCAATAATTTTCCATGAGATTTTGTCTATATCCATTTGAGTGATTTATATTATAATAATCTTATTTTTTTATAATATAATTTTAACAAATCAATAAAGTAAAAATTACAAACAATTTTTAATAATTTCTATGCGTCGTTTTTTTATTTACATTGTTCCTATTCTTAAGACGTCGAGTCAACGAAAATTTTTTCTTTTCAGTTTTAATTTCACTCAAATCGGTCCAAGGTTCCGAAGGTCTATCCATCAAATAAGGACCAAAATTCTCATATTGTCTATTTTTTGCAATATATTCATCTTTAATAAAAGGGGTTCCACATGAATTACCAAATCTGCCACAAATAGTCATGTTTTTCGCCATTTTTGTATCACATACAAATCCATCTACTGCTCCATGAGGTGCAAATGGTAATGGTCTTCCGGCTGTCGACATGTACTCTCTAGGATCCAAGTCATAATGTGAACATACTGTACGTGAACACTTATTTTCTTTATGTAAATAAATATCATAATGATCAGATATAATTGTTTTTGCAACATTAATATTTAACTTACCTTTGTATTCATCCATCAACTCACCCAATCTTACTTTCCTTGCCCCTTGATGTCTGCGAATATCGTAAAATCCTGAATTAACACATTCCAAATTTCTTATTTCTGGACTATAAGTTGCATTAAACCCAATAAAATATCCATTTTTAGTTCTATCAACACTATGATAATTCAACCCTAATTCTAATCTCATAATTTCATTTGAATTAGTATCTCCAAATAACCAGGAATTAGCATAATCACCAGAATTTCCATTTAATAAAATTTCAACATAGTCATCTAATGTATTTCCATATTGCATAGCCTTACGAATACGATAACCAATTGGATAATTTTTTGCATACGGTAAAAACCCACCAATCGTAGTTTCCGTTCCGATTATTCCTTTTGAAGTAACAAAAAAATCAGTTCCACTCCATATCCAACAAGGACTAGTTTGCATAATAATTCGATAACCTTTATCTGGTTTTATATCAAGAACAATGTAAGAATACTGACCATCAATAAAATCACAGAAAGAATTGTGGGCAACAACAATATTACCATCTTCCGTCCAATCTTTACCAACTGCAATAAATGCACTACAATGATCTTTTGCTCCACCTTCACGTGATCCTACTGATTTTTTATGTGAACCACTTGGATCAGAGCCATTTGTTTCAACCCAGTAAGGATACCAATAAGGAATAGATAAATAAAAGTTCCATGCTAATATTTCATCAATAGAAGTTTTACAACCATTTGCATTACAACCTTGTGCAATTCCCTCCATTTCTTCATAAAATTCAGAAAATGTAGTTTGTGTTAACTCTTTGAATTCATTATTAATTATTTTTACAAAATAATCCCAATGTTTACCATAAGATTCAAAAATATTAAAAGCTAACATTTTTTGAACATCAACAAAGTCTTTTGCACATGCATATCCATATGCATATCCTCGTTCTCTCGGCGCCCCTTTTACTGAAACATATTTCCAACCATTTTTTTCATAAACATTAGCTTTGTTATTTATTTTCATATATTAATTATAATAATTAATATATAAATATATAATAATTTGAGTTTTATATAATCATTATTCTAAATAATGAAAATTATATAGACTTTTTATAGTACATTTTGAAAGGTTGCAAAAAATAAAAAAATCATAAAAAAACTTATAAACGGTAAGAAAAGTAACAACCAAGATAACTCAGGATAACCATCCTTACATATAAGGTTCAAAACATATGTCCAAAATAAAACATAAATTATTTTAACAACAAATAATAATGTAGTATTTGTTACATGACAAGACATATTTCCAATTTGATACCTATTTCTATTGCCTAAATTTTGTACAAACAAGAAAATAATAACAATTATAGATAAAATGAAATAAATCATTGATGGACCACATAATTCTTTAATACTTTTTGGAAAAGCCATTGTATATATAGTATATAAAAATATATTTATTTTATTATAAATTTCTTTTAAAATAATCATTTTTGTACTTGTTGTACAAGTTGTCCTTTCCATGGTAAAGGATTTACTGGCCCAGGAGTTCCATTTAAAGCATTAAATGCGGTTCCTAATCCGTAAGTAAATTGTCTACCTAAATTTATAATATCTTGACCAATAAAATTAGATAAAGTTCCTCCGCGTTGTTTTCTAGTTTTTTTTGTGCGTCTACCTCCTTTTACACCCCAAAATCCTAAGAATGGTTTATTTGCACCTACATCAATCATTTGTCTTGACACATCAGGAATATATTTATTTAATGAATAGTAATTAGCATCGCCTGAAATACCTTTTGCACCTGGTAAATTAGAAGAATCAACAAATGGTTTACCGACCAAACCATTTGGATATGGAATGCCGTTATTTCCTGTACTACATCCACCACCACCTTTCATTGCACCACCTTTCATTTTACATGAAGAACATTTACATCCTTCACGATGTTTACTACTTCCACCATTCATAAAAGGAAATGTATCACATCCACAACCACTACCACCACCACCGCGTATTTGTTGAAGAGGATTTAAAAAATTAAAACCATTTGGAGGTGGTCCAGTGTTAGGATAAAGAGGATTAGCACCGTTAACATTGGATGTTTTCACTGCTAAATAAGAAGGATTATCTAATATAGGAAAAAAATTACTTTTTCCACCTTTGCCAGTATATGCGAGAGTGGTATTTGGTAGTACTGGACCTTTATACGGATAAGCTAAATTAAAATCTCCATCAACTGCAGGCTGTACACTTGCCAAATTGGACATCCCTTTACCACCATATCTATTTTTACGAGTGGAAGAACAACCCTTCATTTTATAAAATTTTTGTTTACTATTTTGTGACTTATATTGATTTTTCATTTATATACTATATCTTATAATAAATATATATTATTATTTTTATTAAATTATTTAAGTTTTCTTAAATATACTAATTTTGACTATTGACAACATTATTTTAACTCAATAAATGATTACATATATAATCCATTATTTTGACATCTTCAAGTCTATTTAGTGTTCTATTTCTATAAAATATAACTGATGAACCGCGTATATTTGAAGATTCACTAAACTCTATAAAATTTTGTAACATTGTATTCTCGCCAGCTGGTGTTTGAATTGAATAAAGTATACGACCATTTGGACCTCCATATGGTTTTATATATAATTCATGGTTTAATGCAGACGGTACAAATTTTGCTATATATATTCCAAACGCTTGATCATCCCACACACTGTGATCAAAAGCCCAATTCATATTTTGAACAATTGAATCATATACTTTTCTAGAAAATATAATCGCAGTTCCAAGTGTATAACCGAAAGTAAATCCCTTTACAGTGTCACCAACAAAATCACCTCCATAAATATATTCTACTTCGCGAAAATTGTTTAAATAGGGCATAAATTTATTTACATCTACTATTGTAGATACATTGGTTCTTAACGTAAAATCATATTCTTTATTATAGTGATATTTTAAATGATTCATAACCACTAATGTTTTATGTAATATAGTAAAAATATCTTCTTTTGCTCTTACATGAAACATATCTCCATCTAAAAATATTTCTTCATTGTGTTCATAACTAGAACGAATAAAATATGCTTCTACATCATTACCATAATTATGAATATATTTTCGTTGAATTTCTAACATTTTATCATAATCTTCTCTGGGCGAGTATATTATTAAAATTAATAACTTCATATATATATATATATATATATATATATATATATATATATATAAAATAATATTATAAAAGTTATAAAATTATTCGATTAAATAATTTTTATTTCAGGAAAAGGAATAATAATACGAACACCATTTTCTCTGTATTGACTTAACTTTCCTAAAATTTCATTCGTAAAATTCCAAGATAATATAATAATATAATCTATTTTTTCTATATTTAATATGTTAAATTCTTTAATAGGAATATGAAGTCCAGGAGAATAATAGTTTTGTTTGTAAATATTGTCGTCAATAATATAGTCAATTGTTTTATTAGAAAGCTTATATTGATATAAGAAAGTAGTCGACTTTGCAGAAGCTCCATATCCAATTATTTTTTTGCCATAACTTTTCAATCCATTTAATATATAATTGACATCATTTCCACATTGTAATATATTTATTTTCCATTTCGATAAATTATTATAATTATGCAATTGTAATATTTCTTCTTTTTTAATTGCTTGAAATACACTACTATTAATAGTTATGTTAGTTTTATTTTTGCAAAAAAATAATTGGATTGATCCTCCCTGAATATCATTTGTTTTTACATTGTTAAGAATAAGATCATATGTTAATGCAAATTGTTTTATTGCGGTGACAGTATGATAATCGATATGTTCATGATAAATAGTATCAAAACAATTGTTTTTAAAAACTTCATAAAAGTAACCTACTTCCATTACAAATGTTCCATTATCGTCTAGTAAATTGTAAATGCTACTAAATACATCCTGAATATTTTCTATATGAGCGCAACAATGGAATGCATATATCAATTTAAATGGTCTGTATTTTTCTTTTAAAACTGGTACTATATTTGACCCAAAAAAATCACAAATTATTGGTAATTTATGTCTTTTATTTATATTTTCTGCAGGATCTATACCGACAACATTTTTAAAATCATTATCTAGTAAATGTTTTATACAAAGACCATCATTCGCACCGATCTCTAAAATAAAATCATCTTTTGATAAATTTAACTCATTTGTAAATTCGATAACTGATGTTTTTAAATGATTTGTCATCGTAGCAGATGTCGATGACACATATAAATAATTTGAATATTGAAATGATGGGTCTACAATTTGCATTAATTGAATATGTTTACAATCTGAACATAAAGCTATGTCTAACGGTATTAGTTCTTGATGTGTTTTTTCTTTAACAAAATGATTTGCTGGAGGTGTAGGTTCTAAGTTAAAAAAAACTTGTAAATTATAGCTGTTACATAATCTACATTTTTCTCTATTACACCATTTTTTGCATTCTAATATAGGTGTCGTTTTTAACAAATGTGTATTATCTTCAAATTTTAATTTGAAATAGTTTTCACAATATTCTTTTAAAGCAATTTTCCAAGAACGCAACTTATTGAAAGAATTCGTAGTTTCTAATATTTCTGTATTACTTCGATAGGGTCCTGAATTGGGAATTTTATCGGAATTCATAGGAATGATTAATTCTTTTCCCATATTTAATATTTTTGATATTTCGATTGCAATGTCATATCCACTACCAGAACCTTCATTTACTACGTGATGTATTCCATAATGTTTCATATTAATAATTTTTATCATATGTTGTATTAAATCTTTAACATATGTAGGTGAACCCGAAAAATTATTAGATGCTTTCACTTCAGTTTTTGTTATAAAATTATTAATAACAGTTTCTACAAATTTGTAATGATTTTTTTGATTGCCACCAAATAACCAACCCGTTCTAATTATAATCGTTTTTGGGTATAACATTGATATATTTTCACTTGCCATTTTTGTGAAACCATACATTGAATTTGGACAAGTTTTAAATTTTTCATCAAATTTCATATTTGAATTAAAAGATGAAAAAACAGCTCCAGTAGAAATCAAAATAAATGGAATATCATACTTCATTGCAAAATAAAGCATATTACTCGTACCATTAATGTTTACATCAATTGCTTTTTCACTGTTTTCATCTGATTCACGTATATTAGTTGCAGCTAAATGAATAATACAAGATATATTTGTTTTATTTGACATATATTTTTCTATAGAAACTTTATCACAAACATTCATTTCACTTGACGTTGGTTTATAACCAAACTCAATGTGAGTTCCGACCATTCCACTGCCACCAGTTATAACCGCTAAATCTAAGTTAATTTTTTTTTCCATAATATAATATATCTAATTATTATTTATTTAATTTTAATTAACTTTAAATATTAGTATTACAAGTAATTTTTTTTTATGGAACACCTTTGTTTTTCATTGTAATGGTATATATATTGTAAATAAGTTGTAATAAAATTTGATATATATGTATATCGATTTCTTCTCTATTCGGATGCAATGTTTTTACTCTATAATGATCTATATTATTTTCCATGCAACGACTTACTCTATCTTTTATTTTTCCGTGTTCATTAATACTTGTGATGTCCTCAAAAAAACATATACGATTTGGTAACATTGGTGCTTTTAAAATACCATTAAAGTATTTACCCATTGCGCAATCTTCAACTGTAGCAAACTCTACTAAATGTTGATTATTTATAATAGATTTTATCATTTCCGGTGTAACAATTGTATCTGTTCCACTTAAATAATATCCGTTTGAATTATAATTTGGTAGAGGACCATCTCCACTGTAACAGTTTTGTCTTGGCAGTTCATTTAAATGTAAATGTAAATTATTAAAATCCCAAAAAGTTGATAAATTTGTTCTAATAAAAAAATCATATGTTACTTGTGAATCAATCAATTCCATTGCTCGAATTGTTTTTTCGATTAACACTGGGTACCTTTCTTTAATATCGTTAAATACTATATCACTATCTGGATCATATTCATCGAGCGGTTCACTCAATTCTCCATATACAAAATATACTTTTATAGTAGGATCAATATTCATATATCTCTTCCATACTTTTCTACAGTTATTAAATATTTGATTGTTATTAGATGCTAATACTAGGATTACTGCTCGATAATGCATTTTTATATAAGGTTTTATTTTATTTTTCTAAATAAAATTTATATTTTTGGAAATCCTGGTGAATGTAAATGTTGATTAAAATATAATTCTTTTGTACAAGTAGTATGTAATATTTTAAAATTTAAATTAGGGTATGTTGTTTTTATTGTGTCAATTATTTTATTAACATTTTCGTGTGGATTTTCTATTATAAATAAAACATTATTTTTATTAATATAATTATTGAAATTTTCTATCCTATCTTCATATCGTTCTTTGAATAATTGAAAATTATTTTCTCCCCATTTTCCTGGATGCCATTCTACTTTATCATTATTATATAATTGTTCAGATTCATGGTTAAACCACATGTTATACTCGTTCAGTATACAATCCTGTTTATTTATAGGATCATATTCAACTCGTAAATTAAAAAATTTACTTCTATCAAACTTATCTAAAATACAATTGCATAAACCATCATATGGCGTAACGCCTAAGTCAAAAGGACATGTTAAATAGCCATTTGATTTATTATAACCATAATTACTAGCACGAATTGTTGCTGGTAAACAATTCCAACCTAAGCTAATTGGTGTATATCCTGAAACATCATCATTTTCACTTACAAACATATTTTATATAATATTATAATATTCTGATATTACACATAAATATTACACCGACTAGAAATAAAATTGAGACGGCCTTTTTATAAAAAAATAAAAAAATTATCAAATTCTTTTTGGTCATGTAAAAGCAGCCTATCTATTTTATGTTAAATAAAATATTAGGTTTGTCATATTTTGGAATATCGTTGGTTTGAATTGGAAAAACTGGAAAAATTTTTTCTAATTCTAAACACATAAAAATTATATGTTTGAAAATTTAATGTCATAGTAATAACCGGTATCAAATAAATAATAAATATCAAATTCATTTATAAACATCTTTTTACTAAAGTGTATATTCATTTAAATTATGTAAGCTTAAATTTATTTCTATCCATTTTTGTGGAATAGTGAAGTTATTATTATTTGTCCAATGAGAAGTATGTTTGGCAGTCATTTTATTTATTAAATTTTCTTCAGAATAATAAAATGTATTACTTGGAAGTTCTAATCTAGGACAAGCATTTAACTCCATATCAACATGGTCATAACCATCAAAATGTCTACACATTTCTCTTAATGGTACGTATATTATTTGTGAAAGTGGATTATCTACTCCTGGATTATTACACAATTCATTCAATACAGCATCTATTCTACAATGATTTGTATTTATCCATTTATAGTCAACAAATATATCATACAATAACTGTAAATTAAATATTTGAACACTATCTAATAATGATAAATTAAATTTTATATAATTATTAACTAATACAGGGGTTTCTTGTTTTCCAGATAATTTTATTAATTCAGGCCAATGCGACAAATAAATACTTTTATGACGCGAATTATCATTTTCTAAATGTTTTAATCCCTCTAACAATATATCATTATTAAAATCAACAAAAATATGATCATCATTTTGCATAAACCAAACAGATTCATTTGGGCCATGTTTATTCATTAACTGTTTAATAACTGGTACCCACTGACATTGGTTACTATACCTATCGTGTACGATATGTATTTTATCTTTGGGTAGATTAGAAAAAGTATTATATAAATATTCTGTTAAATCATTTTCAAAAAAATATTGTCCAGCAGATAAAAATTCACTATCTAGTTTTATAAATAGATATACTTCAGTAAATGGTAATTTTTTATAACTTTGTAGCATATATTTAAAAATATCTATTCGCGAATAGTAATTATGATGACGTTGATTTGTAACAAATGTACTTAATAAAAGTATCATTGCAAATTAATTATTATATATTTATTCAAATATTATATTTTTTACTAAATCATAAAATTTATAAATATGTGAATTATTATGAATTGGTATTGCAGAAAATAATAAACTACTTGTTATATATTTAATTTTTTCAATATAACCAACGCCAAAATTTTTTATTATAAAATTGTTAAATACATTAATTAAATTACTTCTATAATTATTTGAAACATATTTATTTAATATTATTTCATCATATCCTATCAAAGATTGGTATATCTTAGCATAATCATAAAATATATCACCATAAATTGTTAGTTTATCACCTAATTTACCACGCATATCTATAAATTTAAAGTTATTTTCATAATTTATAATAATATTACTAAATACTGTATCTCCGTGTATTACACCAATTTGTCCATTTTTATTATTTTCATAATCTTTTAAAAAATTAAAAATAATTTCGTAAATTTCCATAAAATTATTAAATATAGAATAGTCGTAAGTATTAAATCTGGTTTCTATTTTATCGCAGTAATTCAAATAAATGTTCAAATTATTTTTATTTATAGTTATTAAATCAATGTGTTCATCGTGAATATTTTTTAAAATACATAATAACTTTAAAAGAATTTCTTCATTCAGATTTTCATTTACAAAAATGCATGATAAATTTATGCCTTCTATTTTATCAACTATATATTTTTTATTATCTGCATCACATTGAATAAATTTAGGAAAATAATCTAATAATGCATTCGGAATATTTTTATAAAAATAAATTTCACCATCCAATCCATTTAATCTAGTTGTACATTTAGATACATATTTATTATCAACAATAGTTATTTTATTAAAATCACGTTCTTTAATAAATTCATAATAAAATCCAGATAATTTTTCTAAATTATCATTTGCATTTATAGCTAAATCGTCAATATAAAAATTAGCATATGGTTTGCCGAAATATAACTCATCGTATGGAATATCGAATTTATCTAAAGTGTCTATAGTTATTTTTGCTATATTTTTTATAACCTCTCCGACATTACCATTACAACTTCTCATTTTGCGAGCAGTATATATAATAATAATATGTCCTAAGTTTTTTAAAAATTTTAAGAACATAATATTTTTAAATATTGGTTTTACTGTAGTGTAATCATTGTGAATTTCTGGTAACGTAACTAGTGTATTATCCAAATCAAAACAAAATCGTTTTTTTTCAAATGTTTGTTTTTGTAATTTAACAACATATTTATATAGTTGCGTTGGTGTTCCTATACAATCAAAATCGTGGGTTTGAATTTTTAATGCTTTAAAAATATTTTTGTCTTTTAACATTTCACTTATCAAACAAGACGTGTAGTGCTCATTATTACTTCTAATATTTTCTTTTATTATTTTTTTGCAGTATTGTTTCAATACTACACCATTTTTAAAACAATAACAGCCTGTATTTGCAAAATTAGATATTTTTATTTTTTCCTTTATATCTATTATATTATTCGAATTGTCAATAGTTACATAAGAATATATTGGATTTTCTTGATCATCGTTGAAACAAAATACTGCATTATTTTCTTCATTTCTGTATATATTTAAAATATCTGTATTATAAATAGTGTCTCCGTCTATCAAAACACACTTATTATCTAATAAATTACTATGGTATTTTTCTAAATATTTTAAAGAATGTAAAATAGTTTCTACCGCACCATTAGTTTGTTTTATTAATTTAATTAATAAAATATTTTGGTATTTATTTTTCATAATGCTGCTAAAATTATAATTATCTAAAAATTCATTATAAATTAAAATAATTTTATCATTTTTATTGATAACTAAGCTGTCAATTACTTGTTGTACCATTGATTTTCCCAATACATCAATTAATGGTTTTGGTTTTGTATATTTTTCTTTAAGGAACCTTTCACCTAACCCTCCTAATGGTATAATTATATTCATATTATTATATTGATATAATTAATTTTTTTATTATAATTTATATATTATCTCCAATTTCTAATTTTTAAAAATTCATTAACTTCTTCTTCTTGTTTTAATCCATTTTCATCGTCTCGTATAAAACGAACTTCTAGTGAAATTCGTGTTGTATTTAAGTTATCATTATTTGCACAGCCATGTATTAAATAAGGAGAAAATATCATTAATTGTTTTTCGTTAGGATTGGGTCTTATCATATTTAAAGGTTGCTTAGAAGCAACAATTGCATCAACAGAATATTTTTTATTTATTGTTTTAAAATGAGCACCACCTTTTGTTACTCGCGTCTCATTCTCGTTCCATTTATGGCTACCTGGTTGTATAGTTAATGAAGACTTTTCATTAGAACCGACAACAGGTAAGTAAATATTTACGATGTTTCTATAAAAATCTAAATAAACATCTCTATGACAAGGATTAAAATCATTATCATGTAGTGAAGTTGGACGACATATTCTAAACCACAAATCATTATTAAATATTTTTACTTTTTCATTTAGTATATTCGAAACGGTTGTCTCTAAATAATGACAAAAATCGTTAACCTCTTTGTTTATATATTTTTTATATGGCATAGAGTTCAATACACTAGTATGTTCTTCATTTGAAACTTTATTATGGTAGTCCTCTAATTCGATCATTTTATCTGTGACTAAAAAAATTTGTTTCTTAATAAGATTTTGTAATAATTCATTATAATTTTCTATATCTATAACGGTATATCCCACATCATCAAACGTTGTATTTTTAAGTAAATTAATATCATTATTTAACATCACATAATCTTTTCCCCATTCACTATCATTAAATAATGAAGGATAATTTAAGTTAAACTTACCTACATTATAATCAGAGTATATTTTATTGTATTCTATACATATTTTTTTTAATGTTTGTTTAATTAATTCATATTCTCCATTACTTGTATCAGTTTCTATTTCAGTCATTAAAGAATTTATTACATGATTATTATCATGTATCAATTCTTCATAAGAAATAATATGTTGCCATCCAGCTCGACCCTCTTTATCACGTTGTGGTATGTTTTTTTGAACTTGTAACCTTCTATTTATCATTTTTTCATTAGATGGATAATATCTTAAATGTAAAATATGAACCCGATGGGGTTGATGTTCACATAATGATTCATCGTTACTATAATGATGTCTTCCAGTATGATAGTTCAATGATTTTAACCTAGGAGATAAATGAAGAAATCTATGTCGGTTACATGTAGTAACATTTACATCACAAATATGTGTCATATTTTTAAAAAAATCAAAGAGATTTTTCGGATAAAAATCTTGCAACTTGTTTCCAACAGTAAACACTGGTATAAAATAAAGTACATTTCCACAAGCATCTAAAGAATTAATAAACGTGTTAACATCATCAATAATTAACATTTCAGTGGTATTCAAACAAATTTTATATCCATTAATTGTTTTTTCAATTTCTTTAACCTCTTCATCAATTAATCTTGCTTCAAAATTCGGTGTTCCATTGTTATTAATATTTCTTGTTTTAACTACTTTCCAATGAGGACAAATCTTGTTAATAATAGAAACTGAATTATCAGTTGAATAATAGTCAATTATAATACCATCTTCAAAAATTTTAGAATGATGTTCTAACCAGAACGGAAGTAAATATTCTTCATTAAAAATATGGGAAATAACTGTCAGTCTATGCATAATTTATATTATATACATATTTTATATTTATATTTTTTTTTAAATAAAACTTTAATATTTTTAATCAATATCAACATGTGTCAGAAAATGTCTACGACAGCACATTTTATTCATATTTAATTCATCTAGAACTTCTCCCTCAGGTGTTTTATCATGAAATTCTTTTGTTAAATAAACAACTTTATCAAGATCCATTGATTTTGCTAATTTTCTTTTACGAACTTCTTCTGTGTAAAATCTGTATTTATCAGCAAGAACCATGCCACAAGTAAAACATTTAACAGGAATAATCATTTATATTATTGTATTATAATAGTATTCTTATATTTTTTTATATAAAAATCATTTTTTTTATTTATTCAAAAATACAAAACACTAAATTCTAACTAACAGTTACAATATAAAATATTAATTTTGTTGACAACCTTTTCCATAACATTTTTTCTGGTAATAATAATAGTCTACATTACGTTTTGAACCATTTGTTTCAGTCTTGAATGTTGGACCACTAGATCCACCTGCTACGCATTTCTCTCCATTCAACAAAACACAACAAGAAACTGTCTTACAAATATCATTAGTTAATCCATTACAAGAATTTTCAAGCTTACTTGCAGAAGGTAAATTTTCATGACTTTTACAAAAAGAAGTAGCACTGTCCATTTCTAAATCTGTTTTTGAATTATTATGTGTAGTCATTGTTTCAATAGTAACAATTTCTTTTAACTGTTTTGTAGAATTAGAAGGATATCTACTATTATACAGACTAAAAAATGATATAAACCCAAACAATATAACAACAACAATAAAAATCTTTCCAATATATTTAATTAATTCTTCATTCATAATTTTTGTTAAACTTTTAACTATAATATAATTGTATATAAATAATAAAATATTTATATATTATAAATAAAAATATGGCAAAAACCAAAAAAAATAAAAATAATAATAAAAAAAATTTTTTAAGAACTGTTAAAACAAATACTAAAAAAGTATTACCTGTTGTTACTTCAGGTTTAAAAAATATTGGTAGTAATGTTAAAAATATTGCAGTGAAATCAAAACCAGGAATAGAAAAAGGTTTAGGTACAGTTTATAACTCCCTTTTAACAGGTGTCAATTTAGGCGTTAAAGGTGTTAAAAAAGGGATTAATTTCGTTAAAAGCAAGAAAACAACCCGTCGCAAAAATAGAAGATAAATTTTTATATTACATCGACTGGAAAGAAAAATGAGACAAAATATAGTTATGATGGTCTGTTGTGTCTAAATTGTAAATCGATTAATTTTTTTATATTTATTTATATAAAAAAATAAATACAAATTATAAAATGAATATGATATATGTTTTTTTTATAATTTTATTAATAATATTTATAATATTTTTTTTTATAAAAAAATATATTGATGAAAATCCAGTTTATTATGGTAAAATTAAAATACTTTATGAAGATGACTATATTATAGTTATAGATAAACCCGCAAATATTTCAGTACATGATGCAGAAGAATGGTATGGTAAAACAATTGTAGACACACTAATATATAATGGTTATAATCTTTATAAAAATGAATATGAATTAAAGGATGGTGTAGTTCACAGACTAGATGTTGGAACTTCTGGGGTAATGGTTTTAGCAAAAAATAAACTTGCATATGAAAATCTAAAAAAACAATTTGAAAATCGCAGTGTTATAAAAATATACCATGCATTGATAGAGGGTATTCCAAACCAATTAACTGGAGTAATAAACTACCCAATCAGTATTATTGACGATGAATATAATATTTATGGTATTACTGATTACGGAAAGCCAAGTATTACTCATTATAAAACGTTAAAAATATTTGAAAATATTAAAATTGTTGATAATGTTTCATTGGTTGAAATAAAGCTTGAAACAGGAAGAACACATCAAATACGTGTTCATTTTTCGAGTTTAAATCATCCTTTAGTAGGAGATACAAAATATGGTTCTAATCCATTTTTTAATAATTTTATTAATTTACATCGACAATGGCTTCACTCAAAGTATCTAGAATTTAGTCATCCTGCAACAAATGAACAAGTTAAATTTACTTCTGATTATGCCGAAGATCTTAAAATTTCTCTCAACAATATATCCAAGTGAAGATTAATCACTTTGCATACCAATACGAAGGGTAAGAAGGCAAAGGAAAGGATACTCCAAGCGATTGATTAGTCAAATTGCTGTAGACTGACATAACGGCCTGGTTTCTGGTGTAGAAAGTATGCAGCAATACAATGCAACTTAGCAAATTTCTTGTATTTGAATACCTATTGTTGTTTTTACTTTTTTATGTTGTTTTTTAACCTTCACAGATGTTAATCTGTTTTGACTACTTTGACTACTTTGACTACTACTTTGGCTACTATGAAAATCATGATGACATGTTTCACACAATGTTATTAAATTCGCTGCATTATTCTTGTGAATTTTATATCCGTTTTGATTAATATAACCTTCATCATCCGCTTCACATTGATGTTGTAAATGATGCACTTCTGTTCCCATATTTTTCCCACATTGTTCGCACATTCCCATCAATTTTTTGGAATTAAAATGCGAACCTTTGAGAGAAAGTATACTACCACTTTCTTTATTATATTTCATACGAATGTTATACGCATTTTCCATAAAGTCACATGGTAAACTCAATGACTTGCATACTTCTAGACCATACATACAATTTCCAGGACCATCTTTTAGCTTACGATCATAAACTAGACAGTCTTTTTCTTTATCATAGATTACTTCCAAATGTTTCAATCTCAGCGTATCGATACTTGTAATTTCCTCATAATTTACGACTTCATGCAAATGTGTAGCAAAAATATAACTACTCTTCAAACTGTGCAATTTTTGAATTCCTGCTACAAAAATACTTATTGCGGAAGTAATTTCTGTACCAGAACACAATTCATCTCCTAATATCAAACTATTTTCGTTTGCACATCGTAAAATTGTACGTAATTCAGACATCTCTACAGCAAAAGTAGAGAGACCTTTGAAAATATTATCATTGCCTAAAATACGCGTGAAAATATATTTGTAAGGAATAAAATTAAACTCGCTACATGGTACAAATAATCCAGATTGTGCCATAATAACTGCTATACCAAGTGCTCTTATTAATGAAGTTTTCCCAACAGCATTTGTTCCATATAATAAAACACCATCTATATTTCCGTCTCCTAAAATAATATCATTGGTGACATACAACTCATTATTTTGAAGATGCTCGATTAAACAATGACGAATATTTTTTGCATTTACAAAGGACTTTACGTATTTACTACTTGCAACAATAGTTGGCTTACAATAATTGTACATCTTACTTACACTAGTTTTTGCATACAATATATCAACAACAGTAATAAATTCAATCACTAATTCTAGTTGTTTTTGAAATTGTTCACCAAAAATATCTACAAATTGATTAAAGGCGAATGAAACAAATTGTTTAATCGACGATTTTGCAATAGATATTTTTTTACATAGTTCGTTGATTTGAATATTACTTATGAAACAATTGGATGCGCTTTGTTTAATATATTCAAACCCTTTTTTCTTGATATGTAAACTAAAATTAGATGTCAATGTAACATTTTTCTCATTTTCTGGTAAACAATCATCCAACAATTTACATCGTCGATTAGTTGTTATTAAACTATATGAATTTTTTTCCGTTTCATGAATTTTTACGTAATCATTTACAGATTTTTTGCTTGTTTTACTGGAACTTTTTTCTTTACTTTGAATTAAGTCATTCAAATAAGTGCGAATACTTTCCAGTTGTTCTTCAGATTGATGAATAAAATCAGTTTTTTCATCTAAATTTTTATCAACTCCTTGATTAAAAAAATTAATATAAAAATTATCATATTGATCACAATCTTTTGCATAATTTAAATTTAAATTATTTTCAATATATTTGTAAATTTGTAAGCAATAACTTTCAACTTCATGTATAGCAATGTTATGCCCACGTAAATAGTTAAATATTGTAACATCACTTTTAATGAAATCAAAAATGTCCAATACATTTTTAATATTTTTATGCAAAACATAAAATGTTTTTGGCGTAATTTTTTTAATAAAAATTTGACGCTCCCATTTTGAAAAATCTTTAATTTCCATTAACTTTTGTTTCAAAAAGCCGTTATATTTTTCATAATTTTCTTTTTTAAGCATATATTCAATTATGTCATATTCTTTTTGTAAAAAACTACAATTTGTAGTTGGATTTAAAAAATTATGATCGAATTTTCTTTTACCCATAGGTGTCAAACAAGCATTTAACATTTTCAAAACTGATGAATATTTACCATTGTACGTATTATCATCTATTATATTTAACTGTTTTAATGAATGATTTGCCAAAATAAGTCGGTCGGAAAAATTATCAAAAAACGGTTCCGCTATTTTATGAAGCAAATATGGATTATGTTGAAAAACAAAATCTAATAAGTAACAAAATGATTGTGTAGCAATCGGATTGTTGTAAAAATTTTCAAAAAACAATTCAAAATCATTTATTTTAAAAAACTTTTCTAATATTTCTCTCTGATATGTTTGTTTCTCGCAATTTTTCACTCGTTTTGTCATTAATGTTTCATTATTATCATGTGTCATGGTATTAATTAAATGAACTGCATTAGTTTTAATATTCACATAATTGATAATATCATTGTTTTCATCATCACTCAAGTTTGAAATAAAAATTACTTCAGAAGGGTTGTATATGGAAATAAATCGTTCTAATTCGTCAAAAGTTGTTGGATTACGAATATAGATTTCTTTATACTCAAATATATGAGTTTTTCCAGTAAATATGTCAACATTTGACATACCAACCATCACATATTTACCATTTGAAAATTTATTATTTATTAATTCAATCCATATACATGTTAAGTTATTGGTTAAGTTTGTGGTGTCATTGGAGAAATAAGTACCAGGTGAATAAATGCCTTCAAGGGAACGCGTAGTATTTTTTACTGCTTCATCTTGTTTATAAACAACACATGTATAACCAGCTTCTTGAATTTTACGCAAATACTTTTCAATAAATTCTACTTTAAAACCAGCCATGACAACATTTTCTTCACCAACACATGTATTTTTATTTACTACATTTAATTCACAAATACGCGAAAAATCCATTATTTTACTGGTTATTAAATTAACTTCATTTTCAATTTCATTATTGTTTTGTTGTGAAACACATTTTTTATTTTTAACACCATAACATTCATAAAAACTTCCTACTTGCATTAGTAATATTGTTTTACTTCCATATTCATTTTGATACTTATTACACAAATCAAAATATTCTTTAATAAGTGCCATAATATAAATTATATTATATTCAAGTATAACTTTAATATAATATAATAAAGTATTTATTTTACATTATCGATCACTACAAAATGATCATCTTTTTTAAATATCATTGTACTTAAAATAAATTTTTTGGTTTTCGTATACCAGTCAGAAGGTATAATGTGTAATGTATAATATAAGAACTTTAAAATAATTAATAAAAAAGTCGCATATAATGGAATGTCTCTTTTGTCATTATGCTCATAAAGAATTTTATGTTTATATTTTTCATTATAAATGGAAAATTCAACGGAAAATTTTTTTTCTTTACTTTTATACATAATTTTATATCCATGCGCAATCTGATTGTTAAAATTATTTAATTTCCATACAAATTTTTTGAATTTGTTTCTTTCAACATTTAAAAAATTCATCATTTTTGTAATTGTACTATTTTCATTATTTGTAAAAATATCAACATCAATATCACTTGAATTGGGTAAATAGTCTCCTCGTTGTATACTGCCAAAAAAATATAATTTAGTTTCCAAATAATTACTTAACTTATTAAAAAAAATTTGTTCTTGTTGTGTTAATTTATTTCTTGTAGTTTCCATATTATAATACTATATGAAAAGAAAAATGTGAAATTAAATTATATATCTATCTAATCTAAATTTCTAAATCATTACTTTTTGTAAAATTATGTATCATAACGTCTTTGTTACTATTTGTTAGTTCTCCTGTTAAAACAGCCGACTCATATAGTTTTCGCAAAATATCATTAGGTGCATTACTACCAACTTTTATTAAGTTATGATCGCGTAAATATTTTTTAATATCATGAATTGATTTTTCTTTCAACTCTTTTTGTGCTAAAATAACTTTTTTTCTAGTATTTCTATCTTTCAATAAAACTGCAACAGTTTTCTTCATTTTAGATTTTCCTAGAGTATATTTTTTACGTATTGTTTTCTTACATATTTGTTTTATAATATTGTTACTACAGTTGTTACCATTATAATTATTTTCATTAGTTTTATTCTCTTGTAATGGTTCTTTATTGTTATTTTCTTGTTTTTGAATACACTCTTCTGTTTGTGGTGTAGTATACATTAAAGACGTTTCAATTGGATTGTCTACTATTTGATTTGTTTTTGTTAATAAATTATCCTTTTGTTCCTGTTTTTCACGTTTTTCTTTCATTTTAGTTTTCAATGCATTTAACTTTTGTTCTCTATCGTTTAAAACGTGTGTACTTGGACTAGTATTTAAATCTAGTATATTTTTATTTCTTTGAGTTTTATTCCATTCGCGCATAGTTGGTTTAAATCCACCTTTCAGTACACCATAAGGAACAATATTATCAACTTTATACTTTATATTCACAGGTGTTTCATTTGAAATATTAAAATGTTCAGGATTTACTTTTATTAAAGGTTCTTTCAAATCATCTGGTAATTCATTATAAACAAACGGAGCAGTTTTATTTGACGCATGGTTATCATGATAATAACTATTTTTCAAAGTGGAATTATGTAACTCAGCAATTCTTCTCTCTTTTTGTTTTTCATAAATAGTTTTTTCATCATTTATTTTTTTTTCCTTAGATAATTCTTGTAAATAGCTTATCGAATCATTAAATTCATCACTATACTTTGCAATATCATTATTATTATTTACATCACTTATTAAATTAGTTTTAGTATCTAAAACTTTGTCATTTTGTTTAGATATATTATGTTCACTGTTCTTGTGTTCTTTAATTCTTTTAAGTAACTTATTTTTCAATACATTTGGAGAAATTAATGGTGCAATAGGTTTGTTAGGTTTTATTTTATTTTTTTTTGTTTTTCCACCACTTAATGAAAATAATGCAGGATTTATATCTATTTTTTTAAATGACATTTTTATTATAAAAATGTTATAATAAAAATAGTTTGTATTAAACTAGTATAAAATACAATCAATTATACATTGAATATTGTAGTTGTTTTTTAACATAAGTAGTTTCTTTATTATTTTTTGTATCATTATTATTTAAATACATAACAAAACCATTTTCTAAATCACTCAAGTTTATTTTTCTTTTTTCAGATACATTTTTACAAAAAACTCGTTTACTGTGTACTATTTTTGTTTTTGCTAAAAGATTTTCTATGTCTCTACCATAAAACTTAAATTGTTCAATATTTTTATCAAACCAAGATGATGTAATATCCCTTGTAACTTCCCAATTTATATCTGTTACTTTTTTAATAAATATTTGATACAATTCTTCTCCTGAATAATCATCCATTTTAAATCGCCATGCAAACCTTGAAAACAAGCCTTGATTATAATTAAAAAAACATTCGTTCAGTTCATTTTCGTATCCAGCTATAATAACCATTAAATTTTCTTTATAATCACTTAATGCTTCGCAAAGTGTATCAATACATTCTTTTGAATATGCATCTTTTTTTTCATTGTTTCCTAATGCATATGCTTCATCAATAAAAAGAACCCCGCCCAATGCATCTTTAATGACATCTTTTGTTTTTATTGCAGTTTGACCTGTATAACCAGCAATTAAGTCACTTCTAGTAACTTTTTTAAATGTTCCCTTGTTTAATAACCCAATTTTAGAAAATATTCTACCAGTTATTTTAGCAACTTCAGTTTTACCAGTTCCTGAGTTACCATAAATAACAGTATGCATATATTCATTTGAGTTCTTATTTAATTCTTGTATAAAATAAAGGATTTGATAAACAATATTTTTTTTAAATTCTTTCATACCTATCATATTATTTAATACAACTAAATCGTCTTTTATAGCATGCAATGATTTCATGTCAATATTGTAATGAATATTTTCATCTAACTTATAATTTTCAGTTAATTTTATTAAATCTGAAATAGTATTAATTTCAACATTGATATCAACATTTATTACTTTATTTTCCTTTATAGAAACAGGTTCAAAACAACTATGATTTACAACATTATTACAACTTTGATCAATGCATTGATATGTGTTGGTTCTTTTTAATATAGGTATCCTACTACTAATTAAAGGTTTGGGTGTATAAGTATGAATTTTTTTTATTTTAATTATTGATTTTAATAATTTATTAAAACATACAATTTTATTAGGTGTCAAATAATTTGTATTATCACATTCATAATTATTTTGAACCCTATTTTTTATACTAGACATTTTATGCTAGTTTTAATAAATAATAATATTTAAACTATTTTATAATTTGTTTCTTTATAAAAATTATTTAACTTATAAACAATATAAAAATAAATTGAAATAATTAATATACCTAAAATGATGTCAAATACACCTACTGATTATACAAAAATGAATAATAATAGTAACAAAAGTAATACTGAAAATGATATTTTTGACATTAAAAATGACCAATATATAGAAACTCCGTGGAATATTATTGATTCATATTTTAATGGGCAACATTTGGATAGGTTAGTGAGACATCAATTAGAGTCATATAATAATTTTGTTGGATATCAAATTTCAAAGACAATTGAAATGTTTAATCCAGTACATATTGTTTCCGAACAAGATTATGATCCAATAAATAAAAAATATTCGTTAGAAATTTATGTAACTTTTGAAAATTTTCAAATATACAGACCACAAATTCATGAAAACAATGGTGCGATTAAATTGATGTTTCCCCAGGAAGCTAGATTAAGAAACTTTACATACGCTTCTTCAATGACATTAGATATAAATATAAAATATGTTGTTCGAACAGGTAAAGAATTAGAAAATACTCAAACATTTTATAAAACATTATCAGGAATTCATATTGGAAAATTACCTATTATGTTAAAGTCAAATATTTGTGTTCTAAATCAGTACAAACATTTTGACAGTGTACAAACAGGAGAATGTAAATTTGATGCAGGTGGATATTTTATTATTAATGGTTCTGAAAAGACTGTTTTAGGTCAAGAAAGAGCTGCTGAAAATAAAGTGTACTGTTTCAATGTCTCAAAAAATAATACAAAGTACACATGGATTGCTGAAATAAAATCAGTTCCAGATTTTAAGTGTATTTCACCAAAACAAATAAATATGATGATTAGTTCGAAAAATAATGGTTTTGGAAATCCTATCTACGTTCAAATTCCTCGTATCAAACAACCAGTTCCATTATTTGTAGTTTTTCGAGCTTTAGGTGTTATTTCAGATAAGGAAATATGTGAAAAAATTTTATTAAATATCAATGACAATGAAAATAAAAAACTATTATCAGCACTACAGGCATCTATTATAGATGCAAATAAATATGTAAACAAAGAGGAATGTATTAAATTTATAAATGGTTTTGCCATGTATACGCCGATTAACATGGATAGGGAAACTGGTTCCAAAAAAAAATTAGAATTTACTATGGAAATTTTAAACAACGATTTATTTCCACATTGTCATAATATTACACAAAAAGTATATTTCTTAGGTTACATGGCAAACAAGTTGTTACAAGCAAATTTTGAAATGATCAAACAAGATGATCGCGATTCATTTGTAAATAAGCGGATTGATTTAACTGGAACCTTATTAAATAATTTATTTAGAAATTATTTCAATAAATTGGTAAAAGATATGGAAAAACAAGTAATTCGTGAAATTAATACTGGTTCATGGAAATCAAAAGATGATTATGAAAATATAATTAATTTTACAAATATATGCAAAATTATTAAATCGACTACAATTGAAAACGGCTTGAAACGTGCTCTTGCTACTGGTGATTTTGGTATTAAAAATACTAATTCTAATAAAGTAGGTGTAGCTCAAGTATTAAATAGATTAACCTATGTTTCTAGTTTAAGTCATGCTCGAAGAATTTCAACACCTACAGATAAAAGTGGTAAACTTATACCGCCTCGTAAACTGCATAATACTGCATGGGGTATGGTGTGCCCAGCAGAGTGTTTCGACCCAGAAACCATAATTTTAATGTGGGATGGAACATTCAAACGCGCAGGAGATATAATAGTTGATGATATACTTATAGATGACTTAGGCAATCCGACAAGTGTTCGCTCTACTTGCGAAGGTTTTAAAAATATGTATGATATTATTCCAGATAAAAAAAACTTTATGAAACATCGTGTAACAGATAATCATATTCTTACACTCAAAATACGATGTCATAAGTCAATAAGAATATCAAATAGAATTGACAGAAACTACACCCATATTGTAGAATTTTTAAATCGCGATAATTTAGTATTCCAAGAAAAATATTTTAACTCTCTACAACACGCAGAAGACTTTGTAAATACTTTTAATGATGATGACACACTAGATATAACTATTGAAAAATATTTAACTTTGAACAAAAGAACAAAAGATAGATTAGTTGTGTTTAAAACAGAAGGTATAAATTGGACAAAACAAGATGTAGAAATGGACCCATATTTACTTGGTATGTGGTTAGGTGATGGGCTAAGTGACGGAACTGGTTTCACATTAAATTATAAAACAGACCATGAAACACTTGCTTATTGGGAAAACTGGGCACAAGAGCAAGGTGCTGAAATAATAAAAGGAAAAAGATATAATTTCTCGGTGGCTTCTAAGAAAAATAAAGAAGCTTATGACCAAGGATTATGCAATAGAGTTGAAGAAGCTCCTCTAAAAAAATATCTTCGTAAATACAATCTTTTAAAAAATAAACATATTCCAAATGAATACCTTACAAATGATAGAGATACAAGATTAAAGGTTTTAGCTGGATTGATAGATACAGATGGTAATGTTCGTGCAGAAGGACATGAAATACGTATTTGTCAAGGACCTGCAAATTATAGAATAATAGAAGATGCATATACTTTGGCAATGTCTCTTGGATTTTCATGTGGTACAAAAGAAGGAAGAAGTCAATGGAGTGATGAAAAAAGTGGAAATAAAAAATTCAGCACATATAAGGAACTAACAATTACAGGTCACAAAATTTATGAAATACCGACGCTTCTTGCACGAAAAAAATTAATGCCTCTAGAAAATGAGACTTTACTTGTAAGAAGTAAATCGTTTATGTGTAGTAAATTTAAATTAGTAGAAGTAGGAATTGGTCCATATGTAGGATGGCAGTTACACGATAAGCGTGGAAGGTTCCTTTTAAAAGATGGTGTAGCTGTTCATAATACACCAGAAGGCCAAAGCGTTGGTATTGTAAAAAATCTTAGTTACATGACACATGTAACTATTTATTCCAATTCGAATTCATTGCACGAATATGTAATGCCTCATATTATTAATCTAGATGATGTAAGCTTAAAATCAATAGATTTTCATAAAAAAGTGAAGGTTTTTATAAATGGTGCATGGGTTGGTATTACAAATGATCCAGAAAACTTATATATTTCATTTAAAGAGAAAAAATACAAAGGTATAATAAATATTTACACGTCGATTATATTTGATTATAGAAACAAAGAAATTAGAGTTTGTAATGATGGGGGTCGTTTAATGCGACCTTTATTACGAGTAAAAAACAATAATATTTTAATAACAAAATCGACTATGAATAAATTAAAAAATAATGAAATAAATTGGGATAATTTATTAATAGGAGATGAAAATAATAATTCAATAATAGAATATATTGATTCAGATGAGCAGTCTTGGTCAATGATTGCTACAACTCCAAAAGATTTAATAGAACAATCCAATAAAATATATAAATATACTCACTGTGAAATACATCCTAGTACTATTTTTGGAGTACTAGCGTCATGTATACCATTTCCAGAGCATAATCAGTCACCTAGAAATTGTTATCAATGTGCCCAAGGAAAACAAGCAATGGGTGTATACGTTACTAATTATGAAAACCGTATGGATAAAACAGCTTATGTGTTAAATTATCCAACAAGACCTTTGGTAGACACACGTGTAATGAATTTAATTCAGTTAAATAAAATCCCTTCTGGAACAAATGTAATTGTTGCAATTATGACACACACAGGTTACAATCAAGAAGATTCGTTATTATTTAATAAAGGTTCAATAGACAGGGGTTTGTTTACAACAACTATTTACCATACCGAAAAAGATGAAGATAAACAGAAGATAAATGGAGATGAAGAAATAAGATGTAAGCCAGATCCAACAAAAACAAAAGGAATGAAATTTGCCAACTATAACAAAGTAAACAGTAAAGGTGTTATTCCTGAAAATACTTTGGTTGAAAATCGTGATATTATTATTGCCAAAGTTGTACCTATTAAAGAAAACAGAAATGATCATACGAAAGTAATTAAATTTGAAGATCAAAGTCGAATTCATAGGACTGTAGAAGAAACCTATATTGATAAAAATTATATTGACAGAAATGGAGAAGGTTATAATTTTGCAAAAGTAAGATTAAGAACTCTTCGCAAACCAGTAATTGGAGATAAATTTTCATCGCGTCATGGACAAAAAGGTACCATTGGTAATATCATTCCTGAATCGGATATGCCTTTTACTAAAAATGGAGTTAAACCAGATATAATTATAAATCCTCATGCTATACCATCTCGTATGACCATTGGACAGTTAAAAGAAACAGTTTTAGGTAAAGTATTAGTAGAATTAGGTTTATTTGGCGATGGTACATCCTTTGGTCAATTTAATGTAACAGATATATGTGATGAATTAATAAAATTAGGATATGAATCACATGGCAATGAATTATTACATAATGGCTTAACTGGTGAACAAGTCGAATGCAGTGTTTTTATGGGACCTGTGTTTTACCAACGTTTAAAACACATGGTAAACGATAAGACACATAGTCGTTCAATAGGTCCAATGGTAAATTTGACGAGACAACCAGCAGAAGGTAGAAGCAGAGATGGTGGTTTGAGATTTGGTGAAATGGAAAAAGATGCGATGGTTTCACATGGTGCTGCTCGTTTTACACGTGGTAGAATGTATGATGCTTCTGATAAATATTCTGTACATAGTTGTAAAAAATGTGGTTTGATTGCAGCCTATAATGATGAAATGCGAATTCATCATTGTAGAGTTTGTGATAATAGAACTGATTTTGCATATTTGGAAATACCTTATGCTTGTAAGTTGCTGTTCCAAGAACTGAATACTATGAATATTGCACCACGATTTATTACTGATTGACCTTACAACTTTTAGAAAAAGTTGTGCAAAAATCAACCTTACAACTTTTAGAAAAAGTTGTGCAAAATCCACCTTTCAACATTTAAAAACGGTGAAAAAAATATTTAGATATATTAGATATACTTAGATATAATTATAAAAATGAACAAATCAAAAAAAAATTACAAAAACACAATTAAAAGAATACGTAAAGAAATAAAAAATAAATCAAGAAAATTTATCAAAAAATTAAATGAAACAACCAAAAATAAGTCAAATTTTAAAAAATGCGAAAATTTTTGTAAAAAGGATTACATGATAGAAATGAATAAAGTATATAAAAAAAGTTCCGAAAAATATAATATTCCATATGAATTACCTACAAAACAAGACAATGAATTATTCTATAATTCTTGTAAAAAAACATTTTGCAACGAAAAATGTGAAGGTTATGATTTTTTTGGTGATAAAAAAAAACAAATAGAATATAAAAAAAAAATAAAAAATGGTTTTCAAGATACATATTCTAGAACTAAAATTGAAATGTTAAAAAAAAGAGGAGCTCTATCTGGTTGCGTTGATATACCTGAGTATAATATTTTTCATAAATAAAAATAAGCGTTTTACATGTGCAAATGTTTAAAAAAAGTTGCTTTGGTTGAAAAGTTGACTTTCATAAAATATCTTATAATTATTTTTGTAATGATTTGAAAACATGTCATAAACAATACTGAATTTTCCATGCATTCCTTCGTAGCTAGTTTTATCTATATTATCTACAATTGCCTTATCTTGTTTCAATGTAGTAAACATCGTATTATATGTTACCTTGTCTCCAATATAATTTGCAATACTTTCAAAAAGATGCAACGGATAAATAGTATTTTTTTCATGATAGTAGCTCCAGTAATTACGGTATGCTTTTACAAATAACTTTGTTTTAAACTTTGAAATAGGTAATGCATGAGTAATAATAGTTGAAGACATACTTCCAAATTTAACACGTGCAACGGTTGTATGAGGCAAAACATATTCATTTTCAACGGTAATATTATCAAACTTATATATTTTATTGACTAACGAGTTCTCTCCAGCAACATATTCATAAACAATTTTATAATGATATTCTTGGTCTTTCATTTTAAGAACTTTAGAATTATGCAAAGGGTTTGGACTTTTTCTATTGCCAAAAGTATGTACAAAACCAATATGACAAATATCTAAACTATTAACACTTACAAATTTTGCATAATGTTCAAAATCTTCGGAAAGAAATACTACTCTTTGATTTTTATCGTAAAATTCAGGTTCAACAAAAATACAGTTTTCGTCAATTTGTGATTTCATTTCTTCACTATTAAAAGGAACCGTATTCAAATAAACCATATCACCCTTTTCAACAACTTTAAAACAATCTATATTGTGTGATTGTGATTCAACGTGTGGTAATTTTGGAATTTGAACCAATTCACCATTCGAACCATCAAAAATATAACCATGATATGGACAAGATATAGTATTTTTACACACAGTTCCTAACATAAAAGAAGAGCCTTGATGACTACACACATCACGCATTCCATAATACATGTTATTATCTTTCCAAACAACATAATTTTTATCTCTAATCGTGACTTGTGTTGGATTTTTACTAAAGTCACTATTGAAACCAATTGGATACCATGTTAGTTGTCCTTTGTCATTTGGATGGTCCAGTCTAGGAAATTCACCAAAATAATAAAATTCACGCTTTGTTTCATTTATCATTTTATGTTCTACTACTTCATTTTTGAGTGTATCTTGTAATTTATATTGTACTATTTTTTTATTAAATTTATTATTTTGTAAAAAACAAAAATTTTTCTTTATTAATAACATTAAAAAAAAACTTATTTTAAAAAAACTATACATGGTATGTTATTGTATATAGTAACACAACATTAAGTTTATATTATTATTTTAAATATTAATTTAAAACTAACACTCATATTATATAAATAATACGAAATAATGTTATTTAAGGTTATCACCGTTGTCCTACTTGTAAATAGTGCAAATAGTTTTCAATTTGCACTGAATAGAAATACAATGAAAAGAAAACAACAAAATAAAATGAATATGATAGTAAACGACAAGGAATATTTGCAAGATTTGGACTTATTGCAAAAATATAAATTTTATTTTCCAAAAGAAAATTACAATGATGTAATACAAGACTTGTTAAACAATAAAATATCAAAAATTTACATAGATAATAAATACAATCAAATGGTAAGTGTAGACAATTTACCAGCAAATGATATATTATACAATCATTATCATTTAACTGATGTTAACCCAATCGTCATACCTAATTTAGTTGAAAAATCCAGTGACTTACACATACCATTACATTTTGTAAGTTTTATACCGCAGAATATAGTAAATATTCAAAACTTAGCAAGTGAATTTTTTACACTCGCATCAACTGCATTACCAGTATTTTTTTTATTATCTTTTTTAGCATCTTTGGCTAGGTTTAACTCTTTTCAAGGCGGAAGAATGCCAGGAAATCGGATGAGTCAAGGGAGCCCCAACGGTCGAGGTCCTATGACACCCTTTAATTTTCCCTCTTTTCAAAAGGAAGATAATAAATTTGTTAAACCAAATGTCTCTCTTTCTAGTTGGGCAGGAAGTCCAGAAGTTATTGAAGAATGTAAGGAAGTTATTTCTTATATTGAAAACAAGGAGTTATATAAAGAAATTGGTGCTGACATGCCTAAAGGAATACTTCTCGAAGGACCTCCAGGAACTGGTAAAACATTATTGGCAAAAGCAATTGCAACTGAAACGAATTCAACTTTTATCTCTATGTCTGGTTCAGAGTTCGTCGAATTATTTGTCGGTATGGGAGCTTCGCGTGTTAGAGAATTATTTGATAATGCTCGTACAAACAAGCCGTCTATTATATTTATTGATGAAATTGATGCGGTTGGTAGACAACGTGGAGCTGGAATAAATATGGCAAACGACGAACGTGAACAAACACTGAACCAACTACTTTATGAAATGGACGGATTTAATAACAATGACGATATTGTAGTTATGGCAGCTACAAATCGGAGAGATGTATTAGATCAAGCTTTATTAAGACCTGGACGTTTTGATAGAATTATTCGAATTCCAGTTCCAGATAAGACATCAAGAGAGAAGATCTTGGAATATTACATCAACGATAAAAAAACCGATAAACCATTTGACATAGAAGCAATAGCAGAGCTTACCGAAGGATTTTCAGGAGCTCAACTAAAAAATCTAATCAATGAAGCCGCTATTTTATCAGCCAGAAACAATGAAACAGTAGTTCAAGAAAAATACATATTTGCGTCATTTGAAAAGTTAATCGTTGGTTTAATAAGAAATAACGCAAATGTACCTGATGTAACAAAAACTCGAGTAGCAATACACGAAAGCGGTCATGCAATATTATCTATATTATTTAATAATTATTTTGACTTTCAAAAAGCATCTATCCAACCAACATATAATGGAGCAGGTGGTTATACTATTTTCAGTGAAAAACCTGAAATTAGAGAAGGTGGCTTGTATACGAAAGATATTTTAAAAAAACGTTTAATTATTACTTTAGGAGGAAAAGCAGCAGAAAGTATATTTTATGGAGATGAAAATGTATCCTTAGGAGCTAATGAAGATTTAAATCAAGCAAATAAATTAGCGCGAAGAATGATTGGCAATTTTGGAATGGGTAATAAATTAGAGGTGTTTTACAATGATAACATAGGTGATGAGTCTAATCCATTTTTAGGAAGAAGTTTAGGAGTAGGAGATAAATATTCTCAATACACAAAACTTATTATGGATAAAGAAACATTACAACTAGTCAATGAAGCATATAAAGAAGCAAAATATATATTGAATAATTATTATGACAAACTGGTTGCGTTTTCAGAACTGTTGAAAAACAACACAATTGTTATGAAACAAGATATTGTTCAATTAAATATACTGTAAATTTCGCAAAATTTATTTAATTTATAAAGTTATTTTATAGATTAAACTACACATATATATATGACTATGACTATAACTATGATTATTTTTAAAGATATATCAAATTTTAATAACATAAATGATTACTTACCAATATTAAATGGTACACTAAACACAGTTTTATTAATAATGTTTTTAGTTTTACACAAATATATTAGATCATTTTATTTGGAAAAATGGTACAAAACTTTCCATTTGAGTTCTATCATTGAAAATGTAACGACTTTAATGTGTATTATTATAGTAACAAGATATATTTATAATAATATTTCATATGAATGGAATGTATTTTGCTTTACATTATTAGCAGTTATAATAATGATTATTTATGACATAATATTTTATTTAGTATTTAGTTATATACCAAAAGGATACAGTAACATAGTAGACTTTTTCAAAAAATATAAAAGTGAACTTACCTATAAAAATATTAGTATAAATTCTATTATGATTATCATAACGTGTTTATTATCTTCCTATTTTTCTACTTTAGACAATAATATGAATATTATAACTCTTATTTCTACTTTGTTTTTTATACCTTACTTGCTGTATATAGACTAAAAGTGTTAAAACCTATTTTTTACCAGTTAATTTTCTTATTTGACTTATAATAAAAGTTGTCAATGCAAATAAAATACCGCCCCATAATGTATCAATAATAACAGTTAAAAATGACCATTTTGTAAATAATGAATAGCTCGTAGTTTCATAAACACCATAAATTAAAATTCCTAGAACAAAAGCATCAAACACACTTCTTTTAGGTTGAATAATAAAATAATTCAATGCAAATACTAATAAAATATAACATAACACTGCTCCAAACATATTAATTTTCATAGGAGATTTTTGTATCATTTCGATTTGATTTTTAAAATAATTTTTAATTAAATTAAGATATACAAAATCAATAACAACAAAAAGTATCGCACTTAATAATGTTAAAAAATTAAACATAGATTGTTATAATAATATTATAAAAAATAATATTATTAAATTTAGTAAATTTTTAACATTTTTATAGTATCCTAATATATATATATATAAATGTCTACAAGTATAGGTTATACAAATAGTATCAGTGGAAGTTTTCCTAAATTTTATGCTATAAGTGGCAATGTTAAAGGTAAAGCTTTAGGTGGAGGATTTCAAGGTTATATGCCACAACAAGTACAAACAACAGAAAAAGGAAGTTTTGGTAGTAATGTTTTTGAAAATTTGCGTTATACACTTAGAAACGCATGGAACACCACATACAAAGCTGAATTAATTGCAGCTAAAAAGAAACAAATTATTACTCCATTTCGTGCTGTAAATAATGCTGGAGATTTATTAAGTCGCGATAATTATTCTTGTGGAGGTACTTGCCAAACGTTTCAAAGTAGACCTAACTTAAAAGGGTTAAGACAACATTTTGGTTCAATATCTAAATCATGTACTCCAAGCGCTCTATACACTGGAAATCAAATAGCTCCTGGTGTTCCTGCAGCTGCTTGCAATGTAAAATTTGTATATGATAGTTCAGACTATACTACTTATTTAAAACAACGTGCAATGGTTAGAAATTATAATGATAAATCATTTGCTGGAAATGAATCTAATGGAAGTCAAAGTGCTTATAGAGCTATTAGAAGATATTAAAAAGTTACTAGATTTACTTGAATAAAATAAATCGATAAAGTATGAAACAAAAAACTGAATTTAATAACTGGTCAATTAGTTACTTAAGCAATATTTATCAATGTAGTAAATGTAAAAAACGAAATACAATTATAAAAAAATATGCAAAAAACACAAAAAACCAAAGTGAAAAACAATTTCAAAGTTGTTTATATTGTGGAAATCCAAATTATGTATATAACTGAATTATTATAATATATAATATATTATTATAATAAATGACAACTCCATATAGTGTTACAACGTCAATAGGTTCTGTATCTTATAATAACTATGTGAACGCGCCTATTGTTGGACCCCTAAGTACAAATCAGTATCCAAGTGCACAACCTTATCATAGTTATGGAACTTTAACAGGGAAAAGACCAACTCCACCTTTTTTCTATTCTCAACAAGAACCAGTCTATTCAGAAATGATTTCTAACCCAAGACAAGAATATTTAAGAGTAGCCACAAAAACTCAAGATATTACAAATGTCAACATAAGAAAAGGATTGGATAAATATATACAGCAAGGTGTTTTAGAAGCAGGATTGCAAAATACAGGTCTATTAAACCCATCTACACCAAGTATGAAATATTCTGCATCAACAGGAAGAAGATTTTCCGTATCAACTCATACCAATTACATTCAACCAATTCCATCTTCTATGTATGTAAATATACTAAAAAGAACAGCTGTAGGAAAGTCAGGTTTTAAGGTAGGGCTACCTTTAGATGCACCTATATCAACAAAAAGTTATTATCCAAGTGGTGTAAGAACAACAATCCGTCGTGTTCGTTCGGGTGGTTGTACTGCTCCTGCAAAAAAAGGTTCAATTTATAACTACAGTTTAAAAAATGGTGCAGTTTGTGCATGGGGGTCTCTTCCGCGACAAAATTATTAATAAAATATTTCTATTATTTAAAAAATGTTAAATTAATTTAGCAATAAAAAAAAAATAATATTTGTATAACTTATAATACAATGTCATATAATAGTGGTTATTCAAGAGGATTTTATAGACCATACTTACAACAAATGCCTGGTTTAGGTTCTTACAATAGAGATGGACAAGCAGTTATTTTAGGAGGTCCACGTGCAGGCGCGGGTTCTGCTGTAAGAATTTACAATTATTTAAATAATACAAATAAACTTTATGCTGCAGAAGCTAAAATTAAAGATTTTTTTAAAGCTAGACAATATCAACTTTCAAATACTTATAGAAATTATTTAATAAGTTTTTATTAATTTTTTATAAAAAAATATTTATATGTTTTTATATAAAAATAACTTATTATTATGGGACCTTATTTAGTAGAATTTTTGGGAACAATGTTCCTTGTCTTTGTTATTTTCGCAACAGGTAACTGGTTAGCTATTGGATTTGGTTTAGCAATTCCTGTTTTACTAGGTGGAGCTATTTCAGGTGGAGCTTTTAATCCTGCTGTTGCAATTTCTTTATATGCTTCTGGAAAATTAGATAAATCAAAATTATTACCTTACATTATCGTTGAAATATTAGGTGGTTTAGCGGGATTTTATGCCTCTAAAAAATTTGTTAACAACAATCAAGAATAATTTTGAAAGATTATTATTCAACAACTATAATAATTTCTTATTTATATATATATAAGTATGCCAAAAAGATATCATAAACGTCATTCAAAAGGTGGAGGTTTTTTTGACTCTATTAAACAAAGTTTTAATAATTTAAGTAACTCAGTACAAAATAGTGCGTCTAGTATGTTGAATAAAACTAAAAAAACAACTACTTCCTATCAACCATCGACATATCAACCTTCAGAAACTTCTTATGATAGTTCATATCAACCTCCTGCATCTTCTTACAATAGTTCATATCAACCTTCGATGACATCTTATGGAGGTAGAAGGAGAACGCGAAGAAGAATGAGAGGTGGATACAAACCAAGTCATTCAATAAATAATATAGCTGCTACTGCAGCTCCTGTTCATGGTTTAGAAACAGCTAGGGCACACAATTGGGTAGGAGGTAGAAGAAGAAGAAAACGAAGAACCAGAACTAGACGTTATTAAATTTATACGTGTATTTTATCTACCATTATTTTTTTCCATTATTCCATATAAAATATAAATAGCTAATGCTGATAATCCTAAAAAATATAATTGACCTGCAGTATCTTGTGGCAAAATAAATTGATCATTTTGTTTATTTTGTAGTTTATTATTGTTTAACGTTTGAAAAGCTTGTTGACATGTTTTATTTGTAATTGGATTTGTTCCATTTTGAAAATTACATGGGTTCATATTTTGTATATCTACTACTGTTACATATTGAGTTTCGGTAGAAATATTATTATTATTATCAATTGTTTGCATGGTTAATTGTTGACAAGGAGGGTTTGTACCAGCTAAAAATGATTGCATAATTGCATATGGATTTAAAACTTCTAAGTCGGTCATTGCTCCAGGTATAAGTCCACGAAAGTCAGTAAAATTTACACCTAAACCACTAGAAACAAAAGGAATACTACCATTAGGGACATTATCTACATAAATATATCTATCTACTTTTTGATTTGTTGCACTATCTAAACATTGTGCACCAGTTTGTAAAAAAAATTTATTTCCTAGTGGTTGTCCTGTACTTGATGCAGGACTGGTACCTTCTACCAAAACAGTTACATAATCAATAAGACCACTAATGTCATTACTTAAAGCAGATAATGTACCATCATTTGACATACCAAGTTGACTTGGATTTTTAATATTTTGATAATATGGATAAGTAGGACCTAATAATTCATTTTGTACTCCTTGTGCATCACTTAATACTTGCTGAAATAAATTATTACTAGAACTTGTTGTTGTACTTGACATTTGTATAAATTATTATTATTAATTTATATAAATATTATAATTATATCAACCTTTTCAAAAGGTTGAAAAAGTTGCTAATCCATTTTATCAACCTTTTCAAAAGGTTGAAAAAGTTGTTAGTCCATTTTATCAACCTTTTCAAAAGGTTGAACCAAATTTACAATTTCTATTTCCCAAAAGTTGCTAAGTAGTATTAGTACCAGTTATTTGTGGTGGAGAACTTGGTAAATTAGTTTGTACATATTGTTCTTGTTGTTCAATTAAATTAGCAACATTTGTTGTTAAAGTTGCTACATTTCCACTAATATCTTGAACCTCATCATTTAATTTTAGTATATCATCCATTTGTTTTTTTAATACTTGTATATTACCAGCATTTTGCTGTGCTAGTATTAATACATTACTTGGATTACTCAAATCATATGGTTTATAACTTCCACTTTCCATACCTTCAATGTTATTTATTTTTGAATTTATATATGCTAAAAATATTTGATAAAATATTAATATAATAAAAAAAATAATTAATATATAGAGTAACATTATTGTAATGTTATAATATATTATTATATAGATATAATAATAATAATAATATTATTAAACCTTTTTTTTTTCTTCTTTAATATATAAATATAATGACAGAACTTATAAATAGAAGTAGTTTAAATACTGTATTTAATTCATTAGGAACATCTTTTTATCCAGTTGGTATGGGAAGACCAGGTAACTTGAGAAATCAAGGCGGTTATAAAACATGGAAAGGAAGAAATGTTAATAGCAATCCTACAGGAATTGCACATGGTCACATTAGACCTTTAACAAACTTAGATCCAGGTAATGTTTTTTATTCGCCATTTGGTGCAGCCAGACCTTTAAAACACTATAGAAAGGGTAGAGTAATACCGAATATTGATATTATTACACTTGATAAATCAAAAGATGGAAAATTTATTTATAAAAACAAAAAATATTTGGCTGAAACAGAGGTTGCTTTAATACAATATAATTTAAACCGTAATGTAAAATCAAGTAAGGGTACATCACTTGGCGGAGGTTTCGGTGGTAGTGGGTTGTTAAATGAAATGCAAGATAAACCTGGAAGTTATTTAGTCAAACAAAATCCTCCTGATGAAAATAATGAAACTTTACAAATACAAAAAGATTGTGCTACATGTCAAGGTGTTGGAATTGTAGACACTTATTATCCTAATAAATTTTATTTGACTGAAAACCCTGAAGAAAATACTCAGAATAAAGTTTTGTGTTGTAATCAAGAAAAATTTGCTCTAAATCGTGTTATTTATGCAAATACAAATTTAAAAAAAAATTATTACACAACACATGCACAATATTTGCAAAATAGATGTAAAACGTTTACGCAACGATCATTTAATTTTCAAACTTATAATCCTTTAAATATTGCTGAAATTGAATATTCACAAAATCCTGCTATTACTGCTGCACTATTGAAAACAGCAAAACCAGGTGATCCACTATCAATAACAAATACATATTTTGCGAACTGTCAACCAAATGCAGAAATAGAAATCGCATCCGAAATAAATTTAATAAATATTTTACTTGATTTATTAAAATATAGAAACTTACTTACACAAGAAGAATATAATGATTTTAAAAATAAGAGTGTATATAAATTTAAAACTCTATATGAATATTTACAAAAATTACCGAAAGAAACGAAGGATGCTGCAGTGGCTCTTTTTATTGACTATGTAAACAATCCATACATAGGTGTACCATTATCAGGTCCAAGCAATCCTATTGGTTGCAAATTAGTTGTTTATAAACCTAGTAATCCCCAATTTGCTACACAAGGTGCTGTTGAATCAAGTACTCGTACTCTCAAATTAAATGTTACAACTATTGAGAAAAATGCGGCTTCTTACTACACAAATCCAGCTGGAAAATATATTAATAAATCAAATGTTTCTGATTTAGTTTTTACCAATGTTCCTTTCTTATATAAAAATAAACCAGCTCCTCAATGTGAAAGTCCACCACTTAATTTTCATCCTACAACTTATCAAAATAAGAAAGCATGTCGTTATGTTAGAAAGCCCGAATACTTTACACCTGTTTCACAAGCTAGTCCTTATCGATATAACTATTATGATAATTATCCTTTTTATAAATCTCCATTTTCACGTTTAACAAATCATTACAGACAAACTCCAAATAGTAATACACTTTTATAAATATACAACTACTATATATTTTCAATACATAGTGGTAAAAAGATATTAATTTTATCTGAAAATTTATTACAGGGAATTTTGTATTTTTCGCACCAATTTACAGATTTTTGAATACTATTTTTTTTAAAAATTTCTATTTTTTCCTGTTTATTATTACTTTTTAATAAGTTAATAATTTGATTAAATAACTCTAATTGTTGTTGACCAATAATTATATTGATATCATCCATTTTATTTAAAAAATAATAAGGTAAATTAAAATCTATAATAGAATGAATATTTAATTCATATTTTTCATTACTATTTATTTCATTATAAAATTTTATAAAATTATTTATAGATGTAATATAATTATTTTTAATTTCAAAATCATTTTGATTTAACTTAAATTTTTGTAAAACAACATATTTATCAAAATTAAGTATATTCGATGTATTTGGTTTAGTAATTATTGTTTTTTCAAATAAAGATGATAATATGTATATAACTTCAATAATAGGTTTATAGAAAATATTGTTAATTTTAATTATTACATTACTATTTTCTTTTAAATTATTGACAGTTATTAAAATAAACTCAAGTAATAACATAACATAATGGTTAATATTGACATAATTTTTAGTTTCATAAATTATAAAATTAAATTTATTATTTTCTATATAATTATATAATTTTGAACTATAATCATGGAAACAAAAAAATTTATCATTAATATAATTCTCTCTTAACATTTCTAAACACTCTAATGAATCTTCATAATTAGTACCAACTATTAATGAATTCATAACTTCAAAATTGTATATTTCTAAGATATTTGTGTTTTGAAATATTTCAAATAACTCATAAAACATCATACTTTTTGTTTTCAATTTACTCACAGAATAACTGGATCCTGGTACTGTAGAAAAAATATAATCATACGGATTAATAATTTCATTGAAATTTTCAAAACTATTATTTAAATTTAATAAATCAATTTCATTTTTTAACTCAATATAATATTGTATTAAAGTTTGAGAAATATATTGTTCTTTTATTTCACTATAATCATAATGTATTTTAAGTTGTAATTTACTATTTATTTTTGGTAAAATATAATAATTATTCATAGATTTATTATATATTATAATTAAATGTTTAAGTGATTTAACTATTCATTTTCATCTTCTATAATTAATAACTTTTTTTTATTATCTAAAGTAGATCTTTTCTTATTAACAGTTTTTTTTTCTGCTTTTGTATCTGTTTGATAGTTTTCATCAATAGCTTCTGTTGCAGGAGTAAGAACTATCTTCTTTTGTAAATTTCGAACTTTCATTTTTTTCTTAGTTAATTGTTCAAATTCTTTTGAAACAGTTACTGCTTCTTGTGTTTCCTTATTATTATTTTCCATTTCTGAATAATTATAATCACCAAACTCCATTTGTACTTTATCTGTATTTACATTTCTTATTTTTTTATAAACGAAATATCTGTTTAAAAATGATATCTTTTTTTCGTATTCAGTCATATTAATTGCTTCGCCATAATCCTTTGCTTTATTTTTATTTTTCTTGACTTCTTCTAACATATTCATATACAATTCACTAAACAAGCTGCTACCTTCAGGTAGACCCTTTTCTTGTGCTTCTTCTCTATCAATTAATTTAAAACCATAATTATCAAACACTCTATCTAAATAATCAAAATTTACCAAATATTCGGAAATTAACTGATTTATTGAATCTTGATAAACATCAATTCTATATCCAATACAGCTTGAATTATCGTCAAAAGTGGTTGAACTATAACCTTTAATAATTTCCCAAACTTTTTTACCTTTTTCTACAATTTGTATAGTGTCACCCATATTTTTTTTTCGTAATAAATTGAAAACTTCTTTACCATCATAACATGTTCCAATAAAGTAACCGTTTAGTTTGGTACATTCTGAAATATTTTTCATAAAACCTTGTAATGTGTTTGGATTTTCTAAAAAGTAGTGTATAGCAAATTGACATGACGAAATATCAAAACCGTCTTCACCTTTTCCATAATGTTTTGCAACACCTTTTCCTAAAATATCAACTTCTTTTGGACCATTACCAAATATAGCTTTAGTTATTTGAATAGACTTGTCACTTAACATAGCACTTCCTGACTTAATATTGAAAGAACTATCACCATTTACAAATAACGCATAAGGCATATGTTTATTTGTTTTTTTTGAATTCAAATATCGAACACAAGCTCCATCTAACCTATCTTCTATATTATTTTTTGATTTGTCAATACCAAATACAAAAGATAAACGCACACTTATCCATTTTGGCAAGTCACCTGCTTTTCCACATGCATAATCAATTAAAGTATTACCTTGCTTTGAAACTGATTTTATTAATAATTTTTTCACATACAAATTATGAAAATTTTTCATGGCTTCTGTGTATGTTTTACCTGCGGGTTTGTTGTAATAAATATCTTCATCTACAGTTATATCAGGAATTCCTTGTCCTGTAGAAATCATTTCTTCTGTAATCGGATTGTTTATAGATTTCCAATTACTATTTGCTACATGATAAGCATTTCCAAAATTTTTCATACCTTGCAAAAATTCACTCGTTTTATCATATCGAACTCTTTTTGGTACCCATCTCCATTGTTTTTCTCTTGTTAAATCATAACTAAATTCCACAATCATATTATCTCCAAAGACCTCATTTTCTTCTGTGAACATTTGTTTAACGCCATTATCATCTAGTTTCAACATTATGTTGCAAAGTCCAGCCTCTGGATCAAAAGGCTCTGTCGGGTAAAATTGCAATGGTTTCGCATCATTTACATATTTATCTTCATAATTTACATCTTTAAACTCAGGTAATTTATCATCAATAATATCTTGACATGGATTTAAATAAATAACACCATGTCTTTTTTCACTATACGTACAACTTAGTTGAATAGTTTTATATTCACTTAGTTGATTACTTAATTTCGAATTAAGCCCTTCTTCAAATATTGTTTTTACAACATCTTCGCCACCAGGTTGTTTCACTGTTACAACGAAGAAATCAATTGTATTATCTTGAGCAGGTTTCCATTTAAACGAATAATCCCAAGTAATTTTTGATAGAGGACCAGTTTCACCTTCTTTATTCGATCCAACACCATAATATGCATGTGTAAATATAAGACCATCTGTATTATATTCAAATCTATTTTCTTTAATTTTACTCAATATATAATTACATGCATTAAATATATTTCCTTTTGTAATACTTTCAGGATAAAATTTTTTGCTTTTAATATGCAAAGGTGATAATATCTTCTTTAGTTCTGAACTATTCTTGTTTGTTTCCATATTTATATTTACATCCATAACTGACATTGGTTTCAATAAGTGAATAGTATTTTTTAACAACATATACCTAGATTGATATAAGTCACTATTTGCATTTTTATTATGTAAGTTACTCTTTTTACGTTGTTGAGTTTCGCGTTCATTGTCTCCGTCACCACTATTTTCTTCTTTAATCATAAATGGTAACATTCTAACATCCACTTTATTCAAATAATAAATATCAAAACAAGCATACAAATTAATAAATTTACCAAATTTATCATTTGCTATTAACTCACCATCCAATAAAGTATTAAAAACATCTTTTTCTATTGTTTTTGCACCTGTAAAGATAACTTGCATATTTGTATTTATTAAATATATTTTACCTTTACTACAAATAAATAACAAATTACGTTCACCGTCCGCCTTGTCAGTTACTACAAAATCTTTTCTTATATTAGGTACATTTGAATTTACATCTACTTCAGCAATATTAGACGTTTGTAGTGTAAATGAAGAAGGACCAATAAAATCACTAGGATATATTCTTTTTTCAGGATTATAATTTTCTTTATATAAAATTTTCATGTATTCACTAATTACTTCTTTTTGTTCAGAATAAGAAACTGGAAAATTAGTATGCTGAAGACCACTTAAAACAAATTTAATTACTTTACGTAACGCTTCCAAAATCTTTTCATACGAATCAAATTTAGTGTAAGGACCGATTTTGTCGTTATCTACCTCTAATTCTATTTCTATTTTTTCAGGACTAGTAAATACACCAGATTCTTCGATAGTGTATGTTTTTTTATAAAAATCACCATTAAACTTTGTAATACTAATATCTACATTGATAGGATAATCAGGATGACTAAAAGTTACACGGTTTAGATACCGAAATATTTTTTTACTTTTATCCCAGTTTTGAATAATAAAATTTTTGGATGACATGTTTATATTTTCTTCTATTTGATAAGAAACTCTAAAATTAAAATCATCAAAATTTACTGGAAATATTTTTTTATTATCAATATACAAATTATTTTTATTTATAAATGTTACAGCATTAGCATGATTATTATAGATATTTTTTAAGTCATTTGTTTTACAATACTTTTGTATTACAAATAAATCATTAATTGTAATGCGTGTATTTGAAAGTTTGAATTTTCCTGTATTTTTATCAAGATATTCACATTGAATTTTTAAACTAGACATACCAACTTCATTTAAACTAGTAAACCCTAATGACTTTAGTTTTTTAATAACACTATCATAATCATTTTTATTTAATGGTTTAATACCTCTTGTACCAAAACGTACTTCTAATTCATGATTTTTATTTGTATGACTGTATGGGCTTGATTGATAATATAACTTTATCAAATTGGCAAAGTCTTTTTGTAAATTTTTCTGTGACTGTTTCAAATCAGTCAAATCTACTTTTTGTATACCCATTTTATCATTATTATCTTTTTCATTATCATTTTCGTTACCATTTTGAATACCAAATTCTATTTCAACATCAATATCTTCTTTTAATAATTCTTCAGGTGCCTCTCTTTCTTCACTTTTAGGAGGACTAAAATCAGGAGTTGTAGGTCCAATTATATTTTCTTCTATTAAAGGTTTTTCTTTTGTTACTATATTTTTTTTTGCATATTGCTTTAATAATCCTATTTTTTCTCTTATTTTTAAAGTATCCAATTTATCTTTTTCCTTTTGTGGCAAATTATTATAAACTTCCTTAAGATTTTCATCATCAATGTCTTTTAAAAGTGTATTTAAAAGTTTTGTTTTCTTGTTTTTATCAATATTTAAATTTTGAATAGCGTCAATTTCATTTTTAGTTTTTAAATCCAGTCCATTATAAATATTATTTAATTCATCACTTCCAAAATCACCAAATTTTATTTGTTGGTTATCATTCATTATGTTATAATATATAATTAGACTTATTTTTAAATTATTGTTCAATTTTTTTAAAAATATTTAATTATTGATTCATATAATTCTTGTTTACTCTTATTTTTTGTTTTACCATCATTTAATGGTTCAATTTCTAATTTCTTACAAATATCAATTAAGTCTTGCGTCTTGTAAGCTGAAATAGCCTTTATTGGTTTTGCAATATTATCAACTTTATAATATTTATTTCTTAAATCATCTAGATTGTCTTTATTCATTTCCTCAAAACCATACTTATCTTTATCTTTTAAATATTTAATGACATATATTTTATTAGAATCATTCATACTCAACTCATAATAAGTTTTATTTTTAATAAAAAAAATATTAAGCGAACCAAGAACACATAATGTAAAAAACGTGTTAGTATCAATTTTACTTTCATTGACAAGCCTATTTTCAATGTTGGTCATACTATCAAATTTGTATTGCTTGATCAGTTGTTTCTCTTTTCTTAAACGTTCTACATAATCAATTTTAAATTTTTTTTCTACAATTAAATTTCTATTTAACAACTGAGAGTAATTTGTTAAACCATTTTTAATAATATACAAACACCAAAACAAAGTATCATTATCTTTGGGTATAAACAATGTTTGGCTACCATTCGAAGCTGTTATTTTTTCATTTTCTTGTTTTGTTTTTTTACTATTATAACTTTCATATATTTTATTTTCTAAACATTTGCATATGTTTGTGTTATTAAACATGTAATCTTGAACATGTTTAACTAATTCTTGATATATATCATCTTCTTTAACAAAAGCCATTGTGGTTTAATTATGTGTTTATTATTCTATTTTGTATTATTATCTTTATTATCTTTTGAAAAATATATATTTTTAAAGATCTCTTTTTGTTTTTCATATTCATTCAATGTGTTTTCTTGCTTTTTTACATAGTCAATATAATATTTCAAAATATCTACTGTTTCTTTATCTAGTTCTGATAAATTTATATGAACACCATATTTATTCTCATTTAACATTACAGTTTTACGATTATGCAACAGTCGTAATATTTCAACTTGATGAAATTTGTTCATATTTTCAATTGTTTCTCTAATATAATTTAATTCACTAACAGAAAAATTATTAATATCATTTGTAGTCATTATTATTTCAGTACAGCTCATATTTTATTTATAAATTATTTTATAAAATTGTATTTAATATATTTAACTTTTTATAAATTAATCCTCAATTACCAGTTTTGGTTTATATTGGTTCATTAATTCACCTATAATCGATATGTATTTGTCATTTAACTCAAAACGTTGACCTATTACTTTTATATTTATTTTATCACCTACTTTAACTTCATTAAAATAAGAATTAGAATAATGATGATCACGAGCTATAAAAACAATAATAGGACTAGGTTTTTCATCTACACTCTCTGCAGTAATACCAACCTTTGTACTTGTTTTAGCAGTACAAGCAATAATCGTTCCTTCAACAGGAAAACATAACTCACATTCAAAAACAACTTCAAAGGATACGTAATTTCCTCGTTTTATAATACCACTAGAATAAGTAATAATTTTTGTTGAATTTGGTTTTATAAATCCCTCAACAACACATTTTCCTTCAAAATTAAAAGAAATATATTCTTCTATAACTTGTTTCAAATTTTTACCTATCACTGTAATAGGTAATGTAACATTTCTAGTAATTATTGCCCTTGAATAAATGGATGATAATAGTAACTCTTTTTTTTTGTGTTTTTGTTGAATTGACTTTTTGTTCATAGTATTCATTTCCATTATTATTATTATTATTATATAATAATCTTTTAATTATTTTTCAATTTTATTTAATTTTTCTTTTTATTTCACATGAATAGTATACAATTTGTGATAAATAGCCATTTCGGGTGTAAAAAACCATTTTTTATCATTTCTTCTTACTTTATCAAAGTATCGTAATATAAATTCTTGCAAAACACATAACTCAACATGTCCTACAGCATCTTGTAGTATATTTTTGTCTTCATCTTTTACTATTTTTGTATTTTCTTTTGTATATCTCTCTTCTCCTATTATTTTATTTAAAATATCCATTGTTTTATTTTTACCAGCTTCATCGCATCTAGCACCTGTATCTCTTTTTGCCAACATATCTTTTGTTTTAAAAACTAAGTATTTGTTATTTTTTTCATAACCTAGAAATCCTACAATGGTATTGTAGTCACTCACTTTTAAATTTAAAATATCCATTACTTCTTTACTTTCAGCAATTTCTTTTTGATCTTCAGGTTCCGCTTCTATCCATTTATTATTTTTTAAAATCATTATTTTTATTTTATTCAAATTATACATTATAATCGCATTAAAATGTTTTGTTGCTATACTTTTTCTCTCAAAATATTCTTTCATCATAAAAGCTAAACTAGAGCTATTTAATTCAGTCAAAGAATAAATATAATTCATCAAGTCTAGTTTTTCGTGAAAAAGTAATAACTCTATCATATGGGATATTAAAAAATCGATCAAATAATCCCTACTTTCTGGATATTCTTTCGCTAATTTTCTCATTACAATCCCACTATGTTTATACCAGTTATCGTCACCTCTTGGAACTTTTGATCCAGCTTTTGAAAATTCCAAAGCTAAAATATAATTTTTATTTAATTCTTCAAATATATTATTTCCATTTAAATTATCATTTACTGGTTTTAATTCATCTTCAATTATCAATTTAGATACTTTATTTTTTTTTAAAGGTAATACTAAATCTTTCTTAATTTCAAAATTAATTGAATTGTGTTTGTAATCTATTGGTGTAATTCTATCATATATAGATGTGTTTTTATCTAATAATTCAATAGGTTGAAATAAATAATAGTCACCAATATTTACTAATCTTCCATTTCTACCATATTTATCCGTTATGTATTCATTATTGTCTTCAATTAACATTGTTAATGCAGCATATATTTGTACATACGGATATTTTTTGGGTATTTGGATTAAATTCATTAACATTTCTTTTTTATAAAAAAAACTTTCTTTCATCAACAGTCGTATTTTTTGAATAATTTTTTCTGAGTTTAATTTTATAAAATTATCATTATAACTTTCATTGTTTAAATGATCTTCATTTATTTCTTTTGTCGGTCTGCAAGTGTAATCACATGTAGCCATATAATCACATGCAGGAGAGAAAGGTATATCACCTATTTTAAAATTTTCCAGTACCAAACCAGTAGATAATTCTTGACTTATATTATCTTGTAAATTTGCGCTCATCATTTCTTGTGTAAAATTAGTTTGTTCATGATTGATTATACAATCTACGGCAGTTTCCTTCAATACTCTAGATACTTTTCCAATTTGAGTAGCTTTTACTTCTGCCACACGATAAACATACAAGTCAGCTGCTTCTTCTTCATTGTTTCCTAATATTGTACCATACATAAAAATCATTACATTTCTTTTTTCAAAGGGCAAGTCTTTATGACTGAAGTTACGAACAGCACGACCAATAATTTGCTCTATACGATTCATATTATACCATGGCTCTAGTATATGAACTTGACGTATAAATTTAAAGTCAATACCTTCTGACCCTGCTTTTGAAATTAAAATAACCTTAACTTTGTTTCCATCTTTATTATCTTCAGTGGTTAATCCTTTTACTTCAAAGTCATTATTTGGTGATAAACGTGGATCTCCAGTAATAAATGCATACCGTGCAGGCATAAAATCTTTTTTATCTGTTGGCTGTTTCATCGTTCTTACATCAACTACTTCAGTTTGTCTATTTTTAAATAAAGGTTTTACATTTTCACCGTATCTCGTAAATCCTAACTCTTCTAACGCTAGTGCCATAGGTATGAGCCCACCATCAATATATTGTGAATAAATCAATATAATTCCATCTGCAACTTTTATATCTCCGTCTATATTTTTCAACATAATTTTGTCTAAAATACACTTTATTTTTGAACTGTATTTACCTATTTCATTATATGAAAATATTTTTCCATAATTATCTAGTGTATTTTTTTTGTATTCAAAGTCACCTTTCACTGGAGGTGACTTTTGATCAATAAAATCCATCATTCGCTCTAGACCTTTTTTTCCTACCAAATCTTCAACCTTTTCAACCTTTGAGAAAGGTTGAGCCAAATCATCAACCTTTTCAACCTTTGAGAAAGGTTGAGCCAAATCATCAACCTTTTCAACCTTTGAGAAAGGTTGATTTTGCGCAACTTTTTCTAAAAGTTGCTGAGGATAAGAAATTATAAGCGCCTCCAAAGGTGTTTGTAGTAATGTGTATCCAAAAGATTCCATATTTTCGAAATTCGGCATTTCCCTTGTTACGCCTTTTTTGGTTGTAATTGACATAGTCTTATTTCTCAAATTTTGAATAATATATTTATAAATACAAAACTGACAACGACCACATCCACCACAATCTTCAATTTTATTTAAATAAATACTCAAAATGCGTTTTTTGTCTTCATTTTTAATTGGCTTCAAATTCATTTGATAAGAAGGATACTCAATATATGGAAACGTATTTTTTTTTGCAAATTCATTTGGATAAACTCGATACGGAAAAGTATATGGATTTTCACCTCTTACAAAAGAAACATACCCTGTGGCTTTCCTAATGAATAGTTCTTCTCCATTTTCTTTAAAACTTCCATCTTTAGTAAATACATCTCGCGTTTCAATAATACCTCGTCGATCATTCATATTCATTAGATTTAATAACCATATTATTTCTTTATAACTATTATACATTGGAGTAGCAGATAATAATAATAAGCGCATATTTTCTGCAGCTTTTACTAATAGTTCCAAATGAATAGCTACTTTTTTATTTTCATTGTCTTCTGCTTTTCTAATATTATGAACTTCGTCAATAACAATCAATCTGTTATCAAATTCATTTTTAAGTTTTCGAATTATTCTTTTATTTAACGTTATTTTTGTATCTCCCAATAATTGTATTTTATTTTTTACTTTATCATTTTGATCCATTTTTTCTTGTATTCTGGCTTCTTCTTCATAATGTATCGTTTTAATTATATAATTAGCAAATTGTCCATAACCTAAAAATATATAATAATTATTTATTAAATTTTTAATTTGATTGACTATTTTTTCTTTTGATATACCTTTCATGTTCATTGGATTTATTTCTTTTAGCAACTTGTTTCCAATACACCCCTTTATATTCCAAACACCATCTACTAATTTTAATTTTCTCTCATCAAACAATTGTAATTTAAAATTATCTTGAACATTTTCAGAAGCTACTATTATTATTCTTTTTGTTATATCCATTTGCTTCATATAGTCACGCATTTCCTCACAAACACCTATAGCACTGCAGGTTTTTCCCGTACCTAATCCGTGGTATAATAATAAACTGTTATAAGGTGTTTGTGATGACAAAAAATTTTTGACAAAAGCTTGGTGTGGAGACAGTTCAAAATCTGCCTTAGCAATTACATCTGCATATTCCTTTATATTTTTATAAATAGTACCATCGTATTTTGTATCGTTAAATTCCTTTTTTTCCGCTATTTTAATATTGAAATTAATATCATTTAAATTAGGATAAAGATAATTATTTTCTTCTTCAGGTAATGTTTGTAAACATTTTCTCTCAACTAATTCTTTTTTAAGTAAAAATTTATTACAGCTTTTGGTTAAATTATTTTCACCACAACTATTTTGATAGTCACTTTCTAAATTGATATTACAAACATCTCTATTTTCGTCTTTTGAATTTGAATTTGAACTTGTATCTTCAATAATTAATGTATGTTTTTTATTTTCAGACATATGTTAATAATACTTATATATTATGAATATAATCTAAATTCTTCTAATACACTTTTAATATTTGTTATTAATTTTTTTTTTTCTAAATTATAGGGTCGTATTGAATTAATACATTCTTCAAATGTTTTCCAATCTAAGTTACTAACTTCACTTTTTTGAAACTTGGTTAAGTCTATATTATTATTCTCAAGATATGCCATAAAATATTTATGTTTGTATGCTTTGTGATTTGTGCCTATAAACGTTTCTTCAAAAGGTAAAACATTTTCGATAATATCTACATTATCAAATGGAATACCAGTTTCTTCTTCAAATTCTCTTAAAGCACAATCTAAATCCTTTTCTTTTAAATTTTTCCTACCTTTTGGAAATTCCCATTCTGTTTCAACCCAATCTGTATTACTTTTATTTATTAAATCACTTAAAGTAACTGTACTATTATCATCAGTTAAACCATTTTTTAATAATTCAAATTTTTTTAACGAGTTGCTTACTTCATTTTTGTGATAATTATTATGATTTATTTGACTATCTCCCCACATTTCTTTCAATAAAGTTTCAAAACTACTATTTAACAATTTTTGTTTTTCATTATTAGACATTTCATTAATCATATTTTGTATCTGATAAATATTATTTTCATTGTATTTTCCTCTCATAAAATCAATAAAACCAAAACTATCTTTACGTCTAATCATCAAAAATTTTAACACATTATCAAAATAACTAAAAACAATTATTCCATAACTAATAATAGGTAACTTACATTGATTAAATTGATGTCCTGTTTTACCACAATTATTGCATGTATTTGTATTTTTGTTCATTTTATTTATAGTTTGTTTAGTATTCTATATGTTTAAAGAATTATCTTTTTATATTGTTTTATGTCAATGGCAACTCTTAATCCGAATGTTTGGGGTCCTAAATATTGGTTTTTTTTTCATACAATAACACTTAATTACCCAAATTATCCTAATAGCGTTACAAAAAAAAAATATTATGATTTTGTACAAAATATTCCGATGTTTCTTCCTGTAGAAGAAATTGCAACTTATTTTAGTAAACTGTTAAATGAATATCCAGTTCAACCCTATTTAGATAATAGAGAATCATTCATAAAATGGTTTTGGTTTATTCATAATAAAGTAAATGAAAAACTGGAAAAACCTATTATAACTTTAAATGAGTTTTATAGTAAATACTATGAACAATATAAATCGACAAGTGCAAAACTAATTCAATATTATAAAATTAAACAAAAAATTGTTTTCTTTACACTGATTGTATCATTAAGTGGATTAATTTACTATTTATATGATAAGTAAAATTATTATATGATATATATATAATACAATAGTATATTTATAATAAATGCAAATTAGTAATAATGATATAAATAACAAATTAGGAGGAAAAGTATTGGCATCTGGTGGATTTGGTTGTATTTTTACACCATCTTTAAAATGTGTAAATACATATAAAAGAGAAAAAAAAAAAGTGTCCAAGCTAATGACTTTAAAAAATGCAAAAGAAGAATATGATGAAATAGTTAATAGTAGACATAAAATAATTAAAATACCAAACTATCAAGAATATTTTTTAATTGATAACTATACACTATGCAAACCAAGTAAACTAACTAAATCAGATTTAAATAATTTTAATAAATGTAGTGCATTAAAAAAACAAAATATTACAAGAAAAAATATAAATAATTCATTGAACGAACTGCTTGCTTTGAATATGCCTTATGGTGGAATAACATTAGAAAATTTTATTTCAAATAATAAAAATTACAACAAATTGACACATGTTAATGATCATTTAATTCAATTATTAAAAAATGGAATTATACCAATGAATAAAAAAAATATATACCATAGTGATATTAAAGGTTCAAATATTTTAATCGATGAACAAGACAAAAATAAAACTATGATCGTTCGTTTAATTGACTGGAGTTTAACAACAGAATATATTCCTTTTAAAAATAGTGAATTCCCACATAATTGGAAAAATAGACCATTACAATTTAATGTTCCATTTTCAATTATTTTATTTACCGATCTATTTGTACATGAATATTCAAAGGTTTTGGAGAAAAGTAAACAACCTACTAGAGAAATTCTACAAAAGTTTATTAAAAAATATTTAATTATGTGGTTCAAAGAACGCGGTTTAGGACATTTTAAATATATAAATAGAATTATGTACATGCTTTTTTATTATGAAGTAGACTTTGAAAGTAATGTAAATATATCAACTAGTAGTCATAGTGAACAAAAAGAAGAATATACTAAAAAATACATTGAAAAAAAATATACGTTTCCTTTTATAATAAATTATTTAGTTGAAATTTTAATCCATTTTACAAAATTTAAATCAAATGGTTCATTTAATTTGCGATTTTATTTAGATAACATATTTATAAAAATAATCGATATTTGGGGTTTTATAATTTCTTATGTTCCATTATTTGAACTACTTTTTGAAAATTATCTTAATTTAACAAACAATCAAATCGTAATATTTAAAAAACTAAAAGTTATATTTTTAAAATATTTGTATGAACCAAGAATAAAACCTATTGAAATAGAAAATTTAGAATATGAATTGAAAAATATCAATAATTTTTTTTGAAATATAAATTAAAATAATTAATTGATTATAAAAATTATATCTATATATATATATATTATAATTATGCTTTCTTCAAAAGAATTTGAAAAACTTTGCACGCCAGCAAAATTATATTTTGCGCTGGCAATTTTAAGTATTTTATTGGGTCTTTTTAGTGGTTTTCACTTTATGGCAATTATAATAAAACTTATTTTTGCTGTCATTTATACTTTCATTTTAGGATGGTTATGTAAGAAAGGATGGAAGGCACTAGCATGGTTTTTAGTATTATTACCTTATGTTGTAATTTTATTGATGATGTTTGGTGTTCTGAAAATGGCAAAAAATGGTGTAAGTGTTATGAATACACGAGCAGTTATGATGTATCCAACTAATAACTCACCTTTACAGCAAGCCTTAAATGCAGAAAGTAGTTAAACTTTATAATTTACTATATAAAAAATAAAAATAAATATTTTATTTATTATATATATATATATATATATATATATATGACAACTCACAAATATAGAAAAAATATTAAAAAAATAAACACCAGAAAAAACAGAGGTGGGAAATTATATGGTACAAGTGGAAATGTTAAACTTACATTTCATAACAAAAAAGTAGATTGTGAAATTTGCGGAAGTAATGATTATACAGAAAAAACTGGCGCCTTTGGAAAATCAAAAGTTCGTTCAGGTGTAGGTCAAATGATTTTTGGTGACGCTGCAGATGTCTTAGACACAACTTCTGTAATAATATACATATGTAATAATTGCGGATTATGTAAAGTAATACGCAACAGGGAACCATTACTAATTAAAACAGAAAAAATATAAAAAAGAAAATTAATTTATTACTATATTAATAATATGCGAATTGAATTATGGATATTATTAATAACTGCATTTTTAATTTATAATGCTTATCATGATGGAAAATATACGAAAATGTTAATGTCTTATAAAAAGTATTATACAATGTTCTTTTATTGCATTTTGGGATTAGGCGTTTATTTATTATTTAAAAAGAGTCCACATCAAGGAAAAAATATGTTACAATATGCAAACAATGTAGTCAAATACATGCCTATTGATAAGTCGTCTCTCGAAATGTTTACTCCTATTTTTGATTTTACATCAAATGAAGGTGGTAATAGTGATACTGGTAATAGTTTCATGAGTTCATTTTACAACGTTGATACTAGTCAAGGAAATACGGATTTTAGGCAACAACGGATATTGCAATCTGGAAAAACAGGAAATAAACGTTCTGTAAGTGAAACAAAGAAAAAATATGTTGCTGCTAATCAGGACTGGAAATGTGGTCATTGTGACGCACAATTAGATCATACATTTGAAATTGATCATAAAATCAGATTAGAATATGGTGGCGGAAATGATGTACAAAACTTGATAGCATTATGTAGAAATTGTCATGGAAAGAAAACAGCCAGTGAAAATATGTAAATACACAAATATGGAAAAATATTGAAATGTTTTGTTGTTGTATTATAATAAAAAATTATTATACTATAATATGTATGAAAATATGAAAGATAATGTACTACAACAAATAAGCCAAAATAAATTTCCTTTTATATTGTTAATAATAGTTTTGATTATAATAGTTTTCATAATAGTGTATAATGATTATATTTCATTTAGTAAAAATAATACTAACACAAAGAATAGTGAAGGTTTCGATATTCCATCCAATATACCAATAAACAATCCACCAAACAATCTTCCAAACAATCCACCAAACAATCTTCCAAACAATCCGCCTACCAATCCGCCTATCAATCCACCAAACAATCCGCCTACCAATCCACCGACCAATCCGCCTACCAATCCGCCGACCAATATACCGACCAATATACCGACCAATATACCGACCAATATACCGACCAATATACCGACCAATATACCAAATTTACCTCCTGACCTAAGAGATAAAATACCTGATGAATATAAAGACGAATATGATAAATATAAAAAAAAATATGATGACTTTAACAAGAGAAATGATGAATTTAATAAATTGAATAAAGAATTTAATAACTTAAACAAACTTAATATAGAAAATGAATTTAAAAAATATGCAGGCGACTATGGAAATATGATTAAAAATGAAATGAATACTATAGTAGACAATGAAAAAGTGAAACAAGTACAAAATGTTTTTTCCAATGTTAATCTTGGTATTCCAATGACAAATAATCCAAAAGTTTCTAATTCAATTATTGTAATTAGTTTTATTTTCATTATTCTTCTTTTGTGTTTTCTATTTTTACCTAGTTTCAGAGAATTTAAAAATTTATTTGGTCAAATAAGCAATGTAACCTATGTTATTTTATATACCATTTTTATTATATTATTTTTTCGTTTATTACCAAGTAATGTATTAGATAGTAACGCAAATTACATTGTACCTATTACAATTATTATTGCAGTAATTTTATTTATCATGAGTTTTAAAAGCAAGTATATTTACAATTTTAATATAAATTATGAACGAATTAAAATAATTATTTTGTATTTTTGTTTTATTACATTATGTATTACCTATTATACTACTAATCCAGGTAATTTTATTACAAATAACTTCAATATTTCTCTCTTACTAAGTGCTTTAATAGGCATTTTTGGGTTCTTGTATTTAATAATACTATTAACATTACCAAATATTTATAAAGGTTTAAATAACACAAATGCATTAGAAAAAACATCCTTTTTTTCTAGATATGGAGGCATAGGTTTTATTTTATTTTTGGTTGTAATGGCAATTGTCATTACCAAGTTTCCTGATACTTTTTTAAAGAATACTACAACTTCTATCATTATTTTTCCATTATTATTTATTATTTGTCTAATTTGGTCAATATTACTTGTATCCAATGTATTTTCTAAAGATAACGATACTACAAATAAAAGTTTAATGAGTTCAAATTTATCATTTATTAAAAGGGCATTACTTACGCTTTTTGGGTTAACTACTTCAGGAATTATAATTGCATATATTGTTTATAGTATTCAACACTTATCAGGTAAGTCAAATATTATCAGTTTTATATTAAGTATTTTTCTTATTATATGTATTTTAACACTTATTTACAAGATAATTTTTGTAAAAATACCTTCTCATGGTGCAAATAAAGCCAAAAGCGGATTTTTCGATTTAATTGTAAATTTGGTGTTTTATATACCATGTTTATTTTCTGGTACATTAGACTTTATCATGAAGAGCGCTGTAAATGAGTATAATTCAAATTCCATGGGAAATGTAATCATTTTATTATTAACGATTATACTATTGTTATTGTATATATTTTTACCAAATATACAAAATACAATCAACTTGCAAGGAGGTAAACAGTTAGTTGAAAATCCAGTTTATACTAATACTTTGTATCCATTAGCTACATACGAACAACTCAATGGAAATGATAATTTTGATTACCAATATGCTATATCATTTTGGGTATTTTTAGATTCATTTGGTCCAAATAGTTCTTCTAGTCATAACGAATACACATCCATATTAAACTTTGGAGGAAAACCAAATGTTCTCTACAAAGGTAATACAAATTCATTAATGATCACTATGGATCAAATTGAATTATCTAAAAAAGGAAAAAATAAATTGTTAGAATTTGATGATAATGGAAATAGAATTGTTTACACAAACAACAATATGTTACTACAAAAATGGAATAATATTATAATTAACTACAATGGTGGTACTTTAGATGTATTTTTAAATGGCGAATTAGTTAAATCGTCCATTGAAGTAATTCCGTACATGAAATTAGATGCATTAACTATTGGTAGTGATGGTGGTGTAAATGGTGGAATTTGCAATGTTGTATATTTTAAAAAACCATTAACAATAACAAATATTTATTATATTTACAATAATGTTAAAGATAATACACCTCCACTAAATAATAGATCAAATAAAACAATTATTTCACTTCAGTAAATAGAAAATTTCTAACTCTATATTATACAAATACAAATGGGTGTTTTAGGTATTATAATAAGTATTTTAGTAGTTATTTTAATAATTATGTTTTTAATTCATGTTTTTAGAGACCCATATAAATTATCCAATTTACAAAATGGACAAAATTCTGCTACTATAAAGTCAACTTCTTTAGCAACAAATGGTTCAAATACTCCATCTAGTAATTTTGCCTATTCTATTTGGTTTTATGTTAACGATTTTAATTACAGGTATGGTGAACCAAAGGTAATTTTTGGTAGAATGGGTTCACCTAGTCCTAGTAGTAGTAGTAGTAGTTCACAAACAGGTGCATCTCAGAGTTCAATCCAAGGAGTAAGTGGCTTGGATCCATGTCCAGCAGTTGTTTTAGGTGCAGTTGAAAATAATTTAGATATTTCATTAGGTTGTTATCCAGGAATAAATCAAACACCAACTACACCTGGAGGAAATACAGTTGTTCATACTTGTAACGTAGCAAATGTTCCAATTCAAAGATGGGTAAACTTAATAATTAGTGTATATGGTAGATCATTAGATGTTTATATAGACGGCAAACTAGTCAAAACTTGTTTATTACCTGGTGTTGCAAATGTTAATAATAACTCTGATGTTTATATTACACCATCAGGTGGCTTTGATGGCTGGACATCAAAGTTTGAATATTATCCTAATTCATTAAATCCTCAACAAGCCTATAATATTTACACAAAAGGTTATGGGGGGAATATGTTTTCAAATTTCTTACAAGGATATCAAGTGCAAATTTCCTTGGTTGAAAATGGAACAACACAAAGTAGTGTCACTATATAATATATTTTTTTCTTATTTAATTATAATACATGAGTGAAAATTCAAATTATAATTCATTTTCAACCAATAGAGGAAATTCATCGAATGCAAGTTTTTTAGAATCCAATAGTTTAGTAGCAAAATTTGCCTTTTTATTAATTGTTATTTTTGGATTTATCATTTTGTTAAAAGTTGGTACTTCGATTATCAGTTATTTTCTCTCTCCTAGTAAATCACCTCATCTAATCAATGGCATGATAAATGCTCAAAATGCCATTGTTTTTAATCAAGATCCAAGTTTTAATAATGCCGTAACAATTACTAGATCTGTAAACCAAAGCGATGGCTTAGAATTCACTTGGTCTGTATGGATTTATATTAACAACTGGCAATATTTACAAGGTCAATACAAACATATTTTTTATAAAGGCAATAGTAACTTAGCAGAAAATGGTCTAAATTTTCCTAATAATGCTCCTGGGTTGTATTTAGCACCAGACACAAACAACTTAATTATTATTATGAATACATTTGATGTAATTAATGAAGAAATCACTATACCAGACATACCACTCAATAAATGGTTGAATATTATTGTACGATGTCAAAATAAGACATTAGACGTTTATATTAATGGAACCATTACCAGAAGTTTAGAATTATCAAGTGTTCCTAAACAAAATTATGGTGATGTTTATGTAGCCATGAATGGTGGGTTTGATGGTTATATTTCAAATTTATGGTATTATAATCATGCTTTAGGAACACGTGTTATTCAAGATATTGTCAACAGAGGACCTAATACAAAAATGGCGGATAATTCTCAGGTTTCTTTGAAAGATCCTAACTATTTGTCACTACGCTGGTTCTTTTATGGTTCAAACGATCTTTACAATCCATAATAATTTATTATTGATTTTTTAATAAATTATTATATTATACCAAACTTTATACAAAAAGATGTCAAGTTCAAATAATTATTTACCCATTCCACCTAGAGCATGGAGTAGAGTTGAGACACGATGTACGTTTGATACTTCAGTAAATGACAATAGTTCAAGCTATGACCCTTTTATATTTCGCAGAATAGCTCAATTAAACAAAGGAAATGTTTTACAATACAAAAAAAATAGTAGTCAATTAACCAAAAAACAGCGTTATTCTCAAATTGCCAAGGGTTTATGGACAAATCGCACGAAAACATGGGCAGCGCAATCGGCTACATATACTAATCCAAATACAACGAGTTTGCAAAGAGTTGGTTACGTTAGATATCCCAAAAACGACATCACGCCTGGAAGTCCAGCAAATCTTGCTGGTCCTTATGTTCCTGTTAGTGCTTTGACTGACCCATTTAACTGTCCCAATTTTACTTTCAAAGATGGTGGTGTTCTTGTATGCGGTACTTATGAAAACCCATGTACTGGAGAAGTTGTTGAGAGAACCTTTCAACAAAATTATTATCCTACAAGTGATTCTGATGTTCCTGGACCTATTCGGTATTTATATTGGGATCCTAGATTACAAACTTGGTTTCCGCGACAACGACTTACAATGAATAATAGTACTGATAAATGGCCTATTAACTACAAATTTTTTCAGAGTGCTATTCAACCGAGTGCTCCGACATTGGAAATTGTCTCCTCTACTAATAACACCGTCGAATTATCATGGACTATTAGCAATAATACTTGCTATCCAGTTTCTAGTTTTTCTATTTTTGTAAACAATAATTTGTTTAAAACCATTGTAAATTCGACCAACTATACAACAACATTGTCGGGGTTGAATAGTGGGCCTTATGATATTTATATCACAGCTATTCTTTCTGGCAATACTTCACCACCATCAAATATTGTTGTCTATAACAATGAAGTTTTTGTAAAGTCGTCTTTAAATGCGGACAATAAAACATATAGTGATAGTGTTACAGAGTTAAGCAATCAAATCACTGATATTGCAAGTGGAAATATTGGAAGTGAAGGTATTGTCACTGTAGCTACTGAAACAGCTGGGGAAGGTGACATTTTATAATAATAATAAATAAAATTATAAAATACAAAAAAATAATTTATTTATACTCTTAAACTTGGATTAACACAAATTTCTTGCGTTGGGAATATTTCCCCTGACATGCACATATCACCTGAATCTACTTGCATACATGATCTGTATCCGCGTTCTTCACCAATATAACAATATCCTCCCTTTGATTGTGCTTTCTGAATACTACTTGATGTATCATCTGCTTCATAATCTTGGGTTTGACCAATGTTGTTCTTTACATTGGAATTGTTCAAGGCTTTGTTCATTGTATTGTTCTGCATAACATCTGCTTGTGGTATGGAGTTTTGCAATGAACTTCCTCCTGCACTACTAGATACTTGTTTTCCTTCAGGAATAACGTTTTGAACACTTGTTAAACCACTATTAACAACTCCTGCACTTGCATTTACTACACCTTTTGCACCAGTAGCAGTTGTATCAACAATTTGATTTGTAACTGACCCAAAAATGCCTAGTATTTTTTCAATAATTGGTGTAAAAAAATTGGTAATATCTTGACTACCTTTTGCTAAATAGACAAATATATTAAACCCTACAAAAGCAAATATTATAATAATAATAATCCATGTAGTTATTGGAATAGAAAAAAGTGAACTAAACCATCCACCGTCACTTCCAGAATTTGATCCATTTGTGTCCAAAGAAGAGAGAACACTTTTCGAACTTGCAGTGGAACCAGTATCATCTTTTAAAGTTTCATTGATTGATTGCATTATGGAATTGGAATTTGCTTTGTTGTCCATTATAATAAAAATATATATATTATTTTTTTTATTATACAACGTTGAATTACCGATTTTTCTCGATTATTGGTTTAATTTTTTTTTACTTGTTTTTTCACTTGTTTTTTGTCTACAAAATATTGTCCACAAGGCCCGCAGTGGTCTTCATTTGATAAATCTATTTTTCGGTTTATTTTTTTATTACAATAGTCAATATTCCATCTTCCCAGTGTTTTTGGTATCTCTTTTGGCAATAATTTTTTAATAATGTTTACAATATATTTCATACTAGTATTAGTAATTTATTTTACTTTTTGATGTAAACTTTAAATCCTTTCATTTTTTTATTTTAAAGTAAGTAAATACAACATATTGTTCATATCAGCAAGAATTTCATCGCGAATACTTGCAAAATCATTAGTGAAGTTACTATTATTATCTAACCCACTTAAAAATATGTTAAACTCTTTTACTTTTTGAATAAAAGATTCTTCACTTATATCTTGTATTTCTATTTTTATACCGTTCACTTTAGCTGCTCTATTTGTTTTACCTAAAAGAACCTCAATAAACTGGTCCATCATTTCTTGCAATTTACTATAATACTCATCTGTTGCCTTATGAGTTGAAAATTTTTTTGTAGACCAATGTAATAACTGAGTGTATACTAAAATATTATAAGATTTATGTAAAAAATCATCTAATAACGTTTGATGATACTTTATTTTTATATTTTCAACAGATTTAACTGGTTCAACAGAATTTAATGCCTCGGACATTTTATATATATATATATATATAAAATATTTTTATTAATTTATTATTTATTTAAAAGAAAGCAAATACAAAAATTGGTTCATATCGGCAAGGATTTCATCTCGAATGGTCATTAAATCCATATTTGCCATAATTCTCATTGCTTTATGATTATGCAAAGTAACTAAATAACTTTTAAATTCCTTTACTTTTTGAATAAGCTGACTTATATTATTCAAATCATAAAGAGGTAACGTTTTTTGTCGTATCAAGTCTATTCTTATACCAGTTTTACCTAAAAGAACTTCCATAAACTTATCCATGTTTTCGTTTAATTTGGTATACAATTCATCTGTTGCTTTATGAGTTGCATAGCTATGCGTCTTCCAATGATAAAGTTTTATTAATAAAATCATTTCAAAAAACTTCATGGTTATTTCTCTCTCAAAATTGGCGTAAATAGTGCGATTTCCATTGTTTCCACTAGTGTCATATTTTTTACGAGTTCCATTATTAACTATTTTTCTTCTTGTTATATTCATTTTTTTGGCCATTTTAATATATACATATATTTTAAATATTATTACAACCTAGGTACAAACTTCTCTCCAAAACTATCCATGGCTTCCAGTTTTTCGATTGTTTTTTCTAAATTGGTAGTTTTTGTGTCTTTGAATAAATAATCTGTTCCAGGACTTTCTTCGTTACCTTTTATTTGCTTGTATATAGTATCTATTTTTCTCATTATGGTGGTTACAATTTCTTTTTGTTGTTCTCGAATTATTTCCTCAGTCAAACTAATATTTTCACACAAAAGTGACACCACAAAATAAATGATGTATTTTCTTTTTCTATTACAACTATTACTATACTTAAGTGTAAACAGCGATAAAAGTGCTTTCACTATTTTTTGGATAATACTCGGTTTTTCAGTAGATTTTTGTAAAAAAATATCCCAAATTATCCAAATGACATCCATTTGATGTTTACTGTCAACAGGTATATTACTTCTACGCTCACATTTTAATTTTTCTTTTTTATTTTTACATATACTTTCGAATTCAATAATCCATTCTATCCAATAACAAGATTGTATAACATTTTTGCTTTCATCCGATAAGTTATAAGCCAATTCATTTACTGCAATAAATAACTCTTTTGGATCTTCTTTCATAAAATATTCATTACCGTAATAAGCTGTGGGTGCTTTGAAACGATCTGTCATTTGTGTCATATCAAAATCGTCTTTTTTAATTTTAATATCATCAAAACTATGTTTCCGTTTAGCATCACATAAAATACACATTATTTCGCAAAAAAGTTTTCTAATCTTATCACTATTTCTTAATCTCAATTCATTTCCAGCATATCCATTATTAATGGTTTGTTTAAAATGATCAATTCTTAGTTCTAAATAAATGGAAATTTTAGGATTTCCTAAATGAATAAATTTACTATAAAAAAAGAGTATAACCTCCCATAAATCACTAAAATGACCAGCACAAATTAACTCAGCACTCCAATAACATGCAGGTTCTATTTTTGATTTAATCAAACTATTTAGCAATTCTTTTTTAACATCCGTTTTTTTAAATTTTGAAAATGTAATCCCTTTGAAATCTTTGGCTTGTCTTATATCATTAATTTCAGTATCAGTGGACATAAATATATATAATAAAATTTATACAAAAAAAATAACAACAATACATATAGATGAAAATGAAAAATCCAATGAAATCTATTACTAATTTATATGGCAAACTATCATGTTTTGGAAAAATATTAGTATTTATATGCTTATTATTAATAATCATAGTATTTTTTAAGTACATCAATAAGAACAAACATAATAATGTAGAAGGATTTCAACAAGAGCAAGAATTTCTATTTAAAAAAGGAAATGATATTTATGATGACTTTTATGCTGATATTTACGACTATCTTGTTTTCAATGAACTTAAAAATGATTATGAAGTCGGAATGATTATTAATCAAAATACACCTAATGTAAAGTCAGTTATTTTAGATGTGGGTTGTGGTACAGGTCATCATGTCGGAAAAATGTCACAAAACAACAACTTAGAGGTAATTGGAATTGATATTTCACCATCCATGATTAAGAAAGCCAAGGAAAATTATCCGAATTTGAATTTTCAAATAGCAGATGTATTAAATAGAGATGCATTTCAAAATAATATGTTCACACATATATTATGTTTGTATTTCACTATTTATTATATTGAAGATAAGAAGCAATTTTTTATTAATGCCATGGATTGGTTGAAACCAGGTGGCTATTTAATTGTACATTTAGTAGACAGATATAAATTTGATCCTATTTTACCACCAGGAAATCCACTATTTATAGTTTCACCGCAAAAGTATGCAAAAGAGCGTATAACCAAAACGAAAGTTAATTTTAATGAATTTATATACAACTCTAACTTCAAATTAAATGAGACTGACGATGTTGCCATTTTTGATGAGAAATTCAAATTTAATAATGGTAAAGTGCGAAAACAAGAACACATATTATACATGAACAATATAAGTGACATAATGAATATGGCACAAGATGCTGGGTTTTTAATACATGCCAAAATCGATTTAATGAAAGTTGCTTATGAGTATCAATACTTATATGTTTTTTTAAAACCAGCATAATTTAGAAAAAAAATCTATTTTTTTGTAATAAATATTATTTACGAAAAAATAATATTATAAAAGTTTATAAAATTTTAATGACAAATATAAAAGATAGTGAAATCGATGTATTTATTGAAATTTCTAAAAATTCGAGTATCAAATATGAATATGATATGGTGAATAAAGCACTACGGTGTGATCGTATTTTACATACTCCATTTAAATATTTTTTTAATTATGGTTTTATTCCTAATACTATGAGTGGAGATGGTGATCCTTTAGATGTTATTGTATTAATGGAAGAAGAATTAATTCCAGGTTGTTATATTAAGTGTAAAATTTTAGGTTGTTTAGATACAAGTGATGACGATGGAAATGATCCTAAAGTTATTGCTTGTCCAATTAATAAAATTTCACCTAATTATAAAGACTTAAATAACTTAGAACAACTATCAGAACACCTACAAAAAAAATTAAGTTATTTTTTTTCCCATTACAAAGATTTAGAAAATAAACATGTGAAAATAAATGGATTTCTTACAAAGGAAAAAGCAATTGAAATTTATGAATTGTCAAAAATAAATTTTCAAAAATTTAAAAACAATATTATTACTAGCAGTAGCAATAATACGAATAATAGTAACAATAATGAGTTATGTTTTTGTGAAACTTTAGATACGATGTAATCATAAAAAAAATAACCTTTCAATAAATATGTATCCAGTGGTTACATATATATTTATAATAATTATTGTAATGATTATAATTCTTTATGCTTATGTACGAATAAAATATGGGTTTTGGTATTATCAACCAGTATTTCATGTATATAATATGTGGTATATGTTTGCACCTCCTGGAATAATTCAACACGATCTTCCAAGAGAGAATAAGTATACCAATTTTAAAAATGTGGAAACCATCGTTTATACTGAACTTCCTGACTTTAAATTGCAACGATTTATTCATTTTATCAATGCAAACTATTTACAAAATAAAGACAATATTTATGTTCCTAAAAAAGAAAATGTAATTCCTTACTTTTTTGGTCACAATACAAAATCTTTTTTTTCTTTTTACAAAGAGCCTGATCTTATCAACGACTTAAAAAAAGGAACTATTATCAAGGACGACAAAATAGTCGGTGTTATGACATCGAGACCTATTCATGTTTTCATCAATAAAGGTGAAAAAGATAGTGCGTTTGATGCTTATTATGTAGATTATTTGTGTGTTGACAAGGGTGAGAGAAAAAAAGGAATTGCACCGCAAATTATACAAACGCATCATTACAATCAACGACATCTCAATAAAAAAATGGTTGTCAGTTTGTTTAAGAGAGAAGGGGAACTCACTGGAATAGTTCCGTTGTGTGTATATTCTACTTACGGGTTTTCTATGAAAAAATGGCACAAACCTCATGAACTACATGCAATGTATAAAATAGTAGAAATCAATGAACAAAATTACCATTTTTTTTTTGATTTTATGCAGTCGAATAGAGAACAATTTGAAATCATTATTAATACAGAACATACAAATATTATTGAGCTTATCAAGACCAAGAATATTTTTGTCTACGTTTTGATGGAAGAAGAAACCATAAAATGCGCTTATTTTTACAGAAAATCATGTGTATTTTATGAAAAGGGCTTGGAAATTTTATCGTGTTTTGCCTCGATCCATAATGGCACTATTACAACCGAAGTCTTTGTACAAGGATTTAAAATAAGTTTTTGGAAAACAGCCGAGAAAAATTATTTTGGATTTGCTGTTATCGAAAACATATCTCATAACAATTTGATAATTGACAACCTATGTATGAAAACGGCCCCAGTGATAATAAGCCCAACGGCCTATTTTTTTTATAATTTTGCTTACCACAGTTTTAAACATAATAAAGTATTGATTTTGAATTAAACTTTTAACTAATGTAGCATACTGACCTAAAAGAAAAATGAAACAAAAATATAAAAATTATATTGGGTTATTAAAATATTTTTTATTATATATATAGTATATGTATTATTTACTTTTATTTGTTTTTTTGACTTGGTATTTTAAACCTATTAGGTTTTACATATTTAGTTGGTTTTTTATATTTTTAAATAACAACGAAAAAATAGGAAAGTTACTAGGAATAAAATATGTAAATGACAATGAAATTTCAGTTTTCAGAAAAGATACGCAAATGTATTTGCCCCTAGTAAAAAAAATGTTAGTAGAATATTTTTTTTTAATAAAAATAAATGACCTTGAAGCAATAAAAAAATTTACTAAATTACAGTTTAATATGGCAAATAATATTAACTTTGATAATTATCTTTTAAATATAAAAGATAAAACTATGACATTTGATCAGTTTGAAGATTATATAACTAAAATTTTATTACTTGAAATTAATTCATTTTGTAAAGTTTTAACAGATGAAGAGTTTATAATTTTTTATAATAATAATAAAATTATTCGTAACTTACTTAACCAAATCACTATTTCTAATCGTAATTTTTATTACGACTTAATAAAAGATACTAGAGAATTGTTAGAATTTAGGCATATTTTAAAAAAACTACCACCAGAATACAGAATGTTTTACATTGTTCCTCAACTGACTATGGTAAAAACGTTATCTGAAATGGTACTTTATAAAAATGGAGACTTTAGTGATCTACAATTATATGAATTTTTAATACCTGCTAGTAAATTTTATACTATAACTCATAAAAATGACTTATACTTTGTTCGAAGAACGATAGATAAAACAAATAGTTATACAAATACTGGTTTCGGTGTAAAGGGACACCAATGCCCAGGAGCAATTTTTGTGACAAATGTATATAATAAGTTAATAAATTTATTTAAAAATTATAAAATAGAAATAATTGGTGAAGTAAAATATGAAAATGATAAAATTTTTTTAAAAAATATAATAAATAAAAATGAGATTTCGTTAAAATTTATATAATTTTTATTCTGTTTTGTTATAATGGATAGTGAAATAGAACTAACAAACAAAGACACAGGAACTACTTTATTTGTACCATCAGTTACAACTATAACTTATTTTAAAGGAGATTTAAATTTTAGTTATATTACAAATAAAATACATGAAATTATAGATGTAAATCCTTGGTTGACAAGTAATATAATAAAAAAAAATGATAGTTACTATATAACTTATAGTAACAAACTAAAAAATTTTTGTATAGATGATTATTTATTCTATGCCCAAGAAGATATTTTTGAAAACATAATAAACGTGGAAGATTATGAAAAAATAATGGGTTCTACAAATAAATTTTTTGTTAAATCTGGATATAAATGTGTTAATAATAAAGAAAAATTATTTAGAGTTACTATACTTGAGAGTAAAAAAATATATGAACCTAAATTTGCTTTAATAGTTTCATTAAGTCATGTATTAGGCGACAGTCATACTTATTACAAACTATACAATATGATTTCTGAAAACAGCATTGTAGAAAAAATGATAATTCATAGACATAAAGAATTTGATAATATCACTATGGAAAATAAATATTCTTGGTACTCTTATTTAGGAGTAAAATTATACAAGTTTATTAGCTCATTTAAAAAAAATATTAAAAGGTTCAATCTATACATTTTAGATGACAATGAATTAGAGATACTAAAGAATAAATATAAACCGATTAATAATAATATTTCAAAAAATGATATTATAACTTCAAACTTTTTTAACAGTGCTAATTGTAAAATTGGGCTGATGACAGTTAACTTTAGAAATATAGTTGAAAGTTTAAATAATTTAAATGCAGGAAATTATGTTGATACTATAAAATACAGTTTAAATAAAGAGATAACTCCTATTTTAATTAGAGAAAAATTAGAGTGTTTAAAAAAAAAAAATAATGTTCACAAAGATTGGCTTTATTTAAATGTTTATATACTTTTATTAGATTTTTTTAATTTTTTTAATTTTTTTAATATGTCTGTTGCTACAATTTCGTCGTGGACAATATTTAATAAAAATATTGAATTAAGAGATTGTGAAGAAACACTGCATATACCTTGTATATCAAATTTAAATTCAAATATATATTTAAGTAATTTTGCTGTAGTTTTTAAAATATCAAAAAACCAAACTGGAATTTTAAGTAACGTCGAATATTGTAGTTATAATTAATTTTTATATAAAGATTTAGTATAAATGGACAAATTTATTAAAATTATTGCTAATAAACTAAATTTAGATTTAAATAGTGATACAATTAATTCGAATATATTAGCTGACGGAAATACAAGTGATGTTATTGAAGTAGTTAAAAATAAAACAAGTTTAGTATGTAAAATATTAAATTATCAACATTGTACAACTAAATTATTATTTGAAAATGAGATGTATTTTTATTTAAATTTTTATAATAAACTTTCCTTTATTAATATTCCAAAGTTAACATACCTTCATAATATTGAACCAGAAAAGTTTATAGTTTTAGAAAAAATTGAATATTACAATTGTGATTTTAATAATTTACATAATATTAAATTAGCATGTGATGAAATTTTAAAATTACATATTCATTTTTATGAGAAAAAAAATTTACTCAATTTAAATTACAAAAATAATTCTGAATATATTATTGAACATGCAATTTTTTATGATATTAAAGAAAATTTACATATTTTAAATAAATATCTAGAACCTAATTTATTTTTAAAAATTAGTGATTTGTGTAATAATGTTAAATTAATTTACAATACAAATGAACGTATGACTATTATTCATGGTTCATTTAAAAGCAAAAATATTTGTTTTAAAAAGACAAATAGTATTATGACACCTTATATAATTGATTGGTCTTTAATAAAAAATGGCTATGCAGTGGAAGATATTTTATATCTATTAATTTTTTCTCTAGATCATACTTTTTTTAAAGAAAATTATTTAGAAATATTAAATTATTATTATTATGAATTTAATAAACATAAATATTACAGATTAGATGATTATAATGAAGATATATTGGTTTCTTTGAAAGGTTTTGTGTTAATAAGTATTATTGGCTTATTTTTAATAAATTATGTAACAAAAAAAAATAATAACTGTTTTGAATATTTTAAAAACTATATGTTTATTTTAGAACATTATGAAGAAGTAAACAAAAATAAACATAGTCTTATTTCGTATGATGTAACAGAATATTATGACATAGATTCTTATTATAATTATGCCTATTATTCGTGCATATTTTTTACTTTTAACATAAGTTTAGCAAGTTTTTTAATATATTATTTATTATTATAAGATGGATTATTTTGAATATATTATTAATACTTATAACTCATTTATAAATATAATAACAGAACTACTATTTGAAGTAAATGATACTATAAATAAATACGGTGTTTTTTAAAATTTATTTAGGGAGTTTTAAAATAGAAAAAATATAATATTAATTTATAAATTTTTTTATATTTATATATATATATATAAATGCCACAAAGTATTTATAAAACTTTCGACCTGTTTTTTTTACAGTCAGATATATTGAAAGACATTATTATTCATGTTAAAAATTTAAATGATAAAAAACAAACCAAAGATAATATAGTATGCGTTAATTTATTTTCATCAAAAACAAATAAAAAAATTGGATATCTTACTTTAAATTATCATGGAATAAGAAATGGAACTGGAAGAAATAGATTAGGATATGGTTATATGGTATTAAAAAATAAAACAATAACTATTCCAATTAATGTATTTGAATCGCATAATGATTCTAGTAATATTCCAACTTTTCCAGAAAAAATATCTACTACATCAACAGTTGTCGATCACCATAACAGTAATACATACAATACTACTATAGAAGTTTCTTATGATGATAAAGAAAAATATTCAGCAGTAGTTACATTGTATAATAATTAATAATAAATTATGTAATAAAAAAAATTATAACACATTAATGTAATATAATTTTTTATGTATCCATTAGTTAATGAAAAATATAACATTATATTTTTTTGGTCTTATAAATGTGGTTGTACTTTTATAAAACATTTATTTTATAATGAAATAAGTAAAAAAAAATATAGTACTAATTATATTAAACTGTTAACAGCTTTTAATATATTATATAATAATAATAATTTAAATAGCAAAAACTTAACACTTTACACAAAAATTTATGTTTGTAGAAATCCATATATAAGAATTGTCTCGTGTTTTTTAGATAAATATATAAATAATCATTTTTCTTTTTTATTTAATACTAATATTGCCTTCAAAAATTTTTTTAGAAAAAATAAAATTAAAACCACATTTAAAGAATTTATAAATTTAGTTTATGAAAAAATAGTTTTGAAAAAATTTAATTTAATTGAGTATAATCATATTGAAGAACAATTTAACAATACTTTTTATTTTGATAAAATTTTTAAGTTAGAAGATATTAATTTAAATGACAATTTTTATGATTATTTAAATACATTGGTTCCATCTTTAAATTGTAAAAATGAGAAAATGATATTCAAAAATTATACAAATACTCAAACTTCAACTATGTATATAGAGAACGCTTATAATTTGGAATATCAAGAATTGTTACATTTAAAGAAAAATAATGCCCTACCAAATTATGAATGTTTTTATAACAATGAAATTATTGAAAAAGTTAATGAAATTTATAAAAATGATTTTAAAATATTAAAAATGTTTAACATTGAATATAATGATTGTTTTAAACCTGATAAAGTGTTGATTTTGAACTAAATCCACCTTTTCTAAAGGTGGAAAAGGTGGAGTAGCGCACTTGAGTTGTTTCTTTGTGGTATTTTTGAAGTTGGAATTTTTCTATCCAAAATGTGACTTTGAATTAGTCCAGTATCGTCTATAACAAAATAAAAAACACCTTCCCATAGAATTCTGTTTTTAGTGTCACTAGTATCAGGCAAAGAAATATCCACCAAACATTGTATCATATTCATTTCGTCGTCATAGTCAAATTTTTTTACATTGACACATGGATAAATGGAGAGAAACACACATGCTGCTTGAAGTGATTGAATTGTTGCTGCATATAATTTTTTTGTAATTGTTATTTTATTTTTATTTTCATGTATAACGGTGATATGATCTGCTAAAACAGAAAAGTCTATATTAGGAGATGAAAATATGGATGGCAATTCACTTCTTACAGTGTCCAATGTTTTACCGATATTTGTGTAAAATCGTGCTTTGTTTGTATCAAAGTTGTATTTTGAAATTGAAAATGTTACTGTAGTTGATAACATCAAACAACACCATAGCAAAAATAACATATTTATAGTTTTATTATACATATAATCACTAATATTTCTTTAAATTGTATTGCTCAGAAATCTTTCCTAGTTCAATGTATCGTTGTTTTTGTTTTGCGAGTTAGCTTGTTTGTTAAATTAAAATTACTATAAAAGTGTTTTTGACATTATATTTGCTAACATCTCGTCATTTACTTTTTGTTGTAATATTTGTTTTAATAACAACTGTTCTAATTCAGGAATATAAAAAGTAACTTTATTATAATAGCTACCAATAATAAATGCAGTTTCAGTGATCGTTTTATCCAATGAGTTTACTTTTATAACATCATTAAACAAAGCAATCGAAAAATAATTATAAGAATGTAACTTATTAAACACCCCTATATACTTTATCTTATTATGGTCGATGTAATAAATATTGTTTTCTATAAGATTTTCATAACAAATTGTCTTCATTTAATTATTTTTTATTACTAACTTTTTATTTATTTTATTTTATTTTATATCATTTTTTTTATAATTTCCACCTTTAGAAAAGTTGGATAAAAGGTTATAAACCAAAAAAGATTGAAGATTTGGCTCTACCTTTTCTAAAGGTGGATAAAAAGTTATTTTAGAGGTCATCATCCTTTAACTGTTCACACATCTTGCCTAGTTCAATATATCTTTGTTTCTGTTCTTTACCTAGTGTTTTTGTTTTGCGAATTAATTTGTTTGTTAAATTAAAATTACTTATATCAATTTTTAAATCGGAAGGTGGTGTAAATACTTGTGCACCTATTTCTAAAAAGAATATTTGGTTTTTCTTATTATAAAATAAGATTGGGTTCCCGTCGTCATCCATTTCTATACAACCACATGTACAGTAGTCAATGTGATTTATTTCATCATTTTCTTTCTTACACCGAATGTCCAATACATCAACGTCATTCATGTATTCACTAAAAAATTCATGAGCTTGTTCTTTGTCAGTAAACAAGAATACTTTTGGAGGATTAATAGTAATGGATGTTAGTCGCGTTTTTGTAGAACAGTCTTCATAATATTGAAAATCATAACATCCTTCATGTTTGTTATGAACTATTAAATATTTTGTCGTCATTTTATTTATTAAATTAATATTCATTATCATTATGTATTTAAGTTGTTTTAGCAACTTTTTGAAAAGTTGCGCAAAAGCAACTTTTTTGAAAAGTTGCGCAAAAGCAACTTTTTTGAAAAGTTGCTTTGACACCACCTTTATTAAAGGTTGATGTTAATGTTTTGCACCACTTTTATAAAAGTGGTAAAACAGTTTAAACATATTATTACTATTTTAATAAATAAAATGAAATTTATTAAAATAATTTTTTTATCTTTTTTATCTTTTTTATCAACAACAGTAGCATTTATAAATACACAATTTATTTATAAAACACCATTATCATTATATTCTCAAGATATAAAACTCAGAGCTGATCGTTTTAAGGATGAAGCAGCGAAGTTAAGACAGGAAGCAGGAGAATTAGAAGTATCATTGAGAGAAGAATCAAGAGCTAAAGGTGTTCCAGAAGAAATGATTAATAAGCTTATACCAATAAGAGCACAAACAGTACAAAAAGTGCAAAAAACAGCAAATACATTGCCAAATTTAAAAGAACAAGTGACAGCACTAACAGCAAAAGAAGTTAGATCTAACCTAGGATATTTAAATACAGGCGACGCTATTCGTATGACATCTGAATTGGAAAGAATAAAAGAAAAAAACGTAATATCAAAATGGAATTCTAAAGATTTAGAAAAACCTAGATTTGATGTTAGTAATTATCGATTAAAATCCAAAACTAGTATTGAACCATTAAATCTTAAACTTGACGATGTCGGATTTGCTTATCAAAAAGTTTTAGTTTCTGCCGTTGCGATTGGAACTGTATGTGGTTTAGGTGCAAATGCAGTTGGCGGTGAGTTGGGCTTTTTATTAGGTTATGCATCCGCCTTATTTCCAGTTCTACTAGTGGGTGTTGGTAGTATAGCTCCAGGACTTATTGGTGAAGTTTTATACAGATTTAAATTGCTTACAAATGAAGAATCCAGAAAAAGACATGTTAGAATAAATGCAGGAAAATTTTTGGCAGGGTATGTATGTGGATTACCAGTTGCTAGATTTAGTCAAAGCAATCCTAGTAACACAGCAGAGTTTTTTCAACTAAAACCAACTGGTACAAGTGAAGTTGAAGACAAACAAATATTTGCAAAAAGTAAATTCAGTCAAATCGACATTGCAAGAAGTTCAATAGTGTGTCTTGCTGGTTCTGTTGCAGAATGTATTGAATTTGGTGTAGCAAGTGGAAGTAATCCAGGCGATGTTAATTTGCTAAATGAATTGATGAATTCCGTCGACCCTACTATTAGTGCAGAACAGAGACAAAATCATATTCGTTGGTCCGCACTTACTGCATGGGAAATTTTAGATCAATACAAAGATGAATATAAAAGATTAGTTGTAGCTTTTGAAAAAGGGCTGCCAATGGAAGAGTGTATTGCCATTATCGAGGGAGAAGGAGAGCTATAACATCAACCTTTCCACCTTTAAGAAAGGTTGATCCAAATCATTAACCTTTCTCAAATGTTGTTTTGCGCAACTTTTTTGAAAAGTTGCTTAGCGTACATACTTGCCAACTCGTGCAAAAGAATCAATGACAAAAATTATGAAAATTCCTAAAAATGAATACAAAACAACTTCTTCAGTTACGTTATTTGTTCGCTCATCTTGTTTTTCTTCTAATAAATTAATCATGTAATTCAACTTTTGCAGAAGAAGATCTTGTTGAGTATTACCACTACTCATTGGCTCATTATAATAATTTTGACTGTAATATTGTTTGTTAATTGGATTTCTTTGTGGTACACCTTGAATATTAGGCAACATTTTTTTATAATAATCATCAATGCTTTTATTATCACCATAATTCATGCGATAGTTATTCAAATCAAGATTATTTTCATCGTCATAATTTGGTTGAGGAGATTTTCCTAATATATTATACATATTATTTTGATTTGTCATATTTTGCATTGCTTCATTAGTTAAAGTTCTTTCAACACCTGATGATGTAGGCTTTGGGGGTGGATTAAAATTTGGTATGTTTGAATTTGTATCACTATCTTCTGGATTATTATGAATTTCTTCTAAAACTGAATTAACTTTCTCTTTATTAAAACTAGAACTATTAGAATTATTAAACATTTCTTTTGAATATATTTTTTGTGTTTTATTATGTTGATGTGTTTGTCTTTTTTTATTTAATAAATTATCATTATTATCATTATTATTTATATCATCAAATGGAGCTGCATATATTGCTAAAGACATTCTTAATAAAAATTAAGATAATAATTTGTTAAAGAGACTGAAATTAATTTAATAATAAAAAAATTTATTATATGAGAATAATATAAATGGCAATAAATACTTTCAGTAAAAATAGTATTAGCATTATTGTATCACTTTTATTAGTAATTATTTTAAGTGAATCAAAATTATTTTTCTTCTTCACAGAAAGTTATTTAGGAAGAAGTATACTTATTATCATAATATTATTTGCGAGTTATTTAAATAAAATTTTAGGTATTGTTTGTGTATTCATTATCATCATTATGTTTAATAGTAATATGTTGTCCAATTTTGAAGGTTTTGATAATAGTTCAGATACTACATCAATGCCTGGAGCAGGCGGAGGAGGTGTTAGACAACCCACAAATACATCTTCAATGCCTGGAGCAGGCGGAGGAGGTGTTAGACAACCCACAAATACATCTTCAATGCCTGGAGCAGGCGGAGGAGGTGTCTATAATCCGACAACTGCATCTTCAATGCCTGGAGCAGGCGGAGGAGGTGTCTATAATCCGACAACTGAAACATCAATGCCTGGAGCAGGCGGAGGAGGTGTCTATAATCCGACAACTGAAACATCAATGCCTGGAGCAGGCGGAGGAGGTGTCTATAATCCGACAACTGAAACATCAATGCCTGGAGCAGGCGGAGGAGGTGTCTATAATCCGACAACTGAAACATCAATGCCTGGATCGAATGGTAGTGGTACTTACCAACCATCTAAAATCAATGTAACTACCAAAACAAAAAATAATGCTATAGAAGGATTTGACTTACAATCAACTGAAAATACTATTAAAAGAGGTAAACAGTCTAATTCTATACAAGTTAATCCTTACTTAAAAACTTCAGTTGATGTAGCACCTTATGAAGGACATATTCATGCAAATTCTTTTAACGAGGGATTTAGTCTTTTTTAAATAGTAAATTTATAAATAATTCTAAACTTATATTATACTATAAAAATGAAGATACTCAATAGTAATAGTAAACATTTATATAGATTAGCAATTGTAGTTATTATAGTTATTATAGTTATAATGATTGTATTTTGCCTGAACACCAAAAATGAAGGATTTACATCTGGTTTTCGTCAAATGTACCGTCCTCACGTAAGAAATGCACGTTTGATTGTCGAAGAACATTATAATAAAACAAAAAATTATTTTACGATTATGCTTAAAAAATTTGGTATTATATAAAAATATATTAATTTTAAATTAAAATTATTTAATATATTTAATAAATATATGACTACTAAAGGAGGGGCTATACCCAAACCAAATACAAATATTTTTACACCTTTATTTAATGGTATGAGTTATTTAAATAGTCATGTTATGTATTTAAACAATAGTAAATTTTTTGCAGGTGTTATTATGATTTTATTGAACGTTGGTTCAAAATTTATGTCCATTCAGTTTAGTAAATCGACAGAAGAATATATGAAATTTTCATTGAGTAAACAATTGTTAGTATTCGCAATGGCTTGGATGGGTACGCGTGATATTTATATATCTTTAGGATTAACAGCAGTTTTTACAATTTTATCAGATCATTTGTTTAATGAAGAAAGTAGTATGTGTGTAGTTCCTCATAAATATAGAATTTTGCATAAATTATTAGATACAAACGGAGATGGTGATGTTTCTGAAACAGAAATTGCAACTGCTATTGCAGTATTAGAAAAGGCAAAACGAGAGAAGCAACGAAAGCAACAAAAAGAAGCTTTTTCAAAGTTTGATTTTGATAAATATAACTATGATAAATAAATTAACTAAAAATTTATTCTTATTTTTATACTAGAAGATTCATATAAAATTTTGAATGCTTTCTTGAAACGAAACAAGGAATTCAGTTCGTTCTTTTGGCGTTAAAAGTGACCAAATTATATTTATTTGAGTAGTAACTGGTTTTGTTTCTAAATTACTAACATAATTATTTATGCTTTCACAACTTTGTAAATATTGATTACGTCGAAAAATATTATAAAAATTCTCAACATACCCATACATTGTCGCTTGATCATTATTAATAAATAAAACTAAATCGTTTATAAGCCAGTACTTGTCTTCTGGTTCAGCTTCTTCAAAATTTACTATCCAATAATTATAATATAAACTTACTATTAATTCTTTTGTTTCTTTGTAATTTTTTATATCATTCATTATTACATTAGGTTGTAATTGATATGTATAAGGTATAATATTACCAATAATATCTTGAGGTAATTTTTGGATAAATGTAATCATAAAGTTATATGTTACTATTTAACTATATAATTTTATATATATTTTTTACACTATTATACTTTTACATTTTATTAAGCACGTCGTGTTCTGTTATTAAACGGTATAGTTCTATATTTTTGAGTGCCTGAATTTGCATAAGGGTTTGTAAAAACTTTTCTTGTAGTTGTTTTGTTTGCACTGTTTGTATTCGTTGTATTTTTAACGGTTTTATTTTTTGCTAACATACTGTAATCTGGAAGCATAGTATACTTCAATCCTCGCATATTTGCATAACTTTTTCGTATAGCATTCCAGCGTTGTTTACACTTAATATTGCTTAAATCTTCACTAGTTAATGACGTACCTGGATGTAATTCCATGTTAATTGTGATGTAGTAACTTATGTTTGTTTTATTTGCTTCCTCTACATTTGAATTACTTTTAACAAAACTAGATGATCCAAAAGGTGATTGTCGTGGGTAAGGAAATGGACGTGAATAAAATGGTGGTTGACCACGTGAACTGTATGAATTGTATGAATTGTATGGGTTATATGGATAATTCACGGAATATCGTGGTTTATTCGAATAAAAAGGTGCACCTCCGCCTATTTCGCGAGGACTAGAATCGCCAAATGGGTTTGATCCAGCATCATCATCATCATCATCGAATGGATTTGCTGGTTCAATCGCCTTGAATGAAGATTTTATATTTCTCAAAATACTAGGTGAAAAATATTGTTTAATCAATTTAATAAATTTTTTATTTTCCATTGTAGTTTGGTCATGTAATATTGTGTCAAAAATTCTATATAAAATATTTAAAATGTTATCTGGAAACAACGATTGAAATATCTTTCTTACATTTTTATCCAAAATATTAATATAAAAACTTGCAAATACTAAAAAAATAATATAAAAAGGAGGAAAAATATGACTACCTTTATTAAAAACTGTTTTTTTAACAACTGTTTTTTTTTCACTAATTTTTGGGTCAGTTATAAAACGTCTGAAAGTGTAATCAAAAGATATTAATTCATAATGTCTTTTTTCATTAAATAAAAACATATAATGTTTCCAATCGTTAATATTACTTATATAAGCTATACGTAAAGTTTCTTCGTTTTTTTCTATAGTAATTATGTTTAATTTTAACACTGCACATATTGAATCAATAGCAAAAGTATCAGCCCAATAGTCTGAGCTTTTAATATAATTTGCATAATTTGATTTATCTACCATTGTAAAGGGTTGTTGAATTGTTTTGGGTGTCATTGAACTAGGTTTCGAAACTAAAAAATTATCACTACTATTATAAATATTTGTAATATAATCCATAAATACATTTTCTGACATTTGTGGGCTTACATTATTAATAAATTCTTCATATTGTCTCTTAAATTCATTATTTAAAAAATTGATGTTCACATTTACATAACCATAAAGCCTGTCATATTCCGATTTATCTAAATGTGTTAATTGATATGCAACAATTTCTCTTAAGCTCATTTGGGTAAATGAAATATTGTTTCCGTAATTATTATAAATTATTCTCTCTTGCATGGTATTACAAGCAGCATTATAATAATTTATACCATCTGCTACTGCAATAAAAAAACAATCTCCGCCGCCTGTATTTGAGTTTACTTTAAGCCCAGGTGTGATTGTTGCATCATAAGCTGTTTTACTTATATTACCTACGTTGTATTTAACATCAACAGAAGTGGTTTCTTTAAAAATTTGTACTACTAATTTTTTCTCTCTTTCATTCATATTTTTAAACATTGTATTTATCATAAAATAATAGTTAGGTTGCTGAAAGTATGTTTTTAATTCTAAACTTGGTTTTCTAGAAAATAGTAAAACAGGTGCTTTTAATGGTATAAGTTTCACATCTTCAATTGCTAATGGCTCTTCTGGTGGTGGTGGATTTGGTGGTTTTGGCTCTTCTGGTGGTGGTAAAGGTGGATAAGGTGTTGGTTTTGGCGGTTTATTATGTGGTCTTGGTTCTGGAGGTTTTGGTCCTGGAGGTCTTGGTTCTGGAGGTTTTGGCCCTAGTGGTTTTGGCCCCGGTGGTGGTGGTAAAGGTGGATAGGGTCTTGGTGGTGGTGGTAAAGGCGGATAAGGAATTGGTTTTGGTGGTTTATTATATGGCCTTGGTTCAGGTGGTCTGGGTGCAGGTGGTCTGGGTGCAGGTGGCCTGGGTGCAGGTGGCCTGGGTACAGGCGGTCCAGATGGTGTTGGTGCACCTACACCTTTTGCTACATTAACTGGTCCAGTATAATTGGCGCCATAAATTAGATTTTTGGGTAAAGTTTCTAATTCTTTTTCACCGCTTATTATTTCATCTTTTACTATAGCATTATATATGTAAGGGTCGTTTATTCTACTACTATCTATATCAGGTAACTGCTGTATTTTTTTATCAATTTTCCAATCTCCTTTTGTCCATTGTACATCAGCAATAACATAAGGTTGTTTATTTATGTAAATAACACTATTTGTTGGGAAAATTGTATCTAAAGTTACTTGAATATTATTATCAACAAAACCTTCATTTGTTGCTTGTAATAACGTTTTTGCATTTGTTAAACCATGTGTGTTAATAAGGGATTGAAAATACCCTTTATTAAAAAATTCTTTTATTTGGATTTCCTTTGGTAATGTTTTTATTATAGTGGGTTTCAACTTAACAAGAGGATTGAATTGTATTGTTTCATCTACTTTATCTTTTGGAAGTGTCATAGAAGGTTTATATCGAATATTCTGAAATCCAGGAACACTTGTATTAATGGTTATTTTTAATTCATTTGGTATAGGTCCATTATTTTTATTATTATTTATCATATTTATTATTATTACTGTACTTATAATAATAATATATTATAACTTACTCATAAATTAAAATAAAATTGATTATATATTTTTTTACAAAACTTAATGATAATAAAAAAACATTTTATGAAATATGTCAAATTTATTGATAAAAATTAATCATTTAATAGAAGGAACCATTGTAAAACGTCCTTCTAAAATAATTAAATCCCCTTATGTTGCAGATATTCTACCTAGTTCAGTGGAAGACCCCCAAGAAATACTCGGTCATACTGCTTCACTTGGTTGTTGTGGTCTAGCTGATGTAGGAGCAACAATTTTGATGGCTGAAATACCAAATAGTAGTAATAAAAAAACAGAAAAACAAAAGTGTAGTTATCGAGTATACCTTTCTATTTTTAAAGATAAAGAACGAAATCAGGAAACAATAATAGGAATGCATCCAAAGTTAGCGGAAAATTTAGTAGAAAAAGCTTTACTAGGAAATTATCTCTCAAAACTACAAAACACTAGGTGTTTTAAGAGAGAAACTACAATTTACGTACAAGACAAAGTAGACTCGCGCTTTGACTTTAGTGGTATTGATGAAAATGGCATACCATTTATTATGGAAGTAAAAAATGTACCACTTGCTGATTTCGAGGATATAACTGCAGTTGAACGTAAAAAAAAGAACTACAGTGATCGCGCATTTAATTCAAAAGTAGCTTATTTTCCTGATGGATATCGTAAAAAAACTAAGGATCCAGTAAGTCCTCGAGCATTAAAACATATTAGAGAGCTTACTTTGATTAAAAAAGAATCGAAAACTCGTTGTATTATGTGCTATGTAATACAACGAACAGACGTAGAAAGTTTTCAGCCTTCTATTATTGACCCAGAATATAGAAAAGCATTCTATGAAGCCATAGAAGCAGGTGTAGAAGTTATTACATTAGTAATAAAATGGAGTAGAGAAGGAGAAGCTTACTTTGTTAGGGATAACTTGCCTATAAATTAAATATAATCAGAAATTTCGTGTTATTTTATTTGATTTATTTCATAAAATTGATTTATTAACTCTTGTGGTATTTTATCAAAAGATATGAGTGTTTCATTTAATTCGTATTGTTTATAATAATCAGGATTATTATCCATTTTTTTTTTGAAAAATTCAGGATCTTCGATACATTTCGTAGCGGTTTTAATTCCACACTTCGGGAAAACGGATGAAATATTATCACTCACGTCACCCATGATTATTTTCAATCTTACATCTTTTTCTTTTAACTTTTTAAAAGCAAGGTTATAGATATGTACATTTGTCTTAATAAGTTGCAAATAGTCAGTATCACTTGTAATAATATAAATATTACAATCAGGATAATCATTTAGTGTCTTTTTTACCGAAATTGCTATACAATCATCTGCTTCTAATCGTGGATGATATAATATTTGCTGGGCTCCTGCTTTTTGGAAAAGCTCATCTTCATATGCCATTTTGAAAAAGGGTCCACCCATAAATCCACTTTCCGGTCCATTATCACGAGTTGCTTTATATTTATCGTATAAATCATTTCGCCATATTTTTTCTCTCTTACAATCTTTTCCAACTATAATAGTTGGGTTTTCTTCAAGTTTATGTAAATTTAATTTTTTAGGAATTTGTTGTATTGTTTCTACAAATGTTTTTTTGAATTTTTCTACAAATACTTGGTTTTCAATAGGATTATCTAGTTTTTCTTCTGGATGGGCTAGTTTCCACCAATTTATAATAGAATAATACTTGTAAAAACAAAAGTAACTGCCATCTATAAATATAAATGTTTTAGTACTATTCATAATGTTGCGTTTTAATTAGTTATTTAAAAACTAATTTTAAATATCAATTTTATTAAATTATAATATATAATAATTATAATATATTTTATGGAAACAATGAATAATTCAAATCATATTTTTATAGCATATGGTTTTGAATACAATAAAGTAATTATTAAAGACAATAATTGTTGTATTGGAAAATCAATAAATAATAAAAACCCGGTTTATTGTTCTTTAATGATTAAAGATACAGATTTTAACGTAATTTCAAATAAAATTGGTTTGATGAAACTACATTATGAAGACTATTTATTACATATTGATAAATTAGCAAATGAAAAAGGTTTAAAAGCAAAATGGCAGTTAGTTTTTTACAGAAAAGATTTCGAATATTATATAAGTATTTTACAAGGAAAAATACCACAGTACAACTACCATTTGTTGCCTGATTATTGAATTTATATTTTTTGTTATGGTTTGTTATGTTTTTGATATAATAGACTTGATCCATGGAGTAGCTACCGATACTTTTGCATACACACCTGGATAATTAGACAAACCACAACCGACACCCCAACTTGTTATTCCTAGTACGAATGTTTGTTTATCTATTTTACAAAACAATGGACCTCCTGAATCACCTTGACAAGTATCAATAATTTTACCAGATGCGTTCAAACCACCTGCCAAAAACATACTAGGTTTGATAACATTTTTGGTATATTTAGTTTCGCTTATGTCAACATAATTTATGTTTGCTATTTGTAAAACAGCAGAAGGTTGACCCCCAGAACTAGTAGTTCCATAACCTAGTATTGTATATGGTATACCTTTTTTGTAAAATTCTTCTTTGCCAAGAAGTAAATTATTTTTAATACCATTGTTGCTTGGGTTTCCATCTAAAGTCAATATTGCAAAATCAAAATTGTTGGTCGTTACATTATACTTTGGATGTATATTTATTTCTGTTACACCGAACACCAATCCATTATCTGCTAAATTTTTTTTGTTGAATTGGACTTTAATAGTATTTGGGCTGTTTTTAACACTATCTAAACAATGTGCCGCTGTAAGAACATAATTATCTTTCAAATACACAGCTCCACAAAATGGAACAGTACTATTTTTTGATGCAATACTACAAAAATAATTAAACTCTGCTTTTTCACTTGGACTTGCTGGAAGTCCATTCACTATTTTAAGTCCAGATATTTTTGGACAACTATTACATTTATTACCAGACATATTATATATATTTTTATATATTTTTATTAAATAATATATATATTATAAAAACTTACTTATGAAAAATTTATGTATATCTTACGTAAAATATAATATACTATCGGTGCAAACACAATATAATAACACCATAAAGCACCTACACTGTTTGAATAAAAAAAAGTAGTTGTTGTAAATGAAAAAACTATAAAAAAAGCAAATAAACAACCTGTTAATAATGTTGGAAATCCCAAAATACTCATTATACATGATGAAATAATAAATAGCAAATAAACTAATTTGTAGTAGTTCATATTATTCCAATTCCATTCTAAATGATTTGTTTTTTTATTTTTTATCGTGCATTGAATTTTTTTATTAGTCAAAAAACTTAACGAATAAGGAATTACAGCACATAAATAAATAAACATTGAAAAATAAAATAATGAAATATGTCTTATTTTTGGATTTAAAGTTATAATTATAAACCCTAGCACTAATGGTTGAAAATTATTTAATAACATACCAATAATCGAAACAATCCTATTATAAGTATCACATTTTTGATGTGACCATAATAAATATTCTATTGCTTGCATTGAAGAAACGTAAAGTAAAATATAACCAACAATTTTATCTGTTACTGTTCCTAACGAAACACATAAAAGTGAACCAACAACTCCTACAATAAATGAAAAAGCACTTGCATTTTTGGAAAAACACATTTTATAATCTTTACATTATTATGTTATTATAAAATTGTATAAAATTATATAAAATTATATAAAATTATATAAAATTAGATTTTATATTCTCCTACTTGAATAATATCTTGATATAATTTTTTATATTCTATTGTATCTGGTTTCATTTTACGTAGTTGTTCCATTTTTTCTAATACAGTTCCTTCATAAAAAATATCATTTTGGAAAGTAGTATGTAATTGTTCATTTTTCATAATTATGTTATACAATTTATTTTTATTTTCTAGATTTGTGTATGAGATTTTATTTGTAAGTGGATACAAAAATGGACGAATTAAAGGTATTGGGTAATTTGCAATCACTAAATTCATTTTATAATCTAATTCATTCATTAAGTAATGAATGCATTCATCGCACAAAAATTTAGTTTCATTATTACCATAATGAAAATGATGATAATACCATAATAAACTATAAGATAAATACAAATTAGATAAAATATCTGACATATTACCAGATATCATTTGATTTGACTTAATTTTTCCGCCCATAATTGCTACAAAATTAGACAATAAACTAAACTTCAGGGTTGCTTTATCTACTCTTTGTTGTACAGCTGTTTCTTTGTTAAAATTTGAAAATAACTGCACCGAAGTAAGAATTTTAACATAGTTTTTTGTAATATTCAAAATCATTTTATTGAAATTATCTTTAAAATGGTCCAAGTTGTTTTCTTGAATACTTTGAAAAATAGGGAAAATATAGGGATGACTTTTATTCAGTCCTTGTCCAAAAATAATAAGGCCACGTGTCAAAGTATTAGATCCTTCAACGGTAATCCCTACTGGAGAAGCATTATAGAATTTAGTAAAGAAATTATTTTCACCCACGCAAATACCACTTCCTGAATATATGTCCATACCGTGATTAAGAACGGTGCGTGCACGTTCCGTTGTTTGTTGTTTCATAATTGCTGTAATGACAGAAGGAGTAGACCCAGAATCTAAAATATGATTTGTAAAATTAACCGAACTATGTATAATCCATGTGTTCAAATACATATCAATGAATTTCTCTCTTACCGCTTCCATATCACCTATTTTCATATTAAATTGTTTTCGTATATTTATATAATTCATAATAGAGTGTGTAATAAATTTCGATGAACCATTTGCTGTAGCAGGTAAACTTACTCCACGACCAACTGCAAGACATTCCATTAACATTTTCCATCCTTCTCCAATTTTATCACTTCCTCCAATGACCTGTTCAGTGTCAATTAAAATGGATCCTTTGATGGTTCCGTTTGGAAAACCAGCATTGTTTGGATTATGATATGTGTCTTGAATTAAACCATGTTGAGAACTTTCAATTAAAGCAACAGTTATACCACTTTTATTGGATCGAAGTAAACAGTCAGGATCTTCTAAATTAAAAGCAATACCAATAAGATTTGATATAGGCGCTAATGTAATGTATCTTTTATTAAGTGATATTCTAATTTTTATTTTTCCATCCACATTTTCAACAATTCCTTTATCAATTTCTCCAACTGCATCACTCCCATTATTTGGTCCAGTTAAACCAAAACAAGGAATAAATGAACCATTTGCTAACCTAGGTAAAAAATAATCTTTTTGCTTTTGCGTTCCGTAGTGTTGTAACAATTCAGCAGGACCAAGAGAATTTGGAACCATGGCTGTAACAGCAAGTGACGGATTATAAGATGCCAATTTTGTTAAAATTTTAGACTGGTCGGCAATTTTCAAACGATTACCATTGTATTTTTTATCTATAATCATACTTAAAAACCCTGATTTACCCAATTGGTTCATAGTATCATGAATATTATTACTTGGATAAATATTGTTGGTACCTATTTTACGCAACAGTTTATTTGTTTCATGTTCCATTCTTGGTTCATATGTTTTTTGTATACTTTTATACAAATTCTTGTAATTTATTTTTCCAGTAAAAATCTCTCTATCAATGGAAACTCCTCCAGACTTAAGAGCGATAATTTCAGTTTCTGAAATTTTAGGAATAATTTTTTTTACAGAATTAAATGCATGGCGATACATTGGTTTTTATATTTTAATAAAATATTTTTATATTATTTTTACCATAATATATTTCTACTCAAATTATTTGCAGAATAACGGTTCGATTTCCAATTTCCTTTCATAAATTTTGTACGAGTTAAATAATTTTTACGACGTTGTTTATCATGATGTTTTGTGTAATCTTCATAACCCATTTGACCAAAATTGACCCATTTATTATTTTTCGGATCGTATATACTATATTTTTTTTGTGGATTATGCGCAGGATAAAGTTTTGCAGTTTTCCCTAAATATTTATATGCCATCTTTTGTGCAATACGAGGCGTTGAATACAAGTAAATACGTTGTGGAAAAGCACTACGTCCTTTTTTTTGTGTTTTATTATGTGATTTCATTTTTATTATAACTATATAATAAAAAGAAAACAATTTTTGTTTTACCAACCAGTCAACTGTTTTAACTCACCCCAAAAAGATTTGTTCTGTTTTTGTGCGTTTTCATTTTGTTTTGCTAATTGAAATGCCATTGCAACACTTTCATCTTCTTCTTTTTTTTGTTGTTCAAATAATTTTTTCATAGCATCTTCTTTTGCAATTGGTCTTGTATTTACATTATCTCTTGCATTTTTGTAATCGTTTACATTGTTATATTTTGGTACATTATTATAATCATCTTCTGTTACAGGTATTACCGATTCTTCATACGCTTGCTTTAAATCAGTGTAACCGAGCCCATCATTAAATAAACCTCCAGATGTATAGTTATTTTGTTTAGATATTATACTTGTTCCAAAAGTAGACGATAATGCGTCGTTGATACCATTATAAACTGTCATTGTTTGTATTTGTTTTTTGTGTCGTTCAAATTCATTTGCCATATCCGCTTTTGATACATTGGAAGTATCAATCACGCCTTCATCTGATTTTAACCAATCACCATAGCCTTTTCTACCGTCTCCTTCATCTTCAACTTTATATTGTTCAAATTTTTCATTAAACCATTGATTAAAATTCTTAGGATCTTTCAATGCTTCATTTTTTGTAAAAATATTTTCTAGTATTTTATTGTTTCCATCGTTACTATAATCTTCTTGATCTATTTTTTTTTTACTAGACTTATTTTGAAATTCATAAACACCATATAATTTTTTATAAGCAGAAGAATAAAATAAAAAATACTTTGGGTCTAAATTAGACTTATCAGGATGTGTTTTAAGTACAAATTTTTTTGCTTGTTTCATAACTTCTTCATCAAGCATTTCATTTTGAATGCTAAATAAACGAAATATATCTTTCAATGAATAATTTTCAATATTTAAATCGAAATTATTTGCGTTGCATAAATCATTTGGTTTGACTGTATTATTTAATGTTTGGACTGACCGACTAACAAACGGATTTTTATTGTAGTCATTACCACTTTCATGAATTTTAATACCTATTTTAGGACAAGATGTTGGACCACTGTTTCCTAATTTTTTTACATTCATTGTTTTAATTTATAGTTGTAAATAAAATTTATTAAAATGTGTTTAATAGATTTAAATATTTAATTGTTTATATATATATGATAGTAAACTATTATTTATTATTTTTTTTGTTAACACTAACAAAGGTTAGGTTGACAATCAGTTTTATAACACATTTAAGATGTAATAATAAAAATAATTGTAATCATTTGCAGTTAAATTCTCAGCGTAAAACGTACCATTTTTCTCAAAGATATACTGAAGAATTAATTAAAAGATTTCAAAATAATAATCGTAATTATACAGAGAATGAATATGAACTGCTTTTGAAAAAATTAAATTCAAAAAATAATACAATACAAAATTCAGCAATTTTAGGAGAGTTTACGGAAACTAATAAAACAAATGAAGAAATAAATCCTTCATACACACCACCACGTGTAAGAATTATTATCAATAAAAATACGCATCCTAATTTTCTCGCTGGTCTTGGAATTCCATTCGATCCCATACAAGAACAACTTGCTGACTTAAATCGTCGTGAAAATGGAGATGGTGACGATGATGACATTGGATTTGCTGATAATAACAATAGAAGAAATGGTTTATCAAGCGGGGGGAGTTTTACGAAAACAAAAAACTTTGAAGTCTTAAAAAACCCTGATATGAATTTTAATGATGTTGGAGGTTATGAAAATGTAAAAGATGAATTAAAACAATGTGTAGATATTTTAAAAAATTATCAAAAATATCAAAAATACAATGTACGAGTACCAAAAGGGTTGATATTAGAAGGTCCTCCTGGAACTGGAAAAACTTTAATTGCAAAAGCTCTTGCAGGTGAAGCTAAATGTAGTTTTATACCACTGTCCGGTTCTGATTTTCAAGAAAAATACGTAGGTGTAGGTCCTACTAGAATTAAAGAGCTATTTCGCTTGGCTCGAGAAAACATTCCATGTATTATTTTCGTGGATGAAATTGATGCAGTGGGTAGAAAAAGGTCGAGTGATGGCGAGAGTTCTTCCAATGAGCGCGATAATACATTAAATGCTCTTTTAGTAGAGTTAGATGGTTTTAAAAATACAACTGGCGTGTTTATGGTAGCAGCTACAAACAGAGCAGACCTATTAGACAATGCTTTGACACGACCTGGAAGAGTTGATAAAAAAATATTTATAGGTATGCCTGATAAAAAGACAAGAGATGCAATTATTAATATTCACATTCGCGGTAAACCATATGATACGACCATTGACATACCAAATCTGGTAGAAATAACAGATGGATTATCTGGTGCCCAAATTGAAAACTTGTTAAATGAAGCCATGTTGAATGCATTACGACGTAACGAAACGCAATTTTCATTCAATGATTTTGATTTTATTATGAATAAAATGATGGCTGGTTGGCAACCCAATGAACATCAGTTTACGTCCGACATTATTGACCATATTGCTATTCATGAAATGGGACATGCAGTTGTAGGTTTTCTCTCGAAACATCATTCTAAAATGTCAAAAGTTGTAATCAATTTATCGTCACCAAAAACTCCGGGTTATACTGTCTTCGAAAGTTCAACAAGTAATATTTATGTGAGAGAAGCTTTATTTGAACATTTAATGATACTTTTATCAGGAAGAATTGCTGAGGAAGTTTTTTATAATGTATCCGTTACTACTGGTGCACTGAATGATTTCGAAGAAGCATTGAAGCTAGCTGAAAAAATGGTGCTATACTATGGCATGGGAAGTAATATTATTTATCCAAGTAATAGTGAAAAATACAAAGAGTTGATTGATAATGATGTTATTGAACTCATCAATAATGCATATAATTACGCCCAAATGTTGATAATAACTTGTAAAGATTTAATTTTTGAGACTTCAGAAATATTAAAGAGAGATAAATTGTTAAAGGCTGATGCGTTAGAAACGTTAATAAATGAAAAATACAAAGATTTGTTGAATTTGAAAATGGAGTTTGACTAAAGCAACCTTTGGAAAAAGTTGCGCAAAAACATCAACCTTTGGAAATGTGGTCTAAAATAATAAAAGGTGTAAATATTCTAATATATATATATATATATATATATATATATATGGAACTTAAGGAAAAGTTATTGTATAACATTCATGCGTATACATATACTTCTGTAGATGCACCATCTAACGCAATCCAAAGATTTAAAAAAAAAGAAAAATTAATAAACAAATTTTTTTCTCGTTTTTTTGTAGGAACATCTATTTTTTATGATGCAAAAACTAATCAATCCATAGGTGCTGGAAACTTAATAGCAAATCCTTGGTTTATAAAGGATGATCCAAAAAGCGAAGATCATAATCTAACTGTAACCAAATATGATCAAGGCGTACAAACAATTACTTTGAATGAAACATCATCACGACCTCAAATACTAATACCATTATTTTCAATAGTTAATCCTTCTCTTACGAAAAAACAGTTAATATACACACAAGACGTATATGGAAGATTAACTATAATTAAAGTAACAAACAATGTTCCAAATGATACTGGTTATCAAAGACAAAATTTAAATATTAAAATATACGATTTACCTTTTTATACCAAACCATCTATACCAGTGAATAATTGATTTTACATGCTATAAAGAAACGTCTTTTCAAATCTTCACTGGTATAAAGTAGGTGTTAAAAGATTTTTCTCTACTTTTGTGAAAAATAGAAAAAAATTGAAATAATTTTATAAAATAAAACAAATTGTTATAAAATTAAATGACATCAAAGTATGAAGAATTTTTTGGAAAAGAACCTTCATTAAATGAATTAGAAAATTTTGTTAGAGTCAACAAACAAGCTTTCGAAGAATTTAATGAACAATGTATGAAAGAAAACCACAAAGAGGATATGATAGACGTATCTGTAATTTATGAATATTTAAATTTTGCAAAAAAATATGGTGGTCATTATTACGTAGGTGGTCATATAAAAACTTATCCAAATGATCCTATTACAGAAGCTGCTATTTTTGAAGCAAGAAAACTGAATAATGAATCAGAGCCAATGCATATGGCCGAACAAGCATCGAAAGTAAGAAGTTTTAATGAGTTGAATAATTTAGAAAAAATACTAGACGTTTATTATGAAAAATGTTTAGAAGAATATTATGCACCTCCATCTGAAAACTCAGATTTGTATGGTGGAGGAGAAGGATATAAAAAAGTCGCAAAGGAAACACTTATAGGAAAAAAAATATAATCATTTATATATATAAACATATGAAAATTGCTACTATGAATTATTATAAAAAATTAATTATTTGTATTGTGCTATTTTTTATTTGTATTATGATACTTCGATATGTTTCTAGTAGAAAAGAAAGTTTTGTTCAGTTTGGAACCTATAGTTTTGAAAAATATTATGGAAGAAATAGTTTAAAGGATCCTAGGTATACATACCCTGTACACTTTAACAAAAACTATAAAAATTTTACAAGTAATAAATACAACTATAATGATGTTTATGATGCGTATTATAAAAATACTCAAACCAAGGACAACAGAGGATAATTAATATTTCATATAATGAAAATAAAAATGATTATAAAATTGATTTAAAAAAAAGATATCGTATTATATAACAACTAACCAAAATGAAAGGCAAATATCCTAGATTAGACATGATTGGCGCAATTAATTTTTGGTGTAGGAAGAATGAGTTAAGTTACTTTACATACATAGAAAAAAAAACGAAAGCACAATTAGAAGAAATCGTCGCACAATACGATATAAATGTAGACGAAATGTTATTTGAAAGGGCCAAAGAGCGAGAGAAAGCACAAAATTTCACACAACATTTAACAGAAAAATTCACAGAAACAATACAAAAAAATATAGATTATTTTGTTGGTAAAATAGAAATGTTGGAATCATTATTAAATGATGAACAAAAAGAAAAATACTTGGAATACTGCGATTCACAAAAATAGAATTATACAAGTGAAGATAATAAATATTTTATATGGGAAGGTTTCCTATGTAAAATATAACCAGAGTGTACTATGTGTTACTAGTCATAAAGAAAAAAAATATGTACTCTATTTTTTACATTTGTTTACAATTATTTATATTTTTTCTATTTTTTTTTGAAATTTTATGTTAGTTGTATTATTTTATAAAATGAGGGTTCATATATTTTTGAAAATTGAAGTAGGTAAGTTCATCATTTTCACCTACTTTTAAAAGAGCACGTAACTTGGCATCAGGATTAATTTTTTGTCCATTTTGCGCGTCTTGTAATTTGTTGGTTTGGATATAACGATACATAATACGAGAAACAACAGTTCGCAGCATTTCAGTACCAAGTGGTTTTCCAAGAAACTTTGCAAGTTCATTTGAGATTTTCTGTGGTCGCACAAAACCTGAGGGAACTCTATGAGTTGATATTGGTGTTGGTGTTGGTGTTGGTGTTGGTTCTCTTGTACGATTAACAACATTTTTAATATTATTAGCTTTCATGTTAACACTGATATTGTTCTTTTCTCTTGAAGAAGAAGTAGCAGTATAGGTCTTCCCAGATCTAGTTTGCATTCTAAATGTTATACGATTATCAACATTATCAACTTTCATGTTAAGTCTGATATTGTTCTTTTCTCTTGAAGAAGTAGCAGTAGCATTGTATGTTTTTCCGGATCTTGTTTGCATTGTTGTATTAATATGCATTAGTATATTACTTGTGGTTTCATTTCATTTTTTTTTTATAATTTTATTCGACAAAAAATGTTAGTCAGTGAAAAGGTGTAAATACCGATTTTCTTTAAGTTGTTTTGGGAATTTATTATATTATTAACGAAAAAGTGGATACAAAAGTATTTTGGCTTTTCAAAAATGGACAAAAAAAATGTCCAAAATTGAAAAGGGGCGATATACTTTCCCAAAATGCAACATTTGTGACTGAAATGTCATTTTAGCGTCTGGTTGCCAAAAAAATAATTTCAAGTTTGTTACGATAATTTTTATTTTTAAATCGCGAATTTTGAAGGATTTTTTTCTCCATGGAAATAAATGGAACTTTTAGGAAATAAAATTCAGCAAAATTCAGCAACTAAATATTTTTGTAAAATTTGTGACTATAAAACGTGTCGAAAGTATAATTTTGATACTCATTTAAATAGCTCGAGACACTGTGCGAATTCCAAAAAGGAAATTTTTGGAAATGAAATTCAGCAAAAATTCAGCAAAATTCAGCAACTTTGTGAAAAATGCAACAAAGAATTTCAAACACCTTCAGGGTTGTGGAAACACAAACAAAAATGTAACCCAACTCATTTAAATCATTCAAATAGCATTGAGCCTTCCGATAAAGAACTTATCATGATGCTTATCAAGGAAAATTCTGATTTGAAAAATATGATGATTAAAGTAATTGAAAATGGAACAAATAATACGATTAATAATAACATTAATAATACCAATTCTAACAATAAAACATTTAATTTACAAGTATTTTTAAACGAAACATGCAAAGATGCTATGAATATTAGCGATTTTATAGAAACCGTGAAATTACAAATTTCTGATTTAGAAAATGTGGGAAAAGTTGGTTATATTGAAGGTATTTCCAATATAATCATAAAAAATTTACAGGCACTTGAAATTGAAAAACGACCAGTTCATTGTACTGATCAAAAGAGGGAGGTTATGTATGTGAAAGAAGATAATATTTGGGAAAAAGAAGATGAAGCAAATAAACGATTACGAAAAGCAATAAGAACGATTGCTCATAAAAATATTTGTATGTTTAAAGCATTCAGAGAGAAATATCCTGACTGTGAAGAATACGATTCCAAAAAAAATAGCCAATATAACAAGATAGTCTATGAAGCTATGGGAGGAAAAGGAGATGATGATTATGATAAGGACACTAAAATTATTCATAAAATAGCCAAAGCGGTTGGGATTGATAAAAAATAGATGAAGGTATAAAAAGTGCGTTATATTTTTATGCAAAAAATAAAATATTTATATTTAGAAAAATAAAATATTTATTTATAATATAAAATGTGTGAAAGCAAACATTGTACTTGTGAAAACAAAGAAAAAACAGTAACATTGAATTATGCTGCTCTTACAATAGAACAAGCACAAACTTTGAGAAAAGATTTACCAACTAGTAGTTTAGTATATTATTTATTACCAATAAATTCAACAAATATATTAATTGAATTTTCTTCTGATAAAACTACTATTCAAAAAATAAAATTCGAAAATAAATTAAGTGAATTAGAACTTGATAATTTAGATATTACGATTGATTTGGAAAGCTATAGACCACACTTTACACTTTTGAAATTTGATATAAGTATTGAAAAAGATGGAAAATTAATAAAAATACCAAAATACATTCAAGATATTATTCTTTTAGTAGTAAATAAAAAATATTATAGTGCATTGAAAGAAATTTTGAAAAGTAATCCTGAAGATAAAATAATTCATACAACTTTATCAAAACTGTTAGGTACATCAGTATCAGAAATTGTAGACGAAGTTACAGCTGTACTAGATTACCCTGGGTCTAGCAATAAAAAAATAAATGCAAATAAAAGCAAGGATTATTACACAAAATTGTCTTCTGGTACACTTGGCACGACAAAAACTTACAGTGCATTAGGAGTGGCAAGTGATGGTGGGTGTGGAGGTTGTGTAACAACAAATAATGGTCTATGTTACTGCGGACAAGGTCCTTGAGATACGTTTAGTCTTCATCTACATAGAAAGTGCATCCACATTAAACTTATTTAATATTAAGTTTTTTTTCTTAATATTAAATATATATATAATGTTATAAGATGTGTTCTATTAATCACGATTTGAAAGCGATATTTATTCACCTTCCAAAATGTGGAGGTTCTTTTACTACTAATATGTTGAAGAAATATTATGATTTTGAAACTATTCGATTGCCTCACGAAAAGCATAACAATTTTAATTATTTATTTGAAGAAATTCCGAAAATATTGGAGGAAGTTAAGGAAAATGAGGAAGAAGGTCAAGAAGTAACAGGTGAAGAAGGTCAAGAATGTGATTGCTATGGATGTAGGGGAAAAAGCTATGGAGATCCTTGGACCACTACTGAACAGGGAATTTTACGTTATAACAGTTCTTCCGAATTATATAATTTTGCAATGGATATGAATGAAGAAAAATGGAAAACTTACAAAAAATTTACCTTTTTAAGAAATCCATACGATAAAATTGTTTCAGCATGGAAATTTATTAATAAATGTTTGAAAGATAAAAAGAAACAAGATGTAGAACTTTTAGATTTTGAAGAATATTTAAATAAAAGTAAAGAAGAATTGTATAACTATTGTAAGTTTGCGTATAGTCATTCACACATTACTCAATATGAACATTTACTAGACACAAATAATGAATTAGATATTACTTATATGGGATGTCAAGAAAATTTAAATGAAGATTTATGTACTATTTTATTGAAACTTGGTGTTGAAAAAATAAAGCATCGTTTTGAGTTGGAAGAAAATAAAAAAATTAATTCCAATGAACATTTAGATTATATTGAATATTATACTGATACTATATTGGAAAAGGTGAATAAAATTTTACAAAAAGATTTTGATCATTTTAAACAGTATAAACAAGTATTTTCTGTTGAAGAAATGAAAGAAGAAAGCAAAAAATATTTAGTTTCCAATGAAATATTTAACAAAAAAAATAGCGAATTAATAGAGCGTTTAGAAAGAGATGGAGTAATTCTAGAAAAATGCGTTTATGAAAAGAAAGATATTTAGTAATTTTCATTTATTTTTAATAATACAATAAATGAAAATTAAAAATATTATATTTTAATATAAAATGGAGAGAGAAAAAGACTGTTTTTCTTGTAGAAAAGGATCTGACATGATCAACAATGTTCCTAGTGAAGCTGAAGTAGAACAAATTGAAGCTGCTAAAAAAGAAAGGGAAAAGTACGCAAGAGGTATTTTTAGACCTATTAATAAACAACCTACATTTCATGTTAAGGATATTCTAAGGGATGATTTTATTATTAATCTTATTGATTATTTTGATAATCCAAAAAAAATGGTTGAAGCTAGAATGGTAGTAGAAACGCGTCGTAAAACAATATATCCAGAATACAAAATTGTAGGCTTAGTGTCACTAGATAAATTTGATAACGCTCCAGTGTGTTTTGACTTAAGGAAAAAACTTGGTTATGTTATTAAACATATAGATTTTAGTTATATTAAAGATGGAAAACAAATGTTAGTATCAAAAGTAGCTAGATATGTTATTAATAGAATTTTGTGTAGAAAGTTTGTCAATAAATTAAGAAGAAGACAAATTGATTTTTTAACAAAAAATGCGAACATGTTAAACAATAATGAATCACCATATTATAACGCAACTTTTAAAGAAGTATTGGGAACAAGTATTGGTGATATTATTGATAATGTTACACAAATGTTAGATTCAAAAAATGCAACAAGAGGCTTAAAAAAAATGATAAAAAACCCATTATGGGCATATTTTGAGACAATAAGTCCAATTGCATTTGATAATAATAAAAATAATATAGTTAAAGATAGTCCTTCAAGCTACGCCAAAATATGTGGTGTTTGTACCGTTGATCAAGACGGTACAGGTTGTTAAAACTCACTGTATTGCTAGTCATTTTTGTCGTATTCCAATGAAATATTTAACAAAAAAAATAGCGAATTAATAGAGTATTTAAAAAGAGATGGATTAATTGTATAAAAATAAACTATTATAATATAATATAAAATGTGCGAAAAGAAAGATTGTTCTTGTGACAAAAAAGAAACTACTATTGAAAGTAAAACTTTTAGCTATAATAGTGTAGATTTACGAACGCTTCAACTAGTAAAAAACCATAAACCTAGTCATGCTATAACTATCTTATTAGTAACAATAAGATAGTTAATATTATTTTGAATAAAACTGAGGAAAATGTTGTGGGTGTTTCCACTAAAAGTACTCTGAGTGAATTAGAAATAGATAATTTTCCTTTTGTAATTGATTTAAAAAGTAAAGGTATTATACCAGTTTACGATAGAGTTGAATTTGTTATTTCTTATGAAGATAACGGAGTGTTAAGAAAAATTAGACGCGCAGAACAAAACATTATTGTTAATATAATAAATACAAAATTGAGAAAAGCATTAAGAAAAATTGTAAATGATAATAATGGTTCTGTTATTAGTACAACATTTAAAGAGTTAATAGGTTGTTCGCTTTCACTAATTGTAGACAAAATTACTGGAGTAATTGATGAAAGTTTAAATGGTAACTTAGATAGTTTTAATAATTTCAATAGAAAAACTACAAGCACATTTAATAAATCTAAAAGTTTTAGTGATGTTCAAGCAATACCAAATATAAATTGTGGACAATGTTTTTGCGTAGCTGATAAGGGTTGTGGCTACTGTTATCATAAAGAATGCGTTCTATATCCAGGTGGCTTTCCATGTTGAATAAATGCACAAATTAAATATCCAAACTTACGGTATTACTTGCCGATTTTTGTCGTCTGCGACTTTTCTTTGGCATGTTAATATCGCTTTGCCCTTGTAATTCTTTTAAATCTTCAATACTAATTGTACTGTTTCCATTAGTATTGTTTCCCCTCGTGGTTTGTTGATTTTGTTGCGATGGATCTTGAATATTAATGGTATTTTAATTTAGCGCGTTTTATTTTTTCTGTAAAAATTATAATATTTAGTTAAAATATAATGGGAAAAAATTGCGGTTCAAATTGCGGTTCAAAAACTGAAAAGCCTAACTCTAAGGCCGACACTACAGCAGGCGAAGAAGACACACTAGGAAACATGATGCAAACAGATAACAATAAAACATATTCAAGTTACAACTACAATGCATTAAATATAAAAACACATCAAAAGTTAAGGAAAAATCACTCTTATACCATGATTAGCTATTTACTTGAGAAAAAATGTTCTGTATCAATTAGAACAAGTAAAGAAGACAGTTCTTTTGTAGGAGTTGATACAAAAGGTAAATTGACTTTGGATGAATTTGATAATTTACTTATAAAAATAAATACAACAAGTATAACTAATGAGGCAGCATATGACAATTTTTATTTTCGAATAACAACTGAAAAAAATGGAGAAACAGTAAATATACCAAATAATTTGAATGACAAAATCAATGATTTAATAAATAAAAAATACAAGACAGAGGTAAATAAAATTTTAGAGAAAAGTAACTCATCCGTGAAAGCTGGTCCAACAGAAAACAATATGACAGTTGATGTCAAAAACATCGGTAGTGAAAAGTACAGTAGAGGAACTATTGCCAAAAAAATAGACGATAATAAATATGACATCCTGTATCAGAATGGAGAATTTGAAACGCGAGTAGATAAAGAACGCATTCGTAATGTGGATAGAATAAAAACAATGTCTGAATTAGTAGGTTCAATATCAAAAATTATAAATAAAGTTCTAAAAACTCAAAATAAAGACAGTACAACTAGTACATACAGTGTAAATGATGTATCGTCGGCGCAAGGCCTAAACTGTAATTGTTGCCAATATGATTCTGGTTTCGGTGATTACGTATGTGGAGAAAATATTTGCAATGGTAAATATGATGTTGAAAAGCAGTGTTGTTTTGGAGGACAAAAATGTGGTAGCCCAAGTGATGCAAATGGATGTTTCAATCCATGTCCAACATAAATATAAAGATCCGGTTTGTTAGTACTATAAAATATGTGGTAAATGCACATTTTCACAGTTTCATTGTGACTGATAATTGCATTTGAATTTAAATATCCAAACTTACTGTATTACTTGCCGATTTTTGTCGTCTGCGACTTTTCTTTGGCATGTTAATATCGCTTTGTCCCTGTAATTCTTTTAAATCTTCAATACTAATTGTACTGTTTCCATTAGTATTGTTTCCGCTCATACCTTGTTGATTTTGCGGATTTTGTTGCGATGGATCTTGAATATTAATGGTCTTGGTTTTTAATCCTGATAATATGTCGGACAAGTCACTTGGACCCTTCATTTCAGGCCTAGATGATGGTCTCTTTGACTTTTCTTGAAAGTCCAATGCACTACTTCTTGCTGCATTATCACGTGCAAAACTCTCTCTGATATTAATTCCATCATCGACAAAATTACTACGACCTAAATTCAAATCAGGTCTTTGCGCGAAATTGTTGTTGCCTGGACGACCCATTGGAGGAGGCATAGCATTTGGTCCTTGTGTTGCCATTGGTGGGGGTGGTCCATTGCCGCTGCCCATTGGCATTGACATTTCAGGGTTCATAATTCCTGACATAAATCCTGAAAAATTTGGACTTGTTTGCGCCATGGAATTTACCGCGGCATTTTGGAACTGACGCATTAAATCAGGATTTTGACGCAATATATCATCCATACCAGGCATTGCACTTTTGAACATTGTATTTGTTAAATGCACCATCATTGCACTACCACCGAGCTGAAACAACAATTTCAACTCTGGAGCCATGGATGCCTTTGACTTGTATTTTTCATATAGCTCTGCAAATATTTCATCATAATCATTGATATTTTCATTGACTTGTTCACTCCAACCATCCAATTTAATGTCAAATGGATCAAATCGATTATTCAAAAATTCAATGCCATTAATAGCAGCCATTAACATGTTTCCCTGAAATTTGACGGAGTTTTGTTTACTCTTTTCTTCCATAATAGTTTCATATTCACCCATCATTTCAGTCAAAGACGATTCCATATTGTATTTTTTTGAAAGTTCAACTCCTTTTTTTTCTAAAGCTTCTAATTTTCTTAAATATTTAAATTTTTCTCTCAATATTTCTTCTTTGGATAATTGTGGACCAGAATGAATATGTTTATCAGGATTTAAAGGCACATTATTGAATTTTCCATAACCATCCCATGTCTTCGTATCGTCTAATGTTTCAGCAGCAGAAGCACCTAGACCTATACTAGGTTCGTCATTAAACCTGACACTATTAATGTTACTACTATTATCATCAAAATTACCACTATTCATACCACCCATACCAAACATATCAGATTTTGACTTAAAACTTTGACTAGGCATGTCTTGTGCTAGTTCATTTAATTCATTTTCTAAATTATTCAAGTCTTCTAAATCTATATCACTTGAAATATTGGAAGTTTCTTTTACTTTATCATTCATTAAAAGCTCTAGTCCACCGCCAAAATTACTACCTTTTGATGGTTTAAAATTATCATCATTAAAATTCAATTCAGAAATTTCAATTATATCGTTCATTATTCATTAAATAAGAACTTTTAATTTTAAGTAGTACGAATTATTATATATTTATTTTTTTAGTAAAGCAAAATAAATATATTTTTGAACAAAAAACAGACAACACAAAAATACTGGTAACACTATAATTTGTAGTTTATAAACCACAAACCTTGTAAAAAAGCATCAGATAAATCATCTTTTTTTTTATGATTGTTAAAAAAATCTAATTTATCACTGAAACGATGATCATTAGTTAAAAATTCTAAACATTTCAAAATTCCTAATTTTTTCCTTGACTTGTAATCAGAAGGCATTGTTTCTTCATTTTCTTTAGTTTTGTTATCTTTATTTATTGTATCCACTTTTAGTTTATGAATAGATGAAATAAATTCAATGTGTTCAGCGTTATTGTTCATAATAAAATATTGAGCAATCATTCCTTGAATAGTTTTCATGCGATTTGCAATAGGACTTATTTGATTTTCTATTAAAATATAATCTATTTTCTCTTCTGTTGGAAATATTTTATTGAGTTTGGATTTTATATTTTTACCAATAGTAATCAAGTCTACTTGGGATGCATTTGTACTGTTTATTTCTTTGAAACATTTATTAGATATGTATTCATTGACTTTAAATAACAAATCATTTTTCTTAATTGGCTTCTCATATTGAATATCATATTTATCAGCTAGTTCAATAAGTTTTTGTATTTTTTGTTTATTAATAAAAGTTGGTTTTAACTCCGATGTTGGTATTTGATAACTCTGTTTTTTAGAATGTTTTAAACAAAAACAGGTTGTGTTATCATCTTTACTAACTATATATTTTGCTGGTTTGTCACATGAATTGTTTTTATCAGTAAAGTTGCATATAAGTATTTCATCTTCTTGAGATAAGTTTACAATATCCCATTTAATAATAGTAAAATGAGATGCCTCCATGTTTTTTTCAAAAAGACAAAATGCTAAATTTTTAATACCAACATCTATAGAAAGAACTCGCATATAATTTATATATATAAATAAAGAATTAACAATTCTTTATATATTATTAAAAGTTTTATAGTTTACAATTTTTATCATAATTATCTTTGAAAATTACCTGGATTTATAACAGGTGCTACTAATCTTGAGTTCAATTGTTCTCTTGATAAATATGGATTTTTTAAGTCACTGTTACTATAACCGTAACCAGGAGTACTGGTATCATAAATATTTTTAAAAACAAATGGAACATTACTAGAAGGTGTTTTATTAGTTTGAATATGTGGATCTAAACCTAAATCGTAACAAGATTCCATAGAATTGTATTTCATTATTTTTAAACCATTGTGTTGTAAATACTGACGGTATGACCAATTGGAATGAATATTTTCTTGTTGTTGAATACGTTTATTTATAACAGCATCAGGTTGCCATGATGCATAATTACGACCATCGGCCATTATGGGAGGAAAATTAAAGTGAACATTATTAGATCCTGAATAACAAACTGCCCAAGACATATAACTATATTATTATTATATTATTTATTTGATTATTTATTATATTATTTGCAAGTATAATGTTATAAATTATTCTACACCAAGTAACTTCAATAAGTCATTTTTTTTCATTTTGGATACGTCTGTTGAGAGACTTTTATCTAATACAATTGCTTTTAATTTATTTAATGACAATTTTTTGTAGTCAATAATTTCTACACTTTTATCTTCTTCTAAAGTAGAAATATTAATGGTTTTTAAATTGGTATCAAAATCTAATTCTAGTGTATTTGAAATTTGTTCTACATTTTCTACTAATTTTTCATCATCAGTGAGTTGATTAAAATCTATGTCTTCTAAATCTTCACAATCATCATCATTTTCATCATCATCATTATCATCATCATTTTCATCATCATCATCATTATCTTGGTAAATTATTGTTTCATCTTCGTTTTCATTATTTTCATTTAATTCTATAGTTTCTAAATAGGAAAATAATTTATTGTCAATATTGTCCAAATTTAATACTTTAATTTCATTATCATCATCATCATCATCATCTTCGTCGTTATCTTCGTCGTTATCTTCGTCGTCATCTTCGTCGTCATCTTCGTCGTCATCTTCGTCGTCATCTTCATCGTCATCTTCGTCATCATCTTCGTCATCATCATCAGAAACAGGTATTAATTTATTTTCTAAATCAGATGAAGAATTGATTGGAATATTTATGTTACTACCTCCTGTATTCATTACATTGACATGACTTAAATGAAACTTTATTACATTTACTTCTTCTGCTAAAGAAGAAACTAAACTTAACATAGATGAAATTTTATGGTTTTGCTCTCTCATTTTTCCTTCAAAATATATTATTAATAGAGCGAATACAAGCATGGTTATTGCCAAAAATATTAGTAATGTGGGATTTAAAATATCAGATAAAAATGCCATTATTATTAAAAGGTTATATTATTTAATCAATTACTTAACGAATTTTCAATAAATATAGAATGAAACCCCAAATTTAAATTATTATTGAGTTTAATATCAATAATTTTATAGTTATACAAATTAACTAATGATATATAACTGTAATATATACTTGTTTCTCTTTCTTCAATGTTAAAAAATAATAAATAGGGTATCTTATCTAGATAAATAATACTATGTTCGCCACATATATGTTTATTTTCAAAAAATAGTTCTTTATATAGTTTAAGATCCTTTGTAATAACAAATCCATTTACTCTACGATTTTCAAAATGTCTTGAAATAACTTTATCTTGAAATAAAACTGGAAAGTCCAAGTTGTACTTTTCTAGAGTTTCATTTTTGTATATAGTGACAATTTGTGTTTTTTTATTTATTTCAATCATACGATAATTACCTTTTATGTTCACATTTGAAAAATCAAATTCATCATATTGTGATGCGTATATTTCAAAAGTATCTTTTTTATCTTTAATATATGCATAATGTAAAATATAGAACCCTTTATTGTATACATATTTTATAGTATTTTTGTGGTTTTTATCATAAATATGAATAAATGTTTCTTTACTCGTGTTTAATCTAATAGGAATTTTATTTTTAAAAATATATGAAAATTTGTACATTAAAGGCGATTCAACCAAAAATAAATAATTATTATTTGAGTAAAAGTCGTGAACAATAGGTATATATTTAAATTTAAAATCAAATTTATCTGCTACTTTAAATTCATTATTTAATAAATAATAATTTACAAAATTATTGTAAATTTTGTAATCAATTGTTTCTATGTTTCCAATATTCGTTACTTTTGAATGTCCTGAAAAATGTTCAATATGTTTCATGTCAACTTTTTTAATAGTGTTAATTTTTTTTTCTCTAAAGTTGATGTTTATTAAATAAGGATAATCCCTTTCAAATAAAGCATAATTTTTATTTTTAAAATTTAAAATAGCCGTATTAGCCATACCCATTACATTTGGAAATAATTTTATTTTGTTCAAAAGTAATAATAATATTGTTAGCATAAAATTGGTAGGTATTTTACCATTTTTTTCTTCATATAACACTTTTTCAGTTTTAACTAAATGTTTTACAAAGGTTAACTCACCTTTGTTAAAAAAAATTCCTTGTATAATTCCATCACCCGTAAATAATTCATACAAATTATCAATATTACTGTTCATATTAATATTTGGCCCAATTAAACCATAAAACCCATTTATTTTTGTAATAATTTTTTTATCTCTTAAAGGTAAATCAACAGTAACTTTTTCTTTTATATCATTAAAAATAAATTTATTTATATCTGTTTTAATTTTTGTAAAACTATGTGATATTTTGCAAGTTATTAAAATATATAATAACAGTAAAAGCATTAATTATTATATATATGATAATATAAGTATAATTTTAACTATTATTTATGTAAAAGTAAATAACTACCTAATGATAGGCCAAAAACTCCTTTTGCAATACCATCTAAAACATTGGTTGTTATGTTTCTAGTGTATGTTGAAGTATTATAGACTGCACCATAAATAAACCATAAAATAACTATAGCAACAAACATTATCTTTTTAAACATTGAATGATTCGTTATTTTTGTACCTTGGAAAAATTTTTGATAAATCAAATAAAAAATAATAAAGTATGCTAAAAATCCTATAACTAGACTCCAAAATGTAGATAAAACGTTAACTGTCCCTAAATAACCTGCTAAAATCATTATTAAGTCGAAAAAAATCAATGTCATAATAAAATTTGCTAAATCTTTTACTTTTTCGCCGCTACTTAAAAATAGACTAAATGAAACAAGTAAAAGAGGAGTTGTAATAGACCAATCAATATATCTTAATGTTGTTACTGTTTTCCAATCAATAGATTTTAAATTAGGAGCAGATTTACTAATTTTAATGATTAAATAATATACTATTGAGGCAACCAATGATATTAGCACTTCAATTCCAAAAACTACTCTAAATTCTGGATGAACAAAAACAAATATAAATGAAACAATTAAATTTATTATCAATAAGTAAAGCGCAAAATTAAATGTTGTAAACATTAGTGATTCTGTTGTTCCTAGCATGACTAAACTGTTATTATAAAATAACAAAATATTATTTTTTTATTTTACCAAAAATAGAATTAGTAAGTATTGCACAACTATTGAGTATATTTTATTTTATTTTATTCTACTTTCAGTGTATTTTTAATAATTTCATCAGGATAGTTCATTGCATAAAGAACATTTATACCTCCTTTGACAGTGGATATTCCTTTTTTCATTTTATATAAATATTCTAAAATATTTGTATCCGTTGATTTGGTTGTTTCCATGTAATAATTTGTAATCATTTTATTACTATCTAACTTTTTACACACTTCCATAAAATGAGTTGTTAATATAGAATTAACGTTTTTATTTTTCGTAATGTATTTCATGAATGCAATAGCACTTATAGTAGCTTCTTCAGGATTTGTTCCTGAATATAGCTCATCAAAAGCACAAAAATGTGTTTCACCGTGTTTCAAATCTTTATCAATAATATCTATTATTTCTTTGCATCTTCGTGCTTCTGCTTGAAAAAGACTATCGCGACCAGATGTATCTGGTATATTTAAATAACAATGTAAATGATCATATGGTTTTATTATTGCTGTTTCATAAAAACCACATCCAAATTGCTGTGAAAATATAATATTTATTAAAACGGATTTTATAATTGTTGTTTTTCCAGATGCATTGGGTCCTGATATTATTAAATTTTTATTTATTTTAATATTATTTTTAACATGTTTTTTATCTTTCAAACAAGCATAATAGTTTTGTTTCATCATGTTTTTATTTTTTTTGTTTGTAAATTTAGTATAATTAATTTTATTTTGCTTTATGTTTTGTTGTAAACCTACTATACAATCAATATAACCATTGAACCCAAATGAGTACATAATAGAGGTTTCATATGTTTTATTATCATAAATTTCGTAAAAAGTTTTTAAAATATGTCCTATTTCTGATACTTTTTGAAAACTATATTTAAACTCACTTACCATATCTAATCGTGATTTCAATTCACTTAGTATTTCAATATTATTGTATAATGTTACATTAAAGTCATTATGTGTTTTTAATTCTTTACTATGTACATCATAATTTTTCATGGTTTTTATTGTTTCATGTAAATACAATTTAATTTCATTGAAATAATTATGTATTTTTTTCATGTTTTCATGAAACCTATAACATACTAATATATTTTGATAAATAGAAAACATATAAAATCCAGCAGATACAAGTAAATATATTTTTTCTTGAAATGATACCGATCCAAATTGTGTAAAAAGTTTTCCGATGGAGTGTTGTGAAATGACAATTTTTAATATATCAATGTATTCATTTAATGTTAATGTTAACCCTTTCAATCGAATAATAAAAAAAGGAATAATAAGAATAATAATAGGAACAAATAATGATATCACTGGAGATGTCATGTTATAAATACTCATAAACTGAAGAAAGTATTGCGACTTATTTAAAAACTCCCACATTGGCCAATCAATGTAATAATATCGTTCTTTAAAACCAGTGTCGCCTTTTATTTCATTCCATAATTCAATCATTTTATTATATTTTTTCTCACATGCTTCATCATAAATATGTCTAAAATTTTTCAATAGTTTTTGATTATCTTTTAAAAAGTCTGCATCATTTGTATAATATTGTGACGACTGATTTATTATTTGCTTTGTTAAAGAATATTGAGTATTGTCAAATGTGTTGAAAAAATAACTATAAATAGAATTATTTGATGTGTCGACAGTATTTACCAATTCTAAATCAGCAATTATATTTTCTTTGATGGACAATTTATTTTTTTTATAATGAATTGGTAATTTAAAATGTTCATTTATTTGTTCAATTTTATTTACACTCATACAGCTTAATATATTTTTATTAGAAATATATTAAGTTTATTTTACGAATAATATTATTATTCTTTACTATTTATTAGTATTCATTTTAAGGTTCTTTATATAAAGTAACATGATCAATACCATCTAGCATATTATTTATAAATAAAAAACAAATAAAGTTATCAGCACATAAAGGTATTGTTATGTGGTTTATTAATGCAATAGCCCATGCATAACTAGCTGGCGGTGACCATGTTTGATTACTACCTGGTTTTCTAATAAGCCATTCTTTATTATCAGGAGTTGCTATGCCACTTGAATCAAAGTCAAATAACTTAAAAGTACCATCACTAGTTAGTCCTATGTTATCATATTTCCAGTCAATATACATAATATTTATACTGTGTAAATGTTGTAAAGCTTCTTTTATAGTTCTTTGAATTTTTGCTATATTTTCATCATTCATTTCATAGTCTGTATTTAATAATTCCATATCAACTGTACTATTATCAATATTAACGTCATAAATAGTAACAATGAAAGGGTTAGGATTTTCCATTATTTTTTTTGATATTATTAATTCTATATTTCTCCTAACTTGTTTCCTAAAAATATTTTTATCATTGTTTTTATCGGGTATATCAATAATATTTCCTTCTAAAGTATACATTTTTGACTGACCTCCTTTTTTACTTAAATATTGCCTCCTTTTTTTTGTTTTTTTGTTTTTTTTTGATTTTTTAATTATTTTTTTTGACATAATATAATTTTATTATATTACTATATAGATAATAATATAAATGAGTGATATAGTAGTAGATAATAAAAAATTTTATAATTTTGAATTGAAGTTTTTGACTTATTTTAGTTATGTTACTAAATTTACAGTATTATTATTTTTAATTGGTATTTTTCAAAATAAACCATTTATATTAATTCAGTTTAATTTTGTAATAAAAGTAATATTAGCAATTTTCTTAATTTATAGATTTAATAGTTATAGAAAACATAAAATAGAGTTTACAGAATTAGATAGAAAAGTATGTTATTCTGCTGGTATTTATATAATATTGATTTCTTTTTTGGATATTATTAATTTTTATACAGAATACATTCGAAATAATTTTATTTTACCTTTTACAAACCAATTTACGCAAAATATTCCAAATTTTAGTATAAAATAACAAAAGTAACATTCTATTATTTCTTTGAATTATCTATTTGTATTTTTGTATTTTCCTTATTATTCAATTTTACTTTGTCTAATACATATTGACCACAAGGCCCACAATGGTCTTCATTTGATAAATCTACTTTATTATTCATTTTCACATTACGTTGTTCTATTTTCCATCTACCAACATGTTTTGGTAATTCTTTTAGAATTATTTTAACATTAATACTTTTTATAAATTTCATAATATACAGTTTGCATCTTATTTTTAAGTAACTTAAAAATTAATATGTCTGTAAAAAATCCAAATTAACAGGCATTTCTTTAATTTCACAAGCATAATATCCTTCAATTTCTTTTATTTTATGTATATCTCTTCGTGTTATAAAATTAATACCAACTCCTTTTCTACCCCATCTACCACTTCGACCTATTCTGTGTAAGTAGGTATGTATATCCTTAGGTACATCAAAATTAATAACAATGCTTACTTGTTGTATATCTATGCCACGTGCTGTAACATTGGAGGATATTAAAACGCGCGACTTACCATTTTTAAACTCTTTGAAAGAATTTTCCCGTTCTATTTTATCCATATTACTATGTATGCAACATACTGGAAAGTCGTCTTCTTTCATTGCTTCATATAAATCAGTAACTCGCTTAATACTATTACAATAAATAATACATTGTGACACAGAAACATATTTGTATATATGTTTCAAGGTTTCATACTTTTGTCTATCATCATCTACCGCTACATAAAACTGAGATATACCTTCTAAAGTTAATTGTTCAGCTTTTACACAAATTTTTACAGGTTTGCGCATAATTTTGTTAATAATTGGAAAAATATTATTTGGTAAAGTTGCACTAAATAATGCTACTTGAATATCATTATTAAAATGTTGAAAAATGTTATAAACTTGTTCTTTAAACCCACTTGACAACATTTCATCTGCTTCATCTAAAATTACAAGTTTTATTTTTTTGGATACAATTTTTCCCCTTCTCATTGAATCATATATTCTTCCTGGACAACCACATATTATATGTGGTGTATTTTTATCACTAAAATTATTCACGTCTTCATGAGGACATCCTCCATACATAGTTTGAATTTTTAATCCATTCATCATGCTTCCTAGTTGTTGTAAAACATTTGAAGTTTGTTTTGCTAACTCCTTAGTAGGTGATAATATTATTACTTGCGTAGAATTATCTTGAATGTTAACTACGGACAACGCACCAATACCAAAGGCTGCGGTTTTTCCAGTACCAGATTGTGCCTGTGCAATAACATCTCTACCTAAAATAATAGGTTTGATTGCTTTTTTTTGAATAGGACTAGGTCTTTCAAAACCATAACTATAAATACCTCTTAATATATTTGGATCACTATCTAAGTCATCCCAGGTATTTATTTCAAAGGAAGAATCTAGAATTTCTTCTTCTTTGTTACCAACTTCATCTGTAAACACAACTTCATTTTCACTAGACATTATGTATTATATATTATTTTTTATATTTAAGTAAATTTAAAAATATTATAATTATTTAAAAAAATTGATATAAATGTAAAAAATAATAGTATAGTATCCTTATTATGACGAATAAAACAATGAAATATTCATTAGAAAATTTTAATAGTATTCAACTGAATGGATTTAAATTTGATTTTCCAGATACTACGTTGAAGTTAATTTCAGATTTGGCATTGGAAGTTGGATCTCCTAATTATGTTAAAACTCCTACATTTCAAAAAAAAGTTAATCCTCTTAAAAAAAAAGAAAATAATGAAGGAAATAATGAGCATGAATTTATAAAAAAAAAAAAAGGAAATAAATCTATGGAAATAATAAATGACAATGACTGGGAAACTTTGAGAACTTTTCAAACAACAAAAATAGAGCAAAAGGTTGGATTTGAGGCACAAATTGATGTATTAAGGTCTCATTTAAATAAGTTAACAGACAAAAATTATATTGATATTAGAAATAAAATTATAGAGGTGATTGAAAGTATGAATAATGAAGGTATGGCTAACGAAGAAATGATAAAATTAGGTACAATAATATTTGAAATTGCTTCTACTAATCGTTTTTATTCAAAAATATATGCTGATTTATATTCAGATTTAATTAGTAAATATAATATGATGAAAGAAATTTTTGAAGAAAATTTTAATAATTTTATGAATTTATTTGAGGTTATTGAATACATTGAACCAAGCGTAGACTACAATAAATTTTGTAAAATTAATAAAGACAATGAAAAAAGAAAAGCGTTATCCGCGTTTTTTGTAAATTTAATGAATAATAATATTATTTCAAAAGAAAAAATAGTTTCTATTGTAAGAATTATGATGTATAAAATTTATAATTTTATCAATGAAAACAATAAAAAAAATGAAGTAGATGAACTTACAGAAAATATAATTATTTTGTATAAAAAAGAATTATTTGATGGAAGTATTAAATATGAATTAATAGATGATATGACAATTAATCAATTAATTGAAAAATTTGCACATAGTAAATCAAAAAATTATTTAAGTATGACAAATAAATCAATATTTAAATATATGGATTTAATTGATATGTAAAAATATTATTTTATAAATGTATAATAAACTATTATTTTTTTATTATGAATTTTTATGGTATAGAAAATGAATTAACTCCATATTGTTTAAAACAATTTGATAATAATGAATTTATAATGTGGGATGTACATTGTTTAGAGGAATTTTACAATTTTGTTGGAAAACGTTTAATTGAATTAGAAAAAGCTAGAAAAATTCACAAAGATGATATTGAATTAGAAAAGGAATACATAAAAATGTCCGCATTACTTGATGAAGTTGATGAAAAATTGGGAAACGTTCTTCAATATCGACAAGAAGTGGAAGATAATGGTAGTTCTTTTGCTTTCGAAAGACTTAGCGACAATGATGAAAAACCTATTGTTTTTGAAAATTTAAAAAAGGAAGATATTAGATATACTCCACCAAGATTAGAATACTTATCAAAAAAAAATTTACAAAAAGATGATATTGAAGAATTAAAAGATACGGACTTACTTACTAATGTTAACAAATTTTCTTATAAAAATAGTGGTGGTAAAAAAAAACGTAGTAAAAAAATAAGAAGTAAAAGACGAAAACAAAAAACAATTAAGAAAATACAGAAATACAGAAAATATTTAAAAAAATAATATAAAATTAAATAAATTATATAATAATAATTACAATGTCTAACGAAAATATATTGATGGATATAAATGAATACAATAATGAAAATAATGAAAATAATGAAAACAATGAAAACAATGAAAACAATGAAAATGAAAATGAATTAGAAACTATACTAAAAGAAATAAATGAAACTTCTCTAGATATAAACCAAAATTTTTCTAACTATACTTCAGAAACAGAATTCATGGTAAAATTAATTGACTATAATTTAAATTATACTAACAAACAATTGTTATTAATATGCGAATATTATGGTTTATTAAAAGAAATTAAAAATAATAAAATGAAAAAATTAGAAATTATCTATTTTTTATTGGATTTTGAAGAAAATATTGAAAATTTTTCTATTGTTTATAAACGAAAGCAGTTATGGCATTTTATGAACGAATTAAAAAACGATAAATTTATGAAAAAATTTGTTTTGTGGTAGTAAAATAAAATAAAATATAAAATTAAACAAAATAAATATTAAATAATTCTATTTACTATTTATAAGAATGGTATTGTCTAAAATAAATGAAGGTGTAAGTTACCCTGAGCTAAAATCTGTAGATGTTGGTGATATTAAAAAAGAAGCCAATTTGTACCAAATGGAAATAAAAGATGTCGATGTTATTATTGGATTAGGAAACGCAAAAAACACATTTGAAGAAGTAAATATTTTGTATTTTCCTATTTATCTAGTTAAAAAAAATAACAAAGTTGTTCAAATAGGTTTATATGAAATTGAAGCAAGTAACTATATCAATTACTTGGATGATTTCAATAACTTGGACATTGAAAAATTAAGTGAACCTTTAATTTATAAGTTTGCCACGAAAGAATTTTTAGAAAACTTACGACTAGTACCTGATATTCCTTTAATAAGACGTGAAGGAATAGATAAAGAAGAAGGAGAAATCATTGAAAGCGAAGAAAACGAAATAATAGAACAAAGAAATGAAGACAAAGAGTTAAAATTTGAAGCTTATGAAATACCGAAAGAGAGAGAAGATATATTTATTTTAACAAAAGGTGTACCTTTACCTCCTCTTTTGCAAGAAGAAAGTCAAAAAAAAGCAAAAGAAATTCGTGAAAAAAATAAAGCAGCTGAAACAGATAACTGGATACAAGAATTTATGCAAAATAATTATTATTCAATTACTGACAATGAAGGAGGCGGCGATTGTTTATTTGCAACAATTCGAGACGCTTTTTCTAGTATAGCACAGCAAACTTCTGTGAACAAACTTAGAAAAAAACTATCGGATGAAGCTACTGACAAAATATTTATGAACTATAAAGAGCATTATGATATGTATAATCAATCTTTAGTAGAAGAAACAAATAAGATAAAGGAAATGTCAAGTGAATACACTAAATTGAAAGAAAAATTTAACAACATATTAGACAGAAATGAAAAGAAATTTGTTTCTGAGGAAGCAAAAAAAGTGAAACAACTACATGATAAAATGGTTGAAGATAAACGTGTCACTGTTCAAATATTAAGTGAATATAAGTTCATGAAAGGCATAGATACATTAGATAAGTTTAAAAAGAAAATAAAAAGCTGTGAATTCTGGGCAGAAACCTGGGCAATATCAACATTAGAACGAATATTAAATATTAAATTTATAATACTGTCAAGTGAAGCATATAAAACAGGAGATATTAAAAATATTTTACAGTGTGGACAATTAAACGATGAATATTTAGAAAACAAGGGAGTATTTTTTCCTGAATTTTATATAATAGTTGACTATACAGGATCACATTATAAACTAGTTGGTTATAAAAAGAAGAACATTTTTAAATTTCAAGAAATTCCTTATGATATAAAAAAATTAATAGCTGATAAATGTCTTGAAAAAAACGCTGGTCCATTTGCACTTATTCCTGATTTTCAAAGATTTAAATCAACAATACAAAAAACAGTTATAAAAGAAGGACAATATGATTATGAAGAATTATCAGAATCCAAATTAAGAGGAATGTATGATGATAATATTGTATTTGTTTTTTATAATAAGTCAAATGATAAACCTTTACCTGGTAAAGGCGCAGGCGAAACAATACCAGGAGATAAATTAAAAGATTTTACAGCTTTAGCATCTATACCACAATGGAGAAAAAAATTAGATGATTTTTGGGTACAACCCTTTATGATCGATAATCATAAATGGGCAAGTGTAGAGCATTATTATCAAGCAAGTAAATTTAAAAAAATGCATCCTGAATTTTATTTGAGTTTTTCATTGGACTCAGGAACAGAATTATCAAAAAATACTGAAATGGCAAAACATGCTGGAAGTAAAAATGGTAAATATAAGGGTGAGTTATTACGACCTTTAGAAGTGACAATTGACCCTGATTTTTTTGGTAAAAGAAGAAAACAAGAATTATACAATGCAAAATATGCAAAGTTTACTCAAAATGAAGAGTTAAAACATTTATTATTGGCTACGAAAGATGCCAAGTTAACCCATTATAGTAAAGGATCACCAGCCATCGTGTTAGATGATTTAATATTAATACGCGATAAAATTAGAAGAAATGATTTGTGATACAACCAAGTAAAAAATATAAAATAAAAAAAAATGATTAGTATTTTATATTTTTTAAATAAATTAAAATTAAAATTAAAATGAACCCACCATATACTTATACAACAGGAATAAAATTAACTGCTTTGAAACCAGTCACTAAAGGTGATATGGTAACTTTATGTAAAGAATTGAACAGTAAATACGAGGATATTGGATTAACATTCGAACCTGAGTCTATTACAGAAGGTGGTATTGTTTACAAGTTTCCTAACAACTCTACGTTTTCCCGCAATAAATACAAATCAATTCGTATGAATTTTGACTATCCATTAATTAAATACAAAAGATCTTTTATTAGATTTTATGATATAGATGTTTATAAAGTTTCAAAAAAACATTTGAAAAAACATGGTCTTGACCATTTACTAGAGAAAAAAAAAGATTTTCATTGGCCCAGTGTTCCTTTTAATGTTATGGAGTTTTGGGAAAATAATAATGAAGTAATTTTAGAGCAAGGTTTATCATTAGATACTTATTTAAAAGCATTTAGGGGAGCACCAGTTTTTACTGAAAATGAGTTACGAGTATTTGGAGAATGTGCTGAAAAAATTGGATTAAAGGTAGTTTCTAAAATTCCTAAAGATGACCAACTTATTTCAGTGTACGGTAAGTTAGGCTTCCCTATGGAAGATTAGTTTAATCATATAAACTCTGTAAATTGTAATGGTGTAAAGTTGTAAATTTTGCAAAAATATAATAATATTTTATTACACTATATTGTAGTAATAATATAAATATATTATAATATAAATAATAATATAATAATGAAATTAACATATCAAAGTAAAAAATTTCTATCTTTTTTCACTAAAAATAAGTATATTCAACATATTAAACATAATGGTACTATCAATCATATATTAAAAAAACTTTATTATGATATTTTAAATGCATATAGTTATGTAAATTACATAAAAGATCATATTTATAATTATGATATAAAAAAAATACACACTTCATTGGATATTACAAAACCAAAGAATTTTAATTATAATAGTTTTCCAGAAGTAATAAGAGAACATATTGATGAGTTAAGTTTATCAGAAATTACTTATACCTTTTCTCTCTTTAATCGAGATTGTAAGGTTGTTTTTATTGTCGAAGACGCAAATGTTGAACTTAAAATTAAGAAATATAATAGTTATATTACTTCCATTGTTATGTGGTTATATATATTAAATTTATATTCGTCCAAACAGTGTGCGAACTCTATAGTTATTTATTTTTATTTTACAAGTTTAGAAAAACAATTACCTGATTCAAATATACATATATTGGATGAAAAACATGTGAATACAGCTTTTACAACTACGTGTCCTAAAAATTCAGAAATTGTTATTTTTAGACAAGAAGAATGGTTTAAAGTATTTATTCATGAAACATTTCATAATTTTGGTTTAGATTTTTCAGATATGAATAATAACGAATGTCACAATTATTTATTAACTATTTTTAAAGTGAATTCATATGTCAATTTATATGAAGCTTATACAGAATTTTGGGCTGAAATAATAAATTGTTTATTTTGTAGTTTTCATATGTTAAAAAATAAAAATAACGAGAGGGAGTTTCTCTCAAATGCTGAATTTTTTATTAATTTTGAAAGGAGTTATAATTTATTTCAACTTGTTAAAATTTTAGATTTTATGGGATTGAAATATGAAGATTTATACTTGAATAATGTACAAAGTGAAACATTAAGAAAAACTTTATATAAAGAAAAGACAAATGTATTATCATACTATGTTATTAAAACAATACTATTAAATAACTATTCTGATTTTTTAATATGGTGTGAAAAAAATAATTTATCTTTAATTGCATTTAAAAAAACTATTACTAATCAAAAAAATTTTTGTAAATTCATAGAACGTAATTATAAGACAAATACAATGATAAAAAATATATACCAAAGTGAATTGTTTTTGCAATATTTAAAAAAAATTAGAAATAATAAAATGAAAATGAAAAATCATTTATTAGATAAATTATTAAATAATTTACGCATGACAATATGTGAATTAGGTTAAAATTTATTTTATGTTTATTTTATTTTTATATATTAATATATTTATTTATATAAAAATAATGTCTGATTTGTGTTTAGTAATTAATACATGTAAAGGGTATTTTAAAAATATTAATGGATTAATTAATCAGATTAACAAGATTGATAGTGAAAAAAAGTTTCCTAGAAAAAATATATTAATTGTATCTGGACAGGAAGACAAAGACGATGTAGTTTACCGTGATGAAATAAAAATTGTAAAAGTAACATATACTGGACTTCATTTAACAAGTTCTATATATGTTTACGAAAATATTGATTTGTTAAAAAGTAAATTTAAATATTTTTTACTATTACCAGACACAATTAAATTCGGAAAAAAATTTTTTACTAAAATAGTTAAGTTGTATGAAGAAAATATCAAAAATTCAGATGCGTTGAGTTTACCACTTTTAAATTGGACAGTTCGACCTACTATGGATATGGGTATTTTGCATTATAATTATATTATCAATACACGTGACTATTTAAATAAAATAAAGATGTGTAAACCATATGACATGAATATGTTGAAAATACTAAAAAAACAATTAATTTATAACGAAAATATTATTTTTGGATTACCTTCTTATTTTACAAAAGACCAAGTTACACAATTTAACTATGAATTTGATTTTGATGTTTCCATATCTCTTTGTCCAATTATTAACAATAAAAATGATGTAGTCGAAAAAATAATTACAAAAAATGATAAAATTTTAAATAGAGTTTATTTTAAACCATTAGATTTATATAAATTTCAAAGGAATTTTAGTTTGGAAAATGAATTGGTAATGGAACTATAGTTATAAAATTACTTATTTACATGAAATCTGCAATATTCACATCCAAGCACAGTATTATTTTTACATTGTTTCCCTGTTTTTGTAAGTTTAGTACATATATATTTATAACAACCATTTCCCATTGACTTTTTGTTGGCTTTCCATGCTTTACTTGATTCATCGAAATCAACCTCAACCTTTAGAAAAGGTTGAACCAAACTCTTTTGTTCCACTTTTTCTAAAAGTGGTTTTTGTTCCACTTTTTCTAAAAGTAGTTTTTGTTCCACTTTTTCTAAAAGTGGAAAAGGTTGAATGGTTTGACTTCTTGTTCTCATTTTGTAAATACTTATTGAGTTTAGATACTAAATAAATATTTATTTCAATTTTATTTATAACTTAACAAGAACTACATATACTGTCAATAAAAATACAGATGTAATCAAAAAATAAAATTGAATTAAAATAAACTATAATAAACAAATAGTTTATTATATATTATGTTAGATTTATACAATAAAATTTATAGTCGTGAAACATTAAAAAAACACATTTATAGTGTAAGGTTAATCGACATTTTAAAATCACAAAAATTAGATACTACTTTTATTGTACGTTATATTTTAAACCCAAAATACCAGTTATGTGAAATAGATGAGTATATAAATGTTGATACTGTATTACTGTATCAAAAACATATAAATAAAAAAGAAATAGAAATAGCATTATTAGAATATAAATCAGACGATGATAGTGTTGAGGACTTTGAAAGTGTATCTAAAAAAAATGATTAGAAATTTACTATATTTTAGTAAACTAATTAAATAGAATACAACAATGTTTCCTAAACGTATTACTTCTTTTCAACATAAAAAAAATAAACTACATAAAAAAAAACTCATGAAAAAACATTCAAAGTTACTCTGTAAAAATGAAACAAAACTTTTATCAAATATAGTAAAGAAAATACCTGAAGATATAGTACAAGTAATATATAGTTTTATAAATAACAACATAAAATTATATGTATCCCATTACAAAGAAATATTTACAAAGTTTATTTTCAACTACAGTAGTATAAAAAATTTACCACTTGTATTTAAAGATTATATTAAATTTAACTATTGTACATATGATAAAACAGCAATTTTATTAAACGAAATGTTACATAAAGTACCCTTAGATAAATTACAAAAATATTTATATTTTGGTACACCAAGCAAATATTTCAACATAGCATTTCCAGATGAGCCTAGTATTCAAGAATATATTACAAAAAATTACACTTTTAATGATATTACAAGTAAAAATGTAGAAGTTATTGAAAATATATATAAAAATTATATTTTTGAATTATTAGACTTAATAAGTTACTTTTCCACAAAAGCAAATGAATGGCATGCTTTGCATTATAATGATAATGTTATATTAAATAACAAGAATAAATATTTAATTCATTTGAATTTTATAAGTAATGTTCATAATTATCATGAATATAGTAAACAAACCGAAGAACATTGTAAAGAAAATGAAAAAATAACTAAAAGATTACTATTAAGTATTTTGTATATTTTTGAAAAATATGGAAAAAAAACTTAAAAAAATACAATGGAATTCATATCAATTGGTTTTCCTGAAGTTAACTGTGATATTTGTGAAAAATTATTTTTTTTAAGATATTTACGCATTCCTAATAATAAATTATTCCATGTCAAGTTTTTTTGTGGTATACTATTGTAACAGTTTAAAAATGCTGATGTCATTGCTCCATTATATTTATTATTTATATAAGTATCTGCACTAGGTTGTTCATCATGACACCCACTTATCATAATTACATTTCCTCTAGTTTCTTTTTCTTTATTATTTATTGTTAGTTTATTTCCATTTAAACTATCTGAATATTGATATCTTAAATCGAGAACAGACCCACTGTAACAACTATCAAATAAACAACATAATGTAACATCTTTTTTCAAATATTTATCGATAATTGATTTTAATTCGTCATCTTTTATTGATTTGAAGTCACATCCAATAATCGTTTGATCATATCCTCTCAACTCATCATTATTTTCATCTACTGTATATGATCCGTGTCCACTATATGTTACTACTACTGTATCTCCCGCTTTAGAGTTAGTTAATATTCTTATTAATTCATCAATTATATTACTTTTTGTTGGTTTATTTGTTGAGTTATCATCTGTTAATAATTTTATATTTGTAAAGTTTTTATTTATTAAATAATTTTTCATGTCATTTGCATCATTTATACATCCATTTAATTGATATTGCGAATTAAAATAATTTATTCCTATTAGTAATGCAGAATTATTATTGTTTTTGTTTATAATATTATTTGTTATAAGTTTTTTAGATGGTTCATTAATTTCTTTTATTTTATTATTATATCTGTTAATTAGATATTTCATTAGTTTCAATTTTTTTGCATCTTCTAAATTACTATTATTACATAACAATAATGCTTTTTCAAAATATTTATTTATTTTAGATTTCAAATTATTTTTACTATTCATTAATATAAATATAATAATATTTTATTTAGAATTTTGAATATTTATAATATTTAGAATATTTATAATATATATAAGTATTATAAATGGTAAAAAAAGAAGACTGTTCTTGTAAATCCAATAACACTCGTGAGAAATTTACTGCATTGTCAAAATACGCAAAAGTAAATTATACTGTAAATAATAATAATGATAGTATTCGTGTAAAGGTAAAATTTAATAATTTAAAGGGTGTTAGTGCTATACATATTCATACGAATGAAAATGGAAGTCCAGGACCAATTATTGCATGGCTAGTAACGTCAAAAGAATGGCAGTTAGGGGTTACTCAAAATACTCCTGGTGAAAATTTACCTTGTTGTAGTTCAACTAATAAGTTATGTTCATTAATTGCTCCAGAAGAAACACCATATACAGAAAATGTTCAAAATACAACGGTTACTTTTGATTTCAAAAAAGATTTTTGTGGAAACAAATGTCCTTGGATTAGTGATGGTACATTTTTAGTTATTCATGGTTATAATTTTCAAAAAGTTATTGATGGTTGTCCTACAAATGAAAAACCAGGGATTGATGTTATAGAAGCAGTGCCTTTTACACCTGTACCTATTTAAAAGTTATATAATTTTATATTTTTATTATAAAATTATAAAATACAATGCAAAATAAATATTAATTTTAAACTACTGCAGCAACTTCCTTTGTTGCCTTAGCAAAATGATGGCTCATGTACTTTTGTAAATTAAAGTATGTTAGTTCATCGGTTTTCTTTAGCTTAAGAAGAGTTGCTAACTTGGCATCAGGATGGATCTTACGACCATTTTCCTTATCTTGAAGATTGTGAGCGCGAATGTATTTGTTTACCTCGCGAGTAACATCAGTTCTTGCCATTTCTGTTCCAGAAGGTTTTTCTAAAAATTTGGCAAGTTCATCTGAAATGCAGGTTGGTTTTACAAAACCAGATGGAGCACGATTGCCAGCCTTTCTCTTACGCTTTGAATTTTGTTTTTGAGCAGTCTTAATCTCACGTGTCCATTTCTTATCTAGGTTACGGAACTCAGTCTTTAAAGATGAAATAACTACAGTTAATTGTTGTAATTTAGCAGCGAACTCTACACTTTGGTCAGCTAGTGCTGCTGCTTCATTATCTGAAGCAACTTGATCTTCAGAAGCAACGACTTCTTCATTAACAACTGTAGCACTTGCTACTTCATTGACACTTTTAGAGGCCTTTGTTTTCTTTACTTTTGGAACACTTTCAGTTGAAACAACAGTAGAAGCAACAGGAGTTACTTGTTCAGTATCAGCAGTCTTAGCAGTCTTAGATTTAGTTTGTCTAACCATCTTATTATACTATAGCTAAATAAATAGTTTTTAAGTAATTTAACGCAAATAATATATATATTGTGAGCATAATATAAGTAAAATATTAGTTTGTTTCTAAAAATTTAAAAATAAGCTACAGATTGAAATAACCAAGGCAGTGAAGTTGCTGCATTATCATTTACTAAAGTTAAAGCTGCTAATACATAATATGCTCCCAAAGTTTTACTATCTCTATCGATCCCATTGTTAACGAATTTTTCTAAAATATCTAAAATAAATTTTTTAACACTTAATAAATCATGTTCATTTGTAAGAAAAGATAAATTAATATTTCTAAATGGATCACCAACAGGTGGACATATTTTTTGTTTAATTTCTTGTGATAATTGTGCCCTATAATTCCAAATATCACTTAATTCTCTCAAAAATTTTACCAGTTGATTTCTATTTAATGATAAAAACCATTCTGGTGAACTGTAATTACCTAATGCATCTATATTTTGAAATAATGATAATGCTCTCATTTCAATTGTTTTTTTATTAGTTACTACTCCTACATTTGTTTCAAACTCTAAATTAATATTTATTTTCAATAATTTGCTTGTTCTAATAATCATTTTTAAATCAATCATTACAAAACTAGGTATTTTATTTCTATTGTATGGATTAATACCTCCTATTTTATTATTGTTTATAATGTCATTATTTTTATAAATTAAATTATAAATAGATGATATATCAAACCCATATATTCTTCCGTCAATATCTTTATAACTATAAAATTGACCATAAGGTAAGTCATTTAAATCTTCCATTGTTACAAAATCAGTATTATTTGTACATATTTCTCTCTTATGTAATGCTGGACCAAAAAAAATATCAAACTTTCTTTGTAAACGACCTCTAAATATTTTTTGGATTTTTACAATATAGTAAGATAGGTTAAGAAATACATAAATTCTATTTAATAACTCTTTTTTATTGCCACTTAATTTTAGTTTATAAAATTTAGCAATATTCTTAAGTTGTTGAATATTGTAATTGGTTTCAGTCAATTCACTATAATTATGAATTGTTAAAATAACAGGATCATCGTTTTCTACTTTTTTAAGTTTTCTATTAAAACGTATTTGTTTTTCACATTTTAATACTAACTCATTCATAAAATGTTCTATAGAAGTCATATTTGATAATATATCTTTATATAATAACTACATATTATCTTTTTGTATTGTTTTAAATAAATAAATATAAATTATTTTTCTTACGTTATATGATATTAAACCATAATTTTATGATTATTTATGAGACCATTTATAATTAAAAAAAAAATTGATATAAAGATAATTCCATAATGTAAATCATACAAACAAAACAATGGCTGAAAGAATCGTAGACGGAACTCAATTTAATGCTGAAAATATTATGTATACTGCCCCTAAAGCTAGTGCTCAGGGTGGTAAATCAGTAAATATTTTAAATAAATCAACAAAAACAACATTAACATTATCAACACCTCTTATGCTGACTTGGGGTGCAAGTGATTTCAAAAAAGAGGGTGAAGAAACAGGCAACGGTAAATTTGAATTATCACTGCAATTTCCAGGTGAAGAATACAAAAGTGCTGATACTGAAGCATTCTTAAAAAATATGAAGGCTTTTGAAGATAAAATTAAAGCTGATGCTTTGATTTATTCAAAGGAATGGTTTGGCAAGGTACATAAAAGTGCAGAAATAATTGAAGAATTATTTACTCCACTATTAAAATATCCTAAAAACAAACAAACAGGTGAATATGATTATAATAAACAACCAACAATTAGACTAAAGTTACCACAATGGGAAGGTGTATGGAAAACTGAAATTTATGATGAAGATAGTAACAAATTATATCCTAGTTCAGAAAATCCAACTGTTACACCAGTAGATTATTTAAAGAAAGGTTCAAATATTGCTTGTTTAATTCAATTTGGTGGTATTTGGTTTGTAAATGGTAAGTTCAGTGCTAGTTGGAAATTAGTACAAGCTGTAGTTCAAAAACCAAGAGCACAATTACAAGGACAATGTTTTATTAAATTGAAGCCTCAAGATAAGGAAAAAATAAAGAACCAAACAGTTAAAGACGATGATATTGAACCAGTAGTTTCAACTTGTGTAGAAGATAGTGATGAAGAACAAGAAGACGAAGAACCTGAAGAAGAAGATGAACCTGAAGAGGAAGTAGTTCCAGTTCCAGTTCCAGTTCCAGTTCCAGTTCCAGTTGTAGTTGAAGAACCAAAAGCAGTAAAAAAACGCGTAGTTAAAAAGAAAACAGATGCATAAATATGTGTAAATAGTAATAAATTTTATGTAATTTAACTAAATAAATTTTGATAAATAAAAAAGTACATTTTTTATTTATTTTTTACTGGTGTAAAATCCTCAAACCAATTTAATAGTAACAATAATATTAGATTTTTCTGAGTTATTAAAATCATCAATAATTTTACTCAAACCTTCATTTTTTATTACATATATTTGATCTTTTTTTATGTATAATTTTTGGATTGGAATATTAAAATACTTATCAGCAATTTGCAAAGTATAATCATTATTATTCACTAGTAGATCGTATAATTCATTCACAATTGATATTTCACATGTGACATGAATATTATTATATTCGTCAATTAAAATATTATCAGGTAGTTCTGGATCACATAGTACAATAACTTCACAACCAGAAATATCAAAATAGCTTTCGTTGTTCCATAAAGGAACGTAACACACTTGGTTTTGTATATTTAACTTATAAATATTATTATTTAACAAGTCATGCAAACTAGGATTTAACTTATAAATCAAAACATTATCGAATTTTTGTTGGACAATTTCCCTCATTGATACTAAAATTCCATCATTTAAGTGAAGTGATAAACGATTATTGGAGAGAAATATATATATACTCATGCATGTATCTTTATCCAAGTCTTCTAATAATTTTAATGTTATTTTACTACAACCAGACACAATGTCTTGTATTATTTTAGAAATTGCATTATTATATTTCCCCTCTAATACAGTCTTCATAAATAATTGTAAAATATCAATATACAACGGCATTTTCTCTCTAGTAAAGTCATTGTTGTTTTCATTTTGTAGTTCATCATTATCATCATCCAAATTAAATTCGTTTTTTAAATATTCATATGCTTCTTGAATTTGTCTAAATTTTTCATTTGATTCAATAGTATTTTCATTTTTATCAGGATGATGTATTAAAGCTAGTTTATGATATTTTTTTTTTAAATTTTTAATTGTTATATCTTTTATGCTTGTTTTAGAAACATCTATTTCTAATATTTCTAACGCTTTGTAATAATCCATACAAGTAACTCGCGTTCAATAATTATTTAATATTTTTAATTTTAAATCTATATTTTCAATAACCTTTTATTTTACTTTATTTGAATTTATTTTATTATATAGCTATAATATATAAATAATGCCTTCATATTCAAGTGGTAAGGGACGGACAAGTGCTAATTTTTATAGAAGAGGTGTTCCAAATTCATTTTCTAGTTTTGGTGCTTTAACACAAGCAAATTATCCTATTGTGCAACCACAAAGTATTTTTTACTACAGTTTTTTGCGTAACATAAATAGAACCAATATAAATAAATAATTAATTTATAACCTTATAGATCATGTTATAGATCATGAATTATTTTTGCTATATTTAATAAATAGTTCTCCATATGATAAATAGGTCGATAATTATTATTATAATATTGAAAAAAACAAAATGTTTTAGTTAAAATTTTTGATAAATTTTCTTTATTAATTTTCTTTTCATATATTAAAGTTGTTACAATATACCATATACAATCTGATATGTCTAAATTATAAATAAACATATCATATAATATGTCGCGAAATTTCAAAAAATTAATTTCTTCAATTTTCAATAAATTATGAATTATTTTATTGCAAATAATTTTATAGTTCAACATTAATTCTTCATTGTAACATTGTAAGTTTCTAGTATTTTTAATATTTGTTATATTTTCTAATTTAAGCTTGTGTGTTAATTTTTTTATACATTTCACATAGTTACTTCTTATTGGTCGAGGTACATGTACAACTTGACAACAATTTAATATATTATCAGGTATAAAACTTAATTCCTCTGTTATTAAAATAAATTTTAAGTCAACACAATTCGCATTATTTTGCTGCATATAACTATAAAAATTATCAAGTAATTCACTATGAATATCATTAAAATTTTTACATACTATAATACCAGATTTTTCATTCTTTGCATATATTATGTCAATTATTTGTAAATAAATTTCATGCCACAACATTTTTGAATTACAACCTAATAATGACATGTCAATTTCACAATGAATATCACTTATTTTAAAAAAATATTGTTGTTTGTTATATGTCACACTTATTTTTTTTTCATATTTTAATTCAGAAGGACTATATTTTTTTATTGATTTCAACATTTGTGTATACTTACCTATTCCACTTGGACCATAAAATAGTAAATTTTTAAAATTTTTTATATTTTTCGGAAATCTTGTATATAATTTTTCTAACTTTGGATGGAGATTTTCTTTTTGATTTTCTAATACATATTCTTCAAAATGGGTTTCATAAAATTTCATTATAGTTAATTATATATTCTATAATATTCTTTATTTGATTATAATACTTAATTTATAAAATCAACCATTTTGTTATTACTTAAAAACAAAATATAATATAATATAGTTAGTAAATATAAACTATAGTATGTTTTTAGTTAAAGATTTAAATCAATATAATGAAAATAATATATTTTTTTGTGATCCAATAAAAAATAATATAATGAGCGATGGTAATTTTATTAGAATTTTATATTCTACAAATAATATCACTTTAAATGGTATCTATTTACTTATAACACTAAAAGATGTAACATGTGATAAATATTATAATAAATACAAGTGTATTTTTAATACAAATATTCATAAAGATTTAATAGATGAAATAAAATTAATAGAAGAAAATATTATACAAAAATTTAAAAATATGTATAACATTAAGTATCATGAATTTAAAATTTATGAGCAATTAAAAAATGGTTTTATTAAAATTTTTCAAGAAATTCAACCTAAACCAACTCACAATTTTATTTTAAAAATATCAGGAATTTGGGAAACGCAAACAAACTATGGTTTGACATATAAATTTATTAAAATAAATAAATAGAAAATACTTACATTGATTATCCATCTGCAGAAAAATTATTAAGAATTATAAATAAATTAATTGAACAAATCGCTGTAATAACACCATATAAATATAAAATACTATTGGTAATTTTTGATAAAGTTTTTGTTGTTTCAAATTTGTCTGTATTTATACCGTTATAAATTAAAAATGTTTGAAGTAATAACAATATAATAATAATATTAACAAAAGTGGTATAACCACTTGATATATGTCCAGATAAAATCTTATTTTTAAATTTTATTACTAAATATAGTACAAAACCAATAATAATTAAAATTAATAAAAATGGACCACATGCGAAAATCATTGAAAACAAGGATTGAAAAAAAGATGAATTTTGGTTAATTTGTAAAACGTTGTATAAAATAAGATATAAAATCATCAAAATTGTTAAAATTAAAATACTGTAACCACTAATCATTGCTCCTAAAGATGTGTTACCAGATGTTATAAAATAAATTACAAATGATATTATACTCCCAATTAAAAAAGCTTTATAAATACTAGAATACCAATTTTTCATTATAGTATATATATATATATATATATATATTGAATAGTTATTATATATTACCATAAAAAAGAATTACGATATTTTAATAATAGTTATTAAAAGTTTTAACATAAAGTCCACCAATTACTAATGGTTGTATTGTTTTAATAAAACCAGGTAAAAAAGGGCTTTTCAAATTAATATTAACTTGTGATAAATTTGAAAAGGGGATTTTCAAATATTTTGGAGAAGTTCTTGGATTAGGAGTTTTACCACCATAGTTAACATTTTGGTTTTGCATTTTTTATATTAAAATATTTTATTTTAAAATTAAATATTAAAACTAATAATATATATATTAAATATAAATAATAAATGAACAATAACAAAAATAATTCTTATTATACTTATTCTAATACTAATCAAAATCATCCTCTTCAACAAAATTCTCAAAATTATTTACAATTTAAAAAATTTGTGTCAATACATTCTGAAGATAGAGATACTTTAGCTTATCCTAATTCGGCTGAATTTGAAATCGAACTGCCTCAAGATATTATAAACGTTTCTTCGTTAAGACTGAGTGAATGGGCATTTCCATCTAACTTTGATAGCTTTTCTGTATTAAATTCTAATGTTACCATGATTTTTAAAATTACTGAACCTTATGACTATCCGTTAAACTATAAGTCTACAACAAATACTATTGATTATTATATTTATAAAGCTTTGACAGAGTATAATTTAGATAATAATACTAAAGGTGAAATTATAGTTGTTATCGGAGAAGGTTTTTATAATCCAACACAATTGACTACTGAATTACAAAACAAATTTAATGAAGCTGTCACCAATATAGTTAAAGACTATCTCTACAAGAATAGTTTTACAAGTGAATTGAAAACTTTTATAAATGGAGGAGGATATACTCGTTTTATAATAGTTTATAATAATGTTTCACAAAAAATTTGGTTTGGTAATCAAGCCGATAGTTTTGAGTTTTTAAACAATCAAATTTTTTTATTGAATGCTGAAGCAAATGACTATTTACTTTGTAAAAAAAATCAAGTACCAGATTTTTCAAATTGGGGTTTGCCTGGTAACTTAGGGCTTACTAGATGTAATATAACATCTAAGTACCCAGATAATTTAATTAAAGATTGCGCAAGTATAAGTACCAATTATATAGTTTGCAATAATTATGTGCGTTTTTACTATGATGATATTATTACAACTCTACCAAATGGTTATTGGTTAATACCTCCTTATGAATTTGGTACTACAACTTTCTTGACTGGAGCAATAGTTCAATACATAGCAGCTCCATATAAAATCAATATATTTGGTCCTTCTCATATTTATATGGAAGTTACTAAATTCAATGTTATTGATGAAACACAACCTTTTAATATTAGCAAATTTACATTGACAACAAATGAAACAAATGGTATAGTAAATTCTTCTTTTGCGAAAATTCCTGTTGTATCAACACCTCTTTCTCAATACTATGATGGACCAAGTCCCGCATATAAATTTTTTGATCCACCTATTGACAGAATAAGAAGACTTAGATTTAAATTACGTTATCATAATGGTCAATTAGTCAACTTCGGAGTTTTCGAATATTCTTTTTCAATTGAATTTACGACATTAATACCTATGATAAACCGAGAAGTTAATTTTGTTAATAATGGAGTAGTAGTAACTTTCTAATAACTTGAGAAAAGTAGAGCAAAATGTTTGGCTCAACCTTACCACTTTTCAAAAAAGTGGTGCAGTTCTACTTTTGAGAAAAGTAGAGCAAAAGGGTTTTGGCTACACCTTTTCTAAAGGTGTAACCATGATTTTAAAACATCGACATCACATGTTTTATAATCTTCTTCGAACCCTTTCAGTGATATAAATTTTGGTTTTTTCATTTTAGACGTCTTATAAAATATATAGTCGCCCCTTTTACTTTTTCGAATACTTAAATCCGCTGATATTTCCCGTACCATATTACTGCCTTCTTCTAATAATGGAATGACTTCTTCTAGTTGTACGTTTTCCATTGGTCTATTTCCTAATTTTTTTAGCGTTTTTGATATTTCACCACATGTTACATAAAGTCCAAACTTCCCTTTTTTAATTACCACATCATCTCCGTGATATTTTCCCAATACAACTTGACTTGCTGATGCGGCATTTTTTTTTGTTTCACTATTTTCTAGTATATCTTCTAATTTATAACCACCTTTTTCCATTTTATCCATGTCTAGTTCAATATCTTTTCGAATAGACTTATAAGTAGTTATTTTTTTACCTTCCACTTTTTCCACACATTTTATTACAGGTCCATATTTTGCCAGCGTGTAAACATGTTTTTCATCTAATTTAATTTCAAATTTTCCCTTTTCACATTTTTTTACTTCTTCTATCATAACATCTAACTTATCATTACATTTTTTACAAAGATCATACCAAACTAAATCACCTTTCGATATTTTGTCCAAATCATCTTCCATTTCTCTCGTAAAGTCATAATTTAAAAGATCGATAAAATGTTTATCCAAAAAATCCATTACTATTTTTCCAAGTGGTTGTAAAATCAATTTGTTTTTTTCATTACCAAATTCACGCATTGTTTCTATTTCACATATTTCATCATTTTCTAATTCAAAATCTTTTACAGTAATAGTCTTACCTTTTACATCTTCCTTTTTAACATAACCACGTTCCTGAATTTTATCTACTAACATGGCAAACGTAGAAGGACGACCAATTCCTTTTTCTTCTAATAATTGGATTAAACGCGCTTCCGTAAAATGCATTTTCACATTTTTTATTGTAACCTTACTTGTAACTTTATTGTACTTAATGCTATAATTTTGTTTAATAGTTTGTAAATATTGATATTCTTTATTATCTCGCGAAAATTTATTTTTTACTATTTTCCAACCAGGAAAAAGAATAAGTTCTGATGTATAACAAAAGAGATACATATTAACACCTTGTATTTGTGCTTTAATAGAATTATAACTAGCAGCAGACATACAACTTTCCAATGTATTTTCCCAAATAAGTTTGTACATCCTTCTTTCTCTTGGATTTACTTTTTCTGGCAAGTCTTTGAGAGAAATATTAGTTGGTCTTATTGATTCGTGTGCTTCCTGAGAAAGATCAGTTTTTTGTTTACTAGTTGTATTTTTACTGTCATTTTTTGTGATCTTTTTACCTACTACATTAGCTCCACAAAGTGCGTCGATTTTTTCATTAATGTAAGTTGAGTCATAATTTCTGAGTATATAATTTTTTGTGTTTTCAATAAAGTCAGGGCTATATTTTTTACTATCTGTTCTCATATAGGTTATGTATCCACTTTCATATAACGATTGACACAGTTTCATTGTTTCCTTTGGAGAGAAATGGCATTCGTTACTAGCCGTTTGTTGCAATCTACTCGTCGTAAAAGGTTCAGGAGGTTGTTTGTATACTTTTGTCGGTTCTGAGCAATTATAAATATGATTAAAATCTGCTGTTTTGTCTAAAAAGTCCACCATATCATCTTCGCTTTCAAATTGATGGTTCAATTCAAAAGGTAAATTCATATTTGTGAAATAACCAAGAGTATTGTATACATTTTTATTTTCAGCACCATCGATTTCTTTTTGGTTATCATAAACCAAACGTAATGCAGGTGTTTGGCATCTGCCAGCTGAAAGTGATTTCTCCGAATTTTGCGATATAAATTTCCATAGAATTGGTGTAATTTTAAAACCGACTAATAAATCCAATATTTGTCGCGACTGTTGTGCTTGTACCATATTCATATCAATAGTACGTGGATTTTTGAGTGCATTTTGAAGTGCTTTTTCTGTCACTTCATTAAAGACAATACGTTTAGTATTGTCTGGAAGATGGAATAAATCAAGAAGATGAAACGCTATTCCTTCTCCTTCACGATCATCATCTGTCGCCAATATTACATCGTCTGCATTTTTGATTTCTTTACGTAATAGTTCTATTTGTTTTTTCTTCAACGCATTGTTGATAATTTGAAAAGTTGGCTTGAAATTTTCTTCTAAGTTTATGTTAGAGAGAGAAGGAAGTTCTCTCAAATGACCAAAACTGGCAATACATTTGTAACCTGGTCCTAAGAAACCTTCTATTTTTTTGCATTTTGCAGGTGACTCAACAATAACTAGTGTAGTACTTGTCGAATATTTTTTTGACATTTATATTACATAATAAATATTTTTTAACTCTTTTCAAATTATATTGTAAAATTATTTAAACAATTGTTGTGAATAATAATAATATATGTACACAAAATATTATTATTTATTTTTTCTTTTCCCTCTTTTCATAAAATGTTTTTCATACGTTCATGTAGTTGAAAGGGTAGTTGCGTCTTTTGACGATGGACCATATTACAGTAATAAAATAAAATCTTGTCTAAACTGCAAACATTATATAGAAAATGAAAAAAAAGAATTCAGTAGGTGCTCAAAATTTCCAAAATACAATCCTAAAAAGTCTCAGTTTATTAAAAATACAAACACCACAAATACTACAAATGGAAACATTACCCATATAGATAAATATAAAAAAAATGAAGAAGTTGCATTGATGAAATTTTATTTAGCAACAGTTTGCAGAAATAATGAAAACATGTGTGGGACTTATGCAAAACATTACGAGAGAAAATTCCATGATAATTATTAATCACAAACTTAACTTTTCATGCGTTTGTATTGTTTCCAATTTATTTGTAACGCTGGTTTCGTAGGTTCTTCATTAACACTTAACTGATTTTGTGCATCTAACTTTTCTGCTTTTTTTAGAGCACTATCAATATATAGTTTTTTTAAAAGTGTTCCTACTTGAAATGCAGCTTCGTGTTGATCCAATTCACCAATTTCTATTTTTTTTAATACATCTAAAAATTTATATAAAATAGTAACATCTATTTCATCTTTTCTAATTTTGTTATAAATATCTGTATAATAAGTAAATAAAAAATTGCATTCATTCATACATTCCAAATGTATTTTTTCAGGGTCATCACGATATTTAGCTTTTAACAATATCATATTATTTACATCATTTCTTAAAATTTCACTATGTTTGATTTGTCGTATTATTTCTGTTTGATCTTCAACATTATTTGCGGTAATCATTTTTTGTAAATGAAGACGTTGTTTTTCATCCATTGTATCCATATTATATTTGTTTATATTATAATTAAGAATAATTCTTTTTAAATCAAACTTATAAAATATTTTATTAGTATATATGTCTACATCTAATACATCATCCAACACATCAATACCAGGTATGGTATATCCTACACAGAAAGGTATGTTAGCAGGAAACCCACGAGCATCAGCTATTGCAGAAGGTAATCTTAGCACGCAAAAATTAGTAGCATTAAATAAAATTGGAGGTAAGCAAAAATATCGTAAACGTGGTGGCGCTACAACATCATCTAGTAATAATATTACAGTACCTCAATTTTCTATGCAATATACTCCACAAGGTGGAACAGGTCAAGACCCAAATAGTATTATTAAACAAAATGCTAGCATTGGTACACAAGGGGCTGCAAATGCTGTTTATGATAAATATGCTATACAAATGGGTACTTCTAGTAGTGGACAAACTGGTGGTGTTTATATGAACCCAAATACAAATCAATATCAATGGGGATGCTATAGTGGTGGAAAAACTAAACGACGCAAAATGAACAAAAAAAAAAGAACTAAAACTAGGGCTAAAAGAAGAAGCAAAAAAAGGTCTATAAGACGAAAAAAATAAAAAATAGAATTATATAGAAAAATTGTTTATATAATTATATAACAATAATATAAGTTAATAATAATGCCCTCAGGGAAAAATTGGATTAATTTTATTTATATAAATTTAGCATTTGCGGCTTATATTGCAGGAACATTTTATTTAAATTCATTACAAAATATAAAGGCTAACTGGCCTCAATATAGATGTAATCCAATTTATATGCCTCTGTCTGATAATATTGAAACGGACTTTGCATATTGTATTCAAAATATGCAGTCCAATTTTATGGGTTACTTACTACAACCAATAACATTTTTAACAAGTTCATTAACAAGCGTTGTTTCCAGTTTTACATCAGAAATAAATTCTGTTCGAGCAATGTTTAATAAAATAAGAACTTTTATTTCCTCTATTATTCAATCTGTTTTTGGTGTATTTTTAAATTTAATTATTGAATTTCAAAAAATAATAATAGGATTAAAAGATTTGATGGGAAAAACCATTGGTATTATGACAACTTTAATGTATATTATTGATGGAAGCATAATGACAATGAATAGTAGTTGGAATGGTCCACCTGGTCAAATGGTTCGCGCACTTGGTAAATGTTTTCATCCTGATACGTTAGTAGAACTTAATAATGGTACTATTGTAGCAATGAAAGATTTACATTTAGGAGATGTTTTGAAAAATGGAAGTATAGTAGAGTCTACTATGAAAATAGACAATAAAAAAGATAAACTTCCTTTATATGTAATTCAAAGTATAAAAACTGATGACGATACCTTACAAAAAGAAAGTAAAGATATTTATGTAACAGGTTCCCATTTAGTATATGACAAAGACTTGAAACAATTTATTAGGGTTGAAAAATACTCTAATGCTACAAAGTCAAGTGTCGAAACAGATTGGTTTTGTTGTTTAATTACTTCCGATCATAAAATTAAAATAGGTAACGAAACATTTTGGGACTGGGAAGATCATTTAGTTTGTAGAATTTTATATGATGATAATTTATCCATTTGAATTTATTATAAATGAATAATTATCCATATATATACTATATACAATACATATGGATAATAACACAAGTACAGGTTTAAATAATGTTAAAAAAATGTACGAAAATCTTACTTACTTTGATCAATATGGTTTATCATTAATAATATTCATTATAATCACAGTTTTATTAGTAATTTGTATGGCTGCATGTGTAGCTTTAACAAACGTACAACAAATACAACAAGATTGGCCGAACCAAAGATGTAAACCATATATTATTCCTATTGCAGGACTTATTAACAAACCTCCTAACATGAGTTACAGTGAATACACGTCACAAAATTTTACTTATTGCACTCAAAATATACTACAAAATATATCAGGTTTTGCAGTAGAACCAATAACATTTGCTACGAATGCACTCACAACTATTGTAAACGGTATTAAAGAAGCTATTAATGATATTCGAGGTATGACAAGTAAAATAAGAACATTTTTTGCTAATGTAAGTGAAGAAATCATGGGAAGACTGTTAAATATAATGATCCCGTTACAACAAATAATAATTAGTTTTAAGGATTTTATAGCAAAGGTTCAAGGTACAATGACAGCTGCATTATTTACAGTTTTTGGTTCTTACATTTCTTTACAATCATTACTTGGAGTAATAGTCAATTTTATTGTAACTATTTTAATTGCGTTAGCAGCAATGATTGCTATATTTTGGATTTTTCCTTTTACATGGGGTACGGCAATAACAAGCACGGCTATTTTTGTCGCAATTTCAGTACCTTTGGCAATATTATTGACATTTATGACTGATGTTTTAGGTATTAATACCAATTTAACAATTCCAAGTGTAAAATGTTTTGATAAAAATACGTCATTTAAAATGAATAATGGAACCATTAAGTCAATCATGGAAGTATATGTTGGAGAGAAACTTTTTGATAATAGTTTAATTACTGCTAAGATTGTAGTTGAAACTAGTAATTCAGTTATGTATAATTTAAACGGTATTATTGTATCGGATTCACATATTGTTAGTTACAATGGTAAATGGGTTCGCGTGGACGAACATCCTTTAAGTAAAAAAATATTACATTATAGCGAACCATATTTGTATTGTATAAATACAGATAAAAAAACAATTATATTAAATGATACTATTTTTAGTGACTGGGATGAAATTTATGATGAAGAATTGGAAAAAATTAAAGCTGTGAAAATTAAAAATATAAAAGAAAAATACAATGAAAATATTTATTGTAATAATGATATTGAAATACCAAATATAGACTTTCATAAATATTTAGATGGTGGGTTTAATGAAAATACACAAATAAAATTAAAAAATGGTATGATAAAAAAAATTAAACATATATCTATAGGAGACATTCTTGAAAAAGGAGAGAAAGTTTACGGAATGGTAGAAATTGATGGAATAAATTTAATAGAACAATCTATTTACAATTTAGGAAAAAATAAATATATTGAAGGTGGTGTTAATTTGAACATATGTGATAGAAATATACAAATTACTTCTACTTTGGATTTAGATATTAAAAGTAAATGTAAGAAAAATAAAAAATTAAATGAAATAGATCATAAATTATATCATTTATTAACAGATAAAAAAGTGTTTAGTATAAATGGAGTTCAATTTTATGATTATAATTCTTGTATTGACTTATTTTTAGAAAAATATAGAGGAAAATTATTATCTATGAAATATGTATAATGAATATTTCTATATTTGGATTTAAATTAAGTCTTGAAATTTTAATTCTAATAGGTATTGTTTATTTAATTTTAGTAATACATACTGTTTGTGGATGTACAAATATTTTTAGAAATAAAGAAGGTATGGAAAGCAGTCACAATTCATTAACACAACCATATCCAGCTGTTGCAGCATCTCCATCAACACCAACACCTGCAGTGCTTTCTAGTAGTGCAAATGTAAGTTCCAAAAAAAGTTCTTCTAAAAAAGAAGGTTTTGTAGGTGCAAACACAAATTATGGCGAATCATCAACATATTCACTAACAAATCCTCCACATATTGATACGTACAAATGGGGACAACCAAGTTTAGTTGTTAGACCTGGACACCCTGTTCCAAAAGCAGCTCAAGCTATTATTGACCGTCCTAATCAGTCTTTACCATTACCTGAAGGTCAGCTTTCGTTATTTGATAATATGCCTTTTAGTCCAGAATGTTGTCCTAATACTTATTCTAGTAGCATGGGGTGTGCATGCATGAACACAAATACGTACAATTATTTAATACTTCGTGGAATGAATAATGTACCCTATTCTGAGTACTAATATTCTTTAATAATTAAATAATTATATTATAAAAAAATAATTATTTAATATCTTATACATGTTTTTCTACTAAATTACCCTTACCATCATAGACCCATATTTCATAATTATAACCTAATTCTTTTGCGGCATTTTGTTTCAAAAATATATTATCCTCTTTCTTACTAAATGTCCATGTAGATTTGCATTCAATACAAAGATTTTTATATGGTATAAAAATATCAACATAATGCCTATGTTTTTTACCAGTGTCGTCAAAATACCATATTATAGGAACATTTTTAGCACCTATTAAAATATCATTCTCATGTATTAACTCATCTTTTATTAAATAATCTAATGCAATAGGTTCAGTTCCTTGGACTTTTATAATTTTTCCAGAAGGGAATTTATATTGTTTCAATTTGTAAGCATTTTTTGACGCTTTTTCCATAATATCTTGATTTTGCATTGCATATTCTACTCTATATTTATTTAAACATGTTTCTTTAGATTTTTCTTTAAATTCTTCAGTTTGTGTAGCATACTCAAAACCATATTTTATTAAACAAGTGTTTTTACATTTTTCTTTGAATTCTTCACATTGTGAAGCATGTTCAACACCATATCTATCCATATTTGTTTTCTTTACTTTACTCATAATTTCTTTACATTGTAAAGGATGTTCAACACCATATTTTTTTAAACATGTTTGTTTACCTTTTTCTCTAAATTCGTCTACTTGAAGCGTATGTTCAACACCATACTTTTCCATGTTATTATTTTTTATAGTATTCACTACTTCAGATGATTGCATAGGATATAAAACACCAAAATTTTTCATGCATGTCTCTTTTTTCTTATTTTTTATTTCTTCACATTGTGAAGGATGTTCAACACCATAATGTTTCAAATAACTTTGTTTCTTTTTGTCTTTTGTTTCTTTTGTCATTAAATGGTGCTCAACACCATATTTTTTTAAACTTGTTTCTTTTATTTTATTCTTTATAAGTTGTGACTTTGCAGGACGTTCAACACCATATCTCTCTAAATTCGTTTTCTTTATTTTTTCTTGTATGTCACTGTTCTGCGAAACATGTTCAACTCCGTATTTTACTAAATTAGTTTGTTTTATTTTTTCCTTTATCGCATTACTTTTAAGTGGATTTGTATTACCAAATTTTTCCAAACATGTTTTTTCAACTTTTACTCTACCTATTTGTTTAGCGCATGTTAAACAATAACCGTTTGTTTTTACTAATGAGCGAAAACTTTTGCTAAACTGATTTGTACAATTTTCTCCAAGACACATACCTTCAATAATAAAAAATATATTTACCATTTCATTTGAATAGTCCAAATTTAAAACTATTTTATTTTTCTCACAAAAATCTTGAAGTGCTGTATAGTTGTATAACATTATAACTATCTTTATATATTTAGTAAATATAATTTTAGGTATTTTTCAAAGAAAAATATATAAAATCGCTAAATATTTTGAATTTCTAATGTACCTTGTTTGTTTTTTTCTTTTTTTTTTAAATAAGCATTTCTTGCCCATATCTTTTTTTGTTCTGGTGTTGGCGTATAATTCGTTTTCTCCTTATATTCTTTCACCTTTAGTTTAATTTCTTCTTTATTATTTTCATAATATGCTTTCTTATAAGAAGGCGCAGTATATTTTTTGAGGTGTTCTTTCGTTTCTATTAATTCATTTTTTAATTTTTCATTTTCTTCTTTTAGGATTTGTATTACTTTAGTGAGTTCTTCGTTATTCATTAAGATAATCTTATAGAAATATTTTTATATAACTTTATAATATTAAAAATAAATATAATACATTTTAATTATATTATTACTATAAAATAATATAATTGTAATATAATGGCAAAAACAAGTAAACTAATTTTTAAAAATAATGTAAAAAAAATTAATAATAAGAATATTACAAAAAAAACTAGATATAAAACAAAGGGTAAAGAGTTAATTCTAAGATCAGAATGCGGTGTAGGTTTACAAAGTTTTGAGAAAAAATATCAAAAAGAATTTAAAAATAACAAGATGTATAAAATATCCTATAAAAAATTTACAAACTTGTTGGTATCAAAATTTGCACCATCATCAATTAAACCTGAAAATGACTATTATTCGTACATTAACTACAAGTGGTTACAAAATGTAGATATTAAAAAACAACAAAAATATATAGTACAAATTGATGATTTTAGACTTACTCAAGATAAAGTATATCATGAGTTGAATGAGATTATGTTGGATTATATGAAACACAATGATAATAAACTTTCAAAAATTATGAAAAAATTTTATGATTCGGTTATTAACATGAATAATATTAACGACAGTAAAATAAAATGCAAAGAAATTGTTTTTAAAATAGAAAATTTAATAAAAACTAACAATCCTTGGGCAATACTTGCTTTTTTTAATAAATATCATTGTGTTAGTTACTTAGGTCCATTTACTTTTATGATAAGTCCAGATGATAAACAATCTACTATTTTTAGAAGTTATATCAATCCACATCAATTTATTTTTACTGATTTAAATGTTTACTATGATGATGGTACAGAAGTCACGTACAAAAATACTTATAGAAATACATTTAAACAATTCTGTAAAAATTTATTCGACTTATGTTTAGGACGTGGTCATGGATACAATACAGATAATATTTATGAAGTTGAAGTAGAAATATTTAATGTTTTAGGATGTCAAGATGTAACTACAAAAGAAAAATCTTATAATAGAGTAACACCTAAAGAATCAAAAGAAAAATATAACTTTGATTGGGATGAATTTTCTAAACAATTAGGTTTCAAAAAAACTCCTGACTTTTTTATTACATCCAGTTTAAACTATTTGAAATGTGGAACAGAATTATATTTAAAAAATTGGAATTCAGAAAAATGGAGAAGTTACTGGGTATATATATTTTTACAAATGATTTGTAGAATAACAAGAAAATGGGAAAAACTTTATTACAATTTTTTTGGTAAATTTGAAAGAGGTCAGTCAGCTATAAATGAAACAAATGCTGTTAGTAGTTCTTTGTATATGTCAGTACCGTTTAATAGTTTTTTATCCGAAAAATATGTTGAAAAATACTCTGATCCAGCAAAAATAGAATTTACTAAAATACTTTGTAATGACTTAAAACAAGTTTTTCATAGAATAATGAGTAATAATGCATGGCTTTCACCTTCTACAAAAAAATATGCATTATATAAGTTAAATAAATTAAATTTTACAATAGGTTACTATAAAACTGTAAGAGAAGATCCATTATTGGATTATAATAATTCTTTATATAATAATATAATTAAAATAGAAGAATGGAGATTTGATGGTTTTATTAAACTAGAAGGTGAAAAAGTAATTGATCTGCCTATGGTTGACTGGTCTCAATATCCTCTTAAACTAACTGGTAACCAACCTTATATTGTAAACGCATCGTATACTCCCTCAAAAAATGGTATTTACATTAACTTAGGATATATACAAAAACCTTTTGTAGATTTAGATGAACGTGGTATCGAATACAATTTGGCTCATTTAGGATTTACAATTGGTCATGAAATGTCACATGGTTTTGATGACTGGGGAAGTCAGTATGATGCAGATGGAAATTTGTATGATTGGTGGACTGATTCTGACAAAAAAAAATTCAAAGCAATTCAAAATAATGTTATTAAACAGTATGAAGAATTTGCTGCAAGGGATGGCATTCATTTTGATGCGTCTATTGGTATTGGTGAAGATTTAGCTGATATATCTGGTATGTGTATTTGTGATAGATACTTAAAAGATTTTCAAGATAATAATAATGACTTAATTCCAATTCGATATGTATCTTATGAAACATTTTATATATATTATGCATTTCAACAAAAGCAAAAAGTATTAAAAAAAGCACTATCTGCCCAACTAAAAACAAATCCACATCCATTAGATAAATACAGATGTAATGTACCTTTATCACGGTCTCCCATTTTTAGATCAATTTATAATGTTAAAAAAGGTGACGGAATGTGGTGGGAAAATACTAATATGGTTTGGATGTAAATAAAAATATCTTTGTTAAAATAAAATAATAAAAATTATTATATTATAATAATATATAAAATGTCGAAAACCGATTTAACATCGCGTGACTGGGTTGCTTTTACAACCAAGCGTTTAGTTTATAATACTGATCCTTCTGTTTCAGTAAATTTACTTTACAGAGAAGATGGAGGAATGAATATTGTAATTAGTAATATTAGTGAAACATCTATAGGTAAATTACCATTCTTAACCAATAATGATAGTAACAATAATTATTTATACTTAGAAAGTTTACAAGTTTATATTGATGGGAATAATGATACTTTAGAAATTGCAGGATTAAGTAATATAGCCGTGTCTATGTTTCAAAATTCAGATACAAATGCTTATATTTCTTCAGAAAAGTTACATTATCCATTTGCTCCAAATAATATTTATAACCAAGTTATAAACCCAAATACAATAACATTCAATGACTTAGTAGATCAATTATCAAGTGTTATTCCTTATACCGAAACAACATTTAATCATATTAAAAAATATTCTTTGATATTAAATCCGGATAGAATTATGTCACAAAGTAAAGCTCCTACTGCTTACAACAGTGGTGGCCTAAATTGACGAGTGAAGTACTAGTCTTAATATGAATAATCGCGTTTAATTAAATTATATTCTATATACCTATAATTTAATTGACTATTATGGTTAATAACCAATTATTAGATATGTCATTTTTACACAATTATAAATTGGAAAATACTTCAGTGTGTAGTAATATTGTATTTTCTTTAACTTCCATTCCATCTAGATTTATTCATCCTCAATTTGAAATAACTCTTGAAAGTTTGTACAGTCAAACAATGAAACCAAAATATATTATAATAAATTTATGTCATGAATATAATAGAACTTTTAGTTATGATAAAAATCAATTTGAAAGTAAAATACAATATTATAAAGAAAAATATGATAATATAATTATTAACTTTAGTAAAGATTTTGGACCTATCACAAAAATTTTAGGTTTACATAATTTAAAAGATTTATTAAATCATGATGATATAGTTATTGTTGTTGATGATGATAACGTATATGAGGATAAAATTACATATTTTTATAATTTATGCTATCAATTGTATACATGTGATTGTATTTTTATAGAAGAAAAAAATATTTTAAATAAAAATAATTCTTTCAATACAACTACTCCTTTTAATATTTTTTATGATAATTATAAAGACTTTGTTAATGGATGGTTGTCATTTTCAATGAAGTTTAATGTTATAAATAAACTGTATGAATTTTATCATAGAATTATTAAGGATGATCAAAGAATTATAAATCATGATGATTTAATAATAACATTGTTTTATAAAATACATAATTTATATGCTTGTGGAATGAACTTAATAACTGTAAAAGAATTTACTTGCCAAACTATACATAATTTGGATGCATTATCTATCATGGAAATGGAAAACCCAACTAGGTTTGAATTAGAAAAAACCTTTTTTAAAAAGTACAGCATAAATTATCGTAATAGAAAATTATCAAAACATTCCATTAATACTAATTTGAATGAAACTATTTTACCAAGAACATTATTATTTAATATATCTAACGTAAGTTATTATCCTGAAAAAAATAATTTTCATTTCAAACATATCGATTTAAAATATTTTGACAAATTTACATTTATTTTAACAGTAACATATTTTAATCATGAATTATATTTTTACGAAAATAATGAACAAAAAAAAATTTACTTACATGTTGACGAAGAAGTGGTAGAAATAAGTTTAATTACTGATTCAAAATCGTTCAAACAGAGTTACTTCGTTAAACTAGATCGAGAGTTAAAAAAAATAGAACATAAAACCTACGATTTCAATATAATTCAGACTAGTTCTACCAAGGATAATTTACATATTAATAAATTTTATTCCATTAATACTATTTTATCTTACATTCCAGATATTAAGTATGAATTTTTTGACAATTTTCGACAACTAGAATATTTACAAAACAAAAATAGAAAGTTAAAACAGTTTTTATTAAAATTAATACCTGGAGCATATAAAGCTGATTTATTTCGCGCAGTATATTTATATTATGAAGGTGGATTGTATTTTGATTGTAAGAATGTGTTATATACTCCTTTTCATTTTTTTATTTCTAAAGAAAAATCATTGTGTCAAGATTTAACAAAAGGATTATACAATGGTAATTTATTTTTCTATAAGTCATACAATGAGTGTTTAAAACTTTATTTATTAAAAATTCTTGAACATGTAAAATATGATAATTATGATAACAATCATTTATCAGTAACTGGTGGATTTTTATTATCAAATTATTTTGATGAAGATAATGATGAAGATGTTTGTTTGAAAAACAAATACGAAAATGATGAATGGATAAATAATCCAATTGAATTCAACAAAACAGACAAATGGCAATATAGTTTTGTAGTAGAAATCAAAACAGGAAAAATTATTTTAAAAACATCTTATTATAAATATTATAACAATGAAACTACCAGAATGGACTATGTTGACTTATATAATAAAAAAAAAATTTATTCACCTATCGTTATAACACATGAAATTGACAATATTTTGGATATTTAATAAATTAATTTTGGTTTGTAAATTTACTTAGCAATACCGCACACTTTACAATACTCAATTGTTTTTGATCGATCAGGATCAATATCTATGCTATCTTCTATCCATTCATGTTTGCAAAGAGTTACAATTTTTCGTGTCAATTTTTCATTTAAAAATACTAAATGACTAATATGTTCACTATGTTGATTTAATAATTCGTTTATTTCACTAATAGTTTTATTGTATTGATAATAATCATTATTTGTAGTAATACTTGTATCAATTAAATTGGAAAGGGTTACCTCTTTCATGTTAGTATAATTATTTTCAATTTCTTTTAAATAAGCATATACATAATCATTTTTAGATTTCATATTTAATAAATAATCTAAACTCATATTATTTATTAAATTTACAAAAAACTATTTATATTAGTTTACTATATTTTATTTATATTCATAGTTTGTTATGAAATAATAAGGTTCATATGTGTATATATTTAATAATCTCTTAAAAAATTTTCTGAATTTATACCAAAATGTGTTTCTAATATTTTTATAAAAGGAAATCATATAAACATTTCCATAAGTGTAGTAGTCGCGTATTATACCAACATTCCTTTTTTCATCAAAGAAATCACTGTAGAATTCATTGTCGTTTTCTAGACCATTATTCTCATATGAAACAGTTATATATCTACGCGATTGAATATTTAATAGTGTATTTAATTTTATAGAAATATTTGACCTTACCGTGTCAAACTTTTTATCATTAAGATTAATTTTATTAATGACACTATACTTACCATTTTTGTATTTTATTCTTCCATCAAATTCTAATATTTTATGAACAACATCAATCGGCAGCTGAGAGAAAAAACTCATTTTTATCAACTATATATATATATATATTGTAACTAAGTATTTTTATATATGTATGAAAAGATATATAAAAATATGAAATTTTATTTATTTTACATTACAATAATTAAACATACATACTGTACAATGCTGAAATATTATCTTTGTTTACCTTGATTAATTTATCGACAATTTCTTTGGTAATTATTAGTGGAAATTGTACAGTAAAAGACATATCTTCTTCAAATAAATTTGTTCCAGGTTTCATCAATCGATACAAGTTTACTTTAGTGTGAATAATCTCAAGACAACGTTTCAAGTTACGAACACCATCTTCTTTATTACAATGTTTATCTACCAAATATTGAATGACTTCATCAGATATAATAATTTCATCGGAATTAAATTTCACTTGTTCGCGAATTTTTGGCAACAAATAATTATTGGCAATTTGAGTTTTTTGCTTTTCATTGTAACCTTTTGTTTGAATTCTATACATTCTATCTTTTAAAATTGGATTGACTTTGGTTTCATCATTGTAACTAAATATAAATAAACATTTGCTTAAGTCAAAATTAATTTCTGCAAAATATTTGTCATGAAATTGACTATTTTGACTAGTATCTGTTAAATGGGTTAAAATACCTGCTATTTCTTCACCTCTTGGTGTGTCACTAATTTTATCTAACTCATCAAAATAAATTACAGGGTTCATACAGTTACTATCAATCAAGATCTGTACAATTTTACCCCATGTACTACCTTCATAAGTATACGAATGTCCTTCTAAGAAACTACTGTCTGTCGCGCCTCCGAGCGCAATAAAAGCAAATGGTCTATTTAAAATTTTACTAATTCCTTCTTTAACAAGTGAAGTTTTACCTGTACCTGGTGGACCATGAATAGCAATGGCTGTTCCAATAGACTTTGGATTAGTTAATAATTGACCTAACATTTGCATAATTTGCATTTTTGCATCATTTAAACCGTACACTGCGTGGTCCAAAGTTTTCTGGGCATTTTCCATAAATTCATGACATGAGTCTACACCATTTTCTATAGATAAAGGTAATGTTTCAAACTTTCCAAAAGGAATACGCATAAAAGTATCCACCCAATTTTTAATTTTATAAAATTCACCGCTTCCAGGTTCCATGTATCGTAGTGAATTAATTTTTTTCATGGCAGCACCTTTAAATAAAGTAGGAATATTTGACTCTAATAAAGTCATTCTATAAGGTTTTTCAATACGTGTTAATTTATTAATTTCACGCAACTCTTTGATTATTTTTTTTTGATTGTCTGTTTCTAAATTTTCAAAGAATTTATAGTCATTCATTGTATTTTTATCTTTAATAATTTTTCTAAAAATTCGTCCATTTTTAGCTTTTTGTTTCTTTTCTTTTTTGATTATTTTTGATTTAGATTTTTGAATGTCTTCTTCACAAACTTCAATACACTTTTTTATTAATCTATTATTGTTTTCATTTGATAACATTTCTTTTAATTTATCTAGTACTAGTTCGTTGTCAGTAGAAGTATTGTTATCCAATGGTTCCTTATTTTCTCCAACTTTAAGTAAATTTTTTAATTTTTCAACAAGGTCAGCATCATCTTCTTGAAGTTTTTGAGATTTATTCGATTTTTTATTTACATCTTGTTTTTTTGATGATGATTTTTTAGGAAGTTTTTTTACAACTTCTTCATCTTCATCTTCATCTTCATCTTCATCTTCATCTTCACTGCTTGAAGCAGATGAAACTGATACATCTTCGTCTTCAGTTTCTTCATCATCATAGTCATCATCTTCTTCTGATCCATAATCATCCCATTCTTCATCATCTTCTGCTCCACCAATAGTGAAAATAATATTCAGTTTTTCATTACCTTTTTTATGTGTTACATCATCATCATCTTCGTCTTCTTCTTCATCATCTTCCTCATCGGTTTCAAGAGGTTTTTTACTTTTTTTATGTTTTTTTGCAACATCTTCTTTTTTAGATTTAGACTTTGCTTTGGATTTTGCTTTGGATTTTGCTTTGGATTTTGCTTTGGATTTTGAGCGCGTAATAATTTCTTCGTCATCCTCCTCATCTTCATAATATTCATCGTCATCATCACAAGAAACCCACTCTTCTTCATCTTCTGCCTCCAATTGTTTCTGGATTTTTTTAATTCTTTCTCCAGTAGCAATTTTTTTATCTAAATGTTTTGAAGGAAATATTTTTGATAGAAATTTTCTATATTCATGAACATCCATTTCATCACTTTCACTTTCACTAATAAAATTTTCGTCGTCATCATCCGAGTCAACATGTTTTTTATGTTTTTTAACTTTGTCTTCCATCTTATTAGTTTTTTTAGTTTGTTCCTTTTTTGCAGATAACTTATTAGAAGTTTCTTTTGTCATAGTAGTTTGTAATAATATTATAAATTATTTTTAAATATTTATCAATTTTATTTTAAAAATAAAAATAATTTATTTATTGTGACTTTACTATTTCATTTGCTATTAATTTTTTATAGGAATTATGTATTTCATTCCACCATTCTAACAGCCTGTTTTGCATTTCTTGTAACTCATTTTCATTTACAAGTAAATTTTTACATTTTTCAGCAGCTTCTTCCCAACTATCAGCGTACAGAAAAGGGGGTTTTGTATTATTAAAATTGTAAGATATATCAATTTCATTTTTTGAACCAACGACAATTGGTATTGCACCAGCTACTAAAGCTTCGTAGTTTCTAAAACATTGTAAGCTATGATTGCCTCTACCTGAAATGACAAAAATAGATTTATTATACAAACTAAAACACTCTTGCGGAGAATATGGTAATTTTGATATATCCCAACTATTATCTACAAAAACAATATTTGTATTATCTACTCTTTCATCAAATACTTGTTTCATATGAAGTCTGTCAGATTTTTCTGCACCTATAAATGAAACATTATATCGACGTTCGTCTATTTTTCTTACTTTTGTATTTAATGAACTTTTATCTCTTAAAAATTGTGAAGAATAACCTAGTGGTAGGTGATAGTTGTTACTAGAATAATTGTAATGCTTAAAGTTATGTTGTCTAAAGAATAAATTTGTGTATTTTTGTAGTGTTTCAGTTACTTCTGGAGTTTTACCGTATTCATCAGATAAATAAAATATTACGACAGGTTTAATATGTTCAATTACAGTAACAATATCATTTATATGACATACATCATTTATAGCAAGCATATTTTTTCCAATAATTTCATTTCTCCATAATAAATTCCTAAATGTATCTTTATTGAAAAATTCTATTTCTAAATTTTCAACATCAACTAAAACTTCGTTTTTAAAATAGTCCAATTCCCATGTCATTTCTTGTAAATATAATAGTTTCATTTCAAATAATATTATAGTATTATATGAATATTTTTATATAATATAAACATATAATTAATTACGCCATTTTATTTTCTACCCATTTTTTTACCTTTTGTAAAATAATTAAATGCTATATAAAGTAAATAAAGTACAATAAGTAAGAAAAAAAACATAATAATTAAATTAACGAGTTTAGTTATAGAACAATAAAATGAATTGTTGTTTGCATCACAACGAACGGTTGAACCGAACATACCAAAAATACCTGAACCCAAAATTCCTCCTGCGCTGCTACCTGTATTCATATTTGAATTGTTCAATTTAAGTTTTCCCATTTTTATAATATATAAATATATTTTTACAATAACATTCTGTTTTATACTAAAACTCTCAAAAAAATAAAAAATAAAAAAATAAAAAAAAATTGATATTAATAAAACAATATAAATATAAATATATAAACAAAAGAAGACATGCCGAGAAATACTATTTCAAGTAATAATTCTAGTAATTGTTCTAAAATTATTGGGATCCAGTTTAGTATTTTATCTCCGGATGAAATTAGAAAAGGTTCTGTAGCTGAAATTACAAGTAGAGACACATATGTAAATAATAAACCAGTTATTGGTGGTTTATTTGACCCTCGTATGGGTGTGTTAGAAGCTGGATTAATATGCCCAACAGATGGTTTAGATTATATGTCAACACCAGGATATTTTGGTCACATTGAATTAGCACGTCCTGTATTTTATATTCAGTATTTGAGTACAATATTAAAATGTTTGAGATGTGTATGTTTTAAATGTAGTAAATTATTAATAAGTAAACAAAAATATAAACAAGCATTGAACATGCAAGGAGAAAATAGATGGAAATATGTTTTTAAATTGGCTGGTTCAATTAAAAGATGTGGAGAAGACACTGAAGATGGTTGTGGTTGTCTCCAGCCAACAAAAATCAGAAAAGAAGGTTTAGCAACCATTTATGCAGAGTGGGCTGGTAATAGTAGTGACACAGAAAATTTTGTAATAAAAGTGACACCTGAAATGGTTTTAAAGATATTCAAACGTATTTCTGATGAAGATGTTTCATTCATGGGTTTCAGTCCAATTTGGTCGAGACCTGATTGGATGGTTTGTCAAGTCATGTCTGTTCCACCACCTGCAGTGAGACCTTCTGTAAAGCATGATGCACAACAGCGATCGGAAGATGATTTAAGTCATATTTTGGTAAACATTATTAAAACGAACAAAACATTACAAGAAAAAATCCAAAATAATGCTCCTGCAAATGTAATTGATGATTGGACTACTGTATTGCAGTACTATGTTTCAACACAGGTGGACAATAAAATTCCTGGTGTTGCATCTGTAGCACAGCGATCAGGTCGACCTTTGAAATCGATCAAAGATCGTTTGAACGGTAAAGGCGGGCGTATGAGGGGCAATTTAATGGCAAAACGTGTTGACTTTAGTGCGCGTTCTGTTATTACTGCTGACCCAAATATTTCAATTCGCGAATTGGGTATTCCCATGAAAATTGCGAAAAATATTACCAAACCTGTTACTGTCAACAAACTGAACAAAGCATTTTTGACAAAATTGATGTACAATGGTCCTGATGAATGGCCAGGTGCAAAGATTTTGGAAAAGAAGAATGGCGAGTCAATTACACTGCGCAATATTGACCGCAATTCGATTGTTCTGGAAGAAGGCGATATTTTACACAGACATATGATGGATGGGGATGCTATATTGTTTAATAGGCAACCTACGTTACATCGTATGAGTATGATGTGTCATATTGCTAGAATTATGAAACGTGGTGACACGTTTAGAATGAATGTGGCCGATACCAAGCCATACAATGCCGATCGAATAATTGTGACGAAATAAGGTCACAAACCGTCGTGGTTGGCAACAGGGAGCGTGAAAAGCGTGAAACTCTCTAGTGAATAAATCAATATAATTTAATATAAATATATAAAAATATTATTACTAATATAATAATGGCGAAACAAATTAATGCTTGTTGTTCAAAATGTGATAAAAGTTTAATAAATATAAAACGGGTCGGTATTTATTGTAATGAATGCTATAATGAGAAACGTCGTATAAAATATGATGAAAATCTAATTGAATCTCGTAAAAAAGCAAATGAACGTTCAAAAATTTTGAGAAAGAAGAAAGGTGAAATTCAACTTGAATTGAAAAAATTGCAAGAAGAAGAAATTAAAAGTAAAATAGGAGAAAACAATCAAATTTGTAAATATTGCAATAAAATAGTTGAAAAACCCCTATTTAGAAAAAATAGATTGAAATGTTTGATTTGCGAACGCGAAGAATACAATAAAAAATACTACCCAATTATTTTAGAAAAATTAAAAACAAATCCTGCTTTCAAATTTAAGAGAATACAAAGGAATAGAATAGTAAAGAAAATTAAAAACAAAAATAAAACCACAATTCAATATCTTGGATGTAATTCTCAAGATTTTGAATTGTGGTTAAAATTTAATTCTCAAGAATTTACTATTGAAAATCATTCAACAATTTGGCATATAGACCACGTAATACCTTTATCTAGATTTAATTTAGATAATGAAGAACAACAACTTATTGCCTTTAATTGGAGAAATACAACTCCTATGTATTGTAGTAAAAATTTGGAAAAAGGGAATAAAATTATAAAATCACAAATTGAACAACATTTAGAAAAATTGATTGAATATCATAAAAATAATAGTATAGAAATGCCTGAAAAATTTATTGATTTATTTGCAAAATACCTTGATGACGGGGACACCTTAAAGCCATCACTACCACTCACTACAGGAAACGTCTGTGAGGAACTCAGTTAATAGCTGAAAACAAAGGTAATAAAGTGATGGATGATAGTTTCAATCAAATGAAACTTGAAATAGGCAATCCGCAGTGTTACTTCCTAACTCCGTTATGATAAGGATATGGAAGGCATTCAGAGACTGAACGGGTATTGGTCAGTAATGAAGAGCTAATCACTCTGAACTGGCTTAAGATACAGTCCGACCCTTTGGGAAACCCTAGGGATATATCGTTCGACGGAGATGAAATGAATTTACACATGCCACAGGATCCAGAATCCGAGGCAGAATTACGTAATTTAGCAGCAGTACCATTTCAAATCATTAGTCCAGCCAATAATTCATCCATTATTGGTATTTATCAAGATTCAATGCTTGGCTGTTATCAATTCACACGAAAAGACGTGAATTTCACACCAAGAGACGCAATGAATTTATTGATGATGTTTGACGGAGTAAATGAAAATGAATTTCACGCTGATTACGAAAAAAATAATAAAGTATCAAGTTTCAATATTTTATCACAAATTACACCGCCTTTATCTATGAGATACAAAACAAAGGGTTTTGTTGAAGATAAAGACGATTATAACACAACAAAAACAGGTGTGTTGGAAATCAGAGATGGCGAATACATTCGCGGACAAATGACGAAAGATGTGCTAGCAGCTGGGTCTAAAGGTCTTTTGCAACGTATTTGCAACGACTTTGGAAATATGGCGTCCGCAAAATTCATTGATGATTTACAAAACATAATTACAGAATACATGAAAAGCAGTGGTTTTAGTGTTGGAATTAGCGATTTAATATCCGATAAAAAAACTAATGATGAAATTATTGATGTCATTACAAAAAAGAAAACCGATGTCAAGAACCTAATTGATCAAACTCAATTGGGAATTTTTGAGAATAACACTGGTAAAACAAATGAAGAAGAATTTGAAACTCAAGTCAACAATATTTTAAATCAAGCCACATCTGAATCAGGTAAAATTGGGTTAAAAAGTCTTGGTGCAAATAACCGATTTGTTACCATGGTAAAAGCAGGTTCAAAAGGTTCAGACTTAAACATATCATTTATGATTTCATGTTTAGGTCAACAAAACGTAGATGGCAAACGTATTCCATACGGTTTTGAACACAGAACATTACCACACTTTTCAAAATTCGATGATTCGCCAGGAGCACGTGGTTTCGTAGAAAGTTCTTATATTAATGGATTATCGCCACAAGAATTATTCTTTCACGCCATGGGTGGTCGTGTTGGTTTGATTGATACCGCGGTTAAAACGTCAACAACCGGTTATATTCAAAGAAGACTGATTAAAGGTCTAGAAGATTTAATGGTAAACTATGATATGACTATTAGAACAAATAAAAACAAAATCGTACAGTTTTCATATGGAGACGATGGTATTGATACGACAAAAGTTGAAAATCAATTTATTCCGATTGTTTCGATGAGTACACAAGATATTTATGCTCACTATAACATCCCAGACGAAAATGCCAAATCTAAAATACTGTCTAACATATTTTTGAAAAATACAATGACACGTTTTAGAAAACAATCGCAAAGAATGAATGAAATGTGTTTACAATATTCAAATATGATGATAGAAATGCGTTCTGAAATAATTCAACATGTGTTCAAAAATAAATCGGATAGTGTTATAAATTGTCCAGTTGGATTTCAATATATTATCAATAATATCCAAGGACAATTTAATATCAACAGTAACTCACTAGTAGACGTTACTATTTTAGAAGCATTTGAATTAATAGAAAAAACCTATGAAATTTTGGAGAAAATTCATTATGCGGCTCCAACACTTTTATTTAAAACGTTATATTATTATTATTTATCGCCAAAAGATTTACTTATTGTAAAACGTTTTAATAAAGATGCACTTATATTATTATTAAGTACTATTGTATTGAACTATAAAAGAGCCATTGTTGCACCTGGTGAAATGGTTGGAATGATTGCTGGACAAAGTATTGGCGAAGTCTCGACCCAGATGACTTTAAATTCAGTAACATTTGAGACACCTATTATCGTAAGAAATAAATCAGGAAATATACAAAAAATGCAAATTGGAGAATTTATAGAAAATAAAATTAATGTGGCCAAAAAAATGGAGTATTATAAAGACAAAGATACTACGTATGCTGAACTAGAAGATTATTACGAAATACCATCATGTGACGATAATGGAAATATTTTATGGAAAAGAATTGAAGCTGTTACAAAACATCCTGTTATTAACAAAGATGGTACGAATACAATGTTAAAAATTACTACCAAAGAAGAACGTGAAGTTATTGCAACCAAGGCAAAGTCGTTTTTAAAATTGATAAATGGAAAAGTAACAGCTATTGATGGTGATGCACTAAAAGTTGGTGATTATTTACCAGTTTCAAAGAAACAAATTGATTTTACAGAAAATAGAACATTGGATTTACGTGATGAACTACTACCTCCAACAGAATACATTTATTCATCTGAAGTAGAAAAGGCAAAACAAGTTATGAAAGAACATCAGTGGTGGTCGAAACATCAAAGAAAAACTTTTATGCTACCCTATTCAAGAAGCGATAGTTTTGCAGCAAAGTTCAATGATAAATTGCGCAATGGTTGTAAAACAAAGACGGTATTATCACTAAATTGTGTTTACACGAAACAAACCAATATGAATAATTATACTATTCCAGAAACAATTCCACTTGATTATAATTTTGGTTATTTGTTGGGTGCATATGCTGCTGAGGGATGTATGACAAATACACAAATATCTATTGCAAATAACGATCCAGATTATTTCCAACCTATTCTAGAATTATGTGAAAAATGGAACATTACAACAAAAATATACAAAAATGAAAATAAAAATAATGAAGGGTGGACTAGTCAAGATTTGAGAATATATAACACACTTTTGTGCATTATTATTGAGAAACTTTGCGGTAAATTAAGTCATAATAAGTTTGTAAGTAGCAAAATAATATTTTCCAACAAAGAATGTTTGTTGGGTTTCTTGGATGCCTATATTGGTGGAGATGGATCAGTTAAAACAAAAGAAAAAATAATAACTATGTCATCAGTATCCAAAGAATTATTAGTAGATGTTCAACAAATGTTGAATGTTTTGAATATTTATAGTTATATTACAAAATACAAAAAACCTGAAACTAATAATAGAGGCAGTAAAATTATTAGACAATGTTATAACTTGTTCGTAACTGGTTCTCAATTACATGAACTTGCTTCGATGTTGAATATAAAAATTAAACACAAACAAGATAATTTACAAATAATTTTACAACATAAATACAAATATGAAATCCATAGGAATGCTAATATTATTCCAAATGAAATAGATGGAAAAATAGTAATACAAGACAGAAATAATAACTATGATGGTGTCATTTTTGATAGAATTAAAAGTATTGAAGAAGTATCGAATACAACAAATTATGCGTATGATTTAACAGTAGAAGACACGAGAAACTTTAACATCTATAATGGTCTTGCGATCAGGGATACATTTCATTTTGCCGGAGTGGCATCAAAATCCAACGTCACTCGTGGTGTGCCAAGAATTGAAGAAATTCTGTCGTTGTCATCTGAACCAAAAAATCCATCTCTTACCATTTATTTAAAAGAAGAAGATGAAACTCAAAAAGACAAAGCACAATCCATTATGTACATGATAGAACATACTAAATTAATAGAAGTAGTTAAATCCATAGAAATATGTTTTGATCCAGATGATTTAAATACATTGATTGCAGAAGATAAAGATACAATTCAACAATACAGAGCTTTCGAAAGTATGGTTGCTGACTGTGCAGAAATTAATTTATCGAATGATGAAAATGAGAAATCTAAATGGATTATTCGTATGGAAATGGATCCTGAAGTTATGCTTGAGAAAAACATTACAATGGATGATATTAACTTTACATTAAATAATTGCTATGAAAATCAAATTAATTGTGTTTATTCAGACTATAATGCGGATAAGCTGATTTTTAGAATTCGAATGAATGAAGTAATTAAAAATAATTCAGGAAAGTCAGGAGGTGCAAAGACAAAATTGCCCTTAGATCAATCTGATCAAATTTATATATTAAAGAATTTTCAAGACCAATTATTACAAAATGTTGTACTTCGTGGAATTAAGGGAATTAACAAAGTAATTCTTAGAAAAATTAAAGATAATGTTGTGGAAAATAATGGTGTATACAAAAGACAAGATATATGGGTTTTAGATACAATAGGAACCAATTTATTAGAAATTTTAGGTATAGATTATATTGATAATAGTCGAACATTTAGTAATGATATTGTTGAAATTTATGAAACTCTTGGTATAGAAGCAGCACGTCAAGCAATTTATAATGAACTTGTAGATGTTATTGAATTTGATGGAGCATATATCAACTACCATAATTATAGTGTTTTAGTAGATAGAATGACATACACAAGTAAAATGATTTCTATATTTAGACATGGTATTAACAATGATAATATTGGACCTATTGCAAAGGCTTCATTTGAAGAAACTCCTGAAATGTTTTTAAAAGCAGCTCGTCACGCAGAACTAGACACGCTTAAAGGTATATCAGCAAATGTAATGTGCGGTCAAGAGGGTTTCTTCGGTACTAGTGCGTTTCAAGTAGTTTTAGATATAGATGAAATGATTAAAATAGAATCTGCTATAGAATATAAAAATGTGGATGTAGTTGAAGAAATAGACAAATTCTTTGGAGACATTGATAATCCAAACGACAAATGTTCAGTTAATAAGATTACCATACAAAACAATGTTATCAGTATTAAGTCAAAAGATATGGGAACTGATAATGATTATAACCCAGGATTTTAAAATTTACTGATAAAAAAAATTTTTATATATATATATATATATATACATATATGTCAAATAGCGAAAAATACAGTTTGCTAAAAGAACTTTACAATAATTTAAAACTAACTTTACGTGACAAAGTATTTTTAGATAATTTGGAATATAAAATGATATTTAAAAACATATGTGAAACGGAAATGTATCTAATAGATGATTTTATAGCCAAACTTTATTATGAAGGAATTGATGATTACAAATTAAGTAAAATTTATATATTTTGGTTTGATGAAATTCAAAAAAATAATATAGAATTGGATTTAGAAAGTATACGATACCAACTGAACAATTTGAAAATTAAATTCAATGAATTACCAAAACTAGTAGATAATAAAACAAGTAAAAATATTTCTTATAACTCGTATGGTAATGTAAAAAATTTTTCTTTAGAATTTAATATTACAAAAACATTATCATTTGATTTATTCCATACAGATAAATCAGTTTCAAATAATAAAGATACACTACCACCAATTGTTTTGTATTATACAATTACTTTGCCTGGTCAAACAATTGTTGATTCGAATGCATCTTCAGCAATATATCAAACAATTCCACCATATGGACCTTATTCGGCATATAAAACTCATTATATGTGTGAAGAAGATTATGTTACACCTACAGATTATTTAATAAGTTTTATTGCGCATCGTACTTATATAGATAATAATTTAGGTATACCTGGAATGTATAATAAACAAGTATTTATTATAGCTCCTCCTTATCAAACATTAGAGACATCCAATATGATAACAGCAGTAGGAAATTATATAGATAGAGGCAGTACTGGTTCAACGACAAGAGAATATGTTAATTACAATGTTACTTCTGCTACGGGTATATTTGATGGATATAAAAAACTTATTATATTTTATGACAATTCAAAATTGACAAGAAAAGTAATTATCAGTTCTTAAATAAATTATAAATTAAAAATATTAAATATAATTATAAATATATTTAATATGCATGCATTTCATTATATAAACAAAAAATTAATAGGTATACAAAATGAAAATAAGTTTGATAATATACACAAAATTAATTTTTATCTTTTTAATCAAAAAGAATATTCTATACAAAATAAATTTCTTTTTTTAAGTGAAATGTTTAATAATATGTTCAATAGTGAAGAAATTCGCGAAGAAATACTTAATAATTTTTACAAAATTCAAAAAGTTTATCATGGATTTGCTAGATTAGCTCACAACTATAAATACAAAACAGCTGCAATAATTATTGAAACAGATTTAATAATGAACCCTATCAAAGAAAATAGTAGATGTGTATTTTGTTTATATCAAAATAATTATAAATATCTTTTTAATATTCACGAGTTGATTAAAATAATCAATAATTCAATAGCAAATTCAAGTCATTTTTTTAGCAATCCTATTCCAATAAAAAATCCATATAATAATATAATTTTCAATAAGTCGACATTGTATAACATATATTTTTTTATTAAAATGAACACTTTATTAAATCCTGAAATTTTTTATTATTATTTTAAAACAAATTTTAACTTAAATAAATTTGTAAAAGAATATCAATATTTATTACGAGATTTTTCTATAAAAACATATTTAAATAATAGTAGTAAAGAAATATTATACGACGATGTTATTAGCATGATAGATGAATATAATTTTTTTATTGTTAAATATGAAAACCAAATAATTGTACATCATGAATTTCCAATTGATAAACTAGTTGAAATAATGAAACCATATTTAAAACTATATTTATTATCCCATTATTCTTTGATACTTTTAATTCGTGAAAAATCAAAAAAAGAATTGATTACACAATTAAGTGCTTTTAAAAAATTTAACCCACTATTTGGTAGAAGATCCATAAAAATAAAAAGAAACGGTTTATCTGAAGTTTCATTTAATATTGACCATATTCAATTCAACAAAAATGAAATTATGAAAGATACTTCAGAGTTTATGATAAATCATACTAGTAAAATTATCGAAGAAGAACGTGAAGTAAATAATTATATATATTTTGTTGTAGACGATAATAATAATAATAATAATGATGGTGATGATGATGATAGTGATGATGATGGTGATGGTGATAATATTGACAACAATAATTATGTTGTATAGTTGTAATATAAAAATAAATTAAAAATAATAAAATTTTATATTAGGTATTTGTATAAATAATATTTAATTCAATGGATGAATGTTTTTTTGAAAAAAATAGAAAAAATATAAATATTGATAATAATTTAAATGAAAAAAATTATGACATTGATGATATTAACGAAAAAATGTTGAAACTTTTACCTCCAGAACTTTATGCGAAACTATTATTAAATTTATTAACAAAAACATATACTTATAGTTTTGACAAAAACAAATCAACAAGTTGTGAGTTAAATAAAAGAATTGATTTAGAAGATAATATTTCTACTAGTAAAAATAATGACATAAACATAAAAAATAAACCTTGTAATGATATAAATATCAAAAGTCAAGATATTAATAAAACAACTTTAATTCAACAAAATGAAATGGATTTATTTTTTGAAAAATGCAATAATGCAAATTTAGGAACACACTTACAATATAATCCTAAACAAATTGAATTTTTTACACAATTTATTTCTACAAAAAATATTAAAACTGTAATGGAAATAGGATTTAATTTTGGTTATTCCGCGAATATATTTTTAAAATCAAATGAAAATATTTCACTTGTATCATTTGATATTGCAAATCATTCGTATGTAGATATAGGAAAAACGTACATCGATAAAACATATCCTGATCGTCATACACTGATAAAAGGCGATTCTCGTAAAACTGTTCTCAATTATTTTCAACAAAATCCAGATAAAAAATTTGACTTAATATTTATTCATGGCGGTCATTATGGTAATATTCCCCAAATTGATTTAACAAACTGCCGATTATTTGCACATAAAAATACCATTGTTGTTATGAATGATGTTAAGTATAAAAATATTGAGTCGTGGAATATTAAACCTAATGAAGCATGGAGTAAGTTTATTGAAAAAAATTATATTGATGAATTAAAACAAATCGAGTTCTCGCCTCTGAATGGTTTAGTATATGGTAAATATAATTTGTGCGAAGTTTATATTTGTTCATTATTACGCCCTGATAGAATGACATACATTGAAAAAAATCAAAAATTATTTCCATTTATTAAAACATTTAAGTCTGTAAATGGTTATAATACAAATGTACCATTAAAAGAAATTAATAATTTAAAATTAAAGTATGTAGATTTAGATAATAATTTTAGAACGTATGGAACTTTGGCAAATTGGATTACCAAATACAAAATGTTGAAATATCAAGTAGAAAATGAAATTCCTTTTTTATGTTTTTTAGAAGATGATTTACTTTTAGAAAATAATTTTTATACATATATTTGTGATGCCTTAACTCATTTTAAAACCAATGTTAATATACTAAGACTGATGAATTGGGGCGAAGGTTATATTACTAGTTATGAAAGTGCAAAGAGAGTTTTGGAACATCTGGATAGAGATGGTATCAAAAGAAATATAGACAATCAATTAAGAGAACATTGTGGTTACGAACTAGCATTAAAAAATGCACCGATGAAAATTATGATAGTAGGCAATACAGGAGACTGTTTAAAAACACAAAAATTTACAAATACAGAAATTCATAGCAAGTTACAAGTGTTAAATAAAAAGGTAAATAAGACTTTAGAGGTTTAATGATTTTCTTGTTGAATATATAAATATGAAAGTTAAAAATTTATAAAAAGTAAATAAGTAGTCAAAAACTTGATTATATAACAATAATTTTAAATAATATGTATATTTTTATTTATACATACTATATAAAATAATATGAGATACTCGACTATAGATACTTTTAATAAAGTGTTAATAACTAAAAACAATTTAGTTTTGTGTGATATTGATGATACTCTTATTACAACAAAAAAAATTTATTTAAAACCTAAACAAATAAATACAAATTCTTTTAAACCAAATATAAAACTACAAATACCATCCTATACTGATAAAAATGGATTTATGAATTTATTACAAAGACTACAAATTACTGGATCTAAATTATATTTTATAACATCTCGTCATGAAAAATCAAGTGACTTTACTAGTAACCAATTTAAGTTATTAAATATAGATATTGATAGTTATCCAATTTTATATTGCGGTGAAAATCATAAATCAAACATTGTTAAAAAATTTATAAATACAGATAACTATGATAACATAATTTTTATAGATGATTTAAGGTATAATATACATAATATGAAAAAAGAATTTGGTGATAAAGTAACTTGCTTTTTATTTAAAAAAAAAATTTGATGAAAATACAAAAATATAAATTAATTTTTATATTTTATATATATATATATATATATATATATATATAATGGTTCTTACAGTTATAAAACCCGAGTTAGTCAATGATATGGTATTTGCTAGACATTCTCTTAAAACTTTAGCAGATCCCACAGAATTAACTCAAGCATTCGATGCAGAAAGTATTGAAAAAGGTATTCCAATTACAAATTTTACAATGGCTCAATTAATACCTTTGTATCAAGTACCATCCGTAGTACCAAGTGAAAATTCGCGTATAGTAAAAATTGCGATTATTATTGCATTTCATTATCCAGAAGTCCAACAAGATTTAGATGTTTTTTGGAAAAGTGAACAAAACTTTGGTCCATCAAGTCAAGCACCTAAGATAAATGTTTACACTTTTGAAGGTGCAACTGTAAATAATCATTGGAACATGGAAGAATGTTTAGATGTGCAAACCATTGCATCCTTAAATCCATGTGCAGAAATTTGGATTGTTGAAGCAAAAACAAACAGTGTACCAGATTTGGTCGATGCCATTAACTATGCTAATAATGTATTGAATGCTGATATATTATCCATGTCTATAGGTGTCGATGATTCTGAATTCATAAGTAAATTTAACTACATTTTTAATAACCCAAATCCAAATAATCCTAGTAACTATAAATGTTTTGTTTCTGCAAGTGGCGACACAAATAATGTTTCTTGGCCACCTATTTCTCCAAGTGTAGTAGGTGTAGGTGGTACAAGTTTGATGTGGAGACCAACTAGCACAAATCCTTTTAATCGGTTAGAATACACTTGGGATAAAGCTGGAAGTGGATATTCACAATTTGTAAGCAAACCATATTATCAAAATAATGTAAATAACACAACACAACGATGTACACCTGACGTTAGTATGATTGCTAACCCTAAGACAGGATTTTTCATTTATTTTAAAGGTACATGGACTGCTGTAGGAGGTACATCACTATCAGCACCTTTTTTTGCAGGTGTTTTAAGTATCGCAAATCAAATGAGGTTTAATTTAAATAAAGCACCATTAACAAGTGTATACAATGAAAATAATATATATCCTTTAAATATTCAACATATTATGTATAACATAATATATCAAAATGAAACACTATATAAAGAATGTTTTTATGATATTATAAAAGGGATAGACGGAGAGTTTATTGCTAAACCAGGTTACGATATTGCAACTGGTATTGGTTCGCCAAATGCATCCAATTTTTGCGCTTTTTTATCAAGTTTATAAATAAAGTTTTCTTCTAGTTTTATTATTACTTTTTTGTCTTGCGCCACCTTTTGCTGTTTTAGTCTTTGTGTTTTCTTTAGTTAAGATTTGTTCAGGCGCTTCTTCTGCATTATCTTCTTCAATTATAATTTTTTGTTTTATTTTTTGTTTACTTTTGTTTGTTATTGTATTTTTTTGAATTTTTTTTAAATACTCTTCTATGGAAAATTTTTCAAGAATAGTATTATTTATTTTAGTTACACATTCGCTATTTTTTATTTGTTCTATTGAAATAAAAATGTCATCTTCATTGGATTGAATAATTTTATAACTAGGAATATTCTCAGAACGAAAACCAGGAATTACTATAAAACAAAATTTATCATTTATATCACCATAACCTAAAAATAAATTTTTCTCATAATTTGTTTGAAGTAAATTCTTAGAAGAAATAAAAATAGTTGGTATTTTAAACTTATTTACCAATAACCAAAAGTCGAAAGTTGTTAAAAAATAATTATCCGAGTATATTAAATTTTCAAAAGACAATAACCCTGCTTTAACCTGATCACATAAATTTTTTTTTCCTTCTATTATCAAAATTTCTATTATTTTTTCAGAATAATCTAACAAATATTTTTTATATTCGTCATATAATATATTTTTAATCCTGTTTATTTCAATTCTTTCGTTTGTTTTTTTTTCAATAATGTTGATAATGCATTCAAATGTGCAAATATGATACTTATCATATTCAATTTCTTTAAAATTTGGTGGAAAACAATGGTTCCACAAAGCAGATGAAATTTTGTTATTTATTTTTTTATTACATTGTTTTTCCAAAATTTCCTTATTAACCTTTGAACTGAATGTTTCAAATTGATTGTCATATGTTTGACTAATAATAGGTTCAGTTTCATCATATGAATTATATTTTACATATTTATTGATTATTGCTGGTTCAAGAGTTTCAAAATAATCTTGTGTTAATAACGATTGTAACATTATTATTTCATTATCTCGTAAGTTGTATCCAATACTATCAAAAGTTAAAACAGACTGTGGTTGCATTATAAATGTTCTAATTCTGCTGTATCTTATCAGTTCGTCTGCCATTTTTCCAAAATACTTTTCTTTGTTTTCTTTTAAAGTAAGTAAATTTTTTTTTGGTAATATAAGATTACAGCTATCATTTTCTGTATACATACATAAATTAGGAGACTTTTTACATGCTTCTTTGTCTTTAACAATACATGTTGTAAATTCATCAATTAGTTTGTAATAATTTTCATTTCCAATAAACTGAATTTTTTCTTTTGTTAACTCTTTTAATAATTCTGTAATTTTATTTAACTTTTGAGTGTAAATTATATAATCTTTTGAAAGTGCTTGTTCTATTTTCTCTCTAACTCTGCTATTTTTATAGTCATTTAATAATAATTTGATTGTATTTCTAAAAACATTATAAAATTTTGTTTCATATGTAATTTTTTTAATATAATCAACACGCTCAGTATCTACTTTATTAGAAGTAGTTATTATTGCATCGCTTGCTAAAAACTGTCCTTCTTTTTCATTATTCTTAACAACATAATCAGTATTTTTTAAAGAAGGCAAATCTTGTTCTTTTTTAATATCCATTTCAGGAATTGGTTGCGATATTTGTACAAACTGGTTAGTCGCAGTAAGTATACCTACAACCATTTCATCTTCTACAACTTTTAACATTGGATTGCAAGCTATTTCAAATTCATTCATAGTTTTATTTTTACTTTTTTTGGCAAGTTTCGTTAAAAATTCATAAGTTTCTTCATAACTTTTCCATAATGATAAGTCATTCATAAAAACAAAATCAATTTCATTATTTACATTTTCATTAAAAGAAGAAGGATAACAAGGAACAAATCCTGTTAATTTTGTTACAGTTGGACTTTCAGCTATAACTCCAATTATTTTATTATTAAAATTCATCACTAATTTTACAATTTTATAATTGTACTTGTCTAATTTTTCTAGTAAATTTAATAACAAAAGAGGACGCTTTGTTTTATAAATATTAGGCATACTATTTAATGGTTTACAAAAATTGTTATAAGCTGGTTTAATCAACTCTCTAAAAACAACTCTCAATGTTTTTGATAAATGTGGATCATATTCTTTGAATTCTTTTATAACTTGTATTTTTTTACTAGTAGTTGTATATAAATAAACTGGCTCATAATAATTATCTTCTTTTATTAAAATAATAGTGGGTTTTCTAGCTTCATAAAATTCATTTGAATAATGATTACTAGGACACAATAATTCCACATTATTAGTAATATCATCATTCGGTATTTTTAAAATTATAATATTTACACCATTGGTAAAGAATGACTTATTTGGTTTTGAAATAATATCCCACAGATATGTGTGATCTATGATTGTATCATCATCATTTAAGTAGTTTACAAAATTTTGGAATGCACTAAGAACATTTTTATAATAAATATTTTCTTGTTCATTCGATTGATTTATTTTAGAATATAACTTAGATGATTTATGATCAGTTAATAAAATATTGTTTTCATCAATGTCAACATTCACATTTGTGTTTTTAAAATCATTCACTAAATTACCATTTTGATAGGTAATAAAATTATCAATTGTCAATGCTTTAATTATATATTGTTTCATTTCTTTAATAGATAAAACATTGGATACTTTTGTACCATAAAACATAACATCTGAAATACAAGCTACAAAAGATTGTTTATCATTAACTTCTACACCATGTCTTAATAAACAAGGATGATCGGATTTAATGTTTGTATTTGTTTTACTAATTTGACAATCTGCGTTATTTTCGCGTAAAATTTGTTGTATTTGAATTGGTAAATAACCCCAACGTCCATTTGGTATTGGAAATTTATCAGGACCTATGATATATTCATCTTCCTTTATTTTATCTATTTTTTTATCGGTTTTAAGACCAACTTCTTTATTTGTTTGTGGTACAGCTTGACTACATTTTTTTTTTGCATTTATTCTTCCTACTGTATTATATTTTTCAAAACAACATGGTAAACAAAAACCTTGAGGATGCTTGTCTTCTTGAAAACCTGGAAATCGTTTATAGTTTTTATTACCAGTTTTAGGTTTATAAAATTCATATACATAATATCCAGGCTTAACAACTTTTGCATCTTCTGGTAAAACATATCCACAGTTTTTACTTTTTAATTCTGTTTTACCATTTACAGTAACTTCTGTAAGTTCGTTTGGATCAACAATTGTATTATTTTTAAGACACCAATAACGTGGACAAATGTAGTTATATTGTTTTTTTGGATTAGAACCATATCTGATGACATCTTCATCGCGCAAAAACCCAGGATGTTCTTTATTTATGTCTTCTAGTTCTTTATCTGTTAAAATAACAGGATGTCTCTTCATTGTACTACTACATGTTCTTACATAAGAATTGAACTCTTTGGTATCTTCTTTTATAATTAAAGCTGGATCTAATTTTTCAATTCTTGTTTGAAAAAAAGGTTCCTTCTTTTTTAGCGGTAAATTATCAATATTTATTACATTATCTTCATTTTCATTTTTATCGTCTTCATCATCATCATCTTCTTCTTTTTCTGGATACTCTTCATCTTCTTCATCATCCTTGCCTCTTCCTTTATTTTCTACAACTTTCTCAAAGTTGTTACCATTGTTTTGCACAACTTTCTCAAAGTTGTTAGGTTGCCCTCCTTTATTAACTAAGTTTTCATCACTATCTTTATTTTTTTCATTACTATTTTCACTATTTTCACTATCTTCATTTTCATCTTCATCGTCAAAAAATAAATCAAATGCACTCTTTGGTTGTTCTTTATTATCATCGTCATCATATGATTTTGAACTATCTGAAAATTTGGTATACTCTACATTTTCACCATCATCAATAGAAGGAATTTCTAACTCAGATAATTTACTTTCTGCAGGTGAAACAATATCATTCACTACTACTTCTTCTTTCTCTCCACTTGAACAAATCTCATTTATTTTTTTGGTTGAAAAAGCTGTACTTTTTTTATCCTGTGTAATACGTATAATACTATCTAAATATATAGGTATAGTAGACAAATAAAAAATATCATTGATATTTTCTACACGAATTGTAATAATACCAGTATTCTTTTCCAAATGAATAATAGTCTTGAACCCAGGGTTATCTCTTGCTTTAATTTCTATATTTTTCACTCCTCGTTCGACCTCAATTTCATTTGCAACTTTTTTAACCAGTTCTTCAGCTTCTTTTCTGTTTAAATCATCATGAAAATTTTCTAGTAATGCTTCAATAATTTCACTGCCTCTTAAACCCTCTGAACTTTTTTCTAAAATAAATGCTTCTTGACTAGTAACCTTATTAAAATTAGACACTCTTTTAAAACGTAAATGTATATCTTGCTTAAATGAACTAGATTCATTTATAAATACACTAGAAACACAACCTCTATATGTGTCCAAATTAATTGCTTGTTTAATTTTAATATTGCATTCATACGTTAATTGTTTTATTTCTATATTTTCACTATAAATACTTTCAAATAATGACATTTTATATCCACTTTGTTCTAATAAATTACTAATTTCCTGAATAATAGGATTAATATTTTCAATAAATAGTTCACTGACTTTTGTTTCATCTATGACTGTTTCTAAGTTACATGTAACTGTTACAAATCCGTTTTCATCAAAATCACAAATAAGTTGTTCTATATTTTCATTTAAAGTATTATTAATATACACTGAAACAGATTTTGTTTTTCCAATATTTTTAATCAACTTAAAAATGGTAGCTTTTTTTAAATAAGGTATTTTTCGTCCGTCTGTTGCAACTTTATTTGTAAATAATCTATAAATATTTTCTTGTCTAGAAGATGGATTGTATTTAATAAGTGGATTATTTTGATTTGCATGTAATATTTTAAATATAGATTCTAAAGGTATGTTTATCTTGTAAGTAGGTTTAATAATTGCTTTAATATATCTAATACCTTTACTAACATAATTCAGTTCATTTTTTCTCAAATTATAAATATCATAAAACATATTTATGGTCTTAAAATAATCAAATGTTTTATCATTTACATATTTTTTTGTATTTTCAATAAGTATTATTTTTTTTTCTTTTAAATCATCCAAATTGTTAATATTTTTTTCATATAAAAATGGAAAATAAATTTTAATTGTTAAATTTTGAGGAATATTATTTGTTTCATTAAACTGCAATACATCTTCTGCTAAACAAAAATAAATATTATTACTAACTATTTCCCCACTATTTAATAGTAAGTGACTATTTAATGTAGTCAATGATTTCCTAGAATTTCGTTCTAATAATGTATCATATGCTTTAACTTCATATGGATTAACTACAAATGGATATTCATTTTCAATTATAAAAAATTTTTGTCCTAAAACTTTGTTAACAATCAATTTTTTATTATCCAATTTCATTTCTAATATATCATCGTAATCATACATATCTTTATTCAATAACAAATTGACTGGCTCGAATTTTGTTCCATTTGCATCACTTACTATATTAGATATAAATTGGTATAATCTAACATTTGTTAAATTAATATGTTTATTTTGTGTTAATACTTGATACACAGAAACTGCATTGAACGTTTCAACTTTTCGGCAATATAAGTAAATTTCATCCAAAGATATATTTTTTTTTATTTGATTTAAAATTTTAATTTTTATCGTACCAATACTGTCATCTAGATGAATAGTTTCATTTAAATAAACAACTTTTGTATTATTTGTGCGTATTTGTTCTAATTCTTCTTGAGTAAAAAAATTGTTAATGTCTTTGTCTTTATCTTTTTTAAATACATAAATACTGTCTATAACCCCATTTTTAACATAGTTTACTTTATAAATTGGTTCTACATATGCATTATTGTTTTTATCTGTCATATATTATGTATTTAAATTATTTTTATATGTAAATAATCTAAATACTTTTGAAAACAAACTACTATAACTATAAAATTTATAAAAAAATTTTATAAAATCAAAATTATACTAAATCATAAAATGGATTATCATTAATCGTCATTCCACAATATTGTTGAGGATTTTTTTTATAATCAATTGGTTGGTATATATTTGCTTCTTTTGCATTAACAAGTAAAAATTTAAAATTTTGCCAAAATTCTTGTTTGTGTCCAATCGTTTCAGTCATAATGTGTGATAATTCATGAAGTGCTACAAAAGTTAATGTGTTAATATCAATTAATCTATTACCATCTTTTGTTGTATTTAAACAAAAAGCAAGTTTCTCTCCTTTATTCTCGCTATATGCTGTTAACTCACTGGTTGGTAAAGTTTCACTTATTTTTTTTGGGTTAAATCCTTCTACAAGTCGTATAACACGAGGATCGCTAGGATGTTTTTCTTTCATATATAAAACCATTTGTTTACATTTTTGAGTTACGCTAGCTAATAAATCAGCAGCTAACTCGAGTTTTTCACGTTCTCGTACACAATAACGATTACCGTCTTTTGAAGCAATAATACATTTCAAATTAAATGCGTCAGATTCATAATATATTCTTAAACATAGTAATAATATAAAAATTATAAAAATATAAAAAAATATGCTATGTTTTTCCATATAAAATGTATATATATATTATTATTAAAAAATATAAATATAGTAAATATATAAATAGTATTAAACAATATAAGTTTTCATTTGTAACTATGAAAAAATTATTTTATATTTTGATGTTATTTGTAACATTTAAAAATACTCAAAGTTTTGTTATTACTAAAGGATTAAACTTTAAAAACAGTAGCAACTTTCAAAAACATTATGTAATTAATAACTATATTTGTAATAAAAAAACAAATTTAATTAAAAAAATAAATTCGTATAATAAATTATTACGGACATCAAGTGTAGTACCAACATTTTTATTAAATGTACTTGGAGGATGGTTTGTTATTCCTTCTTATAAATTATTTTTAAACAAATATTTTTGGTTATTTTCCATAATAACACAACTAACTATGATGAATTCAATGGTGATTAATGATTTATTTGACTTAAAAATAGATTTAATCAATAATAACAATAGACCATTAGTAACTAAAGAAATAAGTATTAAAGAAGCACAATGTTTATACTTAACTTTAAACATAATAACAAACTTGTTATCTATCGTTTTTTTTAATAAAAATAATTTAAATATCTATATACATGGTATCAATTTATTATTATTTTTGTATACGCCTTTTTTAAAAAAGATTATACTACTAAAAAATATTACATGTGCTTCTGTTGTATCTTCAACACTACTGTTAACGTGTAAAGGTGTGACTAACCACTCAAATTCTATTATCAATTATAATAATAATAAAAATTTAATTTACATTACATCAAAATTTTTATTTTTATCCTCACTTTACATTGAACTTTTGCTTGATAGTAAAGATATTCATGGTGATAAAGAAAATAATATAATAACAATACCAAACTATTTTGGTATTAAAAAAACATTGAAATGTTTAACTATTATTTTTATAAGTAATTTAATATACTATAGTAACTTTTTGTATAATAGTAAAAACTATATTTTATTGTTTGGATTTATAGTTGCAAATATAAACTTTATTAAAAATTTGTTATTTTTACAAATGCATTCTCATTCCAATGAAACAATTTTAAATGCTGTCAAAGAAACAACAAGCTCTTTATTTTTTTTTATACTATTTTTAATCATTTCATTGTAATATTATTCTTTTGTTTTTTCTTCTGCTTTTTTTTGTTCTTCAAGATATTTATTTTTATAATATAATTCTTGTCCCAATGTTCCTTCTTTTTGACATTTAGGATTAGGACATAGTGCATAAGTACGTTCTGCTGAATGATTATCATAACAATAATCATGTAATTTTATATGGCACTTATGACATTGTACTAAGTTATGTAACTCCGTTTTTTCATTACATAGTAAACAGTTAGGATTTTTATGAATTGAGTTTAAGTTTCCCATTGTATTGTAAATAATGCTTATTATTTATAATATCATTTTAAATCAATTTTTTTTTATTTATAAAAAGTAAACTAAATCAATTTTTATTGTGGTCCTGAGCCTAATTCAAGTGGTGGTCTCATGAAATCAGGTTCAATAGTACTTTGGTTCCAAGGTCCCACATACAATTGAGGATTAGGAGGTTCTGAACGAATTTGAAGATTTGCATTTCTTAAAGTCTGTCCTATAGTATCAATACCAATATGATAACCAGCTTTTAATAAGTTAACATTTGCTAATTCGCCTTTTCCAGATGGGTTCAATTGAGCCCATTGACTATTTGTATCTTTTGGTAAGAGTTCAACAGGATTTTGAATATTAGGCTGTGAACATGATGAAGGAATACCTGGCATACTAGTTTGTACACCATTTGCAGATGAAAAAACTTCATTTTGTCCTAAAGGTTCCGACGGTCTAACTCCGCTATAGGATGATGAATTTGAAGGATTTTTGTATTGCTGAGGCATTGCAGCATTTGACTCGTAACTAGACATTCCTTTAGATGTTAAATAATTTGCAAATAAACTAACAACATATGCTATAATTAATAATATTATTAATGCACCAATACCATAATCGTTCCATAGCTTTTTTAAAGATACGCTCATTATATAAAATTAATGATAAAATAATTTTTAGAATACATATTTAATTAATTCTAAACATTCATAATTAAATTATGAAATAATTGACTTTCTATAAATCATCTAATTCACTTTCAGAAACTTCATCAATCTCAGCATCAATATCACTTTCATTTTCATCTAAATTATCGATCAAGTAAGTTTTTTTAATATTTTTTGCTTCTAAATAAGCAATAATTGCAAGTTTTTTGGCAACTTTTGCTTTCTCTCTTGCTTCTTTATACAAATCATAATATACTTGACTTGGTTTTTTCAATGTTAAAATATCTTCATTATTGTTTACTAAACTATCTTCTAAAGTAATAGATAAATCAATTTCTTTTAATTCATCTAAATCTTTTGGTTTATCAATATTCGTATCTTGTAAACTTTCTTCATATTTTGTTTCAATTTCTAAAGTATTGTTATGGGTGTTTTCATTAATATTATGTAAATCCACAAGATTATCTATTTCTAAAATATTCATTTTAGTATTTTCAATATTACTATCAGTATTTTTAATAACACTATTTTCTAAAGTTTCATGGGTATCATTTATTTCTAGTTTTTGAACATTTTCATTTTTTGTAACTAAATTATTTTTTGAACTAAATTCTGTTTTTATTAAACAATTATCAAATAATGGTTCATTGTTTAAAACCATTACCTGTCGTAATTCTATTTCAATTTGAAAATTGCGTGATGTAAATTTAATTCCTTGAATTTCTAAAATAGAAATTATATTAGTATCTTCCTTAATATCATTCATAGATAGTGGTACTTCATTTTCATCATATATTTTAATATATGGTTCACTGTTAGCTCCTATTTTTATATTGGTTCTTACTAAATAATATTTGCCTGATTTATAAATACGTATTACAGGATTAAATGCTGTTTCTACATCATTTTTATCTAAAGAATTTTGAAACCATGCCTCGCTTTTTTCAAAAATTAAGTTTTGACAAGTTTCTTCTAAATTTTCAAACCAATGAACTAATGTTTCTGAATTATTATCTAGCATGATATCACAATAGTATTTTTTACCACTTTTTACAAATCCTTGTCTTGTTAAACTCTTAGTCGTTTGAATATACAAAGGTTTATTATTATACAATATTTTAGTAAAATATGCACCTCCTTGAATACCACTTGGATGTGCTAAAGATATTTTTGAAAAGTCAAAATTTTTATTAGGTTCAATAATACTATTCATTATTATTAATTCAACTATACTTTTTAAATTTTATTAACACGCAAAAATATTATTATAATTATCCCATATAATTATAATAATTAAAAACAGTTATGAAGGAAAGTATTGTACAACAATGTTTAGATATTTTAAAGCGTGAAGATGTTAAACATGAATTTAAAATTTTATTAAAACCAGTTATTGATTTTATTTTATATGAAATTAATCCTTATATTTATATAACAGTTTTATTAGTATTTATGATTTTTATGATGATTTTAGCAATATTATTGACGTTGATTTATATATTACGTAGTAAATCATTATTTAATAAGTTAATTTAGTTATGAATTATTTAGACACTTTTATATTTACTATATTATTTATTTATTTTCACATAATATATATATATACAAAATGCCAAGTAAAAGTTATAGAAAACATAAAAGAGGAGGAAAACATAATTTTGTTAGTGCAACATCAATGGGAAATCCTAATTTACCTTATGCTGCACCAGTTAAATTTGGCGGTCGTAGACATAGGAAAAGAAGCATGAGAGGTGGTTCACCATACAGTTCAGCTTCATCCTATGGATCCTATGTAAATGGTAGTGAAAATTCTCAATATGATAGAACTTTATCTCTAACAGGTCCATATGCAAACGTACCTGGAAATGAAATTATTGGCGCACAAGGTCAAAATAGTACATTTGTAGGTGCTCCAAATGCTGCAAGTTTATCTTTGATACAAAGCGCTGGTTCTAGACATAAAAGACATAGAAGAGGTGGTAGACATACAAAAAAACGACGCGGAGGTTTTCTGGGTCAAGTAATCAACCAGGCGATAGTTCCTTTTGGACTTTTAGCAATGCAACAAAGTTATAGAAGAAAACACAAACATCGTCATGGTAAAAGTAGAAGTCATCGCAAATATTAATAAATTTACAATATAAAAATTATTAATAACTATAACCATATTGATGTAAAAATTTTTTAATACTTTCTGCATATTTATTTCTAGGATAATCATTTTCATGAGAATTATGTAAACTGTGAATAAATTTAGTATCATCAAAATGTCTTGTTTCTCCATTATCATCTCTAGGTAATAGTATTTTTCGTTTTAAAAATGTTTCTTCTGATTGATAAATATAATGAGCAATATATATGGGTACTTTATAATATTCAATATTACAATCATTGTAATGATAAGAATGTAATAACATCTTATTATTAATTCCAAAATATTTATTTGAATTCTTCATATTATAAAAATGAGGATTAGTAGCATTGACTACTTTAGAAGGTCTTACAAAAGACTTTACATGATTATCTAAAAATAATTCGGATTTAGTATAATTTTCTAATATTAATCCTTCTGGATCTTTTTTTAAATTATTTGATCCAAACATTAGCCAATTAACACCCAATGAATCTGCATGACTATAAAATGATAGTAACTGTTTAATACCTTTATAGTTTTCATTTAATATAACAAATTCATCAGCATCTAAATATATCATCCAATCCATTTTCAATAAAACAGCTATTTTAGCAGCTTTATTCATTAAATTCATTTTTATTGGATTTTCTAAATGTGATGCATTTATAACTTTTACACGTCTATCAAAACCTTTGAATACTTCTACAAGTGGCTTATCAGATTTATGATCAAATATTATAATTTTACTAAATCCAACTAATAAATGATGAGCAGCCCATTCTTTTATATGTTTTTCATTTCTTGCATTTGTAAATAAACATACCCTCGTATTAAAGACATTTTTTAAATATTCCGAGTTATTTATTTCATTCATTATTTGTTCTGACATATTATTTAAATTATATTATTATTTTATAAATGAATTTTGAACAAACATTACAACAATGGTTATTACTAGATAATGAAATTAAAAATTATAATCAAAAATTGAGAGAAATACGTGATAAACAAAAAAATATCGAAGAAATTCTTATCAAACATGCACATAATAAAAATTTATTATATTCAACACTTAAAATACAAGATGATAAATTAAAATTTGTTAATACAAAAACTTCATCTCCTTTAACATTTAAATATTTAGAAAAATCTTTAGGTGAAATTATAAAAAATAGCGAACAAGTAAAAATTATAGTAAATCATATTAAAAATAATAGAGAAAGTAAAATCGTTACAGAACTAAAGCGATTTTATAATAATTAAGTAATATAATGAATAATAATTATATTGGTCCAAATGAATTAGTTTATAGTAATGATAATGGTATTCATAGCGGAGGATTTAATATTAATTCTATTATGATGAAAAATGGTTTATCACCTATTATGACTTTAAATAGTAATACAAGTAGAAGTGACTTGATGCAACAAGGTGGTAGTGGAAATAGCATTACAAACGTTTCTGACTTATTTTCTAACTTAGTCATACCTAATTGGAACTTATCCTATAATTATAAACATGGTGGATCATTCGTAGAGAGAAACAATAAATATGATGATGATGATATTATTGAAGATGAATTACATGATAAGTTATTAAATTTAGTGAAAGTACATGAAGATGAAATGAAAGAACTATCATCAGTAAAAAAAAAATCTCGAAAAAATTTAAAACAACCAAAAAATTATACAAAAAAACAATACCGAAAGAAGTTATAATTATATTTATAAATTAGTAATATAATTATATATGTATTTTTCGACATGCAATCATTATTTGTATGATATAAATGATATAAATGATTTAAATGATATTTATAATAATTTGGTTGAATATAATACTTGTTTTATTTGTTTAGAAATTAAAGATTTTTATAATGATGAGTATTGTATTAACTTACGTAATGAAATATATATCAAAACTTGTGTATGTAATGGCTGGATACATATAAGCTGTTTAGATATTTGGTATAATAAAAATAAAAACTGTCCATTTTGTTTATGTAGAATGAAAAAAAAAATAGATGAAAAAGTTAAAAAAATATTTCAATTTATATATTTAAGTTATATAACTGTAAAATTAGGCTTCTATTTTTTATGTTTAATTTGGTTTTACTATAATATAATTTTTTTTCTAGCATTTTTAATTAAACAAACGTTACAGTTCACTCCACATTTTGTAGTTAAATGGTGAAACTAAAATTTCACTCACTTTGGTTTTCCAATAATCTACTTTCTTTTGAAACTCTATGTCTTGCATTGTTTTTGGATATGGAGATGACGTTTTCATTAATTCTTCTTCATCTTGTGTGATTTTTGGCTTATTTCCATAACAATTTACACCAAATTTAACATTTGGATTTGCTATGTATCCACCGTTTATACCTGGTCTGCCACAGTCATGTTCATGACCTTGTATAGTTTGTAAGTTGTTGAAAGTTTTTTGTTGAGTAGGAAATAATGCCATTTGACCGTCAGACCAACCATAGTTACACCATTCTGCACCATTTTTATAAGCATTTTCAATTTGTTGATAAGTTGCTAATTCTGCATTATAAGCTGTACACAATGTTTTTGCATCATTATAGCTATAGTAGTTACCAGGTATATTGAATACTTGTTTTCTAAACTTAATTTCAGGAACTGAAGGAGTTTGTTGAATATTATCTTGCTCTACAACAATATTAACTTCTGGTTTGTTTGTAAATAAGTTATTTAATGATGCTGTTATATTTATATTGAAAAAGTATTGAAATGCATTTATTGCTACTAAAATAATTAATAAAGCTATTACAATAATACCCAAAATACCTAATCCAAATTTATTATTTGAACCAGAACTGTCTGAGTTGATATTTGTTTCTTGTTTATTTCCTAAAGAAAAGAAAATAATTAAATATAAAATAACAACTAAAAATATAATAAAAAACACAACTGGATTTAAAAAGAAATTATTTACATAATCATACATATTTACAGGATCTATTGTTGATGTTGTATTTACTTCCATATTATTTATATATATATATATATATTCAGTGATTTTGTTTTTTTCTATAAAAAAGAACATAGGCTTTTTGTGAAATAATTGCATTAACTAAAGATACTTCTGTTACATTGGTATCATTAAAATGATACCATTTACCATTTGCGTTTTTTACATATGATGTGTAATGACCACCAAAAACAGATCCTGAATGGTTACAAATACCATACAACTCGTATATATATGATTTTTTTTTATAACCTATTACATATTCAGATAAGTCTAAGTTATCCAATGGAAAATCAATCAATATTTGATTTTTTTGATTTCTTGAATTAAACCTTTTAAAATCAATTACTAAAATATTTGGTAACGACCAAAATAATATTTTTTTTTTAATATTTATTTTTTCTTTTGTTTTTTCATTAAACCAAGCATTTTCGTTTTTTAATTCTTCACCTTCAATATACAAATTAAAACAATCGATTAAAGTTGGACTTTTATTATTTTGTGGTATTGGTAAATCAATCATAAAATAGGGCTCAGGATTTTCTTGAAATATTTCATTATTTTCTAACGATGATATATACGAAATATGAACGCCATAAAATAATTTCCATATTTCAGAATATTCGTTTGTATACATATTTTTTATCATATCAAAACATTTAATTGCTAGTCGATCCGTTTCATTTTCTGGTTTACCTGAAACATTCATTTTAATTTCTCTCGACAATGAGTTATGAAAACAATCAATTAAGAATAAAAGAAACTCTGCAACATCATTTTGTGAATAACCTGTAAAAATATCAAACCCTTTAACTTCGGCAACTTTTTGTATTGTTTTTATAAATTTATTAGGAGATACGACACAGTTATTTTCCCATAATATTTTTCTTAAATTATTCCATTCTATTAATAAGGCTGATTCATATTTATTTTTAACTTTTGAACTAGTATTTTTATCATCAAGAATATCATTAAATTCATAAGTGTGAGAAATAACTTGCATACATGAATTAATAAAACACGTGTTTCCCAAATTTGCCAGTCCACTTAGACCTTTGTTTTCATATTTTTCTTGATTTTTTTGTGTATTCATTAAATTAATAGTGTTATTATTATTAGTAATATACATTTAAACAGATTTATTATAAATATATATTATATAATGTCAAATGAAAACAGTGCAAATACTAATAATAACAATAACTTATTTAGTGATTTAAATAGTACAGATATTCTTTTTATTAATATTTTAAATACAATATATAATGATAATTTAAGGATTATTAATCAACTACTTGATCAAAATAATGAAATAAGACAAAATTTAGTTAACTTTATGACCAATAGAAGAATGTCATCTTTTACCAGTATATTCAATGATAATGTAAATCAACAAACTAATAACATACATAATACAAATATAAATCCTAATGATAGACGTATTTTTATTGATAATATTCCTTATTATATTGTAGATGAAGTTCAATTTTTTACTATTCCACTTGCTAATAATAATAATAATAATTCTAACACTCTAAATACTGGTAACAATGTTAATAACCACAATATCAATTTAAACGATAGACAACGCACACGTTCAAGAACAAATAGAAATAGATTTTCACATAGACATCATGATCATACACATTCATTTCATTTGGAACCAAATGATACTTTTCCTACTCCAATTGGAAGAATGACTGGTATAATGAATTCATTTTTTCAACCTGTTACTATTCGTCCAACACTTATCCAAATAGAAAATGCAACTTCTAATGTTACTTACGGAGATGTTGTTAATCCTATTAATACAAGTTGTCCAATTTCTTTAGAAACTTTTTTAGAAACATCAGAAGTAACAATGATAAAACATTGTAAACATATTTTTAATAGGCAAAATTTAATGTCTTGGTTTAACTCTAACTGTAAATGTCCAGTGTGTAGATATGATATTCGAGATTATGTCAATATAGACAACAATGGAAATGATCATAGTAATGAAACACAAAATGAAAACGCTACAAATGTATTTAATAGTTCTAATGCAAGTACAGAAGATACTATTAGAAATATTAGAAGTATTACAGAGCAAACAACTAGTATATTAGAAAGTTTATTTCAAGATGCATTGTATGACTTATCTAATAACAATATTCAATTTTCCTTTCGATAATGTGTATAAGAAAATAACAAAAATAACTTAAAGATAATATACAAATAAAATTAATATACAATGATTTGTAAAAGACATTACTTTAAATGGAATATTAACGAGATTATTGCACTACAACGCGAACATGAATTATTAAAATTATCAATTCAAGAAATAGCAAATACACATCAAAGAAGTATTAGATCTATATTATGTAAACTAGAACAAGAAAATTTTATTAAAAGTTGGAATGAAGCAAAAGGTTTCAAAGATTATGTTGAATGTACATCCGAATTAGAATATATTCGTGATTATGGCGAGGATGATGATGATGACGATGACAATAACGGCGAAGAAGAATATGACGAAGAAGAATGTGACGTAAATGAAAATTTATCGGATATAACAATAGATACAGAAGAAGAAAGTGAAATCAATTATGCAACACAAATTAATAATATCAGTTTTGCAACGAGTGTGAAACAATTTTTATACGATTTATTATTTATGGTAAAAAAATTTACTAATACTATTAGTAATAATAATAGTAGTAATAATTTAGCTCAAATGTAATTATTTAATTTATAATAAATTTATAATAAATTTATAAAATGTTATATTTTCATAAAGAAATTTTTAATACTTTTTACACCTTGTTTTTCATTATTTGTTTCTCTCAAATATTTATCAAATAATAATGTTTTAACTTCTTTATTTCGTAAGTCATCAATTTTATCTTTTAATTTTTCATTGTTATCTTGATATTTTTTTTTCAAAAGTTCCACTTCTTTTTTGTACTTTTGCAGTGTCGTTAATTTTTTACCTTGTAGCTCCCATATTTTTTCTAAAACAAGAGCAAATACTTGTTGCACAGGTTTCATTATTTGGTTTGTAATGTAAAAGGAATAATCAATTTTCAAACCTTGTTCTTTAATAAAAGTAGGTGTTTCTATCTTATCACCTTGCAAAGCCTTTTTATTTGTTGAATTTACATACACAAACGGTATTCTGTCTCCAGAGCTCGGTTTGTTACCAGGGTCTCTAGCAGTTATTCTATCAGCCAATACTTTATGTGCAATAGATTGCGGATTTTTGTATCCTGATCGCAGTGATTTTGTTATAATCAACTTTTCAATAGGAAAATTTTCATCTACTATATTTTGTAAAGAGTTTTGTAAAAATTCTATGGCTCGATTGATATTTTGCTCTTTCATTAAAATATCTATTATACCACCATAAATATCTTTTACTATTGGTGCATTATCGCGTCGTTTTAATACAATTCCCATTTCTTTTCTTTTGCATTTATTTGGATCAGTCTCATAAAGCATACCAACATATCTCTTTTTTGATAATAAACAAAATGGCATAAATGTTTTTTCATATTCCAAGTCATGTGGTCCTTTTAATAAACTCGATGCTAAATGTCCTGCTTCTTGAGCTAACTCAATTGTAATTTCTAGCGCTTCTTTTCCACGGATTGGCTTTCCTTCAGGTGTTTGTAAATTAAAAGTGAAGAATACCGAATCTGTATTATGAACGATCATGTTCCCTATTCCAGCAGCAAAATGATGATTTTCAGTTGTTAAATCATACACATAACCTTTATATTCTATTTCATGTAAAATATTCACACATTTTAGCGAACGTGCATTTTCATCAAATAAATATTGATTATACAATTCTATTTTATATAAATATGACGAGTTTACATCATCCAATTTACTTATTTGTGTACACGCATCAATAGATTGATAATAGGCAATGTATTTAGCCATTTCAATATGGCTTTCTGGTTTTGAAATATCAAAACAATTACTAATACTATTTTCACCACATGAAATTTTAGGTAACTTATGATGCAATAATTCAGTACCAATTTTAGTATTTTTTGGTGATATTTCTTTACCGTTTTTCAATAACAACGAATGGTCATCGGTGACATCCACTATAGCACTAGGAGTTACAACTCGCATCATTTTTTTATAAGGAGCTAAAATGTGACGTATTACTCTATACAACTTAGTCCAACCCTTTTCTGTCCATGTTTCAACGTCATTCAATTCACAGAATTCTTTTTCTTGTTTTCCTTCTTCATTGCATTTAATCCAAATATTTCCACCATATTTTTTAGCTAATTTTTCAACTGTTAGAATTTCAGTGTTTCCATTTCTTTTAATGTAAACAGGAGTGTAATTTGCTACACTGTCACCATAAATATATTCAGCTTTTGTAAGTACTGGACCATGTTCCTTTGTATTACAAACTGCATCTCCATAACATTCTTCGATAATTTTTTTTGCATATGTCAACAAAAGTCTACCTGTTGCTGTAGTACAAGCAGCAATATCTTTTTCATAAAATGTACTTGTTTTTGCACCACATTGACCGTACAATGAATTAGCGGTTATTTTATATCCTAGTTGTCTTTTATCCAAAACATTTTTCATAAATTCATCACTTTCTTGTGGGATCAGTTTACGTGTTGATTTTCTAGCCATCAAAAGTTCCTCTAAAATGGAAGGCATAATTGCTTTTCCTTCTGGAAATTGTGCAAATCGACATGTTTTTGTACCTGATTTAACCTTTTCTGCTGCGGATTTTGGCGATTTACGTACATATTTAAATGTATCGTATGTAATATTTACATATTCATAACCAGGTAAATTATCATAGATGAAAATACCATTGTCGTCTTTTTCACCCCATTCATCAACTAGGTTTCCTGCCAAGTCATATTCTCTTGTCCATACTTTACTATCATGTGATAGATTTTCACTAATCATTGAACTTGGGTACAATGAAGCATAATCAACGCATGCAACTGGATTATCCAAATACAAGTCACATTTTGGATCCAATACAATCGCACCTTCATAACCTTCATCTAAATCTCCTTTTTCTATTACTGGAATTAAAGTTCGCTTTTCACGACACTTCTTAGCAACATAACTTGTTAATTTAATACCTTGGCCTCTCATTACTAAAAAGTTAATAGGAACGCTACAAATTTTTGCCATTTCTATGAAACCAGTTAATACATCTGCTTTATTGAACAAATAATGAACTAGGTTACAATCTTGAATACAGTATTTGGCAATTACAGATCTATCATCAGCGCTACCATTTGTCATTCTAAAAATATCCTTTGGTGTAACGTCATCTTTTGCTAAACACCAACGAACTTTCTTTTTCATATCTGGGTTTACAATACCATCAATTTTAAATTTACCTTCTTCTTTATTTATAGAAGTCACTTTGAATTTTGCACCATCGTCGTAATAATCAACTGAATGACCAATTTCTTCTAAATGAATAAAACTGCCTTCTAAAAGGCCTGTCATATTGGTTGTTTTAATTTCTGTTTTAAAGGAACAATGTTCATAACTTTTAACATAGTCTCCAATAAAATGACCTGCAACATAATCCAATTTATACGATGTTAAATTCTCTTCACGACGAAAGAAGTTATACAAATCTACTTGTAGCCGTCCATTCATTTTTATAAATTTTAAATCATGTTGTCCACTAGCTATTTGAATACTTGTTTCCTCTATTTTTATTTTATTACTATCTTTATCTTTAGTACCACAAATTTCATCATTATTACGAGATAGTTTTAAAAATTCATTTACACACTCTGTTTCTTCTGCACGTCGAAACATGAATTCATAATCAAACCCAAATATATTGTATCCAATAACAATATCAGGATTTTCTTTTTGTACCAATTGTTGCCAAGCTAATAATACTTCACGTTCTGTTTGATAACTTTCAATGATACTGTTTTGAATAGGCATATCACTGCAACTATTTAAAACAATACAATGATTTTTATATGGTTCTTGATCACCATAATTCATAAAAGTAGAACCTATAAAAGTTACTTTATCTCCCTCTAGTTTTGGAAAACATGAACTCAACGCAAAATTCAATTCATATAACTTATTATCTCTTTCAAAACTTTTATCGCATAATATATCTACCACAGTTGCTTGCTTATCATTGTATTTTTTTATATAATTTGTTTTTTTATAAAAACTAACTGCTTCGTCATCTTCTTCGTCTTGTGCCATTTTTTCAAATAACTCTTCTATGGTTGTTGCGTCAGAATAGTTATTAGTAATGTTTGTATTACGTACTTTAGTTTCTAACCATTTTTCACACATCATTTCCACATCTTCTTTTGATTTTGGAACTATTTTTGGGTAAACTAAGTCGACATTTGCCATACTTTCATAGCCAAATGCAGCCATTATAATGCGGCGTAAAATATTCTTACATAACTCTTTAGTAACTTCCATTTTTAAATTTTCAAAATATTCTACAATATTGGTTGCTAATTTTTTGTATGATTTAATAGGTACTGGAAAATCACCGTGACTACTACTAGCTTCAATATCAAAACTCATGATTTTATAAGGTACACGTGTTTCTTTGTCATTCAAAGATACTATATTTTTATAACTAATGATAAATTCGAAATCACAATTGGTTTTTTTAGAATTGCATTTATTTGTAATTTCAATGGTTTTCTTTTTTGGTAAAGCAATCCAACCTGATGGACTAATATCTTTAATATGAAATAAACGCAGCAATGGTGGAATATTTGCTTCATATAATTTTATATTTGTATTTTCATAAACATACCCGTCTTTTAATAACTGATGACCTTTATTATAATCAGTGTACCATAAATTTTTAACTTTATTGTATGAATTAATATTTTTAAATTCAAATTTTATAAATTTATGTTCTTTTCCACCATCAAAACCATATAATTTTTTGCGTTTAATAATAACACAATCTGTAATTGAATCTTGATAATATTTTCCGATTTTTGTTTTGATATGATTTAAAAAGCATTCTTTTGTATATGTATTCCATTTATCGTTTACCATTACATAAAAGAATGGTTTAAAATCTTCGACTTGAATAGAACAAGTTTCACCTTGTTCATTTAAACCAAACATTTGAATAATAAATGTTAAATTATCTTTTCTTATACTTGATTTTTCTTTACCATTTACATCTTCATCACTACTGTTTTCATTGTTTGTGTTTGTGTTCGTTTCGTTATATACATTAAAATCAAAAATTCTGAAAATATGTTCCATTTTACAATTTCAATTAATATATTACTATTGATTATTACTATACGTTTATTATGTTTACATTATTCATTTTTATTTTATAATAATCAAATAACAAAAATACTATAGTAATATTATAAAATAATAAACATTTAAAAACTTAATAATATTATTGGATAAATGAGCAAAAGTCCTGTTATTGCTGTCGCTGTATTTGATAATGGAAAAATTAAAGGAACCGTACATTTTATTGAAAACTTACAAAAAAACAATGTAACTATTGATATTGAGATTACTGGATTAAAGAAAAATTCACATCATGGTTTTCATGTTCATGAGGCAGGTGATTTAAGCGATCAATGCACAAGTATGTGTGCACATTTTAATCCATATCACAAAAATCATGGTTGTCCTGGAATGAAAGAGAGACATGTCGGAGATTTGGGTAATTTGGTGACAAATTCTAAAGGTGAATCACTATACAAAATGGTGGATGATGTAATCAAGTTAAGAGGAACAAAATCGAACATAATCGGTCGCGGATTAATTATTCATGCCGATCCAGATGATTGTGGACAAGGTGGTCAGCCTGATAGTTTGACAACAGGACATGCTGGAAAAAGAATAGCATGTGCTGTTATTGGATATGCGAAGGAAAATTTTGGTTAGAGTTTAAGAAAGAATAACAGTTCTTCTTATTTTATCTTTATCATAGATAATTTTAATATTTTTGTAACAAGCAAACTTACCACTTGCACACGTAACAGTATAGTTGACATAGTCAACTGTTGTTATTGGAGTAGTTCCACTATCAATATAATTGGCGGTTGCACTTATCATATTTGAACCATTTTCACGCTGGTATGGTTTACTTATAATAGTGACTGTTTCGAAAAAAGTACTAGGTAGTCCTACGTCATCATTTTTTGGTACACGATAACCCAAAAAATTAATAATATCTGTAGTAAGAGTTTTAAAATCAGATTTACACATATATTGATTACTAATATATTTTAAACTTGGTACTCCATTTATTTCTGCTGTTTCTTTGATTTGACCTGCTGTATATTCGTCGCTTCCAGGTACTTTATTACGATAATACAAGGTAAGTGGTTCTTTAGGTCCCATTCTTTATACATATAGTAAAGAAAAAAATTCAAGGGTTTTATGAAATCTCTAAAACTACGCACGTTTTAAATTCCTAATAGCGTCTTTTTCTAGTTTTCCCACCTTTCCTACCATATTTACAGTGTTGTCTTTGAGAGAAACCTTTTGGATGTTTGCAGTTAATACTTCGTTTGTATTTTAACGACCATTTTCCTCCGCGCATATTATGTGACCCATGTTTTTTAACATGATGTTCTATCCATTCTACAAATGAATCAACGGTTCGGTCTTTTTTGCTAATATCACTATCTTCATAGTCTTCCGAATGGTTTCCTTTTTTACATATATGTTGCATAGTAGGAAACCCTCTGGGTTGATTTCTAATGTATTTTAACGACTTCAAAACATCCTGGTCTACATCTACAATAACAACATTATCATTGTTTTTGTGTTTATGTGCTAATACATGTTCTAGTTTTTTCCACTCAGGACGAGTTGCATTACAAGGCCCACAACCTTCCATATAAAACAGAACGAAGACATGCTTCCCATCTTTTATATGTTTGTTGAACATGTCTGTATTTTTACTAGTAGGATCAATATGTAAGAATATCATTATGAGTTTGTTATATTATAATTATATAAAAATTGGAAATATATAATATATTATAAAATTATATATATATTATATATGACATTAACCACATTATTATTTATTATTGTTTTTTTATTAGGACTTTATTTTTATGCAAAAACAAGTGACCCTAAATATTCAGAGGGTTTAACAAATAATACAACAAGTGGACCTAGATGTCCTAATATGTTAATTCAAAAAGGTTCACGGTTCTATCTTTATAATTCAAAATTAGCACAAATTCCAGGAGTAAATCCTGTTGAGTTTGATAATTTAGAAGATTATACCGAATTTTTAGATTGGCAAAGAAGTCAGGGAATTCGTTGTCCAGTTCTTTATCTTCAACATAGTTATGATGCTCAAGGCAATCCAGTTTACAAAGTACGTCCTAGTGTTTCTGAACCACAAGGTGGATTGCCTCCGATGATTAGTAATCCTAGTACGCAAGGCAACATGCCTTCAGGAGTAGGTAGTTCTATTGGTAATTTAATTACTGAAGAAGAAATCAATACAAATATAGCGGTCCCTCCAAATCCTACTCTTTTAGTCGATGCAACAAGAAATGACCCACCTTATAATGTTAATTCGTATCCAGCATTTGACCAAACATCTTATTATGTAGGTACAACTACACCGTTGGATTTAATGAATGTGAAACAAGAAAATATGTTGTATAGTCCAGATGCAATGGATGCAAATTGGGGTGGAGCTGCATATACACAATCACTGGTTGATAGTGGTTATTACAATGCAAATCAAGTTTCTATTTATATTCCATAAAATTTTGTAAATCATAATAAATTATCTATTTTTTATTATGATAAAATTATTTTTATATCATTGACTACTATCTATAAATTTCATAACACTGTTTAATGCTCCACGCGCAGAATTCAATTGAACTAATTTTTCTAATGATGTTGACGGATTAGATGGATTTACAGTTAGCGCTGTTTGTAACATCATTGTATTAATTAAATCGTCTAAACTTAGTATTACATTTTCATAGTCGGTTCTATATTTACTAATCAAGAGCACATCTTGGTTTTTAATTGCCAGCGATTTTATATTTGCTGCATAATTTTGTGCTCCACCGGCAATACCATTACTACTAGAACTTGAACTAGAACTAGAATTTGTTCCTGATATAACGTTACCACTTGGATCACTTGTCATACCTTCTTTTAAATTTATATTAAGATTTCTAAATAAGAGATACGCTATGAAACATATTGCTAATATAAAAATGACATTTAGTATCGGTTTATTCATTTATATATAATATAGTAAAATTATTTTCATACTTTTTCGGTTAAAATATAAAACATTATAATAAACTATATTTATATGAAGGATTTTGCCAACGGAGATTTTAAAACTTTTACTATTAAGTTTCCATATTCACTTGATGACGACGACTTAAAAAATGGACTTATCGGTTTAATAAAATCAAATCTTGATAAAATTAATAAAGACAAGACAATCGAGTGGGAAGATAACCCAAACCCAAACAGTAAAGTAAACCCTTTAAATATAAAGATCTATTCCTTAAAAAATTATTATATGGTTTCAACATTACTAAATTTAATTTCTACCATTCATATTAACTTAGGTATGACATATTATGAACAACAAAATCAACAACAAAATCAACAACAAAATCAACAGAATATACGACGATGATAAAATAAGGTAGTAGTATAAATCATTTATCGTATTCTTCTTATAAGATCAATTAGTTTTTTACAAGGCATAACTGGTCGTTCATTTCGTTCTATAATACCAGTCAAAATAGAACAAGGTTTTTCTCCTAAATTACTTCTTTTTATATTTTGGATTAATGAAGTACATGGAATTTGTTCCGTTTCAGATTGTAAAATATTTGTTATTAAAGTAGCACATGGCATATTTTTACTAACACCATATAAATTACTTAATGTTTCATCACCAATATCTTCTTTATCTTTATATGCTGTATCTGTAACAACTTTATTATCCTCATTTTCATCAATAAGATATTCTGGGTCTAGATTAGATTTAACATTGTTTATTATTTTTTGCTTTTCTTCTTCACTAATTTTATTAAGATCATAATAACTTTTTTTTATATTTTTTTTTAAACCTTCTAAAAACTGCTCTTTTGTTTGTTTATCTAATTTAGAACTTTGATTTCTTCTTAGTTTTAAAATAGATCTTATATCCAGCATTTATGTTTAGTAACTATATTATAATAACAAATTATTAATTTCAATAAAATAGTATGTATATATATATCAAAAATATGCGTAAACAAACAAAAATTAAGAGAACCAGAAGGTTTAGAAAAAAAAAAGGAACTAGACGAAGAAAATATACAAAAGGGGGAGGCGTTTTAGAAACACAAAATGGTCATCAAAATGCTATGATAAGAACATATGGTTTAGAAAATAAAACGATTGAGTTTATTGGGACTGACGGTACTATCCACAGCGTTTCGATTTATCAAAATCCTCACACTTTTGGTAGTTTTAATATAGTAGATAATAATGACACAAGTGCATGGACATTTTTACATTATTTGCAAATGCCAAGATATTTTAATGAAAATAATTCAAGAGTAGTTGGAATGGCTCCGCCAGTAAACTTTACTCCTGGACAACAGACACATTTTAGTTCAAACTTTAGAAAGTTTTAATAATACATGTTTTCAATATTTACAAACTAAAGGTATTTTCTGGGTCTGCTTCAAATTTAACTAATTTTCCATCGTTTGTTATGTATAAAAGATTTACACCACAATATAAAGAGTATGCTACTAACGGTGTATCAATTGTTAAAATATACATATTATCTTTCCTAAAAAACTCATTTTTTTCATTATCACTTAATTCTGAAACATCATCAGGATCATTGTATGTATATAACGTAGGCCTAGGATTTAGATCATCGTAATTAAGTATATATATAACAGGAAGCCAATCTCCAGAACGTTTAGATTGAATTTCAACATTGAATAACTCACTATTTTTTTTTGCCTCAGGATTATTTTGACCTAAGTTACTTAAAGCTGCTTTATTTTTTTGTTCTGTTTGTGGTGGTTTGGAATTTATCCATTGTGTAATTCTTTTAAATGTGTTGGATTTATTATTTAACTCATTTGCAGGAGAACGCTTTACAGATGTAATACCTCTACCTTGGTTTTGTAGATTACTCCATGTTTGTTCAATTTTTTTGCTATTCATATAAGTATTTATCGAAAAATTAGAAAAAAAACCAGCATATATTTGTGAATTTAAATTAAACATTGGTGCTTTAAAAGGATCTTCATCTACTACATTGATTAACTCAACACCATCCGGATTGTCAAAATATGGTTCCATTTTTTTTCTATTTGTAATATTTGCTTTACTTGCGGAGTCAGCAAGAACAACTAAAGGACTATAAATATATATTTTTCTATTGTTACCATTTGGTCCTTGTTTAAACATACCATAAACCCATGAAAATGTATCAGCCAAAATGACTGGACTTTCAATACCACTAAAGTGACCAAACTCTAATTCTTCAAAAAAATTTTCTCCGTTTTCTATATTTTGATCATCTTTTTTATTAGCTATTTTAACATGATACACATTTCCATTAATTGTTTCAATTGTCTTTCCATTTACACTGTTATTTTGTATATCCTCTTTTATTTTAGCTCCAGCAATATATTTTAAAATTTGTGGTTCATCAAATTTTTTAAATTTACTACAATTAGGTAATCCGCTACTTAATATTTTATTGAAAATTGGATTATTCGTTTTATCATTATATCTCTTTGATGAAATCATATTAATATTTTGAGGTCCTGGATCAGTTCCATCAATAGATAATCCATAATCATGTATCATTTCGGTAACTGCGAAGTCACATAGTGTTTGATTGTTTGACATTAAATAATATTTAGTTATATAAATATTATATTATAAATTTTTAATATATAATTAAAACTTATGTAATTATATATAATAACTAAATGACATCAAATAGACAATTTGATACTGCTTTTGATAAAAGACAACATGAAATAAAAAATTTAATAGTTTCAAACAATGTACTAATTTTAACTAGTGATACTGGTCTTGGTAAAACTACTAGAGTTCCATTATACATGATTGAATTATTTACAAGAAACGGATTAAATGGTAAGTATCAAATAAAAAAAATTGGATCTGATGAATGGGTAACTAGTAACAAATCTCCATCAAAAGATGGAAGCTACTTTGCATATGAATTACCCTATGTTGATAATGATTCAATTGTTTTGTGTACACAACCAAAAGAATTATTGGCAAAAGAAAATGGTAACGAAAAAAGTCATATAAATAAATCTATTCAAAATTTAGACGGTGGTAATAATAATATCATAAGTTTTCGTGGTAAAAACGGACAGGGAGGATTAGGTAAAGCTCTTACTTTTACTACTAGCGGTTGGCTTGTAAAATATATGATAAATAATCCATATCTTAATAATGGTGGAATGAACGTTAGTTGTGTAATAGTTGATGAAGCGCATGAGAGATCATTGGACATAGATTTACTATTAGGATTATTAAAAAAAGTTTTATTAGTGAGACCTGAGTTCAAACTAGTGATTATGAGTGCAACTATTAAAAAAGAACTATTTATTAATTATTTTTATAACGCTCCTTACATACATATAGATAAAACATTACAAAATAATAATCCTGTAACTATTGAATATTTAAATTCAGTATCGTTTAACTATATATATTCTATTTTAGAGAGACTTGATGCAATAATAAATAGTAACCAAAGAGGAGGAGATATAATTGTCTTTATTTCAGGAATAGAAGATTTTTTTGCAGTTTGCAAAGGTTTGCAATATATAGAAAATATACAAAGTTATAAAATGTTTTATGTTGCTGCTGGTGGTAATCAAGAGTTTATTATTTCATCCAATACATTTAAAGATGCTAAAGATATAACAGCATTAAAAACACTTCAAGGCCAAAAAATTTTTTTCGCAACAAATGCAGTGGAATCTTCAATAACAATAGAAAGTTTACGATTTGTAATAGATTCAGGAGTATCGCAACAATCAAATTACGATTCTAAAATTGAGATGAACTTTCTTACTACTCTTCCAATTACAAAAGCTTCTGCTGATCAAAGAAAAGGTAGAGTTGGTAGAGTTGCAGCTGGAATTTGTTATAGACTGTATACAGAGAATTTTTTTAAGTCAAGCATGAAGGAAAGTACTTTATCTGATATTTTAAAGACAAATATAGAAAATGTTTTTATTCAAATGTTGTGTAGAGGTGTTAACTTTTTAAATTTTGATTATATTGAACCACCAACAGAAGAACAAACTTTTTTTACAATGAAAAAATTGACTACATATGGTATTATAGACAATAATTTCAATATTTATACAGATGTTGGAAAAATTGATTTGACTATGGCAACAAAATATGGTGATTTAAATTATATTGATGGTTATACAATTCCTAACATTTTACTACATATTATATTAACGTATACTGGTAATGACATTGACCTTCTTATACAAGTTATTTTATTAGGTTCACTTTATTTAGACAGCCATAAAGGATCATCCGATTTTGAATTTAAAAATTTACAAAATAACAATAACAATGATTGGTATTCTGATTTTTTTTTACTATACGAAAACAATACACAAGAAATGCAATCAGATAAATTTAATTCCTTTTATAGTAACTTTGTAAATAAGTACAATGAGTATTCTGATTTAAATGTTAGTAATGTTTTAAATGTTTATGATATTAACAGTTTAGATATTCAACATTTAATTGGACACATTAATGATATATTATCTAGTCATGGAAATATTTGTAATTATGGAGTTACAACCTATAATGATAATGGAAATGATTATAATGTATATTTTAAAACAAATTTTAAAGACAACAATGCAAAACAAGAAAATAATGCAAAACAAGAAAATAATGCACAACAAGAATACACTTATGTTTCATGTATTCTAAAAAATAATTCTTTTATTTATGACTTATTAACAAGAATGTAATTTTAATGAATTTGAATGTAAAATAAAGTAGTATATTAATATATTGTTAATATATTATGGAAAGTTTAATAAATTTGGATAGTGTAAACTCTTATTCCAAACTTGAATATAATTCAAAAAATTCTGTATTAGATGCTGCTTTTTATTTATTAAATAATTCAAATTTTACTTATACAGAAGAAGACTTTAAATATGTTAATAGTTTTATTATATTTATTTATTCTATTATATGCATTACTTTAATAGCTCAATCTGATGATGGAATGCTTAACTTAGCTGGGGATTTTACTGATGTTAAAATTTTTGCATATAATTTGATATATATGTATGATAATATTGATGACTATAATGAAAATTATATTAGCCTTTATAACAACAATGATTTTAATTACATAATAGATGATTTTATCATTAATAGAGATGAAGAAAATCAGCAACAGTCTGAAGACAATGATTATAGTAACGTTTTAGTTAGCTATGTTGAAGAAGCATATATGGATAATTCACTACTTATTCAAACTGAAATTATTAAAGATAGTAATTTAAAAGACTGGCAAGTATGTCTGTATTTAACAGTTTATTATTTTATTTTATTGGTAAATGATATTAATAATACTTCCAGAAAAACTGGTCCATTGATTTTAATAAAAACTTTACAATATATTTTACTTATTTGTTATAGTATTAATACTTTGACAATTCTTGATGAAAATGATGAAACAGAGTTTTTCGATTTTTTAGAAAATAATTCGTATTTCAATAATATGTATACAAAAATTTTTGCATTTTTTTTCGATACTAATAACGGTAATTTTAAATATGATATTTTTTACTACTTAATTGAAATATCAGATCATGATATAGTACTTAAAGCTACACAAAGTTTATCGACACAAATTTTAGTTACATCAATAGAAACAAGAAGTAATTTGTATAAAGCATTAGGTGATGCTTTAATAAATTTAAATTTAGATGACCCTTCTATAAAGGCACAAAATAATTTATACCAAATAGTAAAAAAAATTAATTTGGAATATGATAGTTTTCCTTTAAAAACTTTTTATGAAAATGTTTTGTTTACTATTTCAGAAAATATAAATAATGATATAATTAATGATATTACAGAACCACTAAATCAAGGAAGTTATATTAAAAATGTATATACATCAAATCTGGAAAATGTTTTTGATACTTTTATGTATAATTTTTTATTTTACACAACTAGTGAAACATACCCTACAAACATAAAATATTTATGTGATAATGTTAACAACATTTATAAAAATAAACAACTTTACAATGTTTTTTGGGATATTTTGTTCGATACTCAACAATATGCTGAGTATTTTTTTCAAAATAAAATAGGTCTTTACAGAAAAAGTTTACTAATAGAAGGTATTCATAATTCGAATAGAGATGAGGAAGATGAGGAAGATGAGGAAGATGAGGAAGATAACTGTTATATTTATAACGAGAATTTTAATTTTAAAAATTTACAAAAGTTAAACTCTGATGAAAATGATTTTGAATATTCTGATAACTTACAAATAGGTCATTCTGTTTTAGGAAGAAAATATAATTTACAAATATCTTTAACAAGAAAGTTATTTTTTACAGATGTTTGTTACTGTGGTGACAATATAAGTTTAGAAAATTTTCCTGCTTTTTTATATAATAATGAATGTTAAATTTGATAATTAAAATTATAATATAATAATATAATAATATTAAAAATTTATGGGAGATTATTCAAAAGGATACATAATTGAAAATGGTGATGACGAAAATAATCAATTATCAAACAAATTACAAACTACAAATATGATGACTAAACCGTCACAATCTATTAGTAAACCATCGCAACCATCACAATTTTCATCTAATAATTCATCGCAAACAGAACTTGAAGAGTTTAAAAGATATTATATACCTTATAATGGATATAACGCAACAGATACTTGTAATCCTGTTACAGCGCGATTAATCATTTTTTACAATGATAAGTTAGTTCCATTTTTAAAAAAATATTATGTCCAAAGCACTCAACGTCCTGAAAGTCCGACAAACTATTCAATTACACAAGTTTTTATTTTCTTCTTTCAATTAATATTTTATCAAAATTTTTATAAATATAATGACAATGAGAAAACATGGTTAGCTAATCAAGTAAGTATGATTGAAAATAATATAATAAAAAATTTTGATACTTTAAACTTATTTAAAGAAGGAACAAAATTTGCAGATGTATTGGATTTTATAAACAAAAATAACAAAAATGAAACAAATCCTGTAAATAATTATATTTATACCACTGTAAATGAATTATTCAGTGACCAATCACTATCAGACCCAATAAAAAAATTATTTTTAAATTTTATGGAAATTATTAATAAATATTATAAACCTTATTATGATAACTATTTTAATGTTTTTTATGAATACTTTAATGGAACAACGCCACTACAAGAAAATGATAAAAATATTCCTCCTATTTTAATTGATATCGATAACTATGATAAACCTGTTGGTAAAAATGTTTTAGAATTATTAAAAAATTATTCGAAAGATTGTTACAATGAAAATGTTGGATCAAGTTCAACATTAGAATTAATACAAAATCAGTTTCCTGAACTTGAAAGTTTAATTAAAACATTTTGTAATGCAGAAAATCGAGGTGATGATACACCAGAACCAGAAACCACTTGGGATGAAATTTTTGAACATAGCGGTTATCTTCAAGAAAATGTAAATGCAAGTGGACAACCATCATCGCCATTACAACAACAACAACAACAACCAGCAAGACAGCAACCACAGCCAACAAATGATAATTTTACCCCTGGTGAAATAGTTTATGGAAAAGCAGATGATGGAAGTTGGGTACAAGTAAGAATTACTAGTGTTGATAATTCTGCACGGAATGCTAACCTTGAAGTTGTAGCTAATACTAATTTAAAACCAACTAATATTCCTTTTGATAGATTAAGTAAAACTGACCCTTCTTACCCTTCAAACAGTATGGGTGGTAAGTTAACGTTTTCAAACAAAATGAAAAATAGAACAAAAAGTTTGAAAGTTTTTAAAAAAAAAAGTATTAAAAGGCAAAATAGGAGCTTAAAAAAATTAGTATAAAAATAGCTCTAAAATAAATTTATATTAAATAGTGTATAAATTTATTTCTTTAACAGAAACTTCATGATGTTTGCTATAGATGTTTTCGTGATTTTTCTTGATTGACCTTTGCCGTTGATATTCGTCACATCAGCTAAACATTTTTCATTTTCTTCCAAAGACTTTATCAATTTTGCAATACTATTGAATTTTTTAATGATAGAAACTGCAGTTGCTGTGCTTACACCAGGAATTTGACATAACATGATTTCATCTATATTTTCAGGAGTTATGTTTTCTTTCTTCACTTTTTTCACCATGCTAATGTATTCTTTAGTGTTATCTTTGGGTTCTTCCATTTGTTCAGGGAACTCCTCTGTGCTATCTGCACTACCTGCACTACCTGAACTATCTATTTCTGCTTTTTCTTCTGCCACAACCGTCGATGCTGCAACATTTTTATTCAAATAAAACGCTTTTCTATTTGTGGTCTCACCTTTCATTAACTTTGTTGTACAGTTACAAATAAAAAGAGCAGTTTCATCCATAGTGAAAGTTCGTATTGCAGAAAAGCCTTTGTAGTAGTTTAATGAGAAAATAGCCGAAAAAAGTGTAAGTTTTTCCATTTTTGTGTCTCGAAATGCGTTCATTTTGTTAAAATCGCCTTCGATTAAATACATTATATTATGATTATGCAATGGCAACCCATTTAAGCGATAAGATTGTTCTTCGTATCTGCCATCTTTAATACTTGATAACAAGTCATTGACGGATTTTCTCTCTATTATTAAAACGTCTTCATTATTTTTACTAATTATTATGTCACCAATAGGCAATGGTTCCACGATTACTTTTAAATTCCTAAAAGCAGGAATTGATGAGATATAAAACGATACCTTATTTTGCAAATCTTTCTCTCGCGAATCAATTTTAATAAACATATGTATGTTTGTTTGCAATAAAATAAATTAATAAATTGTTATTAAATTATTTTAAAACTAAATAGTATTTTTGTATATATTGTAAAATAAATATAGTAAAAAACAAAAGACACATAAGATTAACCCATGTTTCCACCAATTGTTGCCTTGTAACCATACTTTTGTGTTTGAATTGTATAGTTAGGAATACAAATTAATGGAAGCGATTGTGGAGCTCCTCTTAGACTAGGATTACTTTGCATGAAAAAACCCTGACGAGGAGCGATGCCGGCCTTTTTATTTCCTCCACAAATGTTTGTTCTGTTAACAATTGACGCCTGATTCCTGGCGGACCTAGACCCTGACATATAAACACCCATTCTTTCTATACAATACAAATATATTTTAATTTTATTCTTCTAAATATTTAAAAATAAAGTTTTTAGAAGTTTTTTGTTTATTATATAAAACTGCTTTAATTCCACTTGTACAAATTTTCAAAATATCTGATGCTTCTTTGATTGAATTAAATTTATTAAGTTCATTCATTTCTAAATCATATTGAATAATTTTTCTAGTGTATTTTTTCTTAATATTATTAGTATAATTATGTTTGTTATTTTCACCACATGTAACCCATTCTAAATTATCAAGACAATTATTTACTTTATTTCCATTTATGTGATTAACAAATGGTTTATTTTCTGGATTATCAATAAACATTAAAGCAACTAAACGATGTAAAGCGAATTTTTTTTTATTAACTCTTACATAAATGTAGCCACTATGATGAGGCTTATAATCTTTCATAATAATTCCTTTACTATTTTTAAATCTTCCTAAATTAGATATATAGTAATTTTCACTTTTAAAACCAGGTATTTTTATTTCTTTCCATATTTCATTTTCACGTGAAAGTTGTTCTTCAATTTCCCATTTAAAGCCAAATGACGATTTATGTATTCCTCTAATAGTGTTACTAATATTAGTTCTTCCAGAATGAATATTTTTTGCCAAATTATTTTCATACAACCATATACCTGCCAATTCAATTGAATTGTATTTTTCTAAAACCTCATTTGTATTTTTATCAATTCTACAAACACATTTATTCTGATTAGTAGTTTGAATTAATCCGTTGCATTTATGTAAATTATTTTCTAATGCTGTATTCCATTCAAGGTTACTTACAGTATTATTCAATGGATTTTTATCAATGTGATTAACGTGAGCCTTATTTTCAGGATTTGGTATAAAAGATTTTGCAACTAATCTATGTAACTGCATAGTTTTTACTTTTATTTTACTCAATCCTACAACAATATATCCACCAGATTTACAAGGTTTTAATATTCTTCCTGTTTTTTTATTTTTAACTCTTCCTAAATTACTTACTTCATAGTTTTGAAATTCTTCAATGTTCGCCCATTTTTCATTATCCTCCATTTATATTATTGTAGTACACTATCTTTAAGCCCTTTCAAACGCACATCCTCCAAAACCCAACTCACAAACAATATCTCAAACCCACTTAAAGCCATCATGACAACTATATACAAAACCATGACTGACGCAAAAATTGCACATGACGACGACATTATCAAAACCGAAGAAGGTTTGATTTTTAATCCATTTAATCCATTAAACACTAAGATTACATTAGATGAAGTCCAATGTATTCTTTCTAAATATGGAATACCATCTACTGTTAACAATATGGCACTTTATGAACGCGCATTTGTGCATCGATCTTATACGAAACGACCTAATTTTGAAAACATTGCCCAAAATATCACCATTGTAGATCGACCACCAGATTGTATGCCCTTAAGCAGTAAATCCAACGAACGTCTTGAGTTTTTAGGCGATGGTATTTTGGAACTGGTTACAAAATATTATTTGTATCGCCGTTTTCCAAAAGAAAATGAAGGATTTATGACAGAAAAGAAAATTGCGATTGTCAAAAACGAAGCCATTGGTAAAATCGCACTAGAAATGGGACTGCATAAATGGTTAATTATATCGAAACATGCCGAGGAAAAGAAAATACGTACCAACTTGAAAAAACTCGGTTGTCTCTTTGAATCGTTTTTAGGTGCCTTGTTTTTAGATTTTAATAAAATCAAGGTAAGCGATAAAGATGGCTGGTTTCAGTCCATGTTTGTAACGGGTCCAGGATTTCAAATGGCACAAAAATTTGTGGAAAATATTTTTGAAAAACATATTGACTGGATTGCACTTATTACAAACGACGACAATTATAAAAATATTCTTCAAGTTAAAATTCAAAAGGAATTCAAGGTTACTCCTCACTATTTGGAAATAGAACATGACCTAGAATTGGGATATAAAATGGGTGTATACTTGTGTCTTGGACAAGCCATTCACAATGTATCTCATGCAGATGCAGTACATATTTCTTACTTCAAAACATTTAAAACTATACAAGATCATGTTGCAGAAAATGGCAAAGTTTTGTTGTTTATGGGCGAAGGACAACATAAAATCAAACGCAAAGCCGAACAAATTGCTTGTAATGAAGCCATTCAATTTATACAAGAAAACAACGGGTCTATTGATATTACCGAAAAACAGGATGCAAATGAATAATAAGTGTAGAAATATAAAAATATTCTATTTGAATTATATAAGCGTAAACAATGAATCCTTTAGAAAAATTAAAACAAAAATTAATGGCGAAACCTACAATTCAAGAATTGCAACCCGTTAAAGTTGCAATTAAAGAACAAGAACAAGAACAAGAAGTTCAAGAAGGAAACAATCCTGAAACAAAACAAGGCATAGAAATCATCGATGAAAATGACAAGAATTATGATCGCTCTGATTTTTTTAAAAGAATGGCTGAAAGTAAAAAATCAAAAGTAGTAATGAAACCAATTGTAGAGGCAATTGAAACAAAACAAACTGTTGAACCAATACCAGTTCCAGTTGCAGAACCACCAATTAAAAAAGTGAAAAAGATAGACAAAAAACCGCTAATTATTGAAGATGATGACGATAACGCTGAAAAAATAGATGTTGAAAACCTTGGTGACACGGATGTACCACCAACTGAAAAAAAGGAACTAGTGGAGGAGCCAGTTGTTGTTGCAACTCGCAAAGGACGCACAACCAAAAAAGTTGAAAAAGGAATTGCCGTTTTGGGACCAGAAAATGTTGTAGAAATAGGTAATACATCTATAATTGAACGTCTTGCCAAAAAAGAACCGCCCGTTTTGATCAAGGTTTCCAATTATTACATGAACAATAGAGAGATTTTCATTAATTTTATTAACTCTCTTTTTGAACCTTATAAAAAAGAATTAGCATCAAATACTAAAAATATATCTTGCGATAAAATTGGTAAAAATAGTGATGAAGGAAGTAGTTTGTCACTCTTAACACATCAAAAAATTGTAAGAGATTATATGAATTTATTTACGCCTTATCGTGGGCTATTGTTATACCACGGTTTAGGGTCTGGAAAGTGTCATAAAAAAGGCACACCTGTTATCATGTCAAATGGAGAAATAAAATTAATAGAAAATATACAAGTAGGCGATTTATTGATGGGAGACGATTCAACTCCTAGAGTAGTAACTTCATTAGCACGGGGACGTGATAAAATGTACGATATTATTCCTATTAAAGGTGAAAAGTATACAGTAAACCAAGAACACATCTTGTGTTTGCGTGCATCTGGTTTCCCAAAATTGTGTGAAAATAATCATAAGTCAAATACTAATTTTAATATTCAGTGGTTAGAAAACAATGAATTTTGCTCCAAAACATTTACATTTAATCCAAATGACATTAAAAACAAAGAAGAAATGCAAAAAAAAGCATTGTTATTTTTTGAAAACATACAAAATAACCCTAAGACAAAAGATAATGTATATGAAATTGCTGTTAAAGATTACTTAACTTTATCAGATAAAAAGAAAGGATTTTTAAAGGGTTATAGAATGCCAGTAGAATTTCCTGAAAAGGAATTACCGATGGATCCATACATGATTGGTTACTGGTTGGGAGATGGAACAACAAATAACGCATCAATCACTACACAAGACTCTACAGTTTTGCATTATTTTGCAAAAAATCTTCCTAGATTTAGTTTAACATTGAATTATAGATCTGGATATACATATGGAATAACTGGAAATGGTAGGTATTACAATAATATGTTTTTGAATACACTCAAAGACCAAAAATTATTAAATAATAAACATATTCCTTTTATTTATAAGTGTAATTCTAGAGAAAATCGTTTGAAACTACTGGCTGGGTTAATAGACAGTGATGGATGTTTAGCTAAAAACGGTGGTTTTGAGTTCACTCAAAAAAATGAGATGCTCATGGATGATGTTATATATTTGACAAGAAGTCTTGGATTTTCATGTTACAAATCATTAAAAATAACAACTTGGACCCATAATGGAGTAAAAAATACTGGAACAGCTTGGAGAATTCATATTAACGGAAAAGGAATTGAAACTATACCAACACTTATTCCGAGAAAACAATCACTGTCAAGAAAACAAATAAAAGATGTTCTTGTTACAGGAATATCTGTTGAGTATGTAGGTGAAGATGACTATTATGGGTTTACATTAAATGGAAATTGTAGATATTTACTTGGTGATTTTACTGCTACGCATAACACATGTAGTAGTATTGCAATTGCTGAGGGCATGAAGGACACAAAAAAAATCATCATTATGTTGCCCGCTTCTTTGAGAACCAATTATATGGAAGAATTGAAACATTGTGGCGATTCTTTGTACAAAAAAAATCAGTTTTGGGAGTTTATTTCAACTGATACAAATCCAGAGGCTCTTACAACATTGTCGGCCATTTTAAACTTGCCACAAGAGTTTATTAGAAAACGCAAAGGAGCTTGGTTCGTTAATGTTAAAAAACCATCCAATTATGAAGAACTAACAACGATTGAAAAACGATCCCTCGATGAACAATTAAATGAAATGATACGTGCCAAGTATGTATTTATTAACTACAATGGTTTACGAACAAAACGATTAGGGGAACTCACATCTGGATTTACTAAGAATTTATTTGATGATTCTGTTGTTATAGTGGATGAAGCACACAACTTAATAAGTCGCATCGTGAACAAAATTAAAAAAGAAAAAAATATTCCAGAAAATGAAAAAGGAGAGAAAGAATATTCACCCAAATTCCTTTCGACAAAGTTGTATGAATATTTAATGAGCGCAAAAAATGCAAGAATTGTACTATTAACTGGTACTCCTATTATTAATTATCCAAATGAATTTGGAATACTTTTTAATATTTTACGAGGGTACATTAAAACCTGGCATTTTCCACTTGACGTTAAAACAACCAACAAGATTGATAGAGATACACTTCGTGAAATGCTTCTAGGAGTTAAAACTCTGGACTATTTGGACTATTCGCCGTCCAGTAAAGTTCTTACGATTACTCGTAATCCGTATGGTTTTAAAAATAAAATGAAGGAAAATAGTGGTTATAAAGGAGTGTCAAATATGAAACGCGATGATAATGGAATTAATATTTTTGATAATGAATTCATGAATGATGACGATTTTGAGCGACATATACTAAATGTATTAAAAAGAAATGATATTGAAGTAGTGTCCAATGGCATTAAAATTCGTAATATGAAAGCTCTTCCTGATGATTTTGATTTATTTGAAAATCAATACATTGACAGTGTAACAAAACAAATAAAAAATTCTGATGCACTCAAACGTCGTATAATTGGTTTATCATCTTATTTTAGAAGTGCTCAAGAAGAGTTATTACCAAAGTTCAATAAAATGTTGGGTGTTGACTATCATGTAGTTAGAATACCAATGAGCGACTTTCAATTCAAAATTTATGAGTCTGCACGAAGGGAGGAACGGAAGTTAGAAAAACAGTCGAAAAAACCACAAAAATTAGACGAATTGTATAAGGAAGCAACATCGACATATCGAATTTTTTCTAGATTGTATTGTAATTTTGTCATGAATAATCGTCCACTTCCAATGAAAAAGAAAAAAACACAGGAAGTTGCTGATGCAGCCCCAGTGGAAGTAGCAGAACCAGCACCTGAAACCGAGATTACAAATTTATTAAAAGAAGCGCGTAAAGAAGAAGTCAATATAGACGTTAATGATGAAAATGAAGGCGAAGAAGAAGGTGACCAAATATTAGACAAATTAGGCGGTCTTTCATATAAAGAACGAATTGAAGCCACAATTCAAACAATTTGGAATAATTCGAATGATTATTTGACACCAGAAGCATTGGCACGGTTTAGTCCTAAATTTTTGCATATTCTGGATAATATTAAAGACCCAGAATATTTAGGTTTACATTTGGTGTATAGTCAATTTAGAACTTTAGAAGGGATAGGCCTATTTAGTTTGGTATTGCAAAAAAATGGATTTGCTAGATTTAAATTAAAAAAAAATGCTTCTGATATTTGGGAAATTGATATTCCTGAAGTGGACTTAGGAAAACCCACTTTTGCTTTGTATACAGGTACTGAAACTACTGAAGAGAAAGAAATTATTCGACGAATTTATAATGGTGAATGGGACTATATTCCTACCAATTTGTCTGCCGACTTGAGGAAAATTGCACATAATAATAATATGGGTGAAATTATCAAAGTGCTCATGATTACATCATCTGGGTCTGAAGGTATTAATCTTAGAAATACGCGGTATGTACATATTATGGAACCTTACTGGCATCCTGTACGGACAGAACAAGTTATTGGAAGAGCGCGTCGTATTTGTAGTCATAAAAACTTACCAAAACCCCTACAAACAGTTGAAGTATTTGTTTATTTAATGGTTTTATCTGCTGAACAACTGAAGTCTGATGATGCCATTGAATTGAAACGAAAAGATTTATCCAAAGGCGAACCAAAAGTACCTGTAACAAGTGATCAATTATTGTATGAAATATCAGAAATTAAAGCTAATTTGAGTATGCAATTAACAGATGCGATTAAAGAATCTGCATTTGATTGTTATATTTATTCCAATGGTAAATGTATGAATTTTGGTGATCCAAATAGTACTACATTCTCCTATGTACCAGATTATGCTAATCAACAAAATGATGTCAGTGTTAGAGCAAACAAGAAAAAAATAGAATGGGAAGGAAAACCAGTGACATTGAATGGTATAAAATATGTGTATAGAAGAATGAGCCCAAAATTATTGAATATTTATGATGAAAAAAGTTATTTGCAAGCACTGAAAAATCCGGAAATAAATCCACTACAAATTGGTACATTGGAAATAAATGATAAAGGCGAGCAGGTTTTTAAACCATTAGTAACATAATAGTTTCCATAAATTCTCTTTCATTTTCTGTTAAGTTATTATAAAATAAATTCATATTATAACATTTATTCAAACTGTATTTGTGTAAGTCACATATTTTTGATTGTGTATTTTTTATTAGTTTATAGCTTAACTCATTTAGTTTTTCTTTTTTAACGCTCACAACACAAGCTGTTTTTAACAGCGAATTTCTAAATCGCGAAAACGATTTTTCTGCATTAATATATTTATTTTGTAAAACTAAATATATTAACATCAATATAAATAACATTAAATGGTTCATACTTACTATCAATAATTTTTTAATATACTATATTTTAATTTTTGTATTTCTTTCTAATCAATTTTATTTTTATTTGTATTCATTTTTTCAAGTATTATGTTTATTTTATTATGTAAAGAAGAAAGCTCATTTTTTAATTCATCAATTTGTGTTTGGTAATTAACTGGTTCTATCTTTTTTAACTTATTGAATATGTTATCATGTGTTGTTTCTTGATTATTTCCATGCTCTTGCAATGGTAGTGGTTCATAAAATTGATTTTCATTCGACCACGTTATATGTTTATTTACATTTGTATTTGTCTTTGTGTTTGCAGTCATATTACTTTGAAAATCTAAAGTTAATTTTTCATTTTTAATGGATGTTTCTTGTGATGTCAACCAATTTTTATTATTTGAAATATCGTTTGCATTATAACTTCTGTTTATTAATTCAATATCATAGTTACGCTGCTCTTGAATTCTTTTTATTTCTAACTCAATTTCATTTATTGGCTCATCAAGTTTATCATTAAAATTAGGAGTAGGTGGAACTGAAACTGACATTGAACTAGTAAATTCTTCTTGTTTTTTAGTTAATTCTTTCTCAAATTTAGATATTCTCTCATTATGAATGTCTTCGTATGTTATTTGTTGCTGAATTGTATCATCTTCATGAATTTTTATTTTTTTAAAACCTTGGCTGTTTTGTACATTTTGTACATTTTGGACATTTTGGACATTTCGAATATTTTGAGAGTTTTGTCTATTGACTTCATCAATGGAGTTGTCTTGTAGTTTTATAATATAGTTAATTAATAATAAGATGTACTTTTTATTTAACTCAACTAAAGAATTATAATTATTTTTCTCTCTTACAAAAAACGCTTTAATGTTGGTTTCAAAAATTGTTTGTAGTTCGTTTATTTTTATTTGTGAATTACATATTTGTTTTATCATTGGTTCATCTATTAAAACATCCCATAATAAATATACGTTTGTATTTTCTAAAAACATTTCAATAGACATTTGTGTTTATATTATAATAAATTATGATATTACTTTAATTTATTATAAACATTTAATATTTACTATAACACATCTAAAGATTTTCATTGTAATATATTTTTCTAAATTTTTCCATATATTTATCTTTCAATATATGTTTTTTTAAATAATGATCAGTAAATTTATCTTCTAACATATGTACTATAAAAAATATACTGTATATACCACATTCAGTGTTTCCGTATTGATGTTCTACTGGATGATTTTCGTCATAAATAAAATTTATTTTACGTTTTAATTTTTTACCTTGTTCAGTTATTCTTTCTACAAATTTTACGATTTCTTGTGGTGCAGTATGACCTACACTATCAAAGAAAAAAATTTTCCCCTTTTTAATATTTATAAACATAGAAATCCAATGTTCACCTGGTCTATTGTGTGGATCTGTATTAAATATAATTCCTATTTTTGTTTTACGATTTTTGATTTGTTCTTCTAAGTTGAAGTTACATAATTCTTCCCATACACATTCACCGTATATTTTTTTTGTATCAAAATCTATTGGAGATGGTCCTATAAATTCAAAACATTTGTATGCTTTTTCATATTGTTTCATTACTTTTATAATGTCTAAACTTGATAACCATTCGTTAGGATTTTTTTTCCATTCAATAGGTGTTTCTGGCGCAAAAGAATCTTTGAAATTTTCATCTAGTTGACCAAATTCGTGATTTTGTTTTAACCAACATGACTCCTTATTACAGACATCACTTAAATAATTTGCCAATATCTTATGAATTTCTTTTGCATCATTCGTTGTTATTTTTTCATATGGATGTCTTAAATTCCACTTGTCTCTTAACTTAAAGAGAGAAGCCTCAGTGTAACATGTATAATCTTTTATTTCTTTTTTATCTTTTGGACTACAGTTGATTTTTCCTAGTTTTACTTCCGTTTGTTTTAATTGATGGTTGTGATTTTTTTTACTAAAATTATGAATTCTATATTTTTTTTTACTTTTTTTATAAATATTAGTGTTTTTGTATATTTTTTTTGTATTTTTTCTCATTTTGTATCTTGTTTTATCCTATTTTATAGTGATATTTTCTTTTTTTATAATTCCTTTATTTCTTAATGTTGGTTCTTGCAAGTTAATGTCTTTTATTTTTGGTAATATTATTTCATCTTCTTTTTTTGTTGATTTAATAGTAACAAAATTTTCTAAACCATTTTTCATTTTTACTGAACGCATAAATAATTTACTATCATTTTCATTATTATAATTGTTATTTAAATCACCATCCATAACAAAATCATTTGTAATAGATGTATTCAGTTGGGTTTGTTCATCAAAATTTTTGTAGTCTTCTTGTAATATGTCATTTTTATCAATAACTTTAAAATAATGAATACATGTTTTAACAAAATAATCGAAACTACTTTTAATATCAGGATTAATTTCGTTGTATTCGTCTTGTTTTTTCAAAAGCAATTCTCTTGTTAAATTTAATACGCGTTTTCTATAAAATTTTTTATCTTTTTTATTTGTATTTTTCATTGTATTTTGTTTTTGCATTTTCATGTATACTTCTTTGTTTACTAAACAATCTAAAGTAATTTGATTTATTAATTCTTCTGACATTTTATAATAACTTATAAATTATTAAATATATTTTAACGTCACTTCATATGAACACTTAAAATTGTGTAAAGTCAACATTTTCTTCGTTTATATTAACTCTTTTTTGTTTTACTCTTTTTTGTTTTTCTCTTTTTTGTTTTACTCTTTTTTGTTTTTCTCTTTTTTGTTTTTCTCTTTTTTGTTTTTCTCTTTTTTGTTTTTCTCGTTTTTTTGGTTTTTTTGGTTTTTTTTGATTTCCGAATACGTCTTCCACCTTCTGGATTGTTAACATCAGAAATTAATTGAGCTTCTTCATAATCATCCTCAGTAACAATTGGCGAAAAGTTGTAATCATCTTCACGTAACAAACTATTATATGGTTCATTCTCAGCACCTGATTTATCTAATAATTTGTCTATTTCACCCAAATTTTCACGGTCATCATAATCAGTATCACCATTTGTTTTATCAATTCCGTACTTGTAAACAAAAGCTGCCCATTTCGTTGGTAACCAAAGATACGTGCTATCTTTTTCATTTGGGTCAGCGCCATCTTTTAACAATTCTTCGACTTTTTTTGGATTTTTAGCAATAATCGCATTTATAAGAGGGGTATAATTACCTTTTAATGCTTCTTCTACACGTTCTCTATCATCCATTTATATATATATTATATATAATATATTAAAATAATAATTATTATTTTTCTAAATTATAGCATTAAATTATTCATTATTGTATAATATAAAAATATTTTATGACAAATCTTTCACTTGTGCTCGAGTTGGATTTGAAAACATATAAGTCCCAATTTTATTTGGATCTGGATTTGGGTTAAAGCTATCAAACGTGTCTTTATTAAATAACAAGTTATGTGGTTGGTTTTGTTGATATTGTTGGTATTTATTTGGATTAAACGAATAATTGTATAAATCACTGTTGCTAGTTGGCACATAAACTGCTTGACTACATTTTTGTAATGCAAATACTTGATTTCTTAAAACTGATTCAGTATTTATATTAGATGCAAAACCAGACCACGGTGACTGTGTGTTTCCTGGGTTAAAAGTTGTATGTGGATTAAATGTTGGATATTGGTTCATTCGTACACTCACTTCTTTCCTTGGATCAACAATGGGAAAATAAGAATATTTTGTCATTACAGGTCGTACATCTATATATTGTTGCAACATTTGCGAAGGAATATTTCTATCGTATATTCTTCTATTTGTTTCATTTTGAATTTCTGATACACATTCTATTTTTGGATTGTTCATTTTATTATATAATATGATTTTTATTTTATTAATTAATTTATAAAATATATATAAAGATAATCAATGAATTAAAATAGTGTTTATACTAAATGTGCGGAATATTTTGTTTACTAAATGGTGATAAAGTACAAGAAGAATTTTATAAAGAACAATTTTATAAAGGAGTTAATAGAGGTCCAGAAGATTCTAAATTTATGAACTTGCATAATGCAATTTTTGGTTTTCATCGATTAGCAATAAATGGATTAGATAGTATTTCTAGTCAACCATTTACTGTTAAAAATATTGTTTTAATTTGCAATGGAGAAATATACAATTATAAGTATTTGTATGAGTTAATGAATGTAACACCTGAAACAAATTCTGATTGTGAAGTCATTATTCATTTATACTTAAAATATGGTATAGAACAAACGCTACAAATGTTAGATGGGGTTTATTCATTTGTGTTGTACGATTTAAGATTAGAAGATAATTTAGATAACTATATTTATTTTGCAAGAGATCCATACGGTGTAAGACCATTATATTTGTTAAAAAATAATAACACAAATTATAACAGTAACATAATAGCATGTGCATCGGAGTTAAAATGTTTAAATGAAATTTTGAAAAAATATAACAACACGAACAATTTACAATATTTATCTCATTTAGAATTTGATTATGTTAAAGAAAATGTTAACTATGAAATATTACAATTTCAACCAGGTACGTATTCTACATATAAATTATCGAGTATGGCTTGTTCCAAATGGATATCTATTCAAGAAAACAAAAAATATGTAACTCCATCTTTTCCTTACAACTGTAATTATTACAACTCAAAAATGGATACAACTATTGAAGATGAAAAATATGAGACAAATATTATTAAATATTTGTGTGATGCTGTTAAAAAACGTTGTTTAAATACGGAACGTCCTATAGCGTGTTTATTATCAGGTGGGTTAGATAGTAGTTTAATAGCAGCACTTGTTGATCAATTTTATAAAATGGAGTTTGGTTTGGATAAGAGTATTGAAACATATAGTATTGGTTTAAAAGGATCAGAAGATCTTAAATATGCGAAAATTGTAGCTAAATATATTGGAAGTAATCATATTGAAATTATTGTAACGGAAAAAGAAATGTTTGAAGTAATACCGGAATTAATTTATGCCATAGAGAGTTATGATACGACAACTGTTAGAGCCAGCATTGGTAATTATTTGATTGGAAAGTATATATCCAAAAATAGTGACGCTAAAGTTATTTTTAATGGCGATGGTTCAGATGAATTGTGTGGCGGGTATTTATATATGAAGAACTGTCCAGATTGTATTGAATTTGATTGTGAAACACGTAGATTATTAAAGGACATTCACTTGTTTGATGTATTACGATCAGATAAATGTATATCATCTCATGGCTTAGAACCTCGTACACCATTTTTGGACAAAACGTTTGTAAATTATTATTTATCAATTCCTCAGAAACTACGTTTTGATAGCAATAAAATTATGGAAAAATATTTACTTAGAAATAGTTTTACCATTGAAAATTTTCAAAATATTCATGGAAGACAAATATTACCAAATGAAATATTATGGCGCCGCAAAGAAGCTTTTAGTGATGGTGTAAGTAGTAAAGGAAGATCATTATATGTAATTTTACAAGAATACATATCTACTATTTTAAAATTGGAAAATTATTATGAAGAAGATATTATTAACAAATATCCAATAAGCACAGAAACAGAAAAAATATATTATAAAAATATTTTTAATTGTCATTTTCCAAAATGTGAAAAAATAGTCCCTTATTATTGGATGCCGCGGTACACAAATGCCAAAGATCCTAGCGCTAGAACGCTTGAAATCTATGAAAACAATATTTTACATGAAACTAATAATATTCGTATTTAAGAATATAGTAACACTTTTCTCTTCATTTAGAAATTTATTTTATTTAGTTATATTATAAATAAATAAAATGTCAGGTTTTTCTGGTAATAATAATCAAAGTACTTATTTTACTCGTTCCTATCAACCAACTGGTCAATATGTTGCTGCAACTAGTGGTCCAGGTTCTTATTACCGTAAAAATGCAAATACTAATTATATGGTAAATCAAACACCAAGTTCACAAGGTTACGGAGTTTATAGTCAACAACAATCTAACAAAAACTACGCATCTATGAACAGAGGTTATGGTGGAAGAAGATCTAGAAGATCTAGACGATCTAGACGATCTAGACGATCTAGAATATCTAAAAGATCGAGAAAATCAAGAAGACACTAATAAAAATATATAATATTATTATATAAATTATATGTTTATTTCACAAAAAAAAATACACGAGTATCAAGAATTTGGTTTTGACATGTTTATTAGTTTAACTTATATACTTTTATTTTTATATTTTTCTGGTATTTCTAATGAAGCTAAAATAAGATTAGAAACTATTGATAAATATATAAAAATTTACATTTGTTTGTTTTTAATCTATAGATTTAATCCTTTTCGTGAAAAATCTCAATTTACAAGTTTGGATCGAAAAATAGCATTTAGTGCTGGATTATTTATATTTACAACTTCTTTCCTAGGATTTGAAATTTTATAATGTCAACTGGTATAACTACTATGTTTCATCGATTTATTTTTTACTTTATGGTGGTTGTATTTTTTTCGTGTTTTATTTTTGTATGAAGATTGGATATTATTAAAAAAATCGTGTAAATGGTACAATATACGTTTGCTCAAAATTATATCTATTTTGTAATCATCTTGATCCTTTTTTGTTGCAATAAAATCATATTGACTGCTATTTTGCTGTATAAAATTGATAAAATAATCTATTTTTTCTTTTTCTACTAAAGTTTTACCTAAATTACTTTTCAAAAATCTATTATTCATTTCTTCAAATTGCAAATCATATATGTAAGGTTTAATATTAATATAATACACGCTTTCGTGCATCATTTCAGGATAAAAATTGTCGTCCAAATAGCATATTTGTGCATTTTTTGGAAGCATTGTACATCGAATAAAATCATTGTACGTTTTATTATTAGTTGTTCTGCAAATTTCAATCCTTTTTCCGTTTACTTTGAACGCGGAAATAATTTTATCAAATAGTTTGTACTTCATTTTAGTTTCGAAATAAGTGATAATATTATTTGTCCAACTTTGGTGTCCTTGATTGTTTGTGTATATCATAATTTTTTCACAACATTGTGACTTTTTTTTCTTTTTTAAATAATCCAAAATTTGCATTATATTAGGTCTTAAAAATTCTGGATATAAGTCTAAAATAGTGTCAAATTCTGGTTGATCTAGTTTATTGTTATTGTTTTTATTTTGTAATAAATATGAATTTAAACAATCCCAAAATATGCCGTATTGAACAAAATATCCTAGTGTTTCGTCTAAATCAAAGACAACAATTTTCATGTGACTAGTATAACATTATTTTTTAACTTTTAACAAAATTTTGATTTATGTAATATTTTTAATATTTGTATAGTTTAGGTAAACTAAATAACAATAAATGGAATTGCATAATGAAGACTATATAGACATACTAAATTATTATAAAATACCAGTACCAAAATCAAAAAGGCTGATTCAATTAGAAGCAGAAAAAATACTATCTTCAAAATTATGCAAGTGTATCAAGAAAGTAAATGCGGTTTCAAAGCCTGAAAATGAGGCAAGAGCCATTGGAATTTGCACCAAAACAATTTTTAATAGAAAAGGGTACACGCGTGGTAAATTTAAATGCAAAGGGAAACCTTATGTGAAATTCAATAAGACAAAAAAGTTGCGTAAGTAAACATATAGTTAAATAATTAGATTATCTTCATTAAATTAATTTGATCATAATATATATGTCTAGTAAACATACATTTTATGATATTATTATTGTTGGGTCAGGTATGTCGGGATTGTATTCTGCCTATAACATTAAAAAATATTCACCCAAAACTTCTTTTTTAGTTTTAGAGAAATATAAAAAACAATGGGTTGGGGGTAGAACCAGTAATTATGATTTTTATGGTGTATCAGTTGTTACTGGCGCTGGTATTGGTAGAAATGATACGAACCCTCTTTTGAAGAAACTATTAAAAGAGTTGAAAGTTCCATATAAAAAAATTGTTTCTGTAATGGATTATTCTAAACTATTACATCATGAAAAGGAATTTGATGTAGTAAAAGTAATACACCATTTACGGCGCGAATACAACAAAAATCCAGCAAAATACAGGCATATGACATTCAAAGAATTTGGTACATTGATTTTAGGAGATGTCAACTACAAATTATTTACTATTTATGCTGGTTATACTGACTATGAAAATGCGGATGTTTATGAAACATTGTATGATTATGGTATGGATGATAATAAGGGAGGTTGGACCAAACTATTAATTCCTTGGAGAGAATTGGTAGAAAAACTATGTGACTATATTGGCAACAACCATATTAAATATTCGAATGATGTTATTAGTGTTACCAAAATTAGTGATGAATATGATGACCACGAGAGAAAACGCGAACCTTGTTTGTTTGAAATACGTAGTGAAGAAGGCAACATTTATTATTGTAATAGAGTAATTGTAGCTACCACGATTTCTGGAATAATGAAGTTAGTTCCAGGCGCGTCAAATCCAAAAAGTCCGTACCAACAAATTCATGGGCAACCATTTTTGAGATTGTATGCCAAATTCGATCGAAAGTCCAGTGAATTATTGAAAAAATATATTTCAAACTATACGATTGTTCCTGGACCATTGCAAAAAATAATACCCATGAATGCTGAAAAGGGCGTTTATATGATTGCATATAGTGACAATGAAAATGCAGTTGTACTGAAAAATCATTTGAAAAATACTTTGGAAAATAGAAAATTGTATGAAAAACTCATTGAAGAAAGTCTTGAAATGCCGTTGGGATCTTTAAAAATTATTGCACTAAAAGATTTTTATTGGCCTATTGGTACTCATTACTATGGACCTTTACGCGGATTTAAAACTCGCGAGGAGTTTGTCGAAAAAGTTCAACATCCGATGGATGGAATGTTAGTAGTTGGTGAAGCCGTCAGTACTTATCAAGGATGGGTCGAAGGTGCGTTGGAAAGTGTTGAAGTCGCCGTAACTAAGAAATGGATCACACATGCTTGTTTTACAGATTTAACCTTTGGAAAAGGTTGAAGAGTTTTTACGCTTTCTTGTTTTACCGCACTTACAATCACTAAACAACCCTTTTACAAATTTTCCCGAACGGATCATTTCAACGTGGTTCTTGTGAATATGTTTCTTTGCTGTTCCAACATGTTTCCCACGATGATATTTAGTGACTGATTTTGTTGCCCTGCCATTCTTGATACTTACTTTACGCACTATTTTTTTGCCACCTTTTTGGGTCACTTCCGTATTTTCATAACTAAATTTGTCCATTTTTATAATATATTATTTTATATTTTATATTTTTATAAATTACTCTATATTTACATAGTTTGGAAAATCTCTTTCAATTAAAACATGGTACGAGTATTACTACTTCTTTCCAAAATAAATTCTTCTATATACGGTAAAATTTTTTCACTATTTTCATCATTATGTCCCAATTTACTTTGCAAAACAGATAGCAATTCGTATTTGTTTGCATATAGATGATTTCGCAAATAATTGATAATTATTCTTTTTTGCTCGTCACTGAGATTTCCTTTGCACATTTTTCAATTTATTGCATATTGTATTTTATAAAAAATTCAATTCAATTTTTTTATAAATTTAAGACAACAAAAATACAAACTATAATATTTTAATATTATTATAATTTATATTGTAAGAATGAATTCTACTATTGTGCACTTATTTCACATAATAATCGTTGGAGGATTATTTTTGTATGTTGGTATTAAACAAAAAAATATGCCATTATTCATGTATAATGTAATTTTAGGATTTGGTCTACTTATATTGTTATATCATGGATACAAAGGAATTTCTAAAATAATAAAAGGGAAAAATGCATGGGTCAATTTATTTCATATAATTATTGTAGCACCATTACTCATTTATACTGGAGTTAAAAAACAGGAAACTCCTAGATATTGTTATGAATTTATTTTTATGTTAGGATTTGCTGCCATAGGTTACCATGCATATTATATGTTTTTCTAACTTTACCTTTTAGAAAAAGGTAAAACCAACACATCAACCTTTTCCAAAGGTTAATTTGCTCAACTTTTTTAAAAAATTGCAGCTTTTGGCTCAAGACCACCTTTCAAAAAGTGGTACAAAACTTTGGCTCAACCTTTTCTAAAGGTTGTTTCTTTCTTCGAATAGTTCATGAACGCAATTACTGTGTTTGTATATTCATCGGAATAGTTGTTTTTATACAACTTTGCAATTTCGTGTTCAGGATGTAATGTTTCGCAAATTAAGTTGTTTACATTTACTGTTTCGTGATCTTCCATTAAAATATTATATAATATTTCATCATTGTAGTCAATTTTTTTAACATTTTCATAATAATCCAAGTATTTGTATGCTTGTATCATTTTACCATGTTCATTTTGTATTTTATGGTATTTACTGACAATGGTTCTTGTGCTTGGGATGTTTTTTCCCAATGCATCTTTTTCAAAACAAATTAAAAAGTTGTCTTGTGTAACACTTTTGGTAATAGTAATAATCTTTTTATTATTAATGGTATGTACAAAAGGATTGATTTTTTGTATTGCTATAATTCCTTGGTCCGTTTTAATAGGACTATGCTTAACAAAACAAATATCGGCAATTGGGATGGGTAAATTCTGATCTGCTAATATTTCTGATAGGGTATTATTGGGAGGATAAATGTATATTGAACTATTTGCAGGATAAGAGTTTTTTAAAGATTCGTGTATGTATATACTACCTGTTCTTGTTACAGTAGCTAACTCATAAATTCCTGGTGGGTATGTGTTACTTATAAAAACTATGTCTCCTGAATTAGTATTAGAAGGAGCATTAGCGTTTAGCACGCTTGTTCCAGCCATAGCAGGGGTTATAAGTGTCGTCGCTCCTTTGGATTTTGGTGTTGTTGGTAGTGGTAGTGTTATTGGAGGTGATGGAGAAGAATAATTTGACATCATGCCAGCTGAATTTATTGCTGCAACTGCAAAACTGTATGATAATCCGCTAGTTAATCCAGTGACCGTAATAGGCGATGATAACCCACTGTTAAAGTCTAGTACTTGGTAACTGGTTGCTCCCGACGAAGTATCAAATGATACACTTGCTGAACTACTTGTTAGTGCTGTCGCCATTACATTAGTTGGTGGTGATGGTACAGAACCTCCTGACATATATATATATATATATAATTATTTAAAAAAATTATATAATTTTCCTAAATGAGTTTTTAAACGCACATCCACCTTTTCAACCTTTGGGAAAGGTTGAAAAGGTGGATGCTATGGACAAAACGGATGATCACTTTCTTTCTCTGTATGATAAAAGTATTTTTCCATATTTATACTTTCATACAATAAAACATCGCGCTGTTTTTTATTATTATACACAAATCGTTTACCCAAGTGTTTTGCAGGAATTTTCAAAAATTTTTGTGAAACACCAAATGATTTTGGGCTCAACATATTTTTATGATCCCATTCATATATTATAGTATCCATTTTCGTCATATAAATTGTATTTTTGTATAAATTATTTCCATATAGTATACCATTTTTACGAATTAAACATATATTACAACGTCCATTTTCACATAACCATAAAATATCAGTTTCACTATCATTGTGATTATTTAAAATTTCATAAGTCAAATCCACACTGTTATTATTTAAAAATTTGCAAGTATCATGTATGAATAAAAACCAAGTATCTTGAGAAACTACATTTTTTTCTAATAACATATTTACTCCAACCCAGTTACCATAATCAGATAAATTGTTTACTATATAAACTTCAATATGACCATCTTCAAAAACTTTATAACCATTTTCTTCTTCGTCTTGATATACCAATATATATTTACTTTTCCAGGCATCAGGTAATGACTTTAGCAACATATCTAAAGCAATTTTGTATTTTCGTATTGTAGTTATAGAAACGTAAAAGTTCATGTCTATATTATAATACAAAAATAATTATTAGTTTTAAATAAACGAATAATATAAAAATAATTTACTATAACATTTATATATTTACTACAAAAATGGATGTAAACAAATTATTAAAAGCATTAGACGATGAAACAAATGAAACTTTACTAAATTTTACATCTAAAAAAATTATCGAAATGAATTTACAAATTATAAATGAATTGCAACTTGAACGCAAACATTCTTTAGAAATTATGAAAAAAATAAAAGGTTATAGATACGTGGATGAACTGCAAGATTTAAAGTATGGTACTTACATACGATGGATCCCTATTCAAGATCCTGACAATATCTATATAACCAAAGGGGCGTTGTTTTGTGAAACGAAAATAAAAGATGATGGTGTGTATCTTATTTGCAAAAATTTTGGTTTTGCAAATAAATGTTTCCAAATCAAATTGGATGAAAATTTGGTATTTCAAAAATTAACAGATCAAGAAATAGTATTGCTTTCTGCGCTGGATCATTTATCAAAGTAAAAACAACTCTTCAACCTTTTTTAAAGGTTGAGCCAAAGTTTTGCGCAACTTTTAAAAAAAGTTGCTTACCACGACCCAAATGCTCCACCTCCTAACACCGAGTTCGCAGCCATTGGTTCTAAATATCCTTCAGGCATTCCTGGAGTTGCTGCACCTGGCATTGGTGTATTATCTTGTTGATACATGTTATTATAATTAGGAAGTTGCTGAGCACTTTGCGAGTATTGATTTGTGTTGGACATATCACTTGGTAGTTGACTTATTGACGTACTTCCGCCATATAAAGCTTGGTTCATTGCGCCTTGATTGCCTGTGATTGGCATAGCCCCAGTCATTGACATGTTTTGACCTGAAATAGGCTGCGAAACTTTCACATTTCCCTTTCCTTTTCCATTGCCTTTTTTATTTGGATTTGTTTTACCTTCCCATAATTCCGTTAACCTATCTACTAAAATACTTACTTTCTCTCCTAACTTTGTTTGTAAACTTAATGTAATCATTAAAATTGCTAAAATTATAAAAATGATACTAAATTCAGGATATTCCATCCCACTATAAGTAGGAACATAAGTTATTATGCGATGAATTAATAATAAACCAAGGAACATGATAATGATTTGTACTAAAACTTCTGCTATTATTTCTAAACTACCCTTTTTCTCATCTGCTTCTGGAACATATTTTTGCATTAATTTATTTAAAATAATTACAGGTATTAGTGCAATAAAAGTATATTGTATTATATTTAAAACGTCAGATTTAGAATCATTGTCAAAATTAAAAACATGCTTAAAAAATCCCTTTTTTGAATTATCTGAACTATCCATATGATTTATAAAAAGAAATTAAATAATTTAAAAACTAATTAAAACCTAATTATCAATATTTTGTAAATGGATCAAGAAAACAATGAAGAGAAACAACATGAAGAACAACAATACTTGGACTTGGTTAGAAGTATTTTAGTTAATGGTCACATCGAACAAGGAAGAAATGGTATCACAAAGAGTATTTTTGGAAGTTCAATGCGGTTTTCTCTAAAAAATGGTAAAGTTCCCATTTTAACAACTAAAAAAGTTGCATGGAAAACTTGTTTGAAAGAATTGTTATGGTTTATTCGAGGTGAAACTGATAATAAAATTTTGCAAAAACAAGGTGTACATATTTGGGACGGTAATGCTTCTAAAGACTTTGTGTCTCAAGTAGGTCTAGTTCACTATCCTGAAGGTATAATGGGTCCAATTTATGGGTATCAATGGAGGCATTTCAATGCACCATATGATGTGCGAAACGGAGTAGTGTTGGATGAAAATAACCCTGGTGTAGATCAGTTACAATACATCATTGATCAATTAAAAAATCCTGATACACGAAATAGTAGACGTCTCATTATGACAGCGTGGAACCCTTGTCAATTAAATAAAATGGTACTACCACCTTGTCATATCATGTGTCAATTTAATGTTCATGATGGTAACAAACTTTCTTGCGCAATGTTTCAACGGTCTGTAGATGTACCTATTGGGTCACCGTTTAATATTGCTTCCTATTGTTTTTTGACACATCTTTTAGCGAAACATTGTGATTTGGAGCCCTGTGAGTTTATTTATTTTATGGGAAATTGTCACATTTATCAAGAACATTTGGAAATAATTAAAACACAAATATCACGGGTTCCGTTCCCATTTCCTACTTTAGAAATTGTAAACAAGAGAGAAAATATTAATGATTATGTTGTTGACGATTTTAAACTGATTGATTATCAATGTCATGAAACAATTAAAATGAATATGATTTCATAGTTAACAATATATTTTTTTATTTACTTACTATATATGAGAAAATCCTATAAAAAGAGAAAAGGAGGATATATGCCACCAGAACCAGCACGTAATGATGACGATGATGATAATGTACCTACTATGCAAGAACTAAATAATAGATTTAATAGATTACAGTACCCAGAAAATAATGATAGAGTTGTCGCAAATAGAAATACAGAGAGAGATGATTATGGGCAACAAGTAGATCCGCGAATGGTCGGTCTTAATGCAGACCAATTGGATAGATATCATCAAGAAATGGAACGAAGAAATCTTGAGGCATATCAAGATAGACTACAACATGAAGGAAGACAAGGTCCATTTACAAGAATTGATGATGATGGTGATGATGACTATATAGAACCACGTGATGATGATGATGATGATGATGATTATATAGAACCATATGATGAAGAGGAGTTAGAACGTAGAATAGATGCATTTAATAATCGTGACGGAAACGTACAACAACAAGGTGGTAGAAAAAGAAGAAAAACCACTAGAAAGAGAAAAAGTTCTAAAAAAAGAAAAACTGTTAGAAAAAAAAGAGGAAGAAAAAGAAAAACAACAAAAAAGAGAAGTGGTTAAAATAAAAATGGTTGTATTAAAAATCTAATTTCTTTACTTAGTATATATGAGAAAAACTTACAAAAGAAGAAAAGGAGGAAGAAAAAGAAAAACAACCAAGAAGAGAACTGGTGGTGCTGGTTCTGATGATGAAGTAACTAATCCAATGTGGGAACAAGAGACCGTACAAAATCCAAGTTTTACTGAAGAAGATATAAATAAACTAATAAACGAAGCAAATAAAAAAATTCCTATTCTAATGAATGATAAATTATCTAGTAATTTAACATCTGAAGATATGAAAGAAATAAAAAACTTGATAACTGATCTTAACGCCGCAAAAACAGCTATTGAAACAGGTACACTAATATTGAATGATAAAGACAAAAATAGGCTTAAAGGAACCTTGGGATACCTGACAGCATGGTATAGTTGGCGAATGAATCCTGTAGTTCGTTGGCGAGAGGGAGGAAGAAAAACTAGAAAACTTTATAAAAAAAAAAACTAAATTATTTAGTAAATGCGTAAGTAATTTAGAAACAAATTGTATAATCAATATATTAAATGAGCAGTAGTTCTAGATCAATTGCAGCAGCTAGACAAAAACGCGCTGGAGAACAATCACAACAACCAATGAATAATAGTAGACCAATTACATCCATATCATCATCCTCATCATTTGCGCAACAGTATCAACAACCAAGAGGTGGACAAAATATACAAATTGCAGGTAAAAATCCAAGAATAGCCCAGTCACAAGCACAGCCACAAGGAAGAGGTCAGCAACAGCAACAACAACAACAACAACCGACAAAAATTAGTGTATCAAATGCAGTTGGATTAATTACCTTAAGACTGGGTAAGTTAGAACAATACATTAATGATATGCATTTTGAAGGGGGAAATGTGAACTTAAATAGTAATGGTGATATACCACCCAACATGAAGTTAGTTTCTGATGAAGTTTTCGAAAATATAGTAAATCGTATTAATTTATTAGAAAGTAAATTGTTAAGTTCCAAAAATACAGAAAATAATATAGAAAAATTAAACAAAGAAATGTCAGAAATGAAAGGAGTTGTGGCAAACATGCATAGTTCTTTATTCAATTTTATCAATGAAACAAATGAAAAATTTACTGATATTGAAACTGCTTTAGCTTTAATTGAAGAAAATGCACAAATCAATATTGAAGAACCAAATGAAAATGACTTGCATTCTGATAATATTGATATTGATATTGATGCAACTGGAACTGATAATGTTGTTTTAGAATACAATGAAAGTGTTGAAACTGTTGAAGTTAGTGAAACCAACGAAACCAACGAAAACAGTGAAACTAAATATTAAATTATGATTAATTTATTGAAATATTTTCTTTAAATTAATTAATATATATATATATATATATGGCACCTTTGACTTTATCTGGGGGTACAATGACAATAACAAGTCAAAGTGAAAGTACATTGAATTATTCTTATGTTGACAGTAGTTCTAATTCAAGTACTGGTACGATTGATATGACACAATCAATAACGATAAATAACCCATCAACTTATAGTACGTTGACAATACAATTTGGGTGTAATATCACCATAAGCAACTCAGCATTTTATTTTATTATTTCACCTAACATAATAGTAAATGGTGGTAGTTCTAGTGGGTTTTCTGTTACTTTTAGTAATGTCCAAAACTATATAGGTTTAATACAATGTAACGAAACCCTAGTTCCTTATACTTTTTCAACAGTTTCTGTTGTAATATCTATTGAGTATATTACAGTTACAGATGCTAATATTAAAGACAGTAGTATTCCAGTGTCAACTCTATCAAAAAATGCAGGTTGGATATGCGGCAGTCATTTTGGAGATTATATAAGTTCGGAAAATATCAATGGTCCTGCTATATACACACCATATGTTGGTTATTGTAATAATAGTTGTACAGTTAATGGTGAATATTGTGGTGGAATTATTGGGGCTTACTATGGTGGTTATGAAATTAGTGACTATAGTATAATGGCATGTCAAAATTTTGGTAATATTACAGGAAGACATGCAGGTGGAATTGTTGGTGGATATTACGGTAATAATGTTAATTATTCAGAATTAAGTTGTTGTGCAAATAGTGGTAATGTTATAGGAAATTATGCAGGTGGAATTATTGGTGGTAATTGTAACCTATCAAGTCTTTCCAGTTATGTAGTGACCTGTGCCAACACTGGTCAAGTTACTGGAGAAAATGCATATGGAATTTATGGATATAATATTAATAATGATACTACTTTTGCTACTAAACAAAATTGTTATACTTTATATGGTGGTATAAATCAAAACATATCACAATCTTCTGGAGCAACTAGTGGTAATTTATATGTGGCAAATGGTACATGGTCAACAAGTGATGTAATAAATAATCAATATTTAGAAATTACTAATGACTATAATAATGCAAATACTAATTATTGGGTTTATTCTCCAGCTGGTAATAATAAACCATTCTTAGTTGCAGCTTTGTATCCTAATAATACAAATTATGTGACAACCACAGTACCTAGTGATGTACCAAAATACAAAACAAGGACGGAACTTGCAAGACCTGCCGTGGTTGGAACAAAAAGACTAGACACTGTTTCTACTAATAATGTTTTTAAAGGAGATCTACTTTTAATAACAGACGGTACAACTTTTGATTTAACTACTGTATCAGGAAGAGGTAGTATATTTATTTCGGAACCTTTAACCCACTCGTATATTGCTGGTACTCCTGTATATATTTATCCTCCCAATACTACCATATCAGAAATATTAGCAGAACAGAACTTACCAACACCAACACCAACACCAACACCAACACCAACACCCATCCCAATTGCTGACATTTGTTTTCTAAAAAATACACCCATTGAAACGGACCAAGGAATTGTAGCAATACAAAAAATCAATCCTTTTGTACATACCATTAACAATAAAAAGATTATTACTATTACTAAAAGTGTTACACAAGACAACTTTTTAATTTGTTTTGAAAAACATGCATTGGGTGAAAACATTCCAAGCACAAGAACCATTGTCAGTAAATATCATAAAATACAAAATGAACATGGTAAAATGATACAAGCATACAAATACTTGGATTATTATGAAAATGTAAAAAAAATCAAATACGATGGAGAGTTATTATATAACATTTTAATGGAGGACCACGAAAAATTAAATGTGAACAATCTTGTTTGCGAAACATTACATCCTGACCACGAAATTGCAAAGTTGTATAAAAACAACTATTCCGATGAATATACAAACACAGTAGTGATGTTTATGAATTATTCGAAGAAAGTTAAAGACATAGACCTAAGAATATAGTCAAGATAAAAGTAAAGCTTCTTTACACCATTTCTCATTTAAAACGCCCATTAATTTAATAAAGTATTTGGATATAAAGATATTTTAGTATAAAGATAGTATAATGAATTTAGAAAATGAAATTGTATATGTTAAAAATAAAGAATATATTTATGTTCTAACAAATAATGACGATAATAATAACGAATTAGATTTATCTATATTTGAAATAGAAGAATGGACGCATTTGACAAAAATTAGTAAAGTATTTGAACATTCGGTAGTTAATTTAGATGTAGAAATATCGTTAAGACCTTATATAAATGTTAGCAAAGATATTAAAAAGGCGGTGTATTATTTATATTACTCTCCATTCTGTCACTGGAAAGGTTTTAATGATTTAGAATATGAAATACTAGAAATAAACGATATTTATAAAGTAGTATTTAATTTTGTTAGAGAAGATAAAAAAATAACTATAAATAAATTTAGAAGATGGATTACAGACAACTATACAAATATTCAAACGCATTATGATAATTTATTAAATAATAAAATAGATTTGTTTATTCCGTTTAGTTAGATGGGCGTTTTAAATGAGAAATGGTGTAAAAATAAATAAATTTAAATTTTAAAAATATTAAAATTATATATTGTAATGAATTATAATTTTAATAATATATCCAACTTTAGTCAAAGTTTAAACATGAAAATAAATGAACATAAGTTACAAGAGCTTCTACATAATTTTTGTAGTGTTAAAACAAACAATGAAATCGTAATTAACTATAAATATTTTAAAATTATAAACACATTTATTGATAAAAATAATATATTAAGTTATTTAATTTTTATTGTAGAAAATGTTTTGAAAAATTATAATACTTTTATTGTTCATGTCAATATTGAAAAACTAACATTACTAGAAATTGATAAAAATAGAGACTTTGTTCAAAATATGTCCAATGTATTAAAGGATAGATTTCCAGATAAGTTAGAAGTATGTTTCATTTATGAAGGTTCATTTATTTTTAAACAAATTTATAACTTATTAGCTTTATTTGTTGATAAAAAAACCCTTAAGAAAATTAAGTTTAATGATTGAAAAAAGAATTCATGAATAAAAAATAATAAAAATTATTCATATATTCTTTCTTCGTTTTAATAGTTAAAAATTATTTTCGTTACATAGTAATGAAAATAATTTTAAGTTTTTTTATTTTTTGTGTTGTTCTATTTGTGTATTTACATATTCAATTTCATTTGAAAAAAAGTAATGACTTAGAAGTATATGAGTTAGATGATGCATCCAAAGACAAATTAGAAGAAGTTTGTGATTTAAGACAACCTGTATTATTTGATTTTGATGATGAAAAAATAATAGAAACAACTAGTAAAAAATTTATACTAGAAAATTATCCATCTTTTGAAGTAAAAATTAGAAACATAAATGACAATGATAGAAATAGTGAATTGTATGTACCTCTTCCATTAGATGCCTCTAGAAAATTATTTGATGAAGATAAGAGCTCTTGTTATTTTTCAGAAAACAATAGTGACTTTCTAAATGAAACTGGTGTTGTCAAAAATTTCAAATATAATGATATGTTTTTGAGACCATACATGGTTTCAAATATGAATTATGACATAATGTTGTCCAGTAAAAATACAGTTACTCCTTTTAGGTATGAAACGAATTATCGAAATTATTTTTTATGTACACAAGGGTCTGTAGAAATTAAAATGTCGCCTCCGCAAAGTGTAAAATATTTGTATCCTGAATATGATTATGAAAATTTTGAGTTTAGGTCTCCTGTTAATCCTTGGAATGTTCAATCCAAATACAATGCTGACTTTAGTAAAATAAAATGTTTAGAAGTATCATTAACAAAAGGCAAAATTATTTATATTCCTGCGTATTGGTGGTATAGTATTAAATTCAGTAATGATACCAGTATTTCCTGTTTTAGATATAGAACTTATTTTAATAATTTAGCAATAGTGCCCTATATTTTTATGCATATACTGCAAATACAAAATGTTAAAAGAGAAGTTACTAATAAAATATCAATAGAAACATTGAAAAACAGTAACAATGGTGAAAATAATGGTGAAAATAATGGTGAAAAGGAAAATAATGATCAAAGTGAAGATAACAGCAAAAATGAAAATATTGATAGTACAACAAATATAAATAATTTAGCTGTTTTATAAAATATAATATTTGTAATTTATATAAAATGGCTAAATCTAGAAGTAGAAAATCAATGTTTTCTTTTTTGAATATTTTTGGTAAAACTAAAAAAAGAGGTATGCGTAGAAGTCGTAGAAGTCGTAGACATAGAAAATCCAGAAAACATATGAGAGGTGGTTGAGGCGGTGCTCCAATGCCTTTACCAACGCAAATAAATAATATGAACTAACAAGATTTGCAATGGTTACAATAAAACAGTTATTTGAATGACGATTTTAATGTATCCATTTTAATCAGATAAAGTAACAAAAAAAATATTATTTTATAAAAATAATATTTTTCTACTTAAAATTACTATGTTTCGGTACAATTTTTCAATTTATTAAAACATTCTTTATCATAACAAATTATTTTGTTAATTTTACTTCTACAATATGGACAGTTTTCATGTGTTTTTTTTATTAAATTTTCTGTACATTCTATACAAAATTCATGATGACATTCTAGTTTGGCAAACAGGTTTTTTTTCGTTGAATTATAGCAAATTGCACATTCCATTTCGGGTTCTAATGGTTTGTCTGTGTTACTAGTATCATACAGAACATCTAAAACAATATTATAAACAACCGTATTTTTATTTAAATCATCTAAATCTATTTCATTGATTCTATTATTTTCATTGTTTGCCATATAGTTTAAAAGTATTCCATCTATTATACTACTTACTCTAATTGGTGTTTCTTCGTTAAAAGGAATATAGTTGTATTCATGTAAACATAGTGTCATATAATCAATCTCAAATAAATGCATAATTATTTTATTGATAGTTACTTGTAATGATGACCTTAATCTTGCATGACAAAAACGACATGCTAATGATTTTATTAGTTTAGTATTACTATCATGTTGACTACAAAAGTTATATAAATATCTTTCTACAGTTTGAATGGATAATATTCTATTTCCGTTATTTATGACCAAAGTTTCGTTTTTTAAATGAGTTAAATATTCCATAAACATTATTAAACCTTCATTATTACAAGATGTGATAATATGCCCTTCACAATTACAAAATGAACATTTTCGTGTAATACTTCTTACACGGTTTATAAAACTTGTACTTTGATTTACTTCTGGTACAACGTATATTTCACTCGACATGGTTTAAGTTTAATAAAAATTATTGTTTGATTTTAGTTGTATTTGTATTTAAGTATCAATTTTTTTATATAATATATAATTACTAGTTAAAGATTATGTACTATACTATATAGTAAAAACATCATAAAATGGTAACATATAAATTTGTTTTAGAAAATCGACAATACTTACATTGGAAAATTTATGATTCAAATAATTTTGAAAAAAAAGAGTTACAATTAAATCCAATTGAAAATAAATTATTTTCAAATGATGTATTTACATTTGAAAAAAATAAAGTAAACATACTACATTCTTCAATACGTGCTGCTCCAACTATTACCGGAGTGTTAATCATAGCTGGTAATAAAACATATGGTAGAAAAAATGGTAAATTATTATATAAATGTGTACCAGATGATATAAGAATACCTGCTTTTCTAATTCCTTATGAAATAAAACAATTGGGTTTCGTAAAAGTTTTTACCAACTTATATGTTACATTTTCTTTTAATGAATGGAACGATAAACATCCGCATGGTAAATTAAGCAGTGTAATTGGACCTGTAGATGTACTGGACAATTTTTATGAATATCAACTTTATTGTAAAAGCTTGAATGTTTCATTACAAAAATTTCAAAAAGATACATCAAAAACAATACAAAACAAAGCTCAGCAAGTTTTTATAGAAAATATTAAAGAAAAATACAAAAATATTGAGGATAGAACTAATCAAAAAACATGGCATGTATTTTCTATTGATCCAGATGGTTGTTTGGACTTTGATGATGCATTCAGTGTTAGGAAAAACGGTGATAATGGATACACAATAAGTGTTTACATAGCAAATGTAACCTTGTGGATTGATGCATTGAATTTATGGGGTTCTTTTTCAAAAAGAGTATCGACAATTTATTTACCTGATAAAAGACGTCCAATGATACCTACAATTTTATCAGAAGGATTATGTAGTTTGCAAGAAAATGTTACTAGAATAGCATTGACAATGGATTTACATATTGTTGATAATGAAATTGTTGATGTTAACTTTTGTAATAGTTTTATTAAAGTATGTAAAAATTATGTTTATGAAGAAACAAAGTTATTACAAGATGAACATTATCATGAACTATTGAATGTTGTACAAAATTTATCCAAAAAAATCAAATATATTACAACCATAAAAGACAGTCATGATGTAGTTACTTATTTAATGATATTAATGAATTATCAATGCGCAATAGTATTATTAAAACATAATACTGGAATTTTTCGTTCTGCAATTTGTAAGGTGGTTCCTAATAACAACGATAGTTTATCATTATCTCATTTACCAAATGAAGTAATTACTTTTGTTAAACTATGGAATAGTACATCGGCTCAATATATAAATGGTTCTGAATTATCTAATGAGCAGTCAATAAGACATGATATTCTTGATATGGAAGCTTATATTCATATTACAAGTCCTATAAGACGTCTAGTCGATTTATTAAACATGGTTCAACTTCAAAAAGTATTACACATGGTAGAATTATCAGAAAGTGTAAATGAATTTTATGATAAATGGTTAAATGATTTGGAATATATTAATACTACTATGAGATCTATTAGAAAAATACAAATAGATTGTTCATTATTGGATTTATGTAATAATAAACCTGAATTATTAAATAAAGATTATGATGGTTACATTTTTGATAAAATAATAAGACATGATGGATTGTATCAATATATTGTCTTTTTACCTGAACTAAAAATGAACTCACGAATTACTATAAGAGAGAATATGGAAAACTACGATCTAAGAAAATTTCAGTTGTATTTATTTAATAATGAAGAAAAATTTAAAAAGAAAATACGTTTGCAGCTTATATGATAAGTATAATTATATTATACATCTTATCATTTACACCTTTTCTCAATTAAAATGTCCATATAAAAAAAAATTGATTTATTATAAATATAATTTATAATAATTATAAAATCAATTAATAAGTTAACTAATTATGTTACGTCGTAGTAAAAGAATTAATAATGATTATACTTGTAAGAAAATTGAATATCTTACAAATGAGCTTAAAATTTTTAAAAATAAAACAAAACAAGAACGTATAAAAATTTTAAATCAATATTATATTTTCACTTATTTAAATTTTTATGGATTACGCCATTATATACATAATACAACAAAAGGAAAAGAGAATTCATTTATTATTCATATCAAAGCTTTAGAAGAAAAAGGATTTATATTTTTGAATGAAATTAGAGAACCAGATTTTGGACATTTTAAATTAGTAAAAGCACTTAAACAAAATATTGTAAAAACATGTAAAAAAATAAGAAAATATGTTGATACATATAATTACGATAAAAAAGAAACTTACATTTTGTTATCGTGTAGAATTGGATTTGATTTAATGAAACATATTAAATCTTACTTGTAAATCTTATTTGTAAAATTTACACTACATAATGTTTTGGCGTTTTAAATGAGAAATGTGTAAATGACAAGGAAGATGTGTAATATAATTATAGTGAAAAAACAATAAAAAAAATTACTACTACTATCAAAACAATCATTGCTAAACGGCACGCGTTTCTTTTCTCTCTATCTGTTTCTTCTGTATGATGTAAAATTTGCTCGCTAAATGGTGTGTTATTCATTAATACTATATAACTATTTTGTTAATTATTTTTATACTGTTTTGTAATATTATGTATTCGATTTATCTATTATTACATTTTTTGCAATTTTCTTTATTATTTTTGTGTCTTTTTCATAGTCGTCATCACCTTTACCTCCCATTGACTCATAAACTATTTTATTATATTGACTATTTTTTTTGGAGTCATATTCTTCACAATCAGGATATTTCTCTCGAAACTCTTTCAACATACAAATATTTTTATGTGCAATCATTCGAATAGCTTTTCGCAATTTCTTATTATTTTCATCTTCTTTTTCCCATGTATTTTCATCTTTTACATACATAACTTCTCGTTTTTGATCCGCACAATGAACTGGGCGCTTATTCACATCCAAGGCTTTCAGGTTTTTAATGATTATATTGGATATCCCTTCAATATAACCTACTTTTCCTACATTTTCTAAATCAGATACTTGCAACTTAACAGATTCAACAAAGTCACTAATATTCATTGCATCTTTACAAGTCTCATTTAAGAAAAATTGTAAATTAAAAGTTTTGTTGTTACTATTATTCATAATATTGGTTGAGTTGTTATTACCAACTTTGTCTTTCATAAAATCAAACATTTGTTTTTGCATTTCTAAAAACATTTCTTTTTGAAATTCTTGATTTTTTTGTACAAGATCCAATACTACATTCGTGTCAAAGTTGATTGCGTTTGTACTTTCATTTTCTAAATAGCTAGTATTTATAATATTGCTATTATTTAATTTATGCAATATACATTTTTTTTTATGATTGAATAAGCTCTGACGATGTTTATAGACATTCCCACATTCACAAATATTTGTAAGATTTTCTAAAGTTTGGGGTTTTTTGGGGTTTTTTGGGGTTTTTTGTAAGTCGTTTGTAAGTATTTTATGTTTTTGGGTTGAGTTATGCCTGTCAAAATCTTTTTTGTTACATGTAAAGAAGTCACAAATTATGCATTCGAATTTTTGGGGTTTTTTTGGGGTAAAATTGTAAGTCATTTTGTAAGTATAATATACTTACATAAAAAAAACCCCTAAATCTTTCGTAAAAGTTTTTAAAATTTTATCGTAACAAAATGTAAATTATTTTTTTTGAGCCCTTATGCTAATTTTCAATTATGGTCACAACGATAACTTTTTCCCAAGACTTTTTCGGGTTTTTCAAAAATGGACAAAAAAAATGTCCAAAATCGAAAACCAAAAATACTTTTGGGTTAACTTTTTCGTTAATAATATAATAAATTCCCAAAACAACTTAAAGACCGCGTCAATCATATCCTTGTTTTCCACACATGTTCTAAATTATTTTTGCATGATATACAGTTTACGAAATAGTACAGCTACTTCCTCCTGAACCACCACTACTACCTGACCCATCACTTGAAGCTGAATTACTTGCACCACTGACAACAAACTTTTCCATTACTTTATTTTGAAAATACAAAGAACTTAATAATATAATTAAAATTAAAACTAACATAAACAAAAGATTTTTCTTGTTGTTTTCCATTATACTATTTAATTATAAAAAAATTGTATTTGTTATTTTTATAAAATTAAAAGATGTCAATATAAGAAACAAATGAATTTATATTATTTATTAAGTTGTTTGCTAGGAGTATTTATTAAAATATATGATGACTTTAATGACTTAAAAATAAAAAAATGTTCTATGGTTTTGGAAATTTCTAAAATAATAATAATAATATGCTCTTTTTTATTAATTCAAAAAAGTTATATTTTGAGTATTATTATTTTTATTTCGTTACTAGTATCTAAGTATTGCAAAAAATTTGATAATCATTTTTGGTATGCATATACTTACTTTATAGGATTTTTATGCATTGCGTTTTACCAAAAGTTTATGACAATTTTTAGTTATTTTTCATACAAGCTAATATTATTTGTATTATTTATACCTGTATGTATTTACTTTGAAGAAATAACTTATGTTGAAGAAATTAGTAAAAATAAAATGCTTTCAAGAAGTTATAGTATAGTTATAAATTCTGTAATTATACTACTATTGGAATATTATGATTTTATTGAAAAAAATAACTTGTATTTTTTTACGTATTTAATTTTATTTATTAATAGTTATTTTATGACGAATATTATTATTCAATTACTTTTTGTACATAGTAAAACTAGTAAAATCGTAATAAAAAAAAAATTAAAACAGAAAAGAATAAAAACTACAACCAAAAATCGCAAAAAAAAATAAAAATATATAATAGTAACAATGAAAGAAATAACACTTTCAGAATTTAAACAGTTAAAGAAAAGAGGTCCATATTCACCACAAAATTTGACACCTGGATCTTGGTACTATATTTATGATAATAGAAAAACATATAACCCAGTTTATATTGGTAAATATGTTGAACCTGTTACGTATTTTAATGAAAATTCTATAATGTATAATTATAAATTTACAAATGTTTCTTATTTAGTGAAACCTTCAAACATTCGTAATGAGCCTAGGGAAGTGTTTGGGAGTGTAGAAAAATATTATGAAGTTATTGATAAACCTACTAAGCTAGATATTAAAAATAAAAAAACAACTTTAAAAGAATTGCATTATTTTTTAAAAGAAAAAAAAGCAGATCCACATAATAGTCCACAAAATATATCATTTTTTGGTAAAGATTATAGGAAGTCTTTGAAAGTTAACGATGACTTACAGTCAAATTTTTTAGATCCATCAAGAAGAACTTTAAACCTTAAAAATTTATCTTCATCATTTTCATCGTCATCATCAAGAAGAAGTTCAACACCTAAGAAATCTTCTTCTTCATCATCAAGAAGAAGTTCAACGCCTAGAAGATCATCCTCGTCATCATCAAGAAGAAGTTCAACGCCTAGAAGATCATCATCGTCGTCTTCATCAAGAAGAAGATACAGGTAACATTCATAATGCTTACTATTAAATATAAAAATTGAAATAATTTAAACACAAATAGATACTTATAATATACGTAATAAAAATGGTCAAAGTTTGCAGTTTAACATTTTATCCTAAAGAAAATGAATTAAAGTATCAAAATTATTTTGAAAAGTATGAATATCCTTTGCATATTTTTCAAAAATTTGCGATTGAAGCTATTATAGAAGGGCAGCATGTCTTGGTTACAGCGCCAACTGGTAGCGGAAAAACTTTACCAGGTGATTTCTCTATTGATTATTTTCATTCAAAAGGGAAAAAGGTGATTTATACTACACCAATAAAAGCATTAAGTAATCAGAAATTTTATGATTTTACAAATAAATATAAAAATATTAGTATTGGTTTAATAACTGGTGATATAAAGACAAATCCTGATGCAGATGTTTTGATCATGACAACTGAAATTTTATTGAATAAATTATTTCAAATCAAAAGTGCTGCGCTTGTACCAAGTTCTAGTGTTTCTTTTGATATGGATATTGAAAATGAACTAGGTTGTGTAGTATTTGATGAAATACATATGATAAATGATGAATCAAGAGGGCATGTTTGGGAACAAAGTATTATGATGCTTCCTAAACATGTACAAATAATAGGTTTATCTGCAACATTAGATAATCCTGAAAAATTCGCACTTTGGCTTGAAAATAAAGGTGAATATAGTGAAACACCTGAAAAAGTAGTTTACTTAGCATCAAAACTGACAAGAGCTGTTCCATTGACACATTATGGATTTATTACTACAACCAGTGGCATTTTTAAGGCTATAAAGGATAAGTCAGTTCAAGAAGAAATAAAATCGTTTATAAACAAACCTTTTGTTTTACAAAATGCAAAAGGTGAATTTAATGATCAAGAATATCATAAAATGAATAAAATGTTGAACTTGTTTGAGAGAAACAATATTAGAAATAAACGTCAACACGTTTTGAACCAAGTTACAAAACATTTGGTAGAAAATGAAATGTTGCCTGCATTGTGCTATGTATTTTCACGAAAACAATTGGAAGTATGTGCAAACGAAATAACAACCAATTTATTGGAATTTGATAATAAAACGCCTTATATAATTGATAGGGAATGTGAACATATTATACGTAAATTACCAAATTATCAAGAATATTTAAATCTTCCAGAGTATGTTAATATGGTTACGTTATTACGTAAAGGGATTGCAATACATCATAGTGGTGTTACACCTGTTTTGAGAGAAATGGTTGAACTACTTTTTGTTAAGGGTTTTATTAAATTATTATTTTGTACGGAAACGATGAGTGTTGGTATTAATATGCCAGTAAAAACAACCATTTTTACAGATGTTTGCAAGTTTGATGGAGAAAACAACAGAATGCTTTATTCGCATGAATACACGCAAGCAGCTGGTAGAGCGGGTAGATTAGGGTTGGATACTGTTGGACATGTTATTCATTTGAATAACCTTTTTAGAAATATCGATACAATGACAAGTTATAAAAATATGATGAATGGAAAACCACCTGTGCTAAAATCTAAATTCAAAATTTCATATAATCTTCTTTTGAATTTAATAGAAATAGGAAATAATAATTTTATTCAATTTGCTAGGAAAAGTATGGTAAAAGATGATTTAGATAATGAATTGAAAGAAATTTATGATGATATTTGTAAAGAAAATTATGAAATAGAAATGTTTGAAACAACATTTCAAACATTGCGAACTCCTATAAAAGTAATAAATGAGTATTTAGAATTACAAAATACTAGAAACGTCGTTGTAAATAAAAAACGCAAAGAAATTGAAAGACAAATAGAAGAAATACAAGATAATTATGTGAATATAGAATTTGATAAAGTAAAAGTTGAAAAATATAATTCAAAATTGAAAAAAATAGATAATTTACAAGAAGAATACAATTATGTTGAAAAATATATTGATAATAATGTAGAAACAATTGTTCATTTGTTACGTGACGAAGGTTTTATTGAAATGGATAAAACAAATAACAATCAACTATCTTTGACTTTAAAAGGTAGTATTGCTAGTAATTTAAGAGAGACACATTGTTTGGTGTTTTCTCAGCTTTTTCAAGAAAATATATTTGATACTTTATCAAGTATTCAGTTAGTATCATTGTTTAGTTGTTTAACAAACATTGTGGTCAAAGATGAAATGAAAAATTATGTACCTAGGATAGATGATGTTTCTTTTAAAAACATTATCTTTAAAGTCAAAAATATGTACAATGATTATATTACAAAAGAGACCAATTTAAGTATTAATTCTGGTATTGAATACACATTTCACTATGATTTATTGAATTATGTAGATAAATGGTGTTATTGTGAAAATGTGGAAGAATGTAAACAACTGTTACAAAAATTAGCAGAAGAAAAAGAAATATTTTTGGGTGAATTTGTAAAGGCTTTATTGAAAATAAATAATATTTGTAGTGAATTAGAAAAAATAGCTGAAATGATTGGAAATATAAGTCTTTTAAGTAAATTAAAAGAAATTCCTTTGCTGACATTAAAATATGTTGTTACAAATCAGTCATTATATGTATAAGATAATATATATCACTTTATTTTCTAGCATTACTAGAAAAACAGTGAAAAATAATAGAACATGAACAAATTTGAACATACATATTTATTTTATTTGATTTAACGTCAGGCTCAATCTCAACGTCGACTTTATTATCTCCACTAAGTACATTTACATCTTTATCTATGTTATTGTCACTTTCTTCTAGATCATTGCTAGTTTGATTTTCCATATATATATATACTATATGTGTATATTTTTATAATAATTATTTATAGAAATTAAAGCACGCAATTTACAAATTCTCTGTTTTTTCGTACAAAAAGTAGGAAATTCTTTACTACAAATTCTGTTTTTTATTAATTGTTCTATTGTATTCTCACCATTCATTATTTTGGAAGCACAATTATTACAAGGTATAAATCCTAATCCTTTGTGTACATATCTTTGAGTTCGTGTTCTTTTTGTATCAACAATAAAACTATCAATACAACATTTTGGATACCCATAAAATTCACCGAGTAATGCATAACGGCATCTGGTTTTTTTCTTAAATGTCATGGTTTGTTAATATTTAGCAAATACAACAAACATTGAATTTAATTTCAATTTTTTTATTTTTTCTTATTCAAAACTCCCTTTTTATAGAATAGAAAAAATAAGAAAAGATAAAAAATTGAAATGTTTTTAAAATATATATACACAATCATAAAAAGTATTTAGTAAATAAAATGCAAATCAAAGTATTAATTGATGAAATTAAAAATAAACAAATTCAGAAAATAGTAGATTATTATAATTCTAATAAACAACATCATGAAGAACCATTAGAAATTCTAAACAGATCTGAAGGCGGTTTCAAAATACAGATTTCGTATATGAAAAACCAAATGTGTAATGAAAATGACAAAATAAAACAACTGCGATGGCATAAAAAATATTTGACACCAAAAACATACATAGATTTTACATACAAAGAAAAAAAATTATTATTTGAAGCACTTGTGAATGTATTAGGAGTTAATAAAGTGTCACTCGAAGAATAGATAATGTATATTATATATTCATGAAAATTAATATAATGATATTTACAAATACTATAGTAACATGGATACCAATATAGGAAATAAATACAAATTAATAAAAAAAATTGGTAGTGGTACTTTTGGAACTATTTTTGAAGGGAAAAATGTAAGAACAAATGAAAAAGTAGCAGTTAAAATGGAGTTAATATCTGATAATGTAAAACTGTTAAAAAACGAAACAATAATTTATAAACTTTTGCATGGTATAAATGGAGTACCTACTGTAAAATGGTACGGTATAAATGATTTATATTATTTTATGGTAATTGACTTATTAGGTAATTCACTGCAAAAAATAATAGATGTTTCAAAGAAATTATCTTTGAAGTCTATTTTGCAAATAGGAGTTAACATAATAAGTATTTTAAAAAATGTGCATGAGCGAGGTATTATTCATAGAGATATAAAACCGGAAAATTTTTTATTGACAACAACAAATCCAAAAAAAATATATATAATTGATTTTGGTTTAAGTAAACCCTATATAATAAACGGTGAACACATTGATTACAAAAAAAAACTAAAATTTATGGGTACTCCTGATTTCGCAAGTATTAATGCACATAATTTTACAGAACAAAGTCGGAGGGATGACTTGGAGGCATTATCATATATGTTAATTTATTTTTATTTTGGAAGTTTAGAATGGATGAATATAAGTGATGATATATATTTTTTAAATAAAGAAGATGAAAATATGTATATTAAAAATAAAAAAGAATTACTATGTAAAAATGAAGATATTCCTTTAATATTAATGGAATATCATAAAAATACAAGGGATTTAGAGTTTAATGAAACACCAAAATATGAAAATTATATAGAATTATTTAAAAAAGAGTTAGATAAAATGAATGAGTATAAATAAATAAAAAAATGTGTCAATACAAATATATAGTAATGGGTTACGAAAAATCACAAGTATATATAGAAAGTATTTTTAATTTTTTAGAAGCAATTCATAACAAGGCTATTAAACTTAACGACAATAAGTTGTTACAAATAAGTATGTTAATATTTAATTATATTATTTCTTGTTGTTCTGAAAATAAAATATTATTTAAAAATTTAAAAAAAGACGGAAACTTTTCAATGCAACCAGTATATGAATATATTACTAACAATGATATTAAAATATTGGATTTGAATAATATTAAATTTGAAGAAATTGATGTAAAAAATCCTTTAGATATTGAGCGATTTGTATTATCTCATATTTATTATATTTATGAAAATAATTAATATATTTATATAAACAGTTATAAAATAATATAAAGATAATATTACAGTATACTTTATAATATATAAATGTCACCAAGTTGTGCTGTTGCTACATCTTCCACAGGAACAAAATCTGCTGAGCGTCTTTTAGGTCGTGTTAAGTGGTTTAATAATAAAGCAGGTTATGGCTTTATTACAATCACTGATGGGAAAAAATCAGGTACAGATATTTTTGTACATCACAGTGCTATTAATGTTTCAAATCAACAATATAAATATTTAATTCAAGGAGAATACATAGAATTTTCTTTAGTAAATGTTGAAAATAGTACACATGAATGTCAAGCTGCAGAAGTATGTGGAATTAAAGGTGGTAAATTAATGTGTGAAACAAGACACGAATTTAAAGTTGCAAGAAACAGTTATAAGGATAACGAAAACAGTGAACCATTAAAAATGCCTAGACAACAAAGAGTTCGTGATGATGCACATAAAACAACTGAACTACCAAGAGATGTAAAATCTAGTAGAGATGATGCTGCATGGACAATGGTTTCAAAAAAACCAGTAACCGAAAAACCTTCTAACCGAGAAGCAGGTAGAGGACGTGGTAGACCTCCACGTTCAAAAGTATAAAGTATTTAGGATAAATTTTTAAATGATTATTATATTTTATTATATTCATTTAATATATAAGTAATATGAGTAATTTAAATTCAATAGTTCCAACATCTCCAGTCACTCAAAAAGGTGGTCGTGGTCACAATCATAAAATGGGATGTAAATGTCCTTTATGCAAGAGAGGTGGTCGTGGTAACAATCATAAAATGGGATGTAAATGTCCTTTATGCAAGAGAGGTGGTCGTGGTCACAATCATAAAATGGGATGTAATTGTCCTTTATGCAAGAGAGGTGGTGTAGAACCTAGTGATGATGGTGGTGATGATGTTTATGATGATTTAGATCAAATGGAAAAAGGGGAAAGTACAGGTAAAGGACCTGGTGAATTCAAAGCAGGCGGGTCTCGTAGACGTAGACGTACCAAAAAAAGTGGTAGAAAATCTACCCATAAAAAACGAAGAGTTGGAAGAAAAGGACGCAAAACTAGACGTCATCGACGTTGAATAAATAAATATACTTATAATTTTGTATATTTATATACACAGCAGTTTTCATTTTCAAAAACTTTTTCTTCAGAAAACTCATTTTCTAAATTATAATCAAAAAATAGGTCACAACCATAGTCCGATTTAACTTTAGTTACCCATAATACTTTACATGTTGGAGTATGTTTTTTATACACTTCATTTCCACCCATAATAAATAGTTTAAAAAAATATTCTAAAACACTATGCATGTCATTATAATGTTTAGGAAATAAAAATATATTTTCATGTATTTTTTCATTATCATTAAAAAAAGCATTTTTATATATTTCAATTATTTCTTTATATTTACTAGGTTGTTTGGTTAGTACAATATTTAATCTATTTTTAATTGTCATTTTATCATATGGCGTAGAAAAATAAGTATTTTTATGAGTTATAATAACATTGCACTTTGTTTTGTTGTAAAAAAAATACAATTCTTCTTTTATATTCCTAGGTAAAACTCCGTTTTTAGAAATCGTTTTTTTAATATCAAAAGCCATTATAGCTTCCATTTTATTATTTACATAAAATTTTTTAAATAATAATATTTATTTAAGATAATTATAAATGGAAGATAGAATACAGTATATTAAGGAATTTAATGATAAAATTTTTAACAATGATGCTGCTAAAAATAAAAATAAAACTATTTTTGTTTATACACCGCCAAAAGTAGGATCAACTTCTTTAGTGTCATCACTACGGATTTCAGGTGCTAGAAGTTTTAATGTTATTCACATTCACGATGAGAAAATGTTAGGTGTTTTGACTAATTATGATAATAAAGAAAATGTAACTATTAATGAAATAATTAATTATAATTCATCAATTGGTAAAGATGTTTATGTAATAGATGTTTATAGAAACCCAGTAGAGAGAAAAATTTCTGAATATTTTGAAATGTTAATGTCGTATCATTTTAATGCAAACGAAAATACTATACAAAAATATAATATCAACACAATAATAAAACGCTTCAATTCTATATTTCCTTTTATTGGTAATGGTGATTATTTTTTTGATAACTATGAAATAGATGTACCTGAGAAATTTGATTTTGAAAATAAATATTTATTAATAAATAAAAATAATATAAAATATATTAAATTACGTTTATGCGATTCAAATGAATGGAATAAAATTTTGAGTAAAATTTTAAACATGGAAATAGTTATTGTAAAAGATTATGAAACAGAAAATAAAACAATAGGTGAATTATATAGAAAATTTAAAGAACAATACTTAATACCTTATAATTTACTGGAAACAATAAATAGTTGTAAATATTTTAATTATTATAATTCAGATGATGATAAACAATTTTATTTTAATATGTGGGATAAAAAAAAGTCGACTATTTTTTTTAAATCATTTTCTCAAAAAAAATATAAATTTTATAAGGAAATTTCCAATGAAAATCAAATTAATAATAATATTCAAAGAGATCATTACTTAGATTATGGTTGTATTTGTAAATCTTGTTGTTATAAAAGATACAATATTTTTAATAAAATTAAAAATGGTGAATATGTTGATATAAAAATTATACATGAACAAGCAGTTTACGAAAAAAAAAAGATTATTAAAAACATATGCAGAAATATTATTAACAGATCTGTAATTTCATCTTTAAAAAAATTGAAGAAAATTTAATGAATTTATTTTAAAAAGTAAATATATATATATTAATTAATATAATGATTTTTGATAAATTTTTATTAACTACTAACTATCCTGCAGTTAATAATACAATGTTTCCTTTAATAGGGTTGTGTGTGTCATATAATTACTTTGATACATTAAAATTTATGTTACCAGTAAATTATATGCATTTTGATAAATTGTATATAATAACACAAGAAGATGATATACAAACTGTGGAATTTTGTAAAAATTTTGAAAATGTAGAATTATTATTTTATGATTTCACTAACAATGGAAAAAATTTTGATAAATATGGCGCAATGAATTATGCACAATATATTATATATGATACATATCCAAACCATTGGTATGTAAATATTGATAGTGATATTCTTTTACCAAATAATTTTATAGAAATATTAATATCAAAAACTTTAGATGAGGAATGTGTATATGGTATGTTAAGAATTAGAATACTAAAAACATCCGAATTAATGAATAAAAATAAATTATTAAATAAGTATAAATTAAAAATTGAAAATAACAGTTGTAAAGAATATAATATTAGACCAATAGGGTTTTTTCAAATGTATAAAAAGAAAATTTATCAAAGCTTAGAGTATAATGATGCTTCTGGAGGAGACAGACATTTTAGTAATTGTTTTAATAAATATGAACATATCAAAGATTTATTTTGTTTCCATCTAGGCCCAACCTCAAAAAATTGGAATGGAAAAATAGCTGATTTTATAGAAGATATAAGTATTGATACAAAAGACTTATTTTTTACAATAGAACAAAATTAAAAGAAGTAAATGTTATTTTATAATAGAAGGTTTGGCACAACCTTTTTGAAAGGTTGTAAAAAAAAAAAAATGTGAAGTAAAAAAGTATATGAATAAAAAAAAAAATTGAGATGTAAAAAAATAAAAAATAAAAATGCAAAAAGTTAATACCAATAAATTGTTGAATTAAAATGTCAATGTCAATGTCAAATTCAAATGTTAATGTAGTTGTTTCAAAAAAGCTAACAAAAAAAGTAGTACGAGAAATGATAGAAGAATGCGGTAGAATGTACAATTTTGATAGCAAAGAAGCACTAATAAAATTCAACCTAGAAAAAGAAAAAGTAAAAGTAAAAGTAAAAAAATCAAATATATTATTACCTTTTGACGGAACAAAGAAAGAAGGTTGCTGCAATGGAGTAGTAAAAAACCATGGTCTATACACGCAATGCACAAAAAAAGTGGATGGTTTTTGCAAGTCATGTGAAAACCAACCATACGGAAACATAGATCAACGTTTAAATACAGGTCTATACGAATACAAAGATCCAAAAGGAAAAAGTCCAAAAAACTATTTAGAAGTACTGAAGAAAAAGAAAATTAGTAAAGAAGAAATAATGTCATTGCTAAGTCGTGAAAATTTAGTAGTAGCGGAAGCTCACTTAGTAGAATGTCCAGAAAAAGTAAAACGTGGCAGACCAAAGAAAGAAAAGGAGCCAAAAGAGTCAAGTGGCAAAAAAGGTCGTCCAAAGAAAGAAAAAAAAGTAGTAACAATGACAAATCAAGAAGACGATTTATTTGCAACCTTAGTAGCTCAAGCTCAAGCTCAAGCCCAAGTTCAAGTTTCAGTTCCAGTTCCAGTTCCAATTGAAAGTCAAGTTGAAAGTCAAGTTGAAAAAGAAGTAGTAAAACCAAATAAAACAAAGGAGCCAAAAGAAACAACTGGCAAAAAGGGTCGTCCAAAGAAGGAAAATAAAACTGTAGAAGTGAATAGCGAAGCTGTAGCTAACGAAGTAACTTCAAAAGTAGTAGTTGAAGAAGAAACGCCAGATGTAGTAAAAAAATTTGAATTTGAAGGTAAATCATATTATAAATCAAAGAAAAGTGGAATAATTTATAATATGGATCAAGAAGTAGTCGGTAAATGGAATGAAGAAAGTGGCAAGATAGATTTCGAAGAAGAAGAAGAAGAAGAAGAATATGACGAATAAAATAATGTAGAATAGTTGTTTTGTAATATTTGTAATTAAATTGAAATATTTTTTTTACTGTTATTTATATGGAGAGTTGTTTGCCTTGTATAAGAGAAGAAGAATTTCGATCCATAATAGAAAAAATAGATATTTATTTAATGAAAAAAGAATATGAAAAAGCGTTCAAAACATTTGTGATGGAAGTAAGCAACGTAAATAAAATAGACATGGACGATTTTTTTTTATATTATAAAAAGTTCAAAATATGATGTTTAACATCAATAGGAATATTAAAATAAACAAGAGCATTAATAGCTTTCTCTCTTTCTTAGTAAAAATCGTTTGCATTTTCGTACAAATATTTTGAAATAAGTATCAGCATAATATCCTCTATTATTCATAGGATCAAAACTATTCATAAATCTAGCAATGCGAATAATGCCTTTAGGAGCGTAAAAGTAGTTGTGACTATTATAGTGAAATCCAACAATCATTTTGCCACTATCTTCTTGTGTTTCAATAAACATAATAGTTTTCATCATTTTGCCACTGTCTTCTTGTATTCCACTGTCTTCTAGTGTTTCACTGTCTTCTTGTATTCCACTGTCTTCTTGTATTTCACTGTCTTCTTGTATTTCACTGTCTTCTTGTATTCCACTGTCTTCTTGTATTCCACTGTCTTCTTGTATTCCACTGTCTTCTAGTGTTTCAATAAACATAATAGTTTTCATGTTAATTTACATATATAAAATAGTAAATAATTAAATCAATTTTAAATATATATATATTTTCTCTCTTTGTTCAACAATAAAGAGAGAAATATGGTGTTAAAAATTGTCACCGATATCTCATTTCCCTACCCATATCTCGTTTCATGAGCGATATCTCATTTCATGACCGATATCTCGTTTTCCCGTACTTCGAGGAATGTTCGCGGAATGTTCCACACAATCGGCACCCCGGGCGCACGAGTTGACACTCTAGTAGGGTGCGTAGCGTTTGATAGAGTGCGATATGGTGCATAGGTTACAGTGTTTATACAGATTATATGGTTGAAGTATTAACACCATGTAGCTTAAATCTATCAAGAGACGTTTCAGCAGCAGATTTTTTTTTAGAAACAATTTTACCATTACTATTAAGCATTAAATCGTTTTTAGTCAATCCTCCTGTGGTTTTATATACTTTAGAATTCCATACTTCTTCTCTCGTACCAATCAATTTATCATAAATAATATCATTGCAAAAATATTTACCATCTTTATTTCTTTTAACATCACTATTATAATAATTTTGTTTTAATGAATTAATAGTAATAACATAATTATCAATATCTTCTTGTTGAATATTTTTCACATGATCTTCAGTAACAATATCACTATTATATTTCTTATTTTTTTTAATTGTTTCCAGTTTTTTGATTAACTTAATATTTTGAATTTTCAAATGCTTATTTTCGTTAGTTAATAAAATAAGATCGTTTAAATTATTATGTTCATTTTTAATGTGTAACTGCTGTTTTAAATGTTTATTTTCTTGTAATATTTTGACATAATTTTCAGGTGAATATTCAATACTACAAATAATTTCTTTAATGACTTTATCTAATTGTTCAAAAGTAACATCATGCATGGAAAGTAGTTCGACATACTTTTTATTTTTCAATGTAATAGTACGCAGTCTTTGAGAGAAAAATTCACATTCCTTAATAGCATTTTCAATTTGTAATTTGTTATCAACTTTGAAAGCATTAACTAACCAAAAATTAGAATATGTATCTTTGTGTTTAGATACACGATTTTTTAAAAAATTCGAATTTCCAAACTTAATTAATTTTTCATTTTTATCACTAAGATTATCAATAATTCCATAATAAACACATTGTGTATTGTTAGGAAATTGTTGTAAAATAGTTTTCTCTCTAATAGTTAATTTATCTTTCTCATTTGTAATAATTTGAGTTTTATAACTTTCTAATTGAAGTTTAAGTTCATTGCTTTCTTCTTGAATAATTTGATGAAGTACTTCTTCTAATTGAATATAGTACTCATGAACTTCATCAGCTTTTTTAGTTCCAGCCTTTAAACAGAATTTTTTGAAGGTGTCAATATTTAACATGAAAGTTTCTTTATTCTGACCACCTTTGATGTGTATTGTTTGCTTTCCCGCAAGAGAAAGCGTTTTTTGGTAATCAATATCTATTTTAAAATGTTTTTCAAGTAATTCCTTTGCTCTAACTTTTTGACTAAACCCTAACCATTTCCATACATTATCCAAATCAATAACAAAATCGTTTTTTTTATCGCAATTCAAATAACAATAAAAACTAGCAACAAACATTTGTTGTTGAGTATCATTAAAAGTGTCTTTAATTTTCGTAATTAATTTACTATGATAATCTCCTGACAATTTTGTAATAGGGCTTTGTTCAATTAAATTGACAATATCAAAATCAGACATGTGCAAATTTATACATATAATTTGCATAGTTTATTTAAGTACTTTTTTGTCACTCATATATATAATTCCGCACTCATTTATTTAGTTCGATTATTGCTTATAGAAGTGATATATCATGTGTATCTCAAGGAATGTTCGCGGAATGTTCCACACAGTCGGCACCCCGGGCGCACGAGTTGGCACTCTAGTAGGGCGCATAACACTCTTTAAGAACGGTTGTGTCAAACGCGCTATTTTCTTTAATAAAACCACACGATATATGCTGTAAAAATCATCACCGATATCTCATTTTGTCACCCATTTCTCGATGACCCTATATGTACGTTAATACAGTACGAATATAGGAGAATATTCCGCGAACATTCCGCAAGCCTAGTGGGCGGTCGATATGGCACTAGAATACGGTGTGTAACGGTTGGATGCACTGTTGGTCCTGTTGGTCCTGTTGGTCCTGTTTGTATACTGCGTAATACAAAAAATACGAAATTAAAATATTTAAGAAAAAAAAATCGAATGTAATAGTATAAAGAATGGTATTAACGAGTGTAAGAGATCGTAGTACTCTAGTGGTACCTAAACAAGTTATAGGAACTCGAACAATTCCAAGTGGTACACCTGTAGGAATAGTAGGCAACGCAACTGGTCCATACGCATTATTTGGACAAGACCAAGTAATACCACAAACGTTGGGATCTACCGCTCTTGGTGCCACCACACCCGCTGTAGCACCAGCACAATTTGGATCCGCTTTAAACTGGGCACCTAATACAGTAATGTCAGGCAACACAACTGTTTTACCAGATGTTGAAATTGCAAATCCTGAACCACGACAACCGGTGGGATATAACCTCTTTTTTAGAAGAGTAGCAGATTTAGCTTTTGGTCCAGGTAATACTATCAGTAAGAACCAACGTTGGACCCTAGGAGGAAGTTTAATTGGAGGACAATCTGCACAATACCCAGGACCCGCATTTGCTGGTCAAGCAGCACAAGTAGGAAGCCTTGCACCATGGGCAGCATTAGCTCCTGCAATGGAAGCAGCTAATCAATTTACATTTAGTGGTTAGATATTTAAAACTGCGTAATACAAAAAATTCCAAATTAAAATATGTAAAAAAAAAAATAAAATGTAATAGTATAAAGAATGGTATTAACAAATATGCCAGGTGGAGCATCAATTAGTAACCAAGCAGCTACGATGTTTGGTGTTAGTGACGTGGCAAAATCAGGTAATGGAGCATTAAGAGGAGCAGCAGCAGACGCAGCAGGAGCAGCAGCAGGTTGGTCATCAGCAGGAGCAGTAGGAGGCACCAGAGGATTAGTAGAACCAAAAGGCTTAACCCTAAATGCAGGAGCATCAGTAGGAGCACTAGCAGAAGCAGCAGAACTACTACGAGGCACCAACCCCGTTTCAGCAGCTACACCAACACTCATCTTCGGTAACGGTAGGTTTAATATAGGAGAAAGATATCCACAAATTAATCCAATAAGACCAAATGATTTTTATACCCCCACCAGACTTCCCACTCTATCAGGACTAGGGGTCAATGCAAATTTTGGTACACCAGCAGCCACATTTGCTGGTCAAACAGCACAAATAGGAAGCCCTGTAGCATGGAGAGCAATAGGTGCTGCAATGGAAGCAGCTGGTCAAGGATTTGTTTTACAGTAACCCAAAAATTTCTTGATAATAAAGATCATTTTCTCTCTTTAACTTTAATTAAAGAGAAAAAATACAGAGTAAAAAAGAGTAGTTAATTACAAACAACTTTTATAAAAAGTTGTGCAAAATAATACCTTTAAGAAAGGTGGTGCCAAAATAAATACAAAATTTTTATAAAAAGTTGTGCAAAAGATAAAGCGGATAAGGAGGGGTCATAGGGGAACCATAGGTTCCCTTACTTAGTACATATCCATAATAGTATTTTGTCGAACACTAGGAAACTCGGGTGCTGCTAACTCAGCCAAATGCCAAGCAAGAGCTTCGTCAATACTGTCATCATACATGGAGGCAAAGGTATCATCATCATCATCATCATCACTATCATCATCATCAACATTTTCATTGTCAGCAATATCCTCATCAACTCTGCTATCAATAATACCGATTTTTTTTGATTGAAGTAAATCAGCGCGGCAAATAGGACAAGGTAATTCGCGTCCGTTAATCTTGATTTGACACCAACATGAAACACATAATTTATGACCACAAGGTGTAGTTGATTTAGTAACCTCTAAACAGACAGAACATTCTTCTGGATGGTCCTCATCACACGGAACACTATTAAGTATCTCTAAGTTACTAGAAACATGAGGAATTTCTCTCGGATGTTTAATTTGAGGTGTTACAAATACTCCGTTTAATCTGTCAAATTTCATGGCCTTAATATCATTATTCATATGTTTAATAACGCTTTCATAATCTTTCAATGTGTATTTGGTTAATTTTTTAATATATGTTTTTCGGAAAAGCAATTGACGCACAACATATGCTCTCTCATCATGTTGTGATATATTATACATCAACATTTTCGATGTTCTAATAAATAAAGACATGCCATTTTCATTGACTATGAACTCACAATTAACTTTCAAGAAGTCAATTTCAAATAGTGGTAAAACGACAAATGATCTGCCGTCACTCATAGTATTGTCAATTGCCTGTTTAATGGATACTGGTAGTCCTTTGCTTGCGATTGGCACGCAATTGCATTCAACTTGTACAACGTTATCGGTGTTGTTATTGTTTGACATTCTGCTTGTTATTAGTTTCGCGTTACTTGGTTGTTAGTTTCGTTCTGGTTGTTATTAGGTTCGTTCTGGTTTTAATACATTTAATTGCGTGTCCAAAAATGCTGAAAAAGTATCTCAATTTTTTTTAAGGGAACCAAGGTTCCCCTACGACCCCAACTTCAACTTCAACTTCAACTTCAACTTCAACTTCAAGTAGTAAAATTTTTGGCTCCACCTTTCTCAAAGGTGGAAAAAAAAAATTGAGATCTTTTTCAACAATTAACTGATAGGCATATAACTAACTAACAACAACTACTTACTGATAACGAAAATGACAACAACCATGCCACTAACAATGACGCCTGAAATGAATGAGTTAAGAATGAACTACTTCCTTAAAGACCCTATTGTTCACAAAGAGAGAGTGAAATACGTACATGCCACGTTGGCAAACATTGCAGTAAATCACTCTGATTACTTCAAGTATTTCTTCTATAACGACAAAGAACATATGATATCACTCTTAAAATGGATGATACGAAAGGAACAAGGTGAGCCATATACCGATAAAGAACTACTTGGTGTATACGCTTTAAATAGCAGCCATATTAAATACTTTGCACTAGCCATTTTCAAGGAGCTTGCATTAGGTATTTTTGACCAAGAGCAATTTTATGAAGACTGCGGTGTACCTATGAGTGCAAGACGTAAACGAAGACAACCAAAAGACATTCTCAAATGCAACTAGAAAAACAAACATTTATACCTGTAATTTTAACTAAATTTAAGACCGCAAATTAGGGCCTTTTTTTTATTGAAACTGATAGAATACTTCATGAACATTATTTTTACAATTTCTAACCAAATTTATAAAACCGCCCATTGAATTGGATATTAAATGATCAGACATAGATATCATGTAAATATCACTAAACAAATCTACTATTTTAGTATGAGAATTAACTTCAGAATAGTGCAAATTATGATAATCTCCATTTGGAAATGTTGTAAAGTTTTGAATAGGCAATCCTTTCGATTTAAAAAACAAAATTACTTTTTTATCATCAGTTGCCAAATAGACATCTTTATAAGAATGAATTAAATCTCTATTATTATAATAAAGTGTTTCATAATCACATTTATAATCTGTATTACGAACTTGAATACTTAGATACGGTTTTTTTAATAAATTATATCTTCTTTTACAAACATTTTTTATATTCGTAGAAATATTCAATTGTTTAAACAATTTATATCCATCAAAAGCATGTCCACATCTAGCATAAACAATAATTTTTTCTTCTCGATGCATTTCAGGTAAATTTAACTGAACACCATTGTAAATACATGTATATTCAGGCATTGAAAATGAAAAAAAACATTTGCCATTTAATATTTCAGACATTTTATTTTTTAAAATTTCTGGATAAACACTATAACTCATAGCATTACAAATTTTAATAACTTCATTTATATCACATACAATATTATTATTGGGAAATTCAAAATAATCTGAAAAATTAATACCATATTCAGACTTTAATCCATTTATTAAAAGAATTCGGTTGTATTTATTACAATAGTCTAAAACCATACTTATCAAAACCATAACATCATTTAATCCTCCTTGAGGCTCTAAATATACATACATACATTTAAGTTACATAAAAATATCATATTCTGAATGAATATTTAAAAATTTGGTTAATATAGCATATTAATTACATAATAACTAACACACATAAACACAAAGACAAAGAAAGAGAATTTGCTTAAAAAATCTAATATTATTTTAGAAAAAAAATATTTAAATATAGTATAAATATGGTATTAACAACCGTTAATGTTGCCCCTGACGTACCTGTAGCATTTACAGGAAGAGGAGGTACTGATGTACAGCCACAAACACAAGGTATGTTACGCCCTGTCGCTGCCTTTAGACAATATAGAAAACCTTATGCACAGAAAACAGAAGCAGCAAGTTGGAATGTTTCTGGTAGAACAGCTTATGAAGCAAGACGTTTCTACGGCGAGACAGTGAATAATTTACTTTTTGTTCGAGATCCAGATAAGAAGCCAGATAAGAAGCTTCAACAAATAGGGCTATCGACATGGAGAGCTGTAGATGCTAATAAAGCCATCGCAGGATATACGTTTGATGCAGCTCGCCAACTAATTCCTTTAACTTCTGGATTTTCTATTCTAGGTGCTAACTTTGATTCTGGTGCATCATATAGAATGGGCGCGTCAATAGGGCAAGCAGTAAACTTAGTTCACCCCGGTGCTGATCCTGCAGTTTCTATAGTTATTGGAGGTAATATGGCATATGCTGGTTTGCCTGCATATACATCATGGTTAACAGGTTAAAATAATAAATTTAAAATAAAATTAAATGTTACCCCTATTTTGATATGTACTATTAAAAAAAATTGAGATACTTTTAATTCCATTACATGAATAACATATAATTTAACTAACAATACTAACATGTCAACAACAACAATGCAATTAAGATCAGGACGTTCACTTATGCGCAGAAATTCACGCAACCACGAAGAATTTCAAGAAAGAAGAAGATACCAACGTGAACAAAAACAAATCGAATATAGCATCTATGATCAAGAAAATACATTACAAACAAGAATTAAAAAATTTTATCATAAACTGAAACATTTATTATATGTCAATGAATATCAAAACCAAAAGAACCATACTTTCAATGAAAAAATGCAAACTGTAATCGATATTTATGAACACATTAGAATTAACATGGACGACTTAATTCAATATTATAACAATGATTATAAACACGATAAAAGATTAATGGAAGTTATCATACGAAAAGGCAACGTACTACTTCTAGAAATTTACCAAAAAAAAAGAACTAGACAAGAAAATAAAAATTTCAAAAAATGCGAAGATCTCATATTCTCTGTAACCGATTTAATTGAATTTTATATTTTGTAAATTAAGTAACTATTTTTTTTATTTACCATAACGACCAGGATTTAATAGAACAATAGCACGAATTAATTCAAATTCCATATTTTGCATATACACATCTACATCATGAATTTTCGATGTACCTTGTCCTTTATGAATACCTTTCCACCCATTGATAATATTTTTATGTTGTTGCCGTTTTCGCCCAATTTCAGTATGAACATTCTCTGAATAATAATTGCTTCTTATTATATTATGTAATTTGTATTTATACAAAGGTCCATTTATTTGATAAATTTTAAATGGCGTGTATTCTCTCTCATCGTATACGTTCCAAACTGTTTCATCAGGAACATGGTCAAATATGGAAACTAAATTATTATTATCACATTTTGGAGGTGATGTTTTATAAATTTTATAGTAAAGATATTTCCAATTAATTTGCTCTAATTGTTTTGATGTAAACAGGTTGAGCATCTTTCGCAATTTTATTTCATCAACATCGTATTTTTGATAAAATATTTTTAGTCGAATTTCAGGCGTTAATACATAATCTTTAATCATTTTTATAATGTCTTCAGGTAGTTTCATAATAATTTCTGTCATATTAAACAAGATAAAAAATATACGAACACCTTTTTGTTATAAAAATTTTTCAATTTTTTTCTTTGATAGTAGTATAACTTAAGAGAAATGAATTTTAATTGGTACTCAATCACAATAAAATTACCAGATAAAATCGATCCAATTTTTAGAGGGTATTTTAGTGTGAGCTCAGACAATTTAATGAATGAATTTTATGAAACAATAAATGGAAAAACTGATTTTAACCAAAATATCTTGGTTACAGATGGTGGTGTACCAACTGGATTAGTTTATGAAAATTTTACAGTATATGAAATAAATGATATTCAATACGACAACGCTTATAAAAACCTTTGGAAACAATTTGATAATTTTGGTCCGTTGATAACAAGAATGTCTTATTATCCAAATCTTGAGTTTTTAAATTTTGCCTGTAACAATTTAGGTGATGAAGTAATAACAAACAATGGAGTTATTGTTAGCGGTAAAAATGATATTTTTATAGATGCAACCTTTGAAATAAATCCTATTGAAAATCCAAAGCCAAACACAATATCTTGGTATACTATTAATATATCTTCACAACCTGGGGTGGAAGCATATTTTAGAGGTTATTTTAGTGTAGACAATAATGAAAATATTGTAAATGGTTTTTATGAAACAATAAATAGTACTACTAATTTTAATGATAATTTAATAGTTACAAATGGTTTACCAAGTGATTTAACATATGATGGTTATAGAGTATACGTTAAAAATGATATACAATATGACAATGTTTATAAAAATAATTGGTTTCAATTTGATTATTTTGGTGTTTTAATAAAAAAAATGTCTTATTATCCAACTTATAGAAATTTAAATCTATGCTCTAACAATTTAGGTGATGAACTAACAACAAACAAAGGAGATATTGTTACAGGTAATAATGATATTTTTATAGAAGCATTTTTTGACATAATCCCAACTATAGACCCAACATGTTTTAATGAAGGAACCAAAATTCTTTGTTTAAATAAAAATCTAGAAGAAGAATACATTCCTATTGAAACACTTAAGAAAGGAGATTTAGTAAAATCGTATAAACATGGTTATAGAAAAATTGATTTAATTGGTAAAAATACACTTGTAAACAATCCAAGTAAGTTTAATGAATGTATGTACAAAATGGAAAAAACAGAAGAAAATGACTTATTGGAAGATTTAATTGTGACAGGGGGTCATGCTATTTTAGTAGATGAACTAGGTGAACATGAACATGAAAACAATAGAATTTTCGGAGAAACACCCAAAATAGATGGAAAGTATTTATTATTATCATGCGTATCAAAAAAATTTAAAAAAATAGAAGATACACAACTATTTACTTATTATCATTTAACTTTGGAAAATAATGACGACGATGAAGAACGTTTTGGAATTTGGGCAAATGGTATTTTAACTGAAACACCAAGTAAAAATTTGTTTATATTGAAAGAACTTAATAAAATTTTGTAAATTACTAATAAAAAAAAATGATTACTTTATAACAAGTAAAATAAAATCAAATATTAATACAATCAAGAAAAACTTAAAATGACAAGCCAAAATTCTCTTACAAAACAAATGTACATTAATAGATTTACTATTTCAAATGATTTGTCAAATGATTTGTCAAACGAAATTAAAAGTTTTTGTTTTTATGACACTAAAACATGGGAATTAATGAAATTAATGAATTTTATTAAATACAAAAAAAATCAAATTCATACTTTATTCAAAACTTCTACAATTTCTAGAGCAAACCATAGCGTTTACTTTGGAGAAGAAAATTCAAGAGAATGGTGGATACTTTATGTCCATGATTATGATGGATACACTAAACAAATTGGAGGTAAAAACTGCAACTATTGTGGAAACTACAAACCCTTCAGTAATAGAATTTATTATCATCATTATCATCATTATCATTATCATTACTATGATAGAGCTGTTATAGATAAAATAGCTTGTCATTGTATTGTTGATGAATACGCTGATATGCCACCATTAATTGAAATCATGAGTGATGACGAAGACGAAGACGAATACAATCATCATGATTTTGACGATGATAGCATTGGAGTATAATATATGAAATTGACTACACAAAACTATATAAAAACAATATATGAATAATTTAAAATAATAATATTATATACAATATTAATACACTGATTATAAAATATGAAAAAAAAACACCACGATAAAAACAAAACAAAGACAAAGACAAAGACAAAGACAAAGACAAAGACAAAGACAAAGACAAAAAATCACAAATATCTACGTTATACAAACATATTACTTGTATTGTCTATTCTTTTTTTCATATACAAAATAACCCAGGAAACACAATCAAATCAAATAGAAACTGTCCTGGCAACTTCGTTAATAGGAACCATTGTTTTCTCTCAACTCTTTTGGAACAATCCAATAAAACATTCAATTATTCATAAGATAGATGCAATCATCGCAAAAATAGTAATTTCTTCCTTCATTTTATACACACTTATTTACAAATACCGTTTTACTTATTTACTTGTTCTATCCGCAATAGCAGTTTCATTTTATTTTAGTAACTATTATTCGTCACGAGAATGGTGTTCAAACAAACATTTATGTTGTCACGCATCATTACATATTTTTTGTTTTATCGCCAGTTTTTATGCTTTTATTTAATTTGATAAATATAAAAACTGTCCAATACAAATTCAAAATAAACAACCCGTAAATACCAAGATATATTTCAAATAATTGGAATTTGTTTTTCGAATAAATAAAAAGTGTATTATGTATTTCTTTATTAGATAATAAACAAATATAATAGCTATAAACACGATAATACATAAATGTAGTAATAAAAAATAATTTATTAACATATATGATAACTACTTTATTGTATTCATAAAATATTTCAATACCTTTTTTATTTCTACTCAATAAATTATTGATTATTAAAAATATAGTAGAAACCTCAGTACTCAATATAACGGATACAATTTTCTCTCTATTTTCAATTTCAGGATGACTATTCATATAATGTAACATTATTAATACAAACAAATGATGAATTATCATATCTTTTTTTTTAATTAAAAAAAGATCGATAAAACACATTACACCCACAATATTAGAACAAATAATAAGATAACAATTGGTAATGACACATAAAGTAGAAAAAATAGATACAGATAAATAGATAGTTTGTACACCCAAAGAAAAATCTTTTTCTCTCATGTATGAAAAAATAATGACTATATATACATTCACTATAGTCATTACCTTTATTATTTTTTAAAAAATATGATTTAAACTATAAACTATAAACTATAAATTGTAAAACTATAAAATAACTTTACTTACTATATCTCTTTTACTGTTTTGAATATCTAATACATATTTGTCTAAATTTTTTACACAAACTCCCAAATCAAAATGGTTCATTTCAAATCGCCACACAAACACCGTTTTTTTTTGTCCAATACGATGACATCTAGCTATTGCTTGGTCCTCAACATAAGGGTTCCAATTAGGACTTACAAAATAGATTTCATTATAATTATCTTGTAAATTCAATCCTTCACAACCAGTTTGAATTTGCAATACAAGTACATCGTTTTTCTCGCGTAATATTTTAGCGCGTACACCTTTAGTTGTTTTACCATCCAACACTGCAACTTGTAATCCTTCAACACACAAACGTGAAACAATTTCATTCATCTCTTCTTTAAAATGACAGAACACCAGTTTACCATTACCATTACTCTTTCTCTCTAAAATAGACGATACCACATTATCCAATTTACTTGTGCCCTTCATAGCTTCTATCTTATTAACATGTGTGATATCCGTGTCAAAAGTATTTCCAATCATCTTAGGATATATACAAGTTTGTCTTGCACGTAATAATAAAGTAAGCAACTCATATCGCCCTAGTCGCACTGCTCTAGCATCATTATTTTCTTTTGCTTCACTCATTTTAATATGTAACTGTTTAATACACGAATGTATTTTTTCAGAAAGCTTCATTTCATCATTATTACTCCAATCAACAATTTTTTTCTTTTGTACAGCATCATCTAAATTAATACCAACTTGTTTTTTAGTTCTTTTCAATATATGATTGTGCGCAATTTCAATCAAATTAGATTTATCCGTATAATAAGAAGCTGACAAATTAATTAATGAACACAAAGCATAAAAATCATTTTTTTTATTTTGAACCGGTGTCCCTGAAACAAGCCATTTAACTCCGGCATTCAATAATTTCGCACCAAAATATCGATTTGTATTTTTATTACGTAAATGATGTGCCTCATCAAAAATTACACGATCCCATTTCACTTTATGTAACAAGGAATTCTCTATATTTTTTTTATGCAAATTATTGTTAGCAGAGTTAGTATTATTATTTTTTTTCTTTTTTTCGCGTGTGATTGTTATAGAGTCATAACTACAAAGAACTACAACTGCTTTTTCAAAACCAAGCAAACCAATAGTGTTAATGTATTTTTTGTTTTCACCATGATACACAACACACTTATGACCAGTAGTTCTATATATTTGAGCAAACCATTGATCAATTAAAACTGGTGGTAATACAATGAGGGTTTTTGGCATAAAATTCGCAAGACATAACCCAATCATTGTAATAGTTTTACCTAATCCCATCTCATCTGCTACAAAACCACCACGTGGTCCATCAACACGCAATTCATTTTTTATTAACCATAAAACACCATCATACTGATAGGTTTTTTTTTCCAAACCACTTCTCTCAATATATTTGTCAAACATTTCCATACCAATAGAAACTTGATTAGAGTTCATATTTCAATTTCAATTAATTTGTAAATCATATGTATACACATTGAAAAAAATATTAAAAATATATCATTTTTTTTTTATAATGATGTCTTTTATGAATACACATTTTATTAGTTTTTTAAAATCAAAAATTTAAAAATTCAAAAATTCAAAAATTTAAAAATATATCCGTTGAACAATAATCGTCAAGCGTTTGCATGTAAGCACTAAAAACATACACTTTTCCACTAACAGATTTATATAAAGCATAAGTAGTAAATCCTTCACAACTAAAAATCATGTATGTAGCTATGGACTTGTCCAGAATTTCTGTATAATATTTTTTACCTTTATAAATAGTGTTGTAAGACATAGACAAATACCCAGGTTTATTACTTTTAATAAAAGTTTCTAATTCACTAATTTCGTTTGAGGACAATTGTATTGTCATTTTGTATTAAGTTGTAAGTAAGTGTAAATAACATAAGTATTATAAAAATATATCAATTTTATTTTTCATTATGAATATGATGTCTAACTATTTTATTCATAATAATAAAATAATAAAAAATAATATTTAGAGCAATATAATAAAAATATATTAATACTATTTATTAAATGAATAAAAATATTATTAAAAAGATCAATGATGTAGAAAGTGTTTGTAGTGCCACAAGTATTGATTCATTAAACAACAAAAGTCATACAAGTTGGTCAACAACAAATACAAATAATAATAATAATATTTATAAAAAAACGAATACTGATAATAAAAGTTTTTCTAATGATGATACATATGAAATTATAACTGGTGAAAATAGCATGAGTTATAGAGTACTTAAAAATAAAAACCCAAACATTTTAAATTTAGAAGATACAGAAAGTATTTATAGTGATGCAGACAGTACATTATCTTTTGATAATGCAACTACTGTATATCATACAAATATTGCAAAACTTCTTGATAAAAACATACAAGAAATACAACAGCAACAACAACAGCAACAGCAGCAACAACAACAGCAACAGCAGCAACAACAACAGCAACAACAGCAAACAAACATAAACGAAATTTCAAACAAATTTGACTTCAATAATTTAAAAAGTTTTGAAAACAAAATTAATATCGATGTAGCCGTATTATGTCAAGAATATACTACAATTGAAAAAATGTCAAACGACCATATTGTAAATTTAGATGAAATAGAAGTAACACAGGAAATATTTCAAACATTATTTTACCCTTTCAGTGAAAATTTTGGAATAGACAAAAATAACATAATTAATAACCAATTATTAATTTCATTTATTTCATTTTTACCAGAATATAGAAGAGTAAATGGTAAAAATTTTTACTTACTTGAAAAAATTATTTCCAATTTAGAAAGTGACTTAAATGTTTCCAGAAACTGTTTCACTGTTGAGTCACTTGTAGAACTATCAAATGAAATAACAAATCTACATTCTTTTTGTGATTTAAATTGTTGTAGTGTATTATCATCTTTAACTTGGCCAAACATATTAGAAATAATTAAAAATTATAAACTTTCTGATTTAAATGATCCATCAAATCCAATAATACCGATTTGTATAGTTAGTATCATTTTTAAAACACCAACTATCGGAGTAAAAAACACAATTGTTCGATTTAAGTATAGAATTACAGATATTTAAACTAACTTATTATTTTATTATAGTAAATTAATAATCATATAATAATATTATTAAAATATATTATAATAAGATAAAATTATAATAATGAGTACCATAGACTTTGATTTAAATATTCATAATTATAATTTCAATGAATTATTGAGTTTATTCAAAATAAATGATATTGGTAAAGATGATAAGAAATATTACAGTCATAAAATGGACGAAAAATTATTTCAAATTAAAAAAAATTATTCAATAGAAATATATAATTTTTTTAAAAAAACAAAAATGATTATTTTATCCATATTTAATTTGCTTGAAAACAATATAATAAAAAACAATAACGAAATAGAGAGTTATGTAAACTATCTTAAAAACATTAAAAACTTAGAAGTATATATTGAAAAAGATGATGAACATGCACTATACGATAAAATAATAAATGATGTAATAAATCCAAGTCAACAAAATCAATACAATGTTAAAATAGTAGATTCGGATGATAATTCAATAAAAAATTCAGTGTTCAATTTAAATTTGAATACTCCATATTATAACACACATGAAAGTAGAATAAATCCAAGTCTAAATGATAAAAATAATACAAATATTATTGTAAACACTGCGGTAAACGAGATTTCACCAGGAGACTTGAATTCTGTAAAAAGAATAACACAATTATTAAATTTAAATTTGAATAGTTGCTTTCGCAGTAATTACTATCAAAGCGATCCATGTGATTTTTTATATATTCTTCCTTTAGAAATAAAGAATGTTACAGCATTAAGGTTAGTATCAATTGAAATACCGAACTCTTGGTATCTTATATCAAAATTAAAAAAAAACAATATTTTTGAAATAGTATTTACTATTACATCAAATCTAGAAAATACAACACATGAAATGGACATAAACTCAAACGTAAACTTAAACAACGGTACATATAAAAAAGATAGTTTAAAATGTGGATATGTTATAGAAATACCAGATGGAAATTATGATAGTGAAACTTTACAAGAGTTTCTAAATTCTACCTATTTTTATCAAACATCATCATCATCAGAATATTTCAAAACATATTTAAAATATATAAAATTTTCAATTAATCCGTACAATTTTAAATCTACTTTTGAATTAACAAATGCACCTCATACAAATGACGATGATGATATAAAATTTTCATTAAAATTCTCACAAAGTATAAGTCAAAATATAATGAACACTTTTGGATGGATAATAGGATTTAGAATGGGTAATTACGTAAATATATATGACAGTATAACTTCAGAGGGGTTATTTGATGCTGGCGGTGATAGATATATTTATGTTTGCATAAATGATTATCAATATAACAATAACCCATTAAATGTTGTATGTTTCGATAAAAGTATATTCAATGAAGATGTAATTGCAAAAATACCAATGGTAAATGGTAAACTTTCATTAATAATAAATGACAATAATAATGCATTATCAAAAATTAGACGATATAATGGACCAGTAAACTTATCAAGACTACAAATAAAAATAGTAGATCACTTTGGAAGCATAATAGACTTAAATAACATGGATTTTAGTATGACATTAGAGTTGCAATTATTATATGAAAACTTTAATTTTAAAAATGTATCTTATTAAGATGACAATGTAGTAATAGAAATAATATTTTCTTTAATTTTATTATATGTTATATCATCTTCACTGAGCATACTTTTAATATGTGTAATTATGTTTTTATCATAAACTTCATTCAAATCTCTTTTTGGTTTTCCAACTATACTATCATAGATCTCATATTCAGGTAAAAGACGAATCATAGAAGTTTTAAACATCATACTCATTATTTCATTATTGTCACGTTTACCATGTACAGTTCCATTGGAATTTTCTAATAAAGTATAATTTTCAACTAATATTTTTAATACCTTTAACAGCTCTAAGTACACTAATAACTCATCAAGACTATATAGTTCATAAAAGTAATTTACTTTATTTTGTAGTTCATCTATAAAAAATATATTTTCTTTTAAAATATTCCATTGCTTAGAAAATAATGGTATTAAATAATTTTGAATTATTTTATCTTTAACTTTTTTAACTTTTGAATTAATTACTATATGTCTATTACCATAGTTGTAGTAGTTATAATTAAAATTTTTTCCTGCTATATTTATAGTATTACCATTTGGTTGTGTTATACCCAATAAATTATTTACCATACTAATTATTAATAATATTATTAATATTATTAATATTAATATTATTATTAGTTTTTAAAAAAATTATATAAATAATGGTTTTGCATTTTTACTTAATCCATATTTACTTTTTTTTGATTTTATATTTTCAATTTCATTCAACTTATCATTAATTTTTTGTATAGCATTTTGAACAGAATTTTGGTTATTATTTGCATTTTCAATATCATTTAATTTATTATTAATTTTTTGCATAGTATTTTGAATATTATTTTGAATATCAATTTGATTATTGTTTAAGTTTTGAATATAATTTAAAAGTTCACCATCGTTCAGATTATCATTCATGTTTTGAACATTATTTAAAATTTCAATATCATTTAGTTTGTCGCTTACATTATTAATAGTACTTTGTACGTTATTTTGTTTATTGCCTAGAGTTTGAATGGAATTTTGTATAAAATTTTGTTTATTGCCTAGAGTTTGAACAGACTTTTGAATATTATTTTGAATATCGTTTTGAATAAAATTATTTTTTTTACTTGTATTTTCAATATCATTTAGTTTGTTATTCACATTTTGAATGGAATTCTGTATAAAATTTTGTTTGTTATTCACAGTTTGAATGGAATTCTGTATAAAATTTTGTTTATTGCCTAGAGTTTGAATAGACTTTTGAATATTATTTTGAATATCGTTTTGAATAAAATTATTTTTTTTACTTATATTTTCAATATCATTTAGTTTGTTATTCACATTTTGAATGGAATTCTGTATAAAATTTTGTTTGTTGTTTACAGTTTGAATGGAATTCTGTATGTCACTATGTATAAAATTTTGTTTGTTATTCACAGTTTGAATGGAATTCTGTATATCACTAAGTATAAAATTTTGTTTATTATTCACAGTTTGAATGGAATTCTGTATATCACTATGTATAAAATTTTGTTTATTATTCACATTTTGAATGGAATTCTGTATATCACTATGTATAAAATTTTGTTTATTATTCACAGTTTGAATGGAATTCTGTATATCACTAAGTATAAAATTTTGTTTATTATTCACAGTTTGAATGGAATTCTGTATGTCACTATGTATAAAATTTTGTTTATTATTCACATTTTGAATGGAATTCTGTATATCACTATGTATAAAATTTTGTTTATTATTCACATTTTGAATGGAATTCTGTATATCACTATGTATAAAATTTTGTTTATTATTCACATTTTGAATGGAATTCTGTATATCACTATGTATAAAATTTTGTTTATTGCCTAGAGTTTGAATAGACTTTTGAATATTATTTTGAATATCGTTTTGAATAAAATTATTTTTTTTACTTATATTTTCAATATCATTTAGTTTGTTATTCACATTTTGAATGGAATTCTGTATGAAATTTTGTTTATTATTTACAGTTTCAATATACTTTTGAATATCATTTTGTTTATTATTTACACTTTCAATAGAACTTAGTTTACTATTCAAATTTTGAATGGAATTCTGTATGAAATTTTGTTTATTATTTACAGTTTCAATATACTTTTGAATATCATTTTGTTTATTATTTACACTTTCAATAGAACTTAGTTTACTATTCAAATTTTGAATGGAATTCTGTATGAAATTTTGTTTATTATTTACACTTTCAATATACTTTTGAATATCATTTTGTTTATTATTTACACTTTCAATAGAACTTAGTTTACTATTCAAATTTTGAATAGCATTCTGAATGAAATTTTGTTTATTATTCACACTTTCAATAGAACTTAGTTTACTATTTACACTTTGAATAGTATTCTGAATAAAATTTTGTTTTTTACTTATATTTTTAATAGCATTTTGAATGTTGTTAATATCTTTGTTTGTTTCATTACTATCATAAAAATTATCGTCATCATTATCATTATCATTATCATTATCATTATCATTATCATTATCATTGTCATCATCAATATCATTATTTATATTTTCTACATTAAAACATTTATTATCATTTTTATCGCAGCCTAAAAATCCATCTATGTTAATACTAGTTAAGTTATAAAGTAAATTATAATCAGTAGTACATTTTTTATCACACCACTTATTTAAATCTAAATTAAAATGCAAATATGGATTTGTTACTTGTGAAATATATTCACCATATGGATACAAAACTGTTTGTAGCTCTATACAGTTACTATAAAATATAGAATTTTTACAATCAAAATATTTATTTATATTATGTAATTTATTATCAACATAACTATTATTTGAATTGTATAAATCTTTTGTACTTTGTAAAGAATAATTATCTAAGTTATAATAATTATAATAAGTTTTTGTTAAATTTATTAAATCACTATGACTATCAAATTTTTTAATAATAAGTTCATTTATATTTGCATTATTTTTATTACTTTTAATATTTTTCAAAATTTCGACACCTATTTTATTTTTTATATAGTCATTATAATTTATATCAGTTGAATGTGAGAACACTCGTTGTTTTGATGTCATTATTATAATAATTATATAATTATAATAATAATTACATAATTATAAGTTATGTTTATTTTATATAGTTTACCATTCAGATGAAACAACACTTTCAGCACCATTAATTATCTTAGAAATTTCTGAAATAATATTACTTTTATTTGAAGAAGAATTATTTGAAACAATTGAATACTCTTCTAAATCATTATTTGTTTTGAAATTACCATTGTAAAGTTTAGTTTCAAAATCCGAAAATTCTGTTAAATCATCATTTAAATCAATACCAGTTCTATCAATTTGTTTTGTGTCATTACTGTACATTAAAGGTGTGTCGTTTGCAAAATAGTTAGTATTCCTATAACCAGGAATACTAGTAATGTAAGTAAAATTGGTTAATATAACTATATCTAAAGTTTCAAAATAATATTGAAAACTAACTAAAAATTTAACAGTTGCACTTGTTTCAGAATCACCGATAGTAATTTCTCCAGAACCGAGTAATGAACTTAATACCTCATCATAACTTAATCCTAAAAATTCACCGTAAATAGAAGCTAAACTTTTAGTTAAAAAAGTTACTCGCTCCAATTCAATAATAGTCTTAGGTGGTATAGCTGTTTCAGGTAAATTATTTTTCTTTGACCATGCTTTTCTAATTTGATCAGATAAATTAAATGAAACATTTTTATTATAAGTAGTTTCATAACTTTGATTTACTAAACTAATTGCTCCTACATTGTCATTAGCAGAATTAATATAAAAAGCCCCACTAGGTGACTTAAAAAATAAATTAGAAAAGTCATTCCAACTTAAATGAATAGAATTCAAATTTATTTGAACATCAGATTTTTTATCTGTAGCTACGTTAGACATTATTGCTAAATTTAAACTTGGTATACTAGTTATTAGACTAGCTGTTTTATTTTTGAAATAACCTTGATCTATATTTAAAACACCAGCTGTATAGGAATTGTTATTTGTCGATGACATTTTTATATTAATATTATATATTATTTTTACATATTTAGAATTTACAAATTTCATGTAGTAATATCTAAATTTATAAATCTGTAATTTAATTCATAATTGTATACTATTACAAAAATATAAAAATATTTTTATAATTTTATAATTTTATATAAATTAACATTTATATATATATATATATATATATATATTAACTATAAATGAGTATATTAATTGACGCAATTAAAAAATACAAAGTAAAAGTTATTAATGTAGTAAACGACAGTCAAAGTAAAAATATTAATGAAAAGATTAAAAAAATATTTGTTATCAACATGGTAGAAGATGATGTTAAAAGAAATTATATTATAACCTTAATGAAAAAATACAACATAAATTTTAGTTTGGTCGTAGTAGAAAAAATATCGAAAGAATTTTATAAAACTATAACAGAAAATTCAAATACTTTTATATCCAAAGCTGAAACTGGATGTTGTATGAGTCATTTATGGTGTTTGTATCAAATTATTAAAAATAATTATGAAAATGCAATTATTTTTGAAGATGATATAATTTTTCATAAAAACTTTGTAAGTGAATTTTTAAATATTTATGACACTAATCCTAGTTTAGATTTTTTATTGTTAGGAGCTCATGATTTTAACTTTTCAAAAGAAAATCATAAATATGTTAAAAATAAATTATATAGACCCAATAATAATATTAATAACTTATATGGTGCACATAGTAACTATTATTCTTTAAAAGGAGCAAAGGCTATGTTTAAAATTAGAACAACAGAAATATCTTTTTTTGATAAAGAATATTTTCTATTGTTCAACCATTTTAATAACTCATCGTTTATTTGTTATCCTAACTTGGTTGTTTCTAATATTACATCAAGCACATTAAATCATGCACGTGAACTATTAAGTACATTGGAATATGAATATTATAAAAAATGTTTTATTAACTTTAATTTTAATACATACAATTTTATTTATTTAAACTTATTGAATAAAAACTTATTTACAATAGACGAAAACAATAATGATTATGAAACTTATATAAATAATTGTTTGTATCATAAATTTTATGATTTAAATAAAATAAATAGTGTAAAAAGAAGACTAGTAATGAATTTTTTTAACTTACAAGACATTAAAAATATATTACATGATAATAATTTAAATAAATATACAAAAATAAATGTTTAAACATTTTTAATAACTCCAAATAACCTTTCTAAAAAATGGTTTGGAGAAAAATCTTTATTTATTGAGTTATTTTCATATAAATTATTCAATAAATAACTCCTATAATTATTATTTTTAATGAAATATAATACTTTATCAAAAACACTACAATTTGCATAAAAAATTGTTCCTGCTACAAAAGCATTTTCAGAGTTAATAAGTGATAAATATTTTTTCTTTAATTCATTATTATAAATATCATGAAATAGATTTATATAGTATTTTGGATGTCCTATACAGTTGGAATTTTTAAGTAAATAATTATTTTTATCTAATAGTTCGTTTAACGGAACAGAAGTAATAAAATTTGTTAAATTAATATAGTTTTCGTGTAAAGTTTTTGTATGAAATTTTAAAATATGTTGAAACTTGTGCTTTTTTATAATATCATTATACATTAAAAGTGTTGGTGTTATATCAGAACCAAGTTCTTTACATTTGTAAATAGCGTAAAAATCAAAATTATTTGTAATTTTATTTTTAAATTCTTTATTTTTAATTATTTTATCAGAATTAAAACAAAATGCAATATTTATTTCACTTTGGATTTTTTTATATTGTATAATGCGTTCAACTAAATCCAACCCAATAGTTTCGTCTCCTATAAATACTAATAATAATACATCATAATTGTCATTCAAACAACTATATTTTTTACTAATTAATAAATTAGATAGTATAGTAAAATCAGAATTATATAAGCAGTTATGAACAAATTCTTGAATAGGTTTGACACTATTTTTTTCAATAACATAAATATTATTCAAAAATGAAAAAAAAATAATTTTTGGAAATATATTTAAAATTTGTTTAGGATGATAAATGAAGCCATCTAAAGCAAATTTTCTAGTATATTCAATTGCATTTATGTCGTTTATATAATCAATGTTATTAACTTTACAAAAAAAGTATAAATCTATGTCAAAAGCATTTGATTTTGAATTGTTTAAATTAAATGACAAAGATATATTATTATAGGTTAAGTATTTATTAATATTACTTTTGGGTTTATAAGGTTTAAAATTAAAATTTTTTTTCATGTGTATTTTCCATTTTTTATTAGAAATCCAAAACTTATGACCACCAAAACTATTTTCATTAAAAACACTTTCAGAAGAAAAATTGTATGCGACATCCCAATTAGCCACTATTCCAATAAAATTTTCTTGCATACATTTTGAAAAATATACATCTTCTGGTGGAAAATCCAAGTCGACAGCTTTCATATATTCAATTGTCGAGCTATTATAAACACAATCTGTTGGTGAAAATCTATTAATTATTTCGATCATTTTAGATTTACTTCTCAAACTCAGTCCACCATTCCCAACTGAATTGGGTGTATCATCACTAGTTTTTGGAAAAGGTGCTCCCACAAAATCATAATCTAAAAAATCATGAAAATTACTTTTAAATATGATAGAATCTTCTTGATAAATCAATATTTTCTCTCCTTTTAACAAATTCCAAAAATCAATTGTTGTTAAAAATTTACTGTATTCACTTTGTGTCATATTATCAACATCAAGTTTAATTATTTTAATATTTTTTGAAATTTTACTACATATATTTGTGACTAACTCGTAGTTTAAGTTTCCACAAATAACTGTATGAGACCAATCATCTCCTAACTTTATAATTGTATTTCTAATTAAAAACTCTATGTGTGGAAACACTCTAAATTCTAGTAACACAGACTCATATAAACTATCTTTTTTAACAGTTGGTAAGTTTATATATTTAATAAAATAATTTAGTTTATAACAGAGTAAACGAAAAACAAAAATATCTTCATTTTTAGCAATTTCATTACTTACATTATATATTTCACAAAAAATTTTTTGAATATGATAATCAAATATATTTATTTCATCTGTATTCATTATATTATTACTTACAATTAAATTAATAAAATATTTTAATAAACTACAAATTACTTAAAAAATGTATAATTAAAGTTAGTTAATCACTATGAGTAAAAAATTTATAAAAATAATATTTATATATTTATAAAATAATTTATGTTAGGTATAAAAATTTTAGTTTATGGATCAAAAGGATGGATTGGAAATCAATTTATAAATATTTTAAAACAAAATAATGTTAATTTTGTAGAAGGAACAAGTCGTGTAGATAATGAAATTCAATTAATAGAAGAAATCAAATATGTCAACCCTACACATATAGTATCTTTTATCGGTAGAACACATGGTAAAATTAATAATAAAATATATACTACAATTGACTACCTAGAACAAGAAGGAAAATTAGTTGAAAATATGAGGGATAATTTATTTTCACCGCTACTATTATGTGATATATGTAGTAAAAATAATATACATTTTACATATTTAGGTACAGGTTGTATTTTTAAATTTGATGAAGAACACCCATTTGGTAAAGAAGAAAATGGTTTTAAAGAAGAGTCACAACCTAACTTCTTTGGTTCTTCTTATTCTATAGTGAAAGGGTACACAGATAGACTAATGCATTTGTATGAAGATAAAGTTTTAAATTTACGTATTCGTATGCCAATTACAGGTGAAAAAAATCCACGGAATTTTGTTACAAAAATAGTAAATTACGAAAAAATTTGTTCAGTTCTAAATTCCATGACAGTATTACCAGAATTACTTCCATGTGTTTTGGATATGATGAAAAACAAAATAACTGGAACAATTAACTTAACAAATCCAGGACTAATAAGTCATAATGAAATTTTACAAATGTACAAAGAAATAGTGGATAATAATTTTACTTGGAATAATTTTAGTCAAGAAGAACAACGAAAAATACTTTGTGCAGATAGATCAAATAATTATTTAGATACTACAAAATTAGAAAAATTATACCCGAAAATAAAAAATATACGTGCTAGTGTAAGAGAGTGTCTTATTGAATACAAAAAATCTTTACAAGAAGAAATAAATTTATTGGTTACAGGAGGATGTGGTTTTATAGGTAGTAATTTTATAAATTATTATTTTCCTAAAGAAAAAATAAATAAACTTATAAATTTAGATGCCATGTATTATTGCGCTAATAAAGATAATGTAGATGAAAACATACGAAAAAGTGCAAATTACATTTTAGTAGAAGGTAATTTATGTGATGAAACTTTAATAAAAAAAATATTATTTCAACATCAAATCACACATATAATACATTTTGCAGCACAGTCCCATGTACAAAATTCTTTTGAAGATTCACTTAGTTTTACAAAAGATAACATACTAGGAACTCATATATTGCTAGAATGTGTTAGAAAATATAATAGAATAAAAAAATTTATTCACGTTTCTACAGATGAAGTTTATGGAGAATCTATGAACAGTGTAGATGAAACTCATAAGACAGAACATTCTATTCTGTGTCCAACTAATCCTTATGCAGCTACAAAGGCTGGTGCAGAATTAATAGCTCAATCATATAGTCATTCTTACAAAATGCCTATCATAATTACACGAGGGAATAATGTTTATGGACCTAATCAATATCCTGAAAAATTAATACCGCGTTTTATAAAATTATTAAAAGAAAATAAAAAAGTGACAATTCAGGGTGAAGGTAAAAGCGTTCGTGGATTTTTACACGCACATGACACAGCAAAAGCTTTTGAATGCATTTTAGAAAAGGGTAAAATAGGTGAAATATATAACATTGGGTGTGATGAAGGAATGGAATATTCTGTTATGGAAATAGCAAAAACTCTAATTAAATTGATTAAAAATACAGCAAATTATGACGAGTGGATTGAATACATCGAAGATAGACCTTTTAATGATCAACGTTACTATATTAGTAATCAAAAATTAAAAGACTTAGAATGGGATATTACAATTGAATTAATGGATGGTTTAAAACAACTAATACAATAATTTAATTATATGTAAAACTACTTAAATATGTTGAACATAATAACATAACATAACATAACATAACATAACATATATATATTTTAAATATGTATATTTTTTTGCTTTGTTAGCTCAGATGGTAGAGCGTGAGGCTGTTAACCTCAAGGTCGTAGGTTCAAACCCTACACAAAGCGATACATAACTTTCGTTTATCAAATAAAATATATTGAACTTATAACAATATATTTTATTACTATTATACGCGTATATTTTAAAATTATTTTTTTTGGAATCTAGATATACATTCCCAAATTTTTGCAGATTCGTCAATAGTAAATGCACCCCTTTTATGAGCTACATTTAAAAATCCTACCATGACATTTAATGCAATATTTTCATTTTCTATTGGAATATCAACAAGTCGTACTTCAGTTGGTTCTGGTTGTTCTTCTGCTGTTGTTTCTAAAAGTTTTTCTTCCACAACTGTAGGTTGTTGTTTTACCTGTTTGGTTTTTTTAGTTACTTTGACTGGGGTTTGAATATTGTCCATTACAAGTATATAAATTAAACGTATTATATTTAAATTATTTTTTAAAAACAAATTAAATTTAAAACAAATAAAAAAAAATTGAGAAAGTTTTATAATAAATTAATTAATACAATTAATTATAAAATGACAACAATACTACAATCTGAACTTCAATCAACTATTGCATTTGATAACAAAAACTTATCACATGACTTTTCAAGTCACGTTGATTTAACAAATAAAAATTTCAAATTTGGAATATTAAATCTAAAAATGAATAAAACAGAACCATTTAAAAAAAAACGACACATTGTTTTCACTACAGATTGCTCTGGTTCAATGAGCGATATTTGCAATGATGGAAAAACTAAAATAGATCATAGTAATCACACACTGATTAACATGATTATTTACTTTGCAAATCATCCTGAACTATTTGTAGTAGTAAGTGTTTATTCTTTTGATGGTTCTGTATATACCATTTTTGAAAATATAGAAGTTACTAAAGAAAATTTAGACGTTCTTATTAACAATATTAAAAATATTAGACCAAAAGATACAACATACATTGAAAAAGCTTTGAAAAATTCAAATGAATATATTTCAAATTATATTTCTAAAAATAATGATACTGATGTAACTCATATTTTCATGACAGATGGAGATGCTACTCAAGGTAATTCAAATCCAGGAACATTAAAATCACTAGTAAACCCTCTAGTACCAAATATTTTCATTGGTTTTGGTATTGATCACAATGCATGTTTATTAAAAGAATTATCATCACAAAACAAAAATAGTTACTATTTTGTTGATGCACTTGAAAAAGCAGGCTTGGTTTATGGTGAAATATTGCATAATTTTATTTATAAATTTTTAGAAGACACAAACATTACAGTTACAAATGGATTGTTATATGACTGGAAACAAAATAGTTGGGTTGATAAATTATCTATAGGTGACTTAGTTAGTGAAACAAATAAAACTATCCATATTTTATCTGAAGATCCAGTCAATTTTACTTGTGTCATAGAAAGTAGTCATTGTTTAACAAAAGAAGTAGAAAGCTTGACTGTTGAAAACAATACTATTAATGGGTTTGAGGACCTTTCTAAATACACATACAGACAAAAAACACAAGAACTATTATTTGAAGTAAATGTACATAATTTTAAAAATATGCGTTGTTATGATCCTTTAAAGTTCAGTCTTTATGGAAATGACTATGACACATTATCGAATAGTCAAAAGAAAAATGGTGCAGTTTTGAAAGAAAAAATGCATAATTTATTGAAAGAAATGAACCCTTTTAAAGAAGATCCTTTCATAAAAGTATTATGCGATGACATTTATGTATGTTTAAAAACATTCGAAACTAAATATAGTGCAATGTATTCTTGTGCTCGTCAAGTATCTCAAGGTGCTCAAAGAAGTTACAGTGCGAACCATAGTAATTTACACAATACCTGTATAGATAATACAGGTATTCCTTTTCCTAGATTTACTATGAAAAGATCATATGCTTGTAACTATAGTACTCAAGAAGAACCTTATGATGAAATTAACACAAATGTTTTTAGCAAACTTTTACCTGATATTGAAGAAAAACCATCATTTAATTTAAATCTTCATAGACCCAGTACAGATAGTAATATTGTGATTAGCGATAACAACACTAAAATACGAGACACAGACTATGACTATAATTCCGAAGATGTTTTGGATAACTATACAGTTTCTGAACAAACAGACAATCCATATGTGAGTGACACAGTATTACAACTAATGCGTTCTTGTAGTGCAAGTGTAGATGAAAATAAATTGTTTAAATAATATTTATATGTAATTAAATAACTTTGTATTTTTTGTTTGTATTTTACAAATTCCATAAATATTTCCAAACTGGACTAACGTTTTTTTTACTTCCACGTAACTCCAAACTAAAAGGGCAATTATAATTTGGTGGATTTTTTAATGCATCACATGGATTACAGGGTCCATTTAAAAAAGAAAATCCTGGTATAATATTTTCTAAATTAGTATAATCTAATGGGGTAACTTTTTTAACATGATTATAAAGAATTTTACTGTTTCCTTCGTTTTGAATTTCTTGCATAGACAATTCATTTGAGTTACCATAACCATTTTTATAAGCACATTTTACGATATTATTATTTTTTGATATTTGACCTGAATTAAATGCATAATCACCCCAACCATTTGGTAAATCTTGTAATGGATTTTTTTTACCACCTTGAATACTTACACCACTTAATAAAAACTGCCCTTCTTTTGTTTGCCAAGATAATATTTCTAAAATAGCTTTCTGGTTATATATTGTTTGCATTGTATTCACTGCATCTTTTGGACTGGTTCTTACATAAGGATTTTTACTTAATGCGTCTTTATACAATGTTTTTACTTCATCTGACCACGGCCAGTATCCATTTTGATTGAAATAGTCAACTTCTTGTTGTGATACTTGCTGTTGTATAGAATCAGCATTAAAAACAATATTTGGATTAATCAATTTTTGAATATCTAAAAAATTATTTTTAGATTCTTGAGTCCATGTAAACCCTTCTTTTTTATTGCTATTGCTATTTTCATAGTTTCTTATAGATAAACTTAAAAAACGATAAACAACAACAAAAACTATTAAAAGTACAATTCCAAAATTTAAATTTTTAAAACTAACCAACATCAAAATAAGTATTAAAATTATTTTACCTAAAAAAGTATTAAACAAACTTACAAAAATACTAGGTATAAGGTATATTATTAACCATATACAAATTATAATACTTAGCAAACCTATTAAGTATAATTCATTATCATTTTTATTTCCAAAATCTGATATATTTTCATTTATATTTTTGATTGTTTTTTTCATATTTTATTTTAATTTTTATATATATATTTTAAAATATAATAATAATTGTTTCCTATTGTTGTTATTATATTTTCATTTACATTAAAATTAACTAATTTCCGGTTGATCCAAATCCACCATCACCGCGTTCTGTTGATATATCTAATTCATAAATATCTTCAATGATTTCTACGTAAATTGGAACTAAACTTGGAGCACAAATTTGCAATAATCTATCATTTACTTTTGCATAATAATCATATTCACGGTCTCTACCTTGTTCAGTTTCATTAACATTGACAACATCAAACATTCCAATTAAATTTCCTCGATAACCAGCATCTATAATACCAACACTATTTGCTAAACGCAATTTTGTTTTCGATAAACTAGATCTTGGATACATGTAATACCCTGTATTAAAAATTTTACCACTATCACATATCATTTGGGCTGAGCATTTTACTTTGAAATCGATTTTATTCACTGGACTTACATCCCAACCAGTTCCAAAAAAACGAATAGTATCTCCCCACTTATCATATTCATTTGGGTCTTCATGTTCTGGTAAAAATAAATCAAAACCAGCATCAATAAACCTGTTATTTAATAAACTATTATTATGTTTATTGACTGCTGCATAATACATATTTTTAAGATTATTAGAACCAGTAATAAATATTTTTAAATGCATAACTTTATCATACTTATTTAACAACTGTGATAAAAATGGTTCATGAATTGAAGATGATAATTGCGACATATATTTTAATATATACTATAGTAATAAATTAAATAATATTTAAGTTGTTTATAAATTAATAGGAACTTAGATAAAATATAGCTAATATATAACAAATAAATTACACATTCATGGTAAAATATTTAAAAAATGTTAATTTATATCTTATAATAATAACTGTAATTTTAGTAATATTTTTTGTTACAATTTTAGTTTTATACATGAATGAAAAAAATACAAATGTTCAAATGTTTTTGTACAACATTCATGAAAAAATAAATAATTCAAAAAACCGTTCTATAATCAATAAAAATTACAAGGTAACGAGAGAAAATGATATAATCGTAGTAAATGATTTTTTATCAGAAGATTATTTTAATTACATTCGTAAACAATTTGACGATAAACAATTTGAGTCACGGGATTTTATACTAAGAAAAGCAACTGGTGTTAATTTTTTTAATTTACATAAGGAAGACTATAAAGGTGTTGTTGAATTGTATTACTCGAATGATTTACTAAATGTGTTAAGTAATATCATCAAAAAACCAGTTCAGCGAATTAGTTTGGCCGACCCAAATGCATGTTCTTTATTAATTTATGCAAACAAAGGGGATCACATTGATTGGCATTTGGATTATTCAAGTTATTATGGTGACCGCTTTGTTGTACTACTAACCATTGTAAATGAAAATGCAGAAAAAGACAGCTTGTCACATAACATATTTAAATACAAATATCAAGACAAAATTAACAATTTGAAAATGAAAGAAAACAGTTTAATCATATTCAAGGGTTCTGAAATAATGCATAAATCTACTGCAATAGATGATGATGAACGAAGGATCTTATTAAGTATGGTTTTTTGCGATATTTGCCAAGAAAAGAAAAATGTATTCAATATTATTTACGAAAAATCCAAGAATTTTATTCTTTATGGTGAATAATAAATACATACATCCAAATATGCAAAACACGCCCGTTTTAGGAACTATGAATATTAATTATTTGTATTCATCTGCAAATACAAATAATATAAATGTAAACAATAGTAACACAAAAAACAGCACCAAAAATAGAGAACTATACCAGTCTATTATTGAAACCTATTTACAACGCACAGGAAAACATGCAATATTAGACAGTGCTTATTATTATGGAAATACAACAACAGAGAAAATATTAGGTGAAATTTTACCAAGTCTCTCGTTTATACCAAAAATAACAACAAAAGTAAACCCATGGTACAACAATGATTTTACAAACGGAAAATTGGGACAACTCAGCAAAGAAGGTATTCAAAAACAACTTACCACTTCTCTCAACAATTTAAAAGTAGAACAAGTAGAGTTTCTGTATTTACATTGTCCCGATTATGAAACACCTATAAAAACAACCTTAGAAACTTGTGATATGTTATGGCGAAGAGAGAAATATAACCACTTTGGAGTCTCTAACTTTTCTCTCGACCAATTAAAAGAAATACTAGAAACTAGTGAGCAATATGGATATAACCCACCGCAATATTATCAAGGAATGTACAATTTGATTTCAAGAAAAGTGGAAGAGATTTTTCCATTATTGAGAGAAAACAACATTGAATTCTGGGCGTATAATCCTTTGGCAGGTGGTCTGTTGACTGGTAAATACAGAGATTTTAAAAATAGTGATGAAATAAATGAAAATGCTGATAACTCCAGATTTAAAAACAACGCTATTTACCAATCTATTTTTTGGAAACCAGAAATAATAAACAACAGCAAAATCCAAGAATTTTTTCAATTGGGTAATAAAAAATGCATAGAATATTCTTACAAATGGTTGCAAAACTATTCTAAAATGGACCACACAACAGATAAAATTGTAATAGGATGTTCTACTACTGAACAACTAACAAATTCACTGGATATATTTCAAAATGAGAGAAAAAAAACAATTGATACAGAGATTGTAATGAAATATTTCAACAATTTTTTGTATCAAGATATATCACAATTTAGTCCAAATTATTACTATTGATTAAAGTATTACAATCAGTTATTAAACCCCCAAGACCATATGAAAACATCTCTGTTTTTATGTAAAAATAATATTTCGGATGTATTTATTATTTTTTGTTGTGGGTTCAAATATATGGCACATGGTAAAACAAAAGAAGCTTTTTTATTTTTATATAAATAGTCAATCGCATTTTTCATTGTGTTACCTGATGCAATTTGTTCATCTATTAACAATATGTTTTTACCCATAATGTTATCATGAATTCCTTCACATATTATGTATTCTTTTTGTGTGTCAGTTAGTTTTTTTATACCATAATTAATACCGGAAACAAACAAATTTTTATCGCACCCATCATCTTTGTCACTAATTTTAATATAATAACACTTTAAGTCTAACTTATTGGCAATATACTTTGATAATATTGCACCACCGGATTTAATTCCAACAACAACATCAAAATTAGTTCCACTTTGTTTTATTTTACTAATAAGAATATCCATATTATTTTCTAATTCATTCCATCCAATATATCTAGATAAAAATAATGTATCTGAAAATTTTGCATAAAAAGGAATATTGTATTTTTTTTTTAAAATTGGTTCCAGTGAACTATCATTTAAAACCCAATTAGGATATTCTTTTATCTTTGTATTTATCATTACAATATAAGCACAATTTAAAACAAATGATAATAGCAATACAAAAATAACAATGTACAAATTTTTATGCAATTTTACAAATATGAGTGAATATAATAAACCTAATGCAAAACCAGCAATAACTTGAATTATACTATGCATACTTGTAACTATTCGTTGCATAGCAAAAATGAATATAATAATACATGCCACGAAGAGAGAAATATATTTTTTGGAATAGAGCATAAATGAAATTACTGTAGCCAGTTCAGTATGTCCAGATGGCATACCAAAACATTTAAAATCATTACTATTTTTACATTTTTCTAATGGTCTTTTGCTGTCACCAAAATACATTTGATATATTTTTTTTTCAATAGGATTTATTATTAACGAAAAACTTACAAATATAAATACTAATAAAAATATAAAATTTAAAAATGGAAATAATTTTGTTTTGTTCAGTGTAAATTTTCGCATTATATTATTACTATATAATATAATACTTTAAAAAAAAGTATTAGATAAATTACTTATACAACAATATTAATACAATCAATATTATATAAAAATGCAATGCTAATGACATTGCAGTTGGTTGAAAAGTCCATATATCTTTATAGGTAGATAAAATTTTCTTATAATTTCGAAAAAATATAATAATACATGCGCATACTAAAAACAATAAGAAAAATTGTAACACTTTTTTAATATAAAAAATATTCAATAACAACAAAATACCAATGATGAGTTCAAATAGTATTATTAAAAAGTCTGAATATTTCGGTAATCCAAATACAACTAATTCTTGTTCTCGTTCCTTTTTAAGTACCATTCTATGTAACGCAATTATTATAAAAACAAAGCCCAAAATTCTAACGTAAATATCTTTCATATTATATTATTAGTTTATTTTTTTTTGATTTTTTTGTTTTTTATGAACACATTTTTTACTATTTTATAAATAATAATGAATAAAATGAAAAACAAAATTATTTTGGAAAGAAAATAACAAATTGTATAACCAGGTTCTACTTGTGTGTCTAGTTTTAATAAAGGAACAAACCCCTTAACTATTGTAAAAAATAATTTTAAAAACAGGTTATCGCCCCAATGTTTTGAATTTTCAGTTTCAGGAAATAACTGATAACACAATGGTTCACAATACAAAAATCTTTCAATATTAAAATTAGAATACTTATCCCAATCCACTATTTTTGTTTGTTCCACTTGTAATATTTTTTCTCTATTCGACTTTGTATAAATTACAGAATGTGTAGCCAATGAAGCAATAATTTTATAATGTTTACAATCCAGTGTACATGGGACTTGCATAAGCGGTATACAACCGAGTAAATATTGAAAATCTTCATTTTTATGATTATTTAAAAACGTACAAACATTCACATGAGTAGATACATCTTTTATTTTTTCACTAAAAATAAAATCATCTTCCAAAATTAAAATATTTCCATAGTTTTGAGAATGCCCATTTGAATGTTTAAAAATAGTTAAAAATGCATCTACTAAATCATGGGCTGGAAGTACAATATTTTCATCTTTATTACAATTTTTATATCCTTTGTTGAAAACTATATATACAATTTTTGTTGGTTGATATAATTCTAGTTGTTTCAAAATATCTTCATAACGACCATTTCCTTCTAGATGAATTATATAAGTTGCATCTACAGCGTCATCTAATAAACCATTTGTATATGTTATTTTTTTAAACTTGTAACAACTATTATTTTCGTATATCATTATTATAAACCTATATTATAATGATAAAAATAAATAGTCACACTTTTTAATTAACTTAGTTAATTTGTGCGTTATTACTAGGCGCATCACTTGTATACCATAAAGGAGGTGTAACATAATAAATATTCAACTGGTTACAACTATTTCCGTTAGTTGCATATGGGAAAGGTTTTTGTTTACCAGTTGGATCAGCACATTTACGTTGAATTCTTAATGTTTGTGTACTTGCGTCCAAAGGTTGATATAAACGTTTTGTATAAACTGAATTTCTTGCTACATCATTGTATGTAAACATAGCAGGACTAGTATGACAAGTCATACCGCTACCATTTCTGATAAATCCAACATATTTAGCTACATTATTTACATCTTCTACACACATATTTGCCACAGTTAAGTCGTGAAGGTAGTTACCTTGACTTTTTGTGTCTGACTGTGTTGTTTGACCATAATTAGGTTGAACCCAATAATTTGGATATTTTCCATAATAAGCCCATTTGTATCTTTTACGAAGCATAGCAAAATTGGATAACACCGTAGGTTTTACATATAAGTTTTGATCACCCAGTACATAAACCTCATTCACGTTAAAAACTGGTTGTGTAAATCTATAAAATTCACTAGCTCCTCGTATTGTACCTAATCGTGAACCACCACCTTTTGCATAAACACCACGATAAGGTGTACCATTTTTAGAAAATCGATATGTTTTTCCAACATAACCAACATTCCTATGAGGACCATTTAATGAAAATCCTTCTACACCTGGTGAATTCAATGCAATAGAGAGAGTGGCTGTTGAAGCACCAAATGGCCCTTGTGGTAAAAAATAACCACCAGGAGGTTTTCCAGATATTTTTGTTGCACTAGCGTATTTATTAATTGTTTTTTTTTTAAAAGTTGCGAGAGACATTATAACATACTATGAGATAATATGTTACAATATTTATTTTATAAATATATCAAAAACCTTTTAGTTGGATCATTATAGAAACATCGTTCCAAAAAATAATAAAGTTTACTTCCTTTAATACTTACAACATTGTTCAATAACACTTCCTGAGCATCCTTATGTATAGTTTCACCCAATAAGTTATTGATAATAAATAAGCCTAAACTATAAAATATAGTTTTATAATTTATAATAATTGGAATAGAAGATACATTTCTTAGTTCAGGGGATAAATAAGGTATATTATTTTTAATCGGACTATAAATAAATAATTTATCATCTTTCACGTCTTTTAAATGTTCGTTTGATAAATACAAAAATTTACAGTTGTCAACTACTAAAATATTATCAGGATCAAATGTATAGAAACATTTTTGTTCTTTTTCTAATAAATAAGACAACTGCTTAGATAAATAGTAAATAATTTTTAAAATAGTTTCATAGGATAGTCTATAAGTATTATTTATTTTTTTTTGTTCTTCTATAAATAAGTCAAATTTTTTAATAGAAAATGTTTTTATTAACAATGAACTATTATTATTATCATTATTAACTATAGTGGTACTATTTGCAATATTGTTTTTAATAATAGAATAAAATAATGCTGAACAACTATGGTTATTTTTATTTACAACTTTAAACAACGTTGTTTTTCTTTTATCTTGGTAAATATCAAATTCTTTTATAGAAAAAATAATATTCATTTTATACTTATAATTAAAATTGTATTATATTTATTTAATTTATACTGTTTATGTCTAATTTAGAAAAAAAATGCATTATGTAAAAATAAATTATAAAGATGATAATGAAATAAAAAACAATTTAACTGGAAACACTATATAAAATATTATAATAATTAACTATGGAGTTAAAGAAAGCATAAAATTTTTTCTTTATCCATACAATGATTATAACAGAATTAATAATAAACAAAATAATAATTATGAAGAAAAATTTATATTTGAAAAATATATTTTTACAGCTTTTTGGGTGGGACAAGTGCATAAATTATAATTTGAATATGAAATGTTGTAGTAATGATAATTTTATTTAAACGTAAAATTTATTAATATAAAATAATAAAAAATATATAAAAAATGGATAGAAAAAACAATGAAGTTTTACCAAATGATTTTGATTGGAATTTATATTTAAAATTAAATAAAGACTTACCAAGAAACTATAATGAAAGTGATTGTGTAAGACATTACTTAAAATTTGGTAAAAATGAAAACAGGTTTTACAAAAATGTAATACTACCAGAAGATTTTAATTGGAAAACATATTTAATTTTAAACAAAGATTTACCTAGAAATTATGAAAAAAAAGATTGTATTTTACATTATTTAAAATTTGGAAAAAATGAGGAAAGACAATACAAGATTACGAATGATGATTGTAAAAATATAGATTTGTTTTGTTACGGAATTTCAATAGCTGAAATCAATGAAATAAATACAATAGAAAATATTTCAATTAATAATAATTTAAATAATAATACAAGTGTTTTTATTGATAGTAAAGATGACTGTTTTGATTGTTTAGATTGCGACTTTTTAATTAATACAAAATGTTTTAATAATTTTATAGATAATAGATTTTTGCAATATGATATTGATAACAATATTTTGGATACTTTAAAAAATTTTATATTAATTGTTGACTTTGAAAATGGTGGAGGAGGAACTACTTTTTTTTTAAATACAATTGTTTCAAAATATAAAAATTATCAAACGTTTGTCATAGCTAGAAATTATGATGGGTTATTGCATTTAAATATTAATGAAGAATATGCATTAATAGATAAATATGATTGCAACGAAAGTATAGTGTTTTTAAGTTTATACCAACCAAAAATTAATAAAATATTTATTAATCATACATCTAATCATTCGGATATTTTTTTAAATAAATTATTCAAATTGAATAAAGAAATAATAACAGTAACTCACGACTATTCTTTATTAACAAGTGTTGTTCAACCCTTTTATCATAAAATACAACAAAATATCGAAAAATATCCTTCTAAAATTAATTATAATTATTATGACATAATAATTAGTCAAAATGAGGTGAACCTTAACATTTTTAATAACATTAATTATATTGTTGAATTACCAGACTTTAAATATTCACATGAAATTGTAGATAATAAAAACAATTCGAAAATTATTATTGGAATTATTGGAAACATAAATAACATAAAAGGAAGAAAAATTTTTAAAAAAATCCTACACTATTTTAAAAATAATACAATAATTGAATTTGTAGTAATTGGATACACAGAAATTAAAAATTTTAATAATTATTATTATTATAACAGTATTAATGAATTTAATAACTTATTAACTAAATTGAAACCAAACGCTTTAATAGAACTTTCTTTATGGCCTGAAACATATTCATATTCTTTAACACTTGCAATGCTTACAAAATTACCAATTTTTTATTTAAAAAAAAAGTTTATATCAGTGATTGAAAACAGATTAAAAAAATATGATAAAGCTTTTTATTTTTCAACTTTAAATGAATTAGAAGAATTAGTAAATACTAAAAAACAAAATTTCTTTTACACAATAAAACCATATATTTACTATAACAAATTTTGGAATAATCTTTTTATTACAAATAATAAAATAATAAATATAACAAAAAAAAATAAAATTAAATTTAATATTAGTCCATACTTTATTTATTTTCCACAGTTTCATAGTTTTAAAGAAAACAATATTAATTTTTATGAGAATTATACAGACATTATAAATTTAAAAAAATACAACTTATCAACTACAAGTAAACTCGATGAACCCTTGTTGACATATCTTAGTGTTGATAAAATAGAGGAATATAACTTAGAAAACATAAAAATAATGCAAAAACAAATCAATTTATTAGAGTTATACGGATACGAAGGTTTCGCAGTATATTATTATTGGTTTTCACATAATAGTGTGACAAATCAACACATGATAATGGAAAAGATTGTTAATAATTTTTTTAATAACTCATTAAATTTAAAAAATAAAAAAATTTTTTTTATTTGGGCAAATGAAAACTGGACGGATAACGATGCCTTTGGAAACAATGATAATGATATGATTATTAAAAATAGTTATAATGAAACGTTTTTTTACAAAAATGCTGAAAATCTTTTACAATATTTTAAACATAATAACTATTTAAAAAAAGACAACAAACCTGTTTTTTTTATTTATCATAGTCATCTAATAACAAGAGAATTACTTGATACATTTTATAGTATATTAAATAACATGTGTATTAAAAATAATTTTTCAGGCGTTCATTTTGTGTTAAACTCATTTGTATATGAATTTGATAAATATCCTAATTTTTATATTAATTTCAACTATAAAAAAAAAGATGCACGATTTTATGATGAAGAGAAAAAACAATTATTTTTAGATTATAAAGAATACATGGATAGTTATAATGTTTCAAAAAATACAATACAAACAATCGTGTTTGATTTCAACAATAAACCAAGATTATTTGAACCAAACCGTTTAGATAAATCAACTGTTTGTATTAAAAATACAGAATTTAATAAAATTTTATTTGCAAAAAAAATAATAAATAATTATAAAAATAAAAAAAAAGATGATATTGAAAATATTTTATTGATAAACTCATTTAATGAGTGGGGTGAAAACATGTCACTAGAACCATGTGATAAATATGAATATTACTATCTAAATTTATTGCAACATTGTCTAGAAAGTGAATAATTCAGTCTCTATTAATAGTTTCAATAATTTCTACTATATCATCTGGAAATTTAATTAAAAAATCTTCGCGGCTATTATATCCATTTTTTTTTAAAAAAATATCCATATCCATGATCGCTTTATCATAATTTTTTACAGTATTACTTTTACTTTGTAGTTTATGTACAACATTAAATTTATAATAAATTGCTGTTTTGATTTTATAATGGGCCATTATATAGTCTACTCCCCACGTATTTGGATTTTCGATATCATTAATAGATAGAAATTTAATAAAATTTTCATAACTAAATAAAAAACAATAAATTTCGATTCGATTTGTTATACCTACTTTATTTCCAGAATATAAATTCATATATTCCCACGTTGAATACTCAACACGTGGGGAAATAAATTCAATGTTATATTGATTTTTAATTTTAATTAACTCGTGTATATTTATATTTTCTATTTCAATATCATCTAAGATAAATAAAATATAGTCGTAATTTGATAAATGAACATGGTAAGGATTATAATTCCATAACTCAATTAATTTTCCCGTTTTATAATTTATGTATATGTTATCTAAAAAAGGGTAGTCATCATTATTAATGAAACTTGCAATATCTATGTCATCGTAGCAGTTAATAAGTATATCAAAATTTTGATTAATATCTTTAAAAATATAATGTAAGTTGTTCTTTAAAATATTAATTTTAATTTCAAAATCTGGATTACCTAGTGCAGCTAAATAGTACAAAAATTTCATATAAATATATTTTAAAATAAATAAATATATTTATTGTATATTCGATACATAAACATTGTTTTGTTGAAAACATAACTGTGGATATATTACAAACCCGTTTAAATTTTTATTATCAATATTAATTTTGTATTGAAAGTCAATTGCGTGAACAATATTACAGTTATTTTTATAAATTTTTTCAGAATTTTTGTTATTAATTAAAAGTGCATGTGTTCCAGTGCATACATTATTTTCATCCACAGTGTATACATTGTCAATAATTTTTTCTTTGTGATTGTCTGTTATATTGCCTAAATATATTATATCCCATTCTACACATAAATCATTTAAATTAGTAATAACTTTTTCAATATCGTTGTGTAAAGTATCTTTAAAAATTACGTCATCTTCAAAAATAACTGTGTAGTCACTTGAATATGAGTTCATAATATTTTTAATAATAACATGATGAGATAAATAACATCCTATTTCACCTGACTTCCAAAATGCAATTTCTTTCATTTCTAAATTTTTATCATGATTTTTTAAAAAACATATAATATCCTCTTTTAAAATACTATTTTGTTTTGTATAATATCCCTTAAATAATGTTAGATTTCTATTTAATATTTTTTGCAGATTATTTATATTAGATAATCTCTCTTCATGTTCATCACAATGAATTAAAATATATGTAATATTCATTATACTATTTGTTTATTTAAATAATTGTTCAATCAACTCTATAATTTTAAAATTTTTATAAATTTTTTTATAAAATTCAAGTAGTTTTTCCTTATAACTATTATCCAATATATAAAAACAATCTCTGTGTAATGAAAATACATATATTTTATTATTATCCAATGTATTTTGTTTATATTCCCATGTATTAAAATAATTTGTTTCTGGATCTTGCGGACCTACCGTTATGATAGGTTGTAAGTCTAATTTATATTCATAATATAAATATTTATTTGAAAAAACCAAATATGCATAATATAAAAAGAATTCAGTAAATTTCATAGTTTCCATAAAAAAATCGCTAATTTTTTTATTCTCTTTTTCTTCTATATAACTGATTAAATTTACACATTCTTTGGTAATAAATAAAAACGGAGTAGTTGCTTGTAGTTTAAAATTTTCATTTAAGTTATCATTATTACTATTACTGTAAGGACACTTAACATTAAAATAATTTAAAGAACTATAATAATATTCAAGCATTTTTTCATTATGACAATTAAAATATAAATACGGAACATCATTATTAAAAAAATAATCTATAGTAATTTCATTTATAAAATGATTTTTACTATCCAACACAATATAATAGTCACATGAAATATGTTTTGAAATTTGTAATTTAATTAATTGTTGTGTAAACCAATTAGAATAGTCAAAGTCTAAACTTAAATCTTCTAAAAGAAACAATTTTACTTTTTCTATTAATTCTTTTGGGTAACAACATATAATTTCATTGTAAAATGTATCTTTAAATGTTTCATTTAAACTTTTATTATCGTTAAAAATAATTAAAATATTATTAACTATATTTGAATCAACAAAACTAAAAGAATAAGCTTGCAGTTTCAACAAGTTAATTTCTGTTTCATTATTATAAGTAATAGTAACAAAATCTATTTTTTTTGACATGACTTAATAAATATTTATACAAATATTACGTAATATAAACTTATTTATATTATTCATTTATATTAATTACTTTAAAAGTTGATAAAATATGACTTCATCAATAGTTAAAATAGTTAAAGCAGAATATGGCACAAGTAATAAATTTATAGATATAACATCAAAAATTAACCAGTTATTTCTTAAAGATAATAGTCTTATATTATTGAAAGGAACTAATCTAAATGATTTATTTACAGATCCATGTTTTTTTAATGAAAAAATAATTAAAATAGAAACTTTAGTTAACAATAATACTTTACTCATATGTGACTTTGAAAATGATAATATTCTTTTAAATAACATAATTATAGATGATAAAACAATGAGTAAACATGACATTTTTACTAGTTATAATAATAATTGTAAAATTGAATTCAGATTACTTTGTATAGAACATTTAAATTATATGCGTAATATTAATTTACCAATTTTTTGCACAAAAAGTATTTACGAAAGTGTTTTAATTGAATATAGAAGTTTACCTCATGTAGAATTTTTAATTCGTAATACTATTATTAAACTGGGTGAAAAATGGTGTCATACTGTTATTTGTGGTAATCTGAATTATGAATATATGGTTCGCATGTGTTCATTGATTTCAAAAAATATAAAAGTTATTAAAACTGATTATGATAATTTAAATCCATCCGATTATAGTAAATTTTTAGCAAGTTTAGATTTTTGGGACTTATTATGTGGAGAAAAAATATTGATTTATCAAGAAGATAGTATTATTTTCAAAAATAATATTTCTGAATTTTTAAAATGGGATTATATAGGTGCACCATGGCCTAAAATAAACAATGACAATAACAGTTGTGTGGGTAACGGTGGATTAAGTTTACGAACTAAAAGTGTAATGATTGAAATAATTAAAAATATCAGTATAGAAAAAACACTAGTAAATAGTTCTACAAATGAATACACAAAACTAACTCACTCTACCGTAATACCTGAAGATGTATATTTTAGTAAAAATATGGAAGACTTAAGCATAGGTTTACTAGCTGATAGGGAAAGTGCTTATAATTTTTCGACGGAAACTATTGTAAATAGAGAGAGTTTTGGGGGACACAATTTTTGGTTAAATGACTATAACTGGAAAGACCGAATTATAAAAAAAAACATAATACAATTTAAACCAAATTTTGATTTATCCAAAATAGAACATAGAGGAGGATGGAAAAGTATTTTACAAAGTTTAAATAAAAATTACTTTTATAATGACAACTCAACATATGATTTTTTTGATATTATAGAATTCAAATTTATGTGGAATGAAAATAAAAATTTTGTATGTAAAAATAAATGGGCTGGGTTAATACATTGTACTCCAAAAACTCCAGAATTTTTAAATATGTCCAACATTCAAAATTTATTTCATAATAAATATTTTATTGAATCATTAAAAAATTGCAAATTTATTGTTACATTTAATAGCTATATTACAAATTATTTAAATGATACTTTTGTTGATTTAAAAATAAATGTACCTTTGTATACATTAAAACATCCAGTAGACACAGAAAATATAATATTATTTAATTATAGTAAATTTATTGCTAATAAAAATAAAAAAATAATACAAATAGGTCAACAACTTCGCAAAATGTCTAGTATTTATTTGCTCGATATAGTAAATTTTAAAAAACTATGGCTAACAGGTACAAAAAATTTTAATAAATGTAAAGAACTTTTAAAAAATGAGATTTTTTTTTTAAATATTGATGAAACTAAATTCAAAGGTTCCGTGTCATTATATTATACAGAGACTTTTCACGAATATGATGAATTATTATCAAAAAATATAGTTTTTATTGATTTATTTGATGCAGCTGCAAATAATACTATTTTAGAATGTATAATACGAAACACGCCTTTATTAGTAAACAGAATATCACCTATTTTTGAATATTTACCAAAAGATTATCCTCTTTATTTTAATGACTTGGATGAAATACCTAACTTATTAACAAATAAAAATATATTAGCTGCGCATAATTATTTAACTAAAATGAATAAAACTGAATTTTCTATTGATTTTTTTTGTAAAAAGATGATGGAAATCACATATTCAAATTTTAGTAGTTAGTTATTTGTTATTATGTTTACTGATAACAAATAATTCAATATTATCATGATGATAACGTTAACAAGTGTTTATCTTCTTCATTCAAATTACAAAAAAAATGTAACTTTGCTGTAAGGTCTTTAATAAAGTAATCTAATGTAAAACGTGTTTTATCTATTTTTTTTAAGTAATTATGTGTATTTAATATATTTTCATCATTAAAAATAAAATATTTTATATCATCCAATGAATCATAAAAGAGTGGATAAGTTTCTCCTATTAATGCTATATATTCTTGATGTCTGTTTAATAAAATAGGTGTATTACTAACTAAACATTCTAAAAATGTGTTATTAATAGTTGTCAAATAAACATCCAAAAATACTAAGTTACTTTCAAATATTTTGTGATAGTTAAAATCATCTAATTTTTCAAATTTAACTACAGAATTAATTTCTTCTTCATTAATTATTATATTATCCCTATTAGTGTAAAAAGATAATTCATCTTGTGTTCTTTTTGTAAAAGGAAGAATTGCTTTACTAAATTTAGTATCACATTTTAATTTAAAAATTGAGTATTGTTTTCTTAACCAATTACCTATACTAAAAATAGTTTTATTTGAATTGTTCTTATATTTTTCAAAATTAAATGAAAAGTTTAATTTATTAATAGGATGATACAAATTAATAACATGAATTTCATAACCAGTTTTTTTTAATAATTCTTTAATTGGGTTTATTTGTGTTTTACTCATCACAAACAATATTTTACAAAATTTTAATGATTCAATAAATACATTTAATTCAAATAAACTTGTATTATCATACCATGGTGTATAATCTTCCCATTTATAAGGATTATGAATAACACCATACCACGTTTCTTGTATTGGAATATCTACTTTGTTAAAATACAATTCACAAAAAGTTATAAATACTCCTTCAAAATTTATATTTTTTATTTCATTTTCAACAATTTTCCAATTATTATGTTCATTAATATTTGCTTCAATAATTTTCATAGTCTGTTTTATAATTAATAAATACTAATTATTATTATAAAATAAAAAAAAAATTATATTCTTCCAAAATCATCTTCATATCTTATTATATCATCTTCACCTAAATAATCACCAATTTGTGTTTCAGTAAATTCTAACAAGTCTTCACCTATATTTTCTATTCTATGTAAAGCGTTTATAGGTATGTATACACTTTCATCTTTATTTCGTATTATAATATTATCATTTACTTGAACCTTAGCAGTACCCTTTACTATAACCCAATGCTCGCTCCTATGATTATGAGATTGCAATGAAAGTCTTTTTCCAGGATATACGGAAATTCTTTTTACTTTAAAACCGTTATTGTCATTACCTTCAACATTTTTATAATATCCCCACTGTCTAAATACTGTTTTATGTAAAACACATTCTTCTCGCTTTAAACATTTCAATTTTTCCACAATTTGTTTAACATCTTGAGATTTTGTATTATCACAAATTAAAAGTGCATCATCTGTGTTTACAATTAATAAATTTTGTAGTCCTATTACTGCTGTTAAAGAAATTTCATTATCAATATAACAGTTATTTGTATTTATGGTCATTACATCTCCTTTAATAACATTATTTTCATCATTTTTTTCTAACTCTTCGTACAAAGCCATGTAAGAACCAATGTCATTCCAATTTGAATTATACAATACAGTTTTTTTGCCGATTTGTATAGCATCTTCATTACATAATTTTTCCATTATAGCATAGTCAATAGATATAGCGTTACAACTTATAAATGGAAATTCTGGTAATAATGTATTGCAACTATTTAAGTCTGTATTTCTCAGTGTTTCAAGACAAACATCATAAATACCACCAGCATATTTTTGAAAACATGATAACATATTTTTATTTTTAAAAGCAAAAATTCCTGCGTTCCATAAATAACTACCTTCTTCAAAATATTTTTGAGCAACTTCATATACTGGTTTTTCAACAAATTGAATAGTATTATTATTTTCGTCGACTTTAATATAACCATAACCAGTTTCAACTCTAGACGGTTTGATACCAAAAGTTACTATCGAGTTTTCTAAATATTCAAATGACTGAATACAGCAATTTGAAAAAGCATTATCATCAAAAACATGATCGCATGGCATTACAATTGTATTATCTTCTGCGTCTCCCAGTAACGCTGCAATACAAATTGCTGGCCCAGAATCACGACCTTTTGGTTCACTTACTATTTGATAGTTAATATCTATGTTTAACTCATTTAATTGTTTTTCAATAATATGCGAATGGTCTTTATTACAAATAATGATTAATTTATTACTAGTTAGTACATTAGTTACACTGTATATTTTATTTACTAAATTTTTAATTCTTAAAACTGTATTTTGAAACATGGTATTTTTATTTATTAACTTTAACAATTGTTTCGGTAGTTTTTCTCTTGATTTAGGCCATAGTCTACTTCCTGAGCCGCCACATAAAATAATGAAATTTGTCATATTATAACAGGTAAATATTAAAAAATAATAAAAATATTAAAAATAATATATTATATTATTTTTATAATAATAAGTATAACTTAAAATGTTTTTAAAAGAAGAAAAAATTCATAACTTTGATTGGGAACTATATTTGATAAATTATCCTGACTTGAAAAGTAATTTTGATAATAAAGACAAAGCGTGGTGGCATTATATTAATGTTGGTAAAAAACAAGAGTTTATTTATTTTGATATCAACAAACGACATGAATATTATGATGGATATAATAACTTTGACTGGGAACTGTATTTGATAAATTATCCCGATTTAAAAAGTCATTTTGATAATAAACACAAAGCATGGTGGCATTACATTAACATTGGTAAAAAACAAGAGTTTATTTATTTTGACATTAATAAACACGATGAATATTACAATAGTTTTAATAACTTTGACTGGGAATTATATTTGATAAATTATCCAGATTTAAAAAGTCATTTTGATAATAAACACAAAGCGTGGTGGCATTATATTAATGTTGGTAAAAAACAAGAGTTTATTTATTTTGATATCAACAAACGACATGAATATTATGACGGATATAATAACTTTGACTGGGAATTATATTTGATAAACTATCCAGATTTAAAAAGTCATTTTGATAATAAAGACAAAGTATGGTGGCATTATATTAATATTGGTAAAAAACAAGAGTTTACTTATTTTGATATTCAAAATAAAATTAATGAAACTTGGTTTAAAAATAAAAATTTGTTTTATTATGTAGGTACAACATGCTATCAAGATTTTAATACAGGAATTCAAAGAGTTACTAGGAATTTATCAACTATGATAGGAAATTATTTTAAGGAATATAATTTTTTTTTAGTCATTTATGACAATGATAAAGATGAATTGCGATTATTAAATGAAACTGAGTTAAATTTATTTTGTAAATACAATGGTTATAATCATAATGAAAAACCCGAACTTTTCGAAAAAGTAAGAGATAAGGGAGAGAACATAATGCTTTTTATACCAGAAATGTTACATGTCAGTCAAAATGATATTCTAAAAAAGATTGTTGATTTATCAAAATTTTACAACTATAGAACAGCTTATATTTACCATGATGACACTATTTATAATAATGTTGAGCTACCTGAATATTTTAGGCATAAAATTTTTAATACTTATATGCAGATAATAAGTAAAATAGATATAATTATTCCTAATTCCAATTATAGCAAGTCTACTTATTTATTTCATAAAGAAAGATTACAGCTAACTACTAATCAAGAAATAAAAGCTATAAATTTGGCAGGTGAATTATTAAATTGTAAAAGAACTATAAATAAAACAGTTTTTCATAACTATATATTTGCAAATATTAGTACTACAAAAAGAAAAAATGTGGAAAATTTAATTCAAGCTTTTAATTTATTAAATAATGATTTTTCTAACGTAAGATTGATTATTTGTGGTGTTGTTTATGAAAAAAATAATTACTATAATAGTTTTAAGAATGAGTTAACAAAAAATATTATTTTTGAAGAAGATAAAACAGATGAAGAAATTAGTGAATTGTATAAAAATGCATTATTTAGTGTATATCCATCCATAGAAGAAGGTTTTGGTTTACCAATTTATGAAAGTCTGTGGAATTGTACACCTGTAATATGTCACAATGCTACAAGTACATATGAAATTGCAACCGAAATAAATTTAGAATGTGTTGCATCAGTAGATTGTTTAAACTCGAACACTCTTTATTTACAAATGAAAAAATGGATGAATATTGATTTTTTAAAAAAAGTTAGCTCAGAAATAAAAAATATTCGAATAAAGACATGGTATGAATATACAGATGAAATAATTAATAGTTTAAATAAAAAAGAAGAAAAAATAGTAGATAAAATACCAACTATTTATTACTATGTGCATCATACTTCATCTTCTAATATTCGTACAGGAATACAAAATTATACTATTTATTTGGCAAAACAATTTGTTAAAAAAAATGTACAAGTAATCTTTGTAAAATGGGATGAAAAGATAAATGCATTGGTTCCTTGTAGTCATTTAGAAATTAGTCATTTATTTAACTACAACGAAACAGACGACATAATGGAAGAAATAAATTATGGTACTAATATTTGTAAAGCTATACATTTAACAAATACAGAAATTAATAACAGTATTTTTTTTAATCCAGAATATACATCCCCTGAATTTGCCTGTAATATTAAAAGTTATTTATTACAACATTCAATTATATCCATTCATGTTTTACATGACATTATACCCTTAGTTTTGGATTGTTATTCTAGTGAAAAGGAAAGGTTTAGAAGTTATTTTTTAAATAATATTTTATCTTCTGATAAAATTATAACTGTTTCTAATTTTTCAAAAATAGAATTTTATGACTATTGTAAAAAAAATATCTCTTATTTAAAAAATGATTTACCTGTTGTAAAAAGTATTTTATTACCTTATCAATACAGAAATAAAAAAAGAGATATAAATACAGAAATTAATAACAAGACCCAAAAAAAAAAAGTTTCTATATTACTTCCTGGTAGTATTGAAGATAGAAAGCAACAGCTTTTATTTATAAAACTATTCAATAAATTTATAACATTAAACCCAAACATAGATGTAGAATTAATTACTTTTGGACACATATATATAAAAGTTAATGATGAATTTGATGAAGAGATTAAAAAATCAAATAATAAAATAAAATATTTAGGAGTTATTGACAATGATAAGCTTTTTGAGTTGTATAAAAAAGCTACTTTTTCTTGTTATATATCGTACTATGAAGGATTTGGTTTACCCATTTCTGAATCTTTATGGCACGGTACTCCTGTTTTAACATCAAATTTTGGTTCTATGTATGAAGTTGCAAAAAAAGGTGGTTGTTACTGTGTTGATAGTAGAAATGAAAATGAAATTTATGAAGCATTAGAAAAACTAATTATAAGTCCTGACTTATTAGACAAATTGAAAAAAGAGATCGAATGTGCAAACTTTACTACTTGGGAAACTTATGCTGATGAAGTTTATAATGAAATTTTGAATATTTAAAAAAAATTTTGTAAACAATTTCGTAATTTATTTAATACTATAATAATAGTATTATTATTATAGATTATAATGAATTCTATAGAAGAATTTAATAATAGTAAAGATAAAAATTTTATTAATAACTTTAGAATCAAATATTATTTAGGTAATGTTGACAAAGAAATAGTTGTTTCAAGGAAAAAACATGTTTTATTCGACGATGAAATATTATTGAACGAAGAAAATAGTAAAAATAGAGAAATTATGCAAATAAACTTAAAAAAATTTTATGATAAGTACGTACTTTTAAATAAAAATTTAAACTCACGTTACATAGAATATTCATGTTATTTTAAAGATCTTTATAACTATTTAAAAATTTATAATGAAGAAACTGGTGAGAAAAACATAGAATGTTTATTTTATTTTGGAGATAGCGTAAGATTTAAAGATATACCCTGTTTTATTAAAGCAAAAACAATAAATAGTAAGGACTATAGTGTTTTATTAAATTTAAACACAGAAAGACATATAGGAATGTTAAATGACATACCTAAATTAGATATTCCGTTTAATAAAAAAATAAATAGTGTACTTTGGAGAGGAACAGACACTGCGTATAATGATAATGACAAGAGAAGTGAAATCATTTTAAAGTACCAACACTGTAAAAACACAAATATTGATATAAAATTTACAAAATTTGTAAATAAAAGAGATTTATCAAAATATAAAATTGCAAAAAAAATGTCTATTGATGAAATGTTAAAATATAAATTTTTACTTTCTTTAGAAGGAAATGACGTAGCAACTAATTTAAAATGGATACTATTGTCAAATTCCGTAGTTTTAATGTCAAAACCAACTAAGTGTAGCTGGTTTATGGAAGATATGTTAATTCCATTTACACATTATGTACCTTTAAATGATGATTGTAGTAACATAGAAGAAATGTACAATTGGTGTATGGATAATTTAGACAAATGCAAAGTAATTTCACAAAACGCAACTAACTATATGAAAATATTTTTAAATAACGATAATGAAAAATACATTATAAATAAAGTATTAAAAGAATATTTTGATAAGATCAAATTTGTTGACTAAAAATAAGAGCGTAAATTTATTCCATAAATAAATAAATAATAATTATATAAAGATAATAAATATGAAAAACATAATTACAATTTTTGTAGAAAATACAATAAATTTAGAGTTATTGTTGAAGTATCTAAAAAAGTCTATGGAGTTAAAACAAATAGATGAAGTACACTTTTGGAATTATACTAAAACAAATAATGATGAAAAATATATTAAGAAATTGAGTAATATTTCTAGAACATCGAGTAATGTGTCAACAGACTATACGCAAATATTTACACCTATCAAAGATGGTGAGTTTTCTTTGCTAATAAATGCTAGTAATGATATTCATATTAAAATTAAAGATAATACACTAAATGTTTGTTATGAAATAGTATTAGGTGGTTGGAATAATACAAAATCAGTAATTAGAAAAAACGATGTAGAAATTTGTAGTTTACTAAAAAAAAATTTAGTAGTCAATACTGAAACAAAAATTACTGTTTCTCTAAAAAATAATTTTTTAGGAATTTATAAAAATGGTAATATTATTTTTAATTATGAGTTAGATGAAGTATTTAAAATTGATGAAATTTACTTTAAAACTGGATATGGTAGCGTAGGAAATATTAGTTATGAAACTATACAAAATAAAGGATTTTATTTAATGGATGTGTGTGATAAAAATAAAAATCACTATTATTGCGACTATTACAAAAATATTAAATTTATGAATGATACAATAATAAAATGTGAGGACATGATCAGTTATATTGATTTGCAAAAACTACCAAAATTTATAGAATTTATAAAAAATAATGATTTTTGTGAATTAGTTTTAGCAAATATAATAAATAATAATACTTGTTCTTTATATCAACAAAATAATTATAACTTAATACCTAAATCCTTAGTTAACTTTGATATTCAAAATAATGGTACCCTTTCAAACAACAATGATGAAAAAATACATACTTTTTTTATTGAAAACTACAATAATTTTATAGATTTTGAATATGAGAATGATAATGAAGTTATTCAAATAGAAACAAACGATCATTGTAATTTTAATTTTATCGGATACAAAGGCAATATTTTTTACAAATTTGTCAACGATTATGATAGTAGCAGTTTAGATATATTTTTAAAAAATAAAAAATTTAAACTTGTAATGTACAGTGACTTTTGTGTATCTTATTTATCAAAAAAATACTCACTTAATGAATTTAATATATACAAATTAATTTACAACTATAATCAATTTTATAATAACTTGTATAAAGAAGAAGTTAAAAATACAAATATTGTCGTTTCAAGATACAACAAAAATGTTGATTTTACATATAAAATAAATAACGGTTCAAATATAAATATTTTAATATATGACAAAGAAAAACCAGATAATCCATATAATGTTCCTGTAAATAAAGGTAATGAGGCGTCTGTTTATCTGAAATACATAATAGATTTTTATGATAATCTAAGTGAATATACTTTTTTTATTCACGATGAAGAATTTTCGTGGCATCATTCTGGTAGTATAGTTGATAAGTATAATGAAGCAGTTGCGAGTAAACGAAAGTATTACAACATAAATGACAAAAATTTTTGGAATGTTCACAATCATATACCTGCTCATACGCACAAACTTTTATTAGAATGGTATGCTGAATATATTGAAGAATATATTCCAATCAGTAAAGTACCTAATAATAAAGACTTTACATTTGGTTTTCATGGTTCTGCTCAATTTTTAGTACATAGACACTTGATAACTAGTTTGCCAAAGGAATTTTATGAAAAATTATATAACTGGATTTTAACAACAGATTTACCAAACTGGACAAATGGTAGATTTTTAGAATGGACTTGGCATGTTTTTTGGCGCATTAATCCTTATATTAGTAAAAATTAAAATTGGTGTTATTCAATAACACCAACATTTAATTCTTTTTTAATTTTATGATAAATATTATTATAAAATTGATTGTAATTTTCGTTTTTTTTAAACTCAATACCTATTAATTTTGAATAAGTCTTGTCATATAAAATACTTTGACTATCATTTTCATTTAATAGAGTAATATTTTTTTTACGCCATTCACTTAAAGCCTTTGATATTTTTAACTGTATAATATTTAAAAATCTTATAATTTTCTCTCTTGGTGCAACTATCCAACCATAATTTTGAACACTATTATTATCACTATATGTTGAATTCAATGTGTAAATATAAATAGTATTTACCTTTTCTACAAAAGACACAAAAGGTAATGTTTCAGCTGTTTCTATATTTTCATTAAATGTTCTAGAAAGTATATTATTCAATGTTTCCTTAAAACTATTATTAAAAAGGTATTCTATATCACTTTGTTCGACGTTTATAATTTCACAAATATTATCAAAAAGTAATGATGGTTTAATAACATTATTGTTTAAATAATCAATAATTTTAATTTTATTTATTTTTTTACTCACATATTTATTTAAATGATCTACTTTACTTTCTAGTTTATTACATTTTAATACCAAATCTACTATGATTTGATACATTTGTTTTTGTGATGGTAATATATTATCATCTTCATTGCTTGGTTTAGATTTTAGTTTGTTAGTTACTTCACATAAAATAAAATGTTTATCTAATGTTGTTTTAGATTTATAACTTTTACCACAATAAGTACAACATAATACAGACTGTTTTATTTTATTTTTATTTATAACTTCATTTACATTTGGTTTTTTAAAATGTTTATCATTATTCATTGTTATATTATTTATAATTTTACTTCTTTCATAAAAAAATAATATTTTATTCAATTTTATTCAATTTTATTAAATAGTAATGTTTGTAAATATAATACTATATTATATAAATAATGTTGTTAGGTAGAACTGGGTTAATATTTAATGGAAGCACCTATAGACCTTTCGCTGTTGAACCATATGGATATCGTTGCAGAGGATGTAATATTGGACTAAATGGTAATACTCCTGCTGATCAATATCAAAAACAGAAACTAATACAAAATACAGTACGTGTTTATGCATCTTTGTATTCAATGAATTTGGGTTCATTAAGTTCATATGTAGCAAAACCAAAAAATGTTTATAATGTGGGTTGGAACCAACAAAGTGATCGAGCATATCCAAGTGTTCAAAAAGGTATTATAAAAACTGGATTTTACAATTCTTTAAACGGAAAACACCAATCTTACACATCTAGTCGTCCAGGAACACAGACACCTGGCGGAATTGGTTGTGATATTAAACATAATTCTTATGACAGATATTTGAACAAATTAAAAGGTAAAAAAATATTGCGTCGTGGTATTATACCACCTACATTTGGTTTACCATACATACCATTCAATAGAGCATTTCCTGTTTACGGAGGTAAACAATTTAAAACTGCTATTGTTGCTGACTGTAATTGTCCTTTGGGTCAAAATATTGTTACAAGTGACGCTAAAATATACAACAATCCTTTTTTCCAAGACATAAATGATGTTGTTTTTAAATATACAGTTGGAATGTTTGTTGATGCATATAAAGACAACGAAACAGCTACTTATTACAAAGCAGAAATCATTGAAGAATTAGAAAATAATATGTTTGTTATAAAATTTGCTGATGGAGCCATTAAAACTGTAAGTGTTTATGAAATGAAATTATATTATCCGTGTAATTGTGATGGAATAGTAACAAACACATCATTAGATGCATTGTCAAATGGTTTAGATAATGTTTGTTTACTTACTAACTATAGCACAATTAAAAATTTGTTAAATTAATCCTATTGAAATTGTAAAAATTATTCAAATAAAATATTTGAATTATATATAAGATGCCTGCACCATCCAGAAAAATAAATATGAATCTAAACATTGGTTCACAAATGAATAGTGTGAACCAATCAATTTTTGCAAGTTTAGTAAAAACTCAGAATGAGCAACAAAGAAAAGCTCCATCTGCATTAACAAGCCCTATGATTAGTCGTATACACAATATAAGACCAGGGTGTGGATCTTGTGGTAAATAAATAACTTACAATAACCAAGTTTATAATAATAAAATATCAATATACTTTAATTATTATAATGTCAAGTTTAATTTTTGTAAACAATAATGCAGCTTATTTTAGCAATGTTAAGTCATATCCATCTACAAGTTTACATAAAAGTAATAACTTTATTACCCTTGGAGACACTGCAATTTTACCATACAACGTACAATACAATAATTGCAAAAATACTTTGTGTTATACACACAGCAAAGGTACTTTTATATACAAACCTCATAGTGCATATGGTATGGTCGGTAGAACATCCGCAGGATATTTATTTCAAAGAAAACGTCTTTGAATAGTTTAAAATTGAATAAAGTTTTCCCAATCAGCGCTTATTATTAGTAAAAATCCAAATAGATATAATAAAATTCTCGCTTCATGATCAATAGTCAAATGTTTTTTTCGGTTCGGATTAAATAAAATAATAAGTAACAATGCAATAGAAATGGTAAATATAAACTCTACTTTATATTTAAATTTATCAATTTTTTCTAGTGAAATTTTATAATTTTTATTATTTGGATATTTTTTTACTAAATGTTTAATGTAAAATGAGTATATTAGTAAAAGTAAAAAAATTACTTTTATCATAATTACTAATATCACATAACTTCTTAGTAAGGAAAATTTTATCATTATTTAACACTTAAAATATGTATATATATTATTATGTTTATTGCAAAAAATTAAATTTATGTAAAGTTAAGTATTTTGTAAAAGCAAAATTAATTTTTTATCTTAATGTATACTATAATGGTGTGTCCTCAAATAATAACGTATATTTTAATATGTTTTATCGTGTTTATAATGTATCCAAAATATAGTTTAACACCTCTTAATATGGTAGGTAATGTATTTTATATTGTTTTATTGTATTATTTATGTAAAAAAGGTTATAAACTCGTAGCATGGGGATTTGTAATAATCCCAGCTGTTTTTGGAATTTTAAATAGAAAAGAATTTGATAAAATTGCACGTTCTTATAATTAATTTACAAGTAAATATAAATATTATAAATGATATGTTGTTTTGAATTCTTCTAATGACAACACTTGAATTCCTAACTTGTTTGCTTCTACTATTTTTGAACTATCGTCGTTTTTATTTTTTGCTACTACTATAGAAGTATTTTTACTAACGTTACTGCTTACTTTTGCACCCATTAGTTTTAAATTTTTCTCTAACATATCATCTCTAAATCCAGTCATTACAATTGTTTTTCCGTATAAAGGGTTATTAATATCTATTTCCTCTTTTTTATTGCCATTTTTGTTTATTTTTTCAAATTCAATTAATTTATTAAATAAATCTGTTTCCATTAAGAAATCTTCAAAGTCATCAGTTTTTGCAACAAAGGATTCGGCAGTTTTTAATGCCATTCCTTTTATTTCAGAAATTTTCTTTATTTTTTCTTGTGTACTTATTTGAGGATTAAATACATAAGGATAAGCATCCATAATTAATTCGATTTTCTTATCGCTAAATCCTCTTCCAAAAATATTAGTAGCAGCCATGATAGTAACCAAAGAAGCTTCTGCTAATTTTGCTTTAATACCATCATGAATTTTTTTAGCTGACTTTTCTTGAAATCCTTCGACGCTTTTTAAATCTTCTACACTCATATGTATTATCTTGCCAACACTGTCATATCCTGCTTTAATAATTCTGCTGACGTTTCCACTACTTAATCCTTCGACACCAATTCCTCTGAAAAATCCAGTAATATTTTTCTCTTTAACAGTTTCATCACCTTTTATATCTTCAAGCATAATATCGATATGTGTATCATTCCATTTATAAGGAACATTTGGCATTTTTGGCTCTTCTGCTCCTATTACAACTTTTCTAATGTAAGGTATAACGTCACCGCTACGAATAATTTCTATCACAGCTCCAATTCCAATTTTGTTCTCTTTGATAAAAGCACCATTAAAACCTGTCGCATATTCTATCGTAACTCCACCTAATTTAACTGGTTCAATTTGGACACGTGGTTTTAAATAACCATCTTTACTTGGAGACCATATTACGTCAACAACTTTACTTTCTGCAACCTGGTCTGATAATACCATTTTAAAAGCAAACGCGTGTTCGGGATTTCCTGATTTTCTGGGATATATTTTATCATCTACAACAATCACTCCGTCTATTTCATAAACATAATTTTTACGCCATTCAATTAAGGTTTGTGATAAATATTCATTTGTTAATTCTTGTGAGTTAATGGTGTCGTACATTACAACATTTACATCTAGTTTTTTCAAAAAGTCAAATTGTTCAGACTGTTTCATAGTAGGAACAATGACTTCATATGCCAGAAAATCAACATCTTTTATTTTTACATCAATTGTTTTTTGATTGACTATACCTGAAACCAAGTTTCTAGGATTAGCAAAATCTTTTTTGTATTTATTTTCAAATACCATTTTAGGAATAACAAATTCACCTCTAATTACAAACCCCTTTTCACCATTTTTTTTAGAAGGCAAACGTAAGTAAGGAATAAAATGGCTCACATCTTGACCTATTTTACCATCACCACGAGTGTATAATTTTGGCTCTTCACCTTCAGTTGTATACAAACCGCTTACACCATCCAATTTACAAGACAAAACATAGGGTCCATTGAACTTGGCTTTCCAGTTTTCAAGAGCTTTTGTATCTGGTTTTATTTTATCCATAGACCACATTTCATAAGGCAATGTAGCTTTATTTCTTCCAGCAGGAATAGGTGCCCCAATTAATGTAATGACTTTATTATCTGGAAATTTTTTCTTAATAAAATCTTCTAAAATATCAAATTGATTATCAGTTATAATAGGTTTTTGATTTCTATAAAGTTCATTTGCCATGACTACCATATCCGATAAAACATTTTCAGATAAATCTTTTAAAATAGAAATTCCATTTTTTTTGAAGTCTTGTAATAATTCGAATGTTTCAGAATTTTTAATTTTATCATTCTTATCTTCGGACGATTCTTCAATGACCAAATTGACTTTTTGTTTTTGAAGTTTTTTTGAAGTACGAACCTTGGGTTTTAAACCTGTAGTAGTCTTTTTTAATGTTTTTGGTGAAGGTAGTTTTTTTTCTTCAACAACTGGTAAAGTAATAGTAGTTGCATTATCAGGAAGACTATTTTTTACTATAACGGCTCGTCCATCGGTTCTCTCTACAGGACTTTTGTATACCAAATTTAAATAGTCAAATATATCACGTTCATCTTTAAAAACAGCATCTACTTTTTCACCCTTCTTTTTACCTTCCATTTTGTATAATCCATGCTCATTCATTGTTAATCCTTTTTGTAGTGCTTCATGACGTATTACAGTATTGAATATTTTTGAGCCAGTAAAATACAATATGGAAAACGGAAATTCTTCAGGACTTGTGTATAAGAAGTCAACGCGTCGTGCGATGTTAGATAAAGGGATCATTGCAATAACCAAACATTTTGTTGGTCCTCTTGAGAGAACGTTTAAGATGATGTTTTCTTTTATCAATTCATCAATAAAGTTTATGAAAACCTTTGGTGATTTTGATGTAATAATGACATCAATGTCACCAGAAGTTTGTGCACCGCGACGATAACTGCCTACGATTTCCATACGAGAGTCTTCTTCGGCTATTTTTTTAAAATCTTTTTCAAATATTTTTTTATATTCTTCAATTTCAGAACGAGGAATTCGTTGTAAAATATCTTCATAATATTTCAACCCAACTTTTTGTACATCATTTAAGAGTTCGTTTTGTTTTTCTCTAAGTTGTTCTATAGTAGTAATTCCTTTGTCAACTAATTCTTTGGCTTTTTTAGGACCAACACCATAAATTTCACCTAAAATATTGACTGGATTATTTTTCTCTCTTTCTATTATTTTTAATGTTCCTGTATTGACATATTCATGTAATTTTTCTAAAATGGTTGCTCCTATTGCTGGTTTTCCTTTCAACTGGTCGACACTCGTAATGTCATCGGGATAAGCCATAATAGTTTCTTGGGCTTTTTGATAAGCTCGCGCTCTAAAAGCTTCGCCTTTTTTTAACATAATATTTGATAGTTGATCCATTAGATCAATGAATTGCTCATTATAACGTTTTTCGCCACCTTGTTGCATTTTAATATGATTAGTTTTGTTTGTTTTACGTATTTTACGAAAAAAAATATCATTTTTATTTTTGTCAACCTTTAAGAAAGGTTGAGCCAAAACAACCTTTTCTACCTTTGGAAAAGGTTGAGCCAAAACAACCTTTGGAAAAGGTAATGCCAAAGTTTTGTACCACTTTTTCGAAAAGTGGTGTTGTGCCAAACCAATATTTCGTTTTTTTAAGGTAAAGTTTTTTGATCTACCTTTTCCAAAGGTAGAAAAGGTTGATTTGGCTCTACCTTTTTTAAAGGTAGATTTTTTAAAGGTAGAAAAAGTAGATTTTTTATTTAATGTTCTCATATAAAAGATAATCACATTAAAAAAGTTGAAAACAACTTTTAACTTTTATTAATTAAAATTACAAATCATAAAAATTTTATACCATAATAAAGTCACCTTTTATTCTATACAAATCGTATCCTAACTTATAGTTAATCATTTCTAAATTTCTCACGTAATTCATGTCAATTTCATGAGTATTTTTTTTTGGTTCTTCTATTGTCTGATAAAGCATAACCTCATAATTTTCATTGCAGTTAAATTCTTCAAGTAATTCGCGTTCAAATTTATCTTCAGTTTCTTGATCTAATTTTAGTTCATTTTTCTCTTCTTCGAAAATAGTTGAAAAGTCATGTAGATTTATTCTCTCTTTACGTTCTCCAGGAATGTGTTTTTTACCTTTATTTTCAAAACAAACCCAAAACCATGGATCATTATAGACAATCCTGGCTTCTTTGTCAGGATTTTTTACTCGTTCTTGAAAGTTTCTTGTAATAATACTGTCATACCAACAGTCAAAATGTACAAATGCTGTGTTGTAGATCTTTCCATTTTTATCCATTTTTTCGACAAAGTCAATTTCTTTTACCTTTCCTATTCCTTGATCTTCGAATGTATCCATAATAGTTTTTTTTGTAACATTAGCAAATATGTGTGGAATGTAAAGGCTTAGTGATTGGTTCATTGTTCAAAGTTAGTTTGTTGTTCAAGTTAATAAGATGGATTATAAATATGATTGTATAAGCATTTCAATTTTTTTTTATTTCCACACAAAATGTCAATAACTAAAAATTTTTACACTTTCTCATTTTATACCTTTGAAGATTTGAAATCTTCGCTGGTGTAAATGCCGCCTGTTTAATTTATTATAGTTAAAACAAATTAAATATTTATCTTTAATAATTGTAATAAATCGAAATGAATTATATTTCTATGATTGTTTACTGTATTATTTTATCACCACTTTCAGCAAACCAAGTTAAGCCAAAGTTGTGTATTAACTGTAAGTTTTACAATAAAGAAAACTTTTTAACTAGTAGTGAATTTGGAAAATGCTCAATGTTTCCCAGAGAGAAAGAAAATGACTATTTTTTGGTGAATGGAAATTATAATAATAATATAGATTACCATTATTGTTCTACATCAAGAAAATATGATTACATGTGTGGAAAAGAAGGAAAATTTTATGAAAAAAAATAAATATTTTTAAATGTTACACGTAAATAACCACACAAAATAAAAAAAATGAAATACTTATTTTCTAATACTAGGATTAACAATAACAATAACTATAACAAACTCGAAACAACTATAACAAGCTCTAACTAACTAATTGAACGCAATATTTTAAGTCAAATAAAATGTGTGAAATTACCGAATGCCCAATTTGTATGGACACAATTGATGTTTCCAAGAATTGTGTTACAACTGAATGTGGTCATAAGTTTCACACAAGCTGTTTGATGAGAAATGTATCGTTTAATGGTTTTGAATGTCCATATTGTCGTACTGCAATGGCTGAAGATGGTAACGAAGATATCGATGACGAAGAATATGATGATGATGAATATGTTGATGACAATGATGACAATTTACCAATTTTAAGACGATTATCATCAATTGTGAGTAATGATGAATTGGAAGAAGGTGAAGAAACCGAGGAAGACACATTAAGATGGATAATTGACGAAGATGCTGATGAAATAGATGAGAATTATCCTTTGTCAGAGGAAGACCCAATCCCTTCTTTTGATCTAATTCTCAGAACTCTTATAGAAAAAAATGTGAGCTATGAAGATTTAGTTAAATGTACTTTGTTTGGACATCTTGCATTTAGTTTTACTGAACATAACCCTGAAATTAACAGACTTTATGAATTAATTAATAATGAAATTTATGTTACCATTATTAATTACAAGCCAGAACAAGAAGAAGTGTCAAAATACAACTTTTACTTTTTGGAAGAAGAATATAAACAAAGAGAACATTTCAAATTGATAGAAAATAGTATAGAACAATTATTCGTTTGATTGATGTAATGTAATTAAATAAATTTTTAAAAATTTTTAGTTTTTTTACTAAAGTCCAAATGAATATAAATATAAATTATATATTTTATATATATACGTGATATATAATGAATTTTGATTTGAATATTGAAAATTATAATAAAAGTGAACTAATGGAAATGTTTGGTTTATCAAATAATTATGACAAAAGTAGCGTTGAAATGAAAGAATTAAGACTAAGGGAAAATATTTTACATGATAACAACATAGACAATGAAACACGAAATCAAACTATAAATTTTTTAGTGAAAGCCAAAAATATATTGATTAGAAATGTCGATAATAATAGTCTAAGTTCTGAAATATATCAAACAAACAAAGTATTAAAAAATATTGAAAAAACTTATAATAGCAGTGACTTAGTTTTGAAAGAAACTGCTCTAGAAAGTCCTGAACAACATATGGTTCAGGAAAAAAAACCAGTATCATACCTTTTATCATATCCAAGTGAATTTTTCCCTGGTACAATAAATCCTCTAAAAAAAAGAGTACGTAAAGAAAATTTAGTTATTGACACACGTTTCAGAGAAAATTATTATAACTCTTCTCCTACAAATTTTAACTTTCAACTACCAATGGTAATAGAAAAAGTTGTACAAATGCAATTATCGGCAATTGAGTTACCAACTACATATTATATTATATCAAAACAATACAACAATAATTTTTTTTCTATTAAAGTGAATAATATAGGAAAAGTAATAACATTACCTGATGGTAATTATGACTATACATCTTTACAAGCAACCATTAATAACCAAATACTTCTTTTAGGAAGTCCTTTTCAATATGTTAACTTTTTAATAAATATTTCAACTAATAATGGTACTGGACAAATGATGGTTGGTTTAGATTCAAACACGCCTCAAGGTTTAATACAAGATTTAGAAATAAATTTTCAAGCAGACAGATATGGTTATGAAGATAATAATACACCGTTACCATTAAAACTAGGATGGGTAATGGGATTTAGAAATGGAATTTACACAAACAATTTAAACTATGTATCAGAAGCGATTGTAGATGTTACAGGACCAAAATATCTTTATTTAGTCATTGATGACTTTAATAATAATAATAACAACGGATTATTTTATGGTGCGTTTAATTCATCACTATTAAACAAAAATATAATTTCACGTATTTCTTTACAAACTGATAAGTTTACTATTTTACTACAAAATAATTTAAATATAATTAATATACCGAGAGAGTATTTTGGACCAGTCAATATTAGCAATTTTCAAGTTCAATTATTAGATGAGTATGGCAGAGTTGTAGACTTAAACTATATGGATTTCAGTTTTTGTTTAACTATGACAATCAGTTATGATATATAATTCTAACTTTCTTAAAGAAGATTTAAATTTATAGTTTATAAAAAGTACTACAAATAATATAAAATAAGACAATGCCAACTATTTCAATAAAAATGTGATAAGGAAAATCTGGGTAAATACGCATCATTTTTTCACAATTGTATTTTTCATTCAAGAATAGAATTATTATTACTGTTATAAGAACAAATATAATGTGTATTTTACTTTTAATACTTTTGGGTAACAACGGATAATAATACAATAATACAGATAAAAATAATAATGCTTGACTAAAAATATAATAAACTACATTCATATTTAAAAATGTGTATATATCAAAAAAAATTAAACATACATAAAATAAAATAAACCAAACACTAGGAAATTTTTTCAAATAGTTATAAAAAAAGAATAAAAATGCAATATTTATACAATAAGAAAGTATGTGTGTTATGTTTATTTGTATTGAACCCTGAATATGAATACAATGAGAAAATACGTGAAACAATTCAAAACATAGTATAGAAAACAATAATATAAAAGTGTATATTTTTTTAGTTTTTAGCAAAAAATAGAATACAATTAAGCAGTTAATAATATTAAACAATGATGAATATGGTTGTGCAATTCCCTTTTTATTTGGTTTTTCACAAGTATTAAACGGGAACGTATACTCACTCATATAATATAATTATATTATTTATTTTTCACCAGTCGATCTATATCTAATCCATGAGTTAGGTGGTTCTTTAGTTCCTCCGTTGTATTCCACCGCAAAACGTTCTACTATCATTAGTTTATTAATATTTGTGTTACCCAAATAAACATCCGCTAATATTCTCCCATATTTTTCTGTAGTAATATTTTTAAGAACCACACTTTTATGTAAAATTTTACTCGTCAAATAGTCTCGCGCCTCTTTCGCGATTGTTTTTTCCTCTTCATTGTTACTTTTAATTTCAGGACTATCAATCCCATTTAGTCTTACAGAAAATCTATATAATTCTGATTTAGGATAAGGTAATTTTGAAGCAATTGTAATAGTGTCACCATCGTACACTTTAATAACAATTCCACAACTGATTGGTGGTACAAATGGTTTAGTATCTTCCCAAGTAATTAGTGATTGTTCATAACTATTATTACGACACTTATAATAGCAACAGCAATGTTTTAGTATATTTTCTACAAATATGTTCATTTATTTTTGTATATTTATTGTTGTATAAGTTAAATATATAAATCATTTTTTTTAAATTTATATATTTATAATAGTAAATGTCTTTATCGTTAAGATTATTTCCAACTTATCCAGCAAGACCCACTTTTGGTGTAAATGTAGGTGCACAAAATGCAGGAGATTATATATTACAAAAAAAAGCAAAAAGAAGTTATTGTAATGTTAGTTTGTGCAAACCTATAAATAATGTAAAGTCTCAAAGTGATTTATTGACATTAAACAAATCAAACTATTTATTTAATAAATGTATTTCTCGATCGTTCAATAAAACAAACCTAAATGTAAATTTATTTACTAAGTTAGATTTAAAAGATATAAAGGTTATTGCAGATACTTCAACTGGACAATCGCCAGTCTTTATAAATTTAGTAACAAAAAATCCTACATATATAACTTATACTATTGATCCTTGTGGTACATTATTTGGTAACACAATATGTGGAGTTAATAATTTTCAAAATTATGTTGTTTATAATAAACCATATGGGTCGATCAATCCTGATAGCAATAACACTAATAAAAACTATGATAACACATTTAATTGTTTTAGTGAAAATGAAAACTTATAATTTTATTATAAAATAATATTTAGAAAAATTATACGTTTTTTTTGTTTGTTATATATATAAAATGAGTGGTTTTCCAAACTCCCAGTCACTTGCATTTTTAGCAAATGCGTTCGAAACTGAGTCCAAGAAATATGGTAACTTAATCTACCAAACTTTAAGCGGTAACGTTCTTGAAGTTACTAATGTCAGTGAAGATACTTGGAATAGTGTTAGTTTACCAACTGATAACGCAGCAGTAAGTTTTTTAGCAAATAATGTAGTAATTCAAAGTTTTATACCAAGTGTTTACGTAGGAAATGATACTTACATAACACCAATTGTCTTACCAAATGCTGGTTTGTTTATGAATGAGTTAACACTTCAAAACTATAACAAAGGATATGCAACACTTTCTAATTTTAATTTAGCATCTGCAGATAATGTTGATACTTTATCACTAGCTTGGTCCGTTATTAATCCAGCTTTCAACACTACCAAAAAAACAAAAGTTATATCAGCTAGATTTGTTGACACTAGTATATAAATTTATTTTATATAATAATAGATATTTACATAGTACAAGTGTAATAAGTATTTAATAATTGTTATTTTTTTTGTAATAACAATTATCGCTTTGCACCCATGTTAACGAGCATCTTATTTGCTTTTTTAGAAATATTTTTATATTTTTGTCCTTTTGTTGAGTATTCTCTTGCTCGAATATACGCAGAATAAACACCCTTGGAACTTATTTTGCAAGTATTTTTTTTACAAATAGGAAATGACTTATTTTTTCCTAAAAAACACTTTTTTCCACAATGTTTCAACATAACTGTTCTTTGATGGTAACTGGGTTTCTCATTTTTCCAACCACGTGTTGCACTTCCACGACCACTTCCACGACCACGACTACGATCACGAAAATTTTTACGAGTATAATGCATATTATAATAATATACACACAAAATAAAATAACGTAACTATATAAAACTGTAAAACAATGTCAATTAATGGCGAAGAAACAAACAATTATACTATACCTATTGTGAAATCAAACCAAATATTTAATTTTCTTGATGATGACAATAAAAATAATGAAAACCTAAACGATTTTAATAATTTATTAGATGAGTTAATTTTAGATGACGATATCAACTATAATAATCAAGAGTGTGATGAAAATATAGAATTTAGTATTTTGAGTTCTAGTGAATTTGATTTATCTAGTAATAAAAATTCTAATATGTCTGGAAGTGAAGTAAATAATGATAATCAACAACAAAAAGAAAAATTGACACTGTTAGAACCAGAGTTAGAAGAACCTTTTGAAAATAATAATAAAAAGATAATTGTAAAAAAATATACATTTAAACAAGTTGAAGATGACATAAAAAAAAACTATTTGGAAGAAAATCACAAATATTCAAGTTCTTTGGATATATTAGCAAGTTATCTAAAAGGTCAAAAACTGATTTATATGGAATCCAAGGCATATTGTGAAGGAGAACTAAATAAATTAATGATGCCAGCAATAATTTTATCTACTTCTGCAACAGTTTTATCGGGAGTAGTCAATGATATTAGTTGGGGATCCTATTTAATTGCAGCAATAAATGGTGTTATAGCCTTTTTATTGGCTTTAGTGAATTATTTTAAACTAGATGCTGCTTCCGAAGCTCATAAAAGTTCAGCGCATCAATATGATAAATTACAAACATCTATTGAATTTTTATCAGGAACATCGCTGTTGTTTCCTACAACTATTGGAAATGTAAGTCAAAACATAACATTAGAACATGTAATAAGTGAAAAAATCACTAATGTTGAAAAAAAAATTGTTGAAATAAAAGAAACAAACCAGTTTGTCGTTCCAAAAATAATACGTACTTTATATCCAGTAATTTATAATACAAATATTTTCTTAATTATAAAAAAAATAGAAGACTTCAAAAAGCGCAAAATAAATAATTTGAAAGAAACAAAAAATCAACTGAATTATTATAAAGCAGTATTGCATGCAAAACAATTAAAAGAAACAAATGTTTCAAATATAAATTTAGGAGAGAGCCATTATAACAATATTAAGAATTTAAAAAAAAAAATAAGAAGTCTATATGAGCTTAAAAATGAATTTGTAAAAGAAATATTAATTTTAAAGTCAGCATTTTCTATTATTGATGAAATGTTTATCAAAGAAATGGAAAATGCAGAAATAAAAAAAAAATATTGGCTACGTTATTATTTTATCGATTTATTTGGAAGTACGTTTTTGTTAAATACTTTTTTAAACACAAAAGATCCAAAAGAGTTAAATGACTTTGTTAAAAATATTATGATTCCCTATAAAGAAAATGAGCAAGAAATAAAATTAAAATACCAATTAAATATGCTAAAAGAGAGAGAAAAAGAAACAGATACAAAATATCAAGAATTAAAAAAAGTTAAAAAAAATCTGGATAAGTTAAGTTTAACAAATGATTTGGTAAAAGAAAATATAAATTTATCTAAAAATATTTATAAAAAACTTGATAAAGATAATAAAAGTATTTTTGGATCAAATTTTATTAATTTACGTGATGTATTAAACTACAAATCAAGTCAAAATGAAAATGAACCAGAACAAGAAGGTATTAATAGTAATAACGAAATGCAAAAGCATCCAAGAAAAGGTTCAGACTCAGATTTGTCTGATATGGATATAAATGTAGAAACGATTGTGTAAAGAATTGTAATGGTGATAACTTTGATGTAATTATTGTAGCAAATATAAATTCAAAAGTTATAAATAATGAAGAATTATTTTAATTATTAGGATTATTAAGATTATGTTTTTATTTAAGTATATTATATAATGATTTATGATATTTGTATAATTGGTTCAGGACAAAGTGGGCTCACTACTTGTAAAACATTTATAGAAAAGGGTTATAATGTTATTGTATTAGAAAAAAATTATCATAGTAATGGGTTGTTTTCAAGTATTCAAGAAAAGGAATATTTTTATTGGAGCTCTTCAAAATACATGAGTAGTTTTAGTGATTTTCCTATGAGTGACGCAATTCCAGATTGGTTTACTATTCAACAATATATTGATTATTTAGAAGCGTATAAAAAAAAATTTGACTTAGAAAAACATATAATGTACAATTCAAATGTAATAAATTGTGAACAAAATGAAAATAGTGAATGGATAGTAGAATATGTTACTAGTTATAAAACAAAAAAACTAGTATCAAAAAAATTAATTGTATGTAGTGGGTTAAATCAAACACCAAAATTTCCAGAAATAATAAACAATTATACTGGAGAGATTGTTCATACTGAATCAGTTTATAGAAATATGAGTAAAATGGATTGGAAAAATAAATTTAGTAATAAAACAGTATTATTATTAGGGGGTGGAGAGTCTGCGTTTGATATAGGACATATTATTTCTACCAATACAAACAAATTGTATTACAGTACGAAGGATTATATAGAATGGTTTCCTCAAGGTTCTGAATTTAAACGAAACATAAAAAGGTTAGAAAAAATTGTTGAAAATGATAAAAAATATGATAATGACGATAAAAATAAAATTTGCCGTAGTAAAATATTAAAATCATTAAATAATTTTGTATACCCAACAGATACGCATTTAAATTATATGGAGTATTCTTTACCCGAAGCAATGTCAAATGTTTGGCATAATTATGGTAGAATATTTCTTGTAGGAAATAACGATGGTTGTGGAAAATGTACTCATAGTCATAAAAAATTATGTGACATAAATGAAACTCCTGACAATTTATTTTTGAAATACGTTGTTAAACGAAGCGATTTTTTGATAGACATGTTTGAAAACAAAGTAAATATTGTTCATTATCCTGACAAAATTATTGGAAAAACCGTCTATACAAAAGAAAAAATAATAGAAAATGTAGATATTATTGTTTGTGCCACAGGATATAAAAAAAATTTTCCATTTTTAAAAGATTCAATTTATAGTGATCAAGAATTTATTAAAAAAATGATACCAAAAAATACATCAAATATCGCATTTATAGGGTTTGCTAGACCAACAATGGGGAGCATCGCTGTAATTGCTGAAATGCAAAGTTGGTGGGTACAAAAATATTTTGAAAATAATTTATCCTATCAAATTAGAAGTCCTTTTTTTAGAAACTATGATGTATTAAACTTGACAAATAAAAATATTGATACACTTGTAATTGGTTGTTTTTATTTAAAAGATTTGGCAAAAGACATGAATATTGAGCCTAATATGGTGTATTTATTATTTACTAATTTTAAATTATTTTTTACCATTTATAGTGGATCTTGTAACACAATGGTTTATAGAATTCATGGAGAAAAAAGTTATGAAGGTTCAGATAAAGTATTAATAAACTCTTTTCCAAATTTTAACAATCATTCTAATGTAAGCAAGATGTATATATTTATGTTTTTAATATGTCACCTTCTTTTTATAATTTTATGTATTATTCTAGCTTATGCAATTTCATATATAATATTTTTAATTAGTAATTTAAAATACAAAATTTTAAATTATGAAAATATGAAATACTTATTTTATATTATTAGCATTTACATAATCTTTATTGCTTATTTTTAGTAACAAATAAAGTGAGATAAAATGAGTTAAATATAATATTTAATTATAACTATTTAAAGAAAACAATAATTATTTTCTTTACATATTGTATAAATGTCAAAGGTCGCTAAACCTTGTTCGTCTTGTCCTGCTGCTCCTGCTCGTGCTGCTCCTGCTCATGCTCCTTCTGCTGAAAATGCTAGTCCCAAAAAGGGTAATAAAATTAAATTTTTGTTAGAAGATGTATTGGGTCAAGGTTCTGATGGTGTTATTAAAGTAAAAAAATTTACTCAATTCTTGGATTATGATGTACAAAGATTAAACATGACTGGAGAGTTACTAACATATACTCATAGAAATGGGTTTACACATATAAAAATGTCAGTTACTTATAAAGATAAAACAACAAACAAGGTTAATTACTTAGAACTAGATTTTATTAATGATACAAAAAAGGAAGAAAGAAGTAAAAATACTCCATATTGTCAGCTCGGATGCTGGAATGATGGCAGTTGTTTTCCTGGTTGTCAAGTAGCTGGCGTCATGTCAACAGCCACCGATCCTGGCGTGATATCGTTGGTAAAATCAAGCAAAGTTAAAGCATACGCGCCTGTTATCTTGAGGGTCAACGCTAATGGTGCTGGCACAATTAAAATCCTTAACTTGTCTCATTAAAACCTAAACAAACGGTTTAAAGGTTGAATATTTTGGGTTGAATTTATAACTATGTCATGTCTGTTGTTGTTGTTAAATAATAATTTCGTCGATTTGATTTGAGCAATACGGTTTCTCTCATTAATCGCTTTAATTCTATTAATTATTATTTGATTGATTAATTCTTTTTTTGTTAATGGTTTTTGCGGAATTTCATTTTGGTATTGATCTTGATTTGGATCTTTATAATCTTTAAAAAATTTATTATAAATGTAACTACTTTTATCAACTTGTTGCATTGGTTGTTGTTTCTGTTGCTCATTAAAAGTTACTCTTTTTTTTATAGGAGCATTTTGGTATGGACTGTTGTTTTCTGCTATGTTATTCAATTTATCTTTATTAATAAATTCTAATTTACCATTTATTACGACAGTATTCATTGATGATAGTATATCATCATAGGAAATTCGTTTTTTTTGTTTTTCTGTATTGCTTGTGTTTTTTGTTAAAGGTATCTTATTACGAAATATAGATTTTGGTTCAGTTTTTTCAATGTCAATATTATTTACTAGTTGCTGAACATTGTTTTGTTGCAGCAAGTCATCATAGTATGTTTTAAAATGAATATTATCATTGTTGGTTGTGTTTTGTTTATCTAAATTATCATATTCTGTTTCTGTAAAAGAAAGTTCCATTATTTATATATTTATAAAAAAATTATCTATATATAAACTATGTTATCTACATTTATAAAAAATAAAGGAATAAGTAGTACAATTATTCATAAAGATAATAAAAATTATTATAATGAAATCAATTGGGATGCCGACTATGATGGTGAAAAAGCGAATATTTCAATGGATATTAATGATAATGGTTCAAAAGGACATGTAGAAATGAATATGAATAATGATGAATTATCGGAAATATTGAACATTCCTAGCGTAAGTAAAACACTTGATAAACGGTTGTATAGTGATTTTCTGACTAGAAGACCGAAACATATTGAAAATGATAAAGTTATTCAAATTTATATAAAACCTAAACCTATTTTACATAACAATAATTTTCATTTTATTAAACAAAAAAAGAAGGTACGTTTTGATGATAATAGCCATAATAATGATGTTGTATTAGTATACAATATCGAAAGTTTAATAAATCCTTCGCTTTCTGAACAAAAATATACTCATATATCAAGTCCTGGGTCACAAGAAGAAATACTGTTTCCACTTAATGTGGTGAATAAACATACTCGTAGACATAGTCATCATAGAAGACCTAAAACTCATATTACATACAAAATACATAGAAAACACAAATCTTTACAATCAAACTCTTCTAAAAAAAAGAGTAGTAAAAGTCATCATCATTCTTATTCAAGAAGAACATTTTAGTTTTTGAATTGTATTTAATATTTTAATATCATCTTCAGAATAACTTCTTTCCCTTTTATTCATTTTATATACTTTAGCAATATGTTTGTCCATGAACTGAGATAAATATAAACTGGAGGCAAATAACATATTGTTTCTATCATCATCATAAATACTTTCAACATAAGTTCCTTTGAGACTTTTCATTTTTTTAAGAAATTTAACTATATTATCTATGTTGTAGTCTTGAAAAATAAATGTAAAAACAAAATGATTTCTGTTATAACGGAGATTTTTTTCAAATTCATAATCATTGTAATAGTTTTCACAACCATTTTCAAGTGCTATATTGCTAATGAGTTCTTTTGTTTCAGATATATTATGTTTCAAAGCATTGAAAGAAACTTCAATATTATACCCCATTATATTACCTAAATATTTTTAGATTTTAAAAAAAATAAAACCAAATTGGCTTTTATTTTTTTTCTCTATAATATATTGATTAAAGTTATATAAAATTTAGTTATTTAAGAAAAAGTTATATATTGATTTTATTAAATTTTTATATAATAAATGTCATTTAGAAGATTTGGAGGTATAGATCGTGCTGCAACTAATAATATAATACGAAATCATGTAAATACAAGTGATATTTTACTTGTGACAACTCAAATTGGAGAGCCTAATTCTAAAATACAAATTGAGAGTGAACTGGATGTAAGTAATAATGTAGTTATAGGTGAAAATTTATATGTAGACGGAAACGAATGGATAGGTGGTAATTTAGACATTAGTGGAAATATAGTGATTGACGGATCTATCATAATTGGTGGACAGAGTAATCTAATAGGAAAAACAGGTTCTACTGGGCCAACAGGAGCAAAAGGAAGTAATGGGTCTGATGGAAACATAGGTCCAACTGGTTCACAAGGACCTATTGGTTCAACAGGTCCTACTGGATCACCAGGTCCGACTGGGTCGCCTGGTTCTACTGGGTCACCTGGTTCTACTGGATCACCTGGTTCTACTGGCCAAAATGGAACAAATGGAACAAATGGAGCTACTGGGGCTACTGGGGCTACTGGCCAAAATGGAACAAATGGAACAAATGGAGCTACTGGGGCTACTGGGGCTACTGGCCAAAATGGAACAAATGGAGCTACTGGGGCTACTGGACCACAAGGGACTTTTACTCCAGGGAGTGATGCAACGTTTACTAATTTGTATGTAACAAATAACTTGACAGGAGGTACTGGAACATTTGATTATTTAACTTCAATAACTTTCACCACAACTTCAGACTATCGTATTAAAGAAAATATTACACCTTTAAATGAAAGATACAACACAACTTCTTTAATTCCAGTGTCCTATTTAAATACAAAAATAAAGAAAAACGAAATAGGGTTAATTGCTCATGAAGTACAAGAACAATACCCTGAATTAGTAACTGGAGAGAAAGATGGTGTCAACTTACAAACGTTAAATTATGTGGGACTAATTCCCATTTTAATCAATGAAAATAAAATGTTCAAAAAACGAATTGAAAAATTAGAGGAAGAAATAATAGAATTGAAACATTTAGTTTCATCTTAAATATTTACATTTATATAATTTTAAAATTCTGTAAATTATATATAATGTCTGTTGTCGCAACAATTTCAGTTGGCAACCAACCAGAAGCAATTTCATCCGATGGTACATATGTGTGGGTTGCAAATTTAGATAGCAGTTCCGTATCAAAAATCACTATATCTACTGGTACAGTCGAAACAATTTCAGTTGGTTCAGCTCCAGCTGGAATTTCATCCGATGGTACAAATGTATGGGTTGCAATTAATAGTAGCGTTTCCGTATCACAAATCAGTATATCTAATGATAAAATTATTAAAACAATTTTTGTTGGTCCAGAAGGAACAGGTCTAGGTGGAATTTCATCCGATGGTACATATGTGTGGGTTATAAATTATTTTGAAAATAGTGTATCACAAATCAGTATATTATTGTATCTAGTGGTGCGAAAATTTTATCTTGGTGGTAACGGTTCATATGACGATGGAATTTCATCCGATGGTACAAATGTATGGGTTGCAAATTTTTTTGGCAATAGTGTATCAAAAATCACTATATCTACTGGTACAGTCGAAACAATTTCAGTTGGTTCAGGTCCAACTGGAATTTCATCCGATGGTACAAATGTATGGGTTGCAAATAATGTTGACAATAGTGTATCAAAAATCAGTATATCTACTGGTACAGTCACAACAATTTCAGTTGGTTCAGGTCCAACTGGAATTTCATCCGATGGTACAAATGTATGGGTTGCAAATTATGGTAGCAAAAACGTATCACAAATCAGTATATCTAGTGGTACAGTTATTGCAACAATTTATATTGGTCCAACTCCATATGCAATTTCATCCGATGGTACATATGTGTGGGTTACAAATACTAGTAAAAGTAACGTATCACAAATAATCATCAATAATAAAACCAATTATTACATTAATAATTTAGGTACTGTTGATTTAAACACAATATTTGCACCAAATCCTGGTGGTATGAATATGAATGCTTCTGCTACTGGATTTATAATAAATAATTATGGTGGTGTTAGTGGAAATAATGTAGATTTAGCAAATATTTTTCAACCATATACGTCAGGAGTTAAAGCACAAAATACCGGATATGTAGTTAATAATGGTTTTTATTCACCCAATCAAGATTTAGCAAATATTTTTCAATATGTTTATAGTTAACCATGAGTACAAATTGTACGTACTGCATGACGTTTCTCGAACCATTACCAAACCAGATAATACCATAATACTGCCACAAGAAATAATCGATAAATGCAATTATATTGACAACAATATGAAATCATTGTTAAAAAATAAAAATGAAACCGTTAACGCCCCTTAATCTATTTGTATTTAACACTTGTATGAAATCAGTTTTAACCAATGTACTAGCCAACCGAAATAGACATTCTCGTGATGACAATATTCAATTCTTTGAAGAAGGACATAAATATGTTATTTTAACTGACCCTAACACCAAATACACTTCTGTAACAACATGGAACCACTCACATTTTCCTCATTTTGATGCAGACGGTGTGATCACAAACATGATGAAAGGAAAAAACTGGAAAGAAGGACATAAATATTGGGGAATGACATCGGAAGAAATAAAGGCGCAGTGGAGCGCAAATGGTGCTTCTGTTTCTGGTCTTGGTACGGACATGCATTTTGAAATTGAATGTTTTATGAATGATAAAAATTTGCAATATGAGTATACACACAAAGACTTGTACGATAGGTATACAACCCAATCAAAACACGATAATGAAAATTTAGAATGGAAATATTTCATTGAATTTGTCAAGGACACCCCAGAATTGAAACCATACAGAACAGAATGGACTGTGTATCACGAAGATCTTAAACTAGCGGGTTCCATTGATATGGTATATGAAAATCCTGATGGCACGCTAGCTATTTATGATTGGAAAAGGTCGAAAGATATTACAACAGTCAATACTTTTAATAAATATGCGTTGACGGAAAGTATTTGCCATATGCCTGACTCTAATTTTTGGCATTATGCATTACAACTAAACACATATAAGGCAATATTAGAACAAAAATATGAGAAAAAAATTACAGATTTGTATTTAGTACGACTTCATCCAAATAATGAAGAAAAAACATATGAATTGATTAAATTACCAATTTTATCCAAAGAAATTAGTGATTTGTTTACTGAGCGTTTACAACAAATTAAAAATGCTTGTTAAAAATGCTTAAAATAATAGTAATAAATATATGTATAGTTGTAAAACAAAATGAATATTTTATATGTTTTTGAAATAAATAATGACTTATTGTTATTTTTTTCTTATTTTTTTGTGCATACATTAGTATTTTATGGTCTTTATAAAAAATATCAATATTTACAAAATGAACATGAAAATTTTTTCGATGATGTTGAAACTGATAAAACCGCCATGTCAATTGAAAATATTGAAACCATAAAACCATTTCAAAAAGAAAGAGTACCATATGAAGAAAAATACTTAATTGAAGTTCGTAATATAAAAAATGAATATGTCTTCACTGATGAAGAGCTGGAATCTGAACAAAAGATGTTAAGACAGTTAGAAGAAGAAGAAAATAAAGCTGTTTCTCAATCTGTTATGGTTTTAAATGAAAAAATAGATGAACTCAGAATGCAGTTACTTGAGTTGGATGAAAATGATGATGATGAAAGTGAAACTATCGGAAAACCCCAAAAAGACGGAACATTATTAAAAAAAATAAAAACATCTTTAGAAAATGAAATAAAAACACATGAAACCAAAATTTCAGAACTGCAAGAAAGTGTTAGTAAAAATAATGAAATGATAAAAGAAAAAGCCCGCCAATATATTATCAATGAACAATTAAAAAAATTTAAAAATAATTTCATTATAGAATATACTCCATTGGGTAATGTGCTTTTATTTTATAATTATGAAAAACTAGCATTTGAATATTATTCAGATTTGACAATTCCATATCGATATCTAGAAACTGTAAGTAGAAAATATGTTTTAACCTATAATTACAGACCATTATATGTTGATATGGAAGAAGAACTAAAAGAATATGAAAGAAAATTAGAAGAAAAGGAAAAAACTAAGTCCGAACCTGTTGTTAATAATGCCAAAAAACAAGTATTTGCAAAATTTAAAAGTTATAACACAGAAGCAGGAACTGGACGAGTAAATAAAGTGCCGCCACCAAAAAATAGTATACCACAAAATATGTTGAATTTAAGTAAAAATATTGTAAAAGTTGATGTAAATGGGAAAGATAATAATGGTAAGTTGTTGCTTAAAGAAAATGCAAATAGATATTCATATCAAGGCAAGTTTTGTAATTTCAATTTTTTAAAAAAAATAGATAGAAAAAATGTGGATAAAAAATACACATTAACATTTGCAGATTTCAAAAAAATGAATAAACTAGAAAATAAAAACTAACTATAATATATCATGAACTATAAAAATAAAACAAAAAAGAGACTATATAAAAAACACAAAAAAAGAAAGTATAATTCTACAATCAAATATGTGGGGGGAATAGGTAACTTGAATAATAGTACAGAAACGTCCAACGAACTTTTAAATGAAGTTAAACGAGAACATGAATTTAATATATCCACTGCTCCTGTTTTACAAAAAATGAGTGAATTGGCTGAAGGTGTAGCACTAAAAACAATTGAAAATATAGGAATGTTATTAGGTGTTGATTTATCAAATCCTCAAGATGTCAATGGAAATTTAGATAAAATAAAACTAGCACTTTCTAACCCAGAAACAAAAGAAAAAATAAGATCTATTATTGGTCAAATGAGTGAAATACTAGTAGTTGCATTAGAAGCTGCTAGTCCTTTTATTGAACCTTTAATGAATAAAACGTTTGAAGTAGGTACTGAAGCTTTGTCAAAAATGGGTGAATCTGGAGTGAAGATTGCATTAAATACTGCTGAAGAAATTCCTGGTGTAGGTGTTTTAATTGGTACAATTAGATCATTAAGTAATGCAATGGAAGCATTTTTAGCTGGAGTAAATGCAGGGGATGAAGTTATAACATCATCTTCTGACAGTATAAACGCTGCAATAAGAAATTTCAAACAAATAATGAAGGATAAGCAAAACAGTTTAAACAGAATAAGTAATTCAGTAAATGACTTCCAACTTCCATACAATCAGTATCAGTTGAATAACCAATCTCAACCTATGATGCAAAGTCAAAATCAAATTTATCGTGGTGGTAAAATGCGTAGTAAAAAATAAATAAATAATAAAACAATTAAAAATTATTTAACTACAATATATAACTAACTAATGAAATATATTTATTTATCCATTATTTCATCTAGTTTTATCGTAGTGGGGTATTTTCCAGAAATTTATTTAACAATTTTACAAAAAAATACTGGAGGTTATTCTTTTGGATTGTGGTTAATTGCTGGTTTTTTTTCAATCACGTATAATGTATTAAATGAAGAATACTTCAGTGCAATTAATTATTCCATAAATACTTTTTTAACAGTTATAGTTTTACTTGTAAAAATTTATAGTAAAAAAAATGAGATCCTGCAAAAAGAGTTACCTGTTGATAAAACGCAAGAAGTATGTGAAATGGTGTAAATTTCCCATTAGTTCTTTCTACTTTTTACCACTTTCTGTTTTCCAAGATTTAAAACCATTGCTTTTACAAATATTAAAAGAAGAGCCTAAATGATTATATGCAATTACATAAGCTTTTTTTTGTTGTTCATCTAGTTGTGATAAATAGTCATAGATGTGTTTTTGGTCTTCAATGTTATGAAAATAAATATTATCATGAATTGGGATATTTAAACTTCTAAAATCTACGTCGTATGCATTACTTATATTATTTTTCGTATTCATTTTTTTATTTGCAAATATAAAAATTACAAATAAAAAATCATTTTTATTTTATTACAAAATATGTAAATAAAGCAAAGTTATTTAATCAGTTGCTGGATCTGCAGGATTTGAAATAGTCATTTCAAAATTTAAACGTCTAAATGGAGTAATATCATATTTGATTTTTGTAACTTTTCCTGTAGCAGTAAAGTAAGGACCAGTTCCAAATGTAATTATTCCAGGAAGTGTGCTCAAGCCATTTGTTGTATTTTCAGTAGGATTATCTGATGCCTTTGTTGGAGTTTGCCAGTAATAACTATTATCCATAGGAATAGTAAATACAATTTGACCTACACCTAAAGCAACTTGAGGGTTATTAATAGTGCAAGTATATGACCATAGACCAGTACGGTTGCCTGCTTGGTCAACTGCTGAAATTTTTTCAATTAAAACCTCGCCTGCTCCACTACCTGAACGATCATCAGGTGAAGTTTGAAGAACAGCAGAAACTTGTAAGTCTTGAGCAACTAAAGTACCATTGTTGGCTAAATTACTAGAAACAAGAGGGAAAGCATACTCACTACTCTTTGAGTAGTAGAGAGTAAAATCTAGAGTTTGCATAACAGTACCAGACATTTTTTTATACAATATAAAAAGATAAAAATTTTTTACAAAAAATATAATTAAATTTTAACGAACCCAATATTTTCCTAAATTTTAACGAACCCAATATTTTCCTAAATTTTAACGAACCCAATATTTTCCTAAATTTTAACGAACCCAATATTTTCCTAAATTTTAACGAACCCAATATTTTCCTAAATTTCAAGTAAGTTACCAGTTTACAGTTTGAACCATAGCACACCAAAGGGGTGCGGTTTCAAATCTTCACTGGTATAAATTTTTATTTTGTTCCAACATACGTAATTACAGCAATAAGTTCGTTTGAATTATTTGTTTTGTAACGTATTGAACTTTGATTCATCATATTGGTAATACGTGTATCGATTGTATATCCATTTGCTAGTAAAAAAGAAAATAAGTCTGGTGTTTCATCTACAGTCATCAAGCCAGAACATGAGTAGTTGCTATTATAACTGTTACCAAAATTAAAGTCTGCTAAACCTCGAAGGCTTCTTAGTCCTAAACCACAAGTTTGCAGTCTACTACAATTTCCTGGTGATTTAAAGTGACTTAGTGGATATAACTTAACTCGTCGCGTGAGTTTTAATAGAGGACCACGAGGGGGTAAATTCATTGTTATGATATTATAATAACATTGACTGCAAGGGTCATAATAAGGTTGACTAAAAAGTGAAATAGTATTATACATGATTTTTACAAATATTAAAATAAAACAATTTAAAAATTTTTTATTATTATTTATTAATGCAAATATTTGTAAAAACTTTAACTGGTAAAACTATTACTTTAGAAGTTGAATCATCTGATACAGTTGAAAATGTTAAACAAAAAATTCAAGAAAAAGAGGGTATACCACCTGACCAACAACGTCTTATTTTTGCTGGTAAACAGTTAGAAGATGGGCGAACTTTAAATGACTATAATATTCAAAAAGAAAGTACACTTCATTTAGTTCTAAGATTAAGAGGTGGTTTATAAAAATATATATTTTTGACAATGGTTTATTTATAAATACAAATTTAAAAGTGTTTATAAATAGACAAGTTTTAATCTTACTATTTCTCTCGATATTTTAGCACCAGTCATGAATGTTAAATTCGCTTAAATTTTTAGTTTTACCTGAATCACCATTGTTTCCTGCAATCATAACTTTCATTGGTGTATTTTTCAATGCTATTTCATATCCACAATGTTCTCTCAATTGATTGTCTATATTTCTTATAATACCATCCCTATTAAGATGATCTAAAACTCTTTTCGCACTTTCATAACTTGTAATATAACCTTCCCCCCAAGTCATTAGTCTTAGTATGTTAACATTAGACTTAAAGTGTGTTAAGGCATCGCTTATAAAAGTATAAAAATTATTTTCTAAAAGCAAATCATCTTCTAAAAAACATAAAAAAGGTATTTCATGATCAACTTGATATTTCAACATTTTGTATTTGGTAAGCCAACATGCCAAAGTTCCATATGTTTTAAACCCAGCATCTAAGTCTACAAATTTTAATTTAAATTCATTCATTTGTTGTACTGTTTCTTTAGTATTATAACCATTTACAGAGTTAAATATTTTAATAAATGGAAATAATTTTTGATTTTTTTCAATGTATTTCATTCTATCGGATCTTAATAATGAACAAATATAAATTTCACATAAATTATATTTACCATAAGATAAACCATTCAGAGGTGGAAATTCTACATGTTTTAATTCATCTATAGAGTTACTTTCAACAAATGCATCCCATGCTTCATTTGGATTGACATTCCATGTCTCAATATTTTTATACTTAACATCATTCATAACAACAATAGTATTTTTATGTGCAAATAATCGACAGTTTGACAAATCTGAACGAGGTATATTTTCATAATGACCACCATCAATAAATATTAAATCAAATTTTTTATCTGGATTTTTATTAAAATATTCACTAATAGTTACACGTGAATCACCTTTTATCAGTGTATGACGACCAGGATATGTTTTATCAATGTATGTTTTTCCTATATCTACATATAAATGAGTTGCAATATCAAATGATACAAGTGAAATATTTTCATTTGATTTTAAAAATGTATCAGCTGAATGTCCAGCGTTAAAACCAATTTCCATTACTGTTTTAATTTCTTTATCTGAAACTAATTTTGTCAAAACCTCCGTTAATTTTGGCTCCAATTGTGTATGTCCTTCTATATTTTTAAGTTTAATGTTTTTATTATCAAGAAATTGATCAATTTCTGACATTATTTTTTCTTCGATAACTGGAAGAGGTTCTTCAATCGCACTATTAGATTGATTACTAATATTTTCTAAAGGACTACTTGACTTTGATTGTATAAAGGCCTGCATAGCAGATTCAACAGAAGACTTGACGATAGTTTCAAGAGAAGATTTAATAGCAGCTTCAACAGAAGACTTAACAGAAGATTTAATAGCAGCCTCGACAGAAACATTAATTAAATTTGTAATATCCTGAGTATGCATGTTAGTACTAACTCCACTAATACTATGATGATCATTGTCAGTTTGATTTTGAATGTTGTAGTCTACTAGTTGTATATCTTCTTCTGTAATATCAGCAATATTTTTAACTTCTTCATTTAGAACTTCTTTTAATTCAGGTATAAGTAAATTTGATGTTTCATCATCATTGTTAGTTGGTTTAATTTCTTCTGTCAATAAGTTTAACAGCTTACTAGAAATTTCAGGACTAAGTAAATTTATAATATCTGAATTGACATTATTTTCAATGTCTTCATTTATTTCAACTTTAGCTTCGGTATCACTTACAGGTTCAAACATATATAATATATTAATATTTTTTTTTAAAAAAAAATATATTGACTAAATATTACTAAAAATGATTTGTATACTAATTAAATAAATAAAAATATACTAAAGTTTTTGTCCTAAAATTTGAAGAATATAAAGGATTTTATTAATAAAAAAATTGAAATAAAATATATTCATAAAATACTTTTAAATAAAATATGAGTTATGAAGCACTTAATAGAATGCAATATAGTATTAATAGCAATGACAACATTATTAATTGTAGTATTAATAATGTTCGAACAACTAGTAATCGATATAGTTCACATGAGAAGACCACGAATAATTCATCAGATAATGAGGGAGATATTGAATATCGCTCTTATGATGAGGATATAAAAAAAGAAAGCTTAGAAACAGTAGTACTAAAACATAAAATTACTATTTATCGATATAAATTCATTAATGAATTTATGGATGATTTATACAAATTTTCAAAAATACATCAATATGACAATCGAAAAGATTTTAAGGAATCATGGAAAATATGGGTCGACGAAAATTCGCTAACGATAAATAAAGAAATCGAAAGATTAACCAACTTGGGTTATGATGGTGATATCTTGAATAAAATGTTTACTAGTGCTCGATATTATTTTAGAAAAAAAGGAACTGAAAAAAAAGAACCGCTGCAACGCGCTACCTATATAGGTGTGCAACAGGAATTATTAGACGCTATGGATAATCATATTAAAAAAAATATAAATAAAGAATTCAAACCATCAAAAGGTTTTGAAGATTTTTGCAAAGAAAATGTACAATTGTTAAAAGGAGAAGTTGAACAGTTAATTGCTTGTAATATAAAAGATGTAGATGTAATTAAAAAAAAAATAAAGAAAACATATAAAAATAGATATTTTGTAATAATTACTAAATAAAAAGTTCGAATACATATATGTATAATAGTATATGGAAAACTGTGGTATAAATGTTGACTGTTTACAAACTATAGTTAAAAGCGAAGAGAAGGTTGAAAAAAATACTAAAAAAACTGAAAAATATAATTCGAAGCTAGTAGAATATGATTTTTTTATTCAAAATGAATTAGAAATAAGTAAAAAGTTAAAAGAAATGGAGGAACATAGTTATCATGGAGCACATCGTTTTTTAACAATACAAAAACATGATTTTATAAAAATATGTGAATCTAATTCACAGTTATTGGAGAAAATGAATATACAATTCGATAATCATAAAAAACTCATATTATTACAATATAAAAAAGAAGTTGAAAAAATGATGCCATTTGTAGATGTAATTTTTTGTCACACTATTTTTCCTGAAAAATCTACAACAAGTCATATTTTTTGGGATTTAATTCGTATAAATGAAGATTTATTTGATGATTTATTGTATTTAGATAAGAAAAATATCTACTTTTTGGACTTATCATCTAAAAACCTGCTTTTTAATGGAGAGTTTTCTATTTTTTTTACAAATTTTGAAAAGTGTTTCATTAAAAAGAATTTTCATGTATTTAATAGTGTAAATGAATTATTAGAATTACAAAATTATTATAATAATAGCAATAGTTTACAGAATATGACAAAATATGTTGAAATTGAACAATATGTTGATCACTTTATTAGCATAATGCAAAGTATTGATTATTTTGGCAATAAACATTTTGATTTGTATTTTTCCAAGCAGTTGGTTAAAAGTAAGAATTTTCATGCTGTTTTTCAAAATTTGGATGTTATCATTGATAATTATTTAAATCAGCTGTATTTCTTGCAGTTTTTTTCGGATAAATTCAAAAAAGACATTCGTATTCAATGGAAAATACAAATGAAAACAAATATAGAACAAAATATTAGTTTTTTGAATATTTCCACAGAAAAAGTGAGTTGGAAATTATATTTATTTTTATTATTAGAGAGAAAAACTGAATTGACTTGGGAGATTTTCAGCTTAAATAGTTTATTTATAAATATTACTTATTATATGTTGAAAATTTTTAGTATTCAAGATAAAACCTCTGCAGTGCATAGATATTTTAAATATTTATTTACAAATATGGATATTAATAGTTGCTCGTTTTGTAATAACAATAATCAAATTGATATTAAAAAATGCAGGAATAATTATAATAAATTTCGTGATACTTTTGAAAAATTAAAAGATTTTAATGAGTGTTTAGGCTTTTACTGCTTAAGTCATGTAACTATTGAAATGCAAGAAGAGTTATATGAGTTTTTATTGAAAAATGTAGAAAAGTTTTAAAATGTGTTATTTTTTCATAAACTCAATTTCTTTTTCTTGTATTTTTATTAAATTTTCAAGAAAGGGTCGTATGTTATTTCTTTTTTGTAATAATTTTTTACTCATCAAAATTGCCATAGAGTGGTGAGGTATCATACCTAGCTTGTATTGTTCTTCTGTAACTAAAAATTGTGTTCTTATGCACAAAATATTCGTTATTACCATAATTGATCCGATAATGGCAATGATGACTTCTTTGTAAAAAAGTCCCATGAATAAAAACATCCAACCCGTCATAAGAAATATCATGTATACGTCATTTATACTAAATCTTATGTCACTATATTTATCAACCCACACATTCATTGTAGAAAGTGCGCCAGAAATAATCATTATAAAAAACATAACTATATAATGATTATATGATGAATGTTGCATTTTCATTTTCGTATACATTTATAAAAACATTTTAATATTTTTATTTACGTTGACGACGACTTCTATTTTTTTTGGTTTTTCTAGACTTTTTGGATTTTCTAGATTTTCGGGATGTTTTTTTTGTACTTTTTGATTTTACTCCCATGGCTAGATTTGGTTTACCCATTTCACTTTTACGTGCACTAGCATCTTTTAAAGCTTGTTTGAAGCTATAGTTTTTATCTGAGCTATGACCTTCATGATAAATTTTTTTAACAAAATTGTTCCAAGCTGTCATTATATTATAATAATAGATAATAATTATTATAATTTGCATATTGCTAAAGAATACAATTTACTAGTAACGCTTTGCATGTGTTTTGTTTAAGCAGAAAGAGGAACGGTAGATGGTTGTTGTAAACTATTGAAAGCGTTTTTTTATAAAAAATAAAATTGATATTAAAAAAAGAATTTAAATAAACGCATATAAAATATCAATCAAATCATGGTAAAAAATAGGACTGGTGGAAGCAAAACAAAAGGTCAAGCGCGAAAGTTCG